TGGAGACGGGAGCACTGGCTTGGTTTCACCAAGTGAAACTCCTGTCTGTGAAGCGATTAGTGAGAGCAAGATTCTCACAATCGCGTAAGCGATAATCTATTTACTACTATTTAGATTAACGGTTTCTTTTTGATGTCTTTGATGGAAAGAATCCTTCTCATATTCCAGAAGTTAGTGATCATGCTGCCAGCGCCATGAGCCATGCTGCCATGAAGGCAGGTTTTTATGCCAGAGCAACTGATTCTTTTTGCAAGTCCATGTCACAGTATCTTTTTGATGATGCTGTTGTCCTTGATCCCATGGCAGGAAGAGGATATCTTGCACAGGGTCTTTCTGCGCATGGCGTTAACGTGATTGCATCTGATGATTACTCTTGGGATCAGTATCGCCCTGAAGAGATCCCTGATGGCGTTCATCATATGGATGCTATGGAGTCTTTGAGAACTTTTGCTTCCTCAATCACTCACTTGATTCTTGCTTGGGCACCACCAAAGATCACTCTTGACCTTGATCTTGCTCAGGAAGCCTTGAAGATCAATCCTGATATCACTGTGATCAATATTGGCGAGGTTCATGGATGCACTGGTAGTGATGACTTCTGGGATCATTTTGAGGCTGTAGAAGTCAGCAATGATAACCATGCTTTCATGAGTTATGAAACAACCGCACACCTGTATGATTTCCCCTGTGAAGTGAGAGTCATTCCCTGATAGTACAAAAAAGATAATGATATTTCTTTTGTTATTAACTTTGTCATTTAAAATAAAAGGAGAGATCATTATGAGCGGTTCAGTACGAGCAGTTGATGTCACAGACAGCGCTGCAATCACAAATGGAAGAATTCCAAAGACAGATTCAATGAGCATCTATTGCTTGGTTGGTTTTTCTATTATTCTTCTGGTTCTTTCATTGGCGACGACTATGAGCACATGGTTTATTCTTGCTTCCATCATCACGCAGATGGCAACTGTCTATTTGATCAGAAATCACTTCAAGGCAGAGGCTGTTAAGGGAGACAAGGTGGTTGCTCAGCCAGAAGATATTTCCTGATCATCATTTAAAATCATCAATATGATGGTTTAAGGGGAAAGTGATTATTTCATTCTCCCCTTTTTCTTATTAGCCTGCTCTATTTAGAGAAGTTCACATACATTGGACATAGAAAGGGTGGGTGAAATGAAGTATCACATTAATCCAGATACGGGCAATCATGGCAAATGCTCCGCTGAAGAGGGGAACTGCCCATTTATTCATGGAGACAGTATTCAAGAGGCTCGAAGTAATTATGAATCTGAAATGGAAAAGAGCATTGGGGTTACAACTTCTTTGAAGAAGTCTGCACCAAAAGACAAAGCGGACAACAATGATCACCCCTTGGCTATGAAAGCATCAGAGCCAATGACTATGAAGTTCATGAGAAACCCTGTATCATCTCAAAACTTTTCTATTAACCATTATTTTGGACAAGACATAGAACCTGCTGGACGATACATGTCAGAACAGAATCCTATCGGCAGAATCCCTGATGGATGGGAATCTGGAAGTATAGAATTCAAAAAACCGCTTCACATTGCATGGGGAGAAGGCGGGTATGAAGATGATGACAACTGGAAGCAAAGGCTATCCAAGCACTACGGAGGCAAGAAAGGAAAAGCACTTTCTACTGCATTAAGGAAAGATGGATATGATGCCATCGTGACACACGATAAATATGGCACCAGTGAAACCATTGATCTCACAGGTATTCCCGCTCCTAAAACAAAGAGCACACCCAAAGGTCCGACATGGAATCGTAGAAAGAAGTATCCCCCTAAAGAGGCAAAGAATTTCGCTAAGTTCATTGAAAGCAAGCATGAAGGAGTTCAGATCTGGCTAGACGGTAAACAAGATGATGATTCCTATGTGACTTTAGGAAAGATCATCATTCCTAAAGAGCAAAGAGGAAAAGGAAAAGGCAAGAAGATCATGGATGAGATTATCAAAGAAGCCGATAGGAACAATTGGAAACTTGCTCTCACGCCAGATGACACATGGGGATCTTCTGTTCCACGATTGAAACGATTCTACTCTGAATTTGGTTTTGTAGAGAATAAGGGTAGAAATAAAGACTACACGACTATGGAATCCATGATCCGACCACAAAAGAGTGAAAAATGAGCAAATATCATGTCAACCCAGAAACAGGAAATCACGGCAGGTGCTCCGCTGAAGAGGGGAACTGTCCATTCATTCATGGTGACACAGTAGAAGAAGCAAGAAAGAATTATGAATCCTCTATGGAGGGTAAAGAAACCACTACTTTTCATAGTAAGAAGAAGATTTACTCACCTGAAATCAAGATTTCTCCAAGCACTGTAGTAGATGATGGTCTTGACGTAAACATGATGCTTACATTTGAACCCCTCAATGAAAGGCATATTAAAGAATCAGAAGAATTCATTGCTTCAGTAGGAAACGGAGAAATCCCTGAATCTTTTCCTCAAATCGAAAATGTTATGTCTGATTTCACTATGCATCAAAAACTCATGTCCAGAGGTTATTTCGGAAGAGCAACCAAAGAATTTGCTCGTTCTTTCAAAAAGGAAGTAGGTGATAACGCAGTTATTCTTGACCCCATGGCAGGCAAGGGATTCATGGCTAAAGCATTCCAAGAACAAGGGTTGAAAGTCATTGCATCAGATGATTTCTCATGGGAGGCTGTTCAAGGAGATCACATTGGTGTCAAAAACATGGATGCCATGGAATCTGTGAGAAAACACGCTAAATACGCTACTCATATGGTGGTATCATGGCCCCCTATGGAATCAACCATTGACAGAGACATCATGGACGCAGCAAGAGAAGAGAATCCTGACATCACACTTGTTTACATTGGCGAAGAAGGTGGCTGCACAGGAAGTGATGAACTATGGGAATCATATGATGTAGAAAAAATCATACCTGGCTACAAGACATCTTATTCAACAGTCAGTGACAATGCCTACATCATGAGAGCATTGTCACCAAAGGAATCAGAAGCAAGAAAGACCCAACGAGAAGAAGATTACTACAGCATTTACGATGACTACGATGAAGATTATGATGCCTACGATGACGATGATGAAGATTTAGATCTTCTAAGAAGCAAATTATTCAGCGATAAGAATAGATTTGAACAAGAAGATACCATCGACAACAAGAAAGCAAATGACGCAATGGATAGACTGAAAGAAATTCTTAAAGAAGATGAATAATTTACACAGTAATTCATACCGCGTTTAACCATATTATTTCTTCCTTTGCCATCAAAGAGAATTCATAACACCTTCCCATACTTTACGACAAGAGTTTTCACTCAGACCTGACATTGGACCATCGTTGAGTTCAATGACTTCCCATGAACCATCTGGATACTCTGCTACATCAATTACATAAAAACGCGAAAGATGAGAAGTCTTCTCAATTGCTTCATTCAAGCAGGTATCGAACTTCTCCCTGTTAAGAGGGGAGGGATCATTGAACCCGCTCCAATAAAACGCTTCAGAGATCACTTTGCCATCCATGATGAATACTCTTCTTTCATTGAAGACAGGTTGACCATTGACAGCCGTATCAATCTGCCTGAACTTTCTGAAGGGCCTGATGACAATGCTCTGTGTTCCCACATATTGATCATTGAGTACATTGCCTACTACTGTGATCAATGATTTCTTATCAGCGGCGTAAGCAGATGAGAACCAATTCTTCTTGATGGAGTTTGTTTCACCTTTAACGAAATACTCTCCTTCAGGAAGAGAGGGGATATCTTCAAGGGAGAATGCAGGAGCAGTGAGATCTTCCAAAAGATAAGCCCAGTTTCTCAAGTCAGCAATGCTTCTGTGCTGATAGTAGGTGTTGATTAATTCTGAACCCAATGCTTTTACATCTTTCTCCAATTCCTTCCCAAAGGGAATAGATCGGAAACGAGGGATGACAATGTGATCTGGTTTAATTTCTGTGATGAGATCGCTAACGTTATCTTCACCAAAGATTTCCTTGATCACATCGAGGTCATCCCCACCTACATTGATGTTTGATTGAGAGTAGAGGAAGAAGGGTGTCTTTTTCACCATGATGCAGGTCTCCTTTGATGTATGTTGACTTGCTATCATTGTAGCATTTCATCATGAAAATAGATTCGAGAATTAAATCACACCTAAGAGTAGGCAACTTTAACACCCTGCTCTTGTTATAGTAGTCCCTGTAAGCATTGAATCGTGTTTACCAGCGTGGAAAGCCTGCCGTTGCTGCCAATCATCTCAGGCGCAGTTGAAAATACCCTCCCTTAATGTCAGTGAACTGCCACAGACAAGTGATCAAATGCATGTGATTGCTCAGGCTATAGCAAGAGACGCTCTCATAATTGGGAGGGTCTATTTGCCGTGGATGAATGTCGCAGAATGAGGGCGGGGGCTTCGGGTTTTGTGACGGAGTGAGGGATCAAGACCACACCTCTCACGCACGTGAGTCCTTTTGTTCACATGGTTAACAGGGGAGCATTGATCACATCATATATACCCACCAGTTACCTTTTAAATAAGACTACTACTGTATAGTGTAGAGAGCATGAGTATGCATGCATTGTATACACTGTTCCCATTGTGAGCATAGACAACATCCCTACATGATTATTAAATAACAATGACCATGGAATAGTTGCTTCATTGAGGCAAGAGATACATCATTCACTTATACTGGAGGAGCATGCTCTGCCCAATGTCATCAGGGAGGTATCTGTGAGTGTGAAAGCCACAGTGACCAAGACAGATCCTGTGGACGAGAAGCCAACTCCTAAGCCTGTGAAGCCTGATAGCACTGTGGATGTTGTGACACTTGTAGAAAGCCAGCGAAGGCTCCTATTGACTCAGTAGAGGCTCCTGTAGGTAAAGAAAAGAGAACACCTGTTGTGCAGGATAAGGACAATGATGCTGTCATGGTGAAGACAGGAGAGCAAGTTGACAATGATGGTGCTGATTTGGGTGCTGGACTTGTCAGATTGAGTGCATTGCTTGGCATTATCTTTGGTTGGAGGGAATGGAAGAACTGATTCCTAACACCTTACGCCAAAATCGTGGTTTATGATCTTCAAACAAAAAAGTTGACCTGATAACTCGGGTCAACTTTTTGCTTTCAATAAATAAAATAATATACAACTGAATTATTGTGTATGTCGATTTCTCATCTATTCAAGAAGTCGCTAAGGTCTTCATCACTCATCGTGCTGAGAGAGATCGTCTGACCCATTGCTTTCATTGCCATGAACTCATTCCAGACCTTCTTTCTCTTTTCATTGACGTTCTTGTTCCCAGTGTCTTCTGTGGTATACTCGTAAAACATCCCCGTGGCGAAAAGATCGTCATAAATATGCTGTGAGGTTTCATCATTTTCTGCTTCAATGAGGAAGAGTGTGTAGAAGTCTACGTCGCCCATAGAGATCAAGTACTTTTCATCAGCATAATAAGCGCTGAAGAGCACTTCTGAAATTCTTTCAATAATTCTGTCAAAGTCTTCGTTTCCTGCAAACATCAATCCATATCGTATATCGTTCATGATTCTCCTTTTTCTGTTAGCCTTCGTTTATGCTATCAATCCAACTACATGATGCTTTCTGTAGATCTCACATCTTTTCTTCGAGGTCATTCAGGATGTCAGTGGAATTAAGAACCCTTACGTCCCACTTGATGTTGTGAATATCCTTCAGCAAGTCAGTGACGATACTATCGATTTCATGCGTGTTGAGATTGTTTGACTTATCTACAGGGGTCCAGATCACCGTCATCTCATGGGTGTCGTTGTGGGCTGTACTAAAGTCCATGTTCAACCATGTGCTATTGTTAATCTCAACTGAAATCAACTTGTTGACAATGGCATCAGTGATCTCATCGAACTCCTGATCGGATACGAATCTCGTCATTCTGATGTTGATCTCAGGGAAGAGGAGATTGCTATCATCAATCTCATCGTACTCATAGTCATCCATATTCCTGACAAGGATGCTATCCACACCAGCAAGCATGGCTGCAATAACTCTGTGCGTTCCGTCATTGACAACGAGGTCTTCGTTTGAGATAGAGACAGGCTCTCTAAAGGTTCCCTTGTCCTTGAGATGATTGATAAGAGACTGCACAGTTCGATTGTGGTCTTCATCCTCAAGGAAGTGCTGAGCAAGAGCCTTCCAGTTGTCCATGGGCGCGTTGCCATCATAGACGTGTGCATATGTGGTGGTCAAGTCTTTGACGTTCATCAGGAAAGTGTTGTTCATGATCACTACTCTATCGTGTTCAGCAGCAGGTGTCAAATCACATATGTATTTCGTAATTTGAGTGTGTTCCTGATCAAACTGTGTTTTGTCATATAGCGAACAATAGTAAGTTATTGTTCATATCTGATTGGATTGAGAGTAGTGTTTGGGGGTCTGTTTGCACAGTTAGCAGAATTGTTTTTATTTCGTTAGGCCATAAAGAATGGTACAGGCGGGATAGGTAGCAATTCTATCCCGCCTGTACCATTCTCAGATTCTGGATTCGAACTCTTCTGCAGTCATAGTCTCAATATTGAGACTTTCTGCCTTGTTCAACTTCGACCCTGCCTTGTCACCATAGATGACAAGATCAGTAGTGGAGGAAACAGATGATGAGATAGTGCCTCCATTGTTCTTCACCCATGTTTCTACGCCTTTACGGCTGAGCGTGGGGAAGACTCCTGTTACCACAACCTTTTTGCCGTTGACGAAATCATTGGTATCAGTGGAGACAACTTCTACCTTCTTCTCTGGCGTGGGCGTGAAATCATGTTCTGATTTGAGTCTTTCTGCCCATTGTGCAATCTCTTTCTGGTTGTCATAGACAGTTTGAGCGTTGGTCTGTCCGAATCTCTCCAATGTCATCAGATCCATCAGGGAAGCGTCAGCAAGTGCTTCCAGTGAGCCAAAGGCTTCTTCTAGGATGGGAGATTTGGTCTTGGCGATCAGTCGCATTCCGATAGCGGCAATCCATCTCCACAGAGGCGCTTCAAAACTCTTCTGAAGGGCGTTGTAGACGTTGCTGGACGCCTTTCTTGGCTTGTCGTACCCCATTGCTTCAGCAATCTGGTTTTCGTCAAGTACAAGGATGTCAAGGAAGTTCTTTGCATTGGAGTATTCAGACAAGGATTCAATGATTGCAGGGCCAACACCCTTGATGTCAAGAACGTTCAAGGAGTTCTCAATCTTGGCAACCACAGGCTCAGGCGCTTCCTCATGTGCAAACAACTCTAGTCCTGTTGCGGAGAGTTTTGTCTTGAGTCCACTGCCTTCTGGGAACTCTACTGGTGCTACGAAAGCGTCATCGTCTGATCGTGGGTGTGCTGGGTCAACACCAATGACAAAGGGGATGACACCATTTGCTCTGATGACGAGAATGTGATCATTCTTATGAAGATTCAATCTTTGGAACTTGGCGAAGTTGGCAAGGGATGCTTTGGTTGTCTTAGCGTTTCCTGTAAGGGTGACCTCATCAAAGATAGCAATGGGTGTCAGTTTTCCTGTTCTTCTTTGACTCCATACGATATCTCTGATGATGGTGCTGGAAGGAGAATCCTCATACTTGTATGCCAGTGCCCATTTGGGGTTCTTTGATCCACGTCCAACCTGTTCTCTGTCTTCTGTGGAGGCATCGATCTTGATGACAGCACCATCTGTTTCGAAGTCGAACTTCTTTCTCTGCACATCAAGGTCAAAGAGTGTCTCCATCATCTCTTCTGTTCCATCGAGATGCTTGTAGAAGTGATCCTTGGGTGTGAGGAATCCCCATGAGGACAGAGTATTGATGTCATCATCTGTTTGTGCATCAGTCTCATAAGCGACAAAGGAGAGATACTTGATGGTTTCGGGGTCATTCTTTCTCAGGACACCTGCTGCTGCGTTGCGCTCAGAAGAGTACTTCTCCTTTCGGTGACCATCGTTTTCAATGAAATCGTTGAGGGCTGCGAAATCAGTGTATGTGATGATGATCTCACCACGTACATGGGTGGTGCCTTGTGCGTTGATCCTCTGTGGAATAACAGATGCCTTACTCATGGCAAGAGCGGCAAGGGTCATGTCATCTCCCTTGACATGATCTCCTCTGGTAGCAGCCTGATGCAAGTTTCCGTCTTTGTAGATCAGGGAGAGTCCGAGACCATCATACTTGGGCTGGATAACAGTGTGCGTTGTGGGCATGGTATCCAGCCATTTGATGATCTGGTCCAGTGTCTTTGCTTTGGCAAGTGACTGCATGGGGTAGGCATGGTAAACCTTTTCTCCGGTAGGCTCGTAACCATGTCCAATGATCTGTTCAACGCCTCTGGAATCAAGTTCTTCCAGTAGTGCGTCGAATTCCTTATCACTCATGATGACATCTGTCTGCATTCCGTAGTAGGCGGTTGCAGCCTGTGTTCTCAGCGTGATCAGTTCGTCTGTGCTCATGTTGTTGTATGTAGTATCCATAACTCTATTCTAACACATCTTCGTGTACTTGACTACTGTCTCATTATGTACTACTATCATCTTAAAGTCAACAATGGACAGCATGGAGAACATTGATATGGAGATGGGTGTGGTAGATCGTGGCGCAATGGATAAGAAAGCGGTAACAATAGAGTCGATGTCAGAACTTGAGAGAATGAAGAGGGAGATTAGACAGGAAAATCTCTCATGGATGATGAAGCGCCCAAATGACTGGTGGAGTAAGATCGTTATGCGGGGGATGCCGCGACAGGGTGTTATTGGAGAGATCCCGCTTCGTGAAGATTACAATGGAGAACTGTGGAGAAATAGGTTTCTTTCATCTGTGACTGTTCTGATTCCGATTTCGATGATTCTTGTTTGCGCTCAGTTTCTTCCTTTTCTCTCTAAGTCTCCTGTGACCGCAGTAGCAGGAGCGGTGGATACTTCGACTTCTTCTACTATCGGAACTACAGTATTGTCTTTGGGTTTTATTGTTTTATGGGCTGTTGTTGTGTTCTTTTCGATCAAGGGCTTAATCAATGGAAAGTTGTATAACTTCTTCTATGATGCTGCGTTGGCAGAAGAGGCGTGGTTCAGATATGGTTCAGAGAATTGGAGTATGTGGCAGAGGATCTCATCTTGTATGAGGTTTGGTGTTATTCATTTGATGAACTTGATCGTTGCTTTCATCACTTTGGGTGGTTTGGCTATTGTTGGTGGTGTTTTCATGAAGGTCTATCTTGATGAGTACAAGAGAAGTGGTGACAGAGTAAAGGCGATGCACACATCAGCACAGTTTCATGCTGACTACAACATGGTTGCATTAGGTTTATTTTTTGCATCATTCAGTTTGATCACGATTGTGGTTGTGGCGTCGATGTTCTCTTGAATTTTTCGAAGTGAATAGAGGGGAGTCTCCTTACTTGGGGGATTCCCCTCTATTTTTGATAAAATACAATAAACTAATAATTTGTGTTTTAAGCAGAATATGAACAAGGAGGCCAAAATTGGCAGAGAACAGTAATGCGCATGAATACACAGCATCCAGTATTAAGAACTTGAGTCCTCACGATCACCTTTTGAAGAGAATTTCCCTTACTTTTGGAACAGAGAATGCAGGATCTGAGCATTCTTCTCAGAAGGGTGTGGCTATCAGAGAGATCATTGATAATGCCATTGACGAGGTGAGGGCTGGGTATGGAAATAACGTGCGATTGTCGTTCTTCAAGGATGGGTCTTTCGAGGTTCAAGATTCTGGTCGTGGTATTCCTGTAGATGTGGGGCATGATGCTAATGGCAGACCTATGTCTGGTATTCAACTTTCCCTTGGAGTGATTCAGTCTGGCGGAAAGTTCAGTACGGATTCTTCCCGTTACTCTTCAGGATTGAATGGTGTAGGTGCTTCTTCTACTATCCACACATCTAAGAGAAGTGATATCACTGTGTTCAGGAATGGGAGGAAGTATTCTTTGTCATTCAAGGATGGTACGCCTGGTTTCTTTGATGTTGATGCAGACCCTGATTCAAACTTCACAGAGTTGGAAGATTACACTTATCTCAAAGAAGAAGATGATAACAGGTCTGATGAGGAGAAGGAGAAGTTCCCTACAGGAACTATTGTTAAGTGTTGGTTGAATGATTCTGTTTTCCCCTCTAAAAAGAAGTACAGTCATCAAGACCTGATTCAAAGACTTAAACTGACAGCATTTCTTGTTCCTTCATTGAATGCTGAAGTATACAATGAATTGAATATTGTGGAAGACTTTGAAACGGGGGAGAAATCTCCGCAGAGAGAACATTTCCATTTCCCTGAGGGTCTTAAAGCGTTGGTGGACTATAACCAAGTTGATACGCCTATCACTCCTGTGATTGTTATAGAGGCTAAGGCGAAGTATGTAGAGAATGCCGCTGTTTACAGTGAGGATGGGGTTCAGTATAAGGACGTTTCTCGTGTGACACCATTGAGTTTTGCTTTCAGGTATGGTGATAAATTTGAAACAGATAACATCAAGACTTTTGTGAACACTATTTACACGAAACTGGGAGGTGTCCACCAGAATGCCTTGGAGAAGGCTATGGTGAAGGCTTTCAATGCGCGTTTTGAGACTATGAAGGGGTTGATAACTAAGTCAGATAAGTCAGATCGTCCTATTGCAGAAGATTTCAAAGAGGGCTTGAATGCCGTCTTTGCCATTGAAGTTTCAGAACCTTCTTTCACCTCACAGTCTAAAGAACAGTTGGATGGTGATGAACTTGAAAAGGGCATTCGTACTACTATGGTAGACGCATTGACACAATGGATCAATGACAAGGAGAATGCTGATGTCCTCAATGTGATTGCAAATAAGGTCGTCACTGCTATGAGGAATAGAGTGAAGGCAAGAGATGCTAAAGAACTCAATAGAACAAAGAATAAGGTAGCCACTTCATCTATGCCAACAAGACTGTATGACTGCAGAAAGGCTGGAACAGAGGATGCTGAGTTCTATATCTGTGAGGGTAACTCTGCTTTGACATCAATGAAAAGTGCTCGCAGTGCTGACTTGCATGCTTTGCTTCCTATCCGTGGTAAAATCATTGGAGCACATGACGCTGCGGCTAAAGAAGTCCTTGCTAATGAGGAATTCCAAGACATTGCTAAAGCGTTGGGTGCTGGAATTGGAAATGATTTCAACTCCGACAACCTGAGGTACGGTAGAGTATTCCTTGCCGTTGATGCTGATTATGATGGTAACCACATCGCGTCATTGTTGTATGCCCTTTTCTGGCATTACTTCCGACCTGTGATTACAGAAGGAAGACTTTTCAAGTTACAGTTGCCTTTGTATGTTATTGCTACTAAGGACAAGGGAACACAAAAGTACTATGCAAGGTCGGAGAAGGAGAGGGATATCATCGTCTCTGATTTGAAAAAGAAGGGGAAGAAGGTTTTGATTACCAGATTGAAGGGTCTTGGTGAAATGAATGCTGATGACTTGAGCATGCATGGATTCGATCCCGCTACCCGTGTGGTTACACAGATCACTGCTGGTGAGGCTGAGGAAGTTACTCGATCACTTGATTTGATTTTCTCCAAGGACAAGACTGACGCTCGTAAAGAGTGGATCGCTACTTTTGATTTCGATGAGAGCGAACTGTGATCTTGATGTGATATAGTTCTTCCTATCAAATACGATGGCCGGAAGGGGCAAAAACCCCTTTCCGGCCATTTTTGTTGCAAAACTGTTATAGAAATTGTCACACCCATTTTTGGCATCTTAAAAACCGCATTATTTCAACAGTTTTAGTCAAACACCTTTGTTGTCTGAATCAATGGGATAACATTCAATGGATACTGATAACGAGTAAAACACTGGATAAAATTGTTTTCTGATTGATTTATGTGATAATATGTTCTTATAGAAGAGTTTCGATTTAGAGAATATTCTAAGACAAAGGGATTTGAAATAGGGAGTTGATTTTCGTGGCTAAATGGCACATATCATCAGAAGGAAAAGTTGAAAGGTGCAGAGCCTTTTTTCGCCCATGCCCTTTGACCAATTACGATACTGAAGAAGAAGCGCAAGCAGTTCTTGACAAGAAGGAAACAAAGAGTCTTTCCAAGAGCCGCACTCCCACAAGGAGTCTTGCAGAAAGATTGCACAGGGAAGACTTTCCCAGTGCGATGCTGCGATATGACACCAATGATTCAATGGGAATCCAGCACACGATAAGTCACTTCTCACGTTACACCAAAATGATGGGAGAAAAGCCCCTTACCCATCATGTGACTTTTGAAGTTGTTGACGAACTAGGGGACAAAGTGACATTTACCAGATCCTCTTCTCTGAATAGAGAACACACCAAAGTGATTCCTCAGTGGTACATGAAGAGTGTGAACAATTATTCTCCTAAGAATAGAACTCTTAACATTGATGGCAATTATCACGAGGAAATGCAGAGTGTCCTCAAGGAGACCAAGGACACATTCTCCTATGCCAAGTCCTCCCGTAGATCCATTGCGGAAAAGGAAAGAGACGGACAGCGGGCCGCAGAGATGTTCGCTTCTCTGGTCAATGCCATTGATGAGAGGGAGATCGGCCCTTATGAGATGGCAAGGAAACACCCCAAGAGAATGACAACGTTCAGGAAGAGTGTTGATTCCACAATCGTTGATGTTAACACTATGCTTCAGACCAGTAATCTTGATGGTGAACTGTTGAAGGACTTCCTGAAACAGAATCCTGCAACCAGTGGTGGAAGAATCTTTGATGCCCAGATCAGAGTGTGGGATAATAGACATCAGGGTGCAGGAAAAGACGGATGGGCCATGTCTTATGACAATGGTTACTGGAACTTCGAAAAAGGCAACGTATCTGAGCAAGGAAAATCAGAGAGTAAAAGAGTATCATCTGCACAGGATATGAAGAATCATGTCTACAATGAGTTGATCAGTATGGGTGCCGACAAGAAAGAAGCAAAGGCAAAGGCTGACTATGCATTCAGAATGGTCAATGAGATCAATGATGCCATTGATGTCAGCATGGATGAGAAGCAATCTCCTGTCCTTGCAGAAAGGATTGCTGAACAGAAGAAAAAGGAATATGAGGATGAGAGTCGCGTTAAGAGTGCAGAAGAAAAACTCTTCTTCACATCTGAAAGGAAGAATCCCACACCTGTGAGAAACAGAATCTCATCTGACCCTTACGCGGAACAAAGTTATGAGGAGAAACTGGCTGAACTTCTCCACAGAGGATGATGCCAAAATCTTGTCAATCCATATCTGAAACCCAATGATGAGATAAGTTCTCTAGAACTCCATCATTGGGTTTTTGATATGCTGTTGTGAGTTTTCTTTTTGAAGTTCTCAGAAAAACTGATGCCACCAGAGAAAAAGAAGAGGACAATGGCGAAGAAACAGATAGAATATGATCGTACTGCATTCATTGCTCAAATTAATGGTCAATACAAGATTGCAAGAAATCACCTCCCTAAAGTAATCGGAAGATCAGATAGATCTTACTTCATGGGAAATATGGTTGGGTTCAATGAGTACGCAAGTGATCACAATAGTGACACCCCCAATCAAAACACCATTACTACAATCAACCTGATGAGACAAACTTATGATGTCACTCTTCTAGCAGGCCCCAATGAGATGGCATGTTTGCATTATCCTGACGAGTACACATCAGACACGACTATTGAGATTCTTTCTCATTGGTGGTTCGCTAAGAACAATGTTCTTAAGGTGGCAGCAGCAGACAGAGGAAGACTGATTTCTCATGGGGGATTGACTTATCTTGCATGGAAAGAAATAGGCTCCCCTAAGACTGCTGAGCAAGCAGCAGAATTGATCAATGAGAAGTATGGTAAGAGTGAGAGACATACTTCAGCATATCAACTTGGATTCGCCCCATCTTACAGAGCATCTCCTGTATGGGCTGATCCCTTGATGGAAACGTACCCATCATGGATCACATCTGGTGAACCAATGCCTTTTCCACAGATACATAGCAGAACATCATTGTCCTCATTCGTGGGTAGGAAGAAAATGAATGATGAAGTTGACCCCTTGTACTTTTTGGAAAAGAAAAAACTGTATCCTACGTTTGGTTCCACTGCGACCATTTCAGGGAAACAAATGACCGCCATTGATCTTGACATTGGTGATAAGATTTTGACATCTATACCGAAACCTAAGAATTTCTTCATTGAGAAGAGAGTCAAGGACTGAGATCAAGACCACAATATCTGTTATAAATGAGAAAAATTCTGATCTTTAGATAAGAACATTGGTACAATTACCAAAGGCACGCTTACAATATGAGCATGAAGACGATGAAGGAGTCTACAATAATGAATCACGTATATGATTTTGACAGTTTCGATATCTCCAACAACGAGGGCACAGGGTACTTGGAGGTGACATATACTGATCCACTGTTGAAGGGCTATAAAGTTATCATCGCAGCAGACAGTATTGTTGATCCTGATGAAGAGGATTCACGTTTGACGACAATGATAGCCGTCTTCCCACGCTGTGTTCTTGCTGAATTCAATACACATAGAGTATTCTCAAGAAACTCTGCATCTTCAAGAGCAAGGTCTATGAGAGTAACACTTGAAGCCATTATGAAAACACCTTACATCCCTCTGTTCACCAAGAATCAGAAGGGTATGAGCGGAGACTTCATGACAGTGGAGGAAGCACAGCAAGCATCTGAGATCTGGTTAAAGGCACGCGATCATGCTACAGCAGCAACATTGAGACTCCTTTTGGGTGATCAGTTGCCAGCAAAGTACACAACAGATGAGCAGATTGTTGCTGATTATGCTGAATTGGTTGATTTCTATCAGAATGAGGTCTATGGCGAGGAGAGTTCTTCAGCATTATCAGTTCACAAGCAGAATGCCAATAGACTGCTTGAACCTTTCATGTGGCATGAAGTTGTTGTCACATCATCTTATTGGTCAAATTATTTCGACTTGAGGACAGATCTTCGATATGCACAGCCTGAGATTTATGCTATTGCTGTCTTGATGCAGAAGGCATACGAGTTGTCTCAGCCAGTAACAAGAGATCAGCATACACCTTTTGTCAATGTTGATGATTATGATACATGGGATGATCTTATTGATGGGATGATGGTTTCTTCAGGAGAGGCAGCGCAGGTCTCCTACGTTGACAAGTCTAAGAGGGTCGGAACCTCTACTGTTGATTTTGGTAGACGATTGATGTCATCAGGTCACCTGTCTCCTGCGGAGCATGCAGCCATTGCTAACAAATCTAAGTGGTCAGGTGAGTTCATGGCTGTAGATGGAAATTATTCTGAGCATTGGACGCAGTTGAGAGGACTTTACGAAACAGGTCAATTGGACTGATTTTGACCTTTAAAAGACACTCCCTTGTTTTTGTTTTGGACATTCTTTAGAAAAAACATAAGAAGTCCAGAAAAGGAAGCGAGGGAGTTTTTCTATGGCAAGATACCATATCAGCCCTGACATCGGGCCTAGTAAGTGCTTTGCTGAATCAGATGCCACATGCAAGTTCAGGGATTCAAGTGATCACTATGACTCCATTGAAGAAGCTTCGCAAGCCTACGCTGATAAACCAACCATTCCTACTCTTTCAAAGTCAGAGGTGAAAACAGAGACTTTAGCGAAAACAAAGAGTCAGAAGTTGGATTCTCTTTGTCCCTTTTCTAACCCAGATAAAAAGAACACTCTTGATCCTGCCTCTTTCATGATGCTGAAAGAAAAAATGGCAAGTTGAATCAAAAAGATTTTTAATTGAAATTAAAATTAGCGATATTCAATCTTTACGAAATGAGTTTAAAGATTGAGGGGTAGTAGAATGCCTACAAACATCAACAGGTTAGCAGACATCATCATGTCACATAACGTGAAGATTCCTGACAATAACCCTGTTGATATGGAAGGATTATGGGAAGTGTTTCAAAACGTTCTTTCCACCAATGCTTACAATATTAATGGCAATGAAGAAATCCTCAATCATTTTGCGGAACTGGCTGTCATCGACTTCATGATTGAAGCAACAGAGCAAGGGTATTCTGCACATGAGATCAAAGTTTTCCTGCAGGGGATAAAAAATGGCTTCTAAGGAAAACAAAAAAGAATATATTATTTGGATAGACGTGGAAACCTCAGGGGATAACCCTGACATACACGATCTTCTTGAAGTGGCTGCCTGCATGACAGACATGTCTGGAAACATGATCGGAAGCGAATTTGAATCTCTCGTCTTTGTACCTCACCTTTCCGAAGTCATGTCAAAAGCAGAAAAACAAGTTCTGAATATGCATGAGAAATCAGGACTATGGATTGATCTATGGAATTCAGCAAACTTGAAAACACGACAAGAAGTTGACAGTGCATTATTTGAATGGATCAAATCGAAAGAGATTCAAGGAAATCTTCTTTTTGGCGGAAACTCCATCACTTTGGATAGGAACTTTGTCAGAGTGAACCTTCCCTTGACGCACTCCTTGATCTCTCATCAATCAGTAGATGTGACAAGTATCTCAAAAGCGCTATCAGAATGGATACCTTGCCGACCTTATGCTGCCTCAGAACACAGAGCACTTCCCGACATCAGAAGGTCTATTAATGACTACAAGTGGATCAAGTCTACATTGCACGCAAAGATGGCCTGATCTGAACAGGGCACTTACTTGTTAGATACTCCTTTCCCGTTTGTTATAATTCATCCGAAACGATAAACAAGGAGTATGGCTATGAAGGTTGAGATTTACAGTAAGAATGATTGCCCCCAGTGTGAAAGTGTTAAAAGGCCATTGATTTCACGCGGTGTTGAGTACGTTGAAACCAATAGGGATGAAGTTGATGATCCACAGTCTGTAACAGACTTTCTGAAGTCACGTGGAATACAGGAGTTCCCCTACGTTGTTGTCAGTGAACTCAAGGATGAAGAAGACTTCTCCTTCTCTGGAAGTGCAGCAAAAGGAAACAATGCTGCTTTGATCAGAAAGATTATTGACATTCATATGGATGAGAAGGCTGATGCTGATTCTGATACATGGGATTTCTGAGAATATAAGGTAAACAATGTTGACAATGCCTACAAGTAATCACTTGTGGGCATTGATTTAATATAAAGATTTCAATGATCAGAAGAATGTAGCAATAGTTGTGGAGGATGAAGATGGCTACGGATTTTAAAGAAGTTATTGCAAATGTGAAGAATGCCTATGACATAGTTGACTTCATCACCGTACAAGGAGGAATTGATCTTCACGGATCAGGAGACTCTTTGAAAGGTCTATGCCCATTCCATAATGAATCTACACCTTCTTTCAGTGTAAGAAGGAATTTCCAGACTTATCGTTGCTTTGGCTGTGGCGAGCATGGTGACATTATTTCCTTCTATATGAATACAGAGAACTTATCATTCATTGATGCTCTGAGAAGGCTTGCAGAAGACAAAGGCATCGAATTTGTAGAATCAGAATCTACTGGTATCAGCATCAGGCAGATTAAAGAATGCGTAAAGAAGACAGCAGTCTTCTTTGTGAAGAGGTTCAGAGACTTAGATGACGAGCATCCTGCAAAACAAGAAATCCTCAAAAGAGGATTATTGCTCAATTCTCTGAAGTACGGTTATGCACCTGAAGGGAATGATACTCTCTATAGGTATTTGAAAGATGAAGGATTCGAAGATGATGTCATCTTGGAATCAGGTGTTTGCGCCAAACTGAAGAAAGGCGTCAATGAAGGAAAGATTGTTGATAGATGGCGCGGAAGGTTGATGTTTGTCATTGGTGATGTTTCAGGAGCACCAGTAGGGTTCTCAGGAAAGAAACTCTTTGACACAGACAAGATGGGAAAGTATGTCAACTCCCCTGATACACCAGTGTTCAATAAAAGCAAACTTCTTTTCAATGCCAGTAGCGCAAGGAAAAAGGCTGCAGAGCAAGAGAAACTGTTCGTCGCTGAAGGACAGTTTGATGTTGTGGCATTGAAGTCTGCTGGTGTGGAGAACTCTGTTGCAGCACTAGGAACAGCGTTTACTGAATCCCATGCGCAGATGTGTAGGCGAATGGTCAACAGTGGAAAGATTGTGTTCTGCTTTGATGGTGATGACGCTGGTATTGAAGCAGCAGTGAAAGTATTCAAGAAGATCCCATCTATCCATGCTCAATCCTATGTAGTCAGGTTCCCTGATGGGCAAGACCCTTGTGATTATCTGCAGAATCACGGAGAAGATGAACTGAAGAAACTCATTGAGGAAAATCAAATACCTTTGATGAAGTTTGTTCTTGATGTCATCAAAGGAAAGCATGATATCTCATCTGACATGGGCAAGTCAGCATATCTTGAAGAGGCTGTTGCTACGTTAGCTCTGGTGACAAATGACAGTCTTATTGATTCTGCTGTAAGAACAGTCTCATTGGTTTCTTCTTCTCGAATCGATCACATTAAAATGATGATCTCAAAGAACAAGAAGGATAAGACAGAGCATGTTTTCATCGAAGATGATGATTCTTCTGATTCCAGACCTGAAATGAGCACCACATCTGATGATGAAGAGATGATCGTCAAGAAGATTGAGAAATCAAGACTTTATCATTTGTCAGCTATTATCTGCACACTTGCTTTACGAATAGACTTAGATGAGGACATGTTCCAAAAAGTACAGTCATCTATCCCGAAATCTCTTAGAGGAATCTTGGACCAAGCAAAAACTGCTCGCAATGAAGGAAAACCCATCATTCCAGAAGCGTTTGATATGCCTGCTGTTGCGAGCATTCTTCTCAGTGATGAATTGGTTCCTACTGAGGCAGATTTCAATGAAAATGATGCCAAGAGTTTGCTATTGAAGAACATTGATAGGCTTGAAAAAGAGAAGGTTGCACTCCAAGTAAGAAAAATCAAAATGGAGACAGCAAGGCTTCTTGACGGGGCATCCAATGAATCTCCTGAGTACCTCAAAGAGTTAATGGAGAAAGAAAAGGAGCAGATCGCCTCTTTAATGGTCACTGATGACTCCTGACTTTCCCTACAGTCAGTTTGTTCTTTGAATGACTTGTTGCCCCTCTCTGGATTTGGTTGATATAGATATTCATGTGAAAGAATCAAATCATTTTCAGAGAGGGATTGCACATGAGACTCTTCAGTAAAAAGAAACAATCTGATCACGCATCTCCTGATGTGCTCAGAGATAGCGCAGATGAGATCATAGAATCAAGAGAATACAATAATGCCACTGAAGAAGTGTCTCTTTATATTGGAAGAAATACCACAGATGCAAAGTGCGTGTTCATTGCTTTCAAAGACAATACGAAAGCAACAGTACTAGTATCATTAAGTGAGATTAAAGGAGTTCTTACAGATTACAAGCCTTATTCTTTGAAGAAGAGGTTAGTGATCAACGGGTACTCTGAAGATGACGCTGAGAGGATTTCCCGTATGGAGTCATCTTCAGAGTGGGTTGATTTCCCAGAATTGCTGAGAAACGAAATAGGTGAGACTCTGGCAAGAGAGTACTTAGAACATACTCTTGTTGCGCAACTGCATTACTTGAACACAAAAGAGGTTACTGAATCCTATATTGATTTCCTTTCTGAAGAGCAACAAGAGGCTCTTCAATCTTGGAATGAGCCATCCATTGCTGCACATGAGTTAAGTGACATGGTGGAGTACACTTATACAACAAGAATGACGCAATCCAAAAGAGTTGTATCAGCAGATTACGATGATGCAGAAGTAATACTTACCATTACCACTGACATTAATGATACCTCTTCCCCTATTCTTAAAATTATTGATCAGATGGACGATCCTGTTACAATTGATAGTATCATTAAGAACACAGAGGACTACTATCCTGCATATTATGTGTATGAGAATATTTCCTCCCTTGATGCTTCAGGAGATATTGAGATCAGATTCCCTGACTCATTAGAAGACAATCTTCCAGAAGATGAGCCAATCGCTGAAACAATTGATGAGTTGACTGATAATGATGGCGAAAGTACTCAAGAGCACATTGATGACTTGATTTCAGAACAGGCAGGGACAGATTGGTTCATGGAGAATACTTCAACAGGATCGTTGAAGGAAGTATCTGCTTTTGATCTTTCTACATTGATCAGTCGAGACCCATCATGGGATCACCTTCTTCCTTATGCAAGAAATAACTCGTTTGATGAATCATTGATCAATGACATTGAGTATTTGGATAATCTTGAGGATCAGGTTGTTCAAAGAGAATCTGAACTGTCTTCAATGGCAAGACAGTATCTTGAAGGACTAGAAGATTATTCCTATTTCGATAACAGCCAGAGTGCTTCTGAGAAGAAAGATGACATATCTGACTTGTTCTTCCAGATGGAAACACTGGAAACAGAAAGAGACCTCTTGAATGAAGAGAGAATGACTTATCTTAAAAAACTTTCACACTTGTTTACTGATGAGACAATTTCCAAGAGGATTGACGCTATTGCCAATGTAGAGAGAATTGCCAAAAGAGACAGCAAGGAAGACAAGTTGGTGGAAGCAGAGATGTCAGAAGATATGAGATTTGTCAGATCTGATTACACACCTGAAACAAACCCATTGTATTACAAGATATCTAAGATAATGGGTGTAGAAATTTTTGAGGAGAGCATTGATGTCTGAAGAGAACAAAGTTAAAGAAGAAAACGTCGATTACAAGCCTACGATACTTTTCATTCTTGCCATTCTGTTTGCACCTGGTGTTATCTTGGGCATTCTTCAGCACCATCTCATGTTGAGGCAATTCAGGCAGAGACTCATCATTATTGGGATAACATCATTGGCAATGATTCTTGCCGGAGTGATAACTATTATCTCCACGGATGCTTTCTCAAAGGCTATGGGATTCTTCACCAGTATTGGTAAACCCCATAATTCATTTGGAGACTTGATTCCCCTCGGCATTGGTGTCAACCTTATTGTTGCAGCCATCATAGGGTTCTCATTGAGTGTTGAAAGAGTTAAGATGATGAAGGATCAACCGCACTTGACGCACCTGAAATCAAGCGGTTGGATGTATAATTTCCAATTCAGAAGAACTCCATTTGAAAGCATGAAAAGAAAGAAGACTGTAGAGAGTCTAAAGAATTCAGAGTTGACAACAGAGGACGCTTCTCCTTTAGGTATCAGTGAAGAACATAAATCTAGAGACAAAGTTATTTGCAGGTATATGGAAGAAGCCAACAGAGGAACCATTGTCACAGGTGGTGTAGGTTCAGGTAAAACAATCACATTGCTTTCTATGGTTCTTGCTGACATGATGGCAAACAGGTCAGTAATATATATTGACTTTAAATCTGATCCATCCAATGCTGCGGTCATGGCGAAATGGGCTAAAGAATTCAATATGAACTTCTATCATTTTATTGGTGGATCAGCAAAGAATTATAGGATTCCTAATTCCGATGGTCAGTCTCCTTATGACCCGCTTGTATCAGGTGGATCTTCCAAGGCCGATATGTTGCTTGGCATGAGGGATTATGATACTAATGCCGCCGTCTACAAGGAAGCAATGAGGCAGTTGCTTCAAACATTAATCAATGGTCTTAGTGTTGCAGACAGGAAAACCGCTCCTCATATTGATTGGGATCATGGTGAAATATATAAGGTTTATTCTGCAGTAGAAAGTGACTCAAGTTTTATTACTCTTGGTGAGAGTGTTAAAAAGCATCATCCAGAAATAGGTATCCCATTCATGCAGGTTGCAGAAGCAATCCAGTCGTCTAAGAGCACATTGCATCAGGCTTTTGGAGAACTTCAGGGAACGTTGAGAACAATGATTGCTTCAGGATATGGTCAATGGCTGAAAACATCTTCAGAAAGCACAAACAACATCAATCTATTTGAATTGACCAAGACTGGTGGAAATGTTGTTCTTTTCTCCATTGACGCTGATGGTTCTCCTGACTTTTCAAAGTATTTTGGATCTTTGATCATGGCAGATCTTGCTCAGGTATCTGCAAAGAGAAGAAACAATACTATCAATAATCAGGTTTGTGTGTACATTGATGAGTTCCAAGCAGTTGACCCCCAAGTACTCAGACCATTGTTGGAGAAAGCACGTTCATCTTATCTTGCTATGACTATTGCTTCTCAGTCTTTTGAGCAGGTCATTGCTGCAGCAGGCTCTAATGGAGAAGCACAGTTGAACTCTATTCTGGATACAGTGGCAAACTATTTCATTCATGGTGGTTCAGCACAAAGTTCAGCAGAGCGAGTTAGTAAAGTCATTGGTCAGGAAAGAGTGACGCGATACTCTCAAACCAATATGTCAAAGACAGGATTCTTCTCCCTTAACTTCAAGAACAAGAGAAACAACAATGTGAGGATTGAGGAAGTCGAGGATTGGAAAGTTCCGCCAAGAAAGATGATGGGACTAAGCATGCCTAACCCAAGTAACGGTTGGAAGGCCACTGCTATCATTGTGAAGAAGTCTTCTGCTGACCCAAGGCATGATGGCATTGTCGGCGCTGTTGCTGAAGAGTGCTGGATGATCCCTGCATCCAAGGTTCTTGAGAGAGTTGAACTTCCTCCTGTTGTAGATGAGGACGGAGATTTCGTTTCTGAAAACGGTGATCACTATGATGATTCAGATTTTGATACCGCATATAATGATGTTGATGCAGAACATGTATCTCAAGTGAGTTATGATGAGTATTATGGTCAGATGAATGAAAGTGATGAGATCATTGATGATGATGATTTCACCATTTCTCGAATAGAAGAAGGTGAAATCATCAATGAGGGCATAGAGCAGATTGATGACACAGAGTATCAGCCTTCCAAAAAGGAACCGGAGCCTCTTGTAGATTCTGGTAATTTCTTTGAATCTCCTGATGCTGCACAGCATATTATAAACCAAAGAAAAGAAAGAGTTAAGAGGGAATTGCCCGCAAAGGAATCTTTGATTTCTGATTCAAGGAGAAGCACATCTTCATCTGAAAAGAAGAGTGATCCCACGGTTGCAAAGACGGAGGAGGAGATTTTGAGTAAGGAAAAGATGGATTTTTCTGCTCTTTCAGAATCTCCTTTCAAGTCTCGTGCTGATTCTTCTCGTCATGATCAGAGTGTGAGTAGCGCAGTTGATCATTCAGCAATGCGTTCTGTGTCTACTTTGAGTTCTATGTCATTTGATGATGAAGAAAGTGATGATCTTCCAGATGATGATTAATTATAAGGGTACCACATCAATGATATTGTTTTCATCAGATTATTTATCCATTTAGGAGCAGGAATGGCACTTCCAAAGAAAAACGAAAGAAACTTTAACCTACCTCAGCCAAGTAGGCCAAAGATGAATGAAGGATCGGATTTCCATATTGAATTTGAGGATGATGATCTCCCTGATGACACAATCAATTTGAAGCCTAGGCCAAAAACGCCATATGATGAGACTCCTGATGTACCTGATGTGAAATCAAGAGAAGATTCTATGGTTGATGAGTCAAGTGATAATGATGAAGATGCTTTTGAATCAATTTCTTTTGATCAGTTTGAGCAAGAGGAAAAAGATTTCAACGATAGTGTTGAATATAGCAAACAGACATTGGACGAAATTGCGAGGATGCGTGAGGATTCAAGAGATGCCCCTGATCAGGCAAAGATCAACAGGGTGAGGAAGCAACGAGATTTAAGGCAAAGAGAAGGGACATCTAATGCTTTGAAGGAAACTAAGGCTTCTTTGAAGCAGAAGAGTCCTTCTTCAAGAGGCAAAGATCCTCAAGGAAGAGATGAGTTCATTGATAAGGACAAAAAGAAGATCCTCCCCTTTGGTGGCATGGTTGTCAGGGAAAGTCGATATGACACCCGAGAAAATCTTGAGAAGAAGCGTAAACTTGTCAGAAATCTTGTCCTAGGATTGATAGCACTTATTGCGGCTATAGTGCTTAAGAATGTTTTTTTCCCTCCAAAAAACTATAATGAAGAAGAAATCAGAGGCATTGCTAATAGTGAGTTTGGTCGAACAGGATTCCCTGTTGAGGGTGGTGGAGCATTCGCTACTCAATTCATTGAAGCATATTTGACAAATGGCAACAAGGGTACTGATAGTATTCTTTCAGATTATCAGAACGGTCAATCTGCTAATGGTTCTGCGCGAAGAAGTATTGGTGCAGGGATTAAACAATCTCCTGTGGATGGTGCTGTTATTTACCAACAGAATGCTTTAAGCCCTAACAGTGCAAGTTATATCATTGGTGTAAATGTGCAGAGAACTATCACTACTGAGCAGGCTTCAAACTCCAAGTCAAAGCCAAAGACAGAGACTGTAGTGGACAGAGAGTTCTATAACGTGAATGTGTACTACAACTCCGTAACAGGAATGTACTCTATTGCTGAAGGTTCTCCTACATTGGTTGCGCCAGTGGGAATTGGATCTCCTGCCGATAATCCAAAGGCTTTGATGGTTGGAAATGGAACCGCCAATTCTGAAATTGGGGAAGATGCAAGAGCAACTGTAGAAGGATTCGTCAAGGCTTACATGTCATCATCTCCTCAAGACTATAAGAGTCTTCAGCAGTATACTGTATCTGATCCTCCCGTCACGCTGAAGAGCGGTTTTGACAATGCTTATCAACTGGGTTCAGAAACAATTCAGTATACATTGTATGAGACAGATGATCCCACTGTGTTCAAGGTTGTTGCAGATCTGAACTTGAAGAAGCAGGTTACTCCTGCAGGAGAAAAGCCTGCAGCCGATGATAATAGTGGAACTAACACTACTTCCCACAGTTCTAAATATGTAATCACTATAAAGAAGGGTGGAGAAAAGTATTTGGTGAGCGATTTTAGACCTTATTTGTATATTGCTGATCCAAATACAGAAAATTAATAAGGAAGTTATTAGAAAATAAATCGCATTCAATAAATCTTCTTAGATATTGTATGTAGGGGATTCTGAATGGCGCTGATGAGGAAGACCCTTTCTGATCAGAAAACTATTAACGGAGTGATAAACAATGGAAATTCTTGCAATTGCAAATGACCTTATCTTTGTACAGGGACAGGGACTGGGAAACCTTACCAACACTGTCATCAGTGACTGGCTTGGACCAGCTTTCATCGCCATCATCGCTGTTATTGCCATCACGCTTGCCGTGAGGAAACAGGTTATGGGCTTCCTGACATTCGCACTTATCGCTGTGATCGCGTCTCTCTTCATCTTCAGTGGAGACTCACTCTTTGGCGAGAAGGGAAACCTATCAGGTGCGGGTAAGAGCGTTATAGATGAAGTAAGTGGTAACTGATTCGTCTCATAATGCGGATAGATAGTGGAGAGGTGGCATTTAGCCACCTCTCCTTATTTTATGATATTGATTTTTATCATGGAAAATATTGATTTTTAAGGAGAACAGGGATGGCAGGAAGAGATAAGGCCAAGAGCAAAAATCGTGAGCCAAGGAAGAAAGGAAAGGTGCTAGACATTGCCATCAATGGAATCATAGACAACATCACATTCTCCAAAAAAGATGTTTATGCCTATTACAAAATCAGTACTATGTCCTTTGACTTTCTTGATATACAGCAGCGAATCTCAACAGCATTGATGACAGGCAGGGCGCTATCTTCCCTTGCCCTCAATTCTGATCAAGAACTCGAAATCCAAATTATTGCTACACACGTCCCTATTGACATTGATGCATGGAGAGCACAGATTGAAGTGGAATCTGAAGGATGGGAAACATCTCCTGAACTAAGCAACTACCTTGATGCTCAGGATGCATTCCTTGAAAGAGAGGCATTTACTAAGAAGACAACATACATTGGAGTGAAGATTGCCAATAGAGGTGCTCTTGACATTCCCAATGTGTTTGAAGCTGGATTGGTAGAAGCAAAGAATTATATTTACGATCTCATTGATAAAATCGCTTCCCCACCTGGCAGCAAAATCTCAGAAGAAGAAGAAAGAGCAATGAGAAGAAGAGAACAAGACTTCTTTAGAGTGATCAGCACAGGCGACTTCAAGGCGGAAAGAGCAACAACAGAAGAAATCCTCCTCATGGTTAAAAGACCACTTTATCCTGGTATGCCTTCCCCTTACTTGCTTGTCAGCGATAAGACCAGAGTGGGTCCTGGAGACATTGCCAGAGAGGTCGGATCTCATATTGAAAAGAAGTGGAATCACTTGAAGTTCACTCAAATGTTTGAGGACATTGAACTTGAAGGATACAGAGCATCTCTTGTTTTTGAGAAGTTCCCAGACACTTTCAATTTCCCTGGTATGCCACCATTTCTCTACTACTCTTCCATGCTCAGGGAACCATTCACCTGTTACGGCAGATTTATTTTGGTCCCATCCTCAAAGATGAGAAGGGAAGTAGAGAAGAAAAGAAAAGAACACAAGGACGAGATGAAGAACATTGAGGCAGGACAGGATAGATATGATGCCCAGATCACGGGAATACCATCAGATGCTTACAAGTCTCTCTCTGACATCAATATTCTGAGTGACATTTTGGCATCTGATGCAAGCCCATGGATTGAAGGAAAATTCAGAATTGCTGTGGAAGCAAGCACCCTTGAAGATTTGAACAAGAAGTGTGCATCCATTATCTCATCTTATGAAAGACACCAAGTGAAGTTGAGAAGGACAGGTGCCGATCAAGTAGATGCTCTGCTTGAGCAGATGCCTGGTGACAGGATGAGAGACAAAGACTTTGTTCAACATGCCAACCTTGCCTTCATGGCAACATCGGGATTTAATTTCAATTCAGAGGTTGGCGACGAAATTGATGTTGCATGAGAGGAGAATGTGATCACATATGGCAAAGAAGTCTTCAGGAATGGGTTTGGGTAACGCGATCACGAGTATTGTGGCGTTATTCTTGGTAGGCGGTTTAGTTTACGCTGCCATGAATGTAAACAACGTCAAATCTTCAAAGGATCTCATAGAGAACCTAAGGAGTCAATCTGATCGATGGTCTCAGTGTGTTACCAGCTGGTTTAAAGATTGTGATTACATTGAAGGCTCTTTGAAGCCAGGTGGTAAGGACAGCAAAGAATCTCCCGCTCCAACAAAAGAAGAAGTTGGCAAGATGGAGAACAAACTTAAGGGAATTGCTGTTTCGGCACCAGTGACACAAGGTTATAGCAGATCCGATTGGAAGCATTGGAGTGATCCAGATGGTAACGGCTGTGATTCTCGACAGGACACCCTTAAACGTGACGGAACTAACATTGCAATGCGATCAGGCACTGCATGCAGAGTTGAGTCAGGTAAATGGGTTGATCCGTACAGCAATGTAGAGATTACAGACCCAGGTGAACTTGATATTGATCACATCATACCCCTTGAGTACGCATCATCTCATGGTGGAGTGAGTTGGGATAAAAATACGAAAGAGTCATTTGCCAACGATCCTTTGAATCTGATTGCTGCATCAGCATCAGAGAACAGAAAGAAAGGAAGCAAAGGCCCCTCTGAGTACATGCCACCCAATAAGTCACTCCATTGCGATTATGCTGTCTCATGGATCACTGTGGCAGATAAGTACAAAGTATCCGTCACAGAAGACGATAAAAAGGAATTGTCTAAAGCTCTTGCTACCTGCTGAGTTTTAAAAAGGAGATAAGAATGGCTACTATGACTAAGAGATCAAATTCACGTGTGGAGAAGATCAAATCTGATTTGAGAAAACAGAAATCTCAAGAGGAAGCAGAAAGTAAAAAATATACTGTTGCTACTGAAGAGATGGATGTCAATGCCAAACTTGAACTTTTGAAAAGGTACAATAGGGAAGACCTTGCAGAACTTTTCAAAGAGGAATGGAAGCCAAGAAGATCTCCTGCTAAAAAACGAGGCGCTCCCCTCGATCAGAGAGTTACTATCACAGTTACTGATTCAGAGAGGACATCTTTAGACAATGAGATTGAAAAGATTAAGAAGATTGGCGAGAAAACCTCTATGGCCGAGATCATCAGATCAAGGTCCATTGCCAGCATCGATCTCCCACATTGGAGAGATAGGGCAGAGAAGGCTTTAGAGGAACTAGACGACATTGAGAAGAACAAGAACGCTCTTCAGAAAGAACGTTTTGCTGCCTATGACATGATGGACAACGAAGAAGATGAAGATGAAGTATACATGCATCAGAAAAGGATCAGCGAAATCGATGATAAACTGGGTAAACTTATTTCACAAAAAGTAAAAAGATCCAATCGTCTTTCTGGAAGAATGTCCACAGCAGAAGCAGAGACAATCAAATGGAGAGCACAGAGATTAATGATCTCATCATCTGATTACTTAAGAATGATGATCTTCGCTTTGGAACCTAATAGTATCTCTGATGCCCACCTTAGTCTTGACGCAAAAAGAAGGTTCTACATATCTATCATTGATGTGGCCGAGAATGGTTGGGGAGATGTCCCCAAGATCTACAATTGCTCACAATGCATGAATTATTTAGATCTCATTAGGAACCTTAGAGAAGAACTTGACAAGATCAAGAAGTTTGGAAATTGATCATTGTTTCTGCCATGGAGGATAGCACACAATGAAACAAAGAATTATAGATAGGTTCAAGGATGATACAGGTGACTCTTTAGTGAGTTTTATCATTGTCATTGCCATTTTAGCGGTCATGGTGTTCACCATCCCTGATTTTGCGATCCTTCAGAAAAACCAAGCGGCTATTCAAACGATTGCAAGAGATGGTGCAACTACTGTTGCTGTCCTTGGTGGTAATGAGTCAAGTAAATTGTCTAAAACTGTAGGCGTAAATGATAACTGTGAAAATTTGAATACAAAGTTGTACAAGGGAAGCACTGTTGGAAAATCTGCCACTGAATGTGAAATCATCAATAGGATCTCAGCAGTTGAAGGAAAAGGAATAGGAAACATTGTGATTCACAATGTTCACTGTGCCCCTCGCACAACAACAGAAGTCAATGAGTTGACTTTCTGTGAAGTAGAATGGGAAAGTCCTGCATTGGCAGGAAGCCTTAGGGCAGCATATCAAGCGATGGCTCCTAAGGCAAAACATTCCAATCTTACATGTGGAACAGCAGCAGCAGAAGTGGCAATGAATCCTAATGGTATCAAGTCAACAGAGAAATGTTCTACTTCTGTTGCGTGAATTAGATATTAAAGTAATATAAACCTTATTTAATGGGGGATCAAAATGATTTCAAGAATACTTAAAAAACTTAAAAGCGATAGGGGTGATACCCTTGTAAGCATGCTGCTGGTTGTTTTCCCTATGATAGTATGTGCTATAAGTCTTCTTGATTTCCACGTATACAATACCAATTCCACTGTGATGACTTCTCTTGCCAAATCAGGTGCTGACTCTGTTGCTTCTTTCGGATCAACGAAAGCGGAAGATGTTCCAGAGGTGTATACCAAAGTTTCTTATGAACAAGGCGGCATGAAGGGGGCGTGTGATGGGATTGGAAAGAAGAAATTCCCAGACGCTGTTGCTTCTAAACCTGTTGAATGTGGAGTATTGAACAGTATTGCCAACGCTGATGGTCATGGAATGGTGAACATTGATGTGAACAAAGTTGCTTGTGGTCCAGATCAGTCAACAGGCGTAGGTTCAACAATGTGGTGCCAAATTGATTGGACATATGGATCATTCCCTCTTTCATTCTTGAGTTTGCAAAATGCAATTGAAGGTGAGGAGACAGTTCAACGTACATGTGCTACTGCAGGATCTGAAGTGAAGTTGGCTAAGGGAGAATCTTCTACAACAGAGATGTGCGGAGGAAAGAATAAATGAAATACTTTAAAGAGACTATCCAGCATAAATTCAAAGACGGAAAAGATGATGGTGATTCTGTCCTCACCCCCTTCCTGATTGGCATCCCATTATTGGTTGGAATGTGGGTCATGGGAATGTCAATTTCAGATCAGGCTGTTAACGCTGCTACACAGAGGTCGCTTGCACAGAATGCTGTCAACAGGGGAGCATCCCAAATCAAAGGCGATGGTTTTATTCATAAGAACAAGGCTATCAATGCTACTATTAGTGCGTATGAGAACTCCGATCAAACAAGGACAGTAGGACAGGCATCTGCAGAAGGCGTTTGTGATACGATTGATTTGAAGGGTACTGTTGGTCTTGATGGACAATTAAGAAAAGATTCAAAAGTGGTGAGTGCTCCCTATTATGAATTCCAGCTAGTATCATCTGGTGTAAGTGGGAACCTTTCTGACAGGATCAATGATAATGGACTTGTGGAAGGTCGAGGATCTTATAAGGGATATGGGGGAACTACAGCTTCCGGTATAGTACCTCTTTCACATGGCGCGGCAGAACTTCCTGAAAACGAGGCTTCATCAGGGTCTTATGACATCTTGAGAGTAAAGATCTATGATGCTTCACAGAGTATGTTCCATCTTGAGCCATGGGTATCTACTTGTAATGTGCAGGAGGCTGAAGTCAGCGCTGCTATTTCTATGAGCACGGATGCTTATAGTGAGTCTTCTGAATCGCCATCTCCATGATCTCTATCATTAGAGAATAAAGTATCATCATTGACATTCATGATATGATGTGATAGCATTAAAATATTGAAACCGAGGCTAACAGATCAGGAGGTTATTAAAACTTCTAAAGAAAAATCTGTTAACCTCGGTTTTTCTATGGTCAAGATGCTATGATGTCTATAGTACAACTGAATAAGCAATACGGCGCGGAACTTTGCCGAGAAAAGTTCAATAGTCTATTAGATAGGGAGAGTCCATGATCAACGATAACAACACCAAGGTTTCCGAATTTCTCAAGGAAAAGGAGGTGGTTGTCGATACATCAATTCTTCTTGATTTCAGCCCCTCCATGTTGCAGGAATTCAGCAATTGCGTTTTTGTGATTCCAGCAGTGGTGATCAGGGAGTTGGAGGAAAAGAGATCACACAGCACGCTTGGCTATTCTGCAAGAGCATGGTTGCATCTGATTGAGGATACTCTCATCTCTGATGGTAAGGATAATTTTGAAAAGGGTGTATTGATCCCAGAAACAGATAATGTGTATCTATCTATTGAGATGAATCACAAGAATCAGAGCACACTTCCACTTCCTCTTCAGGATGGAAGCAATGACAGCACAATCCTTGCCGTCCTTAAGAATCGATCCGAAGAGGAAAAAGCCAAAAGCGCAGATGAGAGAAAAGATGTAGTGCTTCTTTCAAGAGATCTACCTATGAGGATCAATGCCAAGTTGCATCTTGAAAAAGATGCTTATGATCTTTCAACTGAAGTGCGACCTTTCGATGGTGTTTATCATGTAAACCTCTCCGATGAGGAAGTCAACATGGCCTATGATGAGGATGATAGTGGTGTGGTCTCTGCTGAGTTCCAAACTCTTGTTCTCAGTAGACTGCCAGAGGGCGCTGCAAGTAGTGCTCTCATCGTGATAAATCAGAACAAGGCAATGACCTATTTGATGGTCAATAGGAAGATTGTCAAGAATCTTTCTAGTGAAGCATGTAGAATCAAAGCAAGGAATAATAGCATCAATATTGTTCCAAGATCAATTGAGCAGAAGGCATTGGTGGAATACATCAATGAGTCATCAGATAGCATTCCTGTCGTCTCTGTAGGTGGAAATGCAGGTGGTGGAAAGACGATGGTTGCTCTTGCTGCCTCTATCGCTCAAGTAAAAGACGCGCATACGCCTTACAGAAAGGTGCTTGTCTTTAGGAGTCTTCACGAGATGGGTCAGGGTCAGGAGATGGGATTCCTGCCAGGTACTATTGAAGACAAGATGGCACCATGGGCAGGTGCTATTGATGATGCTTTGGAATCCATTGCCACAATTTCCAATGAGTCTAAGAATAAGAGTACATCAAAGGAGAATATTAATAAGGAGAAGGAGAAACTGTATGAGTTCATTGAAGTACAGCCTATCACTTACCTCAGAGGCCGCTCCATCTCCAACGCTATTTTGATTATTGAAGAGGCGCAGAACTTCTCTTCTTCAGAGTTGCTGCACATTCTTTCCAGAGCAGGAAAGGATTCTAAGATCATCCTCACTTTTGATGCGGCTCAGGTAGATAATAAGTACTTAAGGTCTGGTCAGAATGCTGATGTGTGGAAGTTGATCGACCAGCTTAAGGACAAGGGCGTTGCTGCTCACATCACATTGAAGAAGACAGAGAGGTCTAAGATTGCAGAGGTGGCATCTGCTATCTTGGAAAAGTGATGCTCTTCAGATCAAATAACTGAATAATTCAGAAGGCCGTTGACCCTATTGTGATATTGAAAATAGAGTCAGCGGCCTTCTCTTTTTGTGTCTATTTAGAGAAAACTGATACCAGAACCAAAAAGACGAGCAGGAGAATAACCTTGAGCGGGAATGCAAACTACCTGAGTTCTCAGTACACTTCACCAGTTGAGACGAAGAAGATCACATCTGTTTTCAATGCAGCCAGTGCGATTGCTCTGGCCTTAATTGTGCTTGTGATGACCTTTCTTCCTTTAGGTATTTCTTCTCTTACAAATAATAATTCAGGTTCTCCCGATCAGCATTCTGTTTCTGTAGGTCAGGCAGAGGCATCATTGTTCTGTAGCCCAGGACTAGGCGTTGGAATGGGTGATAAAAATGATTGGACTACACCACTAAGTACTTTCCCTAATGGAGAATCAGAGAACAGAGTATTCACTGCACAAGAGGCATTTGCTAACAACGCTTTCTTTGTCAACTTTTATGGTGAGAATGAGAACCCTGGCTGGTTCTTCTTTGCAAGAGATGTGAACCAAGAGGCATGGGGTGAGAACCCACGCATGGAAGACATTCAGAGTTCACGAGGTGGCGCTGGGTGTATTATAAACCCTCTAGGAAGAACTGTTGCTAATCTTGGTCTTGCACTTGCCAATGGATTCTCGTTTGTCTCAGGAGCGGTTATCAGTTGGGCGTTCAACCCTGAATTCATCTGCCAGCCAAATGCCCCAGAAGGCACAGTATGCTTTAACCTTCTTGGATTTATTGGTGGAGATGGAGGAAGTGAAGAAGGTCTGATCGCTTCTCTCACCAAGAGTATTTATTTCCCTCTCCTTGTTTTGATGTCTGTGCTTTCTGGAATGTGGATTATTTGGGAAGGAGGCAAGAGACGAGTAAGGTCAGCACTAGGTGGAGCATTGTGGTCTATTGTCGTGGTTATGCTCGGTATTGGATTCCTCGGTAACCCACAACTTCTTGCACGTGCCCCTATGGAGATCACTAACACCATGGCATCTTGTGTAATTGGCGTCATGGGTGGAGATAACTGTTTGACAGGAGAACGTGGTGTATCTTTGGTGCCTGAGAATGGTACATCATCAAGAGATAACCTGTGTGTTTCCTCATCAAATGGTTCTGGAATTGGATCAGGAAAAACCATGTCCATGACAGTCAATTCCATTAATTGCCAAATTTGGAAGAGTTTTGTTCTTAACCCCATTTCCTACGGATCTTTTGGTACAAGTTTTGAAAGACTTGATGCATATAGTCCTCAGGTTAGACCATTGATTGAGAAAGCAGGATATAGTCCAGAAGATTTCTGTGTCAACATGGGGTCAAGTAGGTCTGCTGACAGCATGAAGAATGGTATTCTCGTTCTAGACAAGTCAGATGTGCAGATTTGTAACTTGATGATCTATCAAGCATTCTTGTCTTCAAAGGCTTCAATGCAACCAGACATTACCATAGATGCTCTCAATAATCCTGAATCAAGAGACGCTGATTGGTATAAGTTGGTCAACGTCATTGCCCAAGATCAAGGAATGTGGTCTTCATGGAATTCCAATAATTCAATGGGATTCACAGAAGACTTGACCATGAGTGGATTGGCTGTCTTCATGTCCATTGTTGGTGGGCTGATCTTGATGGCTATTGGACTCTCTGCCCTCATGTTCTACATACTGTCTTTGATCATGTTGATCTTTGCTCCCTTCTTCTTGCTCTTTGCAGCACATCCAGGTAGAGGAAAGAGGATCTTCTTCGGCTGGCTTGAGAATGTTGTTGGCTACCTGATCAAATATGTCGTATCCGCTTTGTTCTTGGTCATCACTATAGCATTCTATGGTGCAGCACTTGCAGGCATGGACAACATTTTGATGACTATGATTTTCATCATCCTTATCAGCCTTGTTCTGTGGTACTACAGGTCAGAAATAATGGAACTCATTGGTCGTGTCAATATGGGTGGAGAACAGATAGGACGTAAGACCACTGATGCGCTTAAGCAGAGGTTCGGCAACGATGGAGAACGTTGGAAGAGAGTCAGCAGAAGTGCAATGGGCGGTGCTGTGGGATCAGCCTTTGCTGGTGGAAGCCTCAAGGCTGGAGTTGTGGATGGTGCAACCAGAGAACTCAAGAAGGGCAACACCACTCTGGCAGCCACTATGCGTGCTATGGATCGTACAAGCCTTCAGAACAGGAAAGAACTCAAGGCCAAGATGGAGCAGTCTGCAAATGCTGTCAGAAATGCAGAGGCTACACACAATGCAGCAGTCTCTTCTTACAACACTGTAAAGCAGGATGCAGAGGGAAGATCGGAATCTGTACGAGATCATCAGGCAAAGCTTTCTTATCTTGACCAGAACAAGAAGGCCAACGATCAGGCTGCTCAGGACGTACTCTATGACATGCAAGAATCCGAATACAATAAGCATCAACAATTCATTAATGACATCAATAATGATGAATCATTGAGTGATGAAGAGAAGCAGGAGGCCATCTCCCAGTTCGAGCAGACCAGTTCTACCAAGAGCAACCAGCAAATGTATGCTGACCTTGCCGAGTTGAAAGAACTTGAAAATGCTATCCGTGACATGAAGTTGAACATTCAAGTTGCTGAAGCCAACGGCGAAGATACTACTGCGCTTGAGAATCAGTTGCAAGACCTCAAGGATGAGAAGCAAGAACTCATGGGAAGGCATTCTACTGAAGAATGGAACAATGCCAAGGAGAAGTTCGAGATGGAGTTCGAAACCGAACTCTCTATCAGAGACATTGAGCGCTTTGATGCCGATTCCGAATCCGCAATGGTTGAGCATGTTGTGAAACTTGCTGAAGACAAAGAAGCACTTGCAAACATCTCTGATGATGTAACAAGTCGTGGAAATGATCTTGCTATTGCAGCATCTACATTGGCAGCATCAAAGATTGCTCATGATGCTTACTCCAACAAATACTATGATTTGAATGCATCTGATCTGTACACCCACAAGGATGTTGAGAGGACAGAAAATGAAGTCATGAAGAGTCAGGATGTTCAAAGAGTCATTGATGGACAAATGACACCAGAAGAGTTCGCTGAGAAGTGGAACGGTGAAGACTACATGGACACCAACTACTACCAGAGATTCAGAGATTCTGAGAGAGTTATGGACCCTGAAGATGAATACGATGTTCAAGACTTCAAGGACAAATGGGGAAATGATGCTACACCATTGAACACTAATGCTCTCAAGGATAATGCAAATCTCTCTCACATAGAGGATGCTGATCGTTTTAGAAGAACATCTGAAGGTGTGTCTATTGATGAGTTTGACATGGACACCGCTTCAAGAAGAGACTTCAATTGGGAAGACACCATTGATCCTCGCGGTAATGATGATCCAAACGATCTCCCTAACGATGATGATCTAAGAGATCCTAACGGAAACGACGATCCAAACGATCTTCCTGACGATGATAATGTCAACAGTGGTGATAATGAGGGTCCAAGAACACGCGACTATGAGCGCCCACTCGATAGCGATAGGACTACAGGCAGGTTTAATACCGCTGCTGATGATGAGCCTATTGATTACGAGATGCCTACGCCTGAAACCATGCCATATGGTTATGATGACTCTTATAGTGATGATCTGCCTGATGATGACGATGCGCCATTCGTTGATCCTGTTACAAATGAGAATTATACTCAGGAAGAAGTCGAAGAGATGCAGGCTGCAGGCTACCAGTTCTCCACTCCTGATACTGACAAGCCATATACTCGTGAGGACTTGTCAAGATACAGTGATGAAGAGATCGCAGAAATGTATCCTGATCCTGCTGTATCTGAATCTGCAAGAGACTTTGATGCTCCTGCACGAACCGCTGAGGACTTGTCAAGGTACAGTGATGAAGAGATCGCAGAGATGTACCCTGATCCTGCTGTATCTGAATCTGCAAGAGACTTTGATGCTCCTGCACGAACCGCTGAGGACTTGTCAAGGTACAGTGATGAAGAGATTGCAGAGATGTATCCTGATAACAGACCTGAAGTTTCATCTTCAACGGATCTTCCATCTGCAACAACACCTGTTGATACACGAGCAGAGACAGTACCACCTGTTGTTGTTCCTGTTGATCCAGTACAACAGCCACAGGACCAGCATGTTGATGCATCTTTTGACAGTACCTCAAGTCAGGACAGAAATGTGGACAGCGTACCTGAGGTGGAGACTCCTGTTGAAACCGACACAACAACTGCCCGTAACGAAAGACCAGTTCGTGATCAGGGACCAGTTCGTGACGAAGTACCAATGGCTGTTCCAACATCTGAGGACAGAAGAGTTCCTTCAGGAGAGATGCCTGATGTTATCCCTTCAACACCTGTAGAATCAATCGTTGACAGGCCAGATGAGACTCTGACACGAGTGGAATCTGCACCAGTTGAGGGAACACGAGATCCAGTGCAAACAGAGGAAGTTCGCACACCACGCTCATCTGATGAGACAAGTCGTGTAGTGAATGAGAACAATGATCGTGTGGTTCCAAGTGTTGACAACTCTGATGATAGAGCAGTCCCAACTCAAAATGACAATAATGTCTTGAGGGATGCCGAAAATGAGTTGAGAGATGCTGATGTTGCTAACAGAAATGCACAAGAGTACTTGAGGGCTGAGGCTGAAAGACTTGCTAGGGCACAGCAGGCAAATACTGATACTGTAGCAGACAGGGCGGTAGTAGCAGATAGCCTTTCTGAAGGGGCGATAAGAGATCTCCCATCAAGGTCTGACAACATGAATGATGCTGTTGTAGATAGAGAGGGTGTTGCTCCAACTATTCCTGTTAGGGAAGCCCCTGTTGCCTCTGAGAAGCGTCAGAATGAGTTCAGCGCACAATCACGTCAAGATGATGTGAGAGCGCCGCAGATCGATAGCAGTGCTCTTCCAGAGAACATTGTGGTAGATGATGCATCTTCTGTTGCTCCTACTCCATCTGTGGATCGCAATGTGGCAACTCCTGTAAACAACGTTGACACAACACCTGCTGAAAGCAGAAGAAGCAATGTGGATGCAACAGAAGCAAGACCTGTAATTAACGAGACAAGGCAGGTTCCTTCTGAGAAGCCAGCAGTGGTAGAAAACAATGAGTCTGCACCTAGAGTGAATGACAGAATCGACAATGTAGTGATTGATAGAGATGCATCAGCAACTCCTTCAGACACCAGAACTGAGGCACCTAGAGCAGAAAAGGTTGAAACAGTTAAACCACAGCGTGATACACCTGTTGAGCCAAAGGTAGTGACTGTAGAGAAGGAAGTTCCTGCCGTTGTTGAGAGGACAGTTCCTTCAGAGAATAATGCATCGCAGAGGGTAGTTGAGAATGATTCTCAGACACGTCCTTCTGGCGAGGGTTCTTCACAGAGACGTGATGGTGAGGAGACAACGTTGGCTGATAGAGTTGGATCTTTCTTCAGAAGTAAGGATGAATCTTCTACTGCTGGAAATGATAGAAGAAGTGAAAATGTCGATTCTAACAGAGGTGAGAGCGATTCTACGAGACAAAAAGCAAGGTCTATCTCTGATAATGCTAGAAGAATCAGAGAGCAGGCAGAGGCGGCTTTGAGAGAGGCTGACAAGATCGGTTCTGAAGCAGACAGGGTAGAGAGAAATGTGGGAAGTCGAAACGTGGACCCACGAGGAACAATGGCTGATAGGGATACGGATTCTGAGGTAAGAAGATATATGTCTGAAAACAAATCTGAACCTGACAATAAGCCTAAGTTGAGAAGGGTTGCTCCCAAGGTGGACAGAAGAATGAAGGAAGAGCGTGATTCGTGATGGCTTTGAAGGATGATCTAAAATCAAAGGCCGTTGATGCTGTTTCTTCTAATTCAGAAAGAATTCAGAAAACAAGAGATACGATTCGTCGTGCTCGGAAAGTTGCGCAACTTTCAACTTCCACTTTCTCCAACTTGGCTTCTGTTTTAATGAATCCTGCAACATGGGTCGCTGCTCTCGTTGTGGCTCTTTTATTCAGTATTGTCGTTGGCGGAATGGCTGTTTCTCAAACTTTTGGAAGGAATGAGAATGCTGATGGTTGCTTTGGAATCGGTGGTCCCAGAGGCAAAGGAGGCGGAAGTGTAAACGTTCCCGATACAGGAGACATGTGGGGAAATGCTAATGCTATTGCTACATGGCTATTGTCTCATAACTTTGCTGTTCTGGGAAACAAGCCAATGACTTTGAATCAGGCTGCTGGAATCCTTGGAAACTGGGGTCAGGAGTCAATGTATAACCCTTCTGCAGTTCAGCCCGGTCAATCAAGGCCAGATTTAAGCAATGAAGAGATCCTTTCATGGGGAGATGTCGGAGGAAAGGCTATTGGTCTTGCTCAGTGGGATGGTGTTCGTCGTCCACGATTAGTCCAGTTTGCTCAAGAGAGGGGTGTTCAATGGAATGATATGTCAATCCAACTTGAATTCTTTGCTTATGAACTTGAGAATGAGATGTCTGTGATGACTTTTGAATTTGGATTCAATGACATCACCAAGAATGCAGAAGAAATGGTGATTGCATTTGAGAAGGGATTCGAGCGAGCAGGAAAGCCACACTATGAAAGAAGAATCCAGTTCGCCAATGACTTCCTTGCACAGTTCAATGGCGGTTATGCTGGTGGAACATCAGGTGGAAGTTGTACTATGAATTCTGCCAATACTTTAGATACATCTGATGTTGCACAGTTGGCTGCAAGACTGTCATACCCAACATCAGGTCAATCTTATGTTGATCCTAGTGATCTCAGTGGTCAGTCTGTGGCTAAAGCAGAGTATATTCAGGCTAAGAAGCAGGCTATGGATACAGCAGACAGAGATCCTTTGGAAACCCTGTATGCGTCTTGTGACCGATTTGTTGCTACAGTATTAAAACTTACTGTGGATAAGAATGTCCCATGGGGAGCAACAAGTCATCAGACTGAGTACTTTGCTAATTCTCCTAACTGGGAGAGGTACACAAAGAAGTCTGAAGCAAAGCCGGGAGACGTTTGGGTAACACAAACAAGTGGTCACATCATCCTTTATATTGGTGATGTGAACGGAACTGACAGTATTGCCCATGCATCTTATCAGGATAGGGTTGCTGGAATCGATCCATCTAGTTATTTGAATGAAAATTTGGTAGATACAAGTGGTAGAGCATACTACGGTTACAGGTTTGTGGGAGAGAGGTCTGGAAATGGCGAACTGGTTTATTGATGAATCAGGCAAGACAAAAGTGGTGCCCGCTGCCATTTTGAGCATTGTGATCGTCGCTATAGTGATAGGTGTTACTATTTTAGTGACCAATCTGATGGGCGGAGATGAAGAGAACATCAAAGCTGAACTCTCTTCTGATCAAATCAGTGAGGCTAAAACGGAGGCTTCTGAATTCATTCGTGAGGATGGAACTTTTGGTATCAGGTTGGATTCTCTCAGTGATAAAAACGTCTGGGAAGCATCATCTGTAATCAATCATGATGGTGTTGACGTTGATCGATACTATGTTTCGCGTTCAGATGTCTATGAGTCCTTGAGATCAAGGATTTTGAATAATTCTCCTGTGTCTTACAGCACAAATGCTGTTTCTCAGTGGGATAGGCTTGAGGCATCTAAGATGACTGGTTTTAAAATTAACAATGTCTCTTCTGAAGTTGTTTCTGATCCATATTTCCTTTCTCAAGGAGAAGGGAAGAATACTATTGCAGTTGATATCAAGGTGAATTTTGAATCACTTCAGAGAGAGTTTCAAAAAACTGCTGATGATGTGAGTTGGGATGGTAAGTTCAATGTGAATGAGCAGACATATAATGATTCTGCAGTGTTGACAATGACTTCAGCAGGAAATGGATGGAATGTTTATAATGTTAAAGATATTCAGCATCCTTTCCTTTTGGCTACATGGTCGAACCCCAATATCTCTGACATGAGTGAAGGGTATGGAGAATTCATCACTGTAGAGCAATGGCAGAGTTCTGCTAAGAAGTTGGAACCTTCTGATCTTCCTAAGCCAACATCAGTTCCCAGCCCCAATTCCACGTATACAGGTTCGGGTTATCCAGGTATGAAACCTTCAAGTACTCCTTCTAAGTCTGACGCAAAGCCAGAGCCTGCAAATACGAGTTCCCCATCCCCTTCTTCAAGCAAAGGAAGTAATTGACATGAGTAATATTGAGAACAATGAGGAAGAGAACAAGGAAAGAGATCTTTCTATTGATGAGTTCAATTCCATGATGGGAGTAGAGGAAGTTGAAGTCGTAGAGGAAGAGGAATCTGATCCTTATCTGGAAGATGATTTGAGAAGGTTGAACTCAGATGACTTCTTGATTGATGGTGATGATTACTCTGCTATTATTGATCAGTATGATGGCATTATCTCGTGGAGGCTTGAAGGCTATAGGGACCAAGATACAGGCGATATCGTCAGTGCTAAAAAAATGAGGAATGATCCTCCTACATTGATTGTTGAAAACAACAACGGGGATGTTATCAATTTTAAAATCACTCAGGAACTTGCAAGAACACTTTCCTCATCATTGAATGACATATATGAAACAATGTCAGGGAAGAAGAGAGTGAGTCATTCTACTGACAAGGACATCATTGAGTGGTTGTCTAAAAATAAGATCAAAACCGGCTTTCTTCTTGCTTTCATTATCCTTTTGATCTTCATGATAGTCATCTGATATTTCGTTTCAAAGAAGCAATGAAGGATAGATAAAATGTCTCAAACACGAGTTTCCAAGACGGCTGTCGCAAAATTGAATGTCTCTATTATTGTCAAAACAATTACATTCTCTATTGTGTTAGCGTTCTTGCTGTATACAGTGATGTCACTGACACTTCTTAGAGTAATTCCTAACACATCTGGTGTTGGTGCATTAGGTGGTCATGTAGCACCTGTGAGGAATAACATTTTCCCTGGAGGAAATATTACAGCAGGTAATTTTGCAATTGTGAACACTACTCAAGAACAGGGTGAAAGCATTGTTGATCGTGCCCGTCAGTCTTTCATTCCGCAGAAAAACGTGGCAAAGGTGGAGATTCTTTCTGGACCATTTGGGAAGATCTCTGAATCAGGTGATGGTGCTTTCACTGTTGACAATGTTCCTATGGATGGAGTATTGCCCCAGTCAGCAGAAGGAAAGAAACTTCTTGATAATGAGTATGTTGCCAAGTGTGTTGAGGGAGCATGTAACAAGGGAGAATTGATGATTCTTCCTGCAAACAATGTGTATGGTTTACCCTTAGATGAGGAGGTAAAGTGAATGAGGTTTGAAGATCTTGTAGGTGAGAAACAAAAAGAGCCTGAGAAGAGAGTAGTTCAAGACCTGAAGAGGACAGATAAGAAAGTCAAGGGGATTAAGAAGTACCGTTCATCCTCTGTTAAGCCAAGCACTTTTGTCTTGAACGTGATTTTTGTCAGAACCGTTGCTTCTTTGATTGCAATCGGTTTGATTGTATGGTTCGTATGGTGGATGATTTCTCTTTACTCTGGCTGAGATCAAAGTTGACAAAACCACAGTGTAAGGTTATCGTGATGATGAGACATGAGAAAGGAGGGGGATGTGAACAAAGAGAACATACACAGTATGACTGTCTTGGATACTTTGGTTGCAATGAGATCTTCCTCTCAAGACGTTTCTTCTGTTAAACAGTTGACTGATCATCTCGAAACTCTTTCTCGTAATAATGAGACTAAAGTACAGCAACATCTCTATTCTTACTTGAATCAGATCATCATGAATGCGTTAAAGAAGAATAAAGTTGATTCTTTTCTGATTTCCGATATGGAGATCAGAGTGAGGATATATGAGATCGATGGTCACTATCGTTGCGCTTTGGCTTTGGCAATTATTCCTTCTTTAGATTTTCCTGTTGATTCTGATGCTATTTTGAAGAGCATTGTTTTTGCTGTGAAGAAGTTGGGATTGCAGTATTTTGTCAACGATATCTGTATTAATGATAAACAGGCGATACTACGAGGTGATCTGGATGAGTACTGATCCCATTGAGGAGTTCTCGAAGAATTCTCTGCCCCCTAAGTTGACAGAGGTAAATAGAAATGCTATTGATAAGATCAACTATCATTTGAAAGAGCATGGGGTTCTATCTCGGGAATCAAGAATCGAGTTCGAGGATGATGATGATTGCACTATTGAGGAACTCATTAATGATGCAATGAACGATGCTGTTCATTTTAGCAATGATCTTCATTCTTATAACTCCATTAAAATAGAAAAAGAAGAGATGGAAGAGGGAATAGATTACTTCGATGAGGAGTTTTAACATGTAGTTGACAGAGAACTCTGTTAGCGATACAATGTAAGTTCAGTAAAAGCGGAAACACGCGAGTTAGGTATAGGAGTAGTGGTCTGAGATATGTCTACTGTAAAGTATGAGTCTATCAGTAAGTTGGATAAGGAAGAGCAGCTTCGTTTAGGGGAGATTGTTCAGAAGAACTTACCTTTCTATGAGAAGTCTATTGATCCCAATCTGAGTAGTGAAGAGAAAGCAGAACTGCGTAAGAAGTACTACCATGAGATCAAAGCGTACAATGATGCAACAGAGACTCTCATTAAGGCTAATGTTGGTTTAGTTACGTCTCAGGTTAAGGCTTTTGCAAGCAAAATTCCATCCTCAACCAGTTATGACGAGGATGACATGATTCAGTGTGGTATGAATGGACTCTTTACTGCTATTCGAAAGTATGACCCATCTAGAGGAAATAATCTCTCCACAGTTGCAACATGGTGGATCTATCAGGAGATCACTAGAACCTATAACAAGGAAGCAAAGTTGATCAGGCTTCCAGAGAACAGAGTTGCTGACAACTCTTACCTGCAGAGTCTTCATAGGGATTTCCCCGAATTGTCCACTGCAGAGATCGAAAGAATGGCTTTTGAAGAGAGAAATCTGACCAGAGAAGACATTACTGTGATTTCCAATGCATCTTCTTCCACTATCTCACTGAATGGTTTCTCTGCTGATGGTGATGAGGAGAAAGATATTACTGATCTCATCTCTTATAAGTATGCGGATGATAATGCTATGGAGGCTGCTGAGCGAGCAGACGTGAACTCCAAGATCAGGGATTGCTTCCTTTCATTGACTGAAAAAGAGCAGGATTGTATTCGTGCTCTCTTCGGTTTAGGAGATGGAAAGAAGAAGGGCGTTGTTACCTTAAAGAAGGTTAGAGCAAAGAGTAAGTATAAATTTAACACGCCGGAGGAAGTTGAAGAGTTTGGGAAGAAGTCTCTTGTTAAACTTAAAGTGGCACTTGAAAAAAACGGCATTACAAAGAGTGATGTCTTGTGAGATGAAATTTTGGTGATTGCTTATGAGTCCAGACAGCAAAAGGATTGATGCTTTCTTTGTATGTATTAAAGTTCCGCAAGAGGAAACACAGTCTTCTGCCGATGCTGTAATTTCCAAGTCATTATCCCGATTGTTCTCCCAGCGTTGGGACAGGGTGACAGAGAGTTCAGGATTCGGTGGAGAAATTGTCTATCAGATAGATACTCCTGGCAGAATGTCTGAGAAGAACTTGAATGATTTCTTCGTTAAGATGGACATCTTCTTAGAAACGCATAAAGAGAAATTTCTTCCACGTTTTGTTCAGAAAGAGGGTATTGACTCATGAGTAACAATAAACCATTGTTCACTAAAGAAACCTTTAAACTTCAACCGATAGAATTCAGGATAGGCGCTATCTTTTCTGATGGTATGTGGTATACCAAGGAGAAAATCGAAAAGTATACAAAGGCATCCTATGATGAAATCACAGAATGGATTGATCAGGCTGTAAAAGATGGTGTAGTAATCCCAGCATCTGATGGCTCAAAATCATATCGTATGTCTTATGATTCATTGGTCAAATGGATGAAGGAAAACCGTATAGAGATGGGTTCTCAGATTATCAGTGACATCTTCCCTTCACGTGTTTGGGATAAGAAAACTGAAACAGAAGGATTCATTGATGCTCCGCTAAGAGAACTTGGCGTGGTTTCCTTCCAAGCATCCCCTGAAGCGTTGAAAGTGATTCAGGAAAGATTAAAAGGTATAGCAAAGATTAGAAGCCAAGAGATTCCTGGCAAGTACAAGGCATTCTGTTTGAGTTCTACATACATTGCTCCTATCATCAAGTCCACACTTGCTGAATTAGGAGAAGGTAAGGCTAAGACATATGCAAGAGCGATCACCATGAGAAGAGAACTGGTTGATTTCTCTACTGCATTCTCCCATGGGATCATTGATTTCTATTCTAAGTTCGGGAAGACGTTAGTCAGAAAAGAAATGGACACTATCAAGATCTTCCTTCCTGAACCAGAGGATCAAGATTCACAGATCATGACGTGGGTTATTGATGCTATTGAAAAGTTCAATCAAGACGCTCCCGTACCATTCTCAGGATACTTGCATTCAGTGCTGTCAAAAAGGCCCTATGATTTGCCTGTGATTTATCTTGGTAAAGAACTTGCTGAGTTCCAAAAAAACAGGTCAAGAAAAATCAAAGAGATGAGGAAGCAGCAAGGCAAGCCTGATGACCACGTGTTTTCCAATGAGGAAGTTGCAAGAGCAATGGGACTTCCTATCATTGAGTTCAAGGATTTGGAAGAGCAACACAAGATGTGGGTTGAGACTAGGAAGAACACCCCATTGACATGGGATGAAAGTTCCGAAGAAAAAATGGTGGAGTCTTCTATCTATGGAGGTCCAGTCTTTAGCCATGAATCAGATGACATCCTTGCTTCAAATATTTCCCATGCTATCATCAAGACAGCGTTGATGACAAGTCGATATGATGAAGCAATCAAAATGATCAAACAAATGGGCACCAGTGATATTGATATGAATTCTATCAGGACTATTTCCCCCGAGTTTATTGAGTCACTGGGAAGGCACATGGGAGTTGATGATCAATGACCTCAAGAAGCAGAGAAGATATGGATTTTATTGAAGAGTCCAGAAGAAGGGCTAAACTCGCATCCGGTGAAGTCACATCAGAAGATGAGGTACTTTATTCTACTGCTGAAGAATACAATAGAATCCCATGGTGGAAGAGATACATTACATGGTCTGCTTTCTTTTTCATCTGCGCTCTAGTGTCATCTGGTGCCACTCTTGCTCTCTTCATGGCTTTGGAAAAGGTCTATAGTGTTGATACTATCAAGTACATTCTTGAAAGTGGAGGATTGGTTTACGCTAAAGAGACCAAGGATTATTTCCTTCTCTCCATTTATGATTACAAGTGGGCGATTATTCTTGGTCTCTTTGCTCTGTTCCTCATGCTTTCCATACTCATGCTGCTTCTTGAATTGAGAAGGATTAAAAAGATAGATGATAAAAATATGCTCCTTCAAGAATCCGATAGCGTAGAAGATTCAAAAAGTGATTCTTTGAGTGATGAGGAAGAGCAGTATATGGATTCTTTCAACACAGTAGACGAAGTTGAAAATGAGTTTCCTGCAGAAGACACTGATATCGAAAAGTTTTTAAATGATCAGAAGAATAGGAACGGTCAGTGAGTAACAGGACAACAAAGCAAAAACAGGACTTGAAGATAAAGATTCTAATCGGTATTTTAATTGCATTCCTCATCATCACGATTGGCTTGATTTTCCTTGTCATCAATGGTGTCAATAAAGACAGTGTAGTGAAAGACAATAGCGAGAGCAGTCCTGCCAGTAGTAGTCAACAGGTGGATCAGATAAGCAGAACACTGTCGGGAAAGACTGTTGAAGAAGACAAGAAAGATGCTGTAGAGTCCATAAGAAGAATCATTGAAGAGGCTGCTAAAAACCCTTCAAACAAGCCAGATTTGATGTCTCAAGTTGATGCTATCGAAAAAGAAGAAGATGGCGTTGTGACAGATGATCTCAAGTCAATGATCAGAACTGATGGATTTGATCCTATTACTAAGAATATAAGAACTGTCAATACATTGCAGTCTTTGGTTGTTGTTGCTGATGCAGTCAAGGACGAAAAGGGTAAGGTCAATCTTGTCCAAGATGATGCTTGGAATCAGGCTTTCGTGGATCAGGAAGCAGGGTATGCTCTTGTTCCATTGACAGTATTCCATTCAACAGGAGCATTTGATTTCCATATGGTTTACGTTGAGGGCAAATGGGAGTTCGCTCCCAAAACATTCATTGATGATGTTGCCAGATTCTCCCAGCAAGCATCTGAATCCCAATCTGAATCCTCCCCATCTTCGTAAGTCGAGGATTAAATAAGGGTTGGCAACTGTTGCCCCAGATAGTATTCTAAAGTAATTTTGCTATACTATAAGATAAAGACATCAGAACAAAAGAAGGGGGAGAGAATGAGCACCATTGTTTTACAATATGCCCTCAACCCCACCACAGAACAAGAAGAAAAACTCAAATCCCACAGCGGAGCAGTAAGATTTGCATACAACTGGCTTCTCAATGAAATACTTGACAACTGGGCAAAAGTCAAAAACAGTGAAACTAATGAGTACCTCAACACCTCATCCTACGCACTGAGAAATCACTTGAACGCCCACAAAGAAGAAGTAGCACCATGGTGGAAAGAAAACAGCAAGGAAGCCTTCGCCACAGGAGCCAATAATCTCTCCCTTGCGCTGAAAGGCTACTACAATAAACGCACTGGACTCCCCAAATTCAAGAAGCGAGATCTGAATCACTCTGAAGGTGTGACTTTCACAACCGGAACCAGACGTTTAGAGCAAGGGGATAAACACATCACCCTGCCACGTTTAGAAACCATCAAACTCCACGAGAAAGCCACTAAAGCGCGATGGTTACTCAACCACGGAGCAAAACTCACTCTCGCCAGTGTTAAATATTCGAGAACCCGATGGTTCGTCACTCTTACTTTCAGAGTAAATGAGGATTTAGAGCAGCAATACCACTTGAAGCGCACTAAGAAAGACAAAAAGAGATCCGCCATTGGTGTCGATCTCGGTGTGAAGAATCTTGCTGTGTTCTCGGACGGAACTGTGATCGAGAATCCGAGAATATACGAGAAATACTTGAAAAAACTCCGCCGTTTGAACAAGAGGCTGTCACGTCGTCAAGGTTTGGACAAGAAAACGGGGCAGATGCCTTCACGCCGGTACGAGAGGGCGAAAGCAGATGTGGCAAAAATGCATGCTAAAATCGCCAATATTGAGGAGGATAATCTTCACAAGTTAAGCAAGAGGCTGGTGGATGATTACTCATTAATTGGCTTGGAGGACTTGAACGTGGCGGGTATGGTGAAGAATCATCGTTTGTCTCGTCGTATTGCTCATGCTCAGTTTGGCAAGTTGCGTCAATTGGTGGCGTATAAGTCTGCATGGTATGGGTCGAAAACTGTCCTGATTGACAGGTTTTACCCGAGCACTCAAGTGTGTTCTCAATGTGGTGCAAGATCGAAAGTCAAGATCTTGTTGCATGTGAGAGTATTTGAGTGTGATAATTGTGGTGTTAGGATCGATAGGGATCTGAATGCTGCGATTAATATTGAGAAACAAGCCGTCGCCCAGAGTTGCGGGGAGACGTTAAACGGTCGTGGAGACGGAAGCGCTGGCTTGGTTTCACCAAGTGAAACTCCTGTCTGTGAAGCGATTAGTGAGAGCAGGATTCTCACAATCGCGTAAGCGATAATCTATTTACTACTATTTAGATTAACGGTTGATCATGGACTCGATCAACCCTTATTTTTGTTAAGATAGTGGTATCGAAAAGAGTATCCTATTAATATAAAGAGGGGCATTATGTCATTAACCTTGGCTAGAGTAGAGTTGAATAATTTCAGATTGCATAAGAATGTGGTTTTTGAACCTAAACAGACAGGTTTAGTCACTATCACAGGTCCTAATGGGTCTGGAAAGTCTTCTATTGTCAATGCTGTGGAATGGGCCTTATACGGCACAAAGCATAAGGGCATCTCTAAGAACTCTGATCTGATTCGAGAAGGTGTTGATCCGAAGAAAACAGAGGTCTTTGTCAAGGTAGATTTCATTTCAGGAGACACTGTTTACAGAGTGATCAGGACAATCAAAAGTGCCTCTCTGACAGAAGCAGAAATTTATCGTTCCCCCTCATTGGAGGATTATAAGAATGATAAATCCGAAGGAAAAATGGAGATTGAGGATCGTGATCCCTTTGCTGCTGGTGTCTCCGATGTATCCAGAGAAGTCAAGAGAATCCTTGGCATGGACGAGAAGGGTTTTCTTACTGCCGTTAAGGTAGCCCAAAAGGAAGTTGACGGAATTATTCTCAGCGGTAAGGCTGAGCGAGGAAAGGTCATTGAGGATCTTACGGGTATTTCATCGTTGACTATTGCTTTAAAGAAGGCTAGAGAAGAGCATCGTGATCTGAAGAAAACAAGTGAATTCTTCACGGCCAGCAGGGATGACTTGAATGCGCTGCAGGCAGAGGTAGATGCACTGATTCCAAAGGTAGGAGATAAGAGAGAAGCACTTGTATCTGTCAGGGATGATGCTAAAGAGAAGAAGGAATCCTTTGATCAATTAAAGGAAGAAGTTCGTCAGCAACAGGAGATTGTTGATCAGAATAAGATGAATTCCGAGAAGATCATCGAGATCAAGGGAAGAATTAAAGCTGGTGAAGTCACTGTTTCTGATCTTCTCCAAGAGAGACAGGATAAGAAGAAAGAACTCACTGTCTTTGGTCATTCACCTATGACTTTGGATGCGGCAGAGAAAGCCATGTCTTCACTGAACGCAGAGATGTCTTCATTGTCATCAGCAAGGATCAATCTTGAGTCTAGGGTTTCTTCTATTGAGAGTAAGAAGAAATCTTTAGATGAATCTATTGCAAAAAAGGGCTATGAGAAGATAGAAGATCTCATAGGTGAGATGAGAACTCTCAAGGCAGACTCCGAATCATTGCAAAATGAAATCAATGATCTTCAGGATCAGTCTTCTTCAGTTGTCTCAGAAGGAAAGAAGATCAATGTTGCTATTGATGCTTTGACGCAAGATGATGGAACTTGCCCCACATGCTTGCAGAGAGTTGCTGATCCTTCAGAAGCAGTTGAGTTGCTTCAAGGGCAGGTGGCTTCTTTGAGGAAGAAAAACAAGGAGATCAAGTCCTCTATTGAAGAGAAGAAGGCGCTTCTTGCAGAGAAGAAAACTAATTTTGATGAGTTGAATCAGATCAGAGTGTCATGGAAGTCCATTGCAGAGGACATTGAAACCATTGAGTCCATGAAGAAGGAGATCATGGATTACGAGTTCAAGGAAAAGATTGTTTCGAACAAGATCAAGAGCGCGGAATCTGATCTTGCTGATGCAAGGGATTTGAAGTCGAAGAAGGATGAGTATGACAGAATTATTGCTCGCTACAATAAGGCTGATGAGGTACTGTCTGGTTTGAAAACACAGCTGTCCTCTTTGGAAGAGTCAATAGGTGAAAATAAGCCATTGAGTGAGGCCAAAATGGCTTCTTTGAGAAAGAAGATGGATGCTGCATCTGATGCGTACATCAAGGTCGCTGAGAAGTATTCATCTGACAAGGCTGATTACAAAGAGATTGAGGAAAGTCTGAAGTACAAGCAGAAAGAACTTGATGCTATGAAGGAAAGCGTTGAGAAGTACGAGAAGTCTTTGCTTGCTGTGGAGAGGTCTGTGTCAGCATTGAAGGTTGTTGAAGAGTATCGTGAAGATAGAATCTCTGAATCAATTCCTTTGATTGAAGCACATGCGTCTGAAATGATGAACCGTTTTACTTCTGGAAAGTTCACTCAGATTCTGATGGATCATAACTTCAATGTATCCATTGTCAGAGCAAATGGTGTAAAGGTTCCTATTGGTACGTTGTCAGGTGGAGAAATGTCAGCAGCAGCCATTGCTATCAGGTTGGCTATTGCTATTGTTTTGGACACAAGTCTTCTCATTCTTGATGAAGCATTGGTTTCACAGGATTTGGAGAGATCTGAGAGGATTCTTTCTGTAGTCAAGGATTATTTCCATGGTCAGATCATCTTGATTGCGCATAGCAGTGTTATCCATGAGGTTTCTGATCAGAACTTTGAACTGAACAGGGATGATTGATCTCTGACTTCATTGTGCGCCTTCTCGTATTGGTCGAGAAGGCGCTTTTCTTTTCTTCAGCAGTCAGGATTCTGGGTTGCTAATATGCTTTTGATATGCTGAAAACACCTTTGGATTCATGATATTGAAAATAGTTATAAGGCACCAATATAGGAGTTATCGTGAGTCTTTCTTTTGAATCAAATACTATCTCAAAATACAAGATTGTGGAGAATGATGCATGGAATGATTGCTTCAATCTTCTTCTTGATCCTTCTGTCTCTGAAATCGAAGCCAATGGCCCTGATAAGTTTTTTATGAAGAAGAATGGTAGAAGGATTCATATTTCTCATATTAATATGACAGAAAAACAGTACAATGAAGCCCTTGAAGAGACTATGAAAAATAAAAAGGTCATGAGGGCATATGGTGAATTCTCGTGGGATGTATCACTGTTCGAAGGCATCCTTATGTATAATGTTCCCGATGCCAAGACAAGAGTCAGGGCAAGATGCCACGTCGTATTGCCCCCTGCTGCAACATATGCTCCTCAGGTGACCATTGCTAAGAAGAGTATCTCATTGAGCACATTGGATTCCATTGCAGGGCAAGGGTCCATGTCAACAGAGATGAAGAACTTCTTAGAGTGTGCTGTAGCATCTGATCTCACTGTGGTGTTTAGTGGTGGTACAGGTGCAGGAAAGACCACGATGATGGAAGCAGTGACGAAAATTATTGATCCAGAGTATAGAATCGGTATTGCTGAGGACTTGCCAGAACTTGAGTTGATCCAACCAAACGTTTCTTACCTTCAGTCGGTGCCTTATTCACCTGGTATGGATGTCAACAATGTGGTTACTCTTGAATGGGTTATCCAGCAGTTCCAGAGAATGAGAACAGACAAACTTCTCGTTGGTGAGATTAGAGGTAAAGAGTTCTCATCATTCCTGATTGCCGCTAACTCTGGTATGGATGGATCTATGACCACAATGCACGCTGACAACCCAAGAGCATGCTTAACAAAGATGTCAGAGTTCACATCTGCGGGCAGGCCAGGATCAAACATTAGAATGGTTAACCAATCCATTGGTGCATCTGTTGACATTATTGTTCAGTTGGTCAAGCATAAAGACAAGCACAGGGTCAGCCACATTGAAGAAGTCTTAAGAGGTGTTGGTCAGGGAGAGGACGCAAAGATGACTTCCTCCACGCTTTACCAGTGGGATGAAGAAAAGGATGTCTTCTTAAAGAAGAGTCAGTTCAGTGATGAACTCCGTGAGAAGTTGCAGAAGAAATCTGCTGACATTCAACAGTTCTTGGACAGCGCGCCGAATGTTCCACAACCTGCACATATGTCAAGGCCCACTCACTATGACCCAGCATCAGCGCACAAGACATCAACACCTTTGAGTAACATTGGTAGCAATCCATTTAAAACAGGTGGTAGCGGAAGGACAATATGAGAAGATCAGATAGGATCACCGTAGAGGATTTAAGACACTATGTTCCCATCTTCCAGCAAGCAGATCATGCTATGGATTTATTGTTAGAAGAAGACCTTGATCCTCATGAGAGGAACAGGTTGGAATCAGTGGCTCGTATGAGGTCAATTGCTATCTCTAGGATCAGCGACTTGTGCGCGCCATTGATTGTAAAAGAAGTGGCTTCAATTATTAAATCTTCTAGAATCCCCATTTCTCAAGATCCCACTATCTTCGATACTGTGTACCAAGCTGGAATCGGTGGAATGATCAGGGGTTTGAGAAAGTTTGATGTAGACAAGATCAATGTCTCTTCTACTAATTATCTTCTTCAGTGGATCACTACTTATAGCAAGAAGGAGATGCTTTCTTTGGAAACACCTGAAGGCATTGCTCCTAGTAGGTATCAGAAGATGAAGAAGATTGCTGCTGTAAGATCGAAACTTTCTTCGGAGCGTGGAAGAGAAGTCTCCAATGAAGAAGTGCTTGAGTATTTCCATTCTGGTTCTGCTGACATTGAAAACAAGAATGGACGCGTGGGTTCTTCAGATGTTGCTTATGAATCCAATAAGAAGATGACTATTGATCTCATTGAAGAGCAAGAAGCATTGTATAAAGGCGACATGGGCGTAGTGTCCATTGATACTCAGGATACTGTCTCTACAGGTTCTTTCTCTGATCATGACAGCGAGATTTTAGGGGAGAGTCTTTTTGGCCGTTTTCTTGAGACAGGAGATTTCACAGATCAGGCTAAAGCCGTTCTTCTTTCTGAGATGAATGTGCCTTCTATGGGTGATTATCTTTTAAATGTGGTGTCAACAATGACGCCTTCTGAGTACAGATCTTTGGCTACGGTATGGAAGAAATACCTTCGTGATCCACATTCTCTCTTCTTCTCCTTCCTTAAGGATCTTGAGAAAGATCCTCATGAGGAGTTCCATGTGGGAGCGTTGATATCAAGGATAGAACAAGAAAGCGAGACGAGGAATACGAATTATTCCAAACTCTTTAATAAAGGAGCGAAATAATGAATGCTATACCTACGAGTCTGATTGTGCAGTGGGGGATGTATGCGTTATGTGCAATCATCATCATTGTTGCCATAGTAGTCATTGTACTCACTGTGAAGAGGAGGTATGATGACCTTCACGATGTCCTTCCTGATGAGGATGGAGTAGTAGAAAAGCCTCAGAAAAAGGTCGTTATTGAGGAAGAAGATGAAGAATCTGTCTTCTTCTTGGAAGATGACGAGATTAATACCATCAAATGATATCAATGCTATGATAATTGTAGGCAAAATGGCAAAGTTTTGATATTATGTAGTGTCATGTGAGTGATTCTCATGATGAATTGATACACTGAATGTGATTCAGGAAGTTCCTGATGAACTAAAAAGACAAAGGAGAAGCTTATGGCTGAGACTTACACAAAGGCAGATCTTGTTGCTGATGTTGCAACAAAGAAGGACATCTCCAAGGCTGAGGCAGCACGCATTGTTGACCTCGTAATTGACTTGATCAAGAACGAGTTGGGCGATGGCAACGACGTGAAGATTAGCGGGTTGTTCACTGCTAAGGTCTCCACCAGCGAGGCACGTAAGGGTGTTCACCCACGTACCCGCGAGGAGATTGATATTCCTGCCAAGAAGCGAGTCAAGTTCACACCTGCTGCTGTTATCAAGCGCACAGTTGCTGGCGAGTGATCTGAGAATAACTCAACAACAATTTAATATGTAAAGAGGGAGGAATTATTTCCTCCCTCTTTTGTTATATTATGGGAGGAAATAGAAGATATAAATATTTTTTGTTTTCCTGATAAGCGTAAACAGACAGGGGCGATATGAGACTGAACAATAAAGCATTCATCAACATTACACTTCCAGAGCATTATGTCGATGATCTCAAACTTGCTGCATACGAAGAAATGAGAACTGCGTCAACAAAATATAAACTCAATTTGACTTCTGAGGAAAAAGACAACATTTTCTATCATTCATTCAAACAATTGGAATTCAAAGTTAAAGAAATTGCAAGAACTGACTGGGAAATAGGCCAAAAGAAAGTGTCTATCAGAGTTGATCATTACGAAGACATAGAAATAGACATTCCAGAAGATCTCGGTTCTCATATGAACAAAAGCGTTCTACGAGAGAGCAAGAAATGGTCCTTTGACTATGAGAACAACAAGGGATCAATCCCATTGAATGAATTGCAATCAGAGATTATGACTATGCTAGATAAGTTCTTGAGAACAGCAATCATGTATGGAGTAGGATCATATGCCTGAGCCAAGGAAAGCAACAGGAAACACAAGAGAACTTGCAAGAAAAGTCTCAACTCATGTTGGAATCAGGCCGGATATTGTCCATGATGTGATCGATGGGACCATTGATATCATTGTTGATGAAATCATGAATAATGGAGAATTAAAGATACCAGGATTCATTGAGATCACGAGTTATGAGCATAATAAGTCAACATATGGGAAGTCCAAAAGGCTGAAAACAAGTTTGAGTTGGAAGATCAGACAACTGTGGAAACTCATGAACAATGGAAAGATTGATAAGCCAACAAAGGACACGTGGAGACAATTAGCATTAGATCATGTTATTCCTAATACGAAGCAAAAATGATCAATAAAAGAGCACACCCATCTATGATATTCAACAATATGATTAGGATAACACAGAAAAGAGAGAAGAAATGACGGCAAAACTCACATATAATTCTCTTCCACCAGAGATCAAAGCGATAGCCAACGAGTCCTTGGGTGCAGGTGTGCTCAAGTCAATGTTTGGCAGCTATGCTCATACATACCATATGGTCATTAAGATTTCCAACGGGGAATTTGTGGGTTTTGGACTTTACCATTTTAAAAATGTAAGGATTCCTGGAAAAGGAACCAAAACAGTAGGAGTCATTGACTGTGTTTGCGTATCGACACCTTACAGAAAAGATGGATTTGGGACTCTGATCACTTTCAGTGTGCTAAGGAAGATTGCAAGTTATGGTGCAAGCAGAGTAGAACTTATTCTTAAGACACCAAGAGTTGAGGACAGGGATGGTGAACCAGGCGTACCCTTAATCGGGAACCAACAAGTGCTACAAACGCTTGGTTTCAGAAGAGTGAAAATTCAAGATGGATACTTTGCTGAGAATTCAAAGAGATGGGGATATGAATGTCGCTTCTGTGGCAACTGGCCTGATACATGCAAGGGGATCACTTACGTCATTGACGATGATTCATCTGAATGATCATAAAACATCATCCCATTAGAAAATTGATATAAATAATGGGTGCTACAGGAGATTAATATATCTATGTCTAAGAACAAGGGATCAGTATATCTTGAAAAATCTGTGATAGAAAAAACTTCTATCATCAGACCTTTCTTTTTTATGCTCTTTTCCCTTTTAGCGGTTATCTCCTTCGCTTTTGTAGGATTGTCATCCAGTATGCAAGCCACTACAGCATCCGCACAAAGTTCTGAATCAGACAAACAAGAAAGAGAACTACAAAACAAAGTCAGAGAGGCTTTCAACAATTATTTCAAGGAATTCAAAGACCCTGACCAAGAAGGCGAAAAGCCAATATTTGATTATGTAGACCCGACTCAGGAAAGAAACACTATTGGTGGTGCCTTGGCTAGAGTTGCAGGTGCAGGAAAGTACCTAAACCAAGCTCCCCTAGCATATACCAGTAAAGACACTCCCACAACAGTCAATAAAAACTTCATGTGTAATGTTGACGACAAGTGGGCAGGAACGCCTCTCTATCACAACTGTGACATCCCTAACGTTCCTACAGAGATGCTTCAAGATCTTATCTCCTTCATTGGATTCACAGGCCCCAAGGGTGCAAACGTGACCTCTTCTAAAATTGACACTCCTGCATTCGGAATGCCTAGTGCAATTACTAAGGCTATGGAACCCTCTTCAGATCCAAGCAAAAGATACTACAAGTACTCTGGTCTTGAACTCTTCGGATACAACCTAAGATACACCAACTACTACGGTGAATGGGACCAGATTAGAGTTGCTACATCAGCAAGAATGCTTTCTAACTTCGGTATGATGGACATGATTGGTATGTCAGGAAAAGCAGCATTTTCCGGCGTACATAAAGGTTTAGGAATAGCCGGTGAAGAATTCATCAGTGGAATGAAAAAGGGCGACATCATTGGCGCTATCGGCGGTCTCTACTCTGGATTTGTCATTGGATCTGTCACAGATTCTGTGAATACTGTTCTGGACACATCAGATTATAATGTTGTCGCAAACTACGCATGGTTTAGGGACAATTATGGTTCCACGCTCTATAACGCCAGAGAACTCTCCAATGAAGAAATCTCCCGTGAGGCTGTAAAACAACTTGTTGCTATGGTCATGGGTACAACTCCAGAAGAGGCAAAAGTTCCCGCTGATCTTCTGTCCATCTCCAGTCCACCACAGGGTCCAAAAGAAGGCATCTCTTACTGTGAATATGCTGATCGTAATGGGAAAGTAGTCAAGGTCAAACCCTCTAGAGCACCTGGCATCAGTGAGGAAGCATGTGCGTCCAGAGCAAAAGATGCTCAAGGTGCTGTTGACGTTGACGATGCAAAGTATACATGGTCAGAAGATGGAACCCAAAAAGCAGAGTCATTGAAAGAATGGGTTGCTAGAGACAAGGCGTTCTCCATCGGTGAGAAGTATAACATGGCATGTAAGCCTAATCTGGACGTAAAAGACGAAGAGGCTGTGGCTGCAGAAGTTGCCAAGGTTGTCAATTGCTGGTCAGAGGAATGGAACAAGGCCAGAGATGAAGCGCTGATTAAGTCTGAAAAAGAAGTCACTAAAGAGTGGACTAAAGATGCTATCAGTAGCCAAAAGTTCCTTAAATGGATTCAAGAAGATCCCGCTAGAAACTTTAATGCTCCATGGAACAGGTTTGTTTGCCTTGATTCCTCAGGAAAAGACCTCAGGATAAATGGTCACAATGTTAAGGTATTTAACCCAGACGGGTCTTTGAATGACCAGTGTGGGGGAGGTGCTCCACGTCCTCCTATTCAAAATGGCTTCTTCGGAAACGGATATGTTGATGGGCAGTCAAAGCCTGACGTAGATACAAGAAACACATTGTCACAAAAGAGTATGTTTGAGGTTATTTTCCCTATCGACCTCATTTTCAGCAGTATTGCCAAATCTGGTCTCGACATTGCTATTTTCTTCAACAGAATTGCCAACACTGTCATCAATCTTTCCTTCATGCCTATTGGAGAAGAGTTGGGAATCAATAAGATTGTTGTCAGCCTAATGGAATCATATAGAGATGGCATCTTCTTCCCTATCAGCGTCATCATAGGTGCAGCAGTCGGCGTGATCATGATTTTCCAAGTTATTATCAAGAGAAACTTCAGAGAGCAGTTCCTCAACGCTTTGCTTGCTATGCTCACTATGATTGCAGGAGTTGCGCTGTTAACTAGGCCAGCAGAAACCATCAAAGCAGTAGAGACCATTCCTACCAACTTTGAGTCATGGGTTATGGGAACTATCTTTAATTTTGGAAAATCACAGGATGTCTTGTGTTCTGTCACAGGTGAATCCATGTCTGATAGCACTGTTGGATTTGATGGAGAAGCAACAGGAAACAGTGTTCAGGGTAACGTGAGATTCTTGATGTGTGAAAGTTGGAGAGCATTCTCATTCACACCATGGGTTGTAGGCCAGTGGGGAACTTCCTACGACGAACTTTATGCCAATGGAACTGAAGGCGTCAAGGGAACCATGCAGAATTCCAATGAGCAACTTGTAGGATCTGCTCCTGTAGAAATGGGCGGCGGAAAAACTGTGAACAACTGGGCTTTGTACCATTTGAGCACAATAACCAGCGGAACTGCCTATGAGAAGGATCTGACAGAACCCAATGGTTCTATTGATCCCGATTTCTACAGAATTGTTGACATGCAGGCAGGTCCAAACAACGGTGCTGGAACAGATGGACGATACTTCAGCGCATGGACAGGTCAAGACTATGGCAGCAGGATAACAAGTGGTCTCTCTGGTGCTGTGACATCTGTAGTGTCATCTGTGGTGATCATTTCCTATTCTGTAGTCAAGATACAGATTTCTATCATCACAACAATAATGCTGATCATGCTTCCTTTTGTTCTGCTTGTTGGAATCCTCCCCGGACCAGGTAGAAGGATGCTTAGAGGCTATGCTGCAACCATTCTGGGCTTGATGATTCAGCGTGTTGTTTTGGTTGTTCTCATGTCTCTTATGTTCAAAGTTTTGATTGGGTTCGCCAACTTCGGCGGTAGCCCGCTGATTTCTCTTGTCCTTGTATGTATTGGAGCAGTAATCTTCTATTCACTCAAGAAGGAAGCATTAGAAGGGGCGTTTAACATCACCAATGGCATAGGAAGGCATGTGGCTGCCGGAATTGCAAATGAGCCTATCAAGTCTACAATTAATGTTCTTGGTCAAAACAGGTTCATCTCTAATCGTGCAGAGCACACTAAGGCTGCGGCCAAGGGCGTGGTTTCAGGTGGAATTGGTTCTTACATGTCTGGAAGCAGAGACCTCAAGGGCGCTCTTGCAGGGGCAAAGGCTGGCTACGATTACGAGACAGGAAAGGTTCACAAGAACCAGAGGAGGCGTGGATTCTCTGCACTTGAGTCCTTCGGAACTGCATATTCTTCTACAAGTAATAAGATTAGAAACGATCTTGAAAACGAGATGAGAGAGAATGGCGCAGTAGATGAACTTTACGGAACAAAGAAAGACTTCGAGGAGCAGAAGGGTGATGAGAATAAGAGAAATTCAACTATGAGTATGTACGACTATGGAAAGAATCTCTCTGCATACAATGACCTCTCTACCAAGGAGAGAGTTGATGAAAATGGCAAGAAGTTCAAAGTCAACCCAGCTAATGAGGATGACATTGACTTTACACGAGGACTTGCTGGAATTCCAGAGAGTTCAAGGATTTACAAGCCATCTAACCCTAAGATTGACATCAACTCTGCTTCTGAAGCAAGGGCTGCTAGAAAGTACATGGATGCTAGGGCTAAAAAGAGGGATGAGGAAATAGATAAGATTGCAGAAGATGACTCTTACTCAACAGATTTCTCATCAGTTTCTGAAGCAAGGGCTGCCTATAACAAAGCCAACGCAGATCAAGGTGATCAGCAGCAGGATGATACATCTACATCCGGTGAACAGATGAACAATCAACATCAGCCAGAGCAGGATGAAACAACATCCCCTGTTTCAACACCAGACGTAGAGATTACTGGAAAGGTGAAGGTGCGTCGTCTAAGGATCATCAAGAAGAGAAGGACATCTACAGAAAAGATGGAAGACGCAATTAAGAAGTTCAGGGCAAGTCAGGACTTCAATTACGCATTGTCTGATCTTATCTTGGGGGAGAAAGAGAAAGAGATCAGAATCCTTCAAGAAGCAAAAGAGTATGAGAACAATAAGAAAGATGAGGGAGGGGATCAATGATGAAGAATAATGCAGTGTATATGGATGCATCTTCATTTAAGAAGACGAAACCTGCATCATTCAAATCAATATTCTCCTTCTTCATGGCAGGATTTTTCATTGTTGTTGCTTTGCTTCCTACTATGACTTCTTTGACAACTTTCGGCAACAAGAATGAACCTACAGTAAGTTCAGCATCTGCACTGGAATGGAATAAGTTCATGATGTGTGAGGTGTTCCCTGAGCCTGCAGATAGAATCTATCAGTATGCTTCTACCACTGATCTTCAGTTTGCTTTCAGGTCGAAGAGTGCTATGACTTCTGGTGCAGACAAAGTAGATTCTTTTTTGAACGGTATATTAAATCTCACTTCTGTTACCAACATCAATGAACTTAATAGCCATATTCTTGGCTATAATGTGACAGAACTCACTGAGATGAAATACCCTGTGGACATGGAACTTGATCCAGAGGAAAGGTTCAATAAGGGCGCGCATATCAACCCATTCGATAGGTTCGGTGTTGCTGGACTTACTTTCAGTGGTTACATGGGTGAATGGAGGCATGTGGTCATTGATGCATGTGCTCAAAATACTGAACCATCTGATCCTAAAGCGGGATTGTTCTATGAGGACAGGCTAGAACCACGAAGCGTGTGGGCTGACATCAACGACAGTAAAGATCCTAGAACAAAGATCTTCAATAAGGGTTATCCTCCTGTGGGCGTAGCGTTCATGAACATTGTTGCTAACTGGATTTTCACGCTGGCAAAGATTATTGTAGTTTTGACGGTTGCTCTTGTTGGCATTGCCTTCAGTGACATCATCACTTTGATCGGTCTTGACACACTATTGGGATCATCAGGTGGTTTCATCACTGCTCTCTTCAATAGCGTGTTCATGCCGTTCATTGTCCTTGTCTTTGTGTTTGTTGGTATTAGCATCATCCGTGCAGGAGCCAGTGGCAAGACGAGACAGGCCCTCTCAGAGACGATTAGATCCATTGTGCTGTTCTTCCTCGCCATCTTCATTTCGTTCTCTCCAGGATGGGTTATCACGCTTCCCAATAACCTCTCTATGATCATTCAGGCTGTCACTCTTAGCGCTATGAATAATAGTCTTTCTGGTGGTGGCGGAATGTGTGCTACAGACATTGGAAGCTTTGAAGGAAAGATTCTTAGTTCATCCATTGATGTTGACTATGCAATTGACAATCCAGAAAAGACTATGAGCATCATTGATCAAGCATCTACCACCATCAGGTCATCTGTAGGGTGCCAAATGTGGCAAATGCTTCTTCTCAAGCCATGGGCACAGGCACAGTATGGCACAGATTGGAATAATCTTTGGGCAAGAGGAGAAATTCCTGATTGGGCACCTAATGGCGCAACAGATCTGGAAAACAGAGATGAAAACGCTGAAATGGTAGGAGATGCTGCTGTTCCTATGGGTGATGGAACATTCATCCATAACTGGGCATTGTTCCAAATCAGCACACAGACCAATGTCCACGCTCCTATCGGTCACGAGGGAGATGTTGCCAAAAAGACTACTGGACTTGCAAATGATTGGTGGAGAGTTGCGGATGTCTTGAGTGGATACTACGAGAAGAGTGTTCCTCCTTCTGGTGAACCAGGCGAGCCTACAGATGAATACAAAGTGATCGCTGATGACATCAACGTTTCTCCTTATTGGGACACATGGACTGGTGGAAACACTATGGAGAGGATTTGGGTGGCAGGTAGCGCTGTCATCATTGCAGCAGTCGGATCTTCTGGTATCATCATTTTTGCATCTCTTTCAGCAATTTATGCTATCGGTGTGACATTGATGATTGCGTTTGCCCCTGTAGTCCTCTTGGTCGGTTGTTTCCCAGGTCAGGGTTGGGAGATCTTTAAGAGTTGGATCACCTTGATAGTGCAAGCAACTGGTAAGCGTATTGCTGCAGGAATTCTTCTTGTCCTTGCTATTGCCTTCACATCAGCAGCATTGAAGATGATGGAAGATATTGGATGGATACAGGGAATCCTTCTTCTCATTGTTTCCATGTTGGCATTGATCAAGGGAAGAGAAATGGTCTTCAGAACAATGTCATCCTTCAGCTTTGCAGGATACAGCATGACGCGTTCTGCTCAGAGAGTATCTGCAGGAATGAAGAAAACTGTAAGCAAGACAACTGTTGATCCAACAGTGGCAACAGGAAGAATGATTGGATCTGTCGCTGGTGGTGCTGCAGCAGCAAGAGCAAATGGTGGAAGCACATTGAATGGTCTCGCTTATGGTTTCAAGAATGAGATGACGAACATCACTTATCGTAATAAGCACTTGAGAAACATTATTACTCAGTACGAAATCTCAAAACAGAACATGGGCCATGCATCAATTGGTCAACATACATGTGGAGGTTGTGGTGAACCACTTGATCGAGACGGTTCAGGGGTGTTCTATGGAGGTAGAGATGCATCTGGAAAGTACTTCTGCAACACCTGTCTTGAAGAGGACACAGCAGGTCTTCTCTCCCCCGTTACAGCAAAGGTAGGTAAGAAAGAATACCACTGCAACAGATGTGGACAAGACCTCTCTCCTGACAGTGGAACCTTTAACTTCAAGGGCGGCAAGGATGCTGCTGGAAACCTTTATTGCAGACGCTGCTTCTTTGATGAGATGGACAGTACTGTTGAAGGCGTCGATGGAAGATCTAAGATTGCAGAGTATGAAGGTTCAGAAGTCAAGTACCATGAGGAAGTTTTGACTCCTGAAAGGGTTGTTAAGGATGCAAGGGAAACAGCACGAATAGAGAAGAAGATGCTACATAAGCAACAAAAGCATCAAAGGAAGACTGCAAAGAACCAGAATAAGGTCAACAGTAGAGGAAAGTTGACACGTGAGCAAGCAGAAAGAATCTATGCTGCCATGAATGATGCCAACAACAGGGCTAAGCACGTCAAGACTGAATCTTTGAAAGAAGATAATTTCTACGCTAAGTATCAACAGATGATCAATGATGCTACAGACAAGAGGAGACCATACATTGAAGAGAAGGTAAGAAATACTTTTGAGCGCAAGATCAATGAGGTTGACAGAAGGATTGTAGAGCATAGGGAAAGCGGAGATGAAAACAAGGATAGTTTGATCCCAACGCTTCCTGAGGAAATCAAGCCTTATATTGATGAGCAGGAGTACAATAAACATTGGGTACTTGGAAACTACAATGCTGTGCGATCCATGTACATCACTGCTTATGCTGATCGATTCAGAGATCAATTCAACGAGAACGTTATCAATGACGAGTTCCTGTTGTCTCTTTACGAGAAGAAAATTGAAACAGAGAGGTGAGACATAATATGGATGAAGAAAGCAATATTGTTACATGGGAAATCATTGCCAAAGTAGCTGCATTGAAACCAGTGTTTAATATGCATATGCAATTAGTACAGCAAGGTTTTGACCTCTCAGAGATGGATGACTGGTATCCATCAGAAATTATCAATTATATTGACTTAAGAGAATCTACGAGAATGTGGGATGAGTCTGATTATGATGGGCTGACACTTGAGTTCATTCAAGGATGGATCAGACTGTATGAGGGGAATTTGGGTGTAGACATCACAATGACTCCTTCAGAGATTTATCGTAGATCAGAGAAATATGACGAACAAGATTTAGAAGAAACACAAGAAGACCTGTGATGACAGTGATATTCATTGCACAATTCATCCACTAACTAATCAAAGGAATAACAATGGGACTTTTGGATAAGGCAAAGAGTAAAATTCAGGCTTATAGCGAGGGGTTTGGGGAAGAAACTATCCGTCGTGTAGATTGGAATGACCCCAGAAATGAATATAATGACGAAGAAGAGACCATTGAGAATGATTTTGATCAGTATGATGACGACGATGACGATCAAAACTATGTAGACTATGATGACTCTGACGTTCATGATTATGATGAGGAAGAAGATTCCTTTGATGATGAAGAGTACGAAGAGGAAGACCCTGATCCTGTTGCTAAACCAGAAAAGCCAAAGAAGGAAAGAAAGAAGGTAAACTTTGGGGAGAAGATCAATGCTCTCAAATCATCTTTACCTACACCTAAAGTGAAAGAAAAGGAAGAAGAAACAGAATTTTTTGTAGAAGATAATCATGATGCCTTTGAAGGCATTGAATTCAATACTGAAGAGGGCAAGAAGAAGAGGGCAAGTGACATACTTGAAGGCTTTAGTATCCCTGAGACATTTGAAATCCCCAATGATGTTTTCTTAAGAGAAGATCTCGATGACCTTGAGCTTGATTTCCAAGTTCCCAAAGGCTACGACATTGCACAAGTGAACAGTTTCGTCTCAAGGGTAAAAGCGTCTGTAGGATTTCTTCAAGATAAACTCAAGGAGAGAAACAAGCATATTGTTGTGCTTGCTAACATTATTGACAGACAGACCATTGACTTGCATAACATGAGATACGATTATGAAATGGTGTCAAAAAACAATAGCGTGAGTGTTATGGCAGGCGAATCCAACGATGAACTTCAGACTAAAGTTAACTTGTTATTTGCCGAAAATGCCAAGTTGAAAAAGGAAAAGAATGCACAGATCGAGAAAATGATTGCTACACAGAGTGATAGCGAAATTCAGAAGAAATACTCTGATCTCAATAAGAAGTATAAAATTCTTGAAGATAATTATTCCCTCTTGTTGTCACAACTTGAAGAGATTGAAAAATCAAACCATGAACTTCAAAACGAACTCAATTATCAAGAAGAGAAGAGAGAAGATGAAATTTTATCTTCTGATGAAAGAAGAGTTGTTCACGATGATGACTTTGATCTTCCTGATGTAGATGATGACGATTCATCAAATTACAATGTGAAGCAGCAGAAAACAATTAATACTGATTTCTTTATCGATGAAGATGATGAATTTGACATCGAGGGAGGATGGGATAAATGAATGAATTCGTATTGACCTATTTGGTGCATTTTATCCCGCTATTTCTTGCTTTCGTATTATTGATAGTGACAAAGTTGGATATGGTTAGATTCATCTTCCTGATGATTTTTCTGACTGGTTTGAAGATTGTTGCTTCTTACTTCCTTTTGGGGACAATTCTCATATTCTCTCCGCTTATTGTTCTTGCCGTGTCATTGGCCGCACTGTTCTTAATGGCAGGTCTGTTTGGGCAGAAAGCAGGGGCTGAGGATTACAAAGTGTTCCTTGTCATCATGTCTATGTTCCCATGGTATATTGGATTCTGGCCGTCTGCAATGTTTGTTGTCTTGCTCATTGCTTTCATAGGAATTGCTACATATAGAAGTTTTTCCAAAGCAAAGAAAGAATGGGGAGTCACCGGAGGAACTCCTGCAAGTATCATGTTAGAGGTAGGAGAAGACAAGTGGAATAAGATGATTGGTGGGATTCACTTCATTTCCCCTGCGATGTTAGCAGCAATGGTGACAGCAGTGACCACTATTATTACTACAATGCTGTAAAATAGATCAATTTTTTCGATATACATATTACGATACCATTGGCAACTCTGATCAGGAAAGTGACAATTCATGGCTAAAAAGAAATATGATGATCCATTTGAGGAATACCTCAATGAAGGTCGTGATAAACAGGAGGCTGAGAGGAAGAAACTCATCATCGGCGGCGTAGCAAGTCTGGCTGTCGTGGGCGCTCTGACTGGTGGTACTTTACTTCTTCTCAATAACGATAAGGATGATACTCCTAAAGACGATTCATCTTCTTCAGATAGCAATTATATGAAGAAGGGTGACCCTAATTCTGGGAACACAAACACAGAAGCAAACATTGCTCAAGACCTCAGCCTTGCTGATAGCAATGACATTGATGATAAGCCTGAATGGCTGGAAAAGTTCACAGAAAAATCTTCTCCTATCAGTTTTGATGGTACTACATGGGCTACTCAAGCGGACAAAGAGATGGTTGATGCTGTGATTGCTAGTGTAAACACTCAGGAAAGCGATCTCTACGCTGCTTCAAACATGCTTCCTTCTGAAGAGGCAGGTTTCACCTCTGATGATTCCAAGGCTGTAGATGAAACTGGATTCCCTAACCCTATGTACAGTTACTGGACTCAAGAGCAATTTGTTTTTGATACCAATATGATTCTGGAAATGTTCACCAATCCTGATGTTGGCGAGTGGGGAGAGTATGAGTTGCCTGGATCTGATCCTGCAAAGAACTTTAAAGCAACATCATTGAATCCTGTTTTGAGTTCAAGTCTTAAGGAAAAGATTGATAATGATGGCGCAAAGCAAACCAATATTGGTCTTCCTCTTGATTGGGGGAACAATGAATATGGTATGGCTGGTCAGTTCCCTGAATTCGGCTATAGATGGTATGGAGAGGTCAATGGAATTAAAACGCAGATGAAGTATGATGATTCTTCTTCGGCATATGATGTCACATTGACTGCTGATGTCACCTATCGTGCTCTTTTAAAGAATGGTGGCTCTATAGAGAAACAAGGAACACTAGTCTTGGATCTCATTTCTGGTCAGAAGGAAAACGTTGAAAGTTCAAGGAAGATATTAGTTAATAATGCTTCTTTGACTATGGAGGAATAATGAAAAAGCAAACACGAAAGGTCAACATGTTGGCATTGTCCGTCATTGCTGGCGGAACTGCTCTAGCAACGGCTGCTCCTGCTGTTGCTCAGGGTATTAATTTCGGTATCTGGGGAAATGATGGCGGATCAAGTACAGAAAACTTGAGTTCTGATTCTGTCAACTGGTTCTCCGTATCTGCTAGAAATGGAAATACTGCTTGGGAAAACTTCCGAAAGTTCAGTGGTCTTGAGCCAAAGTATCTTGATGGTGAACTTAATGAGTTGAAAAACTTTGATAGAGAAGTCTGCGAAAAATCAAATACTATTTGGTACACGGTAAATAATAATAATGGAAGTTATTATTGGGTAAACACTATCAATGGTACAGATAAGAGAACTATCTTGACTAAGGATGGTAAACTTGCCAGCACTGCTGACCACAAGGCAATTGGTGTCAATGGAACAGTATTGAACCCTGCTTTGACATATGGAGTCAAACCAACTCAGAAACAGATTGATGCCATGATCAAGGAGTATGGTACGGCTAAGTTGAACTCCCAGCCATGGACGCTTGTCTGCTCTGGCTCTCTTGTTGGTGCCCAGCCTCAGGGAAATAAGTGGACAGAGTACAAAGATAAAGATGGTAAGGCCACAAGAGACAGGAATGATGCTCTTGAAAAGACAAGGGCTACAGGAAAGGTGAAAAGCTGGACCAATCCTATCAATGTGAACTTGATTGCAAAGCCAGATTTTGACCCAGGAAAAATCGCTTTGCAGAGCCAGTCAAAAGCAAATGTAACTCAGTTTGGAAACCTGTGGAAACAGGCTCAAGCAGAAGATCTTAATGGAAAATCCATTGAAGATGTAAATACATTGGTTGAAAGCGCTATGTCTAAAGACAAGGCCGCTTCTTACGAGATGGACTTAAATGACCAAAACAAGGAGGCTATTGCTGAAGGTGGAGTTATGTCCATTAATCAGTTCAATCAGCCAGGAACAATTACTGTTCGAGAAACTGAGACAGTGATTGAGAAGAGAACATGTGAAAAGAAGTATGAATTGAAAAATGAAGAATGGGTACCAAGCACAACCTGTAGTGGATGGGGTGAAGAGAAAGTAGGGGTTGGCTCCACTGTCAGCACTACAAATACAACACAGGAGAACGTAGGTTTCTGGCAGATCCTTGTTGTTCAGTGTAATCCTGAAGAATTTAACAAGGTCAAGAGTACTCTGGAAAATGCTGTTCAGAAAAATGGTGAACAGAAAAATGAAGTACTTTCTTCTGAGATAATTAATCAGGGAACAGGAACTGCTGGCGTTATCAAGACTATTATGTATAATGATACCACTCAGAAGAAACTTGGAAATCCAAGTCAGACTGATGGAGTATTGCGTAGAACTGCACAAAATGGTTTCTATGATAAAGAATGTGGTCTTCAGTGCTATGCTCCACCTACATCAAGGGTAAGTGGTGGCGATGATGGAAGGATTCAACCCAACGAACTTCCTGCTTATTCTCCAGGCAAGGATGGTGGAACTGGTGTGAAGATTTCTGATGATAGTAAGTTTGATGGAAAGAATTTGGCAATCTTCAGAGATAACGATCCAAAAAGAACGATTACGATTAACCTTTGGAGACCTGAGATTGCTCCCAAGGCTACACCAAAGACAACAACAGTCTTCAAAGATCCCAACGGCACACCTGGTGCTGATGGTTCTGCAGGAGAATTTGTCATGACCGATAGTAAAAAGAACTCTGTTTTTGGATCTGATTCCGTAGCAGAGCAAAAGGGTTGGGATAAAGCGACATTCAAATCCCCCAATGTTTCCGTTCTTGATGGATCTCACAATGTGTTCAATGTAAGAGCAAATTGGCCTTCAGAAAAGGGTAATCCTCAAGTATTGAATGCTGCATGGGAATATGATGTGACAGGTAAAGCGGATATTCCAACTACGGTGGGAGTATCTAAGAATGTTTCTACACCTGTCATGAAAAACGTTGGCACAGTGGAAGCACCTATTGAGGGTAGATGCTTTGCTATGTTTAACTCTAACGCTGAGGATCTTGGTAGTGAGTACTTGAATGCAAACACAGGAAGTGGAACTTCAACTGGTTTCAATAATCCGTTTGCTTATAAAACTGAAGGTGATGAAAGAATTTACAATAACCCTTACAACATTGTCATTGACTTTGTGAGGGCAACAGCAGAGTGATCTGATGTTCTCTGATAAAATGGGCTGGGTGTTAAACATCCGGCCCATTTGTCTTTGGGTTGAAATTTTGGTATGATTGTTACAGAATGATCGATATAGCTATAGATCTGAAGGAATCGAGAGGACAACATGGCGTCACCAGAGCAGATGAATGACAACCATCCCGATAACAAGGCTGCATCAGGACAGAAAAGGACAAGAAAGAAGTATCCTATTTCTGATACTGCTGTAGCAGGCAGTCTTGTGGCCCTTGCTGCTGCAGGCGCGTTGGCAATCGGCGGCAGTGTTGTCATGAATGTTAACAATTACAACAGCATTGTTTCTCCTGTGAAGAAGGAATCTCCTTATATTGAGGTTTCTCAAGTAAGTTCCATTTCAAAGGATTGGGCTAGATCACTTGCTAATCAGAGGCCATCTGTCATACCCAAGGATGATAAGTGGAATGTTCAGGATAATTCCTCCCCTCAGCATCCTATTGATCCCTCTATATGTTCTGAGATGAAGGAAGTTCCTGCCACTGTGACTTCAACGTTTAAAGCGGGCAGTGATTCCATGAGCGTTCATGTGCAGGCATATGGTGCCGGTCAGGCTGCAGATCAGTTCTACGCTTATAAGAATATGCTTGAATCGTGCTCCAATGTCAAGGAAGTCAAGACCAGTAATGGTAAGGCTATTATTTTTGACGATGGGTTCCTCATCACAATGGGTGATGGTATGGTAGGTGGCTTTGGGTTCAAGGACAGCAAGGTAAGAGACGGTGCTGTAAAGTTCTATGAAGAGAAGATGTTCTCTACTTTGAAGGATACTCAGTGTCGTGATCTTAGCGTGGTTCAGGGAGCAAGTTCGCGTTCTCCGTTCTATGGAGAGGACAAGTATAAGGGTCTCTTTGATAAGGCTAGGATGTCTACAAGCGTTCCTGTGAATGATGTTCCTAAGCCCAAGGAAGTCAAGTTGACATCGATTAAGGATAAGGATATTTCTCAGCCTGAGTCTCCTATCCCTTCAAGTTATCCAAAGATGCCTGATAAGGAAGTGAAGAAGCCTGAGGTTCCTGCTGCTATTCCTGTCCAGAAGGCAGATGACTTTGATCAGTACGCTTCCTTTGAGATTCCTGATGACAATGGTCCCGGTTGTGGTTGGGAGTGGAGTGCTCAGCACGCTTTGAATTATGATCGTCCTGCCCTCTCTCAGAAGGCTGATGCTGAGAAGCAAAAGGTTCAGTCTGAAGTTGATCGTACTGCACAGAAGTATGTAGATGATCAGAAGGCGTGGAGAGATAAGATTGAGCAGTTAACACCTGCTATTAATTCATGGAATACATATTCTACTAAGGTCAACAATGTTCACGATAAGTGGAATTATCTGAATACTGAGCGCGCTAAGATTGAAGGCGCGTGGAATGAGTATATTTCCAGATACGAGGACTGGTTCACTTTTGATGACAGGCAGGCGGCAGCATCTGATCGCTATGACGCCGCATTGAAGAAGTGTGTTGATCAGCAGGATAAGGTTTCAGAGTGGGAGGAAAAGTGGGGCGAGAAGTATGCTCAGCAGGATGCTATCATTAATTCTGCCACTGTGGAAAAGGAAATCGAGGAAGATGGGGAGACAAGGAAAGAGAGAGTCTTTGATCCTGATAAGTTGAGTGATGAACAGAAGAAGATCATTGCTGAGGACATTCCTGACAGGCCAGAGGACTGCACAGAACTTCCTGAGAAGCCAAGTATCCTCACACAGTCTCGTCCAAAGGAGCCTAAGGCACCTAGCATTCCAAGCGATGTGACAATTCCTGAATCTTGGAGAAGTGTGGATGATGTAATCAAAGAAAATCAGTGATCATTGTTTGCTGAATTGGGGAAGGTGAACTGCCTTCCCCAATTCTCTTTGTAAATATAAGTTTTTAAAGTTTCTTTTCAAGGATGAGTTTTATAGAAGTGTGTTTGTTAGAATATAAATAGTCCACACCACAGGGGTGAGGAGGCAGACTTCGTAAACTGAAGCCCGCATAAATAGCCGAATAGGCGAGTAACAAAAAGGATGGTATAATCATGAAAGATCCAGTTCACGTTGAGGGAAGCGTTATCAAGATCGAGGAAATGCGTAAGGTTGGAAAGGACAACCAGAGCGTTCTTAACTTCCTCGTAGTTGAAGAGTATAGGGAGAAGGTTGGAGAGAATGAGTGGAATGTTAAAGCCACTAAGTTCTACAACTGTACAGCATGGAGAAGTCGTGCTGAGGCTCTTGAAAAGACACTTGTTCCAGGCATGAAGGTATACTTCTCATTGAGCAGAGATTTGGAGCCTAAGAAGGATAAGAACGGCGAGGTTATCCTTGATTCCAATGACCGTCCTGAGACTGTTTACGAGCGATACACAGTTCTTAATGGTGGACCTGATATCATGTGGGATGCTATGCAGTACTCTGATGAGGAGAAGCGCACTAAGGCAGAAGAGAGTCTTGAGAAGATGCTGAAGAAGAGGGGCGATAGCGGTTCTAGTTCTAGAAGTTCTTCATCTTCCTCAACGTCATCTTCAAAGAAGACGACTTCTGCTAAGAAGTCAGAACCTGTCGATGATATTGACGATTTTGATGATGATGAATTCAGTGACTTCTGAGATTAAAAAGTAATTTCATTCTGATCACTCCCTTGAGGGTCTGCCAATAAGGCAGGCCCTCTTTCAATGTGTATATTTATACGTCTGATATAAAAGATAGTGAGTTATCATCAGGGCACAACTGTGTTCGTGATCATTCTCGGGATCATATTGATGATCCATTATACTGCAGACTTTAAAAAGAGGACGTTATGAGTTCAACATATGATAATGATGCCATAGAGGAAGAAGGTAAAGACAACGAGAGCGTATTCTTCTTGGATGGAGATGAAAAGATTGAATATGATGTCAGTGTGTACAACAAGAACTATATTGAGCAGAACAGATTGACACATCAAAAATGGTTCAAGATCACAGTTGCTATCGTGGCATCATTGGCGGCAGTGTCCATTCTGACATATCTGGTGCTTCTTTCTTTTCTTTCTCCGGTATCGTTGAATAATAAATCATCAAATGATAAAAGCTTTTCCATGCCTATGTTTGAGGCTATGGGGAAACCTGATCCTGTTAAATATGGTCATGTTAACATCAAAGTATCCAAAAATACTATTTCAGCATCAGACGGTAACAGTCTTGCTCTCAAGAACGCTTCTCTTACATCTGCTCAAAGCGATACATGCCAAATTGCAGATCCCCAAAGTTTCTGTTTAGTTGCACAAGGGGAATTTAAGGGAGAAAAGATTGATGTATACTATTTCAAGGACATTGCCGGTTCTCTTTTCTTCAATTCTCCTTCTGCATTCAAGCAGGTTGAGGGTGTTAAGGGAAGAATCGTGGCTTTAAGTGATATTTCGTTTAAAGGTGAAAACAGAACTGTGGTAGCAACGGGAGAAAAGAATTCATCTGGATTCCTGATCCTTACACCAAAGAACAGTAGTGTAGATTTTGTCAAGGATTTGGCTTCATCATTGAATTGATTATAAGGAGTAAAAATGACGAATGCAATTATAGTGATATGCGTATACTTGTTTGTATACCCTATTCTTTTTAGATTGATGGCTGTATTGCATACTGAAATGAGAGTGAAGCCTGCTATGGAGAAGGCAAGGAAGAATAAGGCTAAAAAGATCCCTAAACCTATCTGGTCTAATAAATGGGGACCAAGGCTTTCCTTTGCCTTCAAAGATAAGAGAGTAGCCACTTTTGGTAAGTCAACTTTAGGATCACTTCAAAATAGACAGATCGCTTTAATAATCTACATACTAGGAATGATCCTGATGGTTTACTCAACATTCTCAAGCGAAATTATGAATCAAGCTCTTGGATACGTAGCAGCATTCTGTGTGTTTCTCATAGCGGTATTCTACGCTATGAATCGTGCCAAGAGCGTAGTTGATGTTAGGAGCAATAAGATTGGGAAGATGTTTGAAATTGCTGCTGCCAAATTGAGCATCTCAAGAGAGTATGCTGAAAACCCCAATGCTGTTGTTGAAGTAAAAGAATGGAGAGATCTTGTTTACCCCCAAGAAGTAAAGTTTTATATCCCACCTACACTTGACCAAAATGCTGAAGATGGGTTCTTGAGACAATTCAATCAAGTGTTTGGATCAGAAACCACATTTGTGACGCACAATACTCAAGATAATGGTAATCCTGGTTGGGATGGAGAGAATGGAGAGTACACTATCAAGGCTGTGCCACCATTGCCTATGAAAGCACCATGGAGTGAGAAGTATGTGCTGGATGAAAGAATTGCATGGAGCTTTTTCCCTATTGCTCTTGGCGTTGAAAATGGTGTAGAACTCGTTGATCCAGAGACAGGGGAAAAGGAGAATGTTCTTGGATTTGATCTTGCAGGAGAGCAAGTCTCCCTTGCCAAGAAACATGGTGTTAAATTAGGTGGAGAAATCGTTGTAGCACCCATGGTACTCATTGCAGGTGGTACTGGTGGTGGCAAGGCAGAGGACATCAACACCAAAGTCTTGAGATATGTCGAAGATTGAGAGAAACAGTCTATGGCACGTTACCGTGGTAAGTCAAAAGTAGAAAACGATCCGTTAGATGAAGCGTTTGAGAATGGTTTCTATTTCAATCACTCTGACGTGAAGTTCACTCTATATAGGTCAAGGATGAGTCCATTCAGGTGGTCACCCACGGATGCTAGAAGTGTGCTCATAGGATACAACACCCAAGATGAAATTGATCATATTCTACAAAGAGTGAAAAATCATTCTAGGACACATCAAGACTCCATGTACTTTGAAATCATTGATTTCTCTGAAAACAAGAAAGATGAGTTCAAGAACAACATCAGAGAACATAGCAAAGCAATCAATTTCAAGTATGCCCACAGTGTTGAAAAAGAAGTCACAAGAATACAAAAGTACAGACAGAGAATTCATGAATCCAATTATGGTTATTATGATTCTACAAGGAGATTCTATATCCCTTTCTTTATTTTGGCGGATAGAAAGTTGACATCATCAGAATCAAAAGCCATTCATGTGTTGATCACTTCTCCCAACAAGAACGTGTACCCATTCTTTGCTATTGAAGATGTGACTGCTATGCCAGACGATCTCATTAAAAAATTCGATATGTTTGCTGCCATAGGTGATACCAACACATATGCCATGTCTTCTCTCTATCCTCAAAGATATGTGGAATCTGGAACGCCTAAAAAAGATTGGATAGGTGTAGGTTACTCTAAGAGTAAAAAACACAATGTGATTCTGCATTCGACAAACACACGAGAAATCAATGAATATGGCATGGAAGTCAACAACCTGAAAAAGAAAAAACTTGAGGCATATAAGAAGTATTTGACCACTCTGGATGATATGATCATAGAAATGGAATGAGGTATATAATGGGAAGATTTGAAGAAGTAACTTTAGGTGAATTGAGAGAAGGGGATAAAATCCCCGGACCTAATGGTGAATTGGTAACAGTGGTGAAAGGATACGATCATCACATTCCAGAGAAAATGTATGAGATAGAAAATGATAATGGGGATACTCTAAAAGTGTCAGGAAATCATTTAATGTATGTGGAATCCTCTATTGATACAAGTTACCATCCGACTAGAGTGAAGAATGATAAGAAAACCCTGAAAAAATATGATAATAATAAAATGTCTGACATCAGGGATTACGTCAACACTCATCAAACAGGAGACCACGATGTATCTCTTCATGAAGTAGTATCTTTTATGGATGCCCAAAATGATCAAGCAGTCATTAACGTTCTACAAAGAATTGCTGCATCTATCGGACCAGTGGCAGAAGACAACTATAGTGTCCGTGACCTCTATGATGATGAAGTAGTACAAGATAATAATTCTATTCAAAAGTATGATAAAAGGGAATTTTTTCAACAGATTCTGGCGTTATCCCCTAGAGACAAGAAAGACAAAAATATACCTGTCATTATAGGCAGAGTGATCACAGCAGACCAGATGTTTGAAGAAATGGAATACTCTGAAATTTCCATACCAAATCCCCCTTCGATCACAAGTTGAAGCATGATCAGTTGCGTTGCTTATTGTGATAATATAGTTAAGAAAACTTCTAACGGAGGAATAACACATGGACCAAAAAACTTATCAGGGATCTTCCTTGAACGGCTATCAGATGAGTCAGGGATATCCTGACACTGAAGTTGACAATAATCAGAAATTCTATCGTAGTGTCCTGACATGGACAGCGGCCACTTTGGTGATCTGTGGTCTTTCTGCCCTTTTCATTGGCCCACTCGTCCCACCTGCAATGGTGCTCCCCATCTCTATTGCTGTGCTTGTAGGCTTGCTGGTTGCCTCATTTGTAAGGAACCTTTTATACAAATTTGCTGATTTCTTCGCTATCGTGGTTCCTGCTGCACTCGGTCCTGTGATCTATGCTGTAGTAGCGCAGTATACTAGCGCAGGTATGGGTTCAGTCGTCATCAATGCTCTTCTTGGAACTGCTATGATCTTCTGCATTATGGCTGCTATTGGATGGACCAGTAAGAAGAACTTCATGTCCATGGGCAAGTATCTCTTTGCCATCGTACTTGGATTGATCGCTTTCTCCTTGCTGAATATCTTCCTTCTGAAGTCAGCAATGATCTCCTTTGTCATCTCCATTGGAGTCTTGATCATCTTTTCCCTTTACATCATATATGATTTGCAGGCTGTGAAGACAAGGGCATTTGGAGACAAGGCATCTATCTACGCTTTGAACATATTCCTTGACATTTACAACATCTTCATCAGTCTACTGCAAATCTTGGGGTTCCTTTCCAAAGACTGATAAGACTAATTGATTCAGTTCACGTTACAGGCCAGAGCATACGTTCTGGCCTGTTTTCTTTGTGGACATTCTTTGCAAAATGGCATGCTCTGTGATAGAATTGCCTCTTTAGAGAAGAAGATATCATTTAACCTATTTCAAGGGAGTGGATTGCAAAATGGCATCAAATAAAAAATATGCATTGAATGTGAAAACAGGTGAAGTCACATTGTGTACTGCAAGTGTAGGCTCATGCCCACATCAGAAGGACTCAGAACATTTCAGTAATGAGTCAGAAGCAAGAGCCGCTTATGAGGAAATGAATCAGACTTTGAGCACACCATTGAAGAAATCTGATAAGAAAGTTTCACTTGATTCCATCATGGATATTACCCAGATTCAGCCTTTGATCAAGAATAAGTATCTCCGTTCACCGCAGCACCCCAAGGATGATACTTTGAGGATTCTCTGCTATGCACCCCGAGCACAGATGGAAGGCAAGTGGAACAACATCACTAGGCAGGCTAGAGGATTGATAGTTCAGTCTTCAAGAGATGACTTTGCTGACGCAGTTGTCGTCCAGAGGCCATGGGAAAAGTTCTATACATTGAGTCAGATGGAGTCGGGTTGGCATTTGGGAGATGATGAAGAAGGCACAGAGTCTGTCGATGACGATCAGTTGGGCACTATTGATTTCAATGCTAAGGCTGAAGTCACAGATAAACTTGATGGTTCCATGCTTGTTCTCTACAGAGACCCTGATGGTCAGCCAGCAGTGGCAACCAAGGGTTCCTTTGACATGCCTAAAGAGTTTAATAAGCATATTCAAGAGAATGAGAACATGTACAATACGATGAACGATCTTCTTGACAATCATTCTCAGAACACATTTATTTTCGAAGGCGTCAGCCCTACTAATAGGATTGTTTTGAAATACGATAAGCGAGATATAAGACTTATCGGCATCACCCAGAAGAAGAGTGGATTGTATGTTCCTCTTGATGATTATAATGATGTGTGGAGTGCAGACAAAGGTCTTAACAGAACGTCTCCAATGAAGGCAAACACTCTCAATGAGGCTCTTGCTTTGCCTCCAAGGCAGAACGCAGAAGGAATCATTGTCAGAATCATCACTGATGACCCTACTACACAGAAGCAAATCAAGATCAAACAGGAAGATTATCTTGCTTTGCACAAGGTGAGAACAAACTTCTCCCCCGTTGACATCAGAAATGCTATGCGTGAAGAGAATCCAAGTCAGTATGAAGTCTTTGAAGCGTTGAAGAAGGGTGATTCATCATGGATGAAGTCAAACCACACTATAACCAATGGTCTTGATCCCAAGGATGACGCTGAAGAGATTGAGAGGAGGAAGAAGATGCTGAACAAGGCATTCACTGAAGGCTTGTCAGAGCAGTTGAAAGGCTATGAGATCGCTCAACAGTTCAGTCACATCAAGGAGAAGAAGGACGCAGTAATGCAGATTCAGAAACTTGATGCAAGCAAGGAAGCAAAGTCAACAGCGATGTCTCTTCACGGCTTATCCAAAGAGGATCTGAAGCAAGCGGATGGAAAAAGATTCATCACTATAGCGGCTAGAAAGGTCGGACTTGACATCTTGGATGGATAAGTGGTATACTTTACCTCGGTGGGGTCACAGAAGAACCCACAGGCACCTTGTATGTGCTTTCAATGAACACAAGGAAGATACCGATGGAGAGCTTAATTGAGTTAAACAAGAGAATCACTAAGGACATTGCTGTTATCGTCAATCCCTCATTTCAGGTGATTGAGAAGAAGTCATGGAAGGATGTAGCGACACTGCTAAGCAGAAATGAAGCATATGTCATCCTGCCACGTGAAGATAACAGCCTGATTCGTAGTGCTCATCTTGAGTTCTCATGGCCTCTCGTGGTATGCCAGACACGTTATTCTCGCCCAAATCACTCAAACAAGAAGAAGAGGGAACTTGATTCTCCTTCTAACAAGAATGAGATCTTGAAGAGGGACGGTAAGGTGTGTAGGTACTGCAATGGTTATGGTGACACCCTTGACCACGTTGTGCCTAAGTCCAAGTTGATCAAGCAGGGAAAGAACCCAAACACTTGGGGAAACCTTGTGATCGCTTGCAAGGCTTGCAACTCTAAGAAGTCTGACAAGACTCCTGAGGAAGTTGGATTCAAGTCTCCTGTCATCACACCAGGATACGTAGAGACATCTCCTTCCAGTGTTGACGGTCTTGAAGAGTTGATCTACACTGCTATCATGGAGGGCAGTGCAGCCTCAATGTAATCCATGAATCATGTGGCCGTTGCTGATAATCAATCTGATTGTTAGCAACGGCCACATTTGTTTTCTGTTATTATAAGGTATGAAGAAGAATTTTATTAGACACTTGACACCAGAAGAGAAAGAGACCTTCTATGGGGCTATCGTCCTTGCACAGTCAGAGATGCCTCACCTGATTGATATATTCCTTTCCATGCGTCCTTTCTATGACTCTACTGCTAAAACAGCCTATGTGGATGCTGACATCAGAGTGGGATTGAGCGATTGGTTTTTCACTAAAACCACGCCAGCAGAAAGAGCGTTTGTTGTCACACATGAAGCATTGCATGTGCTTAATGCCCATGTGATTAGAACCCAAGAGTACGAATTGGATGATGCTCAAATTAGTGCAGACCTTGAAATCAACACCACATTGTTGGATTCCATGAAACTTACTGTGATAAAGGCACCTCAAGGAATCTTAACGCCCAAAAGATATGGACTTGCTCCCCGAAAGTCTATGGAATATTATTTAAAGAAATTAAATGCGAAGAAGAAAAGAAATCCTGACGACATTGAGATCACAGATGAACCTCATGACTATGATGAACAAGAACAGGATGAAGATCAGGAGATAGAAGAGGAAGAAAATGCAACTGTCAATGAGGGCGAGTCTGACTCAGAAGATTACTATGAGACAGAGAACAAAATAGAGGAAGATGGTGATGAGGGAAGTTCCTCTGAGGACAGTTCTAGTGATGGTGATGAAAGCCAAGAGGGAGATGGTAACCAAGAAGGAGAAGGGGCCGGAGAGGGCGCTGAGAGCGATTCTGAGAGCAGTGGAGACGGTGAAGGATCAGAGTCAGGGTCAAGTGGTTCTAACGCTTCAGAAGGCTATGCAGAGTCTTCTGAAGCAGGATATGAATGCGACCAACTGAATGATGAAAGAAAGCATCATGCTGATGAAGCAGGTATTGAAAAGGCAGGATCAGTAGAGCAGATTAATGCAATTTCATCTGCAATACAAAGGATTGAAGAGGAAATCAAATCTTCTTCTGGATATAGCGAGAATGTCAGTGATGCTTTGGCGGCAATGGTGGCTAATATCACAGCGCCGAAGATGGATTGGACAAAAGAGTTTGCTCGTCTGATCAGTCAGGCTTACACAGAAGCAAAATCAGGTCATGAGCACCTTTCTTACAAGAGAGTGAACAGAAGGTCACAGGGTGATTTCATCATGCCAGGTAGAATCTCCTATGAGCCTACTTTGATGTTTGCAACTGATATCTCTGGTTCCATGGGGACAGAGAAAATTGAGGCCGCTGTATCTGAGGCAGAAGGAATTGTTGCAAAGGCTTTCAAGACAAGAAGGAACATGAGTTTTTTCGCGGTATCAACTTCTGTTTCTCAGATCAGAAAAGTAAGGTCGTTTAAAGAACTTGACTTGAGTATCGGTGGTGGCACCACGATGTCTGTAGGGTATAGGTATGTGACAGAACTGCCTCGTAAAGATCAGCCTGATGTTTTCGTACTTGCCACAGATGCCGAACTCGGGGGAGATGATTGGCAGAAGATCGCTGACATAGTAAGCGCTAACCCTCAAATCGTTTATGTAATGCTTGTCATATCTGAAAAAGACAACCTTGTTCCCGAAGGAATTAAAGGATTGATAAAAATTTTGCAACTCTCTGAGTTTTAGAAACAGCCTTTAGTTAAAATAGACTTGTGTCGGCAGAGTCCGAAGAGATAAGAAATACTTTAACGTATAGATGCCAGAAATAAAAGGAGAATGTCAAATGGTAGCAAAAAGTGAAATTGAAAAGAATATTCAGGATTATGTACAATCGTTTAGCAACGATAAGAGCGTTTTCAAAAGTTCTGGCATCATGCTTATGAGCGATAAGCCTAAGAATGTTCCCACTATAAGCACAGGATCAATGGTTCTGGACAATGCTTTGGGCGGTGGAATCCCTGTAGGCAGAGTTATTGAGATCTTTGGGCCAGAATCCTCAGGTAAGACGACGTTCGCTTTGACATCCATTGCTGAAGTCCATAAGAATGGTGGTTATGCGGGTTTCATTGACATGGAATATGCCCTTGATCCCAGTTATGCTGCGAAATTGGGCGTAGATATGGATAAATTGGTTTATGCACAGCCTTCTTATGCTGAAAAGGCAATTGATCTCATGTGTCAACTTGCTGAAGACGGCATGCTTAAACTTGTTGTCTTGGACTCTATTGCTGCTATGGTTCCACTTGCTGAACTTGAAGGCGGTGCAGAAGATATCACTGTTGGGCTTCTTGCTCGTAAACTCTCTGCGGGATTGAGAAAGTTGATTGGTCTCGCCAGTCAGACAGGAACAACTTTTATTTTGATCAACCAGACTCGTGATCAGATTGGTGGATTCTCTCCTTATGGTACACCACAGACGACTCCCGGTGGTAAGGCAACGAAGTTCTATGCTTCACAGAGAATTGAAATTAAGAGGTCGAAGATTGAAGAGCGTTCAGGAAACAATGAATCTGCAGCATCTGCATCAAAGTTGACGTTCGAGGTCAAGAAGAACAAGATTGCACCTCCCGGTGCCAAGGGTTCTACAGTTATCAGGTTCGGGTCAGGACTGGATAGAGTAGCAGAACTTCTTACAGTTGGGGATAAGTTCGGAGTTATTCAGAGACCGAACAATAGGACTTATATTGACGCTGAGACAGGTGAAATCATCGGTAAGTCAAGGGCAGAGGCTGAGACATTCCTCTCAGAAAACCCCGATGTCATTGATAGGATGATGAGAACTGCTCGTGAAAACATGAAGGAAGGTGGTTTTGATTCTCAGAACCTTGAAGTTGATTTGAATGATGATATCGATGAGGATCTTGCTGCCGTTGAGGAAACGGAAACTGTTTCCATCAAGGCTCCTGAGTCAAAGAAGTGATGATCTTCTAACATCCAATTGATAACTCTCCCAGATATAACTCTGGGAGAGTTATTTATTTTAAGGAAGACAATGGTATCATTAAAAGAAACAGACTTTGTAGCCTATCACACTATGGAAGCGGCCATGCGCGCCCGAATCATGCCTATGCTTGTGGGCGATCCTGCAACATCAAAGACGGCTATGGTTAAAGCACTGGCAGAACGTTTAGGGTATTTTTTGATCATTATTGTGCCGTCAAGAATGGAGCCACAGGATATCTCTGGTTTCCCTACGAAAGAAGACGTTATCAATGAGAGTGGCGAAAAAATAGGAATCATGACTGCATATGCTCCACAATATTGGCAGTGGATAGTGATGGAGAAAAAGAGAGTCATGGTTTTCGTTGATGAATTCTCCAACACACCGCCATCAGTGCGTGCATCATTGCTTTCCTTCTTCCAAGACAGGCAATTTCCCAATGGTGATTATCTTCCTGAGGAGACGATTTTAGTAGGGGCAATGAACCCAACGTCTTCAGCAGCAGATGGTTATGAGATGGATAAGGCAACAGTGAACAGAATGATGTTCATTGCGTGGAAGCCAACAGTGGAATCATGGTTATCGGGAATGATTGATAATTGGGGAAAGGGTGATCAACTTTCTGATGAAGAGAAAAGATGGAGGCAGATTGTTCACGACTTCATTAAGGAGAATCCTGGATGGCTACACAATATGGATGGGACTATAGATGATGGTAAATCGGTAAGTGGTTCAACATTAAATGATAGGATGAAAGGTAACTCACGTCAAGTGTCCAATTCCAGTATTGACGGCATGGCTGCAATGATGGGGATGGGGGATATAAATGACGATGTATCTATGACTGTGATGCAGTATGCATGGCCGTCAAGAAGAAGTTGGGATAATCTGATTAAAGTGCTTTCCTCTATGCAGACAACAGACCCCATGATTGAGGATAATGCTGCTGTGGGGCTTATTGGAATCAAGGCTGCTAGTGTCTTTAGGGGATGGCTGAAAAGAAATAATCTTGAGTCAAGGATCAACGTCTCCGAAATATTTGCAGATCCCCAATCCTTTGATGGTTGGGGAACATTGTCACATAGTGAGGTCAATGATGTTCTTCGCTATGCTGAACAGAATTCAGTTGATCCAAAGTCAATCAATAATTTTGCCAAAGTATTGACATTCTTGGCAAGAGCAGACAGGTCATCAGAGGCTGCACCTTACGTGATGAAACTCATGGATAGTCAGAAGCGGGCTATTTCTAGTATCAGAGAAGATGAGATTAGAGAAAAGATGAAAGAGTTCTTCAACAACCAGATGATGAGCATCACAAGATTGTATCAGGGTGTTCATGGTGCTTCATATAAGGCGCGTGAGAGCGCTAACAAGAGCATCAAGGATTAAAAGACAGTAACTGATCAGACGGCGATTTTGATAGAATCTCAATCGGAAGAATTTTTATAGGGGTGGTTTTGGAGATGACTGACAAATCTAAAGAGTTGTATGATTTGGCGCAGAGACAGTTGGTTGCGTCTTTACTCTATGATAGCAGTGAATCTAAAAGAGCTCTTGAGATTGTCAGTTATGAAGACTTCGAAGATCCAGTCATGGAGAGTATTTTCTATGCTATTTTCCAGTTGTCCAGAACAGACAGTGACATCAACCAGTATACTGTTAGCCAAGAACTTGCAAGATCCAACAATCTTGAAACCATTGGTGGTATTTCAGCAATTTACTCATTGACTAGCGAGGGCGAAGAGTACGCTACAAAGTCAACAATAGAAAGACTTTCTTCTGTCGTCAGTGAGTTCGCCACAAAGAATAGAATCAAAAAGGTACTTGAGGAAAACAAAGATTTCCTTTCGCTTGATTCAGGAGTGACAGCATCTGAGACCATCTCTGGTATGATGAGCAGTTTCAACACGGAATTGATCAGTCTTTCTGATAATGCTACAACAACCGACTTGTCTGAGTATCTTGAGAATTACAATGAAATACTTGAGGATAGGAAGATCAAGGCAGAGGAGAACAAGGAACTTGCCAATGGGTTGCAAGGAATCCCCTCGTGGTTAGACACTTTAGACAAGTACACGCGAGGCTGGCAAGATAGCCAGTTGATTACAGTGGGTGCTCGTACTGGTGTTGGTAAGTCCGTTTTTGCTGTCATGTCTGCCGTGAGCGCTGCATCGGCAGGAAAATCTGTTCTCTTCTTCTCATTGGAGATGGGACATGCGTCCATTGTTGACAGGATTGTTTCTTGCCTTTCAAACGTTTCCTTGAACAATTTGAAGAGTGGAAATATTGATGAGGAAGATCAAGAGAACTTGGACGTTGCTCTTGAGCGATTTAAAGACATGAAGATTAAAATTGATACGGATGAGAAGTTGACTACTGATTCCATTCGTGCGCGTTGTGATCGTCAAGCACAGTCTGAGGCAGGATTAGACATGGTGATCATTGATTATCTTCAGTTGATCACACCTAAAGGCAAACATGGAAGCCGTCAGGAACAGGTTGCTGAAATCTCTAGAGATATGAAGTTGATTGCAAAGAGTCTTGGCGTTCCTGTGATGGTGCTCGCTCAGTTGAAGAGATCAAGCGGCAACGAAAGTGAAGAAGAGGATAAACTGCCAAAGATTGATGACATTCGTGAGTCTGGATCTTTGGGACAGGATTCTGATATCGTTATTCTTCTCCATAGAGAGCCTTCAAAGGATGGGTCAACACCAAAGACAACAGTCATCCTTGCAAAGAACAGAGATGGTGAATCGCAGAAATTCATCCATTGTCATTCCAATCTCCAATATTCTCGATTTGATGAGATTAAAACAGAGGATTCGATTGATAACATTGATGAAGAGATTGAAGAAAGTGCAGGAGATGAGGGCAGTGATTTTGAAGATTTCGATTTCGATGATGACGATGTGAGTGATTTCCTATGACACAGACAGATTTTAATGGATTACTAGATGTTATGCGTCTGGATGAAGATGATAAGATTGCTTCTGCTCTCAAGAAGTCTGAAACAGAAGACAAGGTGAATGCTTTCTTATCTTTATTTCTTACTTATATCCAGAACGAAGAACCGGCTAAGAAGTATAGGAAACTCTTCAGTAAAAAGTCTCAATCTGAGATTGCTCGATTCATGGCAGATGTAAAGAACACGTATAGGATTATGGTGCTTAATGGGGATTGGAGTGAGAGGAAGTTAGTGGAGATGATTGATCTTGCTGTTGATCACAGGAGAGACATCAATCAGTATACACTATCATCTTTAGATCAAATGAGGAGTAGGAATAAAAAGCCAACTCAGCGAACAAGAAATGTTAAGAAAAGATCAACTTCAGGAGTGTCTCCTGAATCACATTCTGCATCCCCGCGCAATAGAAGGAGGAAGGCGTCATGACAAAGGATCTCTCAGAAATCAGAGTATCTGAAAGAAGGATGGCAGTAAACCACAATGAGACTGATTATGAGTCTTTCAAAGAGGTCAAAGAGTCTATCAGGCGCGGTGTTGGCAAGGTCAACAGGGACATTGAGAAACAGAGACGAAAAGAGTCTTTGATGGAGTGGGTGCGAAGCGTGCCACAAAGATGGTCAAAAGTAACAGTCAATAATCTACCTGAAGAGAATGCGCAAAGGATCAAAGATCTCATAGATGAAAAAGGCGTGTCATCTGTCTACATCTGTCATGGGTCAACAACAGAGATGATGGATATATGTTATGCTCTCGGGAGAAGATTTGTCAGTGGTGGCAGAGCGAGGTTTGAGAACTTTGCTTTTGTTAACGAAGAGTCTCTTTCTGCCCTGTCCAAATCAGGTTTTGAGGGTAAGAAAGAAGTTGATAAACTTTTCGCAAAGAATAAAAGAGTCTACGTCCTTACAGGCGTGATTAGAGATCATTACGATCCAAGAGAACTTTCTTTTATGAAGAGATTGATTGAACATATCTATAGTAATGAATTATTCCTGATTGTTTCATCTTCTATTGATTTCCATGAGTTCTGTGGAAACATTGAAGGGGCAGAGGATATTCTTCAGGAGATTTTCAAGGATTCAGTAATCGTGTTGGAAGACAAGAAGGACTCTGATTTGTTAGACATGTTCAGCAAAGACTAATGATTCAACTTGTGTTCTTCTGATCTCTTTGCTATCATAGGTACAAACCAGACCGTAGAGTTAGGAAGAAATAGTGAGTTTTTTCAAGGACAGGAAAGTAGAGGAAGAGGATACTAACCTCTCAGGATTGCTCGGGGAGAAGGGTCTTCCCTCTGATGAGTATGATCCCAATTCCGTGGCTAACAAGCGTGTTCCTAAGAAGACATGGCTGACTCTTGGCGCAGCAGGTCTTGTTTTTGGAACTGCCGCACTTGGAGCAGGATCTGTCGTGATGGCACCTGCCTTGGCTATTGCTGCTCCGAGCGTTGAGAGTTATAAGAATCTTCCTGAAAGTCTCCCTGATGCAACCATTGCTCAGAGAAGTGTGATGTATGACATCAATGGTGAGCCTTTCGCTGAAATCTATTCTCAGGATCGAGTGGTACTTGATTCTCTCGACAAGGTGAGTGACAACGTAAAGAATGCTTTGATCTCCACTGAGGACAAGAGATTCTATGAGCACAGTGGTTTTGACCCTGTGGGAACTGCACGTGCTGCCATTAGTGGTTCTGGTGGTGGATCTGGTATTACTCAGCAGTTGATCAAGAACTATCAGTTCTATGACATGGCTGGAAAAAACAAGGAAAAGGCTATTGAGGCAACTTTAAGTCGTAAGATTCAGGAGTTGAAGTTTTCTCTTGATTATGAGAAGAACCACTCAAAGGATGAGATTCTTCTCAACTACTTGAACCTTGTTTCATTCGGCTCTCCCTCTACTTACTCCATTGAAGGAGCATCCAAGTACTTCTTTGGAAAGTCTGCCAAGGATCTTGATGTGGCTGAAGCCGCAGTCCTTGTAGGTACTGTGCAGAATCCAGTTAGCCTAAATCTCAACAAGGTCAACAAGGATGTTTTCAACGAGTACTCTAAGATCTATGTAGAAAAGTCTTCTAAGCAGGCAAGAATGTATCTCGACAAGGAGATCGAGAAGGGAAACATTGATGAGGCTCAGAAGAAGACAACAATCAAGATTAAAGAACGTCAGAATGAGGTCTTGTCAAGAATGGCCGATGAGGGCCATATTGACAAGGATAAGGTTGAGGAGTTTTATGCGACTCCGTTGAACCTTGTCTACAAGAAGTCTTCTACAGGAAACTGTACCTCATCCGAGTATGAGTCTTATTGTGAGCGTGTCCTTAAAGAATTGAGCAATTCACCTCGTCTTGGAGAGACTGAGGAAGAGCGTGCTATTGTCATTGATAAGGGCGGATTGCATATTCATACTTATCTTGATCCTAAGGTTCAGGACAAGGTAACCAATCGACTGAAGAGTGACTTTGGTTATGAGAATCGTGTCGTTGCCCCTACTGCTATCGTCCAGCCCGGAACAGGTGGAATCCTTGCCGCTGATGTGAACAGAGAATACGGAGATGGTGACGGAAAGACCACTATCGATGTTCCTTCTGTCAGGACAGGTACAGGTTCTGCTTACAAGATGTTCACACTTGCTGCTGCTCTTGAAAATGGCATGTCTCCACAGCAGTTGGAATTCTCCACACCATGTCCTCTTTATTTCAGTGACTTCGATGAGCCTAGTGGCGGATTCAGTAACAGCCTTGGTTGTAGCAAACTTCAGTCACAGAATTTGAACTTTGAGCAGGCTACTGCTTACTCATCAAACACATGGTTCACTGCCCTTGCTGAGAAGATTGCTTATCCCAATGGAGAGTTTGTTGGTCTTGAGCCTGTCTTTAAAATGACAGATTCACTCGGTCTGCATACTCCTGAGAACGTCACTAACAGGTCAATGTCCTATGTCCTTGGTGCTACAGGAAACTCTACTATTGATATGGCTGCTGCCTATGCCGCCTTCGCTAATGAAGGTGTGTACTGTCCTCCTACATCAGTGAAGAGTTATGAATACTCTGATGGAACTTCACCCGTTGTTCCTGAGAGTTATAACCCTGAAGACACTAGTTGCCGTGCGGCTATGAGTCCTAGAACAGCGTCCACTGTTCTTCGTGCTATGCGAGCAAACACTGTACCTGGTCATGTTGACAATGCCTTCGGTTTGATGGGTAACGTTCCCGGTTATGATGCTGTAGGAAAGTCTGGTACTAACCAGAACTACAACTACACATGGGGTCAGGTTTCCAAGAATTATTCTCTCTTCATCAACATCACTGACATGGATAAGATGACTCGTGGTGTGAATGGAAACTTCTGGTTCCGTGGTGGCCGTGCAGGTACAAGCACTGCTGTGATTGCTGGATCATCTGTGATGAAGGATGTACTCAAGGGAACTACACCTGTTCCTCTTGACTTCAACAACACCAGCACTGATCGTGTCAATGTCCCTGTTGAGCGAAAGGATTTCTTTACAGTTCCTTCCGTAGTGGGTATGTCTCCTGAGCAGGCATTGGATACGTTGAGGTCAACTGGCGTCAAGTCCAATGTAAGCAAGGAGAAGATTGCTTCTCAGAATGGTCTCCCATCCGGTGTGATCGGTGAACAGTCAATTCCTGCTGGGGAGAAACTTGCTGTGGGAACGCAGAAGGAGATTGTTCTCAAGATGGTCAATTGACAATTTTGAAAAAACGAAAGAGCAAGTCATTCATTGGCTTGCTCTTTCGCTATAATAAAGTAAAGTTTAGACCATTTTAAAGGGAGTGTATCATTGATGAAGTTTAAAATAAATTCCGAAGATTTTTCCAATGCAATTTCTTGGGTTACACAGGGAGCAGCGTTAAAGGAAACACATCCCGTCATTTTGGCATTGGATTCAGAGGATTCAGCGCATGTGTACTTCTTTGATGGTACACAATATGCAAAGGATAATCTTGACATCAGCAACTTCAATGGTGATTTTGAGGAAACAAAAATTCTCATGGACGCCAAGTTTGTGAAGAACCTTGCCAAAGTCATCAAGGATTTTCCTGGTGAAATGCAGATCGAAGAGCAGAAGAGCCAACTTCTTGTGAAAACGCAAGGGGGAAACAAGTTCCATATTCCTCTTCTGGATCAAGTCTCACCATCAGAGCCAGAGATTATCACTATTGGTGAAGTTGATGAAGCAGAGTTCTTTGAAATCATTTCAAGAGTGTCCAAGATTTCCGATCCATCCAGTACGCTGACACTTGTCAACTCTGTTGGGTTTGTTTTCGATATGGAGAAAACAGGATCTGAACAGGTTATTGCTATTGCGACAGACAAGTTCGCATTCAGTGAAGTCAGAGTTCCCTTCGTGCCAGCAAAGACAGCAGGTGGAAAGAAAAAACAGCAGTTGACATATGCTCTTCCTGCTTCCAAGGCTACTATCGCCAACTCCACTAAGACAGTAGGGTCTCCTGTTGCATTGATTACATCTACCAATATGGGATTCGGTTATTCCTTCGGTGACGGTAGAATCGTCCTTTTCTCAACCAACTCTGATGAAGTTATGATGAAGCCTTCCGAACAGATGAAGGCGGCTGCTGAAAAAACGAATCAGTCTGCTACATTCAGCAAGAAGGATTTTGAGAAAGCATTGAACGCTATTTCCAACCTTTCTTTGGATTCTAACACCAAGAATCTAAAGGTTGTCATCAAGAATTCTAAGATGAGCATGAGTGACATTGATGACAATAACAGCATTAATATTGACCTCATTGATTCAGAGATTGAAGAAGACATTGAGATCACTGTTCTCAGAGATGCTGTGAGAAAGGCTATGTTGCCTGTCACTACCGCCAACATGAAAATCAAGTGGGTGGAGCAATCAAAGGTCATGCAGGTTGTCTGTGTAGACAATGATGGAAATGACATTGAAGAGATCTTCACTGTGTGTATTGTCGCGCTCTGATTGATCATTGATCAAAATAGCACTGAGATTTTCTTCTCAGTGCTATTTTGCTGTAAACATCTGATATTTTTATTCGATACCATAGTTATTTAAAGGCGGACACATGTTGTTTCTTAGTTTATCAGTTATTTTTTCTCTTCTCCTTTTCTTCATCAGTTTTAAGACTCAAGAAAAATGGATGAAGAGTGAAAAAATGCACCCATTTGATTGGAAGAAACTCAACCTTGTTGCACTTAGTGTCACATTACTTGCAAATTTTGGCTTGTCCTTTTTTATAGCAGATCACATTAATAATTCTACATCATTGAGTGCTTTGCTTGCTGCTGTAACCTCTTCTCTTGTGTACACATCAGTACAAACAGTCACTGACTTCAAGGTGAGAAGAGCATACAGATGGACACTTATCATGGGTTATGTTTCTGTGATTGCTTGCGCCTTATGGGATTACGCGGCAAACGATATGATGTCCTCATTCATGTTCTACCTGCTTGTTCTTATTATTGTAGGACTGGGAATCCTCTTCAAAGGTATTGGAATGTCTGATACCAGAGCAATGATCCTTGTCTGTGCTTCCATTGTTCCCATTGCAGGTGTGCAAGGTTTGAATTACTACCTCTACTTATTCCTCTTTTTCCTCATTGGTTATACATTGATTTTTAAAATCAGGAATAAAGAGGTAAAGATATTGACTACTAAAATTTCATTCCCCATGGTGCCCATTTTTATCTGGCCTGCATTGATCATAGTATTAAAAACAGTTTTGCTATGATAGGGGAAAGTTTTATGACAAAGGAGAAAACCCATGGATGACATTCTCGACAGTATTGAAGACCTTGAACTTGAAGATCAAGAAGAGGACTTTTCCGGTGAAGTAATTGAAGTAGATGATTCAATGATCTCAGATGTCAATGACATCATTGAAAGTTCTGCAACCATGAGTCGTGAGGAAGCAGAAGACCTCACTACAGCAATCAGATCAACTTCAGATGCTCTTTATATTCTTCTTGCTAGAGCACACGATGGCAAGGCATACAGAATTCTTGGCTACAATACGTGGAAAGAGTATGTGCAGACAGAGTTCGAAATCTCTCCACAAACCAGTTATAGACTTCTTGACATGTCAAGAGTCATCCGTGAACTTGAGCAAGCAACACCTGAAGGAACAAAGGTAAAGTTGACACAAGCTCAGGCTATCGCTATCAAGAAGGAACTTCCTCGCATCACTGATGAGGTGAGAGAAGCCACAGAAGGTAAGACTGCAGAAGAGGCAGAAGACTTCCTTGAAGAGATGATGAAGAAAAAGAAAGAGCAGCAGAAAGAAGACAAGAAGGCTATTGAGGCCAAGGAGAAGTCATTGGCTGAAGCGGAGGCTGACGGCATCAGTAAGGGCCTTGAAATGGCTGCAGATGCTTTCCTTGAAGAGCATGATGGAAAGGAAACCAATAAGGACAGTGAAGGGTTCACACCAGACGCTCCTGACAACATCACTTCATCTGCAGATGGTGAGTTCATTGATGTTCAAATCAAGGGCGAAGGTGGAGTTTCACCAGAAGTAATGTATGTGCTGAGCAACCTCTCCAACATGGCTATCTCCTCCGAGACCTTCCCTGATCCTGAAGTGATTGTTGACGCTGTTCCTGGCTCTTCACTTGACCAGATGTACGATCAGATCACTAGCCTTCAGGAGTACGTCAACAGGCTTGCTACTCTCCTTGAAGAGAGAAAGTACAGGGAGAGTGAGTGATCTTCTACTGTTTTTGATACAATGCTGAACATAAGCACATAAGACAGAAGAAAGAGGTTGCGAGTGACAAACTTCGCCAATGAAACAACAGAAAACACTTCCGTAGTAACACTGGATGTCACGATGAAAGATAATGGATTTTCACCTATGGAGATCTCGCAACTTCCTAAAAATTATAAAGAAGAAATAGACGAGATGGCTGTCGGATTCTATGAATCCGGCAGAATCTGTGTACTTGCAGATGATAAACTATCTTCCCGTTTCCTTACCCATCAGTTCGTTTCTGACTTCTCTCGCTATTCCACGAGGATCGATGAAGATTCAGATATGAGATTTGTTCATATTGACGATGAGAACTTGCAGATTTTCTCTCGCGCCTTTGCTTCCTCTGTAAACAATGATGAATCCACAGATGAGGATTCCAATGATGACGATGATGTGAGAGAGGAAAATCTCACACACGAGGAAGAATCATACTCCAAGGCTGCAAAGCATATTAAGGGACTTATTTCTCGATTCAAAAAGAATGATGTCAAAGAGAATGATGAAGATGAGTTCCCTTCGGATTACTTCAACATTAACACTGTCGATGAAGACAGTGTAGACATCGATGCGAGCGATCTTTTTAACTTCATCTTTGAGAAAGTAACAGATGACCATGCCATTGAGGATTCCTCTATCTGCGTAGTGACAGATTCCCCAACTGTTGCACAGGCTGTCTCATTGCTCAAGAGCGATGCGAAGATCATCATCTATGGTGAGAAAGAACACCTTGTAGAGTTCTTGAATGAGGGCGTTAGCGAAGATGACAATTGGGAAGTAAGCGATGCAGATATCCCGCTTGAGAAGAACTTCATTGAGGACTATTTGTACCACAATACCAATAAGTACATCAATGAAAAGTTCAAGATTGACTTCACTAAGGAAGACATCAGGATTGCTATCAATGCTGTAGAGGAAAAGGTCGGAAAGAGTGCTGCATATCATGATGGTTTCTCAGTGCTCTCGCCTTCCATCTGGATCATCATTACACAGAAAATTGCGGGTAACTATGTTCTTGCACAGAATGAAGATCTTTACGACGATGAAGGAAAGCCTTCACTTGTCAAAGTAGCAGATCACTTTGCTGATGGAAAGATTGTCAGTGACATTGTTAAGTTGAACCCCATCTCTTACAAGAAGTCATCTGACTTGTACAAAATTCTTTCAGACAAGATTATAGGTCAGGATGAAGCACTCAAACAGATTGTCGATAGCCTTAAGATTGCTACCAATGGCCTCACTGATGACCAGAAGCCTTTGAGATCATTCCTCTTCGCTGGACCTACAGGAACAGGAAAGACAGAAGCGGCAAAGCAGATTGCTGAGAACATTGCTGACGAGAAGATGAGTTTCCTTTTCATCAACATGTCTGAATACACTGAAAAGCACAAGGTATCATCACTCTTCGGTGCTCCTCCTGGCTATGCTGGCTTCGATGAGAACGGTGGCGGCATTTTGACAAAGTTTGTCAAGGACAATCCGCGTACAGTGATCCTTCTTGATGAGGTAGAAAAGGCGCACGAGGACATTTGGATGGCGTTCATGAGCGTTCTTGATGAGGGAAAGGCAACATCATCCTCTGGTGACGTTGTTGACTTTTCCAAGTCTATTATTGTCCTCACAACCAATACAGGAGTTGAGTCTTCTGCGAATGCTAAGAAGATCTCCGGGTTCCAGCCGTCAAACTTCATGGACAATGCTGAAAAAGAATCCAAGGATGCTTTCAGAAAAGAGATGGAGAAAAACTTCAAACCTGAGTTCCTCAACAGACTTGACGGAATGATCATCTTCAATAATCTTGATGAAAAAACGGGTTACCTTATTGCTCAGAAGGAAATCAATACTCTGTCAGAAAGAATGAAAAGGAATTCTGATGTTCACATTGAGGACTTTGATCACAGCATTCTTGACATCATCATTGAGAAATCTCAGATCAATAAGTATGGCGCAAGAGAAATCAAGCGAGAGACATCTAAAGTCATCTCCCATGCTCTTGCTGAATACCTTGAGACAAGAGATAATAATTCTTCGCACGGAATTGTCATCTCTGTAAACGAAAATAAGGATATTGTAATTACTGAATCAATTCAAACAAAGTGAGAGTAAATATGAGTTCATCTTATCATTCAGAAGAGTCCGATTTCAATACGGGCAAAGAGTCAGAGTACGACTTCATTACTGAAGCCATGTCAGAGGAATCTGATGAAGGCGATATCCCCTACGACCCAAGTATTTTCACGAGAGAGCCTGCTTTCTCAAGCAGTGCTGATTATTTTGGGAGCAGTGGCTTAACAGATGATGAAGACGAAGGTAATGACTTCTTCAACGATGAAGAAGATGAATCACCTACAACTCCATCTTATTCTCAGACAAACAACGAGGAAGACGTGAAGAAGATCAGCATTTTCGGAAACAGTAAGAAAGCAGAACCTGAGCCACAAAACGACATGGTTAACCAGAGTCAAGAAGAGATGTTCAGCACGGATTATTCTGAGAATGAAACACAGGATGATTATTCTTCACCAGTTGCGTCTGAATATACTTCTGCACCAGAAGATAACACTCAGGAATCTTCTACCACCATTGAGTATGAAGACACTAAAGAAGGAGAAACAGAAACAGTCTCACCAACAGAGGATTATTCTTCATACTACAATGAAGAGGAACCCTCTACTAATACCAATGAAAGCGATACTGAAAAGCCCTTTGATTCAAGTGTCTTTGAACCCAGGGTTGAAGAGATCACTTACTCCTTCGGATACGATAACATTGCTCTCAATGAAAACAATGCTGAAGAGTCAACTGTTGCAAACACAGATAATAAAACACAAAATGTTGAGCATGTCAACGATGATGTGACATCTGTAGTCACAGATGCACAAGAAGATACTGTTTCATCTACAGATGAGACAACGGAAGATCATCAGTCTTCTGTTAGTGATCATCACGTTTCAGATAGCACACCTGTTGCAAATAGCACACCTGTTCAGATGGTGACACCACCTGAAGAGCATTCAACATATGAGATTACTCTTAGTGACGTTGAGAATGTTTTTGCTACCTACAATGAATATTCTAAGATGTCAGACGATGAGAAGAAGAGGATTCATGAGCAGGTAGAAGGCGAATTGAATTATGCAAACATCGTCTACCACATGATGACAGGAAAGATCACTGAAGAAGATGAAGGATTGAATCTTCTTCGATCAGTCATCAATATTGAAGACCCACTGGATAGAGCATTCACTGTACTCGATTACGATAATGATAATCTCATGCTCCTTGGCGCTAAAGTTGAAGAGTATTCCAACATTGATCTTGGAGACCCTTTTGATAAAATAAAGTATGCAAGACGAATAGTTTATGCAATCGGAGAGTTGGATCAGGATTCTTTAGATCGTATCCAGAAGTGAAGCAGTCAACTAAGTAGTAACAACGATCTTCCTCTCTGAAATAGATTCGAATGGAGAGTAGAAGATGAGAATAGTTGAAGTTGACTTGTGGGAGGGAGAGGAGATTGTACCTCTTCTCCCTCCTGAGGGCGTTGATGAACTTTCAGAAGATAATGAGACTTTAGAAGAAGAGAAGTTTAATCTATTTAGTGAAGACAATAAGCCAGAATGGGCATACACTAAAACTTATAAAAGAGTCATCATTCATGTTGACAACAACAAGATCAAATTCTATTCCATTGAAGATCTTTCTACAGATGAAGATCTTAATAAACTAGAGGGTTTCTCCAAAACTTCCAAAAACATCTGGGAAGCTAACAGGTCATCTGTCAATGCATTTATTCTTCGCCATATTATCAAGTCTATTCATGGTGGATTGTCCTCCAAAGAAGACGTGAAAGCATTGGCTACACTTGCTGACAACGCTGTTGATCCGCATGTGAGAATTAGTGATGATAAGACCACTATTGAAATCTCTGCTCCACAAGTATGGGTGTATACTGATGTGTTGAGAAAACTTAGTGCCTACTACAGAAGAACAGGCATTTATTCCCTTCAAATAGGAAAACTTCTTGATTTCCAATCTCTTTGTGAGAACATGGATGAAAGGTTTCCCCCATTCCGTGTAGATGATGACGTGTACGGACTAGTCAATGACCCAATTGAAGGATTTGATGGCACACTGGATTCATTGAGGTTCGTTGACATTGAAGAACTCAATGTCATCAGAGCAAACAAACAAAGCAATGACCAGTTGAGGAAATCAGAGAAAACTCTCGCTGAGAAGATGAGGGAATCAGGATATGCCACCCTGCATGACCTTATTATGACTATTCCACGAAAGTATATTTTCAAGAATGAATCACAGGACTTAAAAGACCTTGAAGAAGGAGAAACAGCGACAATCGTTGGAAAGATTGATTCCTCAGGAGAATTCGGCAACCCAAGAACAAGAGCATCAGGAATCTATTTCATGATCAAAACTGAAGGTGGTAACAACCTCCGAGTCAGTTTCTTCAATCAAAGATGGTTGCTTACACGTTTCAAGACGGGTGATGAAGTCATTGTTACAGGAAAATTCGGTTACTTCAATTTAAAGCCCCAAATCAGTGGAATCTCCATTGATCACATGGAAGATGCTGAACTTCTTCCTGTTGTCCCTGTGTACAAACAGCAACCCTCCAAGGGAATCACTACCAAACTGATTCTTTCTGCTATCAGAGAGTTGATAGCAAGAAGCGGTGCTGATATCTCCATGCCTGAATACTTTGAACCAGATAATAAGATGCCTACAGGAGAAGCGTTCAATGAACTGCACTTCCCATCTTCCCCAGAGCACCATGAAGCATGCATGGACACACTTGCCTTCTATGAGATGGTCTATATGCAACTCGTCCTTCAAGAATCAAGAAGGAATCAGGTTTCTCATCAAGGAATCAAGATGGAAGAATCCGATTCAGCATTACAACAGAAAGCAATTGAGTCTCTTCCATTTACGTTGACCAATGCTCAGTCTCAAGCACTAGAGAAAATTAATCATTCTCTAGCAGGAAGTGAACCATCATCAACCCTCGTCAACGCTGACGTAGGTTCAGGAAAGTCTATCATTGCTTTCCTGTCATGCCTGAGAGCAGCAGAATCGGGCTACCAGTCTGCTATTGTTGGCCCAACAGATGTTCTTGCCCGACAGTTGTATGCAGGTCTTGAGAGGGCTGTTGCGCCCCTTGGAGACGATGTTAGCATTGCTCTGATCACAGGAAGCATGAAAGTAAAAGAGAAGAATGCTATTTACAAGAAGGTGGCGGATGGAGAGATCGACATTGTGGTAGGAACACTGTCACTCGTCAAAACAAAAATGAAATACAATAATCTCGGATTGATTGTGATTGACGAACAACAGAAATTCTCCGCAGAAGATCGAAGCAGACTTCTTTCCAGCAGAGAAGATGAGCGTGTTCCAGATCTCATCCAGCAGACAGCAACGCCTATTCCACGCTCTATTGCTCAGAGTTTCTTTGGCGATGTAGATATGATTATTCTTGATGAGAAGCCACCTGGCAGAATCCCCATTGTCACTGAATGGATACAAGAATCTCCTACTCAAATTATCAATGAGAAGGATCACCCCATGTGGCAGGACATCATAGATGAAGCAAAAACAGGGAACCAGACCTTCATCATTGCCCCAATGGTGAAGGAATCAGATAAGATCGATGCAGCATCAGTGGAAAAAGCATATGAATCCATTAACAATGGAGTGCTGTCCTCTATTAATGTAGGATACGTCCATGGAAAAATGAAACCAGATGATCAAATGGAAGCAATGACCAAGTTCCGCAACAAGGAATATGATGTCCTTGTCGCATCCACTGTTGTTGAAGTTGGTGTAGACATCCCTGATGCCACTAGGGTCATTGTACTCTCTGCAGACAGATTGGGATCAGCCTCATTGCACCAAATTAGAGGTCGTGTAGGAAGAAACCAAAAGCCATCCAAATGCTATCTCGTCTCCATTGGAAACACTAAGAATAGCCAAAAGAGACTACAGAACATTGTGGATCACGCAGATGGATTCGATGTTGCTCAGGCAGACATGGAAAACCGTGGAACAGGAACTGTCTTCGGAACAGAGCAATCAGGAAACAGCGAAATGCTCTTTGCTGACCTTCTGACACATAAACACTTGATTGATGAAACAGTGGAATCTGCAAAGAGGATATTGAATTCAGAGAACAGAGAACAAGCACTTAAAGATGCATCTCAACTATTCATTTCAAAGGGGAGACTACTGTGAGCACAGCAGCAGAACAAACAACAAAGAGAAACAAGTTTGCTTGGCTTGACAAAGATAAACCTTTCATATCTTATCTTGTCATGCTAAGAAAACAGTACAACACGAATTTCAAGCAGTTCTTCACCGTAACAGGAATCTCTTTAGTCGTCTTCATTGTCATCGCTGCACTCATTGATATCTTTACTCCCTTTACGCAATTGTTCATGGTATTGAGATCCCTCATGCTCATTCCCGGTTCTCTTCTCTTCTTCAGTCTGTTTTATAATGTCAGCATCTTCTTAAGCAATGTCATGAAAGCAAGAGACCCACAATGGATTCCCTTTAGGTTCAGATTGTCCTATGCATGGCGTGTACGTATTGCAATCGTGGCTGCTGTGTTCCTTATCGTCTTGATCTATGGTGGCGAGTTTGACGCAGCCTACACGGCGAGATCTGCACTATATGCATCCCTCTTCCTTTCCCTCCTAGCATTCATCAGAATGACAAGCAAAGAAGCGGATTTGAGGAAGTATGGAATACCTGACCCACGAGACATTGAGAACAAGAGAAAAACATATGAAATGAGAAGTTCTCTTTCTGACAGAGGAACAAGAAGGAAAAACAAGAAACGATAATTAAAAACAATAAAGCACACAGGTCAACTAAAAACCTGTGTGCTTTATTGTTTCATACCAAAATATGATCGTTTGCTATCATAAGAGGTGAACATAGACATCAACATGATTGGACAAGGTTGAAACACATGAAGAAATACACCAAGCCATTGGTCTTTGGAGCAAGTATTGCAATGGTCGTTGCAGCATCTACTACCTCTGCCTACGCTCTGATGAATGAGATAGACAACAATGACGCTTCTACCACAAGCGGAACTGTAGGCTTTAAGAGCATGCATGATAAGTTCACAGAGGCATCCTACATTAAGAACTCTCCCAAGGAAGTATTTGTCAAGACAGCATTGGATAAAGAACAAGTTCATCTTACATCTGATGGCAGTAGGGTTGCTCTCAGCGGTGAGCAACTGGTCTTCCCCAATAGTTATGAGACTAAAGAAGAGGGAGATTATGATTTCGCCCTTGCCACGCTTGACAGCGTAGAAGACTTCATCAAGAAAGATGACGTTGACGTAGAGTACATTGGAGAGAAGACTATCCATGATGTCAAGGTCAAAGAATACTACATTGACTCACATGGACAAGGATCAACAGGAACAATGTACAAAGATGACAAGGATATCATCAGAGGATACACCTCAAAATCTGGTGAAGTTGATATCTTCATCACTGAATACAACCAGTGATCATTGTCCTATGTTCAAAACTACAACTTCATAGATAACACGAAGAAGGTGGGATAGATTTGATTTCTATCCCACCTTCTCTGTTTCAATCAATTGTCAATTCAGCATCATACTGCAGTCAACATCTTCATTTTAGATGTGGATTCAATGGCTGTATAGAACTTTGTCACGTTAAAGGACATACGCCCATAGTCATTCCTCAACTTGTCAACTACATTAGCCAATGATTTCAGTGCTCCGTGCCTTTCATTTTCAGATGCTGACTCATCTGACACCATGTTCAACAATTGCTTTGCTGTTTTCAAAAGTTTCTTCTCTTCCCTAGAGAGAACTCCCCACTTGACTTGCTCCGCGTACTCTTTAGCCGTCTCCAACTGTGCAGCGAACTCGCTGGAAGCATGTTCTACTTCCTTGATGTCATCTGTAGTCAAAGAATCATCTGGGACATTTTTGATGAAATCGGCTTTAGAAACAGCAATCTTTTGTTTTCTAGAGAGTTCAATGATCACAGGAGAAGACATGTTAGTAAACTCGGGGTAATCAAAAGTCCATACTGGGTCAAGTTCAATTCGTCCTCTTTCTGTGACGGTAGACTCAATAGAAGCAATTGCTCTATTCCTCCTGTCGATGAGATCATTTCTATGATTTCTCTGATTGATCTCCATCTGTTTCCTCTGGTCTCTTGCAGACATCATCTTAGGAAGATAATGAGCCATCACAAAGAAGGCAGCAACAACTGCAATCAATACAATAGCAATGCCAACAAACCATGGAAGGAATGACCAATCTACAGGATCAGGTATAGATTCTGCTGGTGGCGGTGTTGTCTCTACTGCCGTGGCTGGTTCTTGTGTGTCTGTTTCAATGACGCCCCCAGCAGGGTTAGCAGATTGTTTATCTTCAAGGTTTCGTACAAAAAAGAAAATAGGTAAAATTAAAAACGAGGATAATACTAAGTAAAGCATAGCAGATGCTACTTTTCCTTTGAGGACCAAATTCAAAATCATTAAAAGCCAAATAACAAGAAGTATGATGCATGTTAACCATATTAATGAACTGCCTGTTAAAATTGCTAATAATGGTACATAGTTTGACAATGTTTCCATGGCTATGGACTTTCTGATGATCATGATTTTCCCTATTTTACCAAATGCCTATTTTAACTGTTCCTATCGGGCGAAAACCTCAACACCATAGTATTTGACAACCCCATCCTACCGTGATACAATAACGAAGTATTACATCAACGATATGAGTGTATGAAAAGAGGTGGGTGTCATGTCTGCAATGCTTATAAGAGTGAACAGCACATTGCTCTCATTGACGACGCTCTCTTCTAGAAGCCTTGATTCTGGCATCATGCCATGCTCATTGCCATGCTTGGAAAAAATTGGTAAGACAATTGTAGCCACGCATAGCAATACATGGGGAACATGGGCCAAAACAAGAACAAAATTAAATACAAAAAACAAAATAGAAAAGCATCACAGAGATAAGAAGAAAATATCTCCTGTGGTGCTTTTCTACATCCGAAAGAAAGAAAACAAGGAGAATCCTCGTGAAAAGAACATCCCTCATCAACGCATTCGGCAATATCCTTCCAACATCTGTGGCAGAGACAACCGAAACTTTTGAACACCTAATCAATGCCAGCAGAGGACATGATCTGTCCTCTATTGACCCGAAGCAATTATTCGACTTGGCTGAAACCCAAGAAGTTGAATCATCATGGGTGACCAAGAGTTCTATTACTAACGCACATGAAGTACATACAGAAATCTTAGACAGAGCAAACAACACGATTGAATATAGGATTTATACAGGCTTTAGTAATGAAACTGTAGCAGATGAAGATAATAATTTCACTTACTATGATCCAAGTGAATGTAGGTTCACCCACAAAGAAGCGACCAAAGTCAACGAAGAGATCAAGAAACTCGTTGCTTTTTGAGAAAGAGAGATATATCAATGCCTACCGATACAAGGTGCGGGGACACGTTATGCGAATGCTGTTACCCAGAAAACATTGAAGAACCAGAAGGATGCCTCAAGATCATCCCTGTAAGCAAAGAAGAAACAATGTTAGCAATGATGACATCAGTATACTTGTGCATTCATATTGAAGCAAACGGGAATACACACATTAAAGGAAAGATCTGTTTAAAGAATGGAAAATCAGGATTTGACAAAGAAGACTTTGTTTTCATTCACTCCAACAATAGACGATATCCTGACAACATCACAATGAGCGAATCAGCAATCGATATCGTGAAGTACGTGGCAGCATATAGGACAAGGAAAAAACTATCAGTTTGATAAGATAATAAAACTGTTTCTTAGAGATACGAAAAAGAAATAATATACATACTTCAATCCGTTGAGAGTAGAGAGGGTATGTATTGTAATCATGTATGCAAACATACGAGTTTATTTTAAATTGAGCATAACAGGAGATAGGTGGGTATGAGAGATCCAAAGACAAACGTAACAGAAGCAATCAACTGGAACAGAATTGATGACCAATTAAGTGGTGATGTATGGAATAGGTTGGTTGCGAATTTCTGGGTGCCAGAAAAGATTGCACTTTCCAATGATATCCCATCATGGAACACCCTCACTGAAGAAGAAAAAGATCTTGTAATGAAAGTGTTCACAGGGTTGACATTGCTTGACACTATTCAGGGAACAGTAGGTGCAATCTCCATGGTTCCTGACGCTACCACTCCACACGAGGAAGCGGTGTTCACAAATATTGCATTCATGGAATCAGTCCATGCTAAATCTTATTCTTCTATCTTCTCCACTCTTGCATCAACAGAAATGATTGATGATGCATTCAGGTGGTCACGAGAGAATGAGTTCCTGCAGAAAAAGTCACGTATAATTGAAGGATACTATGATGGAAAAGACCCTCTGAAGAAAAAGATTGCATCCACAGTTCTTGAATCCTTCCTTTTCTATTCAGGATTTTATCTTCCATTGTACTTTGCGTCCCACGCCAAGTTACCTAACTCTGCAGACATCATCCGCCTTATCATCAGGGACGAGAGCATTCACGGTTACTACATCGGTGCGCTTTTCCAAAGAGAGGTCGTCAAACTCTCTGCTGACAAGCAGGAGGAATATAAGGAATTCACATATGACCTCTTGATGGATCTCTATGAGAATGAAATGAAGTACACAGAAGACTTGTATGACAAGGTTGGACTCTCTGAAGAGGTTAAGGTATTCCTTAGATACAATGCCAACAAGGCTCTGATGAATCTTGGTTATGATCCCATGTTCTCTGCGGAAGAGACCAGAGTATCCCCTGAGATCATTGCATCCTTGTCTCCAAACTCGGGAGAAACACACGATTTCTTCTCTGGATCAGGATCATCCTATGTGATTGGAAAGGCAGAAGAAACAGATGACGATGACTGGGACTTCTGATTGATAGAAATTGGTAAGATCCTGTGAACATGGTCAACTCATGTTCACAGGATCTTACTTTTGCTCAAGGAGACATTATAGAATGAGAATCAGGAATACAGAGGACTTCATTCAAAGAGCAAAAAGTATTCATGGGGACAGGTTTGACTACTCTCCAACGCAGTACACTAAACTCAAAGAAAAAGTGATCATCATCTGTCCTGATCATGGTGAATTCTCTACTTACCCTAACACACATTTGGGAAGCAAAGGTGGTACAGGGTGCAAAGAATGCGCTATGGCAACAAGAAGAATGTCTCCTGAAGAGTATATTCAAAAGGCAAAAGAAATCCATGGGGATAAATTTGATTACTCCCAGACGAGATTTACCAAAATGGCTGACCAGATCACTGTTCTTTGCAGAGAACATGGCGAGTTCACCCAGAATGCTCAAAATCATTTACGAGGAATGAACGGTTGCTCTGAATGCAATGGGCAAAGTGTGATCTCTGTACAAGAATATGTCACAAGAGCAAAAGAGAAACATGGAGATCGATTTGATTACTCCAAAGTGATGCAATTCAAGAACCTTCATGAGAAAATCACTGTCATCTGTAATGAGCACCGTGAATCCTATAGGATTGAAGCCAACTCTCACTTAAGAGGAAACAACGGCTGTAGAAAATGTAATAAATATGCCCCATATGATACTGCCAAGTTTGACAACAAGATACAATCTCATGGATCTGGCAGGTATGATTACTCCAAGGTTGACTTGAGTTCCTTCAATGTTAAAACATCTTCTCCTATCATCTGCACAATAGATGATCATGGCACATTCTATCAGTCCTTTGATGCTCACTTTGCTGGCAAGGAAGGGTGTCGTAAATGTGATGAAGCAGGGACATCTAAGCGGGAGAAGGAATTCATTGAATTCATTATGGATGTCTATGATGGCAGAATCATCACTAATGATAGGAAAGTTCTCAACGGAAAGGAACTTGACATCTATCTTCCAGAGATCAATGTAGCCATTGAATTTAATGGTATTTATTGGCATCAGGAAAAATTCTCGGGGAAGAAAAAGCACTCTGAAAAATATTGGGCATGCCATGATCAAGGGATCAGATTGTTAACTGTGTGGGAGGATGATTGGAATAATAAGAAAGAGATTGTCAAGAAGCATGTTCAGCATGTGATGGGAATTAATAATCAGAGAAGAATTTATGCAAGGAATACGAATGTCAGCATAGTGGACAGGTGGGAAGCATCAGCATTCCATGAGAGTAATCACATTCAAGGATCAGTGAGTGCTTCTGAACATTGGGGTCTGAAAGACAAGGGATCAGGCGTTCTTGTAGCAATTGCATCCTTCAAGAAGGCAAAGAATGGTTACATATTGGAGAGGTATTCTACGTCTGAACATGTCATTGGTGGTCATTCTAAAATAGTCAAAGCATTCATGAAAGAGCATCCGAATTCTATGCTAACGACGTTTGCTGATTTATCTTTTTCTGATGGTGGTTTGTATGAGAAAACAGGATGGATTCAGGATAAGATATTGCCTCCTGATTATTACTACATCTTCAGGAATGAGAGGAAGCATAAGTTCGGTTTCAGGAAGAAGAGGTTTAAGAATGATCCTTCGCTTTTTTATGATGAATCTTTAACTGAATCACAGTTGGCTCATATCAATGGGATTCAGAGAGTTTATGATTGTGGTAAGATACGTTTTACGTTTCCTTTTCATCAAGACAGACCCTGAATTTTAATTGTTCGTTGAGAGAAAATTCATGTGTATTATCTCACATCGAAATTATCCATGATGGAAGAACAGCATGAAATCAATGGTTGCTTAACAGGTAATGGTGATATAGGAAGTTATGAGAGGAATATTTTTAAACTACTCTTGTTAGAATATACTCCGACAACAAAATAAAAAGAAAAAGTACGGCATCATGTCGATGATGCTCATGTGTGACCTACGTAAGTGCTGTTTTCGTGGGTCATTTTTTACCCCAAGCATTGATTACCAATGCCCATAGACTTTAAAACACGACACAAGGAGGACAAGTATGTCTGAATTCAATGGAACAACCCACGACAAAGAAGAGAACGTGGATTACCATGAGTTGAACGCCCAGGTGAAACTGATGGGTGAAGATGGAAAACTTCAGTTGCATAAGGACAAAGAGGCAGCCAGAGCATTCTTCCTCCACCATGTCAATGAGAACACAGTGTTCTTCCACGATCTTGAAGAGAAACTGGATTACCTCTTCAAGAATGACTACTACGAGAAGGAACTCTTCGACAAGTATGACTTCGATTTCGTGAAGTCACTTTACAAGAAGGCATACGCTTACAAGTTCCGTTTCCCATCCTTCATGGGAGCATTCAAGTACTACACATCCTATACTCTGAAGACATTCGACGGCAAGAGATATCTTGAACGCTATGAGGATAGGGTTGTCGTTGTTGCTCTTTACCTTGCTGATGGTGACGAGGATGCTGCAGAGCACTTGCTTGATGAGATGATGGGCGGACGTTTCCAGCCTGCCACTCCAACCTTCTTGAATGCAGGAAAGAAGCAGCGTGGTGAGATGGTGTCGTGTTTCGAAGGCGATACACCAATTTCTACACCCCATGGTGAAATTACAATCTCCAACATTGTTGAGGGGGATTCAGTTTACACACACGATGGCAGCGTGCAAAAGGTAACAGGAGTTATGTCTCGTGAGGAAAGTGACGGAATAGTTTCTCTTACTGTTATTGGACAAAAAGAAAAGTTCTCTTCTACTAAAGAGCACCCTGTCCTTGTTTACAGAAAAAACTCATCTCAAGACACCTTAATTGATGGTGATGGAAGTACTGAGAATGTAAAGTGGATTGCAGCGGGAGAAGTTCTTCCTGGTGATTTCATTGCTCTGTCTGTTCCAAGAAGAAGTTCCGAATCTGTTTCAGAACTGAAGATTTCAGATTACGTTAAAACGCCATCTACATGGGGTAGGACTCTTGATGTTGATGTAGAAAACGATCTTGTTTACATTGGATCAATCGACAAGAAAAACAATAAAAAGAAGGGGTCTAATGTTTTAAAGAACTCATATTCTTTGAAAAACACCATCTCTGTGAACGAAGATTTCGGACGACTTGTAGGATACTACATTTCTGAGGGATATGCTCATTACACGAATGGGGTAAATAAGGGAATTCGATTCACTTTCGGATCAAAAGAAGATATCTTTATCAAGGATACCGTCAATCTGATTGAAAGAATCTTCGGCTTTACGCCTACTGTGAGAGAAAACGTAGATGGCTCAACGAATGTGGCTGCTTGGTCTCAAATTATGGGAGAATTCTTTGTTTCCCTTATCGGAACTGGATTTAATAAGAAGAGGTTGAACACTCTTCTACTTGATGCTTCTGATGAATTCCTCAAAGGTATGCTTGTAGGATGCTTCAGAGGGGATGGAACAGTCCTTGACAGAAGCGCAGAAGTCTCTTTGTCCAACCCTGAGATTATTTCTCAATTAAGAACTGCTGCTTTGAGGATTGGACTTCTTCCGTATGAGAGAACCTTCTTCAGTGCTTCAGGGTCACCTACATCCACCTTGAAGATTCCTGCTATCAGCGAAAACAATGTTGACTTCATTAAATACATTGATAAAAATGCAGATAGATTTGATGGTGTACTTGCCTCTGATCAGTTTAGATTTGCAAGGATCATTGATGGATACGTAATGTATAAAGTAAAGGCATCTTCATTCGAAGAAAAAACTACTACTGTTTACAATCTTGAAGTAGAGAACAATCATACCTATGTAGCAAGAGGGTACATTGCTCACAACTGCTTCCTCTTGAGAACAGAAGACAACCTTGAATCCATTGCAAGAAACATTACCAACGCTTTGCAGTTGTCTAAGCGTGGTGGCGGTGTTGCTTTGAACCTCACCAACGTTCGTGAGCAGGGTGCTCCTATTAAGAACATTGAGGGACAGTCCTCTGGAATCATTCCTGTCATGAAACTTCTTGAGGATTCATTCTCCTATGCTAACCAGTTGGGAGCACGTCAGGGAGCAGGTGCAGTGTACTTGAACGCACACCACCCTGACATCATGAGATTCCTTGACACTAAGCGTGAGAACGCAGATGAGAAGATCAGGATTAAGACACTTTCCATTGGTATTGTCATTCCTGACATCACTTTTGAACTTGCTAAGCGCAATGATGACATGTATCTGTTCTCACCTTATGATGTTGAGAAATTCTACGGTAAGCCTTTCAGTGACATCGATATCACGGAAGAGTACTACGATATGGTAGATAACCCCAAGATCCGTAAGCAAAAGATTAAAGCACGTTCACTCTTCCAGACCATTGCTGAGCTACAGTTTGAGTCAGGATACCCCTACCTCATGTTTGAGGACAACGTAAACGCGCAGTCACAGTTGGATGGAAAGGTTACACATTCCAACCTCTGCGTCACAGCAGAGACACAGTTGCTTACAGATTCAGGAAACGTCCGTGCAGGAGACCTCTTTGAATCACAAAATTCCTTCAACGTCATCGTTGATGAGAGAGCACGTACTATGGATCTTGATGCAGACGGAGTAGCCAGTGTTACATCAACCAAGATGTTCAAGACAGCAGAGAATACTCCTGTGTTCAAAATGTCCACTATTGAGGGGTATGAGTTAAGAGCAACAGAGTACCATAAGATCTACGTGGAGCGTAAGGACGAGAATGATGATCCTATCCTTGTGAAGATCCCCTTGGGTGAGGTCAAGCCAGGTGACAAAGTTCTCATTCAACCATCAGAGGGTGCATACGGACACGTTCACAAGCCTGATCTTGCATTCATTGCAGGATTCATTGCAGGTGAGGGTTCTCTTGTAGAGGACAAGGACTCTAAGTACTCACCATCTGCAAGACTGACAATCAAGCCAAAGAATAAGTCAGAGATCAGCAAGATCAATAAGATCGTGGAGAACATCTTCTACAGTGATGATGCCATTGGTCTCGTTGATGAGTCCACACGTATTCCTACTTTCACTGAAAGCGAGAAGTACAATAAATGGACGCTTTCTTCTACAATCCTTGCGGAAATCCTTAAAAACAATGATTTCACTAAGGATAATAAGGAGATTGTCCCTGACTTCGTACTCAGAGGAGACAGGTCAACACAGGTTGGCTACCTTTCGGGTCTCTATCAGGCAGATGGTTGCATTACAGGAACATCAAAGTCTGCAACCATTGAACTGACTTCCACAAATAGGGAACTTCTCCTTGAAGTTCAGAGGATGCTATTGAACATGAACGTGTTCACTAGGCTGTACCTCTCCCGCAAGGCAGGTAAGGATACCCTTCCTGATAGCAAGGGCGGAGAGAAGGAGTATGATGTAGCAGAAGTGTGGAATCTGAAGGCATCTGCACAGGCTGAAGTCGTTGCTCTCTATGAACTTCTGAACTGGACAGACAGGCAGCAGAAAGCATGGCAGGAAAAGTCATTGGTATGGGATAAGAACAGAACACCATACAGCACACACCGCTACAAGGCTGTTGTCAGAGACATTGTTCCTGACGGTGTAGAGGATGTATATGATGTCACTGTAGAAGATGGTCACTCCATTATCTTCAATGGCATTGTCACAGGAAACTGTTCTGAAATTCTTCAGGTCTCAACTCCGTCAACATTTAATGAAGATGGAAACTATGACCACGTTGGAAGAGACATCTCCTGTAACCTCGCCTCTCTCAATGTTGCCAACATGTTTGATTCACCTGATTTTGGTCAGTCAGTGGAAACAGCAGTACGTGCGCTCACAGTAGTGTCAGAACTGTCCAACATCTCATCTGCTCCATCCATTGAGCGTGGAAACCAGTTGAGTCATGCTATTGGTCTGGGTGCAATGAACCTTCACGGATTCTTTGCACGTGAGCACATCTATTACGCATCTGAGGAAGCAGTAGACTTCACCAACTTGTACTTCATGTCAGTACGTTACTACGCTATGAAGGCATCCAACAAGATGGCAAAGGAGAAGGGAAAGACATTCTTCGAGTTTGAGAAGTCAAAGTATGCTACAGGTGAGTTCTTCGACATGTACACAAACGGTCAGTACTCAGAAGTCAAGACTGAGAAGGTCAAAGAACTTCTGAAGAAGACAAGTATGCATGTGCCTACTGCTGAAGACTGGAAGCAGTTGAAGGAAGATGTGATGAGAGATGGTCTATATAATGCGTACCTGATCGCTGTTGCGCCAACAGGAAGCATCAGTTACATTTCTTATTCTACTTCTTCTATCCATCCTGTTGCTCAGAACATTGAGGCAAGGAAGGAAGGAAAGATTGGTAGAGTCTTCTACCCACAGCCATACTTGAGTGAGGAAACTCTGCCTTACTACGCTGATGCATACAAGGTAGGAACTGAAGCCATCATTGATGTGTATGCTGCTGCTACACCTCACATTGATCAGGGTGCTTCTTTGACTCTCTTTGTGACTGATGAGGCCACAACCAGAGATCTCAATAAGGCATACATTTATGCATGGAGGAAGGGTATCAAGACGATTTACTACGTCCGTGTACGTCCTTCCACACTTGCAGGAACAGAGGTTGAGGATGCAAACTCTTACTGTGAGTCATGTCAGGTCTGATCTATTTTAAATAGATAGATGTAAACTTGATGACAATTGAATAATAAGGTGAAAGAGGGTGAGAATCTAATTCTCACCCTCTTTTGCGTATACACAACTTCGCTTCTTTTGCAGAAATGATTTCCTAGTCCATGCTGGATCGGGGTTGATTGGCATCAATAGTTTAGATCGTGTGTGAGATTAGAGAATCATCATGTGTGTTCATCTGAAAACATGGGGAGGGATAATGGTCAAGTATCACGTGAGCAGCAAAACTGGCGAGATGAACAGATGCAGGGCAGATAAGATTGAATGCCCCTTGGGTTCAGTACAGCATTTTGAGAACATGAAGGAGGCACATTCTTTTTCTGAGGAAGTTTTGGAGAGATCATTCTCTTCTGTGTCGTCCTTGTCTTCTACAAATCATTCTTCTCTTGTATCAACATGGAGAAATTCTCTTTCTGATGATGAGAGGGATGCTTGGGAATCGTATGGTTCCTTTGAGCATGGTGAGATCAATGATGCTTTGAGACGTGATGATGTGGGCAGTTTATCTGATGATCAAAGAAAAGTGATTGATAACATGGATAAAGCGTTGGCGAGGTGCCCTCGTAGAAAATCAAATCATACTCTTTTTCGTGGGGTGAAGACAGCAAATTCCGATCTTCCTCGCAAGACTGACATGAATCCTGTAGAATGGGTGAAGAAGCATATCGGGGAGGCTGGTAACGAGGTTGTCTTCAATGAGTTCGTGTCTACTTCTACATCTGAAGACATATCTCATGAGTTCTCTGGTATGAATGCTCCTGATTATATCTCTGGTGTTCTGATGAAGATTGATACTACTCAATCAGCGAAGTGGAATGAGGATGGATCTTATGAGGAAGAGGTTACCCTTGCCAGAGGAACAAAGTTCAGGGTTATCAGTGTTGATATGGATCACAAGGTAGAGGGATATTCAAGACCATTGATCCATCTCGAAGAGATCTCTTAATATGAGATCGTTAATTCCAAAAACGCTTGATGTTTTCATTGATACCGTTACACGAAAGCGCGTAAAGCGGCGAGGTCTTCAGCCTCGCTGATGTAAGCGCAAGTGTATTATTTCCAGTGGCCTTGCTTTTTCAGGTACTTATCAACATGATCAGCACTCACATCGCCAATAGTAGCAGCATAATAACCACCACTCCACAAATAATGACGACCACCCCAATAAAATCTTCTCAAATGATCCCCCTGCATCTCCCACAAATGATGAGAACTCAAAGACTTCAAACGGTTCACTAAACCAGAAACAGAATAAGTCCCAGACATCCTCACTACCAAATGAACATGATCCCCATCTTCAACAGCAACACGCTCTAACTTGCATGAAGACTTCGACACAGCATACTCAATCGCCCTCACCACATCACCCTCAATACCACTAAAACACCCCCTACGAAACTTCGTAGCAAAAACAAAATGATAACGCAAATTCTGAACAGCACCCATCACAACCAACCTTTTGATATAATAAGATAAGATAGCCTATTATATCAAGGAGGTGACAATCATGGCACAACGCACAAGCGCACCAAAAACCCTCACAGAAGAAGCCAGACTTGCCAAAAACAAGAGAATCAAAGAAGCAGGAAAAGCAACTCGTGAACGCAGAAAAACCATGATTGTCAAAGTGTATGACCTAAAAATCGTACAATCTTCCATGAATAAACAGCAAAAAGAGGCTATTAAAAGTATTTTCCATGAGGCTAAATGGATTCGCAATGCTGCCCTTGCAGCAGAACGTTTTGATCTTGACTACATCAAAGAACTCAAAGGTGAAGTTGAGGTAAAAGTCCCCAACGGAGATACTGAGAAAAGAGCAATCAAACATCTTGGAAGCCAAATGCAGCAAAGCGTGATAACTCAATTGAGCAATGATCGCAAATCATTATCTGCATTGAAGAAGAATGGTCGCAAGATTGGAAAACTAAAGTTTGTTCGCAATGTCGATTCTATCAATCTCAAACAATATGGCGTGACTTATGATCTGATTCCTAATTCAAAAGGGATGATGACTAAAATCCGTGTTCAGAACATTCCCGGCAGATTACGTGTTCGCGGTTATGAGCAATTGTGTGCTGATAGTCTTGAGTTTGCGAATGCTAAATTAGTGTATCGTGCTGATGGTTATCATTTAGTAGTGACCACTTATCAGCCACGAGCAGTTAAGGTTGCACCTACGAATAAAATCGGTGTGGACATGGGTGTAAAGAATGCTTTAACTCTTGATAATGGTGAGGTTGTTAACGCGATTATTACTGGCAAACAGGAGAGGATGGCGAGATTGCAGAGAAAACTGTCTCGTCAGGTAAAGAACTCCAACAGTTATCGCAAGACTTTGGCTAAGATCAAGAGAGAGTATCAGAATACTGATCATTTGAAGAATGAGTTTGCTAATCAATTAGTAAGCAGGTTAACTAAGGATAGTGTAGTGTTCTTCCAAGATGAAATGTTAGTATCGTGGAAGAACAAGAATTCGAAAGCACGTGGTTCTAAGAAGATCCATCATGGTGTGCTTGGTCGTGTTAAAGCGCGCTTGAAAAATCATGAGAATGCGGTAATGCTGCCTAAGTGGGTGGCTACTACTGCGTGGTGTTCTCCTTGTGGTGTCTTGACGAAGCATGATGTTAATATGAGTGTTTTCTTGTGTTCTTCTTGTGGTTTTAGTGAGGATCGTGATTCTCATGCTGCGAGGAATATGGTTATTCTTGGTGAAAGGTACTTGAGTTTGGTCACCTCTGGAACGGAGGGTTGTGCTGGTGGAGGGATTGTTAGACTTAAGAATGATCTGTATAAGGTCTGATTAAGCATATTCCTGTGAAGCCAGAAACGGCGTTGTCTTTAGCATCGCCGTAGTTCATATAAGAAGTTGGAGATTGGTAACTGAACAGAGATTTTCTGGTGCTCACTCGGGGGCAAGTGAGTTAAATGACTGTATAAGCCAGACATTCCCCTATAGCTCAACGGCAGAGCGCCGCACTGTTAATGCGTAGGTTCCTGGTTCGAATCCAGGTGGGGGAGCGAGTTTTGATTACCATGCGGTATTATTCTCAGGGTACAGCATGGTAATCAAACCTTGGGAGGGTAGGACACCAGACGGGCTTTGAGCAAAGCACTGCCCTCTGGTAGTCAAACCTTCTGGTATAGTGTTGGTTGCCAGATGGCAAAGGGTTCCGCCGTCTGGCAACCAACACTATAATGGACTTGCATAACTGATCCGAGTGTGATACACTAGAATCAGAACAACAGAATAATGAAAAGAATTTTGGGCCGAACATCAACTTGGTAAAGAGTTCCCTGTCCGCTATGACTTGAAAAAGGTCATCAGGACGATGTGGTAGGTAGGGACTTGCCTGATAGTATTCCTGAATGCATGGTGGATTCCGTGAGAACACATGGGGTTCATAGTGCAGTCAGGGGCCACGCTCCCATCGTCTAGTGGCCTAGGACATCGCCCTTTCACGGCGACGACACGGGTTCGAATCCCGTTGGGAGTACAAAGCATTGGTTGGAATCGATAATGACGATTCACCAATGTCCTGTAAGGAGTAATGACCTTGCAGGCGTTTCCTCACACGTCAGGGAGGCGGTTGGCACTGACCGTGCATGCTCTTTCAAAGCAATGTACAGTGCGGACTACCGAGAAAGGTCGGGAGGTTGCTGATGGGCCATCTTGCTCATCGCGGTACGGGGAGTCATTACCCTCAACCCGCAAGGGCTGTTGGTTCTGCCGAAGTACAAGGCAGGATCAACATCCCACTTTTGCCCCTATGGTGGAATTGGTATACACAGGAGACTTAAAATCTCTCGCTTCGGCATACGGGTTCGAATCCCGTTAGGGGTACGTGGGTGCTAAATCCTCGCCAGCATCCATCTCTTTAAGCCTTGTGAGCACCACCACGAGTTAATCAATACAGAAACCCTGTAAGCAATGCTTACAGGGTTTCTTGCTTCTAGGCGACTAAGAACTGTGTCCCCTCACCTCAGCATCTCATTCAGATCATGAATCGTGATCTTCAAGTGATCCCTGATCTCCTTGATCCCATTGTCCACATACGAACCATTAGGATTCCTTCTCTCATACATGAACTTCTCTGTCTCCTTGATAGCCGCCCTGATGGCATTCGACTGCTCCGGCGTGTACTCCTTGTAGAGAGCAAACTTCCTGAACTGGTCAATACGATCCATAGAAGCCTTCTTATTCTCCTCTGAAAGCCTTGAGGTCTCGCTGATCCACTCATTCAACTCCTTGTTGCCTCTCTCGTTGTTGCACCCTGAACAAGCAAGAGCCATGTTGCCATAGCGTGTCCCTCCCATCACTCCGTTACCAGAAGGGTTCACGGGTGTAATGTGCTCGCCTGTAGCCTTGGAGTCACCTTCTCGTTTGGACATGGGCTGATTGCAGTAGCAGCACCTTCCACCAAAGAACATGACGCTGGCAACGTATCTCTCCTTGTTCATGTCGTTGTTCACCGTGGTGGCTATAGAACGCTTGATAGTGCCCGGCCTCTTGGTTTCCCACGTGATAGGAGAACGCATAGCGTTGACTTGGTAGACCAGTATCTCTGCCACGTCATCCACGTTCACATCATCACCAAAGAATTCCCTCATCTTCACAGCATCAGGGTCATCACTCTTCATGTATTCCTTAACGGACTTCACCGCAGAATCAAAGTTCTTCTTCGCTTCATCCTTTTCAGATACTTCAGAGAACTTTGAATAAAAACTATTGATGGCTTTCCAATCCTCTTGGGGGAAAGATTCTGCCACCTTCTGGCTTGATGTATCGAATTCTTTTCTTGTAAGGGAGCGTCCCCCTTCATGGGTAGCAAAGGAGTTATTTCCCACCTTGGCGATCTTGTTTCTCCTGCTGCCTTGTCCTCTGCGCTTCCTTCTAGGCTTGGACGATGCTTGCCCTGATTGCTGCGTCCTCTTGCCTGTTGAGGAAGGAGCGTCCCCCTTCTTGGACAACCTTGCTGTACTGCCGTACTTCTTGATGAGTATCTCATCGTTGAGCACATGGATGATTTGCTCCTCGTCTTTGGTGAGGTCTTGATGCTCTCCGTGCGGACATCGCCCCTTACCCCTGTTCTCAGGCTTTGCGCGGCATCTCTCCCATGTGCCATCCGTTTTTGACTTCCCGTAGGCCGTCTTTGTGATCACTATTCCCATTTGCACCACCTCGCTATGATGCTGTTTTCTCTAACAATTGCATATGAGATGATGATGGTATTAAGATATGGAGCGTCCCTATCACTTCATGACGAACCACCAATAACCGAATGCTGCCGCTGCTACCACCATGAGGACAATGAGCGCGGTAACCCATGGGAATGGCTTTCCAATGGGGCCTTTGCCTCTTTGTATCCACTTGCCGCCATCTTTAACATAGGAGACGACATCGTTAGCAGCCCTATTAATGGAGAATGATTTCAACTGCTCATCACTGACCCACATCAAGCGTCCTGACGTTTCGGACAGTCCAAACCAAGCCCCATCTGGTAAACGCACAAGGTTCTTGAAATAGTGCTCTCCTGTGTTCATGGAATCGGTAGTGTCCAGAGACGCTTGAGCAACCTCTTGCTCTCCTTCGTCGCTTCCTGTAGGCGTAGAGATGGCTTCAATAGCGCTGGTGGTAGGAGCGTCCTCATCTGCCGTCAGAGGCGTGTCTATGAAGGCTGTGACCTCTGCAATGGTCTGCCCCTCCCTATGGGGGATGACAGGGTATTCCTCTTCGTCGTAGAGCGGCTCGCCGTTCATGTACCACTGATCCCCCTCGCGGGTGAAATCATCGGTGTAAGTGTACTTGAGGAAGCGGAATGATGAGCATTCAGTATCACTCCATTCATCGATTTTACCTGTCTTGAGAGACGTGTAGAGCGTCCCATCTTTGAGCAGGAACGCTACAGGCGCGTAGCATGCCTGACCACCTCGGGAGGCTACAGGTCCAAGGATCATGCTGGGCATTTTTGGATGCCTGAGGGGGTTGCTTGAGAGGGTGACAGTCTTTGTCGCCATGAATACTCCTTTGAGAAAGTGGAACGTCTATAATGTAATTCTATCAAAAGGTAAAGGATACAAGATTTGTGTCCCCTCATTTATTCGTGCGTTTTCTGCGTGATCTAGGCAAATAGAAAGGGGGACCACGCACGCTAACCTCGTGGTCTCCCCTTTTCTTGTTCAAGTCACAGGATGCTGACTGCTGACGTGTTGTGAGCCGGAATCTGAATGGTCACCGGGAAGTCCTCGCCAGTGAAGGTGTCCAGCACGTCAATGTGGTACAGGAGACTGTATTCATTGAGATCATCTGTCTCTTCCTTCTCGATCTGAGGAACGTGCCTCTCGTCCTCGTTTTCGCTCTTGAACGCTCCGTTTTCCCATGCCTCGATCAAATGCTCTTCCACGACATCGTTGAAGACGACAACCTCTTCCTCGCTGTTGAGGACGAAGGTGAGAGTAGTGTGCTTGACGTTCTCATTGCTTGCTGTGATCTCCATTTTATCTCCCTTCTTGTACGTGTGATTTACGATTATTATAGCAAAAAAGGGGAGAGACCACGAATGATGCCTCGTGGTCTCTCCCCTGCTCTTCTTCAGGTCACATGACGTTGGTTGCCGACGTGTTGTGAGCCGGAACCTCGATGGTCACGGGAAGGTGATCGAAGGTGGCGATAACGCCCCCCTTGTAGCCAATGACGGCGTTTCCGTTCCAGTTGGGGCTAAGCTCGATCTTAGGCGCAATAACCTCGTCATCATAGATGCTCTGCTCTGCATCATCATCCCACGCCTGCTCAAGCGCCTTCTCGATCTCATCGTTGAAGGTCGCAACGTCATCCTCGCTCTCAATCTCGAAAATGAGCGTGGTCTGCTTGACGGTCTTGGTGTTCGTGTTCATCTTCATGGCATTCTCCTTGATTTCAATGAGTGGTTCGTGCTTACGATTTAAAGTGTACTACACATCTGCAAGCATTGCAACTCTCACTGTGATCAGTTTTTAAAATCCATCGAATCGGTGGATGATATGACCTTGCTGTGTAGCCATCACAGGCTTGATTATCAGGGCTTCTGGGCCAGACGACGCATCTTCTCCACGTCCTCGAACAGCGGGAAGTCAAGGTCGCGGCATTCCTCGATAGCCTTCTCACGATCAGTGGAGAGCAGGGGGTACTTATTGGCAACACGCACAGTACACCAACCCACGGTGTGAGGATTCATGTGAGAGACACAGTACACGTACTTGGTGTCAGGGAAGATCGTATCAGGTGCGGACACGTCCATATCGCGCGACTTGAAGTACTTAAAGCGATGGTGTTCACCCTCGTTGCTGCTGAGGGAGACAGGACCGAAGTTATCTCGGTAGTCCTGCATCTGCTCTACGGTCATCTGATCCATGATGGTCTCCTTGTGGTTTACTTCTCAAGTGGTGCTTCTAGCCTATCACATGAGCGCTCAGCGTGCAAGAGTATGGAGCGTCCTGTGAAGGGTGCTCAGTCCTTATCGCCCATGATGGGGAAGTTGAGATTGCGCGTTTCCTGAAGCGCAGACACATCATCCTGTGCAACAAGAGGGTACTGGTTAGCTGCGCCTACAGTACACCAGCCCACAGTGTGAGGACGAATGTGAGAGACACAGTACACGTACTTGGTATCAGAGAAGATGTCGTCGTTGGCATCAGCGTTGAACCCATGCTTCTTGAGGAACTTCCCTCGCTCGTACTCATTGGCGTATGCCATTCTGCTATTGGGGACATCACCGAAGTTCTCTCGGTAGTCCTGCATCTGCTCTGCGGTCATCTTCTTCATGACGGTCTCCTTGTGGTGTGTGAGTTATCAACTTGCTTCCACAGTATCATGAACCTGCATAGAGTGCAACACCTTCAATAATGGAGCGTCCTCTTATGATCTTTAAATCTTAGACGTGGGGATGTTTTGATACAATCTGCAAAGATGAATATAGCAATCTGCTGACTGAGAGAAGAGAGATCATGGCGACAAAAGTGACTGCATCAGGTGTGAGAAAACTGCGTTTAGGAATTCAGAATTCTCATGCAGATGTAATCAACGCGTACAATCGAGTACAGAGGACGCTTTCCTTGCTGAGCGTTGCTGAGGCCATCATGGCTGAACTGGATAAACTCTCCCGCAAGCCACGCAAGTTCGTCTTCGAGTTCTACGATTCCCCTGAGGATCATTTGCACGCTCCTTTTGGTCTCTACAAGGTTTCAGAAAGAGATGGTTCTCTTGTTGTCGGCAAGGAGTTTGCTTCTTCGAGCGTCCCCTTGGGCGTCTGGCACAGCATGGACTACAACGATGTGGGGGAGACTTTTGGTGTGGTGAATGATCAGAGCCTTGCTATCTTGGAAACAAAGAAGATCACGAGGTTCATCACACAGTTGTCCAAAGAATCAGGTGTAGGCTTGGGTGCTTGATGGCAACACTGTGTCCCCATGTCTGGAAAACGTGACCTGATGTATTCTTGACAATGGAGCGTCCTTCTGTGTATCCTGACAAGAGACAATGAAATCAGTGTTTGAAGGAGAATCATCATGTCGTATGAGTACGCGATCAAGCGAACGCGAACGGGCGAGATTTTGTATGAGGGAATGGGTCTCAATGCCGTCAGTGCAATCATGCGTGAGTTCGAAGAGGATGGCGCACGTGAGGGCGCGTGGCGGATCGTGCGTCGTCCACGTCCTTGCCCGTGGGAGGAGATCGATGGAGAGGTTCCTGTCACGGATGACATTTCGCTTGACGCGACAGAGGATTTTGCCAAGTGAACTGCTGATTTCACGGGGTGAGCATGGTGTTCGGGTAGATGCCATGCTCACCCCGTAGTGTTATCTGTGTCCCCTCTGTCTTGTTGAGAACTATCTGCAAAAAAATAATGTGAGTATCAGGTTGCGCATGGAGCGTCCCCTGTGGTAGATTCATCCATGACAGAGCAAGACCGATTACTTTGAAAGAAGGACATGATGACCAATCTGTTTGATCTGAACACCCCGATGCTTGAACTCCCCGAGTGGATGAGCACACAGGACAACAACCTCCCCATTTTCTTCCTTCAGGGGATCACTTCGCCCATGCAGTTGGCTCTCTCTCACTCCGAGTACGAGGGAGCCGTGTCGGTTACCCTGATCTGGGTTGAGTGCCTCGACTACGGGGGTCACGTGGAGCGTCTGGAGACAGACGGCGTGAAGGATGCTGTCATCGAGATCCTTGACGGTGATGAGAACCAGATCACTGTCAAGGATGAGATTGGCTAGAAGGCTGTTGCTGTCCTGTCCGAACTGTCCGGCATGGAGGTGTATCGCCACACGACCGAAGAGGAGGTTTGGCGCAGTGATAACCCGTTCGCAGTGGCCGTGGACGTGAATGGTCTGGACACCAACGTGACCGTGGGCGAGGTGTACGAGAAGACCAAGAAGACCCTCGGCGTGATGAGCACGCTTCTTGATCCCGAGTCCAAGAATTACGTCCTCTCGGCTGTGGCTGACGACTCCCTCTGAAACACAACAGATAGGCGGTAACACATTGGGTGTTACCGCCTATCCTTAGTAGATCACTCTGTGTCCCCTTGCCCCCTGCTGTAACAAATGGTCAACATAGCATCTATCTTGGTAAAATAAAGCACTACTATCGAAGGAGAATGCCATGAGCGAGAATGCATTCAGGAAAGCAGCACGTGAGCGCATCGCTAACGGAGCGTTGCAGGAGTATCAGGAGTTGCAGGAAAAGATCAGGCGCGGTGAGATTCCGTGTCCCCGTGGGTTACACCGTGGACCAGAAGGCCCCAATGAGGATCTTTCACAGTGCCATCTGTGTTTCGGCATTTCGTATAGAATGAGACCATGGGGAGAGACGTTCGGATTGCATGCAGATGACTGCTCATTGCCCATTTGGCATGAGTCCTATTGTAAGGGCGGCGGTAGTGGTCACCCGCCTGCACCTGTGATCCGTGGTTGACAACAGGGAGCAGAGAAGACGTGATGATCCGTGGTTGACATTGGAGCGTCCCTGTGCTTATGATGAGAGCAAGAGTTAAACACCGCCTTCACAGAAAAGGAAGATCATGAAGATCATCAACGAGTTCTCCACGGGGAACAAGGCCCTGACCTACTACGTCGCCAAGATCTCCAACGGGGAGTACAAGACGGGGTATCGAGATGTGTTCGAGGACGATCAGGAGCACTTCAGCGACGATGTGCATGTCTCCTACGAGGATGCTCTGAATGACCTGGCCCAGAAGATCGGTGATGAGGTCATTGACGGGGATGCCTTCACCGCGCTCTACACGCCTGTCATGGATACTCTGCGCAAGCACAAGTGGGAGCAGATTGAGGGCACTCTTCTGTGGGAGCACGATTTCGACGGCATGGGCCGCTATGCTATCCTGAGCACCAAGAACGGTTATGCGTGGACGTTCTTTGACGACGTGGACGAGGATGAGATCGAGGACGGGTACGAAACCAAGCAGGACGTGATCCAGTCCCTGATCGATAACGCTGATCGTACTCTCACTTTTGAGAAGGATCGGGCCAACGTCAAGGCTGTTCTGAATCAGGCTGATTTCTGATAGACACATTGAAGCACCCTGTGCTCTCTTGACGGGGAGAACACAGGGTGCTTTGTCTATGTTTCGTCATTCTGTGTCCCTACAGGGAAACCATGACCGTGGAGTGATTCACAAGTCACCTTAGGCGGCTGTACGCCCTTCCACGAGAGGCTGTGTGCCCCTGTGGGGCGTTTCTAGGTCTGGTACGAACATTGATGGCTTGCCACTCCTTCATGCCCTCAGAACGGCGTACAGCGTGTCCAGCAAGCACACTGATGTGACCTCCTCATCCCGCATGTGTGGAGCGTCCCCATGCAGAGGTGTTCTGAACGCTCTTCTCTTGTCGCAGAGGAAGGATTGCAGACCTGTAGGCTATGTATGTGGAGCGTCCCTGTATGCTTTCTTTTTGCTTATATAAGGCTTATATAAGAATTATTACAACAGGCAGCAGGTGTGAGTTCGTGGAGCGTCCCTTTGTTCAGCCCCCTGATTCTCTTGTAAACACCCATGTCAGAGGATTTTTGAGAAAATTTTGGCAAAAGTGTTGACACGGGGATTAAAGGTGTGCCATGATGTACTCATCAAGGCAACGGAAGCCGACAGAGAAGCAGAAGGAACCTTGAGAAAAATGCAGATCCATAGTTGACACGGAAGAAATAATGTGGCAACATGGATACCAGCAAGACAGAAGAACACACATCCTGATCACAATGATCACTTTGAAAGGAAGCATCATGACCAAGACCCAGAAGAAGTTCCTGCAGGACGCGATCACCAAGCAGATGGGTGCCAAGCCCGTGGAGGTGCTGATCCCGAACAAGGGTATCTACATCGTCCCGCTGAACGCCAAGTCCGCCACCAAGGTCCAGGACCCCAAGTTCGTGGCTGAGAACGCCGAGAAGATCCTGAAGAACAAGATCCGCAAGAAGTACCAGTTCACCGATAAGGATACCGTTGTGGTCTCCGACTCCGCCGCCGAGATCCGCGCGTGGGCTGAGGAGAAGGGCCTGATCGAGAAGGGCAAGCGTGGCCGTCTGTCCCGTGACACCGTGAAGCGTTACCGCGCCGCTCACAACAAGTGAGTCCTGAGTGATCCCCCTCGCCTGAATGGTGTAGGGGGATCACTCTTTCTCGTTATATGTACACCATTGCAAGATTATACATGTGGAGTCGGCACTTGTGTATGGAGCGTCCACATGGTATAATATAGAAGTCAAAGGAGGACATCATGACGAACATCATCATCAAGCACAACGTGGGCAAGACCATTCGAAAGAACGGTTCGCCCATGGACGTGGCGAACAAGCATGAGGCAGCAAAGATTGCCACTGACATGTTCACCAACAACCAGATCCCCAACCTCCCCAAGCGAAAGCTCAACCAGTACGTCCAGTCGTGGTCAGCACAGGATGCTGGCGACCATTGGGCCGTGGTAATGCAGATCGCAGATCACTGACCCGCTAAAAACTCCCCTCCGTTTGTACACGGAGGGGAGTTTTGTGCTATACTGTGGAAGTACACTTCCATTGCTTGTAAGAAAGATCATCATGCGATTTATTTCCCTCCTTTACATTCTCTTCGTCACCTTGAACGCCATCGGTGTGGCCGCATTTTTCTATCTGAATGCCTTCAACCCCATGATGCTTATTGTCTCCGCTATCATCGGGGCATTCCTTGTGGGGCGCATGATGGTAGTTGCCAACACGTAACCACCATGAGCAAGCACTCTCACCAAGTGCTCGCATGCTCTCATTCTGTGTCCCCATTAAATATGACGACAGATGACGCACCAATGGAATCACATGTTGCATTGACTTCTCCGGTGTTATAGGATGGGATCAGTACACAACAGAGCACACGAACAAAGGATCATCGTGAACATCACCATCAACAACACCACCTACTCCATTTCCGATGAGAAGGTGGATGCCAAGTTCCACAACCTGATCTCCCAGATCACCACGTATGCAGACAAGGAGGGCGTCGCGTACAACGCCGTTCAGGTGCGGGCATGGGCCAAGTCTCAGGGTATCCAGACCGGCACCCGTGGCCGTCTGCACCGCTCCGTGGTCGAGTCCTACGTCGCTCACGGTTGCCCCGTTGACGAGAGCATCACTGGTGGTCGCATCCATGTCCTGAACACCAAGGAAGAGAAGGTCAAGACCACCAAGACCAAGCATGTCCCTGACTCCGTTCTGATTCGTGAATGGGGCAAGGAGAACGGTTACACCACCGCTGATCGTGGTCGCCTGTCCAATGATCTCTTGATCGCCTACGCTCAGGCTTACGGTTTCAAGGATGATCGCTTCATCAAGTCGCCCAGCAAGAAGGGGAAGAACCGTAACGCCGCCAAGATTCGCGCATGGGCCAAGGACAACGGGTACACCGTGGCTGACACTGGGCGGCTGCGTAATCAGGTGATCCTCGCCTACCAGTCGGCACACACCAAGACTAAGGTGAAGCCCTTCCCTGTCACCCCTGCCCCCGTGATCACGAACGCTGACGTTGTGCAGTCCCTTCTGACCGCTGTGTGATCGCTAAACGCGAGAGGGAGACCATAGCATCATGGTCTCCCTCTCCTTTTTGCTTTAGTTCTGAATATTGTGTCCCCTATGAGTAGGAAAGAAAGCGGGATACGATGAAACACTCCATCGTATCCCGCTTGTGAGTTCAGGTGTGGTCAGTTGCTCACGCTGGTGAGGGTGATCCCCTTCGTCTTGAATCCGTTGGGCATCGTGAAGGACTCCCCGTTGATGAACTTCTGGTAGCGATCACGCCACAGATCATGGTCATCCTCAGTCAGCACCTCCCACGAGCGAGGATTGATGTGGTTGGCATGCCAGAACTTGTTACGGAACTCCTCGACAGAGGCATCGTTGATCTTCATGGTCTTCCCTTTGCTTTCGTTGTCAGGACACTTTCAATATCTCACATAGGCTCCATATTGTCAACCATCATGACGATAGTGATTCGTCTTCATGCGGAGCGTCCCTATAGGTTGTTAAGTGCAGTGATCTGGTGTATAGTAGATCCTGTTAGTAAAGATCCGATTCCCACAGGAGAGAAAATGACGAGTAAGCCCACTGGACACCCTGGCCTTGACGCGCTGATCAGGGAGAACCCCGATGCCGAATCGGCCCTGATTTCTGCATATAAGATCGGCTCTGAAGAGGGTTTCACGCCTCTGAGTGCTGATGATGTCCACGATGCCATCGATCAGGTCTACCCTGATGATGAGGATTGTAGGGCTGCTCATTATATCTTGAACGATATGAGTGGTGCCCAGATCAATCATCTCACATCTCTTCAGAGTTCTTTCGGTGCGCTGAACGATCGTATCTGGGACGATCTGTACACTCGCCATGGTGATCTCATGGAGGATATCAGCAAGGGAGTAGCCCGCGCTCTTTCCACCGAACTCTGAGTAGTCGTCTGCGGCGAAGGGGCAGGAGAGTAGAACACCTCTCCTGCCCCCTTCAGCATCCCAGACATGAAACACTGATCAATCCTGTGTCCCCCTATTCCCCATGCCGCGTTCTCGCAAAGATGCTTGGCCGTTATGGTAGCATAGACTGATAACGATAGAAGAGACTCCTCATTGAAAGGCACCTCCATGCTCCGCTACGCCCCTGAAGCATACATCATCACCACTGTAGCCCTCTTCCTCACTTGTGCCGTGAACGCGATTTGCTGGCCTGACTCTCTTCAGGCAGGGCTGCTGATCTCCTTGGTCATCATGGTACTCGGAGGGATTGCCCTTGCATTCAAGATGGTGAAGAAGGCATCTGAAAGCCTCGTGACCCTCGAACCAGACAAGGCAATCACGAAGAAGGAAGAGGTCATCGTCTTCCTGAAGTGAATGGAGCGTCCCCTCTGCTTGCAAAGCACCCTTGCATGAGGTATGCTTACTACTGAAAGCAACACCACATCTTTCAAGGGAGAGAAAAATGCGCTACGCGATTGCCACGGATTACTACGCGAACGAGGAAGCCCGAAACAACGGCAAGAACACGGATAACCTCGGCATCTACTCAGGAGCCTTCGCTTCCGATGTCGAAGGCTGGGCAGAGTCCGTGGAGAACGGCTCTGGCTACAACGTCTACCTCGAATGGCGTGGTGAGTTCTTCGTGGAGTGCCCCACGCCTCGTACTGAAAGCAACTACGAGCAGGTGGATACCATCCTGAACGCCGCCATCAACGGTTACGTGGCAGGCATCAACGTCGCTCATGCTGAGGCAAAGGCCCTGAAGGCATCCTGACAGTGGTTTAGAAAGCGGGAGTGAGAACAACGCTCACTCCCGCTTTCTGTTTACATGAAAACTTGTGTCCCTCATTCACGATAGGTATGACCTTTTAGATCTGGTCCCACCTCACCAGCATCATTCACACAGCAGTGCATTCACCATATTCGGATTGTCCACGACAGAACCAATCCATCCTACCTCTACAGCCGTCAAGCCCACGTGAGGAGTAGGAACCACCACGAACACGTTCTCACGGGACTCCACGATCTCCTCCAAAGCGGCGAAATGAGAGGGGAGCACGGCTACGTCATCGTCAAGGAAGATGATCTGAGTATCGGGGTTCTTACCAGCCACCTGATCCAGAACGCTCAGTTTCCAATCTCTTGGAGCGTCCCCCTTCTTCAGCACGTCCCATTCCTCACCAAGTCCCGTGAACGGAGCGAACAAGTCCACAGCCTTGTCTTCCCACATGGTCAGCCACTTACACTCCACATGGGGGCGGGAAGCGATCTGCGAGAAGGCAGAGAGCATGGTCAGGTCCACAGCCACCTCGATCTTGGCATCGTCGGCAAGGACGCGATTGATGCTTGCCAACTGCTCTACTGCGCCTGTGAACATCTCAGGGTGATCCAGTCGGGAAATGGTCATCTCTGCCCATTCGCTATTGAATCCGTTGAGAGGCTTGCTCTCTGCCGTATTGTTGATGGCAAGCGTGCCATCAATGTCTACGAGCATGATCGTCTTCTTCATGTGGTCAGAATAGCAGAAAGGGGGACGGATTTCAAATGTCACGGCCCCTGAAGTATCAGATGTGCAGATCGTACAACAGTACCCCGCATCATCGTTGAGGTTGAGGTTGAATCTCCTCTTTCAAATCTTGTGTCCCCAATGAGTGCCTACAGCACGCATTGGCCTCATGACCTGCTTGTGTCGTGAAATAAATCTTCACTGTTGACATGCTGCTGATCATGTGAGATGATGGTGTCAACAAGATCAATCCGTCAAGAAGGAGCATCATGACCGCTGTTGTTGATCAGGTCATCACTGACATGGAGGATTCTGCGGAGCGGACGCTTGCCATGGTTGCTTCGCTTCAGGAGAAGATCTCCCAGATCTCGCTTTGACAAGAAGGACAACGTAGAGTACACTTGAACACGAGAGCACAGAACACTTTCAACAATCAGCAGAAGGAGTACAACATGAAGCTCATCGTTCACCCCGGCACTGGTACCATTGTCGATCTTAATGAGTGTCTGGTCATCGAGTCCAACGACCTTGACGGCGAGACCTTGGATGATCTCATTGAGTATGAGAGCTCTGAGATCATGACCGAGTATGGGAAGAAGTTCGATATCGTGATCCGATGATGGATTGACCACTGCACCCAGATGCTGTAGGCTGAGAGCATCTCGCGTGTGAAGCAATGGGGGTGAGTGGTGTGTCATCGCTCACCCCCTACAACTTTTTATCTTCAGAACCCATCCCGAATACAAAAGGAAATATTATGCTTGGACAGATGCTTTTCGTTATGCTGGCAGTTGCTGCAGTCTTGACGCTGGCGCTGTTTTTCGCAGTCATCTCATTCTTCAAGGATCGCCGCACCACCTCTGTTTACCAGAAGCGTCGCCGCCGCCGTCGTTGATCATTGATGGGAGTGTCTCTATGGAGGAGGCACTCCCATCTGCAGTACTAAGAATGCACTCATACTGTGTCCCTTTTCATGCTCTGCGGATATTTAACCTGCCGACATGTTAGCACGGAAGGGAGGCGCAGTGAGTCAATCATATACTTCTTCTCACTCTCAGCATTTTCACAGGCGAGTTCATCTCGTTATGCAGGAAGACCCTAAGTACGTCATCGACTTGACCACACTTGCTTTCAGAATCCCGTCTGACCTGAATCACGTAGTGGAGAGACTAGGGGCGGACGTAGCTGCTCACGCGATCACTCTACCCCCAGCAACCTACCGTCTGCTCACAGAGCGTCCAGACCTTGTGGCTGACCTTGCACATCACAATCACTTGGACATGGTTGATGAAAACCTGATGAGGCATGCCTTGGAGAGTAAAGCATTCTTCACGGACAGAGATGAGATATTTGACGCTCAGTGCGTCTTCATTGATCACATGCTCACTTCAGCCGCCATTGAGAAATACGACCTTGCAGTGCAAGATTTAATGAAGCAGGACCAAGAGGATGCGGATTTCTCCCTCATGGCAATGGTAACAGGTGTTCTCAAACCTATATGACATTCTGTGTCCCTAAGCAATACCAGAAGGGAGGGGGAGGATTATTTCCTCCCCCTCCCTTCTTACTGCGACATTACCAGATGAAGTTGTAGGGACGACGAGTGTTAAGGGGCAGACTGCGCTCGTAGCCTGAGTTGTCAGCGTGCTTCTTCTCGTCAATGTCCAGATGAGTGCTGAGGTACTTCTTCTTGCTCATCTGCGCGCCCTGTGCAAGCACCTCGACACCAAGCGGGCCGTAACTGAAGGCAACGTAGTTAGCCCCGCCGCCCACGTAATCGCTATCCGTATTCATCTCGTTGTTGCCCACACCATGACCACCAGTGCCGCGCGTCCACTCGATCTGATGCAGGTACTTGAAGAGCGACCGCGCAAGAGGAGCGCTGTACGCATGATCGACAGCATGGTTGTTCTCCTCCACAGCCCACTCCACAATGCGGCCATTGAAGTGAATCAGAGCCGCATCAAAACCCTGATTGTCAAGAACACGGAAATGATTGTCCTTGGTCGTCATCTTGGGAGCATGACGCGAAACGTCAGCCACAGTGGGAACATGGAGCGTCCCTCGCCCAGCGTTCGCGTTCTCCCACATGCCCTTCAGAATGTCACGGGCGACGTTCTCTACCATCGTGTTCTTGGAGTCGTCATAGTAGTGCTTGTCGAAACCGAAGAATTCGCCATACTTCTTAGTGGAAGTGGTCTTTGCAGACTTGTGCATCTCCACAGCCTTGGCGCGAACATCCGAATGGAACGTGTTCACCTGATCCCGAAGAATCTTCTTCAGGGGCGCAACGTCCTTGGTCGGAAGCACGATCTTCCCGCTCTCCCACTCGTAAATGCTCATGATTCTCCTTGAGATGTGATTCTGTCTTGCTGACAAGAACGACTCTACACGATCTTTCACGAGAGGTCAACACGGATAGCAAGAGGATGATCAGATTATTTCTGTGTCCCCTTTCTGTGGTTCGCATGTCAAGCATGAGTGATCGTTGACAACACAAGAGATGTATGCTTACTATGGAGCCAAAGAAGACCATTCCACTGAAGGAAGTTCATGAACATGTTCAAGATGATGACGCCCAAGAAGACGGCTGCGCTCGGAATCGCAAGCGTCCTCGCTGTCTCCACCGTGGGTGTCGGTGGCGCTCTGGTGACCGGAGCACCCCTGCCCTCCTTCTCTTCCGTCTCCACTCAGGAAAATGAAATGGGCGATTCTACTCAGGCGCTGAAGTCCATTCAGGTCTTGGAAGACGCTGATCGAATCGTGGCTCACAAGCGTCCGTTCACGTTCTATGACCAGTGGGATATCACCGTTGACGGTGTGGAGGTTGCACACATCAAGGGTGAGTACTTCAGAATGATCACTGATACTTACGTGATGCGTGATCTGGACGGCAACGTGATGGGTGCTGAGGAAGAGTCCATCCCATTCGTCACCCGTTCGTTGAGCACGTTTGATCACGAGGGGAACAAGAACGGATTCATTGATCAGGAGTTCAACCCGTTCCTCATGACTTTGAAGGTCATCAAGGACGGGGAAAGCGTGGGCAAGGCTGAGCAGCAGATCGCCCTTTTTGATGCTGGCAAGATCAGTCTCAAGGATGGTAACGGGGACGTTGAGTGGGACGTTGACCGTAACTACGGGTACTTTGCAGGCAACGAGGTCGTGATCACTCGCCAGAATGCAGATGAGGTGGATGCTATGGATGCTGTGTGGGTGGCTGTGGTCTTCAATGAGATCATGGAGGCTAAGGAGAATAATAGAAAGTCGAACTGATCTCTTGTAGATGGAGCGTCCCCCGTGGTAGAGTAGGACCATCAACAGGGGTTGAGAAGAACTTGACCCCATCACTTTGAATGGAGAAGAACATGGCAATGACCCTTGGTGAGATGATCGAAACTCTGCAGTCCCTGAAGGATCAGATCGAGGAAGAGCACGGCGAGGACGCGGCGTATGAGGCCCCTGTTCGCCTTGCTGTGCAGCCTTCCTACCCCATTCAGCACGCCATTGGTGACATGGCGCTGGCTGAGGGCGCGGTGTACATCGCTGAGGAGGGAATGGGCGGTGACGAGTACCTTTCCTCCGCCGCGCGTGAGGAACTGGGCTGGTGATCTAAGGGATCGCATAGCGGGGAGACGGGTGATCCTGTCTCCCTGCTATACTTTTTCTGTAGTGTATTTTTGTGTCCCCAATACTATTGTTGAATATTGTGGCCTCATATGGCATAATAGCCGTGTAACTATTCCATCTTCCAAGGCAAGGAGTAAGAAATGGCAATCAATTCTGAGAACTTTGACGTTAACGAGCACATTGTGGATGATCCATTCTACCTGCAGTACGAGGAAGAAGAGCGTGCTTATGGGGATGACGTGATCATACCCGTAGACGACGACGAAGATTACGACGTGCGATAAATCATTCATGTTCACTACCGATTAAGAGAAAGAACTCATGGGAAAAATCACTATTACATCCGATCCATCTACCCGATTTCTGAAGTTGAATCCTGTGAGAACAGAAGTGGACGAAAGCGAAAGATCTCTACAGGACTTCCTGAAGCGTTATCACGGTGAGCCTGTAGAGATCAAGGCAGGGGATGGCATGGTGGATGCATCGGTTGTGATCGAAGATGAGGGGAACACCATCTACATTCAGACGCTTGATGGGGAGAGGATCAAGGTGATCGAGAATGGGCAGAATACTGTCCATGACGGCTTCTACGTGGTCTTCCCCCGACGTGGAACCAGTGTGAGCTTCAAAAAGTGATGAAGGAATGGTTTGCACATGGAGCGTCCCCCATGGTAGAATCGGAGCATCAGAGCAATTGAGAGCATAACTCCCAAGGAGAGACCATGAAGATCCTCGTTACCACCGATGAGACCAAGAAGGCAATGGACATCTTCGAGAAGAAGATGGAGTCCCTGCGTGGCGCGCTGTGGAACCTCGATGAGATCAGGGATAGCGTGTCCTTCATGGTGTACTTTTGCGACTGCGACTTGCGCAATAACATCTTGAACATCATCATGTCCACCATGGATACCAACAAGGCTGCTTTCAAGGAGATGATGGAGTCCAGCGCCAAGATGATCGGCTTCATCGAGGAGGCGGGCGAGTCCAAGCGTAGCCGCACGATCCGTCTGAAAAAGGCGTACATGCATCACATGCATGAGACGATTGACACGATGGTTGTTGAGTCCTTCTTCGAGGCGATGGGTCGTGATGATGTTCCGGCAAGCGCGTTCTCTGGAAACGATTTTGTGAATGCTCCGAGTTACATCGATGACATCGAGTACGCGGCGCGTACTGCTGAGCGTGACATCCACTACTGCGGTTGTAATTGCCGCGATTAATGGAAAAGACGGGGGATTGATGGGTAGCGCCTGTCAGTCCCCCATCTGCTTGCACGATAATCCGTGTCCCTTGCTTAAGAATGAGAACTGGGACATACGGTACAGGGGGTACGACAACGGATTCATCATCCATATGGAGAATCGAGTTGACAATGGAGCGTCCACTGTAGTAAGGTCATGTAAAGGTTCAAGCGAATCACTTACTTTCAGGGAGAAACATCATGAAGATCATCATTAACCAGAATGAGTCCGATGCTGCCTACGGCATCTTTGAGAAGAAGGTGAATGAACAGTTCCCTGATCTGTTCGATGACCCTCACGATATCTGGGATCGCATCGATAATGGTAAAACTTTCCAGTACCACTTCACTCAGATGGCTCTTAAATCCAACAAAGACAAGTTCAAGGATTACGTGGAGTCTGTCTCAGATAGCGTTGGTTACCAGTACGATGACAGCGTAACCAAGGTGACCAATCGTAACCGTCTTCACAAGGCAGTTGTGATTCACATCACTGATCTCCTCACTGACATTGCGCTTGATGCGCTCGAAGAGGTGATTGGCATTCCGAAGAGTTTTCTCAAGGAACACGGCCTTAATCTGATCATTTCTGAGGGCGCTTACCGTATCGAGATCGAAGAAGATATCTCTTGGTATTACTCAGATTGATCCCAAGAGCACGAAAGATTGTGGCCCGCTGACTCAGAGATCAGCGGGCCACAATCTTTCACTTGCGCGTAGAGCGTCCCCCGTGGTAGAGTAAGAGCATCAGGTCAAGGGAACCGCCCAAGACCACCACTCTCAAGGAGAGAACATGAGCATCCACCCCCGCTTCCAGCACGACTGCCACAACTGCATCTTCGTCGGCAACGTGGCCGTGAACGGCGTCCAGTCCGACATGTACTTCTGCGAGAAGAACATCACCTCCCCGACCGTGATCGTCCGTCACTCCAACGAGATCAGCGATTACGTCTCCGGCCTGAGGATGGCCCAGAACGGGGTCTTCCCGCTCTCAGAGGCGTTCAAGGCGTCCGTGGAGAGCGGGCTGATCAACACGGACACCTTGAACCAGCAGGCCATCGTCTGATGAATCATAAGAACGGCGGCTACTCTGTAATCAATCAGAGTAGCCGCCGTTCTTGTTTTAGAGATCCTGTGCCATGCCCACCAACGAGTTGACATCACCACGGCGCAATCCGTGATACCCGTCCACGATGTAAGCACGGCCACGTGGATCGTTCTGGGTCAACCATGTCACGTCCCTCTTGGTCGCCTCATCATCCACCCACACGAACGGACGACCATCGGCGTGATCGGTCAGCAATAGCGTCTTGGAGTGCAGGCAGTCGCAATCCTTGGCATGACGGCCAGTGTAACGCGAGAGGGGGCATTGCGCCTCTGGAATGTTAGGAATGTCGAGGAACGGGATCTCGCCTTCCATACCGAAAAGTCCAGCGTAGACAGTGCTTGCGGAGCGTCCCCACTTGCTTGCCCAGCAGACATCGTAGACATCCTTGAGAGCGTCGAACCACTCACGCGCGTCCACAGGGTACCAGACGATGATGTGCCCATGATTCTTGTACCTGTAGAACCTCTTTGATGGGAAGACAATGGGTTCATCGCCAGAATTGTCCATATACGCTGCGTTCCACCCTTCAGGGCGTCCTTTGGATCGAGAACGCAAGGGGTTGAGGACGCCATCAATGTCCATGTACAATAACGGCTTCATGCATCCTCTCCCTTCTCTGTCTGTCAGTAGTGCTGTATCAAGAGTATCACACAATCAGTACACACGTCAACTTGGATCATGCTCGCAGAGTGTTATTTAAATCTGTGTCCCCTTAGAACAGCAAGACAGAGGGGGACGTAATCAAACATCCCCCTCTGCTATCAGGCGCTCATCATGCCAGCCTCGAATGCACCAGCGATCACGTAACTCATCTCAGGGTTCTTAGCAATCGCCAAGTCAACCGCGATGTGACCAGTCAGACGGACCGAGTAAATCGTCTTGTCAAATTCCTTCAGGATGACACCACCGCCACGAGGATCATCGGAGAACTTCACCATGCCACTGGCGAACAGTCGGAAGAGGCTGCCGTAAGCAATACTATTCCACGTGGCCTCATCCATATCACCATCGATCACGATGTGACGGAAATTGATGCTCTCCGTATGCGTATGACGGTAGTGGTTCAGAACGTGAACACCATCCATCTCCTCGTAGTAATCCATCAGTTCGGCGGCAGGGGTCATAGAGTCATCATTGTACTCGAAACCCATGCAACGAGAGATGATCTTGGTTGTCTCCTCGGAAAGCGTGAGACGCGGGCGAGTCTTGTTGATGTAATCGATCATGATGGTTCCTTCTTCGATTGAGGATTTTTGCCGACATGAGAAACAGTAGAGCATGGTCACTGCGTTGTCAATCCGATTCACACACATGGAGCGTCCCATGATGCAAACGGTAGATCGTCATCTATGATAGGTGTGAGACAATCCGTGTTGAGCATGCTTGCCGGTCATCTTCTCTACACCAAGTTGACGACGATACGCAAGGTCTGTAACATGAACACGTTGCTAACAGTGAACAATGAGGAGAAGTGATTCCATCATGGAGAACATCAAGAACGTCCGTCTGGTCAAGATCGACCCCAACAAGATGGCCCTGAGCGCAGATTCGCAGCGCATCCTTCGGGGGCGAATGGAAGACGTGGAAGCATCTGATCCCGCCCCTGTCCATGTCAAGCAGGAGTGGAGCGTCCCACTGCTGATCGAGACGCGCTGATCAAGAGAGTTCGAGGGCAAGCACCATTGATTTTTATATGAGTGCTTGCCCTCGACTTTTGCATGACATCATTTTGTGTCCCCGATCCTCGCCACAAGTATGTTATCCACAGCGATATGCAAGGAGTTTGCGAGGTGTTCTTCAGTTCTCAACAGGCTGTGGATAACTATTGCTCACATGCTGATCACTACCTGTGGATAACTGCTCGATAAAACGCTTGCGTACAAGCGTATCCACAGGGTTTACTTATGGACACTTCGGGGGTACTTGAGTATCCACAATTTTATCCACAGGGTTATCCACAGAATTAAAACACCTGTAAACGTTGGTGGAGCGTCCCTGATCTGTAACGCACTACAGGAGACAGGTTGACATGATCACTTGTCTCCTGTAGTGTGTTCGTAGAAGCAAAAATCCATCAGGCACATTTCTCAAGGAGAAAACATGTACGGATACACTATTGACACCAGCAAGGCCATCGGGTTCTACGAGACCGAGAAGATCGACTTCACCTCGATCCTGATCAAGCACAAGGACACTGTGAAGGCTGTTTTCGATGAGTCCTTCATCAAGGATCGCATGGAGAACATCGGTGGTGATTACAATCCCATTGACTTCGACGCTCACTTCCCTTCCATTGTGCATAAGACTGTGGATGCCATTCTGTATGCACTTGTGGATACTTACGGTACTGGTAGTTCTCACAGCACCGAGTACGTGATCGGTGATTCCGATTACGTCTTCGTCACCCTCTTGGGGCGTGGTACGTACATGAATCATGAGTCTGATCTGTATGTCCAGTTTGCTCTCGATGTCATTGGTGCCATTGATGAGATCAAGGATCAGGTGGGGTTCAAGGGCGTGGGAATCGTGCTCCCGTGACCTTCCTGAGAACGAAGTAGGGAGAGCATGATCATCATGCTCTCCCTACTTTTTATGGATAGTAACTTGTGTCCCCTCAAGTGATGAACAGGTGCATAAAGCACCTGCCCACCCTGCTCACTTGTCGTCTGAGTCTTCCGACGCTCCCAAGCCAATCCCCGTGGCGTTCATGAAGTTCACAGCATCTCGCTTGATCTGGTCACGCTCCATCTGATCCAAACCTGCTGCGATGAGAAAATCGATGCGATCCATGGTCACTACTCCCTTTTTCGTGTGATGTTCATAGCCACCAACTGAAGGCTACTCGTCTACTATAGCATGAAGATCAGAGATCAGCAACAGGGGGTATCGCTTGATACTGGAGCGTCCCTTGTGGTAGAGTAGAGGTATCAGGTCTATAGAACAGACCAAGGCAATAACTCTTAGGAGAACATCATGGAACCGTCATTCCTCACCATCGTGATCGTAGCGGTACTCATCCCTCTTATCATTCCTCTCGCTTACTGCTGTTTTGCTTTTGTGAAAGATCTGATGCCGTCTACGAAGCGTCAGATCACCAGCAAGAAGCACAAGGACGTGTACCAGAGCAAGAAGAGCACGCAGCGAATCATTGATCGCGCGAAGGAGAACAAGCGCAAGTCCAACGCTCGTAAGACTGTCGTCAAGGCTGTGGAGAAGTACTCTGCTATGCTTCCTGATGATGTCCGCATTGTGAACGGTGAGGATGACAACCTGTTCATTCTGCAGGTCAACACGCTTGATGCGTGGGAGAACGCACTGATCTTTGATCGCGCCCCTCGAAACAAGGTCAAGGGCTATCCGCCCAATGCAGCATGCCGTCGTCTGATCCATGCTTACATTGAGTCCGATTCCCTCACGCTCATGCCTACGCCCATTCCTGATTACCCGACGTGGGAGGGGCGGAAGTCGATGGCAAAGAAGACGTTCAGCGTGATTGGTCAGCGTAATTTCATCAAGGAGGTCTCCAACAACGGCTTTGAGCCTGATGGATTTGAGTTGTGGGCGATTGCTCGGCATTCATCTGGACGCACTCTGTTCAACACTCTCGCCCCTGTCACGTCCCCCTTCATGAACATGAACTTCGCCAGCAAGAAGACCAATCGCCGTGAGGTCTGCACTGCATGGAACGCCCTGATGGAGTGGGAGCAGGTGAACAACATTCAGGTCAAGCCCATCGCCAGCAACTTCCTCCTCCGTCAGAACAATGATAACGAGGCTCTTCGAGAGATCGGATGGCTGGAAGCAAGTTGATACGAGAGAGGGAGAGTACAAGATGCTGTACTCTCCCTCTCTGCGGTTTAGTTATCTTGTGTCCCCTACACTATACGCAGACAGACCTACTTGCACAAAGGACACCCATAGTGTAGTCTGGAACCTGAAAGATACAAACCCGTTCAACTCAAGAACTCATACTGAGGAGACCATTATGACCATCAAGACGATTGCTGAACTGGTCGCTGGTGACGTTGTTGACCTTGCGCCCATCGTGGAGCACGTCAACGCACAGGTTGAGGCCAAGAACCCCGAGTACGGTGATGACAAGTTCACCGAGGCAGATGTTGCTCTGGTGACGCATGAGTACGCGACTGTGGAGGAAGTTCGTGCTGCTGGGAGCAACACCGTTTTCCTCTTCACTGATCTGGTGAACATGGCTATCCGTGGAGATTTCAACATCGAGGTTGCCGAAGACGATCAGTGACCTACTAGCAGGGGAGCAAGGGAGGTCACAGGGCGTTGTGCTCTCCCTTCCTGTTCCCTCATGCTTCGTGTCCCCTTGCCCGTGATTCTCACTCTGGACATCAAGATCATCTTCCTGTAGGATGAGCACATGGCAAAGGGATCAGACTGCATCACTGATGTGCTCAATGAGTACGTTGACGTTGAAGTGTACAACCACAGTCCACATGTGAGTGATGACTTCATCCAGATTCATGCATGCTCTGATCCTGATGTTGCCTACAACAACTGCCATGCTGTGTCAAGCGAACTCTACATGTTCACGGAAGTCCCGATGGTCCGCGTCGATTTCAGCAACGGCACTGTGCATTATGCCAACAGCGACTGCTCTCACGTAGTGGACTACACTGCTCGCCAGTACGATCCCGCTGCACCGTTCCCTCTTGTTCTCGGACTTGATGAATGGGTGCAGTGGGCCAACAACGCCGTCAAGAACGTCTACCCTGATGCCTATGTGAGCAATTTCGAGGTAGAATCCTGATCCTCTGATGCGCTTACTGAACCCGTAAGTTGCTTATGAATATTTTGTGTCCCCTATGTAACGAGAACGATTCAAAGTAGCAGAAACGCTTTATAGATGTTTCTGGCTAACGTGTTGACATGGATCTTCCCTGCATGATAGATTGTTCTCACAAGGTCGAAGGAACAGCCTAAGACCATCACTCTTGATTAGGAGACAATCACATGGGAATGCGCGCTACTTTCGCACATATCGATCTGCAGGGCACTCTGAACATGGTGTCTGTCCAGTGGTCTACCATGATCGATCAGAACCTGTCCCTCGCCCTCAAGGACCACAAGGCACCTGAGAAGGCTCTCTCCCGTATCTTCAAGAAGGTCACTACCTCCTACGACCACATCAGTTCGTTGGATATGGAGGCAAAGAACTACGCGGGTGATGACAATGATCATATGGGATATGGACTCTACGTTACCCGTGGTGTGCCAAAGACGGACGATCTCCGGTCCCGATACACGGCTTTTCAGGCAGAGAAGGCCGGTGGTTACATGGCTCTGATCGAGGGCTATCACACTTCCGATGGGCTCTCCGTGATCATTGATCAGCGAGACCCTGAGCACATCCTGTTCGGTTGGGTTGATGGTGAAGTTCATTGGGAGCAGGTCAAGGTCAAGGATCTGATCGAGGGTGGAAAGAACAACGAGGACGGCTACAAGTCCACCTACCACATGAACTGATTCAATAGCGAGAGGGGATGGATTATCACCATTCCCTCTCGCTATTTCTATGCGATCAATACTGTGTCCCCTCATCCATGATCTATGTACCATCACATAACAGCATGCTCATCGTACCTATGGACTAAGAAATTATTCTTCCGTGTTGACATGGAGCGTCCCTGCATGTTAGAGTTGAGTCATCAACAGGAAGAGCAACACAGAGCGATTCCTACTGACTCTCAAGGAGAGAGACCATGATGGACACCAAGATCAAGGCCACCAAGGACGGACTCACCATCAAGGAGGATACCCTGCTGGTTGTGGTTCGTGACTCCAACGGCCACGAGATCGAGCGTAGCACCGGCCCCATGTCTGAGGCGCTGCCCCTGCTGACTGCTAACGGCATGGAAGATGTGCGCACCAAGATCGAGGTGATGGGCATGAAGGAGGTCACCGAGACGTTCGGCCCTCATGTCGCTACCTTCACTGTGGTCTCCTGACTACAGCAAGAACACATACGGGAGAGAGGAATTACCCTCTCTCCCTTCTTGCTTTCTGGGGGAAGAGTATTCTGTGTCCCTACAGTCACAATGCAGAACAACAACTTCAAGATTAAAGTAACACTGTGGGGTGTGATCAGCAGTAACCAACCACACCCCACAGCATCACACTCGCAGCCCCCAGATGGAGACCTCATCAATGCGCATGGCCTCAATGTCGAAGATGACAGTGTTGCCAGCACGCCTCTGCATGTCCAAGCACACAGCACGCATAGCGTAATCGCCCATGAACGGAACGCGCAGCGTCACAGTGCGGTTAATGAACCTGTGGTAGTGCCCGAAGAAGTTCACCACGGGGCGAACATCGTCCGTGATGCGCTTCAACTGGTCAGAGGACTTCTGAGCGTACTTAAAGCCCTCTTCCGTCCACTCGGAGGCAGAATCCACGATGCCGTCCATGACGCCTGTAGCAGTATCATGAGAGATCATGATTTCAGCGTGACCACCCTCACGGGCAAGATCCACCTGCTCATCCGTGATCTGCTCGTCCAGCCAGTAATCCTTGCCTAAGGTGCCACCCTGAAAGTCAATGCTGTTCGCACCGCCCACGGAGATGAAAGAGCGTCCCCCCATCATCCAACGAGTCGGACGATCAAGGATGATCACATGGGGAGCATGAGCACGCGCCTTGAACCCATCGGGCATGCCCTCCACCTGCTCAGCCTTGCCGATCTGAGTGTAGTCCTCATGGTTGCCAGCAGTCAGCAGAAGGATCATACCACGATCAGCAAGAGCATTGTTCACCTTGCGCAGATACGATGCACCCGACTTGCCCGGCCAGATCCCGAAGTCACCAACGTGGAGGATGACCTTGATGCCACGATCATGGACAGCCCTGATCATATCCAGCGCCCACGTGGTATCACCGTGCCAATCGCCAGAGATAGCAACCTTCTTCGTGGTCTCCACGGTCTTGAAGATCTCAGCCTGCATCATCATTCCTCCTTCTCATTGCTTGGTGATGACAGAGATGACTTTACACGATAAGACCACAGGTGTCAAACCAACAGAAGATTATTTGCCAAGCAAGTGTGTCACGTCCCCCTTTAGGCACATTCTCACCTCCTGCCACCATCACGATCACCTTTCAATCTGTTTGATAGCGAGGAGTACACATGGTAGGCTGTTCACCAAGTACACATCACCGAACAATCGAAGGCGACATGAAAACTCTTTCTGATTTGAATAAGCAAGGCTACATCATTGACGAATGGGAGCGGTGGCAGCAAGGTGAGTGTGATTTTTACGCTGCTGCATTGATCAAGACGTACCCCCACCTGTCTCTCATCGTCTACGGCGAGTCGTATGAGGAGGATTGGGGAGAGTTCGGATGGAGTGAGCGTCACTACGCGGCCCACGATGACACCTACATGTACGACAGTACAGGACGCCACCTTCTGAGCGAGTACAACGGTGCTCATGGGGATTTCAACTATAGTGAGCGTGACCACGATCTTGACTCGTTTGGTTTGGATCATGAGTGGAATGATGCCATGGATGACGCTATTGCTCACGCTGAGCGACACGGGATCATTGAGATGATCAAGTCCCGCATGTGAGGTCGAGTCCTGACAGGGTGTTCCCCTGTTGGGGCTTCTTCTTGTGTCCCTTCTGCTCGTGTTTCTCTATCTTGATAGAATGATTCTCAGAGAACAACAAGGAGGAATCATTATGAGAATGCTGATCACAGGAAGCCGTAATCTCACGGATGACCATGCTGCAGAGGTATATGAAGCGCTTGATGACGCTTACGACAAGTGGGTGTTACAGCACGGCGAGGACAAGGAGAACGTGTTCGTGCATGGCAACGCGCGTGGCGCAGATGCGATAGGTGCGCAGTGGGCTGTCGAGCGTGGTTGGGTTGTTGAGGCTCATCCTGCACAGTGGGATGAGTATGGCAAGTCAGCAGGCTACATCAGGAATGCCAAGATGGTTGATACCGGCGTTGACTTGTGCGTTGCCTTCCCTTATGGCGACTCCTATGGTACTCGCAACTGCATGAAGATTGCATTGAGCAAGAAGGTTCCTGTGATCGTCCACGAGTTCTACGAGCATCCTACGTTGTTCTGATTAACACGAATCTTGTGTCCCCTTGTTAACACGAGTGAATGGAGGGGAATAAAATCCCTTCCCCTCCATTCAGTCAGTTAATGATCAGAATGTCGTCAAGCACGCCATTGTCATACAGGTGACCGAGGTGGGAGAGCGCGTAGCGGCAGTGCGCACGATCATGGCAACGCAGAACGTACAGGTTCCCATTGTAGCGATACTGGATCAGGTAGTAGCGACGGCCAGTGGGACGAAGAGCCGGTACGGCGTTCAGGTTACGGATCAGGTGATGAGCGTTCGGGCCGATGTGACCAGCGTCAGCATGGCGATCATCGGAAACGCAGTCTCCAAGACCGGCGTAGGAGATGCCTCCGCAGTCAACGCGGGTGTCATCATGGAGGGCAACGGCAACAGGGCCGGGAACGTTGTCAGAAGTGATGAGTCCGTCATGGAAGCGGTAGTCGTTATCAGCGGTGAGAGTGATCATGATGCTCTCCTTGTATAGTAGTGGTCAGCGCCCGTTGCCCTGACCTATTAGCACCATCATTGCATGAGCGAATTGGGAAGTCAAGTTGGTCTAGGGGTTATTTCTTCGGAAGTATGAGTGGCTGTATATCACATTCTGTGTCCCCTTACCAACAATAGAATAGCGTCCGCACAGAACACTCACATTCTGTGCGGACGCTATTCTTTGTCTGTCAGAGGAAGATTTCCATGTCGTCGCGCTCGATGTAACCCTGCTCATCCAGCATCTTGCGCTCGTGGGGCTTCAGCGGCTCGAACGTGATGAACTGTCCGGTCGGGTGATCGTGGTGAGACTGAACACACTTGAGCGTCCCGCCACGCTTGATCTCCACGGTCCAATGCTGCGACCAATCCGTAGTGTGCGGCGCGATCATGTCCGAGAAATCGGAGTTCATCTTCATGACCTTGTACCCCGTGCGAGGGTGACCGAGAAACGGGTGCGTATCATTGCACGTCGCCAGCACGTACTTGTTGCGATGCATGCGCTGCCACGCCTTGATGTCGTCCTTGAGGAAGTCCATGTTATCCACGCACGACCCGTAGCACTCGATGTCGTAGTTCATGTGATCCTTGGACTCACACTCCACGCACGGCTCACCGTACTCAACGACCATACCCTGCTCGCAATCCGTGCAGTACGCGCATTGGCAGGCGTTGGTCAGGGTGAACGTGGACTCAATGGTGTTCGTGGTCTCAGTCATGGTGCTTCCTTTCAGAAGTTTCTCAAGTAGCCGGTTGCTGACTTGATATGACTATCATTGCAGACGTTGGAAAGTATGTCAACACCATCGGCGTGTCGCTTCCAAAACCGTTGATATCAAGCGGATCTTGTAAGCAACGCGCTCGGGCGTGTCGAACAAGCACGGAGTGATAATTATTGTGTCCCCTGTACTCAACAAAAACTCTGGTTGACATACACTTGATCGTCCAGTAGCATTCAATATGAAACGGCAACGGGAGAAGCCCACAGCCAATAAACTCCATGAAGGAGAGTCATCATGAAGAAGGTCACGATGGATGAGTTCAACGCCATCATTGCTGCCACGTCTGAGGCACTGATGCGCAATCAGGCTGAGCGCTGGTCGCTCCCCCAGTTCGGAGGCGACCCTAAGGTTGCTTATCGTACTCTTGAGATGAGCATGAACGTGAATGAGGTGTGCATGCAGATGCCATCTCAGTCGCTGCAGGATGAGATCCTCGATGGTGTCCTGAAGCAGTTCGGGATGACTGTCGATGACGCTCCCGAGCACGTTCGCAATACGATCATGAGCAAGGCTCTGCCCACGATGGCCCAGATGGGTGCTTATCTCAACAACCGCTGATGATCCCTATCGGCACATGGTAGCATGATGCTTTCGTAGGCAAAGGGTACGTGATCGTACTCTTTGTCGTCAGTCTTCTGTGTCCCCTTTTAATTCTTCGTTCCGTGCTTGACGTTTCCTCCACCATGTGAGAGGATGGGATGAGTAATGAGCACAGATGCAGAAAGGAGTGACCAGTGATCGCTGTAGACGAACGTTTGAAGCATGTACCTTCTATGGTGGAGGACTTGGAGAACCTGCACTACAACCAGTTGTTCGTGGTGTATGAGAACGGCGAGCGTGAAGCCATCCTTGACCCTTCTGACATGATGATTCCTTCTGGCCCTGTGGTCACTATGGACTCTTCTGGTCTTGTCTACATTGATGGAGCGTCCCACACAGAGCATTCCGAGTGGAGCATGGTCACTCGTAACGAGAACGTGTTGTTCTTGCAGGCAGACAATGCACATGATGCAGAGATTGATCTCATGTGGGAAATCATGGCAATCAGCATTCTTGAGCGTCCCGGCATGTATAAAATGATGGGCGTTTATGGCGCGGACCATGGAGTAAAGGAATACGCTCACTTCAGTAAGACGGAAATGCCCATCAATGATGCTGTAGTGCGATTGAAGTGATGCACAAAGGGCCGCTGAAATCAATCAGCGGCCCTTTGTTTTTCGTGGTCAATCAGACAACACCTGACCTGTGTTCTTTTTCTCTCTACTCATCACAAAGAAAGTAACACCTGCGAGGAAGAAACACATCCCAATAAGGTTGCCTGTGTTCATAGGAATCACACTGAAGGTAGAGAGCACGAAGACAACAATGGCAATGATATGCATGATAGCGCTCAACATTGAAAGACCTGACATCTTCTATTCCCCTCTGTATTAATGGTCATATTCTATGATATCAAAATAGTCGCAATGAGGAATAAAATTGTGTCCCTTCGGGCAGAGAAAGATTACGAAAGAAGGGTGTTGTGATCCATGCTGCTCATCTGCTATGATCACATCAGGACTACTTCGATACTGACTTTCTTTGCAACCATCTTTCCAACAGACAGGATCTCACGATGTCACGCCCCTACGATTACTTCCAGTGGCTGTATGGTCTTCAGGTGGAGGCACATGATCATGCTTCCATGATCGCCAATTCCACTGCTGAGTACTTGGCTGACCTTGTGGATCGCCACATGATGAAGGGTGCTCCCATCGATGAGGGCTATGCCGCTTTCCGTTCTCATGTGGATCGCATCGTCAACGGGGAGGACGCGAGCGAGTTCTACGATCTTGACCTGATCGAACGTGCTTTGGCTGAAGCGAACAATCGTTTCGGACACCTGATCCAGAAGTGACTTGCAATCAGAACGCATATGGGCTACTCTGGCAATAGATTGATTCCCACTGCACAGAATTGAAATGGAGAACATGATGACGAAGAACAAGTACGACCGATTGATCGACGCTCTCGACGAGTACAGCCAGAAGTACGATGACGATCGTGATCATGCTGTGGTGACCTCCGCCAAGAAGCGCATCCGTGCAACACAGAGCATGGGATTTGACGAGAACGTGGGCGTACACATGTTCCTCTCTTCCTACCGCGATGACGCCGAGTACCTTGAGTATGTGGACGACATCATGGCTGTTCACTTCAGTGGTGCTCTGAACGCTATGACTGATGCTATTCGTGAGCCGACTACCCTCGCTCAGTCGATCACCCCTTCGCTTTTCAGGAAGTTCGCGTCTGAGAAAATGAATGATGAGGATTTTTCTCCTGAGGTCTGTGAGTGGATCGTGAACGGAATCACTGATGACGAGATCAATGAGTACATTGCTCTGGTGAATCCCGATTACGACTATGAGGACGAGTCTGTGGGAACGTTTTCCGAGAACATGCAGCGTCAGCTTGATCTTGCCTGCAAGAAGATCGTAGATCGCATCACAGACAGTTTCTGACAAGGTGTAAGTCAAGAATCGGGGAGGGAGAGTATCGACGCTCTCCCTCCTCGATTTGATCTTTCAGCACAACCATTCCTGTGTCCCCATGACCGTAACATGTTGACAACAGACAGACACTAGGGTATCCTTCCACCATGACTTTCGCAGAGAAGACCATGAACGCCGAGCAGATCGTGGATGAGATGAGCATGGGTGCCCTCATGAGCCTGATGGGTTACGCAATGAGCGAGGACGCAGATGTTCTCCATGACGTTGACGTGAGCAACTTCCAGACGGCCACCAACGCCTTTCAGAGCGTCGTAGAGGATCATCCGGCACAGATCGACATGCTTGCGCTGACCGTCTCTCAGAACGGCGCACAGGACTTCATGCGGGCAGGTTACGCTCTCATGGCTGATCGCATGGGAGAGCATGACACCATCCCTGCACACATGCATGAGGACGTGGCACGCGCAACTGAACAGGTTGATCTTGCCCCCATGATGCTGGTCGAGGTACAGGGAGCGTTTGCTGTGCTGTGATCATATGGAGCGTCCCCTTAGAGATGACACCACGAGTTGACATACGCTGCATCAGGCTGTAGCATTACTTCTGAAATCAAGATCCCCTTTTAAACGAAAGTAGGAACCATCATGGACAAGCAGGAATTCAAGGATCGCCTGATGAGCATGTGTGAGGAAGAAGAAAACCTGTTGTACGGGTATGGATGTTACCTCACCGATGACTTGGCGGATAACGTCTATGAGGTCATGAAGAACGCTGACTCTTCTCTGACTGCCGTGGAAGTGGCAGATCTCTATGAGGAAGAGCACTACGATCCCGGCCACATGGGCAAGCGTGCTGTGCATGAGTTCTGGAAGCACTACGTGTCCGTCGATGCGGTGGCGGAGCGTCCTGACAACGAACTGCATTCCGCTGACCGTTTCAAGGCTCTTCTTGCAGAGGTTCTGGCGAAGAAGGGTACGGCAGAAGATGTGCTGGTTTCTGAATACGGTTGGAAGGACTACGACTTCACTAGGAACAAGCGCGGTAGCGCGGTGGCTGTCCTGAACGTCAAGGATGACACGTGGAGCGAGTTCGAGGGGACTTTCGTGGAGAATAGCCGCCATGAAGGAGTGACTGGTGTGGTGGCGTACTCTGATGGCACGGCGCGTCGTTTCCGTCTGGAAATGAGCGTGGGTGAACTCATGAGGACGCTTTCTCTGCTGGATGATTTGTCCAACTGATGATCGGCAGGGGAGGGACGGGGAAACCTGTTCCTCCCCTGTTGTGCGTTTTCGATCAAACAGTGTCCCCTCGCGTCTGGTGTCGCTCTTTTCTCCCTGAAAACGCAGAGCACCACGACATCATGAAGTATGGAGCGTCCTGTTGATTTGCAATCCAAGCCTCCATGTGCCTATACTGGGGTCAACAAGAAGCACTTCCCCAACTCAGGAGAGACCATGAAGACGCTCAAGAAGATCACCGCTGGCATCACCCTCACCCTCGCCGCCATGACGGCCACTGGTTGCCAGACCATTCAGAGCACCGTGGAGAGCACGGCCACTGAGGCTGCTTCCTCTGCCACGGACGCCCTGCTTGACGAGGGCAAGGCGAAGATCGACTCCATGCTGGACAAGGGCAAGGATGCTCTGTCTGAGGCGGTTGGTGGAGAGTCCTCTTCTGATGCCTCCTTCGATGGTTCCTCCTACACGGGGATGGATGCCATGGAGGCCCTGAACGCTCTGGACACTTACGACGGTGCCAAGGCCGCTGGTTACTCTGGCGAGCGTGAGGCTCTGTTCGGATCGTGGATGGATTTCGACAAGGACGGCTGTGATACCCGTGATGAGACCCTGATCGCCGCCATGCCGGATGCTGAGGTGAACGCGAAGTGCCGTGTGCTCTCCGGCACGATGGTTGACCCCTACACGGGAAAGACTATCTCTGCCACCACGGCAGATGAGGTGTCCAAGAGCATTCAGATCGACCACATTGTTGCTCTCTCCAACGCGTGGGACTCCGGCGCTCACGCATGGGCTTCCCCTGACATGCGCTACCAGATCGCCAACGATCCTCTGAACCTTGCTCCCACGGCGTCCAAGGTGAATCAGGATAAGTCCGATGACTCTTTCGATGAGTGGCAGGCTCCTTCCGCTTCCGGTAGCTGCCTGATCGCCGCCCATCAGATCGCTGTGAAGTCCAAGTACGATCTCGCTGTGACCAACGCTGAGCGGGCCGCTCTGTCGGATGCTGTGAGCACGTGTGGCATCACCAACCTCCCCGTGGGTGCTCCCGCGTGGTGATCTGATTTCAGAAGGGGAGGGATCAATAACACGATCCCTCCCCTTTCCTTATGCTGCCGAATTATGTGTCCCCTATATCTGAACGTTGATTTTTCTGCTATCATAGATTACACTAGAAGTAAGTCTTATAGGGCGTAAGGGAGACCATTCATGGTAAAGAAGCGCATGGGCCGCAAGTACATCTACGACCTGATGGATAAGAAGCAGGTCAAGAGCAGGATCAAAGAAAAGGCAGAGATCAACAAGAGGCACAAGCGTCAATTCAAGAAGGAAGAGGCTATCTACGGATTCAACGCTTCCCAGACATGGAACATGGAATACACCATGGCGGAGATCCTGTACGAACGCCTCTGCATGTACAGAGAGAAGGCTTCCTCTGTGATTGATATGGAGGTCTACAAGGTCGAGGTTGATGGTGTGACGTACACCGTAAAGGAAGCCGTAGACCGCATGATCTCGCTGGGCGCTTTCTACCTCACACCTGAACCTGATGTGGACGAGAAGGATCTTGAAGAGTGGGAGTCCAATCGAGACCACATGTATGACAAGGAAGTGCTCAAGGAGCGCGAGCGTGATGATGCCGCTCATCTGATGTGGCGCATATGGGCAGAGGTCTATCCGCACATGTGGTGGTGATCTCAGACTACCTGTGTCCCCCATGGTTCTGTTGTTGACCGCGTTGCGTACATGCTGTACAGTTAACGTGATCTCGTTTGGGGCTGTGGTGGTTATTGCTACCACAGCCCCTTTCTCATTGACATATGAGTATTCCCTGTGATATGCTCACCCCATAGAATGCCTTTACGCACAAGGAGAAAAACAATGACACCGAACGAATACAATGCACTGAAGTCTGCCGTCAAAGAGGCTTTCAGCGCCATGACGGATGCTGAAATCACCAGCATGCTCAAGGAGCAGAACGCTGACGTAAAGAAGATGCTCAACGATCCTGATTATGCATCACAGGTGTACGCTCAGGATTGACATGATCACATGGTGATAGTCAACAACGGCTACACCACACGTTAATAAACTGTGTCCCTACACTGTTGATACAAAGGAGAATACAATGAAACTGACCACTGCTGAAAACGCTGCTCTGGAATCTGCTCTGAATACCGCCTTCAGTTCTATGACGGATGATTCAGTTCTATGACGGATGAGGAGATTACCGCCATGCTCAAGGAGCAGTACACCCACACGGAGCAGATGCTTAACACTCCCTGACCATGATTGATCAAAGTGGAGCGTCCCCCTGTTAACGTGATCCCATGTTGACAGGGGGCACTCATGTGTAGTACGATTATTTGAGAAAGAGCACAACAACCACAAGGAGAGTGGAATATGCGCAAGATGATGAGCATCAAGAAGATCGATGGAATCGATCCCATCGAGAACGCTGACGCTATCGAGGTCGCCACCATCGGCGGCTGGAAGTCTGTCGTGAAGAAGGGTGAGTTCAAGGCTGGTCAGCCTGTTCTCTATTTCGAGATCGACGCCTTCCTTCCCGCTGACGTGCCGGAGTTCTCCTTCCTGTCTGCGAAGTCCTCCAAGGATGCCACGTCCCCCAACGGGCAGACCGTTCGTGGGCATGTCCTCCGCACCATGAAGCTGCGCGGCGTGTTCTCTCAGGGTCTTATCCTCCCGCTGGGATTCGGTCTGAACGCTGACTCCACACAGTCCGAAGTGGATGCTGTGGCGGAGCGTCTGGGCGTGTTCAAGTTCGAGCCTCCGATTCCCATGGGTGGTCAGATGGTGGACCCGTTCCCTCATGGTGTTCGTAAGACCGATTCTGAGCGCGTGCAGAACCTCTCCGATGAGTTCCTTGCCTCCCTTGACCGCAACGAGTGGTTTGCTACGGAGAAGGTGGATGGTACGTCCTCCACGTTCCTCAAGCGTGAGGGCGAGATCGTGGTGGCAGGGCGCAACTGGACGCTTCACCCCACGGAGTCTATGCAGGCGAAGATGGCGGAGCGTCTTGGTCTTGCAGAGATCATGCCCGAGGGTGCTATCATTCAGGGCGAGATTGTGGGCGAGGGAATTCAGGGCAACAAGCTGAAGATTCAGGGTAACCGTCTTCTGGTGTTCTCCGCGTCTTCCCCTGTTGCCGATGAGGCATTCGACGCCTTCGTGGAGAAGCATTCCGTCCCGCACCTCGACCTTGTTCTCCCTGAGACTGTAGAGCAGGCCGTGGAGCAGGTGAACGGCATGACCTCCACGATCAACCCCAAGGTGCAGGCTGAGGGCGTGGTGTGGTGGAACCGTGAGGGCAAGGAGTTCGCTGAGACCGGCGACCGTGCCAACTTCAAGGCCATCAACAACAAGTTCCTTGCCAAGCATGGTGAGTGATCAGTAACGATCCGGCCCTGTGGACCATACCACAGGGCCGGATTTTTATTGCCTATAAACAAGACGTACAGCGTGTTTTAAATATGTCGAAATCGTGTCCCCCAGAGGTACTCATTTCCCGTCTTGTAATCTACACGCGCATTGGCTACACTGAGAACAGAAACGCACCTCTACGCAAGGAGAGACCATGACACAGTTCCCTCACCCCGACCAGTTCCAGAAGATCGACGGCGGCTGGCGCATCAAGGAGACGCCCACGCACTACATCGACGTGCTCAGCATGCTCTACAATGACCGCGTGGTGACCACACCCAAGTCCCTCCCCAGCACCTATGACCGCTACTGGTGCTACGACAAGGGCGGCGTTGCACTGCACGCAGCAATGCTCTGGGATGGCTCTGATGACACGGAGCCAGAGGGCTGGAAGAAGGCTCACGGCGAACGCTACCCGTGACATGAGCGGGGAGGGGAGAACAATCCCCCTCCCCGCTTTTTAGTGCGCTCTGTCTTCATGATTGAAACGACCTATAATCCCATTTGTTACAATGGTAAAAAGACATCAATCAAGGAGTACACATGGACAAAGCAAGCACAGGATCAGATGCCTTGAACACAGGTGGAGGGCAGATGCCTGAATCAAAAGCACGTCTTGTCAAAGAGACGGAAGAATTAATTGCTCTTGACTACGTGGGAGACGCAGATCAGATCGCCGAGGCAGCACGCGAGATCGCCCCTGTGAAGGAAAACCGGCTAGAAGAGTTCGTAGCGGCAGAGCGTCCCACGAGCAACAGCGTCCTCCAAGAAATCTGGGATGACTTTCACGCTAGGGAGACACCGCTTCGTGTTGCATCTCTTATGGCGCAGGCGGATCGTGCTACACAGGTGAGCAAGGATTGAGTGACACAGTTATCTGTGTCCCCTAATCATTGTCATCTTCCATTGAAATTAAAAACAAAGAAGGGGCACGGGAAACTTAATTCCCGTACCCCTTCTTTCATCTGATCACTGGGACTCCGTGGTGTAAACCAGAGTGGAGTGCCCGTCTGCGGTCTGCGGGCACAACGCCTCGTCAAAGTCGTAGTCGTCCAGCAACAAGGGAATCTGGTAGTTGTAATCCAACATGGTAAGATTGTCCTCGTACTTCGCCATAGCAGGGTCGCTCTGGTGATCCCCCATGTCAAGGTCGTCCTCACGGTAGGACCTGAGGGATCGCCTCTTTGCTGCCATCTCGTTGGACTCCCAAGCGTCACGGTAGCGAGGGAACATCTTGTCGAACTCGTGGCCCATCGCGTACTCGTACTTCTCGTCGTCCTTGGGGTTGTTCAAGGTGACTTCCTCGTTCACGGTGATCACGTTGAACACGTCGTAGGTCGCGCCGCGAGTCTTGGAGTTGTTGTTCTTGTGAACAGCGACACGGGCCACGATGTCATCGAAATCGCTCTGGCTGTACCCCTTCATGTGATCGAACTTAGTCCTCACGCGGATCTTGCGACCGTAGACCGATCCGTAAGAGCCGTAGGTGTAGGCGGAGCCGGTCTGAAGGTAACCGTTCATGCCCTTGACCGTGTACGTGATGAGGCTACGACTACGGGTGGAGTGCTGAATCTTGGTGGTGTCCTTGTTGTTGTCCAGCATGGACAAGAACGCCTCCATCTGCGACACCTCGTTGGCGCGGAAGATCACGTCGTACTGGAAGTAGTGCTTGTTCTTGTACACCCTACGGGAGTGAACCCCGTTCTTCTCCGTGGAACGGTACGGATCAACCTTCATCTGGCGGCGAATCTGCACGTCTGTGGGATCAGTCTTGAACGTCTTCGACATTGTGTACCTCGTCTGCGTCGTTGAATTCTTATCTACGATGAATATTATCAGATGAGAAACGGCTTGTCAACACGACAAGCAATATTCGTTGAAGATTATTTCTGTGTCCCCTGCATTCATGTACGATAACTGTGAGAATACTGTAAACTCACTGGCACCAGCAGTACGGGTCACACTCAATGATGATCTCCGTGGTCTCGGGATTCATGCGCTCGCTCTCTGCGAACTCCACGGCCACAGATTCCAGCATGATCCCAGAGTGGAACGCCGTGTTGCGACCAACGAAGGTCACCCTCACCTCGTGCTCTCGTACCATGGTCTTCATGATTCCCTCCCCTTGCCGGATACCTCTATTGTACCCCATCAGGGATGCTCTGGCGACCACTCTGGCAACTCAACAGGCGATTCACAGGAAGGATTTATTAAAAACTGTGTCCCTTCGGGCAACATGGAAAATCCCGTATAGTAGAACTTGATTTCTCACTATACGGGACTATCAGAACGTCTGTCTCAACATCAGATCACACGAATCTTTTCCAGATGATCAGCCACACCACGCAAATGATCAATGTACTCTCGACGCGCACGATCCACGAATTCAGGAAGCGTATTTGCGTATTGACTGGACGGCACAGCGATGGTGTCAAAACCATCAGGCATTTCATACTCAACATCAAAGATGTAAGCACTACCAGGACGGCTATTCATACCCCTACTGTACGGATGGAAGTACAGGGTAGGCTTATGCACAGCGTACTCGATAGCGTCAGTAAGGGTGACCTCAGTTTCGTACTCCTCGCCATCACGCTCGACATAGAAGAACACTGTAGACAGATCATCAGCGTTCTGATAGAAGGAAAGATTGCCAAACATAAATATTCTCCTCGGTTATATGAATCCTCTCAGCATCATTTCACAAAGCAAGCAGATTGTCAACTCTCACGGAAGATTCGAGTTCTCAAGACGCTGAGCGTCTTCCATGCCCTCCACTCTACAACAGATTTCTCAGCCGTGGTGATGCTCTGGCGGATTGTTCATCAACTCATCCAGTATGGCTTGAATCTGCAGTATACGTTCCTCGTACACGTCCTCTACGGCTTGCACTAAAGATTCTCTGAACTCATGGTGGGCAAAGACCACATCGGAGCATGTCACGTCCCCCACAGCGAGATACCCATCCATCAGCGAGTACCCTATGTCAGATCTATCAGACACGCATTCTACAGCATCCTCTACGTCCATGATCACGTCATGTTGCTGCAGGTCAATGTCAATTTCCGCGAGAATGCGTGTTCCCTCGCCCTTGCTGAATCGAATCTGGTTGCTCATGAGTGCTCCTAAGTATTGCGCGTTCCATCACACGTATGATAGCAACCGAAACACATGATCTCTGACTAGGCCATCATGTCGATCCTGTGTCCCCTTACAGTCCATTCCATATAGTGATGCCACATGATCACTATATGGAATGGACTCAGGTCACTTCTCAGGCTTGTGAGAACGCAACTTCATGGTGGAAGTCAGGGTGACCTTCTTGCTGCACTCAGGGCAGGTAGCCCAGTTGCCCGAGTAGTAGCCAGTTCGGTTTGGAAGCGAGGGATCGTAACTCTTGCCCGACCCAGAGCACTTCTCAGCAGCCTTCTTCTTCTCCTGCTCCTCATAGTGGTTCGTCCACTCCACAGGCGCGGAAGGGAAGCACACAGTACACAGGATGGCCCCATGAGCATCCACAGCATCCTTCTCATTCAGACCAGACAGATCAGGCAGCCAGCCAAAGTTAGTAGGCTTACCATTCTTGTTGCAAGTAGAGCACCCCATGGAGGAATGAATGTGCCCGTTGGAAGCACGAACAATGAAGAATCGTGACCACCCACCACGATCATCAAACGCCTTCTCGTACCGCTTCAGAGCGTCCTGAAGGGCATAATACTGCGACTTGTGATCAACGAAGCTATCGTAGAACCGCTTGATGAAATAATCCTCTGAGACACGAGCAGCATCCATCTTCTCCGCATCCGTCATGTCAGGGTACTGATACGACGGGTAGAAACTCCTACAGATGCTCTCACGGTCACTCTCAGCACGCTGACCCACACGCAAGGCTTCCTCAATGGCCTTGCTGTAAGCGGTGTCGAACTCGGAAGGGGTAGCCGTCATGAGATCGATGGTGATCTGCGACATGTCCTTGGTCATCATGCTCTCCTCGGTTGGAAGTTGCCTTTGTCTTCTACAGTACACCATTGAGCAATGATCGTCAATACGAGAAAATCAATCATGCCGGATTTAAAATGAAACACATTCTGTGTCCCCTGTGTGCTTCTGTCCAGAACGTGCTTGTGGGCGTAGACAATCTACGCCCACAAGCACTCATCACTGCCAGATCCTTAACCGCCGAAGATCACTTTTGCCACATGGCTGGTGTAAGACGCGGACAGGTAGGCAATACCAATCATGGACATCACGATCACGCCTACGCCGAGGATGCAGAGACCGGAATTAACTGCTACGCCTCCCGCCTTGCTGTCATGATCGCCTCGCATACGTATCGCCTTAGCGAACAGAGCGAAACTGACGATAGTCACAGCGAGGATCACCCAGATGTTCCAACTTCCAAAGATTTCACTCATGCGCCATTCTCCTTGCTGATTTGCAGAGTATTTTCATGGTCTACCTATCTTACCATGATAACCCCATGAATGCAAAATCCAGCAAGTAATCAATATGGAGCGGCCCGCCGTTCCCTCGTGTGAGGTACTAGGCGGGCTGCTACTGAGGCTATGCTCAGTAGTCCTCGTCCCACACCTCGCCGTACTCGGCCATGCGGGCGGCGCTGGCCCAGTTGCTCACCAGACGCTGACCGAAGGCGTTGTACCACTGGCCGCAGTTGTAGCACTGGACATCCGACTGCCCGCGCCACCGCTCCACCAGGGTGCCGCAATCGCAGGTCCACTGGGCGGCGGGCTGGTTGAAAGTTTCCTTCATGATGCTCTCTCCTTGAGAGTTATGGTCTTGGGCTGTTCCCTTGACCTGATGAATCAATCATTGCACACGTTCTGTACACGTGTCAACTCTGGGTCAAAACATTTTCCAGACGGAGACCACGATGGAGCGTCCCTTATGAATCAGTCGTCGTTTGCTGTGTCGTGAGCGTCTGGTTCCTTGCGTACTTTCCAGACCTCCCTGATCCCTAGGATGACGAGGATGAGAACACCTACGCTCACGAGAGGGATGTCCGAGTAGAGGGCATAGATGCCTACAGCAACGAGCATAAGCAAGGCAATGATTCCTGCTATGGTTCTGTCTCTTCTGAGGTTCATGTGCTTCCCTCCTTCTGTGATCCTGTTCGTGCTACTAGTTGTACTATCGTCACTACAGCCATCACATGATCTGTGTCCCCTTATTTCGATGTGGGGACTGTGTTGACAAAAGGGTTCTGAAAATATAGTGTGTCATTGACAATAATCAAAACAAACAAGGAGAAGAACATGATCGATACTGTGTACATTTTGACCATAATGCGACTTGTTGTGACACGGGATTCAATTGACGTGAGCGGCGATATGTTCGTCTCTGCCCACAAGACGGCACAAGATGCCATGGATCAGGTGAGCAAGGAGTTCTTGCATCTGGGGATCAAGGATCACGAGGTGGGGATGAACGGATCTGAATACATTCCAAACACGATGACACAACTTCGCTATTCCGTGACTGAGAACAAGATCGGCGCGAACCCACTCTATTCCATGCGTTTTGAGGTGTGATCGCTCGTGTTGACAGTGAAACGTCCCTTCGTGTAGAGTAATCACAGAGGTTAAGGAAGCCATCCGAGACCATTCACTCATGAGGAGAGATCATGACCCAGACGATGACTGTCTACAGCGCACAGGGCGACGCTTACGAGATCGAGCATGATGGCACGGTGGGGAGCATCTACCATGCTATCGAGAATCTGCGTAGCACTGTCGAGACTATCGAGAACCCCCTTCTGTTCTCTGTCGAGAACGATGAGGACGCTGGAAAGTACGACGCTTATACCACTCTGTTCAACATGAAGATGAAGACCGCTTATGATCTGGACGATCTGGTGCGCTCGGCTGATGATGCGCACTTCGGTCACTTCGAGGATGACGCTGCCTTCGTAGAGGACCACATGAACAAGACGCTTTCCGCTGACTCGTCCAACCTGCTGTACCAGATGCTGGGCGGGAACTACGAGAAGATGGCCGAGACAGTGATGGCGACCATCGACGTGGAGATGATGAACGGGCACTACTTCAAGCCCTGACCAACACGCGATAGGGGCGGCAGAGAACACATCTCTGCCGCCCCTATTCATTGATCGCTCATCTTGTGTCCCTATGCCTATCGTTTACTCACGGAAGCAACGTGCAAAACATGGTTGACAGTGGAGCGTCCCCTGTGATAGATTATGAGTATCAAGCAGGGAAGAGGAAGAGCCGATTCCCACTTACTCCGTAGGAGAGCATCACATGTCTTCGATCACCGTTTCCTCCCCCGAGCGTCTTTCGTGGAAGCAGGAGGATGCCATCGATAACCTCGTCACCCGTGCCGGTGGTTCCTTCGTGGTCATCCCCGAGGGGCGTTCCTTCTCCATCCGCCTGAACGTTGACCCCTCCGAGGTGGGTGGCAACAAGGTCGCCAACAAGATCGTGAACTCCCTCCGCAACGACGTGCAGGAAATCCTTCTGTACGACTGACAGGGAAAGCATAAAGTCCGACTGATCAATTTCAGTCGGACTTTATCATGTTCCGATCATGCTGATCTGTGTCCCCACAGGGACCACAATGCCTTCCTCAGATACGGGCATTGCTTGGGGAAGCATCTTCCACATGATCCTCAAACAAGAAGGTCTTCACGTGGGACTTGACCTCTGAAGGATCGCTCATCACGTTGTTCTTCAATTTGAGGAACCTGTTACTCAATGATCGAGCACTCTTCACTCTTGCCTTGTTGGATCGAAGATGCTTGACGAACTTTTCTGTTTTCTCCCCGAAATCATCGCCATCATATGAAGCGATAGTAGCAACATTTCCGGCGATAATCTTTCCGGTATTCCATGCGTCCACAGCGCACAGCACACGAGTCACCCATCCGCTCTTGGGGCTGATCACACCACGACTCATCTTGAGGACACGAGACGCATCCACCACGTTGGCAGCAATGAATAACTCACGTGCCTTCTTCTCTTCATCAACAGTATAAAAGTTGTTAGTGACAGCGGCCTTTGCAGTAGTCAGCGTTCCAGCATTCATAGCGTAAGTAAGCAAGTTCATATCCATCATCTCCATTGTCTTGATTGTCAACACGTTCCTGTGGAATATCTTATCAAACGCACCAGTGGTCAGATACACGTTGGGTGTACCTGCAGTGTCACGTCCCCCCTCGCATGCTAAAGGCGACACGTTCTTGGGATGAGGTGATCTTCCCACATGTGTGATAGCATGAGAAGTTCAAGACCACTTCCGACCCAGAGGAGAGACCATGAGTACGTTCATCGCTGTCGTTGTCCTGATCGCATCTGTGATCGCTATCTTCACCATCCCTCAGCGCGCCCTGAAGGATGGGTTCAACAAGTCTGGCGTATTGATCACGATGTTCAAGATGATGGTCAGTGTGCTCGCCATGCTCTCAAGTGGACTGTACTTGGTCCTCTGATCTCTCGGCTTCAGAAAATTAGTTCAGAATATCGGTTGTTTTTCGATGCAGAGTGTGTTATGATGACAATGTTCTAGACACATCGCATAGATAGGAAAAACATCATGTTTGTACTTGCATCAGGAACCACCCTGCACCCCTACGTCGGCTACGTCTTCCTCGGCCTTCTGGCTGTCGTTGGTGTCATCATTGTTAGCGCGTTTGTTCACGCAACGAGAAACGTGCAGAAGGTCATCCCCACGTCCCGACCTGACCTTGATGGGGTGATGAGCGAGAACCTCCGTGCGTCCAGTTATGGTGCTGACTTCAGCGCGAATCAGGAGGCCGTCCAGCGTCGCATGTTCCCGAAGGTTTTCGCAGCCGCTGATGCCGCTAGAGATGAGGCAGATCGTAAGGTTGCTAAGGCGCAGGCTGCTGCTGATGCTGAGGCTGCTGTAGTCGCTCAGAGGCGTCAGGAGAAGGCAGCGGCGCTTGAGGATATGCATAGGCGTCAGGAGGAGTCGCGCATGAAGGCTGCTGCACAGGCACATTGATGCTGAAGTAGTAGCGAGAAATCTCGAAGAGGAGTGATGGTCAAGTACCGTCACTCCTCTTTTTTCGTCTCCACGGTGTCACGTTGCTTTCTCCGGTGATCACAGGAGTCCCGCTCACAACTACGCTGTCTAACTGCGAGATCGCGTCAGAATCGCGTGTACGGCCTAAGAGAGCATACGCATGGTGTTCCACTGCCAGCGCGTTAAGAGCAGCGTCGTCAAGTCGTTTGGTGTCATGTCCCCTATTGAATACAGGCGCTTGACATGATACAATCATTGTGACCTGCAAAAGCATTGAATTAATCAACTGCAGAGGAATCATTTCTACACAAAGGAGAGAAAGAACATGGAGAGATACGAAGCGCCCAGCGACGAAAGCATCCTTGCCGCCGTTCGATCTGTTGCACGTTCTGGTCATGATCCCCGTCTTAGTGATGAGGACGTTGACTGTACTTGGTGGAAGTTTGCTTGCAGGGTGATGGATGCTCTTGACGGTGATCCCAACCCCTGACGCATGCGGCCTGAAGGCAGTGGCTTCGACGCTCCCTTATCGTGTCGCCAGCCTGTTGTGATTGTCACGTCCCCTTAAGCGAAAGAGACCTGAGATCTGGTTATAGATCTCAGGTCTCTTTCATTTGATCATGCTGCAGAGAACAGGGGCCTGTCATCATGAGGAAGAACAGTGTCTTCATCCTTCTTGGTCATCTGTTCGATGCGCTCATGGTAGGAGGACTTCAGCGGCTCGAACTTAGACACGATGTGCTTGATCGTGTAGTGATCGAGGAACGGGTAGTCGTACTCCATCACGCGCTCTCTGGCCTCGTTACGCTGTTCAGAAGCCTTCATGATCACCTTGGACTTAGCCTGACGCAGCTCTGCCTTGATGTCAGCACGGTGCTCCTTATACGCATCGTAGACATCACGCTCGATTGAGGGATCGTAAGTGATCAATGCTCTGGTGGATACGGTGTCAACCATAAGGTTCTTCTCCTTGAAGTAGTAGGGTTATGTAGTTCTTGTACCAACATCCTTGCATACATAGTCATGATGGTGCAAGTCGTGGGGCTAACAGTTCGCTGTGATCACCATGTGAGTTCTTCAACGTTCTCACAGTTTTGCAGTCAAAGCAGGTTTCGTGTAGAGTAACGTAGTCAGTTGAACACACGGCACACCTTCTACGCCGCTAAACAAGGAGAACATGAGTGAACCTCATTGCTAAGACCACACGACAGATTGCCGACAGCAATATCGTGACATCATCTGTAGTGACTATCGGGAAGAACAAGGGCCTGATCGTCACGGAGAACGGCATGTACACGGTGGAGGCAAAGGAGAACGGCAAGTTGATTCTGATCTTCCGCGATCACAAGCGAAACGCCGTGATCGTAGAGTCCGACCAGAAAAACGCTGATCACCTGATCACTGCTGTGCGCAAGTATCATCACCGCATCGGAATGTGATGACACACGTGGCCCGCTTGAATCCCCACACACAGGAGGACGGCGGGCTTTCTGCAACCTCTTTGCATTTAGAGAAATATTGTGTCCCCTAAGTGACCTACAGCAACGCCTGACATCATCCTCAAGGGGAATCAGTCAGGCGTTGCTAGGTGGCATCAGTTGCTGAAGGCGAGGATTTCCTCCACATCCTCCAACACGGACTTCTGGCACTTCTTCGGCAGTGAGGCAAACGGGATCACATCGCCCAAACGGGGGCTGTCCTCGATCTGATCGCGGATGAAGACACCCTGAGGATGCGTCGGATCGTCGCTCATGAAGACGCCGAACGGAAGGCGCTTGCCCATGCCGTTATCCTCGATCTCATCCACGTAGATCACGGTGTACCGATCAAAGGTACGCCCGCCGTTGTCGTAGACCTTGATGTTCAGTCCGTTAATGTTCTCAGTCATCTCATGCTCTCCTTCTCGGAAGTTATCTTGCTTGGTAGTTCCTACCGTACACTACCCGTGCATTGAATGCAAGCATGGGTGTGATGCATGCAAGATGTTGTTCGCTTACAGGATGCAGCAGGTTGCAATTTGTCCAATCGCTCTTCGAGTCAGAATTTCAAAGTGTCAACAGAATCACCTCTAGGTGAAGACATATTGCACTCAAATGATCTCTAAGGTTACAAAATGTCTAAACAGTCTACATTGCTTGAATCGCAGGAACATACGCGGCACTGGCGATCTTGTGTCCCCTCTACTACGCACACAAGAGACCCTGTAGGAAACTCTCCCTACAGGGTCTCTGTTATGCGTGATCAGTACTGGATGTACTCACCCGTCAGCGCCGGAACCCTGTCGATCCACAGATGCCTCAAAGCCCACGCGCGAACCTCGCTCATCGGGGTGTCAGCGCCCATCTGCGTCACGTCGCAGATCTCCTTTACCTTGCCGCCCCCAAGCGGCATCAGGGCGTAGAACTGCCACGTGGGATCGTCGCCGTTCGCCACGTCCTCATCAGAGCCACCGAAGTTGATGTAGATTTCCTCGTCCTCCGCCTCACCAGTGTAGGTGCCGAAGAGGACTGCCATACCATACTCGGCATGATCATAGTCCACATGATCCACCTCACACTCGACACCTGCTTCGATCAGCATCTCCTGAAGATCGTAGACCTTCTGATCCATCTGCTTGCGAGTCATCGTGCTCATCATGTTCTCCTTGAGTGGAATTTGTCCTGCCCTGTTGGAACTAAATCTACAGGAGAGCAAGCGTGATGTCAACGTGAGGAAAAGAATGAAAGGCACACAAAAACTGTGTCCCCTCTCGATGCGCAAAAAGACAGTTTGTTGACTTGAATCACACCAAGTCAACAAACTGCCTTCGGATCAGAGGGAATCAGGCTCACGGTAGAGGATCACCCACGAGAAAGGCTCTCCCAGATCTTCAGAATCCTCACTTTCGAACGCTTCCTCCGAGTAGTCACCCACAACAGCCAGTGCGATCATCAAAGGCTCCGTGCGGTCTTCCATGAGTCTGGCAAGGAGGTTCTCACCGAAGTACTCCGACTCGTGCATGAGCGGATCGTTGTAGCCGTACTGACCCGTCATGCCAGTGGCGATCTCCCAGTCAGTGACATCACCATCATCCTCATCCTTGAGGATGTCACGTCCCTGCTCATCCACACCATGCCAGTGGAGGCTGTAGTGAGCAGACTCATCCATCTGCTCGAACTGACCATCCGGCTGCACGAGGAATGCCACACCGTACTCGGCGTCGTCAATAGCCTCTGCTGCATCCTTGTACTGATCGTAAAGATCCACGATAGTCTCTCCTTGAGAGTGATGGTCTTAGGCTGTTCCCTCGACCTGATGAATCAATCATTACACATGGCGGTGATCATGTCAAGCCGTGCAAGGAAAACTTTCAGGCTACTCACTCCCCGCTCTGTATGGCATTCTGTGTCCCCTATGTCCTCTTGCCTCAACATGCGTTCACGATCTCGGAATAGATCGTGGTCTTTGCCTACAGAGAACGCTGGTCGATAACATGCGCCCACCGAGTCATCATCGGTGGGCGCATGTCGGGATCAGTCCTCGTCGTACCACTCGCAGTACTGCTTCAGCCTCTCATCCCACAGGAGGCCGTCCGAGTCCTCGTAGATCGAATCGAAACCGTAGTTGTCCGTCACCAACAGGTAGCGGCCGGGCTTGAGACCGGGCATCTCCTCATCGATGTGCACAGTGGCGAAGAATCCCGTGGGAGCCTCAACGTGGCCGTTGTCCTCGTCGGCCATCTCGTAGAGGTCGCTGGCGAGCATCTTGTCAATCGTCATGGGAAGTCCCTTTCAGTGCTGATGGTCTCCACCAAATCAATGGTGAGTTCGTGGATGTGGGCTGCTTGCTGAAACCATCATAGGCATAACTGACGGCATGATGCAAGCCCTTGGTGGAATTTTTTTGCTTCCGCACCAGATTATTTTCTGTGTCCCTTGCGGCGAAGCCCCGAAGGGCGACCGATCACCACGCCATATCCGGCTCATACTTCCACAGGTATTCAAATTCAGCCTTGGCGGCTCGTGCATGCATCACGTTTCGAATGCCAATCCGATCCCACCATGCCTGAATCTCCTCTAGAGTCTCATCACTCGTGCGGGGATCATCATAATCTCGCACAGACTCAACAATGTCTTCAGCGATACCCGGCGTGGTCAGCAGCGCTTCCTTGAGCGTCACACGCGGCTTATCACTCAGCACCTCTCGCATGATCCATCCTCTCATCGTCGTTTTCTTCTACTCTACACCTTCTCCATCAGATGTCAAAGCGAACAGATACTGCACACCAGTCAGCATATCGTTGTGTGGTAGAGCGTCCCCGTTGGGCAAGAGCAATGAGAGGTAGTGTGAGGATTTTTGTGTCCCCAATGGCGACAAAGAGTAAGGGAGACAGGATTGCTCCCGTCTCCCTTACGTCAGAAGATCAGTCCTGCTCCTCATCCCACCACGTCAGGCCGTCCCCCGCGCCCATGTGATCTTCACCCGTGACCTGCTCCACAGCATCGCGGTACAGGGCCTCCCATGCACGAGCGAAGTCCATGACGATGGCGCGGAAATAGCCCTCGCGCATCTGAGCGAACGTCATGGAAGCGGCGTTACCCTGCAGTTCACCAGCCCAGCCCAGAATCTCAGACTCGAACTCAACGTCCTCGCTCGCGTCCATCACCTTCTTGAGATCCACACCGTTACCGTTCAGGTATCCCTCGATCTCGTACCCGTCGCTCAGAGCGTCGAAGTACGCAGGCCGCATCTCGACCAGATCCTCCCAGTGGTTCAGAGCAGCGGCGTTCACGGCCTCTTTCTGATCAAGAGGGATGACAGCCTCGTAGCCGATCTTCGGGATGCCTTCCTTCACGATAGCATCGATCTTGGCAAGAGTCTCGGCATTGATCTTCATGGTTCTCTCTCCTTAGTGAGATGTGTACTGGTGAACAACTGGAATCAGACTATCACAGCGACATCCTGAAAGCAACTTGGTACACGAATACGTGCTGCTCTCATGTTGTGTCCCCTCCCCTAGAGATTAAAACAGCGATAGTAGGATTACCTACTATCGCTGATCCCTTCTTGCCTTTAGTGCTTACACCAGCAATGCGTATCACAGGTGATCTTCACGTTGTCATAGCCATACTCGCGCTTTTCCGCTTCGGCCCACAGGAGAGCACGGGATGCTTCCATCGGGGGCGTGGTAAAGGCGTGGTTCGATCCGCTCGTGACCACTCGGACAATGTGCTCAATGGTGATCGTGCCCGAACGTGTGATCGTCTGAACTGCCATGATTCCATTCCTTGCTGTCGGGGATGCTCCCAGCCTACAGGGCATCATGCGCATAAGCAAGCCCAACAGCAAGTGCGTTCTTCTCGAATACTGTGTCCCCTCGTCCCGTCATGATGGGAGACACAGAAACGCTGAAGACCTGACGTTTTAGTGTCAGGTCTTCAGCGTCTATGCTCACTGACGCTGCATACGCCGAGCACGCGGGCCGATCTCACGCGGCATAGCCTCTTCCTTCTCCCACAGGGAAGTCTCAAGATCGACAAGTCGCTTCGGGACGATACCCACACCGTACTGCAAGCGATGTGCCTCCACAGCGTCCTGCATGGCGGTAAGGAACTCACGGTCATTGCCGAGAGCAAGGTGCTTCAGGAGGATGGGAGCGTAATGCTTCCACATCACATCTTCCTCAAACCCGTTCTCTTCCCTGAACAGGATGAGTTCAGCAACCAGATCCATCTTAGAACGCTTCATGGTCTCTCTTTCGTGAGTCGAATGTTTCCTTGCTTCTTCTCTAAGCCTAGGGCAAGGAGAGGCGAAAGTCAACATGAGGGCAGAAGATTATTTCGCCCTCTCTTGTGTCCCCTGCGGAACTGCACACATCATGCCGGCTTACACATCCTCAAAAATAATCTTGCCGAGACTTGCACGTGGAGCGTCCCCCATGGTAGAGTTGAGTCATCAACAGGGAGAGCAACACAGAGCAATCCCTACTACTCCACAAGGAGAACATCATGGAGATCATCCTCAACAACAAGGCCATCACCATCGGCAACGTGGAGGCCCTTGCCTCCGCCGCCGTGGCGGTGAAGGTGGGTGAGACCCACACCTCCTTCGAGGGCGAGCCATTCGCCGTCGTGGCCGCCGCCAACGCGGCGCAGGGTCACTGACCCTCCTCCCCCTGCTGGGTTCCCGAGTGGAGATCAGCAGGGGTTTTTCATTCCCTCGCAACATTATTTTGTGTCCCCAAGCGGATAGTACGAAACAATCTGTCACAAAGACGCGCTTGCATTTGTTCTCGTAGCAAGCATTGTGCTAAGATCATGGCAAGAACTATTCATTTCTACAATTAAACCATGAGGAAACTATGACCGCTACCGCAACCAAGCCAATCAAGGCAAACAAGGACTACACGATCCGCGCTATCACCGCAGATCAGCATGAGGCATATCTGTCTACCCGTCCTGCTGCATCCTTCCTGCAGAACCCACACTGGGGTGAGGTCAAGAGCGAGTGGCGCAACGAGTCCGTAGGCATCTACCATGAGGACGTTCTGGTTGGAGCGTCCCTGATCCTCTACCGCCCGCTTCCTGTCGTGAACAAGATCCCTGTGATCGGCAACCTGTCTCTGGCCTACATCAGTGAAGGTCCTGTAGTAAACGCAGATGTGCATATCTCTGATGTGCTCCCTGCCCTGACTTCCTACGTGAAGAAGACTGGTGCGTTCGAACTCCGTCTGGGTCTTCCTGAGACTGTCCGACGTTGGGATGCTGACGTGGTACGCAAGGCACTCAAGGACGACCAGTACGAGCACCTGATGGAACTTCAGGCAGATGTGGATTATCGCCAGATCTCCATTGAATCAGACATGGTTCGCGCTGGATTCAAGGAGCCTTCTATCGAAGAGGACTTCGGTAATGGTCAGCCCATGTTTCAAGCACGCATTCCGATTGAGTCAGATGCCGAGAGCGTCCTCATGCGCATGAACCAGACCTCTCGATCCGAAACGCGCAAGTCTCTGAAGCAGGGTCTGATCATCAAGCGTGGAGCGTCCCTCGTGCATGATTTCCACGCACTCTATGTGATGACGGCAGAGCGTGAGCAGTTCACTCCCCGACCTGTCTCCTACTTTGAGCGTCTCCTTGAAGTTTTTGATCGCTCGGAGATCGCCCACGCTGAGGTCATTGTCGCTTACCACGAGGACATTCCGCTTGCTGCAGCGCTCACGATCCGTCAGGGCGATTTTCTGTGGTACCTGTACGGCGGTTCCAGTGCTGAGCATCGTAAGATGTACGCTTCCCGCGCTGTTCAGTGGGAGATGATCTCTGACGCCGTGAAGTATGGGTGCAAGTGGTATGACCTGATCGGCGTGCCGGGATCATTGAAGGCGAACGGCAAGACTTCTGGCCTGACCATGTTCAAGACGGCTGTGGGCGCTGACGTGGTGCAGACTCACGGCGAGTGGTCACGTCCTCTCATCAAGCCGCTGTCTCTTGCCTTCAATGCGTACTTGAACCGTCGCTGACAACGTGATCTGGGGAGGGAGATGGGAGTGATCCCATCTCCCTCCCCCTGTTCATCTCACCGGATGATCTTCATGTCACGTCCCCGATCTACCAAAACGCCACTATTTTGTTAGCATAATTGTGTCCCCTCGCCACAGACCACTACGATCTCACCTCACACTCTGATCATGCGGTGAGATCGTAGTCCATGTAGGCTTCTCGCGCATCCATCCACCACTGCACATCAGATGCTGCCAGCATAGGCTCGGAGGACAGCATATCTTCAGCGGCCTTGATCGCCATGTTCAGGGTGAGTCCGGTGTGATGACGACGCTTGTGGTCGATCAGGGTGATCTTGAACGGTTCCTCCACGACGATGTAGGTGATACGGGGGTCATGCTGCGACGTGATGGTCTTCATGATCGTTTCCCTCTCTGTGTCGTGGTTCCTTGTTGACAGGATGAACGTTATCAGGGGTGCATGTCTGCTGTCAAATAATTCCTCTGCTCTCGTCTGTCCGAGAGGCTGGTCTGCGGAGCGTCCCATGTTGTGTCACGTTCGAGTTGATCATGTGTGAAGAACGTGGTACTGTGTGCAAGAGGCGCTAATGCAGACCTTGTTTTACGTCGATACTGCATGGTGTCACGTCCCTATTGTTTAAATTGTGAGAAAGAGGAGAACCATGTCGGCATCGTTTGTGAGTGTTGGGTGGACGCTGGACTCCGCTGTGGATAACAGCGACCTGACACGAGAGGACGTTCGCATTCTTGTGGAGCGGCACTCATATGATCTTATGAGTGATCTCGATGTGTGGGATTATGATGAGTTTTTTGATGATCCTGAGGACAGGGATGCTGTGGTGGACATTGTGAGCGATGGCCTGTTTATTCTTGCAGACCCTTATGATTGCGCTGAGAGTCCGATTGCGGACACAGGCTATGTTCACTACTCCATGGGTGGCACGTCTTACGGTGATGAGCCTTTCGATGGGTATACAAATGCCTGCATTGCGCTGGTTGCCGTGGAGCACATCCCCGAACTTGGCAAGCCGTTCGGGGTGATCGGTGGAGGGGTTCGCCTTCCTGACAATTGGGGTCCAATCGCTATGGCTTGATTGATCAAAGAGGGGTGTGGCCGCATACAAACGTCCACACCCTTTCTTGTTGCTCTCATCTTGTGTCCCCTGTGGGTTGTCTGTGTGTGGTCTTCATGCTGCCTTTTGTTCTCACGGGTAGAAAAGTTCCACGATCTTCGGAAATCATGTTGCACATGGAGCGTCCCCTGTGGTACATTTGATTCATCAGCAAGGGAGAGCAACACAGAGCAATCCCGAAATACTCTCATCAAGGAGAAAATCATGACGAAGACCCAGGCTTTCCTGCAGGACGCGATCACCAAGCAGATGGGTGCCAAGCTGGTTCAGGTGCGCATCCCCAACAAGGGTGTGTACGAGGTTCCCCTGAACTCCAAGTCCGTGGAGAAGATCAAGGACGAGACGTTCCTGATCGAGAAGTCCGACAAGATCATCGAGAACTCCGTCCGCCGCGTCGTCCGCTCCTACAAGGTCAACCCCGACCTGAAGGTGGGTCAGGACGCCGCCAAGGTCCGCGAGTGGGCCAAGGCGAACGGCTACAAGGTCGGCACCCGTGGCCGCTTCCCCAAGGACGTGATCGACGCCTACAAGGCCGCTCACGCCTGATCCAAAAGCAAACGGCCCGCTTGATTCCCGAGAGGATGAGAGCGGGTCGTTTGCTTTTCCTCACGTTATAATTCTGTGTCCCCACTTCATCTCTACAAATAAGAACTCGTGCAGGTTGCCTTTCACCTCTCCATCATGTATCCTGATGGTGATAGGAAATGAATACTACCCCACGACAAGGAGTACATGATGACCAGGAATCTGACTACTGTTTCCCCCAAGGATCTTCGATACGGCATGAAGATCGTCCAGAATAATGGCGAGGAAATCACTGTCACTGGTGAGGTGGAGGTGATTGGCGACATGGTGGAGGTTCCCATCAAGATCGGCACGCTGCGAATCCCCAATGAGAAGATTCAGATCGTTGACGATTTTGCAGAGCGCAAGCGTCTGATCTACATGATGGGTAGTCTTTGCGAAGACCCTTATGGCGCTCCTACTAACGCCTACGATGAGTACGTTCGCGGCATTGCGGAATGTATCCTTCATCAGACCCCTGTTGTGGGTGAGGATCATGGTGGAGTTGCTAAGGAACTGATCATGAAGGCCCTTGTTGACCCCTCCTACACCTTCCCTGACACCCGCATCTGAAGCAAAAGAACAACGTCCCGCTAGAATCTCACGAAAGAGACGATAGCGGGACGTTGTTCATGTTGAGAACAGATCTCAGTATGGTAATTCAGGAATTGTGTCCCCTATGACACCACCCTCACGGGCGGCATCAGGATCACTGGACCTTCAGGATGGAGCGGAACAGATCGTGAAGATCATCTACGCCCTTATCCGTCTCGATCACACCCCGACCACAATCGTAGTAGGCAAGATCAGCCATCCCCATGTACTGCATGACCTGCATGGCTTCCTGACCGTCAATGAAGAGCCGATGACCACCCCGAAGAGGCAGCATCTTGATCTGCTCAGAGGTGCCATACGGGTCATATCCCATGCGACCCAGTTCAAAAGACAGTTCTGCGATAACCATGTCATCACGACGCTTGCTCATGATGTTCTCCTTGATGAGAGTAGTGCGGGATTGCTCTGTGTTGCTCTCCCTTGTTGATGACTCAACTCTACCACGGGGACGCTTCATGTGCAACATGATTTCCGAAGATCGTGGAGCGTCCCCGTGCTAGACCGAAACGACGAACTCGTTACCTCCTTGCATCTGTTCTGATCATGGTGTAGGTTGACATGTTCCAATTACTCATGTAAGATTATTTCTGTACATACGAAATGTTGCAAGAAGCAACATCACTACTCATAGGAGAACATCATGACTGCACACATGGACGCTGAAGACTTGGCCCTGTCTATCGAACACGATCTGGGACTGAGCACTTCTGAGGGCTTCATGCTTACTGACATCATGCACCAAGCGCTGTCGTCTACTGGACGTTACGACGCTTCTGTGGAGATCGACTCCCTGCCGTTGCTGGACTGGGATAGCCGTGAACGTCAAATGATGATTATTGAGCACCTGGTTGAGGATGGCATTGTGTCTATGGATGATGACACTGTTCGAGTGATCGCGGTCACTTCGGATGGTTGCAGAGTCTGACACACTGCCACAGGAAGGGGAGACCACAAGGCGCTGTGCTCTCCCCTTCCTTTTTAGGTGGCACTCGTATCTTGTGTCCCTAATGCCTATCTGACCAAAAGGCTGCAGATTGTCCCGAGATCGAGTTGACAACGGAGCGTCCCCTGTTGTAGAGTGATACCAACAAGAGAACCTCACTTGAGTGGACTGGTTGCATGCTGCCTATGCAATCAGTCCACTTTTTGATACTGCGAGAAGTTCTGTGTCCCTTTCTGTTTCCTGTGATAACACTGTGCGTTTCGGCTGCCTAAAAATTATTGCTCAAACCAGTTGACATGGAGCGTCCCCACATGTTAGAGTTGAGTCATCAACAGGGAGAGCAAAACAGAGCAATCCCTACCACTCCCCAAGGAGAGCATCATGACCGAGAACAAGACCGCCGCTGACCTGAAGACTCAGTTCAAGATGACCGAGAAGGAGTCCCTGCTGATGGCCGAGATGACTGAGGCTGTTCTGGATGCCTCCGGTGAGAGCACCGAGACCGAGACCAAGACCGCCGCTTCCGTTGCCGCTGAGGTGAAGGCGAAGTACAACCTGACCGAGAAGGAGACCCTGCTGGTCACCGAGATCATCCAGGATGCTCTGGAAGCCTCCGGCGAGTTCGACTTCTGGGGCGACTTCGACATCATGCCGATGGACAACTGGGAGTCCAAGAACCAGCGTGGTGGCGTCCTCGCCAGCCTCGTCCACAAGGGTGTCGTCAGCACCGAGATCGGAGAAGATGGTCAGGTGCTCGCCTACGTGTTCGTCGTTGACATGAACGGCAACCTCTGATCCAAGGCTAACGGCCCGCCAGAATCCCACACAGGGAGGACGGCGGGCGTTTCCCCGTTTAAAAACTGCAGCATTTATATGCAGCATACAACATACTCAAACTGTGTCCCAAGCGGCGCTGCTGCCTGAATGACACAGTTACGTTTGCAACAAGAAGAAACCTGTGATACGATGATTCCATCAAGTAAGACTTCCTGAACCATTCCAACGAAAGGGAACACCATGTTCAAGTACACCGCCCGCTTCCTGCTCCGCAAGGGTGATAATTTCACGGCTGCGCGTGAGGAAGACAACGGTTTCATCGCCAAGGACGCAACGGTCACCGTGCAGGCGAATGGTCTTTCTGAAGCCATTAACCTGCTCACCGATGCCACGTTCCTGGAGACTGAGGAGGACATGAACTTCCAGATCATCAAGATCGAGCAGGTGTGAGCATGAAGCACGCTCTGATCACTGATGCTGTCACGTCCCCTCTGGTGTACACGCTGAAGGTCTCTGGCCGTACCGTAGGCGAGTTCAAGACCCTGAAGGCAGCCGAGGATGCAGGGGATACCCTGCTCACCTCTGATCGCTCTCTGGACGACTACACCGTGGTTTCTCCATGCGGCGCTCCACTGTTGACTGTTTCCGAGAAGGAGAAGTAATAATGCTGATCACCTCGAAGATCGAATACCCTGCCATCCTTGTCTTCCATGAGAAGCACGCTGATCGATTCTTTATCGTCAACTCCCCTGAGGACACGGCTAAGGTATGCCGCAAGATCCTCCTTGAGCGTGATGAGGACGGTTGGTATCCCGACTACGACCGAACGCGAAAAGAAATGCGCGAGACTGAATCGCGTCTTCGCTCTCGTCTGAAGGAAAGCGAAAAGAGTTTTATTGATCTGTCTGAGGAGGAAGTGCTTTCCCTCCCTGATCCTGTAAAGAAGAACGCTCTCGCTGCTCGTCGTTCCTATCGTGAGGCCGTTAAGCGAGAGAATTCATATCTTTCGGAGGATTTGGCATTCGCGCAGGGCGTCCTTTCGATCAAGAACATGGGCGAGGATGGTTGGTCTCTGAAAGGGAATAAGGGTGATCGGTATCTTAGCCACATCTTGATCTCTCATCGGGTAACGCATCAGTACGAAGAGTGTTACGTAGAGCACAGTGAATCTTTCTGATCGTGTAGCCTCCCTGTAGAACAGTCTCTACAGGGGCGCTTCACGTCTTGTGTCCCTTGATTATCAGTAAACCTTGTGTTTTCTGTGTTGACAATGAACACATTGTCTTGTAATGTTGTAATGAAAACATGTCCATCAAAGGAGAAAACCATGAAACAGAGATACACGAATTACCCTATGATTGTCACCTTCCCAAACAAATCATCAGGAGACCTCCGATACCTCGCTCACTCTGATGAGGACATTGCCAAGATCTGCTATAAGATGCTCATTACGAGAGTACAGAAAAATAGGTATTGGCACGTCATGAGCACAAATCCAGAGCGACAGAAGTCACAGAAGTTGCAGGAGTTCCACGCTGCCATGACCACTCAGGAGCATGCTTTCGTGGATCTCTCTGAGGATGAGGTGAAGTCTCTGCCTGAACCCATCCGTATGCTTGCTGAAATCGCACGAGGTGAATACGCCCAGAAGACCCTTGAAATCGAGTACCAGTACATCAAAAACAGGGATTTTTATAATGGTTTGTCTCGTGTGCTTGATTCTGATGAGAACGGATGGTCTCTGAAGAATGACAAGGGTCAGTACCTGTGCATTGACCTGATTAATTCACGTCGGCATGAGCCTGGTGAGGAAGTTGAATTCTACAAAGTCATGACTATCTGACCCGTTCTCCTCAAGGAGTGATCATCAGCGACAAGAAGGCCGATCAGTAGTAGTGATTACTGATCGGCCTTCTTGCGCCGTATGGGCGACTTACTGAGCGGTGAAGTACGCGCCAGCGTCCACAACCACCACGCGACCCACACGGCCCGACAAGGCAGCAATCATGCGAGAGCGACCCACAGTGTTCGAAGTGTGGACGATCACATCGTCAATATACGGAGCGTCCTCTCCCAAGGCAAGTCGCTCTTCCAGCAAGTTCACGAACGGCATCACGTCTGTAGCAACACCATCCACCTCGCCAAGATCATGGTCAAGCCACAACTGGGCAACATGAACACCACTGGAAGCATCCAGCCACGTCAGCGCATCTTTGATTGTGCGGATCACTACAGCATTCTCCATCATCTGAGCATCCTTGAATGACCTCAGATCATCAATGAGTACGATCAATCCCTGCTTCATGTTTCACTCTCCTGTACCAATGAACCTGTTGATGACTTAAATCTAACACATGGGTAACTCATTGTCAACATGGGGAGACCATGAGGACTTGTAGGAAACACCCTCGCAACTTGTGTCCCCTATACTCAAAGGATGGTAAGAATTGACCTTGAAGTTTCGTTTCAGAGTTGATAGTGGAGTGTTTCCTATGGTAGAGTTGCGTTAGCGACGAAGGCAGCAAACACGAATCGCCCCTCATTCATAAGGAGAAATCATGAGCAAGCACTTCGAACTGACAAACGATACCATCATCCGCTACGGTCGAACGCTCTATCGTATCCGTGCGACACGAGATCTGCCCGATCATGATGTGAAGGCTGGGGATCTGGGTGGTTACGTGGAGCGTCTGGACAACCTTTCAGATGATGCATGGGTTGCTGATGAGGCGTATGTGTTTGGTAACGCGCTGGTATCTGGTAACGCACGGGTATCCAATGATGCATGGGTGTTCGGTAAGGCATATATTGGCGACGACGCGCGAGTGTTCGGTTACGCTTGGGTGTTCGGTGAGGCACAGGTGTCCGGTAACGCTCAGGTGTTCGGTGGTGCAATGGTGTACGATAACGCGCAAGTGACTGACTATGCGCGAGTGTCCGGTAACGCGCGAGTGACGGGTAACGCGCTAGTGCTTTGCGACGCGCGAGTGTACGATAACGCACGAGTGTCCGATTGCGCCCGAGTGTACGGTAACGCTCAGGTGTTCGGTGGTGCATATATTGATGAAGACGCACAAGTGTACGGCGATGCAGTGGTGTCCGGTAACGCGTGGGTATCTCGTAACGCCCAAGTGTTCGGTGAGGCACAGGTGTCCGGTAACGCTCAGGTGTTCGGTGGTGCAATGGTGTACGATAACGCGCAAGTGACTGACTATGCGCGAGTGTCCGGTAACGCGCGAGTGTTTGGTAACGCATGCGTGCTCACCTATGCGCGAGTGGAAGACAACGCTCAGGTGCAGGGTGATGCATGGGTGACCGACAACGCGCTGGTGTATGGTTACGCACGAGTGTTAGGTAACGAACGAGCGACCTGATCAAGCAACAAAAGTCAGGTAGTACAGTAGGAATACCACTACTGTGCTACCTGATTGTTTACTTAATACTTTGTGTCCCTTTAGCATTCTTACGAGTTGAAGTGATCCAATTGAGATGTCGTGAGCCTCCCTAGATCACTAGTGTTGCATGTGGAGCGTCTCCCATGATAGGATAAGGGAATCACGGGAACGTCAATAGGACAACACCCTACCACTCTCAAGGAGACGCTATGAGCAACCACTTCGAACTGACTGACGAGACCATCAACCATGAGGGTCGCACGCTCTATCGCATCCGTGCCACACGCGACCTGCCAGAGCACAACGTGCTGCAGGGTGATCTGGGTGGTTTCGTGGAGGGCACGGACAATCTCTCACATAACGCGTGGGTCGCTGATATGGCGAAGGTGTACGGCAATGCACACGTGACTGATAACGCGCGAGTGTATGACAACGCGCGAGTGTTCGGTTACGCCCGAGTGTCCGGTAACGCACGAGTGTTTGGCAATGCGCGTGTGTACGACGATGCATGGGTCTATGGCAATGCGTGGGTGTACGAAGGGGCATATGTCTCCGGTAGCGCATGGGTGTCCGGTGATGCGAACGTGTTCGGTAACGCATGGGTGTCCGGTAACGCACGAGTGTCCGGCGACGCGCGAGTGTTCGATGAGATGTCGGTAATCGGCACTGATTGAGCGGCCTGATTCCAAGCAATAAAAGGCAATCAGCACAGTAGTGGGATTCCTACTGTGCTGATTGCCTTGTTTGTACCACGTTTTGTGTCCCTTTAGTAGTCTCATGAGTTGAAATGACCCAATTGAGATACCGTGAGTCTCCATAGATCATTCATGCTGCACATGTTGCGTATGGGTCGTCTCCATGATAGGGTAAGGTCATCACCTACCATTTCAAGGAGAAACTATGAATAAGCACTTCGAACTGACTGACGAGACCATCAATCATGAGGGCCGCACGCTCTACCGCATCCGTGCAACACGAAACCTGCCTATTCATGACGTGAAGGCCGGTGATCTGGGCGGTTTTGTGGAGGGCATGGACAACCTTTCAGGTAACGCATGGGTTGCTGATGAGGCCAAGGTGTACGATGACGCGCGAGTATATGATAACGCGCAGGTGTACAGCAATGCAGAGGTGTCTGGTAATGCACAGGTGGCCGGTAACGCACTGGTGGATGGTCGCGCGCGGGTGTTCGGTAATGCGCGAGTGTACGGCGAAGCATGGGTGACAGGTGACGCGCGAGTGCATGGCGACACGCGAGTGTCCGGTAATGCATACGTGGCTGAGAATGCTCACGTGTATGGGGAAGCGGTTGTGGCCGACAGCGTGAATGTGATTGGTAACGCACGCGTGTTTGGAGAAGCATGGATGACAGGTGACGTGCGAGTGTCTGGCGACGCAGAAGTGACCGTGATGCACAGGTGAGCGTCTGTGAGTAACCTGATCAAGAAATGAAATAATCCGATGGAAAATCTAAAAATCTACTATAGGAAATAAACAAAGATCATTACTTCACGAGGAAAACCATGACTAAACACTTTGAACTAACAAATGAGACGATCCGCTATGAAGGACACACGCTCCATCGTATCTGCGCCACGCAAGACTTGCCCGAGCACCGCGTAAAGTCAGGTGATCTGGGTGGTTTTGTGGAGCGTTTGGATAACCTTTCAGATATCGCATGGGTCGGTGGCGAGGCTATGGTGTACGGGGACGCGCGGGTATCAGGGGGCGCAAAAGTGAATGGTAAGGCAATGGTGTCCGGTAATGCATTGGTGACTGGTACTGCACATGTGTACAATAGTGCGCGGGTTTTCGGCAACGCATTGGTGAGTGGTAATTCATCAGTGTCCGGTGAAGCGTGGGTCTATGGTGACGCACGGGTGTTCGGTTACGCATATGTATATATCTCTGCACGAGTATTCGATGAAGCGTGGGTGTTCGGTCATGCGCATGTGTCTGGCAATGCTCGTGTACACGGCAAAACAAGGGTTATCGATGACGCGATAGTGAGGGGTGACGCACAGGTATTTGGTAATTCACTGGTCTCTGAAAGAGCAATGGTGAATGGTAATGCACAAGTGACAGACAGAGCATTGGTGTCAGGTAATGCAATAGTGACTGGTTGTTCGAGGGTTTGCGAATATGCGCGGGTGATTGGTAACTCGCGGGTGTCCGGTAATGCAATAGTTACTGATGAAATTAATTGGTTTGATTGCAGGTGGTAAAACCCAAGTAGCACAGTAGTTGTATCCCTACTGTGCTACTTGACTGTTTACAGCAAGTTATGTGTCCCCATAGGTATGTGTGAGCATACTATCACGAATTGAAGTGATCCAATCGAGAGGTTGTGAGCCTCCCTAGATTATTTCTGCTGTCAGGTTGCGCATGGAGCGTCCCCCGTGTTACTATTGACTCATCAGCAAGGGAGAGCAACACAGAGCGACCCTTACCACTCTCAAGGAGAGATTATGCAGAACTTCCAGGTCTTCGCTTCCGATGTCAAGGGTCATGTCGAGATCCGCGTTCCCGGCAAGGGCATCTACCTTTTCCCCGCCGATGAGAGCACCATCAATCGTGTCAAGAACAAGAAGGACAACACCACCTACGCGAACTACGAGGATATCGTCAACTTCGGAACGCGAGTCCAGCGGAACCGGAACTACTTCCACCGCACCCAGAACAAGAAGATCCGCACGTGGGCCATGTCGGAGCGAAACGCTCACGCTATGGGTGGGTTCAAGAACACTGACCTCAAGGATTACTACAACCTCGCAGCCTGATCAGAGAACGGACAAGGTGGCATCGACTGTCGCCTTGTCCGTTCTCTGTTTTCGCTACTGTGTCCCCTTGTGTAAACTTCGGCATCACTTGTCGCAATATAGCCCAATTAGTACAAGAAATAGGTTGCGCATAGAGCGTCCCATATGATAGGGTAAGGGCAGCATAGGATCGTTGATAAGATAATCCCTACCATTTTCAAGGAGACGCCATGAATAAGCATTTCGAACTGACAGATGAAACGATTCACTACGACGGTCGAACGCTCCACCGCATTCGTGCAACACGAGAACTACCCTACCACGCTGTAAAGCCCGGCGATCTGGGCGGCTTCGTGGAACATCTGGACAACCTCTCCGATAGCGCATGGGTCGCTGATGAGGCGATGGTGTACGATGACGCACGAGTGTCAGGGAACGCTTTGGTGTACGATGACGCGCGTGTATATGGCAACGCACGCGTGTCCGGTAACGCACAAGTGTTCGGGGACGCACAAGTGTTCGGGGACGCACTAGTGTCCGATGACGCATTTATTTATGACAAAGCTCAAGTGGCTGGTAAGGCACACATATTTGAGAATGCAGAAGTAACAGACAACGCACAAGTGTCCGATGACGCACAAGTGTACAATTGGGCACGGGTGTGTGGTAACGCACGGGTGTTTGGGTACGCGCGAGTTTTTGGTAACGCACACGTGTTTGGGTACGCGCGAGTGGCTGAAGAAAAGCATATTATGATCGGCACACTCTGCACCAATCGGCAATTCAATTGGACCCTGCACCGCACCACGGATGATCATGTTCTCCATATCGGTTGCAAGTCAGGCACTCTTGATGATCACCAGATCCTCTGCGACTCGGATTCATGGGTTGAAACCACTGACCCTGAAATCATTCGTGACGCACGTCCCGAGTACCAATCCGTCATTGATCAGTGCCGCGCCCGTGTCGCACGCTGGACTAAATAATACAAGGAGAAATCATGAATAAGAATTACGAACTGACAGATGAAACGATTCACTACAACGGTCGAACGCTCCACCGTATTCGAGCCACACGCGACCTGCCCGATCATGAGGTGAAATCTGGGGATCTGGGCGGTTATGTGGAGAGCATGGACAATCTCTCAGATAATGCATGGGTCAATGATGAGGCGAAGGTGTACGGCAATGCGCACGTGACTGATAACGCTCGGGTGTACGAGAACGCTCAGGCGTATGATAACGCAGAGTTGCTTGGTAACATATACGTCACTGAGGACTCGCGGGTTTACGGCAACGCGCGAGTGTTCGAGAACGCTTGGGTATTTGGCAATGCTTCGGTGTACGGTAGCGCTTGTGTGTCCGGCGACGCTTACGTGTTTGATGACGCTCTTGTGCATGACAACGCACGAGTATATGGCAACGCAGAGGTGTACGATAATGCGCGAGTGTCTGGTAACACGCGAATTTATGGCAACTCGCGCGTGGCAGGTAACGCACGGGTGTCTGGTAAAGCACGAGTATCCGGTGAAGCATTTATTTATGACAACGCTCAAGTGACTGGTAATACACAGGTATCTGACGATGCAGAAGTAACAGACAGCGCACAAGTGTCCGGTAACGCACAAGTGTACGATTGTGCATTTGTGGCCGGAAATGCACAAGTGTCTGGCAACGCACAAGTGTGTGATTATGCAAAGTTGACCGGAAACGATTGTGCGACCTGATTCCGAATAAATAAAGTCAGGTAGCACAGTAGGAAAACCACTACTGTGCTACCTGACTATTTACAGCAAGTTATGTGTCCCCATAGGTATGTGTGAGCATACTATCACGAGTTTACGTGATCCAATAGAGGGCTGCGACTATCCCGAGATTATTCGTGCTGCACATGTTGCACATGGAGCGTCCCCCGTGCTACTATTGATTCATCAGGTTGAGAGCAAACAGCGAGGCCACAGGGGCCAATCTCAACACCAACCACTACTCCTAGGAGAGACCATGACCACCAAGCGCAAGTACAACGAGGACAAGACCCTCATCGCTGGCCGTTCGGCTGCCGCTGACATCCGCCAGTGGGCCAAGTCCAAGGGCATCGAGGTCAGCGTCCGTGGTCGTCTGTCCAAGGATCTCGTGGCCCAGTTCCGTGACGAGAACCCCTCCTACCGCCCCAAGACCACCACGGCCACCATCCGAGCGTGGGCCATCAAGAACGGCTACGACGTGAGCGAGCGTGGTCAGCTGGCCGCTATCATCGTGGACGCCTACGACCAGCACATGAAGAACGCCACCATCGTGAACGTATGAACCACATAGCAATGCGGCCCAGTGAATCCTGATAGTACAGGTGGCTGGGCCACATTGTTCTTTTAACTACAGACAAAACAAAAGAAACCTGATTGAGTGATAAGTACAAATCAATCAGGTTTCTTTTATTGGCGCTGAAGACAATACGTGTCCCTATAAATATCGTAAAAATAATGACTATACATCAGACTTTTTCAATCACCGGCAAGCAAGTCATGGTACTACCCTTTTGACCTCCTCTCCATGCCACACAGGGAAACTCTACGGTAGCACCATCCACCTATGCGCTCACATGGAACACGAGCCAATCAGCATGAGGTAGCACTGCATCTTGCTGCATGGGCATCACATGATTCCTGTGTCCCCTAACCACCCCTGACCCCTGACTTGAACTGGACAATCCACTGTGATAGGATGATCCCATCAGGTCGAGGGAACAGCCCAAGACCACTACTCCACAAGGAGAGCATCATGCGAGTCTTCAACCTTGTCTTCAGCGCCATGGTTGCCTTCATGGCAATGTGCGTGACCACTCAGAACGGCTTCGACGTTGTGACGGGCGCTGTCCTGAGTTTCTTCTGTGCTGTCATGATGTACGCTCTCATGTACGCTCTGATCGCAGAGTGACACGTCCCCATAACGGATTCAGGAGACCATGAAATGACAATCATCAGCGACAACGTGGATGCGCGCGTATTCAATGCGTACAAGATGGAACGCGCAAAGATCAAGCGAGCATTGCAGAAATCACGTCGAGGCAACGCTACGGGCAACATCGTGACAGCCAGCATGCAACGCCAGAACGCCCGCCACAACGTCATGCATGCCATGGCAGATGACGTTTTCGAGGCAACTGGTTACGAACTCACTCATCGTGTCATCAAAGACATTGTGCAAGATCGAAACGCCATGCTCAACGGACGCTGAATCTCAACAGGCGCAACACCGAAATCGGGATTACGTGTTGCACCTGTCACGTCCCTCTGCTATGGTTTCACTATGAAGTCCAGTAATCAATCCTAAACACTCAACCTTAGGAGAGTATCGTGTCAAACGTCAAGACCACCACCGCACAGAGCGTTGTTGACTACCTCATCAGCAAGGAGACCGGCCCCGATGGGGAACCTGCCGTGCTCTACGAGGACAGTGGGGAAGTGACCATCTACGCGCATGTGCTTCACTTCTACGTCGTCCATCCCAATGGTGATGTGAGCGTGTGGAATGATGAGAACTACGAGTTCGAAAAGACCTTCAGCACGGCAGATGAAGCCATTGACTACATGAACAGCATCTACTGGGAGTGAGATGATCCACTCAACCCCCTGCCAGCATCAGTACAGAACGGCAGGGGGTTGAGTGTTACACATACGACAACACATCAGACATACATCACAACCATGTCATGTATATTGTGTCCCCATACTCACTCAAAAAGTGAGGGTGACAGGATTCCTCCCATCACCCTCACCCTATGATCACAGCGCCACGAGCATCTTGGCACCCTTCCACACACCCTGCGAGTCATACTGACCCTTGCCCTTCATCATGGGATCGATCAGGAAGATCTCCATGCTCGACTCCACAGGGTTGTCGAAAGTGTTCAGGAGGACGCTCAGAGCGTCCCCATCACGCTCGAAAGCCAGCACACCAATCAGGGACTCCTCCTCGACTCCGAGGGTCTCCAACTTCACAGTCTCCGCTGCATTGGCCTCAACCCAAGCCTGAAGGACATCAGCAGCAGACATGTCCCGCGCAGCAGGCGACAGTTCGCGGCTGTTGATCATGTTCTCGATAAGAAGCGACATGGCGACTCCCTTTCGGAGTAAGCGGTTCGGGCGGCTCCCTCACCAACTGATGTCCACGCTACAGCATCATCTCGTTGATTGCAAATCTTTGGGAGGATCATTTTTATCCATGTCATCTTGTGTCACAAGTTGATCTCGATGCCCACACGTGCTACCATCTCTCACAGTACATTGTCATCTAATCTAAGGAAATCATGAAGGATATCATCATATTATTTGCGGTCTTTAATGTATTCACTGCTGTCACGGACCCCTCTCCCATTAGAACGCTGATGGCAGGGATCACTGTAGCCACCGCGTGCTTCTTCCATGCTTTCACCTTGATGATCCGCAATCGCTCAAACGAAAAGCAGAAGATCGACGCTTCTTCGGATTGACATGGAGCGTCCCCCTGTGCTACTATTAATTCATCAGCAAGGGAGAGCACACAGAGTAATCCCTACTACTCTCAAGGAGAGAGCATCATGAAGGCAGTCCTGACCAAGAACGGCGTTGACTACATCGTGACCGTCTACAACGGCACTCAGTTCGTGGAGTCCACAATCTACCCCTACGTCCCGCGCGAGATCGCCAAGAAGGCCGCTGTGCATCGCCTCAAGCACATCGGTGTGGACGTGACGGACATGACCATGGTGAAGACTTCCGAGAACACGTGGGAGTCCGTCAAGGCGTGATGAGACAGTTCGGCCCACCAGAATCCCACACACGGGAGGATGGTGGGCCGAACTGTATCCTGTCCTCTTAGTCAAGAGGGATACGATTATTGTGTCCCCTTGTCCATCTGCCTCCAAGAGTGCTGAAAATAAATTCTCTGCGGAGTAGACGATGGAGCGTCCCCTGTGGTACTATTGATTCATCAGGTCGAGGGAACAGCCCGAGACCGCAACTCTCAAGGAGAGATCATGGGGAAGCGAATCGGAGCAACGGGGATCGCCAAGGAACTTCACGATTGGATCGTGAAGAACAACCTAGGCGAAGTGGAGGGCAAGACGGGTTCCGGTCACATCCGCTACCGCCTCATCAACGGTCGCATGTTCGTCGGCCCCTCCACTTCCAAGTCCGCCTCTGGCATCCGTAACGCCAAGTCGGCGGTGAAGCGTTCCCTGCGAGAGACCGGAGACCTGCCGGATAACCTCGCCTGATACGAGGCCCTGCCAGAATCCCACACGGGAGGACGGCAGGGCCTTTTTCGTCTCACACCATTTTGTGTCCCCAAGGGTCCACGAGAACATCAGACACCCAAAGCCACTCATGTGAGCACGCACGAGTGAGAATATATGCTCTACGAGGCTGTGCGGCTCGTAGAAGAACGTTCCAACCGTTGATGCCTCACAGTGGGATGGGGGTGTTAGAAGGCGTCAGAAGGGCACACAGAGCCTCTGTCGAGGTCAGACAATCCAGAGGCGACTCACCCTCATGCAACCTACCAGTAATCAAAGAATGTACCCCCTACCGTAATACCTTTAAACCTGTTACCATAGTGGCAAGGACAACACGAAAAGGAGAGCATCATGAAGCACGCAATGAAGCACGCTGCCGTTACCTACGAGGAAGGTGAGACCGAAGCGGAGTACCATCGTCGCGTCTTCGAGGAAGCGCATCGACTCATCCGCGAAGGCGATCAGAAGGACACCACAGATCATAACGGTTCTGCAGATCATTCCGTTACCGATCATTCCGGTACGTCCACATGGGGAGATTTCGCTTCATGGAATGAGTGATCCCCAAGACTTCGGAAAGGATCATCTACGAGTATCCTGTGTCCCTAAGGAGACCTCGCCTGAAAACAAGGTTGTCTTATACGTTCATCCATGATAGATTGTTGACAAACTCATATTCAGACAAGGAATCCAAGATGCACAATAAGGACATGAAGATCTATGTGATTGTTGATCACGGTGAAGGATCTGTTTTCCATCTGACACTGATGCCTGCCTTCCGTGTTGACACAGAGGATCAGGTCAACAAGTTCATTGACAGAGTAAAGAATGCTTGTTTCTATTTTGGCCCTGTGATCACTTCTAATCAAGGTGAGCAGGTGTTTCAGGGGGACGATGGGGAAGCAATTCACGTCATTGAAGTTTTGAAGAGCAACCAGATCGGCACTATGCACGATCATCTTTTGCGCGCCGCTATCGATAGTGGAGCGTCCCTTGCTGTTCCCGAGCACCACGGCGACGGCTATCTGCCGCATGTGACAGGGGCAAGCATGGAGGGCGAGAATGAGCCTTTTAACTGGATTCATGTAAGCCGTGGGACAGTGGATGATGAGGGCGTACAGGGTTTCGAGACGCTTTTCTCCTACCGTATGGGGTGAGGCTACGACTCTACTCAAATTATTCGCGTTGTGGAGTTGCGTATGGAGCGTCCCCTGTGCTACTATTGATTCATCAGGTCGAGGGAACAGCCCGAGACCATTACTCCACAAGGAGATACCATGTACCCCGTGAAGATCGTGAACGTTGACAGCAGCCAGGAGGACATCACTTGGGGCACCTGTGACTTCTGCATGCACACTGGTGAGATGACTGTCTTCTACTTCACCTTCGAGGTGAATGGTCTGACCGTGAAGATCGAGAACGGCGAACTCTCTGGTGATGACTACATCACCTACTTCAAGTTCAACAACGTGATCAACTTCATCAACGCCTTCAACGAGAAGGAGTTCATGGTTGAGAGCATCAACGAGATCACCCCGTCGTGGATGTGTTCTGTCAAGTCTGAACTCTCTGGTCTGTGACCTCCACACTACGGCCCGCCCAGTACCTCACACGAGGGAACGGCGGGCCGTAGTGTTTGGTTGGTGTTGTTCTGTTTTTGTGTCCCCTGTCCGTCATGAGAGAATCCTGTGACAACTGTGTGCCACAAGATTCTCTGCTATCAGAGGGTGGTGATGTACTCCACAGGGACATGTTCAGCCATCCACACGCCGTTGGAAGAGCGGTAGAAGGAGCGACCATCCGCTGCCATGCGAGATGCTGCCACCTCAAGGATGACCAACTCGCCATGACGAGAACCAACCATCGAGGCTGTAGCAGTGTCAGCAGACAGGTGGACCCACTGACGCGACCCCTTGACCAGACCCTCACGCATGATGGACTCAACGAATCGCGTAGCCGTGCCGTGGTAGAGGATAGCAGGAGGAAGCACGCTCTCCCATCCCAAGTTGACAGGGTAGGAGTGGCCCTGAGTTGCTCTGATCATCTCATTGTCTGCAGAGAACTCGTAGCGACCCTTGTTGTCCTCGCTCACGATGACCTGCAACTGAGACATGGTGACGTTGAGAGCACGCATGATATCCGACACACTGACCCAACCCTGCTCACTGGCAGTGGTGTTCGCAGATGCCGGATCGTGACGCAGAATGTACGCCAGTCGCTTTGATTTCTTCGTGCTCATGGTGACATCGTATCACAGACTAGGAGGGAAATCAATAATCCACATCGATGATCTACGGGAGTGTAATTGTGTCCCCAGAGCCACCGGCAACGTTCTTATTTGACCTCTCGCAAGCATGAGACTGTGGCACTAAGGACTTTTAACTTCCTTAGTTTTTCCTTGACGCAACGGTTTCATCATGCTTATGATGGAGGCACAGATAATAACGAGGGAGTCACCACCATGAACCTGAACCAGATCAAGCGCACTATCGCTACGAAGACGAATGCCCACTATGAGGAGCGGCACTTCCGCTTCACCCACAACCCCATGCTTGCTGCCCATTACGCTGACAACCCACTTTGTTCTCCCGAGCACGAGGGCCACCACCACGCCAATGCGTCCGTCTTCTTTGATGACGACACGTATTACACGATCACGTGGTGCGCTGAAGAGGACACCTACCGTTGGGTGAAGTGGATGAATCAGGTGGATCGCATGGTGATCGCCGCCCCTGAAGACGAGTCGGAGATGCTGGACCATCTTCGCGCGGTGACGGCTTACGGCAACGCTATCTGGGATGGAGCGTCCACGCCATTCCAGCACGTCAGCATCTCCACAGTGTCTTGCAACGCAAAGACTAAGCGCTACGAACCCGTTCCTGTCTCTGCTCATACCTCCCAGTATGATGTGAAGGTCTGATGATGACACTGCCGCCTGTCTGGACACACAAGTGGGCGGCAGTGTCACCAATGTGTCTCAATCTTGGCAGTGAGCATGAAGCATCTTGTAGGTGCCAATGGGTACAGCAGCACCTTGGTGATCAGGGTGATGACTTGTGTCCCCTTATGCTTTCTGCGCCACATCCTGACGGTGGCACCACGCTCTGAATCATTTTGACATGGAGCGTCCCTTGTGGTAGAGTAGAGTCATCAGGTCGAGGGAACAGCCCAAGACCACGACTCCACAAGGAGCACATCATGGCGAAGGTCATTGACGGCAGGAAAGTTTACGCTATCAACCCCTACGACTGCGGTTGCACGGAGTGTCTTGTGGGCGAGTACGTCCCGCTGCACCGAATGGACGTTGAGCATCTGCGCGCTGTGGTTATGGGTGATCTGGCGTGGCACGTGGGCTACATCGCATCCGTTGATGTATCGTACCGTAACTACGACATTGAGGTACGTTTCCGTGTGTACGACGACGTTCATCGGACGCTGTACGTGCCCTATGATTCCGTGTTCACGAGCACAAAGTTCAGCGAGTTCCTCGTTGGCATTGCGCGACGCAAGTGAATGGAGGGGGAAGTAGTGGTCAAGCGTATTGACCACTACTCCCCTCTTACACATGCTCCGCTATCCTCCCTACCCAGAGGATAACGGGGCTGCATGCTTCCAATCCCACCCAGCGCTACTTCTGTGTCCCTTTTGAACAATTCTGCAAGTTCCCTCAATCGTGTTGCGTATGGAGCGTCCCCTGTGGTACTATTAATTCATCAGGTCGAGGGAACAGCCCAAGACCACAACTCTCAAGGAGAGAAACATGTCCTACCACTACCACTTCACCCAGAACACCCCTACGCTGAGTGGTGCCCGACTGGACGCCTATGGCTACAGCATCGGTGCTGGTAAGGCGAAGCATTCCAACATTGAGCAGATTGCTCGTCAGTTCGAGAAGGAGCACGAGGGGATCACGGTCTTCGTTGACTACGAGGACTATGCGCCCGCTCTCCGTCTGCATCTGGGATGGACGCCTGAAAGCAAGGGCACGGCAGGCATCGTTGATCGCATCAAGGAGTTCAACGGCCTGATCGACGCTAAGACGCTTGAGGGCAAGGATGAGTACGGAAGCGATTTCATCGTGACCATCAAGTGATAGGTACCGCAGATCTCTGACTTCAGGGAGAATGCGGCATACAGCAGACTTGTGTCCCTCTCCTGCCGCTTGTAACATCATGCGAAAAAATCTTCCACTGGGCTTGACGCGCTGATGCTGCATGCCTTAGGATCAAATCAACAACGAAGACAACCAAGTCTTCACTCACTCTGAAGGAGAGTCACCATGATGCAACTGACCGGCGAGAACTTGAACGCCTACTACGATCTCGGTTCTTTCACCGATGATGAGGACGCCACCAGCATCCTCGATAATCTCACGGTCAAGCAGATGAACGAGATGCTGGGGCACGTCAATGATGTCATCCGCACGTTCTACGGCATGCTCGCAATGAGCGTGGGGTTCGACCATGAGGCCGCGCGAAACGATCTGAAGCACGCGCTCAACGTGCGCCGCCACATCGAGAACTACATGCTCATGGGCCTGCTCTGAATCCACAACAACAAGCCCGGCACTCATCAGGGTGTCGGGCTTGTTGTTTGACAATGCAGTATCATTGTGTCCCCTCAAGTTGCCCCGTCAGCATGTGACAGAAGCACGCACTGAACCCCCAGAGCGCAATAAACGCTACGTCTTCTCCTCAACCAAAGAAGTTCCGAGAATGATTTGACATGGAGCGTCTCATCGTGTAGAGTAGGAGACAACAGGGGCGAGGAAGAGCCAAACCCCACAACTCTCAAGGAGAGAACATCATGGCGAAGAACAAGAAGATCAAGAACGCGGCCAACAACGGCAACCGCGCCTGCTACGACGCGATGATGGAACTGCGACGTTCCTCCGCCGCCCAGCGCCACACGGTGAAGTCGCGCAAGGGCACCCGCTCCGCCAACAAGCGACAGGCGATCAACGCCGGTTGGTGATCCACCTCGCCGCCCCAGTGGTCACGATGATCGCTGGGGCGGCTTTGTGTATCCAGCGTCACTATAAAATACGAATCCTGTGTCCCCTTGAATGTGCAACTGATTCTTACTCTCACTTGTCGCCATAGTGGAGCGTCCCTGCACATCAAGAAAAAGTTCCTCGAATCTGCCGTTTCGGGTTGACCGTGGAGCGTCTGGTGTGTTAGATTTATTCCATCAGCACGGCAGAGGGAAACAAACCCAAAGCCCACATAACGGAGTCACCACGGCTCCACAACTCTTAGGAGAACATCATGACGAAGACCCAGACCACCTCCACCGTCCGCGACGCCCTGACCGGCCACTTCGGCGCGACCGAGCACACCATCCGCGTGAACGGCAAGCGCGTCACCGTGGCCCTGACCGACAAGACCGCCGCCGCCCTGAAGGACAAGAACTTCCGCGAGTCCAAGGCGGAGCGTCTGCTCGACAAGGGGGAGGTTGTCGGCGCGGCCTACAACGAGGACAAGGGCCTGCTCGCCGGTGAGTCCGCCCCCGTCATCCGCGCGTGGGCCGAGGCCGAGGGGCTGCTGAAGGCGGGTCAGCGTGGTCGCGTCCCGCACGCCGTGGTCAAGGCTTACCGTGAGGCTCACGGCGAGGCCGCTCCGGTGAAGGTGATCCTCTCTGCCAACTCGCGCATCCGCGAGTGGGCTATCGCACAGGGCCTCACCGTGGGCACCCGTGGCCGCGTCTCGGAGACGGTGAAGAAGTCCTACCACTCCGCCCACGCTCCGGCGCTCGCCACGGCCTGATCTATACCAACCGCCCCGCTTATCCTCCCTCTCGGAGTTCAGGCGGGGCGGTGGTGTTCTCAAAAATAGTCATATTGTGTCCCCTTGTGGCGACCTCTCCACTGATCCCCTTCTCATGTTGTCATCTGGGCTCATTGCTGTTGCGGGTGCGCCGTGGGACGAGTGGGGACACGAAATGTGAATATAGAAAACGCCCGCTGGCATTGTCACCAGCGGGGCGCTCATCGTCAGGACTGGTTCTTCTTCTCCAGTCGGGTCGCCTTGCCGCGCATCACGCGCGTGAGTCGCTTGGCTTCCTCGTAAGAGCCGAAGGAGTCCTCAGCGTTGTCCGAAGCCCCGCGCAGAGCATCGATCAGACTGTCGAAGCGGGCACTGCTCACGTCGTCCGGCTGACCGTGCTCGGTGAAGATCCAGCGGAACTTCCCGTTGTCCTCGTAGAACTCGTAACCCATGAGGAAACCAGCGTCATCGTGGGTCTTGACCTCATCCACCTTGTTCATCATGTTCTCCTGTCTGCTGTGAGTGCTTGTTGCCTCCATGCTACCTCATGGGGGCATTCTCGTCAAGGTGCTGGGGTCAGGAGTAGGTGAGATCCCCGTTCTTCTCATCCAGTTTGCCACCCTTGACCTCCATCTTCCAGAAGGAATTGTCCTCGCCCTGCCACTGCATCCCCGTGCCCTCGACAGCGAACGGGGCAAGTGCCTCCAGAGCGGCGACGATCTCATCGCCATACTTGTCGTTGTAGTTCGTGATCACCACGTCATCGGGGTTCTCGTAACCGGCATCCACCTCGAAGCCGAAGCGCTCCAACGCGGTCATGAGCGTGTCATTCTCCTCACCCGCGTTCCTCGCCAGTCGGACACCGTGACCCACCTCACGAAGACAACGGTTGCGCTCTGCCTGATCAGCATGTATGCTTCTACACATCAGTCAAGAATGCTTCTTGTTAGCACCATAGGTGCTTGAGCGCGCAATGCTTCTGACTAAGCCGGTCGGACTATCGCTTTAGTCCGACCGGCATTCATTTTGCTGATTGATCGCATGGCTTGCATTGAGGAGAAGATGATGGTAGTCTCTACATCAGTAAGAATTCCGCTACTCAAGGAGAGAGCACCATGACTAAGATCCACCCCCTCTACCGCATCACCATCCCGAAGGCTCACGTGCCCGACTTCGCCAAGATGATCGGCTGCATCGACCAGAACGCCAAGGGCATCTACGACGTTCTCTCCGCTCATGGCGTGAAGTTCGAGACCTCCTACAAGGAGGATCATGACGCTCTGCGTCAGGACGTGGTGTTCGAGGCTCGCGTGAGCAAGGATGACCGTTATCACTCGATCTTCGATGATGACTCTGACACCATGAAGGCGATCATCCACTATGGTGAGGGTGTACTTCTGCTTGAGGATGGTGACTACAACCTTCACAACGAAGCTATCATCTTCTACGGTGCAGATCGTCCTGAAATCTTCCCCACTCGCGTGGCGCTTGACTTCGATGAGGACATCAACGTGCGCGCTTTGGAGACGATTCGCACCAACCGCCTGAACGGTCGGATCTGGCAGTATGGCATCGCCCGTGCAGACTCTGTGCCGAATCACCTGAACTCTGAAGACCTTCACCGCTCTGACATGTCTCTGCCACAGGTGATGGGCTGGATGGCTGACTCCAAGGATGAGGGTAGTGAGCACATGTGGCGCGCCGTGCGCCGTCCGGTCTCGATCACGTGGGAGTCGTTCGAGGTGTGACCTACTGCGTGAGGGCGGGTTGAGCGCACCATGGCTAAACCCGCCCTCTTGCATTCAACTGGCACGCGCGCACATGATGACTCGCTTCAAGGGGACACAATATAAGACAAAAATATGCAGGCAATCAGACTTACATTATTCCCTCTCATCCTATAGGTTGGCACCATGACGACGATGAAGATCTACCGCGTGGGCGAGATGACCCTGACCCTGCCGCAGTTCAAGGGCACAGACGAGATGGATGTGACCAAGATCATCAACCATGTCTGTGCCCGCACCCTGACCCGCTACGGTGCGGTCACGGGGAGCAAGAAGGGCTACCGAGTCATCCTCATGGACACCAACGCGTGCACCCTCAACCGCGTGGCGAACTCCATCATGGACGAGTGGGAGCGTCGCTACCAGACCAACGCCTGATCCACCGCACGCTCCGCCCAGTAGTCCCCCAGAGGATGAACGGCGGGGCGTTGTGTGTGTGTTGCCGATGTGGTGATCATACAATCTGTGTCCCCTCACGCTACACCCACCCCCTCATCGCATAGGGAGGAAAAAGTTGTTCGCCCTACTCATTCCGGCTGGACAGCGGAGCGTCTGTCTGGTAAAGTGGGATTCATCAAGGGATGAGGAAGAGCCGAACCCCACAACTCCCCAAGGAGACCATCATGGAGCCGACGACCAAGAATATCCACGAGACCATCACCCGCCTGCACGAGCACAAGACTCTCGGCTACACGCTCAGCGCTCCCTACTTCGACCTGTCCGATGAGTTCGAGCACCTGTTCGACAAGGACAGCAATGAGCCCGCCGGTCGCGTCTATGTGAGCGTGTTCCTGAACCACCCCACCGGCATGCGCGTGAATGCCCGCGCCTATCAGGGTGATCGCAACATCTTCACCGCCGAGCGTCACTACGATGAGTCGGACGACGCGCAGGAGAGCATCAAGCACGTGACCCGCATGATCCAGTCCGTGCGGACTCTGCTCGCCCGCTAAGACCCCACCAGCGCCCCGCCCAGTAGTCCCCCGAGGATGAACGGCGGGGCGTTGTGCTGCTGCGCTCATGGCGCTGCCGCGAGTATTGTGTCCCCATATGCATTCACTGCGTTGCGCTTTGACAATGATCCACCGCGTAGGGTAGAGTTCATTGCAGAGCGCAACACCGCGCAGACACTCTAAGGAGAGAACATGAACACCGTAGATGTCACCGAGAACCTGACCGAGACCGCGAACAAGATCGTTGACTTCGAGCACCACCCGCTCAATGATCTCTCCGTCCTCATGACTGACTTCACCAACATGAGCATGCATGTCAATGGTCACGATGTGGACTACATGATCCATCTGGGCGGCTACGTCACGGTCCTGAAGCACTCCGACCACAAGCGCCGACTGCGCAAGTCACAGCCTGTTATCCTCGGAACGTTCGCCAGCCCCGAAGACGCAATCGAGTGGGTGCAGACGAACGTCAAGAGCGCCTGACTCATGAGCAAGGGTGGGTAGTGGAGGCGCTGCCCACTTTTTGCTGTTCAAGGGGTGCGCTTGCGCTCAAGTTGTGTCCCCATGTGAGAACTCCTTGATCGCTCGCGGATGAGGCTTGACGTAACACATATGACGGTATAGCATTGCACTTGAACAAGACTCATCAATTATTCATTAGGAGAACATCATGAGCATTGACTACCCCATCATCGTCACGCTGGCAGGTGAAGACACCCGTGAGCGAGACCACTACATCATCAACTCCCCTGATCAGTTCGCTCGATTCTGTCACGCCGAGTTGGTGAAAATGACAAGCGAAAAGTACTTCCTTCGCAGCGACGACTTCATCGACACTCGTGCTGATCGTGAGGTCGATGAGATCATCAACTCCAACCAATACCTCGATGACGATGATCTTGAAATCGCCAAGAACGTCACGATGGAGAGCGCCCAGTCTCTTCCTGAACCGTTCAAGAGCGAGGCTCTGGAAGTGCTCACCTACGTGGAGAACACTACTGCTCGTATCCGCAAGAGGCAGGCAGACGATCACAGGTTCAATGCTGACGTGCGGCGCGTCCTTGATGCTGGCGAGGATGGCTGGAAGATCCCCTCTGACACCTCGTGGGGCTACTTGGTAATCGACCTTCTTGACTATCTTGAAAAGACCCGCTACAATGGTTTCAAGATCATTCCTGCTATCCGCTTCGAAGACTGAAACAACACAGTCATTCCCCTAAGGAGAGCATCATGAAGTCTTCCACGCGGCACAGCCTGTCCCTGATGACTCCCACCGCCCGCGCAATCATCGAGAACAAGGTCACCGCCACGGTGAAGCCGAAGCGGAGCACACCCCGTGCGCAGACCGCACAGGATGAGCGCAACACTCGCCTGTTCCAACTGCACCAGCCTGCCGCTCTGCGCGCCGCTGAAGAGAGTGACCCTCGCTACTCCCTGTTCGAACTGGCGCGTCCGGTGCTTGACAAGAGCGGGAGCATCGTCGCTGTGGAAGTTGATTACTCCACGAAGCCCAAGGGTGACCTGAAGTCTTACACTTACCAGATCACGAGCCTCTGAACCGCTTCACGCTCGGAAACCACTATTCCCAAGGAGAAAAAATACTTACGATGAACGAGAAGATGGACAGTTAGTTGAAAACATGATAAACATGAATTAACATTTCAAGCTGGTATATTGACCCGCTTCGGCACACTGCACGCCGCTACACAGTCTGACCACAACTGGTCATTCCATGATACTTTCAGTGCTTTTCTTAAGATATTCAAGGCACCATTCACATCAGCATTAACGCGAAGTCCTTGCCCAGTCTTGAAAAGACCTCGACTCACCCTTCTTCCTGAATAGGAATTGGCTTTCCTCACCTGCTCATCGTCAAGAAAGGAACACTTGGAAGTATAGGACTCTTCCTGTCTGATGGTGTTGATACCAACAAGAGAAGCCTTGTATTCAATCATCTCAATAAGCCTTGCAAAAGGAATAGAGGCAAAATTCTGATTGTTTCTTCGCCCAATGTTGATGTCTTGTTTCCACTCTTTATTGTATCCAATAACTATAGTATTGATAGAGTTTTCAACTGCGTGATTCACCAACATTCTTGAGGCTTTGTGGAGATAATCATTGATTTTGTTCAATCTTCTCTGATGCAAAGTCTTGATCTGCTTACTGCTTTTCACCTCCTCTCCGAGTTTAGACTGAAGGGATGCAAATCTCTTATTGTAAAACTGATTGATACTCTTCAATGGTCGCCCATTGAAGAGTATCGGGGCTGTCACATTGCTCACTGCTGTGACAAGATTATTCACCCCAAGATCAAGGGACAGGTATCGCCCATTATCGTGAAGATTATCTACCTGAGGAACCCTATATCCCACCTCAATCACATAATGCTCACCCCGAGGGACGATTCTAGCAAATTGAATTTGATCCGAAGTTACCTTGGTTTTCAAATATATGTTAGTCTGTGAAAGATAGAGGTACCCCTCCTTCTTCTTGAAGGACAATGCCCCTTTTTCATAATGAACAACTTGACGACCTTTTGTTTTGTCTAAGTATTTTGGGATTCTTACGGTTTTGTCATATTCTCCATTTCTTTTCTTCTCCAAGAGTTTGAAAAAGGATTTGAAAGAACGATCCACCAGCATCATTGTGTGTTTGCTGACTTTTCTGGGCAAGGCAACATAGTCGCTTTGTCCCTCTATGGTGAAGATTTTATTTGCATTATTGTAGTTAAGGTATTCACCATTACTGAAGTAGTGCTGGCGAACGGCAAAAAGAGTAGAATTGTAAAGATTCTTGCTCAAGAAAGCGAGATGATCGCACTCATTGAAGTTCATGTGATTTTTGCGAATCACATGCTTCTCTGTGAGTATCATTTTTCACCTTCTTCCCGTTTCTACATTATAGTATAGCAAAAAGCATGTAATTAAGCATCTGTTTTCTACACCGCAAACCCCTGATGCCTCGCGTGCTCGGAGGCTCCATGCCGCCGCCCGCATGCACCGCAAGATGTCCAATGATTTTTCACATCGCGCGTTTAAGTTCTTCATCGCCGGTGGTCTCGTGTTCGCGCTTGCCTGTGTGCTCGGCGTGATGGAGGCAGTGGCGCTGGTTGTTGCTTTGTACATCACCTCTGGGGTCACGTTCGTCTTCACATCGCTGAACATCTTCTACGCTCTCTGGCACAGCGACGAGTCGTACAAGAGCACCCGCAAGGCTATCTCCGCCTACAACGAGGCTATCTGCACTGCTCTGGATGACTTGAATCTGGCACGGGACTTCGAGCGCGCCCAGAACATCGCAGGTTGAGAGTAGGCGGGGAGTGATAGTACTCCCCGCCTGTTCTGTTGTCCTTGATTCCGTGTCCCCTTTGGCCTCTGGGGCTACCCCGTCTGCAGATTCGACAAAGCGGACTACGTGCGCTACGATGGCCTTATCAGGTCAAGGGATTCCCCCAAGACCACGACTCTCAAGGAGAGATACATGAAGCAGGTCACCGATCATCAGGTCTTCGACGCTATCGACAACTTCCCCGACCTCACGGTGGAGATCGAGTTCATCAGTCAGGTCTTCGAGGCTCACATTGAGCGCGGCGTGCCCGTCCCCGAGGTCATGGAGGCCACGGACAACGGTTACGACGGCCCCGAGGATCGTGTCATCATGGTGGCACTGGGTGTGGACATGAGTGAGCAGGCGCTTGAGTCCGCTCCGACTTTCTACACGAACGGCATCGAGCACATGGAGGATGCTTCCAAGTTCCTGTGGGAGACCATCGGTGATGACTTCGAGGGAGATGGCTCCCGCTGGGTGCTGGTGCGCTCCAAGATGATCGACTACCTTGTTGAGCAGGGTGTTCTGATCGCGGACTGAATAACACAGCGCCCCGCCGTCCCTCTGTGGTAGAGTACAGGCGGGGCGTGGCGGTGTCATCGCGTTACCGCGCTCACGAATACTGTGTCCCCTTGCCCTGCTCACCCAGACAGCAACCACCACGCTCACTCGATGAGTCCGTCACGAAGATCGCTCTCTGGAATTCTGGAAAACCTCTTGACATGAACATCAAACGCGTTCTATCATGGTCATGTCAATCAAACTCCGAGCAAGGAGAGCATCATGGAGAACGAGAGCAAGAACACTATCAGCATCCGCGTCATCAGCGAGTCGAACAAGCGGTGGGGCCGTGCCGTGCGCGAGACTCTTCGCAAGCGTGATGAGGCGGACGAGAAGGTTCGTGAGAGCGCCGCGATCCGCAACGCACAGAGTGCCTTCGGGAGCAAGTGAGCACTCCGAGACCGCCCCGCCTGACTCCTCACCCGAGAGGACGATGGCGGGGCGTTTCTGCTTCGCACACGCGCCTCGATGTGTGTCCCCTGATCGCTCCGTCTGCCTTCTGGAGAAAGATTCTCGGTTTTCGACTGGACAGTGGAGCGTCCTATCGTGTAGTCTGGTCTCATCAGGTCAAGGGAACATCCCAAGACCACCACTCTCAAGGAGAGCAGCATGGCGGATTACGAGTTCGAGACCCCCACCCACACGTGGGAGTGTGGCTGCGGCGAGACCGTGGAGTGCTACCGTGGTCAGGGCGACCAGCAGTGCTCGTGCGGGCAGTGGTTCAGCGCCTCCGGCCAGCCGCTGCGGATTGAATGGATGAGTCCGTCCAGTTACGCCGAGTGGGTCGAGACGCGGGACGAGGACTACTGACCTCACCCAAGAGGGCGGGGCGGAAGCCGGAGACGGTGGAAGCCCCGCCCTCTCTCGCTGTGCAGGGATTGTGTCCCTTCTATGAAGAACGAGATGGACAGTAGCGAGACCCAGAACAGCGCGTGACAGACCAAGACCAGTGGAGCGTCCTTGTCCGTGGAGAACTCGCATTGACACCATGAGCACAAGGGTGCTACGATCAAGACAACAGGACAGAGCGCCACTCAAGCCTCTCGAAGAAGCTCAAATGCGGTGGATCATCCTCCCCAATGGGTTGATGGTCACTGTGGAAAGCCCACAAGCGCCTGAACGGATACACGGCGGGGCGGGGAGTGGTAGTTCTCCCCGCCCCGCTACTCATCAGCAATAAACCCGCACTCCCCATAGGAGAACATCATGAGCACCATCACACTTAACAAGGAGAAGCGCTGGGCGAACTCCATGATCGACACGTTCATGCTGATCGACGGTGTTCCGGTAGCCTACCTTTGCTACTTCCACCACGACGACAATCACGTGGTGGAGGGCGAGGAAAAGGGACTGGCTCTGTGCGACCTTGAGGTGCGCCCCGAGTATCGTGGGAAGGGGCTGGCGAAAGAGATCATCCGGCGCGTCCAGGAGTCCGAGGACGGCAAGATTCTCTACACGTCGGGGTGCTACACGAAAACCGGATACGAGCGACTGGTGCGCAATGGGGAGGGGCTGGTACCGATGCAGCAGTGGCGCGTCCGCTATGGCGATACTCATCATGAAGCGTTCAAGGACATGACGTTCGTCCGTGACTGGGACAAGATGATCCCGATGAACTGATTGTTTGCATATGGAGCGTCCTGTGGTGTAGAGTTTCATCATCAGGTCAAGGAATCCCCCAAGACCACCATTTCATAGGAGAAGACCATGAGCGAGATCACCGATCAGAATACCATCATCCTCAGCGGCGGCGGCTTGGCCTACTCGCTGGACGACGCAGCGGAGAGCATCGACGAGCTGATCGAAATGCTGGAGTCGGCTAAGCTCGATGGTATGAAGTATGTCGCGCTGTCCTCGGGCAACTACCGTGGCGCAAAGTGGGTGTCGCTGAGCGCGGACTACACCGTTGCAGAGGACATCGAGGACTGAGGGAACACGCACAAACACAAGACCCAGTGAGTTGAATTGCTGGGTCTTGTGTTTTTCTGATCATCTTGTGTCCCCTCGGGAACCTTTACATCCACTTGACTCTCGCCCCATCCCTGATAGACTGCATGGACAAAGATCACTCAACAGGAAGAGGGCACTCATCATGCGCACCATCAAGGGAATCGACCTGATCAGCACTGACCACTACGCCACCTTTCACCCTTACGGGTTACTTGGTGGCTCTTGCTGCAATGTGCTAACTGTGTCCCCGAATGGTGTCAGCGGCACGGCAAGGGCAACCACCAGTACCGTCTCATCGGAGTTGTTGACTCGCAAGAGAGGATGTAGTAGAATCGAATTACTGGATCAGGAAGACCCTGCCATATTTTCTGAGGAGAAACCATGTCTGAGACCATCGTTACCCACGTCACTCCCACGGAGAGCAGCCTGTTCGCCAAGACCGTCAACTACAAGGGCGTAATCAACAACAACCCGAACCACCCTTTCCAGTTCTTCGGCAAGGTGCGCCTTCATGGCGACAAGAAGTTCTACTTCGAGGGTAGCAATGGCGAGACGACTACAAAGCATCTCTTTGCCGTCCATCACCCCTTCGACATCTTCGATAAGGTTGCAGAGAGCATGGGCGAGTTCGGTGCCGTCGCTGAGTACCGCGTGTTCGAGAACGTCGAGGGGCGCAAGACTCCGCGACTGCTGGCGACCTACACCTTCCCCGAGAAGTGACCTGTTAGACCCTGCTTTGCGATTCTGACCTGAATCGCAAAGCGGGGTCATCTCTTTGTATCATCTTTTGTGTCCCCTATGGCAACTCGCCCACTATCCGCTCTCACCGTCAGGGATAGATGCAGCAGTTGCGCGCCTGCCCCATCGTGCTCACATGGCATCACATGGTCATTATGGTCCCTGTGAGGGTGCAGGAGACTTTACGAGAGCACGAGAGCACGTGGCCCTCTCCGAGTGCGTCAGGAGCCTATGAGCGCCTCTGTGAGCCTCTGGTGACATCTGAGGGCACTCTTGGACGCTGAGGCAATGTCAGTGCGTCAAATAGGCTTACAGCGCCGCACAGCATGCACGAGGCCGTGGTGACGTTCGGAGGGTCACTACGGATCACCCCCAGATCAATTTGTCCAATCAGTCTTCGAGTCAAAATGTCAAAGTGTATTCATCACGTTCTCTTTCATGGACAGATTGACTTCAAAGACACCTTGAGGAAGCAAAATGTCTTTAGTGGTAACTGCAGCCACGACAACTGTGACTGGGTGCGGTCTGGACAGTGGAGCGTCCTATCATGTAGGATGGTCTCATCAGGTCGAAGGAACCGCCCAAGACCGAAACTCTCAAGGAGAGATACCATGTCGCAGACCATCAAGGCCGTGCTTGTTCCCGCCAACCTCGACTCTGCCCCGCGTGCCGTGGAAATGACCATCGAAGAGGGTGCTGGCGCATTCCGCGTCTTTCGAGAGGTCGCGGGGCTGGGTCTGATCACCTACATGCCGCGTAAGAACTACAGTGACGGTATCGAGGTCGTGGCCGACGACGAGGGCATCTACAGGTTCGACACTCCCAACCCCCACGAGCACGTCATCAATCGTCTGGGTCTCATGGACGAAACGTACCCGTTCGGTCCGGTGCTGGTGATCCGCGAGAGCGTGGATGACGAGGGTGAGTCCCACTACGACTCGCTGACCGATGAAGAGCTCGCCCAGATCCTCGCTCCCGTGGAGTGACTCACTCCGATAATGCCCCGCCTGAACTCCATCACGGAGGGACGGCGGGGCTTTGTCATGTTCGTAGTGCTCTGGTGGCAACATCTTGTGTCCCCTCCCTTCTCCTCCAATGTGGGTTGCACAAGAAGCGTCCTGTGTGGTAAGGTCATTCCATCAGGTCAAGGGAGCCACCCGAGACCAACACTTTCAAGGAGAACATCATGGAGCAGAACAAGAACTTTATCGGTTACAAGTTCGATCACCGCGAGGGTCAGGTCGTCATCACGCTGAAGTCCGGCGTGCAGGTCAAGACTGCCCCCGAGCCGCTGGAGGATGCTCGCATGTCCGCCGAGGGCTTCCAGATCCTGACCGATGACCACGCGCAGGGTAAGTACCCCGCCGTCGTCAAGAGCACCGCTGACCTGTTCATCAACCTGTCGGAGATCGCCGCTATCGAGGTCATCACGCTCTGATCCTGACCCCCGACGCCCCGCCTGAACTCCATCACGGAGGGACGGCGGGGCTTTATCGTGCGCACAGTGGTCACCCATATTGTGTCCCCACAGGGGAGGGGCCATGCATGAATAGGTCCGAACGCGGAACCATTCATGCATGAAGTTTCATGGAAAGATTGACCGTGGAGCGTCCCGTGTGGTAAGATCATTTCATCAGGTCAAGGGAACAGCCCGAGACCAACACTCTCAAGGAGAACATCATGGAGCAGGATCAGCAGGACATCGTCACGTTCATCATCGACCAGTTCATCAATCGTGCTGAGGGGGATTACAAGTCGGCTGTAGAGGTCGCAAGCACATCGAACCTTGTTGAAACGATCTCTTCTCATGACCTCAAGGCTTTCATGGACGCCCGCCATCGTAAGATGATTGCTGGCAACCTCAAGAGAAAGCGTGACGCCGGTGCGACCGATACCCAGATCGCCGAGGAGTTCCTGTCTGACCAGACGAAGAGGCTCATCCACATGGCAATGTCGGACGTTCCCGTGCCTGCAGATGAGGCGTCACGGAACCGTGTTGCCGCCATGCTTATGAATGACCTTTTTTCGGTTCTGAACACCTCTCGCTGACATGCAGCATGCCCGCCAGAACTCTACGACAGAGGGGTGGCGGGCATGCGTGCGTATAGGATACTTAAGCATTAATTTGTGTCCCCAGAGCGACTCGTCCATCCGAGTGTGCGCTTACTGTTGAAGAACACAATATTGCTCTGGGGTTGGATAATGGAGCGTCTTGCTGGTAGAGTAGGAGTCATCAAGGGGCAAGCAACCGGCAAGACCCACCACTCTTCAAGGAGATACCATGACCATCGCCAACGAACTCAACAAGTTCATCAAGGACGCCAACGCCCTCTACGAGAACCAGAAGCAGATCATCAAGGACGATCTGGACGCGGGCATCGTGACCAGCATCGGCTCCCGTGCTGCCTCGATGCAGTTCTACACCGCGCAGAAGGCTCTTGCTGACAGCGCGCAGAAGCTTCTGGACAAGGGTTACTCTGCGGAGAAGGTGATCGCCCACCTGAAGCACCGCGCGTCCAACTACGTCATCGAGATTGTCGCTTTCACCTCCGAACTCAATCCCCGCTTCACTGTGGAGGAGATGGCAAAGATGAAGGCTTACGCGGTATTCTATACCCACCTCGACCTCTTCGGAATCGACGCTGACAAGAACGCCCTGAAGAAGAACGAGGACGCCTGACCTGCAAGCCGCTCGCCCCGCCAAGTAGTCCCCAGAGGATGAACGGCGGGGCGGCGCGTGTGTGCTCATCGTGGTTCATGACTACTCTCGAATTCTGTGTCCCCACGCGCGCACATGATGGCACGCCCAAGGGGACACAATATGAGGCAAAAACAAGCAGAGCATCAGGCTTGCATTATTTCCTCTTGTCCTGTAGGCTGGCACCATGACGACGATGAAGATCTACAGGGTGGGCGAGATGACTCCCCTCCACCTCCGAGACGACTACGTGCGCGTGATCAACCGCGAGTTTGACGAGATGTGTCACCCTGCGATCCAGCGCACTATGGGTTACCACACCCGTTCCCACTGCTTCTTCGCTGCTCCCGACATGAGCGCACTGATGCGTTGGGTCTGGACCAAGGGGGTGGCTGGTGGCGCGACTGTCGTCATCAATGAGGTGGAGGTGGAGTGTGATGAGGTCTTTGCCTATCAGGTGAGCAAGTATGAGCAGTGGAAGGATTCCGGTGATGAGTCCTATGCCTACGCTTACTGGGAGGGCGCGGTGCCTCTGATGGACTTCATGGAGAACATCGGGGACTACCACACTGCCGACTGGGAGGTGCTTCTGCATCCGTCAGAGATCATCGACTGTCGCGAGATGGATCTCTCCGAGGTGCTGGATCACTGCTTGGAAGCGGTGGAGATGCGCGGGAAGAGGGAGGCGCGCTTTGAGTGCGACATTATCAGTGCGCTGGATCAGATGACCTGTGCCGCGTGAGCAGTGGCGGGGCGATCCGCCGCTCTCCGTGTGCATGAGGGGACACAGGGAACGAAACAAATCTGTCTTTGGATTGCTTGACGAAAGCGCTTCCTTGCTGTAGCATTGAGGCAACACCATCCACCAATCAAAGGACTTTTCATGGGACACTTTCACTTCTGGAACAACTCTAAGATCAGTGATACCACCGTCAAGAATGCCCACAAGATCATTGATACCTCTACCGTTCAGGTCTTCGGCCCTTCGGGAAAGGGTGATCCCGAGGTCTCCAAGGATCGTATCTGCATCAATGGAGATGCATCCAAGGGTGAAGACGCCGAGGTTTTCTACCTTGCCGATCCTGACGACCCCGCTAATGAGTGGCGGGTGAAGACGCTGGGGCTGCCCTACGATGAGGTCGTGGGCGCTATCATGATGGACATCACGGTTCGCGGGGAGGGGGACTTCCGTTCGGAAATCTGGATCGACAAAGATGACCCCGATTACCTGCGTGCTCTTGATCTGTATGAGCGTGCGGTGGCTCCCTTGAGCGATGATGATCGCCAGAGGATCGAGGAGTTCTTTTTTGTCATGAATGAGTGAGTGTGAGTCTATCAACTGCCTCCAATTCTCCCCCATCCTGACCGATGAGGCAAAGTTGATCACGGCGAACCCTGAAGCCATGAAGGACATGATCTGGTATCACGCCACTCCTGCCGATACGTGGCAGAATGATCTCAAGGAAGCCAAGTTTGACATCCATGCAGGCACCCTCATGGCCGCTTATGAGCGTCTCTTCGCCACGGGAGACACTAAGAACTACATCCACGCTCTGCGGCTGAAGCCCGATGCTGTGATCAGCCCTTTCATCGAGGACGATGAAGACCATATCTGGCGGGGAATTGATTACGATGTTCAGGGGTACTATAACGAGTGGGAGGACTGCGGCAGTATCTCCATTGTGTGCGCGTGGGATGCCTTCGAGGTCATCGAGTCGAGCACCATCAGCAAGGCGAGCCTGAAGCGTTTGAAGACCCCCTACAACTGCTAACGAGCACAAGGTTATCAAGCACACTACCCGCTTGATAACCTTGTGCTCACGGCGCACTTCCAACCGCGACTCACCGTTGTCGAACACCTCCGAGTTGAGCACCGCGTTGTCACGTCCCTCTTGCTTCAGGCGGTCAAAGTGAGCGCGGTCAAGCGTAATCGTCCATCTCCTCCGTGGTGACAGTATCGAGCGTGTCCTTTGTACAACCCAGAATGGTCGTCTTCTTGTCCTTCCGATGTGGCTTGCTGTCCTTGCCATATTCGGTGAAGTCAACACATGAAAGGGCTAAGGTGGTCGTGAAAACTGTGTCCCCTATCGAGCGCATGAAAAAGGGGCTGGACATTGTGCCCAGCCCCTGAAGTAGAACGTCCCGCACGGGGTATCCGTGCGGCAGGTGGGGTCACTTGCCCTGCCTGATGACCGTGGAGATCACTCCCCGACCTCGCACCAGCAGTTGCGGGCGCAGTAAAGGTCGGAAAGACCCTCGGTTGTGGGGAGTTCCGCAAGGAACGCGGTGACCTCTCGATCCCACATATCGCTGCGGTAGGTGCCCCACATGCCGTCAATCTCAACGGTGACCCGGTGCTGACGCGGGAAAGCCTCAGCAGGAGTCGGAATGACGTTAACCTTCATTTTTCACCTCCTTTGTAGGTGATCAGGAAGATTCGGGAACTCTCTGGCGCTCCCTGTCCTTCGTTGCTCTATTCGTTTGCGTTGTAACCATCATGGCACACATTTAATCCGAGCACAAGTCGGGAGCCAATATTTTTTTTCGAGGAGTGCTAACGATGTCCATGTCACGTCCCTCAAGCCACCAAAAAACGGCACCCTCAAGCCCATGCAGACACCTCGAAGCCCCTGCCGCCCTTCAGAGCCACCCACAGTGTTTCAACGTCCAAGAGTGCCCCCACAAGCTCCCAACGCCTCCACGGGGCGCATAGGCGACCCCAGAGCATGTTCTGACCGCCGTGAAGGTCAAGCCGTCAGCAAGATCGACATGATGGACAAGGAGACAATTGCTGTACTACCTGTCGTGCTGCCCATCAGAGTGTTTGCATTGTGTCCCCATTGCTATCGTGCCACTTGGATTACCCCTGTTCCCCTTGTTCTGCTACACTGGTAGACGACAGACGAACAGATCAAACAAAGGAACCATGATGACCAAGAACATTTTTGAAAAGGCTGTGCTTCTTCAGGATCAGCGTCTTGAGGATGCTCGCACCGAGTACGAGGAGGCACAGGCTCACCACAACTGTCTGATGCTCGCCTTCATCCTTCAGGAGAACGGCATTCCCGAGGACGCCATCATCGACCTCTCTGTGAGCGAGGAGGGCTACTACAGCGTGTGTCAGGTGCTTCAGAGCGAGTCCGACGAGAACGCGGAAGTGACCTCAGCGGGTGATTACCTTTTCGACATCGAGCGCGATGACGACGACGGCAACGTGTTCACGCACTGGGATGCGTTCAGGGACGAGGACGGGAACATCGTAGCCTCTCGCGTCTACGACTACGCCCGGAAGCACCTGGACAACTGAATCGCCACGCACGAGCGTCCCCCTTAGCAGTCTCCCTACAACTGCTAATGAGTACAGTGGGTTGAGTAGGCACGAGATCCTTGATTGGCAGTACAGTCGTTCAAGGATCTCGTGCCTACTACATCCGATTCCGTGTCCCCTATCGTTACCACTACCCCTTCGACCGCTCTGCTTAATTATCTCCTCACGAATCAGAGACGACGACACACACGGCGTTCTGTACCCCTATGAGGACGCCTGAAGACCTTAGTGCCATCCATGTGCTCACATAGGCATCAGGGGCACCTACGGGGCGACGTGGTGCAGTTATACACCACGTCGCCCCGATACTCACTTGCCCAGCACAGCACGACCGAAGATGTAGTCCTCATCCGGCGCGTCCGGCGCGGTCACCTTCTCCATGAACTCGAAGAACGGGCGCACCGTCTCCTCCACGTCACCGATAGTGGCATCGGGATTCACGGTGAAGGTGGCAAACACGGAGAACGGCACGTCCTCAACCCAGCGGTCATGCTCCCCCTCATCTTCGCTCACGTCCAGCGCAGACGGCACAGCGGACTTGATGTGATCCGTGATGCTCTTCATATGCTCACGGTGTACCTCCAACCACGAATCCTCGCCGGTCTCGAACGCCTCCGAGTTGAGCACCGCGTTGTCACGTCCCTCGGACTTCAGGCGATCAAGGTGAGCGCGGTCAAGCGTGATCGTCCATGAGGCATCCACAGCGACCTTGCCATCGCGCTCTGCACCGATGTAGATGGTTTTGTTGATGATGTCATGCCCCATCGTTCCCATCACCTCGGGGATCTGGGTGATGATCTCACCATCGACCTCGACACTGTCGCTGTCGTGCATGTCGAAGAAGTGGTTGGTGAAATGGCGGATGGGGAGGCTGTTCAAGGTGGTCATGGTGTTCTCCTTGGAAATGGGTGTTGATCTATCTCCACTGTAGCCGCAGAGCACCGATGTGGTCAAGTCGCCAATGCGTGTTCAGCAGCGTGATTCTGCGGATTACGCTGCAGTCCGAGTACAATTACTGTGTCCCCTTGAGTACCTGCACACCTCACCTGTACTCCACATATGGTGTGCCATCTACGTGTTGCGCAAAGGTTCCCGCTTGCTGTTCCCCAGTCTTGTGGTGTTATCTGCGGGTGTGGGTATCAAGGACATTATTGTGTCCCCTTGATCTTCTCGACAGACAACTTTGACCACGGGTTAATTATCTGGTAGCATTGCTCACGAGAGCACAGCACACGGCTGGGCACAACTCGAAGGAGAGACCATGAGCACAATGATCGAAGTCGATGATAACATGCTCGAACGCGCGCTGAACGCCAGCGTGTCGTCATGGGGGCATAGGGAACTCGATGAGTGGGATCACCATGATGTCGAGAGGATGCGCGCAATCCTGACCGCCGCTCTGACCGTGGAGGAAGAGCGCACTTACCCGCACCCGTCCGAGATCGGTGACACGATCACGAGCGTCACCATGCGGGAGGACTACGAATGGGGCGACGGACACTACAGCAAGATGGTCTATGACGGCGAATACTGGTGCGCGAACGGCAGGACTTACTTGCCTGAGCGCCTGATCCGTTACACGCACGACTCCGGCACCTACAGTGGTAAGACCGTGGAGTGCAACTCACGAGGAGAGATGGTGGAAGTCCGCTCCTGACAGTGTGCAAGGTGTGAGCATCCATCAGTGTGATCATGCATCGCCCTGTTCACACTGATGGATGCAAGAAGTGTGGCATATACCATATTCCGTGTCCCCTCTGGAAGATGATGAAATAATCTTGACCGCTCGACTTGACGCCTGCTCCATGTCTGTGATAGATTTCTTTCATCAGGTCGAGGGAAGAACCTAAGACCACGACTCTCAAGGAGAGACAATCATGAAGCAGATGACCGCCGACGACGCCGCCCGCATCGACGCTATCACCGAAGAGATCGACAACGAGTACTCCGGCATCTACTTGGACACCCTCGCCGGTGAGACTGAACTGGACGAGCATCACATCCGCCGCATCCTGCGAATGAAGCACCTGCGCGCGAAGATCAAGATGCGCTACAGCGAGACCATGGCTGACACCATGGCTATCCTCGCCGGTTCCGCCCGATTCTGACTCACACACCCCCATCCTTACCGCGAGGATGGGGGCGTGTTCTTATCCTCGTTGTCGCAATTCTTGTGTCCCCTGATACCTAAGTCATCCAGCGCCTCGACCAATCCGAGATGTTATAGCACTACCACGATTGATAGATTTGACGGCGGAGCGTCCCCCGTGGTACTATTGATTCATCAGGTCAAGGGAGCAGCCCAAGACCACGACTCCACAAGGAGAGTATTATGCAGAAGTCCCCAGAAGTGATCGCAGCCGAAGCCGCCCTCGACGCCGCCAAGCAGGCTCTCGCTGAAGCCCAGGCGGAAGAGGAGCGCGCCAAGCAGGAGGCGCGTCGCATCGAGCGTGAGGAGCGCTACCGAATCGAGCGCGAGGAACGGGAGCGCCACGCTAAGCAGTTCCGCGATGACTACCTGACCGACGACATTCCCGACCACATCGCTGATCGAGTGTTTAACTACTCCTATGGTGAGGGTCACAGCTCCGGCTACAGCGGGATCGAGGATGTCTACTCAACTGTGTCACACCTCGTGATCGCCGCGTTCGAGGCTGGTCTCGAACGCTGACAAGCGCCCCGCCGCCCCAGTGCTGATTATGAGCACTGGGGCGGTTTTTTCAAACCGTCAACTCGAATTCTGTGTCCCCTCACAGCATACAGTGATTGCTCTGCTGGAGGGGCGATAATACGCTTGACGGCTGCGCGTACTGTCGTGTATAGTGGGATTCATCAAGGGGTAAGCAACCGGCAAGCCTCACGACTCTCAAGGAGAGAGACCATGACCACGAAGAACATCAAGGCTGTTCTCGTCCCCGGCGATCTGGACTCCACCCCGCGCGCCATCGAGGTGACCATCAACGCCGACCCCGAGGCTTACAACTTCCCCGCCTTCCGTGAGGTCGCCGGTCTGGGCACCATCACCTACATGCCGCGCGATGCTTACGGCGACGGCATCGAGGTCATGGCGGACGATGAGGGGATCTACAAGTTCGGTCGCCCCAACCCGCACAAGCACGTCATCGACCGTCTGGGCATCATGCAGGGGGCTTACCCGTTCGGTCCCGTGCTGGTGGTGCGTGAGAGCGTGGATGAGGAAGGCTACTCGCACTACGAGTCCCTGACCGATGATGAGGTCGCCGCGTTCCTCGCTCCCGCCGAGTGATCATGTGAGCACGCGCCCCGCCTTCGCTCTCGACAAGGGAGGACGGCGGGGCATCACGACAAGCGTGATGCCGCCCATGGCTGCGCAAAAGAAGTTAAAATCGCCATTCATTTATAGCATTTTCTCGCTATTTTATGTCAAAATGTCGATTTTAACTTACGGTTCAATCCTGAATTCACAGTCGCCATTGCGCTTGGTTGCCCCATGCGCATTGTGTCCCCTAAGCGTTACCCTACCGAGCATGCCGTAAAAATTATTCCATAGGGGACTTGACCGTGGAGCGTCCTGTGCTGTAGAGTAAGAGTCATCAGGTCGAGGGAGCCACCCAAGACCACAACTCTCAAGGAGAGAACATGTCGCAGACCATCAAGGATACCCAGTACAAGCAGGTCGCCGATACCATCCGTCAGCAGATCGGCTTCTGGAACTTCGCCGCCGTGGGTGCGCGTGACTTCCTCTACGGTTCGGAAGAGCGCGGGAGCCTCTCCTTCCATGCAAACATTCTCCCCTTCACTAAGACCGGCAAGCGCTCCGGCTGCGCGCGTATCATGGATGTGAAGATCGTCTGCACGTTCTCCGACACCTATACGGTCACTGTGACCTACAAGCGCGCAAGCGAGATCGTCACTCACTACACCGCTTCCAACATCTACGCCGATCAGATCGGCCGCGTCATCCTTGCTCTCGACTACGACGGCGAAGAGGTGACCAACCCGCGTTACTGGGAGAACTGAACCAGCACGACAGCCCCGCCTGAACCCTTGGACCAAGGAGCACGGGCGGGGCGTTCGCATGTCCACACAGCGTCACCCTGTTCGCCGTGGTAACCCGTTGTCGTTGATGACACATATTGTGTCCCCTGTTCCCGATTCCCCCCACAACACAACGCCCCGCCATCATCCTCGTGGGAGTCAGGCGGGGCGTTGGTAGTGTCGGTCAGTCGTCGGTCTCCGGCTCGCGGTAGAGGGTCACCCACGAGAACACCTCGCCCACCTGAGAGTCCTCCTCGCCCTCGTCGTACGCCTCGGGGGAGTAGTCAGCCACATGCGCCGTGGCGACCAGCAGGGGAGCGTCCCGGTCCCACATCAGGCAGGAGAGGATGCCGGGGGAGAAGAACTCCGACTCGTGCATCAGAGGGCCGTCGTAGCGGAACGCCCCGCTCATTCCCTCGGCGATGCTCCACCCCTGCGCGCCCGTGATCACGTCGCGCTCCTCGTCGTCCTTGCCCTCCCACTGAAGCGCGTCCTCGGGGGTGTCGGGAGCGTCGGTGCTGTAGCGCTCGAACACCTCGAAGGTGCCGTCCGGGTAGATCAGGTGCGTCTGCTCGTCGCCACGCGTGCGGATGGAGTCGGCGGCATCCACGAAAGCAGTCCAGTCGGTCTTCGACATGTTTTCTCCCCTTGAGAGTAGATGGTCAGGGGCGGCTCCCCCGACCTACTGAAGAACAGTCTGCCACACATTCACACTGAAGTCAAACAGGGCGCTCTCCCATTGTTTCAGTCGTCAGGGCGACAGCGCGAGCATAAGAACACATTCTGTGTCCCCTGTTGCCCACCCTCACCCTCACGCCCGCCTACACACCTCACTGGCACCAGCAGTAGGCATCGCACTCCACAACCACCTTCACCGTGTCCGGCTCACCCGACTCCATCTCCGCCCACTGTCGCCCCTTGGAGGCGAGCATGGGAGGCGTGCTGAAGGCGTGGTTGCGACCGAACGTGGTCACGCGCACCATGTGCTCAATGCGAACCGTGGTGACATCGGTGGTCATGGTCGCCATCGTCATCGCTCCTTGCCGTGTGGGACTCCCCCATCCTACACCATCACCGCCGTGGATGCCACACGAGGGCATGCATGATTCAGTGAGAACTGTGTCCCCTTGCCCTTGACACAAAAAGCGGGAGACCGTGAAGCCTCCCGCCCTGCCAGCCCTTCACGGCGACCGCTCCGCGTGCTTCCTGTGGTGTCACGGGTAGCACGCGGAGCGTCCTCACTGGATCACATGTAGTCCCACTCGCCGTCGTTGGTCTCGAAGAGGTTGTAGGTGCCGTCCGACTGCGCCAGTTCGGTCAGGCGATCCCCCAGCTCCCCCAGACCACGATCCCAGAAGCCAGCACCGTGCCTGTTGCGCGTGAGCCAGTAGTCATGGATCATCTGCGCCGAGGTCTCACCAGCCGCCTCGTAGGCCAGCAGGTCGCCGTCGCTCACGTTGCCCACGAACGCGGCGAAGTCCTCCACGATGCGCTCACGCGCCTCATCGGTCAGGTTGGACTCATCGAAGTGATCCTCCCACTTCTGCGCGAGCATCTCGCCGTTCTCATCCATCATCTCGCCTGCCTGCCACAGCATGACCTCCGCAGAGGTGGCGATGACGTTGTCGCGGTCGGACAGGTCGTAGCGGTAGGTGATGACGCTCATGATGGTCTCCTTGTTCAGAGTGCAGTGCCAGCGGTTGCTGACAGGAATCAGGTTACCAGCATGATGAGCCGAGTGCAAGTCAGAACCGTGTGGCGCTGTGTGGTGCGCCCGGAAGCAGTGGGGGCTTTGTGGCACCACCACGGGAAGCAGGTGCAGATGCAGTCAATGCTCACATTCTGTGTCCCCTGCTCCTGCGCAAAAGATCGACCCGCCCACCCTATGAGGAGTAGAGCGGGTCGATCCGTGCGTTCAGGAGTAGCTGGGGTTCGCCAGTGTGCCGAACACGTAGGGGGAGTCGAAGGTGCCGGGATCAGTCACATTGATCACATCAGCGTAGAACCCGTAGGACATCTCGTGGAGCGTCCCCAGCGTGGTCTCAGGGTTCACATGGTAGCTGGCGACGAAGGCAACGGAGGGGCTGTCAGGGTGAGCGTCCATCTCGCTCAGCTCGATCTCGACGGAGCCGCCCACGATCTTGGACAGGTTACGCGCGATGATTTCACGGGTGCCCTCGGTGAGCCAACCCTCCTCATCGGTCAGCTTCTCCATCAGCTCGGGATCGCGCTTCTGGTGCCACTCCAGATCCTCCACGATGATCACATCGGCGCGATCACCGTCCTCAGAGAACTCCACGGAGCCGTGCTTGGCATTGTCGCCGAAGAACTCGATCAGCGAGAGGCTCTCTCCCGCCATGTCAACCACGGTGGTGGTGTTGTAATCCTTGTCAGTGAGGGTCATCATGTTCTCGTTTCTGTGAGGGGCGAGTCGCCCTGATCGGTTGTTCTGAGAACAGATTACACCATGATGGCAATGATGACAAACCGCTCATTCTTTCAATCTGTCACCGAGTCGATGGGGTGGGTAGTGCGTGATTCTGTGTCCCCCGATCTGACCAAACATCAAACGGGGCCAGCCGTAGCCAGCCCCGCCCGACGTGAAACGATCAGGAGAAATCCGAGACGGAGAAGGAGAATCCCTGATCGTCCATGAAGTGGTGCTCACGATAAGGCAGGCTGTAGTGTCCGGGATTCAGCGAATCGAAGTAGTCCATCATCTCCCTGTGAGCGCCAGAGGGGTCAACCTCCACGCTCTTAATGAACTCCATCATCAGCCCGCTCCGTCCATACTCATCAACCACGTCGAACTCGCCGGAAACCAGCATGGAGCGCATCACAGCCCACGTGTCGATCACCGGAGCGTCCATGAAGGAGAACTGCGGTGCACCCATCCTCACGTAATCCGACTGCTTCTTGAGGACATCAGTGTTATCGTTGTCCCACTCGCCCACAAGCGCCTGAAGCATGACCCGACCATTGGAGCGCTTGCCCAGATGAACCTTCGTCAGCCACGACAGATCCATTCCCGACTGCACGGCAACGGCGGGGACAAGGTAGAAGTTCGTGCTCATGATGTTCTCGTTTCTGTGAGGGGCGAGTCGCCCTGATCTGTTGTTCTGAAACCAGCCTACACCATAAACGCAATCTCGTCAATCAAGCATTACAAGACGGTAATGACGCAGCGATTGTGCTGCCGAGCGTGCCGTAAAAATTACTCCATAGGGTACTTGAACATGGAGCGTCCCTCGTGGTACTATTGATTCATCAGGTCAAGGGAACAACCCAAGACCATCACTCTCAAGGAGAGAACATGAAGGACTACAACACCACTCCCGTCTTTCAGTCCGCCATCAAGGTAGGCGACGTGCTGGCTCTGGTCAAGTCGCACAACGGCGTCATCAAGTCGAAAGACAACCCCGATCATATCGAGTGCGTGGGATGGATGCTGAAGATTAATCCCGATTTCGCCGGTGCCTACCTCGGGGCCTATGCTCCGCGAGTCGCCACCGTGGTGGGGGTGGGTCGTGACGCGTTCGAGGGCGAGCGGTTCTTTGATCTTGACTTCCATGGGGTCACGGTGAGAATTCACCCGCACCGCGAGGAAATCCTCGAAATCGTCGCTTGACAAGGTGAGGGGTGGGGCATAATCCCCACCCCCTCTTGCAGGGAGATATTCTTGTCGCTCTTCCGTCCTATGACGGCCGTGAGCGACACAAAGAACTATGCAGGATTCAATACAATCTGTGTCCCCCAGTGCTTCCATCTCGCGCCCCTACTGTTGCTGCTTCACCGCAAGCGATCAAGAACTTGTGAAGAGATCAGTCTTAGAATCGACACTGTACAAGAAGCATACTGCATGTTATACTCACATCAGCAACAGGACAAGGAAGATCCTGCAACCGCCACACTACACAAGGAGGAATGAGAAGGGTCATGAAGAACGTCAGCAACCTTGAAGCCGAGACTGATGAGAACTACAAACTGTATCACTATGTCACTGTGGTTCTCACTTCAGGGCATGTGATCAAAGCGCACATGATAAGCGCGCAAGAGGCGAAGGATACCGTTGAGAGGATTGCCACCGCCATCAACAGCAACACTCGCGTTGCAACCGAAAGCCCGAAGCGCGTTGCGAAGGTCGGAAAGTACTATGTGGATTATGCGGAAATCGCCTCTTTCTGTTACGATTACACGTATAGTTACTACTCCTCTGACGATTGCTGATGCCTCATCTGCGCATAGACGACGCAACCCCGATCCGACCTTGTTTCACACATGGTAGAGTCGGGGTTGCGTGCTGTCCAAGGACACATGACTTCTACAGAAGATGAAAGCGCGAGGAGAGTTCAAGGTTACGAGTTGGAAGAAGTCACTTATTGTGTCCCCTGATTGAGAGCCAAGCAAGAACCCCAGTTATGTCTGACTGGGGTTCTTGCTTGAGATCAGGCGAGACGGGCGATCTTCATGACCTTGAGTTCGTAACCAGAGGCGACATACAACCGCACCCCCGACTTCGACAGGCTTGTGATGAGCATGGGGTTAAGTTCGACCTTGGTGTTCTTGTCAAGGAAGAGGCGATAGAAGTCCGTGAGGATGTTGGTCTCCATCACCCCCATCACCTCATCCACGATGTTGAAGACCATATCGGAGGCAATGGACCCATCCTCATCATAGGAATCAGGGTCATCCATGTCGCGCAAGTCAATGTCGCCGTCGATGACCAGCACCTTGGAACTCTCCCCCATCATGTCTGTGGTGATGAGCAGGTTCGGGTTATCAACGCTGACAGCGACAACATGCAGCCCCCATGTGTTCTCGATGTCATGGTTCAACAGCGGACGCTACTCTAGGTTGTTACAATTCTTAGATTCCTGAGAATCAATCGTAACACTCTGGAGGTAAGGAGAGGGAACCATAGTAACCCGCCTCGATGATCGCGTCATCACCGATAAAACCTGCTTATAATGGTTAAACTGTTTAGTAGCGTTAGGAATAGCCCTCACGCCTACCTTACGAGAAGCAGACACATCACGATTCAACTTTAAACCACAAGAATCACAAATCACAAAACGCCCAGACTGACGAGCCTCCTTATTACACTTAGAACAATGAGTGGAAGTCCCCCTAGCACTCACTTTACGCACCCCGATGCCAGAACGTCTCCCACGATTCTCCATAGCATTCTGAATAGCAGAATGCTCCCACTTGCCACCTTTAGACCCTAACCATGATAACTGCTCAACAGAAATCAGGCTAACGCCATTGCGCTCAGCAACCTCTACCAAATGAGCAGCAATAGTGAGTGCTCTCTCATTCTTCAACCGAGTGATTCTTGACCTGATTCTCTGGCATTCCGTCTTATGAATGCTTGCGCGATTTAAATGACCAAACTTCTCATTCATTTCTTTCTTGTATTTATTAGAATTATACTGTCTCCATAGTTTATCCATCTGTTCAGTGATGCTTTTCACTTTCTTTCGAGCATAATAAGGAGCGCTATAGCTCATCTCGTTACCATCAACAATGGTAGCAACATATTCTTCAATCTTGCCGAGATCTACTCCGAGAACGCGGGAGTTGTAGGGTAAGGTTTCAATCTCATGTTGAACAGTGAAGTAGAAAACAGGTTCCCCATTTTTGATAGCAATATTGGGTCGTGTTATTTTACCCCCGCTAAACCTATCGCTTTTGGGGATTCTGAACTTCAGCACAACTCGCCCTAACTCTCCAAGGGAGCGAATAGTTAAATAAAGATTGCGATTATCTCTTGTGATTTTGCAATAGTGAGTATCTGTGGCGGAGAGGTTAATGATCCCATCAGGAGCAGGTTCTCCAGCAATGACCCCCTTCTCGATGAGCCTTTTGGCTACTGCTGTGGTGTGTGCTTCTGTGGGTTTTTTGAGGTGTGGATAAGTATTCTTGAAGTCTTGGATGATCTTTTTTGTATCATTTTGATTGTCTTTGTTGATGATTTCGCAGATTGCGGCATCTTGTATTTGTCCGGCGGTGCGGGCGAGGACGGAAGTTCTGAGCATTTCGCTCATGTTGTAGGCATTGTGTGGGTAGTTCTTGTATGGTTGTATGTTGAGGGTTCGTCCGAGGGAGTTAAGGGAACCGGTAAAGATTTCACCTTTGTGAAATTCTTGGATGATGCGGTTCATGTCGCTTTTGAAGTAGTGTTCTTGTTCTGCGCGCATCCATGTGCTCATACGTGTGAGTTCTTGAAGGATTGCCTTTTTGGTGGCTTTTCCTTCGTGGATCTCATAATGCGTAAGTCTAAATGGTGCGTGTGTTTTTCTCATGCTTGATTATATCAAGAACTATCGTGAAAATCCTCTTATGTAAAAATTGTTAGGATTGTGATTATTGTAACAAAATCAGCGACTGCGGGTGACGGTTCAGAGCGTTCATCAGAGGCACCAGATTGTGCATCTGCTCGCGGGTGGTGATGTTGTTCATCATCTACTCCTTCAGGTGATGGTTGCCTGTCCAGGCATGGTTGCCTTTGTAAGTATCCTTCCACAAATGTGCAGTCCTGTCAAAGTAGTATGGATTGATTCCATCGATGGAGCGTCTTGTTGTCAATTCACCCCTGACAGACAAGGGATACCCGTGCCCACCTGATTCCAGATGAGTACTTGACAGCGCCCATGTCGTCCGTGTAGCCTGAAGACATTGGCAACACTGCCACCACCATCCTAGACTGAAAGAGGACACCATGAACCGCACGTTCCGTTACATCGCTCGCATCCTTGCTCCCGACCTGGAGGACACGGTTGCCGAGAACGCCACCATGACGGTGGAGGCCAAGGACATGGCAGAGGCGATGGCGATCTTCTCCCAAGCGACCGCGCTGGACACTGTCGATGACATGAACTTCCAGATCATCCGCATCGAGACTGTCTGATCCACTCGACGCTGGTCTTGCTCATGGAGCGTCCAGCGTAGTAGACTGAAAACATCAACGGTGTGAGGAAAGCCAAGCACCACGAATCCAGAAGGAGAAGACCATGGCTACCATCGCAAAGACCCTCTCGGACGCTTTCCATCAGAACTGGAAGATCGCCACGGACATGGGTACCGAGGAGTCTTACCACGAGGCGGACGTGTGGAACACGTCTGACATGTTCACGGACCACCTTACCCCTGAGATGACCAAGGCTGAGGCTGTGGCCGTGATGGAGGATCGCATCAAGAACGCCCGCCGCCTCAGCGATAACGAGGTCGAGAAGAACACGTGGGACCGTTCCATGGATCTGGTGCGCGAGACCATCACCCTCGACTGATCACCCTACACAAGACAGGAGGGTAGATCATAGAGAGGTTGAAGATCTGACCGCAAAAGCAGCCAATGGAGTCATGATGACTGTGGCTCCATTGGCTATTGTTTTCTGTGTCCCCTGTTGAAGTACCAAAGTACATGCAGATACAACAAGGCCACGGTAGTCTCGAATGACTACCGTGGCCTTGCAGCGATTCTCACTCCGGGCGAATGCTCATCCACCTGAATTCAAACGCCATGTTCTCCATCATATCTCGGCGCGCCGCCTGAAGATCGGACAGCGAGTTGTGGTTGCAGATCAGGGTATCGTAGATGTGCTTGCGAGCATTGCGCACGATGGTGTCATCGTCAGCATCCTCATGAACCAGAAGCGTAAGGAGGTCACACAGCTCCATCTTGGCGGTGTAGTTCGCCAGACGCACCACTGCCGACTTGCGTGCAGTGTCTGTTGCCTTGTCGAGATTCTTCAGCGACGGATTCACCAGCACCGCGAACTCACGATCCATGGTCTCCTTGAGCAGAGCCACATCTCCTCGGATTGATCCAGTGTTGGTCTGGTAAGCGGTCTTGGTCATGCCTGTTCTCCTTGAGAAGTGTAATTGCGCGAACCCCTTCGTGGTGTTCTCATGGAAGCATACCACAAGAAAGGAACACAAGCAACCAGATTGTCCGTCCCCCGTGTTGACATCAGGAACCACGCACTGTAGAGTGTGAAGACACCACAACCGTGGGAACATAGACCGCACAGAAAAGACGATCACCATGACCATCACCCCTGACATCTCCCAGCGCATCTACAACTGCTACAAGACGCATCGCAAGGAGATGAAGAACACCCTGTGCAAGCGACGGGGCAGCACCATCATCACAGCCGCTGAACAGCGTCAGCGCGCCCGCGTCCACGTCCTTGAAACCATGAAGGATGACCTCTTCGACGCTACGGGAATCCTGCTGGATCATCGCATCATCAAGGACGTTGTGACCGCCCATGAGGAACAGCGTCGAGCGGCCTACGCTGCACGGTGAAGTCACATAACTGGACTACGTTGCACGCTGAAGTCACATAACTGAGACATAACAATCACAGATATGTGACTTCAGCCTAAACGTCGGGGCAAGAGATCAATCCTGTGTCCCCAAATAAAAGGTTGACCAGATTAAAACCATCTATAGACAACACCCTGTCAACATGGTATGCTTACATCAGTAATCAGCCCCACACTCCACAAGGAGAACATCATGTCCAGCATCTACAACGACGCAGCCCAAGCCATCAACGACAGCGAGTACGCCGCCGTCCTCGTCCGTGCCAACGGTGAGTACCAGACCATCCTTGAGCATGACTTCCCCGAGACGGTGGAGACCTACGACAAGCACGATGGCGCGTTGGAACTCACGATCCCCCACGGCCTCAAAACCCTCCACGGTTCCAGCAACCAGCACGGCTACGACGGCGCAATCATGCACACTTCCGAGGTGTTCAGTGCAGGCATGATCGCACGAGCGTTCAACGACAACCCCGAAACCGATCTGATTCACTTCTACACGACCACTGTGCAGGACGATGACGGGGAAACCATCGGGTGGATCGCCCTGTACTACTGAACCAGCGGCACGCTAGAATCCCACACGGGAGGACAGCGGGCCGTTGTCTTCATAACGGGATGTTTAAATTGTGTCCCTTAACCTCCCGCTAAAGGTGAAGCGTACACTTGTCTTCGTAAAACCTACACACGTCACGACAATTTCTTCGACTTGACTTGACTGTGAAGAGTTCCTATTGTACATTGAGAGCATCAGATCAAGAGAACAACATAAGACCAATGCTTTCAAGGAGATAACATGTCGTGAACAAACACCCGCCCATCACCTCGAATGAATCAACCACGTTCACATCTTTAAACATCTATTAGGAGAGTAATGAATAAGAAGAAGAACCTTGCTTTTGTTGGTGCCGCATGTGCTCTTGTCCTTGGGCTTACCGGCTGTCAGTCTGGCGCGTCAAGGGCTAGTGACAATCTTTCGACTGCTGCAGACAACTTTGAAATCAATCGCCGTGTGGTTTTCTACAATGGAATCACGGATAAGTACATGCTTACGGTAGAGGGTCGATGCTCTATTGTCGATGCAGATGGTCAGCTTGAGGTAACATGCAAGATTGGCCCCAACGAGTACAAGAAGCATTTCCTTGGCCTGTCTGACAACGTTACTTATATTGCGGAGCAGATTGATTCTGCTGATGTCAGCGAGTACCATCATCGTGTCATCTTCAAGCCGGAGAACGTCGTGCCGGACATTGACGTGAAGACTAGCGCCGATGGCGAGGGCGACTGACCCCAACCGCAACGGCCCGCTAGAATCCCACACACGGGAGGACAGCGGGCCGTTGTTCTTTCCTAGTGATAATTCCGTGTCCCCATGCCCCCACCTTGCTACCAAAAGAACCATATGCTATCATTCGATAAAACAATCATCGACATGGAGACAATCATGGGCATTAATCATGAGCGACACATCAACATCTCACAATGGGGCAGAGACGATCAAGGTCAACTCGTCCTCATCCGTGGGCAACACCCCATCCTTACTAACGCCGCCATCATCCTTAGCCAGATCCGTTACCGCTGGTTGCTTTCAAGGTCGGATACGGTCATCAACACCATGAACGCAGAGCAGACCATTTCCACATGGGCTGTCATCGCTGGTACAGGAGGAGAGGACACAGTACCCCCTACAGAGATGGAAAGCGTGCAAGCACTAGAAGTGCTCCGAAACGCTGCAGACCTTGCAAACGACAATTCATACATCATTCTGAACATGGCTGCCAACATGATCGAAAGGATCATCGAGGACGGTTTCATTGACTGAAAATAAAACGTGTTGCACGAGTTGCACTTGTCACGTCCCCCATGGTAGAGTTGAGTCATCAACAGGGAGAGTAACACAGAGTGATCCCTACTACTCTCAAGGAGAGAGCATCATGATGAAGAACGCGAACGCACCTTTCGTTGACCTGTTCGCATTCTCGAACAAGGGCCACGAAGTCTACGCGGTCTGCAACAAGCACATCGACTTCTACACTGAAGAGCAGATTCGCGGCACCACCAAGATGGAAGGCCCGTGGCAGTGCGACAATTGCCCCGAAGACTACGAGCCTGCCACCGGAACCGTGTACGTCGTCTCCGAGTGATCCGCGCTGATCGCAGACAGTAGATAAGCAATGGCCCGCCTAGTACCTCACACGATGGAACGGCGGGCTATTGTGTCGCAGCATCCGAAAACAATCACACAATCGGGTATAGGAAAAGTCCAATCCTGCAGCCTATTACTGTGTCCCCACATAGCCATAATGATCTCGAAACATGATGTAGACAATAGGCTGATAGCCTGATACGATTGCCTTGATACTCACCGTACAAACATAGGAGAACATCATGGCAAGCATCTTCAAGACCACCGCCATTACCACTGCACCCTTCAAGATCCCCTTCATCGGAAACCACTTCAATGAGGCTGTCGCCGTCTGGAAGACCGATGGCACCCTGCTGCTTCGCTTTCTCGCGTGGACTGCTGATGAGGGTGAAGTCATCGGTATCCGCGATCCTCGTCACGCTCACGAGAACGTGGTGACGCTAAGCAAGTACGGTACAGCGTTTGCTCACGACTTGATGAGAGCCGGTGTGCTTGCCCCCATTGATGACACAGACATGATGCGTGTGCTGATCTGAAAACCTAAGAGTTGCGCGCGTCACGTCCCCCGTGATAGATTGATTCCAACAATAAGAAAAGCAACTTAGGCGAACACCTACCATTCACAAGGAGAGATCATCATGGAGACCGTCCTGAATGAACTGACCAAGATGGAGACTACTTCCCTTAGCAAGCCCGAGGTGGTTCGCGCATCCATCATGTTCGGAGATGTCCAGACTGAAGCAAACATTTACGTGAGTTCTAACCTGTTCTACCTCGCGCATAAGAACGCTACCGTGAGCATCTGGGACGATCAGACGTGCGAGACCCTCGCCACGTTCGACAACGCCAAGGATGCTCACGACTACATGAATGAACTTCTTCAGCCCTGACGAACTACGGATGCCCGCTTGACCTTCACATGGGAGGATAGCGGGCATTCTTCTTTCACGGATTACTGGATTGTGTCCCTATCGACAACGACAGTCCACAACGATAACAAGCGCAAATACGCACCATAAGTTTTATACACGTCTTGTTTATGTCGTATTCTTGTGGTAATATACGATCACCAATGAGAATGACAAACCAGAGTTAACCTTACTTAAGGAGAGAAAACATGAGCGCTCACTTCGAATTAACAGATGAAACAATTCACTATGAAGGTCGCACGCTCCACCGTATCCGAGCCACACGAGACCTGCCTACTCATGACGTGAAGGCCGGTGATCTCGGCGGATATGTGGAACATCTGGGTAACCTTTCAGGAAACGCTTGGGTAGCCGATGATGCACGAGTATTCGACTACGCAGTAGTCTACGGTAACGCACGAGTAACCGACAACGCGCGAGTGTCCGGTGAAGCGGAGGTGTACGATAACGCGCGAGTAACCGACAACGCGTGGGTGTACGGTAACGCAGAGGTTTTCGAGAACGCAGAAGTGTCCGGCAACGCACGCGTAGAAGGCAACTCGACAGTGGAGTACGAAGCGCGAGTGACTGACGACGTGTGGGTGACCGGCAACGCGCGAGTAACTGGCAACGCACGAGTTTCCGGTTATGTACTGGTGGTTGGTAAGGCCATGCTGACTGATAACGCCTACGTATCTGGCAACGTATGCGTGTCTGGCAATGCAGGCGTGGACGGCAATGCACGAGTGATCGGCACAGCATGGGTATTTGGTAACGCACGCGTGTCTGGAAATGCGTTGGTGTCCGGTAATGCGATGATTTTCGGTATGGCAAATGTGTCCGGCAATGCACACGTGTGTGATAACGCGTGGGTATCCGAGCGAGCAGATGTATTCGGTGATGCGCTGGTGTCTGGTGAAACGTGGCTGAAGAACAACGCTGTAATTCGATCCACCGATTGAGTAAACAGCAGAGCGTCCCCTCGCTTGGTAAAATAATCACGTTAACAGGGAGGACAACACAGAGCAAAGCACTCCCTACCAATTTCTTCTGAAGGAGAGAACAGAATGAGCGAGCAGAACGTACAGACCATCGAGAACGCGACCCCTGACGACGTGCTCCCCGGCGACCACATCACCTGGAAAAAAACCTGGGCGGCGCGCGGCGTGACCTGCACCGAAATCCGTGAGGGGATCGCCCACCACCGCAACGAGGACGACGACTGGTGCGCCGAGGACGGCATGTGGATCGCGGGTGGCGACGGCAATGGCAGCGCCATCACGATCCGCCGCCCCGTCAAGAGCCTCCCCACGGAGGACGGCACACAGATCATCCCTGCCCACGGAGTTATCGAGGCCGTGTGGGACGAGGTGACCTACACGACGCGCCATGCCACCTACGACGCAACAGAAGGTGTCTGGGTGGGTGTCTGGCGGGGCGAGAACGACCACTCGACCTATGAAATGTACGCCAGCTACATCACCCCAGACACATGGAAGACGAAGGAGAGAGCATCATGATTGAAACGCTGATCGAGACGTTCATCGAAACGCTCAACTACGCGCACGCCTCTCACCCCTTCAACAACCTGCTCGCATGGATGGTCGCAGACATCACCCCCGTGCTGACCGATGCAACCGCTGCCGTCTACTTCATGATCTGCCTCATGATTCTCCCCTTCCTCTGCATCTGGGGAGTGTACTTCTTCAACGACCTGCAGAACCGTAAAGCCACCCCCAACAACACGGCACAACAGATCAACGACAACATGGAAATCATCCACGACGATACCGGCAAGCACATCCGAGTCGGAGATCATGTGACGTGGGGAACTGTCATGCTCAAGGATGACTACTGGGGCGATGGCAAGAGAGAAATCACCGGCATCACGATTCGACGCCCCAAGACGCACGACTGAACGCCCCCACGCTGCTCACTCCTGTCAGCACATCAGAAGCAATCACTAACGGCCCGCTAGAACCCCACACGGGAGGACAGCGGGCCGTTAGTGATTGAACAAAGCACACAGATGACAAAGTACACAGAACAGATAAAACACCATGACGAAAACACAAGATTATTACACCCAACATTGTGTCCCCACAGCAACCTAACCCCAAAGTCACGAACACTTCACAGCAACCTAAAGAAAACATCCCCAATAGGGTTGAAAACGAGACACACATATGCTACAGTGGATAGATCAGTAGTGTAAATATTCCCATAATCAGGAGCACAATGAGCAATCATAACATACAGACCATCGAGAACGCCAAATGCAAAGACGTACTCCCCGGTGACTACCTCATCTGGACACGGACCCGCCATGATGGCATGATCACCGTCACACAACAACGCGAAGGAACCGCCTACCACCAAGACGCAAACGGCGACTGGAAAAACAAAGAAGGTGCATGGATCACAGCAGGCGAAAGCGAACTCACCATCCACAGAACCCTACAAACAACCCTCCCCACAAAACCAATGACAGCCATCATCCCCGCTGACGGGCATGAACGCATCCAAGCCGTGGTAGAAGGAAAAAGTACAGAGCACGTGAAGCCGTCCTTGACCACAATGGACAATGGCAAGCAGCATGGCGAGAGTTTAAAGTTATCCTCACATCAGATAAGAAATTGGACATATCCTATAAACTGCACACCTCGGTCGCCCCAGAAAACATCATCAACGGTACATGTAAAGTAGAACCATGAAATACATCGCAGCCACCTTCATTCTCCTCGCCCTCGTCGTCATCGGCCTGAAGACAGGAGCGCAAGAGTTATACACAATCTCCGCCTACTGCGCATTCATCACAGCCATCATGGCCGCATACCACATCGACGTCAAGGAAACGAAATGACTACACAAGATCACACGAACATGCAGATCATCGAGAACGCACGAGCCAACGACGCCATCTTGGGAGACCACCTCACATGGGTGTGGAAAAGAAAAGTGAACGGGATGACCGTCATCGAACGCCGCGAAGGAATCTTCCACCACAGAGATGCTTATGGTATGTGCCGAAGCGAAGACGGCAGATGGATCACCTACGGCGAAGGAGACGGCATCACGCTCACAATCCGACGCGAGAAACAGCCTGACACCATCTTCCAGACACGAAAAACAGTCATCATCCCCGCAGATAACCGTAACTTTATCGAAGCCGTAGTATGCGGAAAAACATGGCGCACCCAGAAAGCCGTACTCGGTATAGGTGGATACTGGTATGGAATATGGACATCCGACTCTGAAATCAGAAAATGCATCGCCCGAGAAAAAGTCATCATCGGAACATGGAAGGTAAGGAAGAACTAACCATGAACAACCCAGACACTCTATACATCACAATCCTCACCGTATGGTCGATTGTCACCGTAGCCCTCTGGATCGTAGCTGGTTGCGTAGGAAGCAACACTACCAACTACGTCACAAACCGCTCACTACACATGCGCAAAATCGGTGCCCTCATCGCCATCATCGCCCCACTCTGGCCGCTGGCATCCACACTAGCCTGCATCTGGACCTTCACCACACTCATGCGAAAAGGAACACTCCCAATAAAACACGCATATTAAAAGCACAAATCATACAGCCCCTAGGTAAAACATGAAAAGAAAACACAAACGACACAATAAACAAAACCACCAACAGGGAGAACACCATCACACCAACCAAAACCAACACCAGCAACAGATACAAGAATGGACAAAGAAACTAGAAGAAATCGATAAAACAACAACACTACCCACGTTCACAACAAAAAACGGCATCACATCAATACAAAGAGAAAGAAGAACACAATGACAAGCATCAACAACCTCAAAGTAAACATCCTCCTCTCCCACCCCAACCTCACAGACCACGCCATCAATGAATACGTGAACAACCTCGACCCCAACGACCCCAAACGAGAACACATCACCAGCACCCTAGAAAACCTCAACAGTGATTACCCAGAACACAGAGAAATCGCAGCCATCAACCTCCGCATCCTTATCCTCGGAGAACACTGGGCCAAATGCCTCAACTGCGGTGACACCTTCTCCGTAGAAGACGCCGGAAACGACAGCGTATGCTCCCCACGATGCTCCAACGCATACAGCAACTACCTCATGGGCTAACACACCCACAAGAACACTCCACACAACGCTTGCACAGGGAGGCGTGTGCAAGCGTTCCTGCATATGCAAGCGTGCGTGTGGTAGCATGGAGAAGACACTTGCGCACGGAGAGGACACTTGCACACACTCAACATGAACAATTAAACCGAAAACCACCACTACGCAAACCTGTGTCCCTAAATAAAACCACACACGAACACCAGCACACATAGACAACACCCAAACCACATGATACGATTAAACCAACAACGACACCTAAGGAGAACACCATGACCGCCCTGCTCATCGTCATCGCCACCCTCGTGATCGCATCCTTCTTCGCCCTCAACCCCACCCCCAAGGCCCAGACCGTGCGATACGACAAGACCCAGCCCCGACACACCCCCGATACCCACTGGAACAACCTCGGCTGACACCAAAGGCAACACCACCAACCACAAGGAAACACACTGCTGCACCCAACCAGCAGCACACAAATGTCCGTCCCACGGCAGCAAGCGGCCCGTCCTAGTACCTCACACGAGAAAACAGCGGGCCACTTCACGACAAATTAATTCCCACACCACCTTGCGCATGGAGCGTCCCCCATGCTATGATTAAACCATCAACAGGGCAAGGGAAGAGACCAAACCCCCACACTCCACAAGGAGAACATCATGGAAATCATCTTCATCATCCTCTACTTCGCCATCTTCCTCTTCCTCCTCACGAAGAGCTCCGGCTACGTTGCCGACCAGATGGACGACATGGACGCCTGACCCCACGATCACAAGCGGCCCGCCCAGTACCCCACACGGGAGAACAGCGGGTCGCACCACATTACAAACACTACACTGCAACAACAACCGAATTATATCTCCCACGCTCACACAGAGAACATGCTCACACAGAGAACAATAAAAGTCAACTCACGAATTCACTACCCCGCCGACACAACACAAACCCACAGCACACTCCAACCTGACCACGGCGACAGCACACCCTAAGAAATAAAACACCACACCAGCATACACTACCATGACCAGAATTATTACTCTCCCCATGAAATTATTTCCTCTCCCCAAACTGTGTCCCTAAAAAACCTCCCCCACCGCGAGCGCAGCCCCCTCAAAAAAATAAAAACCTACGACACCGCCCGCGCAGCGCCGTCACCAACAACCTCCCCCGTCACACGCTCACGCGCTCTCCCCAGCACCCTCTCCTCCCCAACCTCACACAGCCTCCTCACCTAGCCATCATGCTCTTCCTCGCCCTCACCCCTGCTCCCAACAGTACCCTCTCCTCACCTCCCCCTCAGCCATCATCATCTCCCCATCACACTCTCCTCCCCTGCTCCCGCTCCCAACAGCAACCACCATGACCTCTCCTGCTCCCACCATGACCTCCCTCGCTCTCAACAGTAGCCTCCCATACCATGAGTTCCCCTCGCTCCCCAACCACCAACTGACCCATGAGTTCCCCCGCTCTGATCTCCACGCTCTCCGCCCACCATGTGATCTCCCTGTTCCACCGTGATCTCCCTGCCTCATGATGATCTCTCCTGCTCCATGATCTCTCCCCGCAACCATCAGTACCCTCCAACAGTCAACCATCGTGAGTACCCAGTTCCCCTCATGAGTACCCGCTCTGCTCCCCTGTACCAACGTGATGATCAACGCTCACGCGTCATGAGTTCCCTTTAGGTTCTCTACGGAAACTATCCCCCTCATGATTCCCCTTCTTCAGATGATGACCTCTCACGAGGAACCTACCTCATCATAGTCCCACTTTATTTCTCTGACCTACTGCTCACAACAGTGTGCGCACACCCGTTCTCTCCTCCTCATGATTACTTTACCCACGAGGTGAGATTCTCCGATCAACTCTCCCCATCAACTGTATGCGCACACCCATCCCCACGCTCACGCGTCATCACTCAGTACCTCTCTCACGAGCAACACCACGCATTGACTTATACCTCTCACGAGTTCTTTACCTACGTGGTGACCCCTGCCATCAGACCAACTATATGCGCACACCCGTTACCCCATGAGATCAACGTGACCATTGTCCTCTTACGCTGACCTTGCAACCATGTGCGCACACCCCTTCCCTCCCATGGGTGCTGTTCGATGCCATGGTGATCATGCCTCTCAAGAGTATGCGCACACCCCTTCCCATGTCAGCATGTACAGGTCACTGTTCCTTGAGCGTGTGCTGGTTGGTGATGATCGTGAGATCGTGTACTGAGCGCGTGGGGGTGTTCGCGTGAGCGTGTGTACTGGTTGTGATGAAGGCTGTGAGGGTCTTCATCGTGTTAACTGTGATCGTGTTCGTGGTGGTGGTATTCGTAGTTGTGGTAGGTGTGTTTGTTGTCGTTGTATTTGTATATATGTTTGTTGTAGTTGTAGTGTTAACATCTTGTCCACATGTAGAAGTATTCTTATCCACATTCGTTGTTTAGTTATCCACAGAAGAAGTAGTTCTGGGTGTGGCGGGAGCGGGATTGTTGATAATTATGATTTTTGATACAAAGGATTTCAGAAGCTTCTGAAATCTTTTGACAGTAAAACCTGGTTTGTACCCTGGTTTCTATTTTTATATTCGTTTTCGAATGGTTTCTATTTTTTCCTATTTTTTAGTGTTGTTATTGGGGTTTTTGGGTTGGGAATCATGTTTTGCACAGGGTGTTGATAATTTTGATTTATTTCTGGTTGTAGTAGTAGCGTTTTCATTGTTGGTGTAGTAGTGTTTTCATTGTTGATTTTTATTTTGGAGTGTTTGTTTTTTGTTTTAGGGTGTTGTTTGGGTATTGGTGTTGATTGTTTGGCGGTGTTAGTTTAGGTGTTTGGCGAAGTTGATTTGAATGTTTGAAAGTATTGGTTTGGGTGTGTTTGCAGTGTTGGTTTGACTGTGTTTGTGTTCTGTAGTATGTATTTGTATCGTGGTTGTTTTGTCTTCTGTTGCGTGGTTTTAAAGTTTGTAATATGTGTGGTGCGGTTTTGTAAGGCGCGATTTTAAAGTTTGTGAGGCATGATTTTAAAGTTTGTATTTTGTGCCATGCGGTTTTTAATACTTGGTTTAAGGTTTGTGTTGCATCATTTTGGAGTTTGTGATGCTTGGGTTTAAAATTTGTGGTGATTGGTTTTAAGGTTTTAATGAGTTATTTTTCTGTCTGTGTAGTGTCTTGTTGTAAAGTTTTAGGTTCAGTTGTGTTGTTTTTGGTTTAGGTTATATGGTTTTTAGGTTGGGCTGTGGAGTCTTTGAGGTTTGTTTTTGGGCTTTGATTGTGATGACTGTGTTGCGTGATTGAGGTTGGGTTGTGTAGTTTTATAGTGTAGAAGAGTTTGTTTTGTGTGCTTGTGTTGGGTTGGTTTGTATAGCACGTTGTGTGTTGTGGGATTTTATACTGGCGGTTTTGGGCGCTTGTTTGTGTTCTTTGTAGTCTTGGTGTGCGTTGTTTTGGTGTTTTGAATGTTTGATTTTAGGTTTTAATTTATACATTTTTGTTTTGTGTGTGCGTGGCTTTGGGTTGATTTGTGTTTTTGTAATCGTGGTTTGGCTTTGATGTCTATGCTCAGGTTATGTGCGCTGCTGGTGTATTTCTTTTGTGTGCTTGGTTGTCTTGTGTGCTTGTGTTCTTGTGTCTTTGAGTGTTGTTGGTTGTTGTGGTGTGCTTATGAAGTTTATTGTTGTGTGGGTGTTCTTAGTACTGATTGTTTTAATGGTTTGGTGTAGTAGGTGGTGTTTGTCTATTGTGGTGCTTTGGATGTTGGTTGTGGGTTTGTTGGCTTGAGTGTGCGTTGTTGGCTGTTTTTATTTATTTATTTTAAAGTATAGGATGGTCTGTTTTGGGTATTGTGGTGTGGTTGTGTGAGGGTGTTGTTTTGGTTGGTGGTGTGGAGTTTGCGCTGTATATTTTTGCGTTGTGGTAGGTTTATTTTTGTTACAATACATTGATCTGTTCAATTACGTGATCTTGGATTTTTCTGTTGGGATTGTTTTTGTTCAGGGTTGATTGTTGTGATCTTATATGTATATGGGATTCTAGTGTGAGGTGTGATTGTGATGATTCCTAGGGGTATGTCTTCTTTTGGTGATTCGGATTATGATTCTGTGGATGGGGAGTCTGATTTCTTTTTTGAGGATGATGAGGTTGTGTTGACTCCTGATCAGTTGAGGGCTGAGATGGAGAAGAATCGTATGCAGCAGGATGCTTTGATGCGTCAGGAGATTGCTCGTATGCGTGAATCTTTGGGGGAGGATTTTGATGAGGATGATTTTGATTTTGAGGGTGATTTGATTTCCGATTCTGATGATGTGGAGTCTGATTTCTTTCTTGAGGATGAGGATGATGAAGAGTTTACTGATGTGATTTCTTCTGATTCTGGTGATGCGTTGCCTTCTTTGCCTATGGGGTCTGCTTTGGTTGGCGTTGATGATTCAGTGGGTGTTTCTTCTGGTCAGGGAAGTGTTGATGATGTTGTTGGTGGGTCTTCTGATTTGGTTGTTGAGGATGAGGATGATTCTGATGATGGGGAGTCTGATTTTTTCCTTGAGGATGAGGATGATGAAGAGTTTACTGATGTGATTTCTTCTGATGCTTCTGTTTCTGGTGTTGATGCTGTTTCTGATCCTAGTGGTGATTCTGCTATTGGTGTGGATCGTGATGTGTTGGCTGATGTGTTGTCGGAGGATGTTCCTGAGACTCCTCAGGCTAGGGTGCATCGTGAGGAGTTGGATGAGTTTAGGAGGTCTGCTACTGAGAAGAGGAAGAAGAGTAGTAGGAAGAGTGCTCGTCGGGATGATTTCTTAGAGTCTAATGTTGTTGTGTCGGATGATCATAAGAAGGTTGGCGTGCAGGATTCTCAGACTGAGTTTAGGTCGAGGGATGCTTTTGAGATGGTTGTTGAGGATGATTCTGGTTCTGGTGATGGTGAGACGGAGATTATTTTTGGTGCTCAGAAGAGGGTGCGTAGGAAGCGTTCTGATGGTTCTAGAATGAGGTTGGCTGAGCAGGAGGTGGACTTTTTTAAGAGGTTGAATTCTTCTGTGAATAAGTTGCGTAATGATCCTGATGTGAGGGGGTTTGCTCAGAAGGCTTTGGAGAGGGATGGTTCTGGTGTGCGGGCTGTGCGGGTGTTGGAGCAGATTGTTGAGGGTGAGGATGCTTTTAAGAAGGGTAGGATGTTGCCTGGTGTGAATGCGAAGGATCTTGAGGTTTTGAGATTTTTGGCTATGTTTAAGTATGCTACGACGAGGAATATTTCTATTTTGGTGAATACGAAGCAGAATCAGACTAATTTGAGAATGGGTAAATTGTTGAAGCAGGGTTTGGTGACGAGGCAGAAGATTTATCATGTTGGTAGTGTGTGGTATTTGACTGAGGCTGGTATGTTGTTGACTGGTCTTGATGTGAAGAGGACGTTGAAGAGTGGTGTGACGTATTCTATGTTTAATCATACGTTTACTACGAATCATGTTGCTGCTCATTTGTGGAGTGGTGGTTTGAATGTGTTGTATTTGAATGATTTTCCTTCTGATAACAGGATTGATGTGAGTGGTAATCGTGTTTCTGGTGAGAATTTGGTTTCGGAGTTGCAGATTCAGTCTTCTTTGACGAGGTTGAGGGGTACTGAGGTTGCTGATGATTTTCGTCCGAAGATCATGAATAGGATGGATGCGGATTTTAAAACGTGGTTGTCTCATTCTGATCGTGCTAGAATTCCTTCTCCTGAGATGATGCCGGGTAATGAGTTTATGTGGACTTTGTTGCCTAGGCAGAGGGCGACGCGTTCTTCTTATCATGTTCCTGATCTTGTGATTGCACGTCCTCGTGCTGCTGATGGTTCTCCGCGTTCTATTGCTGTTGAGGTGGAGATTGCTAATAAGGATGCTGCTAGTTATGAGCGAACGTTGAGGGCTTATGCTGATGATGAGAGGATTTATAGTAAGGTTGTGTGGGTGTGTCATTCACGTGGTGCTGCTATGAAGCTTGAGTCTATTGCTAAGAAGGCTACGATTAATCTTTTTCAGAAGAGGAAGATTTCTATTGTTCCTGTGATTACTGAGGATGGTGTTTTCAAGGGGAATGATTTGTGGAAGATTTGATTTGTCTTTTTGTGGTTGATAATAGATGATGAGAAGTTTTTGTCTTTATTGTATATATGAGGTGGTGTTGGGATGAGTTTTTCTTTTGATGATGATTTGCCTGATGAGAATGATGATCTTCCAGATGAGAATGATGAGTTTTCTGATGATGATTTTTTTGCTTTGAGGGAGCAGAGTCTTTTGGATAAGACGGAAATCATTAATTCTACGTTTGATTCTGATGAGGATGATGATTTGCCTGATGATGATACTCCTGTTGATCTTTCTCGTTCTCCTGCTGATGTCTATATGGATACTAATATTGATGTTGAGGAAGAGGTTGTAGAGATCGTTGAGGATGATGACGATGATGATGAGGATGACTTTGAGAGCATTTTGGCTCTGAGGGATGGTGGTGTTGTAGAACAGCCTGAGAGCGATTCTGAGAGGGTTTCATCAGGTGGTGGTGTAGTTGATTCAGATCTGGATGCTATTCTCTCTCGTGCCTCTCTTGATCCTTCTGAGGGTTATTTTGATGAGGATGACGATGATGAAGAAGATGATCCTTATGCTCATATAAAGATTGATGAGATTCTTGCTTTTGGGATTGATAAGGGTGCCTCTGATGTGCATATTAAGCCTGATGCTCCTGTGTGGTTGACGATTAATAAGAAAGTGAGTTCTTATAATGATTTCGGGGTTATTCCTGTGTCTGTTGTGGAAAGGTTTTTGACGGAGATTGTCAGTAATGTGAAGAGGCGTGAGTTTGCTCAGAATCGTGGTGCTGATACTGCTTATGTGATTAATTCTGGTAGGCATAGGGGTGTGAGGACGAGGTTGAATATTGCTCATACTAGTGATTCGCCGGATATGACGTTCCGTATTATTAATTCTAAGATTCCTACTCCTGAAGCGATTGGTGTTCATCCTTATCTTTTGGAGTGGGTGAAGAGGGCGTCTGGTATGGTTTTGGTGTGTGGTGCTACTGGTTCCGGTAAGTCAACGACGTTTGCTTCTATTGTGAATGAGGTTTTGAGAAGAGATCCGAAGAAGATTGTGTCGTTGGAGAATCCTATTGAGTATGTTTTTGATGATTCTGCAGGTCTTATTGTTCAGAGGGAGTTGGGTACTGATTTGAGGACTTTTGCTGATGGTATCAAGGGTGCTTTGCGTCAGCATCCTCAGATGATTATGGTGGGTGAGATTAGGGATAGGTCTGAGGTCGATGAGTTTTTGAGGGCTGCTGAGTCTGGTCACTTTTCTATGTCTACTATGCACGTTGATAGTCCTGAGACTGCTATTACGAGAATTATTGCTCAGTATTCTGGTGAGGAGAGGCAGACGGTGTTGACTTCTTTGAATGAGCAGTTGATTGGGGTGGTGAATCAGGTATTGGTTCCTTCTAAGAAGAATGGTAACTTGATTAGTGTATCTTGTGCTCTTCCTGTTGTTGATGAGATCAGGCCCATGATCTTGAAGGGTGATACGTGGTCTATTAAACAATATATGATTAGGAATGGGTTGACGATGGAGCATGCTTTAGCTAATGCTGTGAGGAAGAATGATTGTACTTTGGAGGTTGCGGCTTCTTATGCTCCCAATTTGGAATTGTTCAATAAGATCATGCGTGGTGAGTCTTGATCTTGAGATTTTCCTGATGGTTGAGTTCATAGCAGAGGGGCCACTGATAGCAAGTGTTATCAGTGGCCCCTCTGCGTGTCGTGTATTTAATTGTTATCTACCAATGGCGAAGTTTTCGGCAAGTTTGTAGTTTCTTCCTGCTACGCCTTGTGCGATCTTCCTTATTCGTTTTCTAATGGTTGGGTCTCTGAGTGCTTGGTCCATTGATTGAGTGTTGGCTGCGTTTGCCATTAGTTTGGCTTGTGATGGGATTGCGGTGATGATTCTGACACCATTTGCAAAGCTGCTGATTCTTTCTGGTGGCATGTTTACACCAGTAGATGCTTTGTTGATGATGATACCGATTTTCCTTTTGGGGATTCCGAGTCCTTTTCGCTCAATGGGCATGGTGACGTTGGTGATCCATCTGCTCATGGAGAAGATGGAGTTGATCACGATGTCTGTGACGAAAATGATGAAGTCTGCCATGGGGTAGGCGACTTGTCCAAGGAGGGGGTCGTAGTAGTTCACTGAGGTGTCGAGGATGACGTAATCATACTGTGTTCTCAGGAATGCTATGAGTTCTTGGTAGAATCCTGCTTCGATCTCTAATGCTGTTTGCAGTCGTTGTGGAGCAAGGAAGAGGTCAACCTTGAGCCTGTCGTTGAAGATGGCAGTTTGTTCAACTGTCTCTTTGGTGATGCCATGTCGTTGTAGATGTGTAATGGTTGGCTTGACAGCACCTGTGATGAATCCTATTTGCCCGTCCTTGGTGTCAAGGTCGAGTACGCAGATTTTGAGAGGTTCTTTTTCTGCTCCGTCTTTGACAGATTGGATGGATGAATGAGCAAGGTAGGTTGCAAGTAGAAGTGTGATGGTTGATTTTCCTGATCCTCCCTTGGATGAGGTGCAGGCAATGATTTTTCCGTCACGGTCTCCTGATTGGTACTTGGACTTGGCTTCTTCGATCCTGTGATTGTTGTCTTCGATTTCTCTTTTTCGTGTTTCGATTTCTTCGTCAACAATGTTTTGTGGTTCTCTTCCTGCAAGTATTGCGGCAACTTCATTATCGTGCTTGGAGATGTAGCTTTCTACTTTGGAGATGAGCCTTGGTTTGAAGTTTTCTTTTGAGATGAAGTAAAGGTCTGTTTCATCTTCTCCTGTCATGTTGCTGAGGATGGATGAGACGCCTTCCTTGATCCTTGGTGTGTAGTTCTCATGGTACTCTAGAATGCCGAAGAAGCAGTAGGGTGAGTACTGTGCTGCAAACACGTTGAATGGCTGTGGAGAGTTGTCTGCTGTGGGCACGTAGAGGGAATCGTGGATGAGAATACATTGTATGTCGTTGTCGATCTCATCATTGTCCAGTTTGTCTGTGAACCCTTGTATGGTGGAGTCTGCGTAAACGAATGACCATTCTGTCACTCTTTTCATAATTGCAGCACCGATCTTAGGTGGTCCTATATATACTGCTTTGGGCTTGTTAACCATGCCTCTCCCTCTCGTCTTTACATCGAACAGTTTTACTATAAGTGAATATCTGTTCTTTCTTTTGAGTCCAGTGATTTCTTGCTTGAATCCTTGACTGTATTTATTTTAAATGTCTTGTTCTTAATTTATGTGTGTTTTTATTTGCTATCCAATGATTCATATCAAGAGTTGTATTATGATGATTTTAGCATATTCGTTCAGTTTAGAAGCAACAAAATAGGCGGGACATGAGCATCCCGCCTATTTTACTTATTCCCTATCAACTTGTGGGGCTTGCTGATGGGCTTGCGCTTTCAGTAGGTGTGGATTCAGATGCTGATGGGCTTGCGGATTCCTCAGGAGCGTCCTCTGTTGGCGCGGTTGAGTTTCCGTTTGCTGGGATTCCAGCGTTTCCTATGCTACCAGCGTCTGGTCCTTGTAGGGGCCTTCCGAATTCATCTCTTTCGACCTTTGAGAAGGTGTAGTCTGTGATTTCTCCTCCTGCAGACTTACCTGGCCAGATGGCTTCACCCTTGTCATTCTCGTACTTGAAGAATCCCTTGTAAGCGTTGAGGTCAGGGTTCTGGTACTCATTCTGTCGTGGGGAGAGGACAAGTTTGATCTGGTCTCCTGATGACATGAGTGCTTGAAGTTTTCCTGCATCTTGAGGTGACATGCCAACGTAGTATTGTTGTGTCTGTCCGTCTTGTGCCTCTGGGCTGTCAATTGCTTGTGCGCTGGAGAGGCTGTTGGTGGATACAGTGGTGTCAAGTGCAAGTACGTTGACGAAGGGGTAGTATGCTCCCTTGTCTTTATCGTATGCCATGATGTCGAAGTATGTGCCTCGGGTGATTCTACCGCCAACAGCGTTGTCTGGGCTTACTGCGAAGTTGGTGACAACCCAGTTATCTGGGATTCCTGTTGAGATATCTGTGAATCCTGATACGTTTGATCCTGAGACAATGTCACCCTTGTTCAGTGGGTATTGAGCGTAGATTCCACCTGCTTGAATGTCACCAATGTCGAGAGCATTAGGTGGTGCTTGGTCTTTGACTGCGTTCATTGGTTCAAGCATTTCTGGTGTGATCTGACTCTTTGCTGCCACTGGTGTGTTCAGTACGTAGAACTGGTCTGTTTCTGTGGCGTTCCTCATGACAAGTGCGACGAGGAACATGATTGCCAGCGCAATGAGAAGGACGACGATCCATATAATGAGGTTTGTGTTGGCGCTTTTCGTGCCGAGTTTATTTTTCATTTTTTATCCTTTTGAATGTATTGTGAAGCAGACATTATGAAATCAATATCATATTATTTTCCTTTGGATCTTCTTATTGCGGCGTCCTTTTGTGGGTCGCTTCTGAAGTAGTAATGCCATGATGATTTAATGGTTTTGATTTGTACTGTGGAGTAGTTTCCTTTCCAGTCCATCATGAGACATTCTCCTGTTTGGAGTTCTGTGAGGTTGTTTTCAAAACCTTCTTCTTCAGGTAGTTGCATTTCTTTAACAAGCATTTCTGCTTCTTTGATACTTGTTTTGAAGCAGAATCTCGTGGAGATTGTCACATCAATGTCGAAATTACTGTAGTGGGAGTTCTTCTGTGATCCCATGACGAGAGCAATATTCTTGCTTCTTCCTAGAAGTGCGATTTTCTTAATACATTCCTGTCCTGATTTGTTTGATGCCAATACCCATGCCTCATCGATGACCAGTGTCTTTGGTTCTGGCGTTTCTCTCATCATGAGTCTTGAAACAACTTCTGTGAGCATGAGCATGATTGCTGATGAGAGGTTTTCGTTGATGTTTGTTGAAGCGCCTGATCTCCTTGAATTATTTTCATCAAAGTCCTCTTCGTTAGGAAGTTTGAGTCCTATAAGTGGGAAGATGGTTAGACCTTTATAGTAATTAATTTTGCTTTTTGCTCCGCCACCTGGTGCAAAGAGAAGATTAGCATAGGGTAGTGTGCTGATGGATTCTAATTCTGATCCAATGTTCACAAGATCCTTATGTGTGGATCTTAGGAGGTTGCTGACAACATTGGTTAGTGATATCTGGTTTCTTTTATTTTCACTGGCTTGGATGAGGTCTCGGATTTCTGGTGTGAGCAGTGTGGATTCATCTCGTGTGATGCCACCAACAAGTGTATCAATGACTTGAAGAATAAGGCTGAGTTTGTCTCCTGGGTTTTCTCCGATGTAGAAGGGGTCTAGAGCGCCTTTCTTTTTCGCAATGTCAATGAATCTTGCATCTACTCCGATTTCGTCAGCAATAGGCTTCAGGTTGAGGAAGTCGCCTTTAAGGTCAATAACGATAGTTGTTTTACCAAGCAGCGCTGACATGGTTGTGAGCAATTGTAGGAGGTATGTCTTTCCCGATCCTGGTTTTCCGGTGATGACACATCCCGGTGGTTGATTGTTCCTTATGGGGGTGTGTAAGTCAAAGGGGACGGGGTTCCTTACGCCTCTGCTTGTCTGTCCTATGAGTAGGCTGGTAGATTTTACTGTCATGATAATCTCTCCTTAACTGGGGAAAAATAATTTTATTTAATAGAATTTTTATTTATGATTCAGTGTATTATGAATTAGATTGATCTTTCTTTTTAGCTCTTTTTTCCTCATCTTCAAGTTCGGCAAGTCGATAGAATTCTCTTCTTCGGCTGATCCAGATGTATGAATTGACTACATAATTGCCTTCCTCTTTACTGTAATATCCTTCTGTGTCAATCCATCCTTTAGGTGATGTGATGTAAGAGAAAGCATACTTGAGAAAACCGAGGAAACTTCTTCCTCCAAAAATAGGTTTGCTCGAAATGGATGCAAAAAGAATGGGTGGGCCAAGAATTATAGCAAGGTTGATGAGGGACATGTTCTCTATGCCAATGAAAAGGAACAGAGGTATAGAGTAAATTATTAAGCCACCTACGAACCATCCCATGAATGCCAATGGGATGGGTGCAGGAAGGCGAACGTCACCAATTGCATACATCGATCTCTTCCTGTTGAAGAAATCGGTGAACATTTGGACCGTAATATAGTTCTTTTCCATGGTGGCATTCTCTCCGCTTCTTTGTTTACGTCTTAGTTAAGTATCTTTTCATTGATATCATCAAGAAATTTCTTTGATGATAATGGTGATTTGGTAGTCCCCTTTAGAAGTTGAGTTCTCCCCTCTTTCAAAAGAGGTTCTGACCAATCTGGTAGAATCATCGTCTTCCCACCACCCACTGTCTGTCAGCCCGTCAAGGAGGGGTTTTACTGTAGGCCATAGGTTTGGTGGGTCTATGTGTCTTTTGGTGGGAGTATGTATGATACAGGTTGCTTCAAATCTTCCTTTGAATTCATATTCAAGTCCAGAGGGAGTATCAACAATAGGGAACGTCCTATCAATGTCTTCCATTGCTTCTGCAATTTCTTCTGGTGTGCAGTTTGCTTTCTTCATCTTCTTTGTAACTGATCCCTTTTTATTGCTTCTTTCTTGCAATCCCCTGTTACGATCTAAGTACTGTTGTGCTTCTTCTTTTTGAGTGTGCTCGTAAGCACCGGCATCCTGAGAGATCTTTCTCAGGTATGCGCTTCTTTGTGATTTGACCATCAAGTGAATAGATTGGTTTGAGTTGATGATTTTCTTTGCTGGGATGGTGAAAAGGAATTCTTTTGTTTTCATTGTTTACTCTTTCTTTGATTTTTGGCGTTTATGATCAACTGTTTTATTCACAAGTTTTTGATCTTATCCACCATCTTTCTCATGACAAAGATGCCAATGAAGTAAAGAATTGCAACGCCTGCCAATGCTAACCATGACCAAGGGTTGACGAACCAAAATCCGGGTGGGCTTGTAGTATAGGAGTAGATGAAGAGGGCAGGGAGGATGAAGCTGGACAACCAGATGGCTGGTTGGGGTTCCTTCATGGCAACTTCAATCTTATTATTGATATCTCGTCTTGATTTCATGACATCTTGGATTTTGTCGATCTGGTTTTCTAATCCAGATCCGCTTTGTGTTCCCTGAATAAGACATGAGCAAAGGAACTGAAGATCTTTTGATGGGGTGTGCGCTCTGAGGTTCATGAGGGATGTCACGAATCCTTTGCTGGACAAGATATCATTTTTAGCAGGTATGAGTTCGCTTTTAAGTGGATCTTTTGTCTTGTCTACAATGTTGATAAAGGAGATTTCATTTGACATTCCTGATTGAATGTTGGCTTTGAATGAGAAAAGGAATCCATTGAGTTGTTCATCAATTCTAGCAATTTTCTTATTGGCTGCGCTTCTTGCCATCATTCCGACAATGGACATTCCAATGACGACACCAAAGACACCAGCAAGAATGTTCTTGGCAAAGATTGATGCTGCAACCATGAGTATGAGGGAAAGAATGAGCATATCTGTTCCAGCTCTATTGGGGTCTTCAGCATACCTCTTGAATCCTGCTGCTTTAAAACTCCTGTCCCATCCTCTGTTCCATCTGTCCAATATGGACAGTCCTTTTTCCTTTTGAAGAAGTTCTTCATCGGCAGCGTCAACAGGATCTCTTGTGATTGCTTCAAATTGTGCTTGAAAGTTCTCATCAAGGGAATTTTGTCTAAGATACTTCTGAACAGCATAGGCTACTACGACCACCAGTAATCCTGAAAGAATTGCGATGATGTAGGGTAATAGTTGATCTAATGTCATGTCTTTGTCAACCTTTTCTCGTTTTCGTATTGGGGGATTTCAAGATGAAATCAACTCATTTTATATATCAACGAAAAGGCAGGTTGCCAGCGATTAGTGCTGACAACCTGCCTTTGGTTCTCATCAGTCATCTTCGATTTTTGGCTGCATCTCTTCTGGGATGCTACTGATTTCTTTCAATTGTTCCCATGTGAGATCTTCTTCCATGTTCAAGTTCTTGTCTTCTTTCTTTCTTTCAGATATATCTTGTACTTTTACCCAATCTCCTTGAATCTTTCCATTGGCATCTCTTCCACTGCTGACGAACTTCCATAGTGGGTAGGTTTCAACTGTAGGGATACCATCAATGATTGTAGGTCTATGTCCCACTTCTGAGACATTCACAATCCTTCTTGAATGGTCAACAGTGGAATATTGTGTGACAACAATGATGTCAAATGCCTGTGCAAACATATCCAGTGCTGCCTGGTAGTCAACCAATTGTGATTTCTTTGCCAGAGAAATCATTCTGTTGACGGATGTGCCTGCAGTGTTAGCGTGGACAGTGGATGCTCCGGCGTGACCTGTATTCATGACTTCCATGAGGTCAAGGGCGCTTTGGTCAGTAACCTCACCAACAATGATTACGTCAGGTCTCATCTGTGTAGATGCCCTTACCAAGTCTGTCATCTCTACAGGTGTAGAACTTGAACTCCTTGATGCAGGTTTTGTCTCCATGGCTTGAGCCAACATTTTCTTGGGGTTGGGCTTCATTTCGATGTTATCTTCAATGGTGACAATTCTTACTGTGTTCTTATAGAACCCTGTGAATGCATTGAGGAGAGTAGTGTTGTGAGTAGTGGTAAACCCATTGCCTATAGTATAGGTGTTTTCTGGTGTGTCCACAGTGATGCATGCCATTTCCTCAACTCTTCCCTCAACGGGTTGAATAGAAACAATGTTGACATTGGTTGCTTGATGCTCAATGTCCATCTCTTCGATCATTGTTTCCCATATATGGCTGTATCCAAGAGTTTCTGAGGAATTGATCTTAACTTCCCAGAGTTCTACATCTTCAACTCGTGTACCCTCTTGAACGTAACTTTCTTTCTTTGCAGTGCAGATTTCTACAATGTATCCAAGAGAGGACGCAATGAATTGAATGTCAGATGCCAGTGTTTCAGAGGTAACTTTAAGGTTCCATGTTCCTGTGGAGTTGCCGCTGTATCCAATGCTGTCAATTAATCCTGCAAGAAGGTGCCTTCTTGATTCCACAGAGGAGAATTTGTATTGGTCTTCAATGTGGTGTGGGCCAACATACCTGTCAGCATTGATCTTTATTTTCTCGATGCTTTCAGTGCGTTCAATAATACCATGCTGGACGAGGTTTGCCCTGTACTTGTTATTGTTTGGGGAATCAATGTCATTTAAGTAGTCAGGAAGAGCGCATTTTCTTCCAACTGAAATGCCTATCTTGTAGGGATGATGTGCGAATTCATCAGGAGTCATTCCTGATTCATATTCTACAGGGGTAGACAATGATGGTATACTGAATTTGTATTCTCCTTCACCGTTGCTGATTCCGCTGTTAATGATTTCTTCTGTGGTCATTACATGTGATTGACCATCAGTATCATAGACATACCAATTGTGCTCAAGATCACAGAATGCGACTTCCTTATTGGAGAAGACAACAGCATACACTTGACGTGCAGGCTGTGGATACTTTGCTTGCACAGTTCCGATGATGCCATTATGATCAATGACCTGATCTCCTTCTTTGATGTCATTCATGGAGATTTGACCTTGTGGGGTGTTGATCAAAGTGTCAAGTGTCAGTGCTTTTCCTGAGTGTGTTCCGCCTACAACCAGAACTGATGCGCCCTTGTAAATAAGGTTTCCTATGTAAGTCATGAGTTCTTCGCTGGCAGACCCAAGTTTCACCATATCTTCAGGAGTCCAGTATCTTTCAGGGTGCTTTCTGATGCTGAGGTTGGGTCCAGCAGGTGCAATTGAAGTGTCCACAGCAAAGACACGTGACTTGTCGGGGAGGTTTCCTTTGACGAGAGGAGAAGTTGCAGAAGGCATTTTACCTGTCGTCCTATAGATTTTTTCTATAAGGTCATAGAGGTGCGCAGTGTCAATGAATTGAGCACCTGGCACACGAGAAAGTTTTCCGTGTCTTTCAATTTGCACATCGTAAGGTCCATTGATGATGATTTCGGATACTTCTTTATCTCTCCATAATGGGTCAATGATTCCGAATCCCATGATATCGTTAATGGCAAGTGTTCTAATGATGAGAGTATCAATAGTAGATGTGAAGGGAGAATTTTCTATTTTCTCAGAAATGATTCCTTCAATCTTCCTGTATGTTTCTTCTTGTATTTTCTCGTCAGCGGGGTTGTCAAGTGCATCAGCAAGGTGATCGGAGAATCCTCTAGCCGTGATGGCTTCTCTGGCCTCACTGACGGCTTTCGCTACGAAGTCATAGTACTTGGTGAAATAATCTTTAGGAGCATCAATGAGGATGTCTGTAGTGAGTATTCTTTTTGCTCTTGCGCCTCCCATAGCATACTTCTCTTTTAATCTTCCTTCTTGTTCAAGAATGGCCTTTGCTACAGGATCGTTATCATGCGATGAAAGAATTCTTTGCTTTCTTTTCTCTGATGCCTCTTTCATACTGGCATCATCATTGAGCATTTCAACAAAGTCCTTGCTGATGTTGGTAGGCAGTCCAGTGGTGCGTCGTGGGGCATCTGTGGTTTCGCTCATAGGGTCATCATGGTGTGATCCAATGGTTCCTCTGTCCCTATCGTTTTCATTGTTCTTACGGTCAAAAATAGATTTCTTCATTTCTTCTCCAATCATCCAAGGGACTCGGCAAGTGATGCAGCAGATGGTGCAATAGCAATAATCATAACTGCGGGCATAAGTGTAGGCGTGAGGATCATAAATACCCTACTGGAAAGTGTAGCAACTTTCTTTTCTAGAAGCGTGAAGAAATCTTTTCGGGATTCTTCTGCTCTGGATTCAAGGATCTCCACAGTGTCTGATCCTCTCTTGTTGGCTTCCTGAAGCGCCCTGACGAATGTTTCCACACCATCATTGGGTGCTCTGAGAGCAAGGTTTTCTAGTGCAGCATCAAATGATCCACCTGATTCAACGTGGGTGACAATGTTTTTGAACTCTTCTTTAACCACGCCAGGCTGAAGGTCAGGGAGAATGTTCTTCATTCCGTTGACTACTGTGGCTCCTGATGCAACAGTGATAATGAGAAGGTCTAGGGCTTCTGGTAGTTGCCTTCTGAATTCAAGGTCTCTGAGGTTGGCTTGTTCTTTATACTTGGAGTGTGGTGTGATGTAACCCAATCCAGTACCGGCGAGAATACATGCCCACCATGGTAACCATGTTAATCCTTGTGCAAAGTATAATGATGCCCAGAGTGCAACGCCGACAATGGCACCGACGACGGCAAGGACGATTTGCATCATCTTGTATTCTCTTGCGTTGATGTTCCATGGGTTGCCTGATTTGACAATTAATTCTTCGATGAGAGGGTATCGCTCTTTGTTGCCCACTTGAACACCTTCAGGTAATGCTGTGTAGAGTTCGTTTCCGAACGCAGCAAATCCTTTCATAATGGGGTTCTTATTGAAGGCATTCTCATCATGGAAGACTAGTCCTCTAGTTGACTTGGGGACAAGCAGTTCATACATTATGATGATAAAAATCAGAGCAACGAGTATGCCAATGATGAGAGGGTAGTCCATAGTCTTTTGTCCTTTTGTCTTGTCTTATCCTGATGTTGTGAAATATCAACATATCCTTTTATTTACTAAGAGATTCGTTCTGGTTTTCTTTCTATTTTTCTGATCAGAGTTTTCTTGTGAGAAATTAATTCAATGGTAATTGGGCATAAAAGAATCCCACCCGTATAGAGTGGGATTCTCTTATTTATTTCAGATGAGTCTCTGAAACTTCAGATCAGATGAACCAGTCCCTGACCTTTATTGGTATCAGCCAAAGCGGCCTTTGTATGCTGCGTCATTAGTGATTTGACCATCAGCTTTCGCAGCGTTACCCTGAGCCTCACAGTTCTCCTGTGTTGTAGCAGCTGATCCGCCATATGTCTGTACACCAGTGATGCACCTAGCAGTGTCAGCACCGATTCCGAAGAGAGCGGTTGAGATCCAACCAACAACTGCGATTGCAGCAATTGCGAATCCGGCGATGATGATGATTGTCTGTACGAGGTCTGCGCGATCCTGCTCTTCCTGAGCCTTGGATGCAGCGATAACAGACTCAATGTTGTTAAAGAAATTCTTCATGTTATCAATTCCTGTTAGTAGTTCCATGGAAACAGTTATAACTTTATTGTAAAGTTACAATCAAAAATATCAGAAATAAATAATTAAAGAATTATACTTTAGAGCAAAGAAAAACCCCCAAATAATTGGGGGTTTTTCTATAGGTGTGCGATATCAGAAGGCAGTGCCACTCTCGTCATATCCATTTGACCAGAAGAAAATAACCTTGGAAGCACTAATGATTTCCTTCATCCAAGGGGTTGGTACTGTTGCCTTCTCCTTGTTCTTGATAGCCTCAACAGCATCTTCAGTGATGGGGTGAAGATTGTTGATCATCTCGAAAATGATATGTCGTGCGCGGGAGTGAGAGTTGATTGACCTGTCTGCACTGTCAAGGACATCTTCTCTGCCTTCTGTTTTCTTGTAAACAAGCAACTGAAGAATGTCGGCAGCACGAAGGATCTCTTCTGCAACAGGGAGAACATCTTCATGATCGGTGCTGAGTCCAGCAGCCTTGAGTTTTTCTACAGCAAAGAAGTATGCTGATACATTGGCTTGTGTTACAAATGATCCGGGATTAGATGCACCATCTCTGTTCTCCTTCTCCCATGCGGGAAGTTCGACAGCATGGGTGTTGCGACTTGAGAAAGACTGTTTGGCGTTGTTTACAGGAATCTCATCAGGGATTTCCATGTCCAATGCTGACTTGGGTCCAGTGACGGGATCTTCCTTAGGATTGGTTAAAGCCATGTTGTTGGAGGCGAAAATGTACTCTCCGTTTTCATCCTTCACTGCTGCAACTCTAGCAAATTTCTCATTGTCCTTGATGTCTTCGATGGGGACAGAGCGATCAGTATGCTTCTTACGATCCCTGACGGTTTCCTTTCGGACGTAGACAGGTGTACCGTTTTCAAGTGATTCGTCAAGAATTCTAATGATTTCTTTATCATCTTTGGAGATGGATGCTGGAAATCCATTATGCTTTTTAAGGTTGTCTGCAATGAAATGGTATTTGACCATTTTAGCGATCTCTTGCCTGTTATCAACGACGGCTGTTCCCTTAGTAACCTTGATTTCTTCTCTTACACCATCATTATCTGGTGCGTCGTAAGAGATGAATGGTCGTTCCATGTATGTGGCTGTGTTCTCGCTCATTTTATTTGCTCTCCTTTTTCGGACTTAAACTTGTATCGAGCTTGTTACACCGTTATTATAACAAGATGACCTCTCTGATACACATGATATCAGAGAGGTCAGAGAAAGATATTTAATATTTTTGTTAAGGAGTCAGGCTTGGAAGAAGTTCCTGATGAATTCGAGATTTGAGAACCATTCTCCAATTGCCACTATCTTGTTTGCAACCCACATGACCAGTACTTCAAGATCATAGTTGAATGCTGCCAGCACCATTATAATGAAGACTGCAATAAAGGCAAAGAAGAACATTGCTTTAAATGCTCCTTTGGTTTGTTCAACTGCTTTAGACATGTAAGATACTCCTGAGTACTAAATTTGATGATGAACTATTTTCTAAAATATGGATAAATTATTCGTCGTCATCAGGTGAATTATTCTTTTTACTATTACTGTTCTTGATACTCAACTGTTCTTTCTTATACTCTTCAAGTTGCTTCTTCTGGTTTTCGCGTTTTTCTCTTCTGAGTTCGCTGAGTTCTTTCTTTGTGGGTGGCACTTGCAAATGGGGTAGAAATATCTTTGCAGATTCTTCAAGATCGAAGAATCCGTTCACATCGTCATCCTCTTTAATCATAGATTTCATCTGTTGAAGGCTAAGATTCCCTTTGCTTTTGATAAAGTTCTTTATTTTGTCTGATTCTACACCGTGAATTTTCTTATATCTTTTTCCCGTTTTAGGGTCAGTTACCCACACGTCATCACTGTGCTCTGTGTCCTCTTCTTCATCTGGAAGATCATCCCAGTCATCATCGTTGAAATGGTTATTCGAAGTCATAAATTTAATCACCTTTTCTGGCTGTCTTGTTTTAAAGTTACTCAGAATTTATATCAAGGAAAGGTAGAAAAATCATCATACAATCTTTGATTTTAGTTCGTAAATGTTTTTTATTCCAATGATTTTGATTTTCTGGAACTTCTTGAGGTCAATGCTTTTGTAGGAGGTGTCTGGAATAATAATACGATCAAATCCAAGTCTTTCTGCTTCTTTGATCTTTTGCTCCATCATGAATGATCCTCGTATTTGACCCGTTAGTGTGACTTCACCCACATAGGCAGTTCTGTTCTTACTCTTGATGTCTTTTAAGGAGGACATGATAGCTGCAGCAATAGCAAGGTCAGACATGGGATCATGTACTTTGAGTCCTGAGACTGTTCCAACGAATACATCGTGATCTTGGAGTCTGAGGTTGCAGTACTTATTCATTGCTGCAATGATCATTTGTCCTCTGCCGTAGTCTGCGCCTTCAAATGTGATCCTCGGATTGGTGAAGAATGCTTCTGATGTGACCAGTGAGTGTATCTCCACGGGAATCTGCCTTACACCTTCGCTGATGAAAGTTCTTGATACGCCTTGAATGGCATCTTCATCTTCATCAATTAAGATTCCACTGGGGTCTGAGACTTCAGTAAGTCCTTCATCTGAATGCTGGAAGATTCCGACTTCAGATGTATCTCCAAATCTGTTCTTCTTTGCTCGGAGGAACTTCAATGGGCTGTTGCTGTCAGATTCAAGCATGAGAGTACAGTCAACGATGTGCTGAATTGCTTCTGATCCTGAGAAATCTCCTGACTTTGATACCTGTGAAATCAGAACCATTGTGATGTCGTGCTTCTTTGCAAGTGCTGTAAGGAAGTGTGCGGCTTCTTTAGATTGTGCAATAGAACCAATGGATGAATTGACATCATCAGATGCAATAGTCTGTAGGGAGTCAACTACAATGAACTTTGGTTTTTCTTCCATAATATGAGCATGCAAGGTAGAAAGGTTCGTTTCATTGATGACTTTGATGTTATCATTGTCAACATTCATTCTCATAGCCCTCATACCGATCTGCTGTACGGATTCCTCACCTGATGAGTAGAGAACTGTTCCTGACCTCTTAGCGAACTCTTCAGCGATCCTTAAACTGAGCGTGGACTTTCCTGATCCGGGGAAACCAGAAAGAAGGACAACTTCTCCTGTGACAAAGCCACCACCCAGAACTCTATCCAGTTCTTCGATACCTGTTTGGAATCTTTCAAGAACTGTCCCTTTGATTTCGTTGATGCTGGATGCTCTGGTTTCAATGCTTCCTGTGGATCGCGTTTTAAGACCTGTAGAGATCTTTTCTCCTTCAGGCGCATCAGATACAACCCTGATGGACTCATCGGTGATGTATGTTCCACATTGCGGGCAGAGTCCTGATGGTCTGTTTGCGGATCTCTTTTCATAACCGCAAATATGTACGTATGTTTTTATATCTCTTTTAGCCATGATTGATTATACCAAAGTGAGACGAAAGCAATTATAAGGTGAATTCGTGTATGGTCGATTGGTTTTAAATACTATAAGGTCAGTGGGAGAAACTGAATGCTTTCTCTTTTCCTGATAGAATGCTGTCAAGTGTTTCCTTGTCATCATCTTCTTCGATGAAAGTGAGGTGACTGATGTTACTATCAGTATCCCATGACTTATCCATGGAGATGTCTGTGGCTTTGCTTTCGGTATCGATGTTCAACCCTTTGATGGTCATGGTTCCAATGAATTTCTTGGTTTGATCACTTATTTTGTCATTGTTGACGTGGGTGATGAACTGGTTAAAAGTTTCTTTGTCTTCATTGAACCATTTATTGATCATTTCTTTTTCATTCTTTACAGGGGCGAGATTCTTCTTATCGATGCCGCCAAAAGATTCCAGTGCTGTTGCAATCCTGTTTTTCCTAGCATTAAAGGTCTTTTGTTCTTGGGATGCTTTTTCCCTTGTTTTATTTCTTCTTTCGATTTCTTGCTCTGCTTCTTTCTGGGTAGAGAAGTGTTGGTTTTCATCGTTAGAAGCAAAACGGCAGGAAGCATCGGTTTTTGCTCTACATCTTTTGGCTTCGTTATTATTGTTGATGTGGAATTTCACGATTTACCTTCCCATGAGAAATAAGTTTATTGTTTATCTAAACAATGGTAAAGAATTTAATTTACTTTTATAAATTGTTCACATTTTGATCAACGCAATAGTGGTCAAAATAATTCCTATCACGGACAATACTGTAAGGAGTTTGACGAGGATTTTGTTCTCAAAGTCACCGCCTGCTTTGATTGTACTCAATCTGACGTTCCACCACATTTTTCCGTTGATAGGGATGGGGAACCAGATTGGGGCGCCTGCTGTGGTGAAAATGTCTCCCATGACGTGAATTGTCATACCGATGAAGATGGCAACAGAGAGCCACCAGAAGTCGATTCCTTGGGGGACAGAAAGAAGTAATGCAATGGAGATGACTGCTGAGATACCAAAAGCAATCACTTCTCCCATGAGGGCTGATTTTCTTACTTTGTCCATGTATTCTTTAGCAAGAGTTGACAGAGCAAGGTGTGTGAGAATGAACACAGTGACCATGCCGATCAGCCAACCTAGAGTGACTACAGGTTGATTAGGGATCATGCTTAAAGATATCTCGTGATCAAGTCTTGTTCCAAGCAATACGAGCAAGGAAATCAATGCTGCGCCAGGAAGCGTGTGATAGAACCCTCTGTGTGGGTTGGGTTCGGCGGGGTCACGCTTTGTTCTCACTGTGTTCTGGACGACAAGGGAAGTTCCCCTGAAGAGACCACTGATAGCAACGCCAAAGAGTCCAAGATCGTTTCTTGCCCTTGATGATGTGTTGTCAAGGTCATTTAACATAACTGAACCCAAGACAGCGTTGATTGAAAGAATAATAACAGGGAACACAGAACTGCCAATAGTGGATTCAAGAAAATTCTTCAAGTCGCCAAAAGCCAATCCGATAATGCCTAATGACAAAGTAACTACAGCCAACGCGCTAAGCGCATGAGTATAACCCATGAAGCCAGAATCTCTGTCTTTGTGGACTATCCTATGAACTATTTTGTGCCCGAAGCATTCTTCATCACAATCATGGGTCATACTCTTCTGTAAAGACATATAGATATTTCCTTTTCTTTAGCAATTTAAAGGAAATATCGGAATGTCACACTATCTCAGGAGATGTTTCCCCAAGAAGAACTTTCATCTCAAATGGGTCTCCTGATACAGACCTTGCCTTCAACTGAGGAAGAAGCATTCTTCCGTGTGTATCAGATGCTGTAGAAATCACTGGTTTGCTTCCAACGAAAGCATCAATGAGTTTTCCTTCACCTTTTCGGAATCCCTGTGTTGCTACACCCATTCCACCGCGACCTTTAATTGTGATCTCATGCAGTCCAGTTTGCTTGATGGTCTTGTCAGAGAGCGTGATCACAACATTCATTTCTGCTTCAGGGTTGACAGTATTGAAATAGATCACCTGAGAATCATCATTCTTCAATTTCATTCCCTTAACAGAACCAGCCTTATGTCCCGCTGGTCTGACACTGGATGATTCAAAGAGAATAATGTTTCCATCTGATGAAACCATAGAGAACAACAAGTCATCCTGTGTGCTGATCCATCTGCATCCAACAACCTTTTCTCCCTCTGCAAGAGAGATGACAGGGAAAGTATCCTTTGTGGGGTAGTCTCCTGCCTTGGTGATCTTAATTCCACCATTGGATGTAGCGATAGCAAGACCAACATCTTTAGCCCTGGGCGCTACCTTGTCCTTTGAGATTCCTACAACTATCTCATCAGGGTTGACCTCCTCCAATCCAAAAGCATGAATACCAAGAGCAACGTCATCAGGAATGTAAGAAACAGGGATTCTGTGACCATTTCCCTCACTGGTGACAATGACAATAGTTTCCTGAGTTTTCGTCTTGATCTGCTCTATTGCAGGGGTGTGATCAAGAGTTCTTTTGTACTTCTCGTCATCATAGGTAAAGGGTTCATAGGTTTTCAAGAAGTGTCCATTGGCAAATCTCGTAATGTAGCAATCAATGTTCTTAGACACGTTCCTGCTCATCTGAAGCGCCTTCTTCTTTCTTTCAGCAACATCTTTTGTTGTGACATCAAGAATTGTTGTTCTTCTTTCAGAATCAATGACTTTCTTTGTCTTCAAGAGTTCCTCAATGATGTTTTCATCAAGCAATTCAGGTGTTGAAAGAATACGATTGATCTCCTCGACTTCTGCATCAAGTTCTTTCTTTTCGCTCTCGATAGCGTGAGCATCAGATTTTGTCAACCTTCTCAACTGCATTGCAAGAATATAATCAGCCTGAGAATCAGAAAGTTTCATTTCCTTGACCAATTCAGCCTTGGCTTCTGCTTGAGACTCTGATCCTCGGATAATCTTGATCACTTTGTCAAGGTCAACAAGGGCAAGCAAGATTCCTTCAAGTTGATGAACCTTGTCACTGATCTTCTCAATCCTTGTATCAAGCCTTCTTACAGTTGAGATTCTGCGTGAGTCAACAAAGATCCTAATCATGTCGAAGATGGATGCTTGCTCAACTTTTCCATCAACAAGAATGTTACTGTTGACAGAGAATGACGTTTTCAATGGCGTTTTGTCCATCAGTTCTCGTGCAATATCTTTAGGGTTGTGCCCTACGTTGACAGTGCATTCGATAAGGATTCCGTTGGTCTCTTTATCACTGAGATCTTCTATTGAAGAAAGACCTTTGGCAAGAATCTCATTTGGCTTAGGTTTTTTATTTTTTGAAGTAGGCTTAGGATCAATAAGGGATTGAACCTTCTTCTTGATAGCCTCTGCTGACACACCATAAGGAATGTCTGTGAATATAATCTTCGCAAGCCCCTTCTTAGGATATTCAATCTCATAATGAGCCTTAATATAAAAGGTTCCTCTACCTGTTTCATAGTAGTTCTTGATTCCGTCGATACCTTCAACTACACCGCCGTCAGGGAAGTCTGGACCCTTAGAGATTTTGAGGATTTCATCTACACTGATCTCTGGGTTTCGGATGTAAGCAATTACAGCATCCATCACTTCAGAAGGGTTGTGAGGTGGGACGTTGGACGCATACCCAACACCAATACCACTTGTTCCATTGACAATAAGTGCAGGCCAACGAGATGGTAGAATAGCGGGGATTTGATTCTCTCCGTCATAACTGTCAATCATGACGGCAGCACCTTGGTTTACTTCAGAAAGAAGTTCCATTGCGGCAGGTGTGAGTCTTGCTTCCCAATAACGTGGTGCAGCAGCCTCATCTCCTGCTACCTTTCCAACTGTTCCTTCAGGGTCAACAAGGGGAACTCTGTTAACAAAGGACTGCGCCATACGTGCAAGGGCATCAGAGATTGCTGCATCACCGTGGGGGTGATAGGAACCCATAGTGTTACCGACAATCTTAGCGGCCTTAACGTGCTTATCCTGACTTGTAGCCTTGGTCTGGTACATGCTCCAAAGGATTCTTCTGTTAACAGGCTTCTGACCGTCAGAATCAGCAAAGGCACGATCTGTCAAAACCATTTTGGTGTAAGGTTCATACTCTTCAGGAAGCCAGATTGATCCATCCTTTTTGATGACTTCTTTGGCGAAATCTGTTTCGTCAGGATCTTCATCCATCTCTTCATCACTATCATCAGGAATAGTAATGGGGTCAATGATCTCTCCCTCTGATGTCAGGATCTCACCAGTGGCCGTATAACGGGCTACAGTGTTGCCTGTGTCGCTTTCCTCTGTGTACCTCTCATCAGCGTCTCTAGCGGCCTTCCTGATGCCTTCTAATGAGGTCTGATCGCTCTTCTGGTTGTCCTCTACAGAGGTTGTCTTATCCTGTGCTACTTCATTATTCTCGTCTGTTTTTTCATCAAAGCCATCAAAGGCGTCAAAAAGTGAATCCGACATCTATTTTCTCCTTGTACTTTAGCATTACGCTTATTTTATCAAGAAGAGGTTCGTACAGTCTCATATTTCGTGCCTCTGATGGGCACATGTTGATTTAATTTTTTGAGTAGTATTAGATATGGAGATTTCCCAAGTTAATTGATTGCTTTTGAGCATATCTTTTTGTGTTCTTATCCACTACCTCTTCGCCCAACAATTCTACAGTAATCATAGGTGTTCTCATACCTGTTGCAACAATCGTCAAAGACTCCATGAGATCATCAAATGACAACTTCCTCTTGTGTCGTTGGCATGCTTCCATGATATCAATCGCATACCCATCTAACCCTTTCTTGTATGATTCTACAAGGAACTTGATGGCATCATCAGGAAAAACACAGTTTGCGAGATCATCGAACACAAAAGATGACAAATTGAGATCATGATACCTTTGTATCTCTTTTAGTTTATTGGTTTGTTTCAGGATCAATTGTTCTGACGCGGTGATGGGTGTGACATTTTTACCCATCATAACTTTGTTGAAGAAATCCTTTCTTACTGAAAATCTTCCTGTATCAAGATCCATGTATCTATCACCTTTGTGTCATTCATCTTTGTTATCTTCGTACCATTGCGATGCGTCTGAGAAATCAAATCCCTTTGTCATCATTGATTTCAAGAATGTATTCCTCTTGTCAAACTCTTTTTCCTTCTTCTTGTATGTGCTCGATCTCAAAATTTTTCGACCTGCTATGTCAAGAGCATCATTTATATCTTCTTGTGTGACATATTTTTCTACAACTTCATCAAAAACTGTCCTCGACACGCCCTTCTGCATACATTTAAACCATGCATTTTTAACGTTTTTGCCAGATCTAAGGTAGGAATTAATCACATTCTCAGCAATATTATGCTCATTCATCAATTCGTCATTATCACTTTGAAGAGATTGCATGACTTCAGCAATGACATCTTTGTTAACTTCTTCTCCATCTTCTGATTCAACCATCACACCATCAACAGGATACCCTTTTCGGATGAGTCTATCAATGAGTTTTGATTTCCCAGAGGGATAACGCTGTGCATACCATAACGTAGTATTGTAAGCGTATTTTTTAATCCTTTGGTACTCTTTTTCTTTAAGAGGTCTGTCTTGAGGAATTTCTACTGTTTTTCTTTGCCTGTTAATGAGTGTCATTTATCAACCTTAGTTAATTCATCTGGAAGTGGCTCAGGTTCCTTTCCTTGTGCCCATGTAATTGCGTCATTGATTATTTGCGGGTCCATTTGTACTTTTGACATGCCATTGAGTCCCATGATGAAGCCAGCAAGAACAACGAGGAAACATAGAGAGAGCATAGACACTACGCAGATAATGACCATCTTCAGTATGGGACTTTTTTCTTTGACGTAAACAATTCTCTTGCCTGACGCGGGATCTACTTCAACGCTCATATCTTACTCCTTGAATGATTGAACTTTTATTATTAAGAATATCTCTCATCAAGCAATAATTCTTTGAAGATCTTCTACAGGCGGCTGGGATTCAAATGCTTTTAATGGCTTACCGCCTCTGAACTGCGAGGTGTTTGCAGCAGGGCAAATCTTCACTAATGGGCACCATGCGCACAGAAAACTAGGGCCATACTCAAAAGTGTTGTTCTTAATAGAGTTGGAAAGCACCTTATCTGCTTCTTCTACGTCATTAACAGTTTTCTGGATGAATTTTTCATCGTGTACGTCAACGTTGACGATATCTCTGGCAACAGGAAAAATCAGCCTTGCTTTGGATACAGAGATTCCTTTTTGCTCTAGAAGGATCTTGTATATCACCTGTTGTCTTGCTTCTCCGAGACCCATTTCATCTTTACTTCCTACAGTATATCTTTTTGCTTTCTCGCCAGTTTTCCAGTCTTCGACAATGACTGATTTACCATCGCTTTTCTTATCTACCGTAAGCCTATCAATAAAACCTAGAGTATCTCTTGATGCTTCCCCAATTCGCCCTTTGATGAAGACTTCCAATCCTGGTTTTGGTTTTCCTCTGTGATCGAGGTCAACCATAGCGATCTCAACGTTTTCAGGTTTTGCCCCCATGGAATAGTAGCCATTGACAGCATCTCTAAGCCATGCAATCACTTCTACATCTGATGCCATAGAGGAAAATTCTTTTGACAGAAGTGTGCTGTTGACAAATTCTTTTACTCTCTCAGGTGTTCTCTCTTGATTTGGCAGGGCAAAGAAATCTTCCATGACTTTGTGGAATAGGGAGCCTTTCTTTGCAGCCATGCTGCCACTATCATCAAAGACATCTCTCTCAACAAAGCTTGAGAAGAGGAACTTGGCAGGACATCCCAAGAGGGCCGTGACTGCAGAAGGAGAGAGTGACTTCTTGTTCAACTTCTCCGCAATTTTCTCGTCAATCACGTGGATTCCCTCTTCATCTAAAGAAATCACGGGGCTATAATCATCTGGTATAATCAAATTTGGTGCCATAAGTTATCATTCTCCTCTGTTTCAGCATTATTTTAACAAAAACAATCAGAGTAAGGCCATAGCCAACACAGTGATTCCATTGTAAAACACATGAAAAAGAATAGGTGGGATGATGGAGTTTGATTTCACAACCAAGAGTGCATTGGCAAGACCTAGTAGACCTGTCCACAGCGGGATAAAGAAATCAGTTGCTGTTCCAGTAAATTGAATGTGAGCAAGTCCGAAGAAGACAGATGACATGATGATACCGAGTTTTAAACCTGTATTCTTGTTCTCTGTGGAATGTTCAAAAGTGGAGAGAATATATCCACGGTAGAATATTTCTTCCATTATGGGGACAAGGATTGGGACAAAGACAGCCATGAGAATAATTCCTACTACTCCTGGTGCTTGTGAAACTGAAGTTGATGTATCACTTGATTCAACGCTGAGTCCCATTTGCCCCATCAGCCATGCAGCACCTTGTAGTCCAGCGAAGAAGAGAATTCCGGCAATCGGCGCTATGAAATACCACTTCTTCTTATTGGGAAGTCTGAATCTTAATAGTTCCTTATAGTTTTTCGTATCGTCAGTGAACCAAAGTCCGAAAATCATAGTTGCGAACATTGACAATGAGGTGACAATCAACAAAATCAGAAGTGTGGCAGATGGGAATACAATGAGTAAGAGTGATGCGACTATTGAGAACACAATTGTAAACGCCATGACTGTCAAAGGAGAGAGGAATCCTAGAGCCTTTCTTCTCCCTTTGATGTTCTTTACTTTTACATAGATATTTTCATCGTCTTCTTTGATGACTTTCATGTTCTGTTCCATTTTTCCCTCTTCTTCTGTACGTTGGTTGTTAGCAAAAAGATTACGCTGTGTCTTAGTCAGCATTTGACTGAACAGCGCAATCTTTATTTAGCATTCTTATTTATATATCATTTTATTTCACAAAGACGCCTGCTGATCTTCCCAAACGATCAATAGCGACATATAACGCTTTCACCTCTCCAGTGCTTTGATCAGAAAGAATCCAATTCTTATCAACGTTTACAATGATGTTTGGGGACGGGTTGACTTTCTTAGATGAGTATCTACGATACATCTCTTTATAGGCATTTCTGAGTTCTTCTAATTTATTGCTTGAATTAATCATGTCATTTTCCTTATTGCTTTAGTTGTTTTCATTGATCAAGGCATCAAGTTCATCATCCCAATCATCCTCTGGGCGATGGAACTTATCTTTTCCTATTCCTCCACCAAGTTCCGGCCTTACAAGAGATTCAGAAGATTCTTGTGCTGCTATTTCATCTTCTTCTCTCATCTTGTTAATGATACTGCTGTTATCAATTCCTTCTTTGGCATCAAGGTCTGCATTTTCAAATTCAGATATATTGGTGATGTTCTGAACCTTTGGTTTTCTTTCAGACAACGGTGATCCGTCAGGGTTCTTTCCGACACTGGCGAGATATTCATCTATCCATGAAGGTTCTGCAAAGAATCCTTGTCCGTGGTTTCCGTTTCCGTGAATCTGAAGATAGAGTCGTCCACGTGGGTTTGCCTTTACTCTGGTTCCTTCACTGCTGTCAAGAATCATGCTGGATGCTGTTGATCTAGTTCTGCCACAGTTGATTCTCACGGGGTGATTCTCTTTAGTTTCACCAGCAATGATGGTAGCGTCAGGTCTCTGTGTTGCATCCACTAAATGAACACCTGCTGCTCTTCCCAAACGGGCAATAGATCCAATAATGGCAGATGCTTCTCCTTTAAGTAGTGCTTCTTCTTTTTGCTCATCAGTGACTGCTTTTCCTGAATCACCGAGTAACTCACCCATCTCGTCTACCATGACCATAAGTGCCTGACCTGCTTCTGGTAGATCAAGGAAGTTGTTAATTCCCAACTCTTCCATTTCTGTGTATCTTTTCATCATGGTCTGTTGGGCAAATCTTAGAACAATGAGTGCATCTTCAATCGTTGTGGCAATTCCAAGGACAACATTTGAATAAGCACGGAAAGCTGAAAGTTCTACACGTTTAAGGTCAATGCCAAGGAATCTCCACCTATCTGGTCTCAAGATAGCACCAAAAATAATGTTCCTCTGCACCACAGAGTTGTGTGTAACGAAAGATACTGCGTCTTCTCCACCAGATGCAAACAACCTGTTGGCAGAGTCAACCTCAATACAACGAGACATTGTTGGAGTGACTTCTTTCATTCTTTTAATTTTCAATGGTTAACACCTCTTCGGATTTCACGATTATTGTGTTGAGTGAAAAGGGAGAGCAACGATATCAATTGCTCTCCCGTGTTCTTATTCTAAATAGTCACTTTACGAGATCATGTATGGATTCAATGAATGCATCATCAAACTCAAGAATCTCTTTCACCTGTAGAACGTGAGCGTCAACCTCATCTGTAAATGGCACATCTGTTCCTCTGATGGAAGACAATGCGGTGATAGTGCTTTCATCTACTGGGATCTTCTCTTCATTGATCTCTTCGATCACTCCGGTTTTAACTTCGTTTCCGTTTTCGTCTTCATGCTCTTCTACTCTGACAATGCCGGGATTCTTGACCTCTGAACTGAAGGCAACATAGTCATCAGGTGTGATCAAACCAAGATCAATTTTCTCAGAAAGAATTCTCTTCAATTTTGTGACCATAACCCATGACTTGAGTTTGTCGATGGTGTCAGAGATCATGATTTCTCTACTGGATAATACGGAGAGAACGCCTCTCTTGGGTTGTGTGACATTCTTGTATGTAGAGAGAATGTCTTCAGCAATTTCTTTAACAGAGGGGGAATTCTTGTTGATGATCTCAAGGTTGTAATTTTCAATGAATGTGTCTACATCCTTGAAGATTGTCCCTTTCAATTTGTCGCCAAGTCTGTTCTCAAGATCTTCACTCTTAGCAATGTACTTCTTGCTCATATTTATCTCCGTTCTTTAAGTTTTTTGTCCTACTTTTCATATCAGAAAATATAGTGGGACATCATTTGAAGTCTTTAATTTTCTCCATATCGAAAACCCTCTTCATTGAGTCATATGGCTTGATGGCACAGACGACAACTTGAGAGACCAATGATGAATTAATGAATCCTTTATGTTGAATTCGCTCATATTGAAAATCAAGGGTTTCATAAAGGTTTTCAATCGTTACCAATCGGAATGGTGCTTTCTTCCAGTTATTGTCATAGACAACAAAGATTTTTTCTTGGTTGATGACAACAATTCCAGATACTCCCACTTTCTTTCCAACATACTGTCTCCATAAGTGCTTTGCCTCTCTTGTGCTGACGTTTCCGCCGCCGAAGGATCTGCCCTGTCTCAGTACGGTGTTTTTATTACTGATAGAGTATTTTCTCTTTGATTTCCATCTTTTTGTATCAATGATGATTACATTGTTTCCTATGATTAGAACGTGATCAGTGTCTCCGCCTTCAGCAACACCAGTTTCTTCATCAATGTACTCTTTTCCCATCCCCTTGATGTGAACTGAATCAATAAGGACAACATCATCTTTATCTTCCATCCATTTTCTGATGGAGTAAGATGTTGATCTTTCTCCTTCCATACCGCTTCTCACTAAAGGAAGTCTGAAGTCTGATTCGTGTTCAGGGTTGTTGACATGATGTGTGAGAGATGCACCTGCAGACCCGAAGTATCTTCTACCTTTATGAAGCATCTCTTGGATTTTTTCTGCTACTTGTGGATTAACACCATAGATTTCATTGTCAGGTTGTATTATATCTGTCATCTCAACTCCGATAGTCCACGGGAGTTAATGACTTTAGTTCTCTCATCATAAGGCTTGATGCATCTGACTACGCATTGAGCAACCAATGTACTGTTGATTTTGTTTCTGTCATCATCATCAATCTCATCGTATTTTTTGTTCAATAACTCTTCAAATCTTCCGAATTCCACTACTCTAAAGTCTTGTAAATACCAGTTCTTGTTTCTGATGACAGTGGTTTCAGGGGAGTTGATGCATACAATTCCTATTAAGGATGCAGATTCATCAAGGTAATGATACCATTGGTAGATGTTCTTTTTCATAGGGACATCAGAGAAAGCGAAAGTTTTCTTGGTCATCAAGACTTCACCTTCGTCACCAATGGTATAAGTCTTCTTTTTAGGCCATGCTGTCGTGTCTATGAGTATGACTTCATCCCCAATGATCACAATGTGGTCAGTGTCAATGCCATCAATGATTCCTTTTTCTTCATCAACTTCAGATGGCTCTGAGTTTTCCGCACCAGGCACACGGGCTGATTCAATCAGGACAGCATTGGGCTTGTCTTTCACCCAACCCAAAAGAAATTTTGATAGATCATTTTCTGCTTGGAGGAATTCTTTTGCAATAGTACGTTTGACGCCTTTAATTTTATACTCTTCAGAACCAGACTGGTGCATCATATAACTTCCTGATACACCAAATCTTCTTCTCCCTTTATCTTTGAGCATACTGTAGATTCCCTGTGCCACTTTGGAGTTTACGCCTTCAATGGAACTATTGGGTTTTTCAATATTTATATTTGTCATTTAGCATCACCGCTTACTCTTGCGAACATTCCGTGCAATTCTCCTTGACATGTGAAATCTATTTCTTTGGATTCTCCTGACTGTAATTCAACAAATGTAGGATCACACGTAATATCTTCTTGGTGTAGTACCCATGTTACGGGGTTAAGGGAGGGCTGCCATGAATATACAGTCATGGTGACATCTGCTCCCATTGAAACATCAGAGATGTTTTCAACTTTCGCTGATGCCGTTCCGTTGTCTTTGTTGAATTCTCCTTGGGAAATTGAGAATTTTGCTTCATCTGGAAGTTGAGAGGTGGTATTTGAATCAACAGACTTCCAGTTCAAGAATACAAGTAACAGAATTAAGAAAACAAGTGGGAAGAGAGATGCAATCTTGCGAACAATGTTTACAGCACTCTTTGCAGCCCCAAAGAACTTTCCAATAAATGGGATACGAGATAAGATGCCAAGAATCCCTATGATCAGAGAGAAGGAGAGATCTACGAGTTTGAAGTATAGGTTCTTGACGAAAGAGTAAACCCATCCAATAACAGGGATCTTTGAAATCTTCATACTGAGAGGATTAGAATCTTTCTCACTTGAAGAAGATCCTCGTGTTTTAGGCTTTTCTTGATCTGATTTCTTTTTATTCTTTGATTTAGACAGAGACTTAATAGCAGATGTATCTTCCATTTCATCTTCGTCTTCTATTTCGTCGTCAAGGATGCTTAGGTCTGTATCATCTTCTTCAGTCCAGTCTTCCTCATCTGTGTTTTCCATAGTGGAAAATGGATCTGAAGAATTCTCAAAACCATCCTCATTTCTTTCCCATTCCAAGCCTTCGCCATTGATGTCAATTGCAGAGTAGGGGTTTTCTGGTTCTGGATCGTCTTTGGAATCAGAGAATTCGTGAGATTCAAACGTTTCGTGACTATCATTGCCTTCAAGTAATCCGTAGCCTTCATTGGAATATTCATCATCAGAATCTTCATTCATGAAGGAGAATTCTGAACTGTCAAATGAGAATTCTTCTTGATTTTCTTCATTGTCTTCATCATCATAATACTGACTTTCGTCAATGTCATCTTCGTAGAATTCATCGTTTGACAAGTCGAGTGGATGGGTGTGCGTTTCCATGCTGTCATTGAATTCTTCATCAACATTATCATCAGAAGTCTCATCTTCTACATCGTTTGGAAGATCAGGAAGATCATCTGAATCATCTTCCCAAAAATCTGGACTTGTCATGAGGGAATCAAGGTCAATTTCGCTTTGCCCAGGGTACGACTCCTCCCTTTGAGGTGATGAAGGAGGGAAATCATACCCTTCAGGCTTCTGCGGTCTTTTTGGCAATGGAGACATATCTTACTCTTCTCTTAAGAAAGTTTTCGGAACACCAAAATCATAAGAGTTATGACCAAGATATTTTTCAATCCCCATCTCTACTCTTTGTGACTTCTCAGTGGAATATCCTGAATCTTTATATTCAAGTGATTCGATTGCTTCCTCTTGGTCCTCAAAGTAGACTGTTCCTTTTTTGACAATATCTTTCACCCTGTCGCTGATCTCCTGTGGAGGCCATACTCGTGGATCTGTGGTTGTCTTATTCTCCATATACAATCTCTTAGTATCTTGAAGTGCCTGGAAATAGGGCAGGTCACCTGAAGATACAGGAATATTGTCAATGCCTTTGTGAACAGCCTTAAAGATTGGAGAATTGCCTTCTATCTTCCCAGAGATAACTTTGGGAAGACCAGCATAGGCTTTCTTCATTTTCTCATGGTTGTCTTTATTGATTTCAAACCTCATCCTCAATGGTAGTTCTCCATCTTTGGAAAGCCTGAGAGGGAAGATCCATTCAATTGTTGCCCTGTAATCATCATCGCCCCATCCTCTGTTATAGGACACTTTAGCAATGTACGTAGCATTGACTTCCAGTGGCGGTCTAGCAGGAACATGCTGATTAAGGATTTGTACTTTAAGATAGTCGGGGATAGCATTGCTTCCTTTGCAATAAAGACTCTTTAGCTTTTCTCTTGCCTCCCATTTCTCGATTGATTTAACTGCTTCCTTAGATAGTCGTGCGTTCATGTATCCAGTGCCATCATCAAGACCAACGATGATGCCCTTGTTTCCGCCACCTCGTGATTGCTTGACTTCAATACTGGTGATGGAGGAAAGAATATTGTATGAATCCTTTTTGTTCCGTTTGAAGATGGAATCAATTGTGTTGAGTCTTGAAGAAATGCCAACCTTTTCCAGTGGATGACCTGTCAAGTATAGACCAACAGTATTTGCCTCAAGTTTTAATTTTTCAACAAAATCATATTCTTCATCGGATATATTTATATTTCCAATCTCATTTAGATCCTCAAAGATATCAAATAGAGAATCGCCAGAAGAATTCTTTTTCTTTGCAGAATTAATCATGGCTGGAATTGCTTCGACAATTCCTTTTCGTGACATTCCAAAACCATCAAATCCGCCAGATAACGCAATAGATTCATACACTTTTGCTGTTCTTATCCCAAGAGCGTGGCATCTATTGATGAAGTCTTGAGGTGAAGTGTACTTACCATTTTTCTCTCTTTCATTGACAATGATTTCAGCATTGGTTTCTGAAACATCTCTTAATGCAGACAAGCCGAAGATGATGTTGTTTCCGCCGTTGGCAAAATCTGGGGAGACAAAGACATCAGATGAGTTGACATCTGCAGTCAATACCTTGATCCCCATGCGATTGCATTCTTTCAAATACTCAAGAACTTTATCCTTCTTAGCATTGTTAGATGTAGCCTGTGTGATCAAGGAAGCCATGAATTCAACAGGATAATGGACTTTCAAGTAAGCAGATTGGTATGAGTTCATAGCGTAGGATACAGAGTGCGCTTTATTGAACCCGTACTTAGCCATTTCTGCAATGATATCCCAAAGAAGAGAAACTGCTTCCTCAGAATACCCATTTTTGATTGATCCTTCAAAGAAGAGAGGCTTCATGCTCTCCATAACAGCAATCTTCTTCTTGCCCATGGCGCTTCGAAGATCATCACCTTGCTGAAGCGTCATACCTGCGATCTCAGAGGCGATCTGCATGACCTGCTCCTGATACACCAAGAGGCCATAAGTCTCCCCTAGAATCTTTTCTAGGGGGCTATTATCGAAGTCAGGGTGGATGAAGTCAATCTCCTCAAACCCATTCTTTCGAGCAGCATACTTGTTATGAGAATCCATTCCCATAGGGCCAGGTCTTGCGATAGCAGTGGTAGCGGAAAGATGCTCAAACTTTGTAGGCATGATTTTCTTCAGAAGGTCTATCACCATGGATGATCCAAACTGGAAAATTCCGATAGTGTTGCCTTTCTGGAAAAGATCATAAACCTTAGGATCATCCATAGGACCATGAATAAGATCAATCATGGAAATGATGTCCTTGTTATTCTTCAAAACATACTCAACTGCTCTTTGGATAATGTCAATAGTTTCAAGGCCAAGGAAGTCCATCTTGATCAATCCCATTTTTTCAAGATCTTTATAAACCCATTGGCTTACTACTTTGTCTTCCTTCTTGACAACTTGAAGGGGGATTGAGTCAATCAAAGGCTGCTGGGAAATGACAATACCAGCAGCATGGATTCCTGTTGTCCTGTTCCTACCTTCAATCTGGACTGCACCATCAAAAATATCCTTCATTCTATCGTCGTCAGCAAGAGCGTTTCGGAAGTCTTCCGCCTCGGCATACCTATCCGCATCGGGATTATATGCGTCTCTTAGATCGAACTGCACACCTTCTTGCGGATTTGGGATCAATGATGTGATTTTGTTGGCTGTAGAGAAGGGGATATCATAAATTGTACACATGGATTTGAAAGCACCCTTAGACTTCAAGGTTCCAAAGGTGACAATGCTGCACACTTTATCTCTTCCATATTTCTCAGTAACATGATGAATAGCATGATCCCTACTCTTTTGAGAGAAATCGGAATCAATGTCAGGGGGAGAGCCAGGGCTAAGAGGAATGATCTTAGTAATCGTCTTGGTATTGTTTGTAGTCATTGATTATCTCATCCCCTCTTTGCTTTAGCCGCTTTAAGTTTTCTGATAGAGTTGCCTAGAGCAACTTCTAGCATGATTCTTGAATCTACATTCATTCCCATTTTGCTGATGGCTTCGCCAATGCTCTGTGCCACCATATTCAATCCTCCCAATCCCATCATGCCCTTAATCACTGCCGTATAGTCTGCTTCTGGAAGGTTAGGAGTCAATTCCCTATCTCCCCCTGATGCAATGATCATCAGATCTCGCACATCCGAGAACAACTGTTCTGCAAGGTCATCTCCTGAGACACCAGCAGCAGTTGCTTCTGCAATTGTCCTATAAGTCTTACTGATGTCATGTTCACTGACAGAGTGAATCAACAGACTATAAAAGTCTACTTCTTCTTCATCATCGTCATCATCATTTACATCAATGAGTTCTGATTCAAGAATGTTCAAAGTATCTCTGACAGATCCTTTTCCCTGTCGGACAATGGAATCAATTTGATCGTCAGAAAGACTCTCTCCCTCTTTCTCAAGAATCTCCTCGACTTTCTTTCTCATAGTCTCATTGCTTACTAGCATGAGATTCCTCTTCTTGATACGAGAGAAAATTGTCTCAGGGATCTTCTGGGGATCGGTTGAGCAAAGGATGAAAAGGGCTTTTGTCGTGGGGGATTCAAGGGGAATCAGAAGAGATTCAAATGCAGCCTTCGAAAGATTATGAACCTCATCAAAGATGAATACTCTTTTCTTATAAAGAGGTGCAAAGTTTGCCTTTTCCACCATCTTTCTTACGTCTTCTACGCCACCATTGTTAGCCATGGACTCATAAACCACATCTGGGTTATTGTTAAAGTCAATGCTGACACATGAAGAACATTCATTACAAGGGTTGCCTGTAGAAGACATCTTCTCACAGTTGACCGCTTTTGCTAACAAGAGTGCAAGAGTGGTCTTTCCCGTTCCTCTTTTTCCGAAGAAGCCGTATCCTGTAGGAAGGCTGTCTTTGAGAAGAGATACCTTCAGGCTTTTAACAGTCTTGTCCTGACCAATAACATCTTCCCAACGATTAGGGCGGTATTTCTTGTAGATTTCCATGTAGTTATCGCTCATCTCAGCAATGCTCCTGTTCGTAGTATACTGTGTCCCCAACGTTTAACTGGTGAACGTACATTTTTTCACGCTCTTCCTTGTTTCTTTGAGCAAGGAAAGAGTTGGAAGCAACGTGTTTTTCAAGGCTTCCATCATTAAATTCAATCATGTATTCAGGTCCACGTCCTGCTGACAAGAACCTTTCAAAGAACAATCCAAAGCGAATAGGATCAACTTCTGAGATTCCGAGGCAGTAAGCATGGATTGATCCACCCACAGATCCTCTTCCCGCTCCGATACTAGATGCCATAATCTTTCCTTCTGAATTTCTAGTAGAGAATTTTTCCTTACTCCAGTTCAAATAAGATTCTACAACTAGCATGTAATCCACAAAATCAGAAGAGTAAATAACTTCCATCTCGTACTTTGCTCTTCTCATTGCTTCTTCTTTGATGTGTGCAGGATGATTGCCATACCTTTCTTTCAATCCCTTTTTAATGAGGTGTCGATAGTAGGAATAACTACTATCAAATCCTTCAGGAATGAAAGGCGTGGGTTTCAAATGCGGGTTGTATTGCAACTTGATGTCTGACGCCATCTCCGCAATGAGTAGAGTGTTCTTGTTGGCATTTGGGAAATCATGGTCAGGGAAGAGGTGATACATTTCCTCCGATGACTTAAGGTAGTAACCGCTGCCATTGAAGGCAAAACGAGTTCCACCATCTTCATCATAAGGAAGTTCACTCATCTTACTTCCTGTTTGTAGAGCAAGCATTTCTTCGTGAGGTTTAGCATTTTCTTTGTATGCATAGTGTGCGTCATTGGTGGCAAGAAGAGGTATGCCTAGTTTACGAGAAAGTTCCATTTGCTGAGGAAGAAGTGATTTTTCAAGATCAATAGTCATCTTGTGATCCATGATTTCAACGAAGAGTCTGTCACCAAACACATCTTTTAGACGTGAAGCATACTCATATGCCTCTTTTTCTTGTCCAAGTCGAAGTCGTGTAGATACCTCAGATGAGGGGCATCCTGTAGAGACAACGAGACCTTCAGAGTACTCAGCAAGAAGATCGAAATCAATTCTGGGCTTCTTGGTGTTCATGAACTGTCTATTCGGGTCATAGGAAAGAGTAGAAAGTTTGAAGAGATTGTTCAATCCTGTATTATTTATAGCCCATACAGTCAGGTGAAGATATGCGCCATTGGCAGAAACATCATCTTTTTTCTGAGATGGTGTGCCATAGAATACTCTCTCTTGACAGAATGCTCCCTCAGGGTTTTGCGGAGCAACATAGAACTCACATCCTGGAATGGGTCGAATGCCTTTGTCATTTGCTAATTTGATGAACTCATAGGTGAGGAAGTTGTTTCCGTGGTCTGTCAACCCAAGGCTTTTCTGTCCGTTTTTCAAGGCAGCTTCAATATACTCTTCAGGCTTGGAAAATCCATCCAACAAAGACCCGTGTGAGTGAACATGAAGGTGCGCGAAGTCGTAGTTACTCATATGCACTCCAATGTTTCATTGGATCAGAATATTTTCTTGATCCGGTTCTTGTTCTTCTATTCTATCAAAGAGATAGACGAGAGAACTTGTCGAGCGCCTTCAGGTGTTTTGGCTTGAGATCATGGGAATATTCAGATGATTCACGTACAATCATGTCCATGACATCAGCCATTTTTCTATTGTTTTGGATTGCATTGAGAGCAGGTGAAATCACGACGGGGATTCTTTTCTTTGTGTCAGGAAGAGATGCGCCAATAGATCTTGCATTATTTCCATTGGAACTTCTCATATCCAAGATCACAGCTGTGATTGGGGCGTTTTTTGACCTCAATGAAGGGATCTTGTTATAAATTATATTGAGTAACCATGGATTTATTGATTTTCCATTGTAACCAAGCGAAGGCTTTTTAGCGCTTCCAATAAGAGTCAGTTCATTGTCTAACACAGAAGGCACTAGAAGGAATGCTTTATTGTCCTTCCATGTCAATACCTGACCCTCATTTGATTCTTCATCATAATTGAGAACTGATACGTTCCATCCATCATTCATTAGACCAGTTGTAATGCTATTCAAAGCATTTTTGGTTAGACCATTCTGAGGCATGATGTCTTTTTTGTATCTGGTTTTGCCAAAGACATAGTAGGGGACAAGGAAGAATGCTATGTTGACCAATGCACCGATCAGAATGTTAATATAAATATTCAATGGTGCAAATAAGAGGATATATGTGGTGAAGAAACCAGCAATTGATGATGCGGTAAGAGATCCCCACCTACTCCTTCCTCTGGGGAAGAGATAACTGATTCCTAAGAGTGCAAGAGGGATAGCAATAGTTATTGACATCCATGAGAATCCTGCAGAGCCAAGGGGGTCATAGAAGAATCCTAATTGTAACCCAAAGGAAGCAAGTAAGATGATAGCAATGAATGCTACAGTAGACTTGATGATGACTCTAGCGTTCATCATCAAGAAAATTATAAGGAAGATGGATGATATACCTATAAGTGGCACCCACCATTGAGAAGGATTGTTGACGATGGCAATTCCACTGAACAACACTACAAGAGCAGTGAATGCAGTGATAAGATTAGCGTTTTCTTTTAATGTTTGTACAATCGAAGATTTCCACGCAGAGTCTTTCCGCATCTTTTCATCACCAATACCTTAAATTGAGAGTGGACCTGCCCGGAATCGAACCGGGGTCTTGACAATTTCCAAAGAAAGATTCGTTCACAAGTTTACTGCCATTGAGTAATCTATGAAAGCGATGGCAGACCCTTTCATAGATGTTGCCATATTGTACCATTTCATTCCCCTATGGCGAAGGAATGATGGTGGTTTCTTAAAGCGACACCAGTGTGGACCAGAAACCAGAGTTACCACACTGATGGATCACGCAGCTAGGGCGAAATCGTTCTTTGCAGAGTTTGCAATTATTTTTTTGGATCTTTTTTACACCTCTTACCCAAAGGTGACTTGCATCTGACTTTTTTCGTTGCCAATCGAAACCTGTCAAGCCCATGTCAGCAGCCTTTCTCAAGGCTGCTGATGGATTACATATTCAGTTGTGTAACATCATTATTTACTGATAGATTCCATCATATCAATGGTTTCTTTTCCACTGATCTTCCAGTTTCCATCAGAATTCTTATCAAAGTATATCACATCAAGGTTCATGATGTCAACAGGCGTACCAGCAGCATCAGTGATGGAATCAGAGTATGCTTTGACATACCCCTTTTCCTCTTTGATTACCCTGTCTCCTGCATCTGTCTTGATAGTAATCTTGTTATCACCAGTCAAAGCAATGGCATCATCTGCCATCTTGATTTCAGGAGAAACATTCAAAGATGCCAATCGTGAAGAATCTGCAACCAGCATGTACCCAAGGATTGCTTTCTGCTTTGTATTTAATTCTTCCTCTTCAACGAAATCATCCAGATTGATGGTCTTGTTGATGTTCTCATTGAGGGAATCAAGATCACTCTTGCTCATCTTAGAGATCTCTTTTACTACAGTTGCAGAGTAATCCTTTGATTCCTTGTGGTCAATTTTAGATTTGAGGAAATCATTCACTGGGGCAGTATTGAAATCTTCAGATGAGATCTTTTCAGCGTAGTTATTGTAAAAAGTAGTGATCCCTGTTTGTGCATCATTCATGTCAATTGGCTCTGAGCCAGATGATGAACACCCAGAAAGAAGAAGAGACCCCATGAGGACTACTGCTGATGTGATAGACTTTTTCTTCATGCTATTATCACGCATTCCTTTTATGTTCGTTGATGATACCGAGGATATCAGGAGCAAAGTATCTTTCGCTCTTAAGGATCTTTCCAAGAGGGTAAACGCTTCCATCAGAAATGATGGGGTTTCCGTTCTCATCTAGTTTTGACATGTTTGATCTGTGAACTTCATCAAAGATCTCGTCAGCAGGGATGCCTGCTTCTATGTTAAATCCTTCAATGACATACTTCAGGTCGGCAGTGGCATCTGCCATCTCAATGGTGTCTTTAATCATAGGCTGATAGGTTTCTTCGGAATGAATTCTATCCCATGCTTCCTGAATAATGTCAGCACTTTCCTTATTGTAGACAGCCTCCACCAATTCAACGAACTCCTCAAGAATGAGTTTCATCTTTAAGTGGATGCGGTCCTCTGTCATGTCTTCAAGAGATGGTTTTGTTCCCATGAATTCATGCTGGTTGAAGGATCGATAGAACTCCTGAACCTTTTCATTGTCTGTCTTCTTCTGGTTAGGGATTACCTTTTCAGAAAGGCTTCTCACTTTAGGGGAGTCCAATCCGTCCTTAACCTCATTGATGACATGATCTGCGTCTTTAGAGACCTTTTCCTTGAAAGAATCTTTCTCCATGTTTGTCTCCTTCTGTTGATGTTTGACATGGAGTATTCTAACAAATTGTCACCACTTTAAAGCGCGGAGGGGATTAAGGACAACCTCAGGTGCAGTATCACCCTTCTGATGCTTCAACATCTTGAGCATCGTAGTGAGATTATAAACAGGAATGTCACCAGTCCAGAGTGTATCCTTGGCTACCATAGGCTCACCATCGTTGTTGGGCATCAAGACAACAGCAGACTTGACAGCGATAGCCTTTCCGAAGAAGTTAGAGAATCTCTCCTTAGCGATTTCCATGTTCTTGCTCATGGTGTAATCATCACCAACAATGTTGCCAGTCACATTGTCTACAGCGTGAATCTTGTTATCACCTGCGTTCTTGTAGGTGACATCACCTGAACGATAAAACTTCAAATCAATCAGGAACATTGCACCATTGCTGACAACGATGCAGTCAATGTCTGTATTCAGTCTGTTGTCAGGGGTGTCAAGATGACTCTCAGAAGGCATAGGAACAGACCAGAAGGTGTATACTTCGTCAAGGATTCCTGTAGACTTAAGAGCCTTGGCAAAATTCATCTCACCCTTGGTTCCCATTTCCTTGTTCTTCTCAGAGATTCTGGAAGAAGAAGAAAGAGACTCACCCGGTGTGCCAACCATCTTGGAAGATGAAGGGATAGGAGTATTATCCATGTGATAAGGCTCATATCCCGTCATTCTACCCTTATTGGATGACCTCTGTACACGGACAGCAGAATTTTTCTCAACAGAATACTCAGGGGAAGTCATCTCGTCCTGATGGCGGATGTCGTCTCGAAGGTTTGAGACAGGAGAGTAAGAGAAATCATTGTTGTGATCAACAGCAATGTCTTCCTTAGCCATGTAATCATTGCGAAGGTTGGTGATGGCAGGCAGGGAATTGGGCATGGTGGGAGCAAGTTCAAGGTTGATAAGAGGGTTCTCTCCTCTAGTTGCCTTGAGAACAGGGAATGTGTGAAGACTCTTCTTGAACCCAACAATCATGATGGTGGCAAAAAGAAGAGAAAGGAAAAACGGTGCGCTACCGTTTCCATGTTCAGAAAAGATGATGCTGACAAAGGACAGTCTCCAAAAAGCCATCCACCACAACTTGATAAATTCCATGATACTCTCCTTAAAGATCGTTTTTTGCTCTTATTGGTTGACAGTATGGCATATATGTTTCTTGCTGTCAACCAATAAGAGCAAAAAGGCTTCTCTTTTACAGGAAAATATCAAATTGTCTCTCAATTTGAGGAGATGCTTTTCCTCGTGCGAAGAGTTTTTGACAGTGTTTTATAGGTTTGAATCTCATTTGAATGGGAGGTATGCATATCCGTTGAGATGATACCTGTTCCATAAAGAGTTTCAGACTCTTCTTCCAGCAGCCTTGCCTTGTGTTCTGACAGGGATGCTAGTGCTTCTCGTTGCTGTGCATTGAGTTGAATAGTGTTATTAGGCTTAACTGTGTTTTTCCCCATTAAGGAAGGAATATAAACACCGATTCCAATTCCTGCAAAGAACGCCAACATGATAATAATTGGGATCATGATACTTCCTTTTCTCCTGTATTCAAGGCGGGAATAGTGTGACCTGTGTATTCTTCTATCTTTCTGACAAGTACATTTGCGCTTGTAAAGATAGTATAAGCAGCAGGTTTCAGGGGGTACTCATAATCGTGGACATAGACAACTTCTCTGATGCCCGCTTTGGTAATGTCTTTAGCGCATTCATTGCAGGGAAAATGAGTAGTGTAGATTGTCCCGCCTTCTAGATCTCTCTTGTAGCCTTTATAACTGCTGATAGCATTCTCTTCTGCATGGATGACATAGGGATACTTTGTCTGCAGGGGGTCATTGAATTCTCTTGAAGAACCCCAATACATATCGTCATCAGATAGCCCAGGAGGGGCACCATTGTATCCTACAGAGAGAACTTTGTTCTCATCAGATACAATGATTGCCCCTACCTGAGTTCGAGGATCTTTGGATCTTCCGGCGATGACAAATGACATTCCTACGAATGTGTCATCCCAAGTCCTATAATCATCTCGTTTGGACATGGATCAGATCTCCGCGATGGAAATAACAAAACCTTCATTACTTGAAACAAGTACTGACGGAATGAATCCATCCTTGACCATCTTGCCAATTTCCAGCATAAGACTCTTGCCTACGCCCTTGGAGACATCAATATCCTTATTGTCCCATTTTCCTACAGGAAGAGTAGATCCAGATTCGAGATCGTAAGAAATGAGGAAGTTGCTTCCGCCCTTCTGCTTGATGGTCAGTCGCTTAGTACTCTTGTTCTTGTTGCGAGGCATGTTTGCCATAGTAAATCGTCTCCTTTTTCTTCTTCGTGTTGTGATAGTTCTTAAGTTACTACAAAAGCGGTAGCGTGTCAACTTCACGTTCTCAATCCGTGGTCAACAATGCTACCGCAAGAGTAACTCTCTGTACTTATTGTACCAAACGTTTATCGTTATGTCATCTGTTCCAGTCTCTTGTTCATGTAGTTTAAAGCATCTTTTCTGTCAGTCCAGTTATTCTTGTACTGGTTGTCTCTGATCTCATTGAGAAGTTGTGCCATCCAAGGCCCAGGTGTGCGATCTGTCTTCATCATGATGTCTGATCCTGTTATCAAGTCCTTCTCAGGCTCTTTCCCTAGTCCTTCACTAATTGCTTTCCGGCTGTGATCTTTGAGAACGCTGTTGTCTGTCACAGTTGCATACCTGTGTACAAGTTCAAAATCGACTCCTTTGGGGAATGACTTCGCTGCAACTTTTCTATCATAGGTGCTCTCCCATTGGGAATCTTGAAGATCACAAAGGGCCATGGCGACTTTTTCATCTGATTTAGACATTAAAGAAGTTGTGGAGAATTTTTCTCTGTTCTTCTTCTCCATGTTTGTCATGATAGCAGCAGATCCTAGCAATGCTCTGTATTCTTTAGGTTGTTCTGTAACTCTCTCAAGAGATTGTTGAGTATGCTCAGATGAGAGGGATTCTTTCAATCCAGTAGTCATGTCATCCCACCCAGAATCTTGAAGCGCTTTTATTCCAGATCGAGGATTTTTTCCTTTTTCTAGGAATTTACCCCATTCTTCTCGCAACCTCTCTTTGGAGAGATCATTGTACTCATGCCTGATCTGTTTTGAGATCTTTGCTGTATCGGGGTGATAAGACATATTGAATCGTGTTGCAAATTGCGCTCCCCTGAGAACTCGTAAGGGATCTTCAGTGAACTTGTCAGAAACATGTCTCATAACTTTGTTTTCAAGGTCTTCTTTACCTCCAGTTGGATCAATGAGGACATTGTTCTGATGATCGTACATGATGGCATTGAAAGTGAAATCTCTTCGCTCTGCAGCCTCTGTAATGCTCATCTCGGGATCAAATGAAGTATTGAATGACCTATGTCCTGAACCTACCTTATTTTCTTTACGGGGAACAGAGATATCTGTTTCTTCTAAGCCATGTCCTGTAACTTTGAGCACACCGAATTGTTTCCCAACTTCGTTAACGTTATATCCAGATGATTTCAGGTGTTTAATCAACGCATTCATGGATGTTTTGTGTACTTCTATGTCTATGTCTTTAGATTCTGACCCTACCAAAGAATCCCTGACTGATCCACCAACAATGAGAGGGCTTCCTACAGAGGACAATGAAGACAGCAACTCATTGGTTGGCTTGTCAATAGAAGACATAGTATAGGAGTGAATATGGTCTGTGCCATACTTGTCTCTCATTTTTGACAGGTGTGCGTTTTGTCTGCTTCCTGATGGAGAGAACTTTGACAATGGTGAAGCCAAAGTAGATTCAAGATGCTCTTCTGCTTCTTGTTGTGAGTTGAAGTTCTGTTTTTTGCAGGGGATCTTGTTTGCTCTGCATTCTACGACTTCTCCATTGTCGCTAATGTGGTATTTCTTTGCCATTATTCCTCCTTGATGGATGTCTTTTTCTCTAAAGAAGATGGCAAAGTATAAGAGGTTGTCGAGAGGCTCAATTACATATTGAATGAGGATTGCACTCGAATCATGGCATCTATTTCCTTTGCGACTTCGATTCCCCACTCTTCGGTATCTGTCATAGGGAGATTATCCATTTTATTTCCCCTTTCTTTTTGGATACAAAAACTGATACATAATCATATCAAAAGGAATTGTCGGTTTGATATCACTAAAAACCAAGATATTGTGGTGATTGTCACTTTAGTCGATTTCTTAGTAGTCACTTTGATATATTAGTGTTGATCAAGAAAACTTGGTTATGAATGCCTTGCTGGGTTTTGGTCTCCATCGCCAGCAGAACAAAAACAAAGGAGAAAGAAATGAGTACTGCTACAGTTACTACACCTCGATTCACTACAAAGAATGTTTTGAGATCTATTTTTGGATCTCTTTCTGAATGGACTATATTTGAAAGAGTATGGATAACCATCTTTTTCTTGGTCAACCTTGCTGTATTTCTGTTCACAGATGGAACAGTAATCAGTCTGATTGCTGCCATGGCAGGAATGATCTGTGTAGTTCTGGTCGCCAAGGGTAAAATCAGTAATTACTTCTTCGGCTTTATTCAAGCAGCCTTGTATGGCTACATCTCTTATACATATGCCATTTACGGTGAAGTAATGCTTAACTGGCTCTTCTACATCCCCATGCAGTTTATCGGGTTCTATCTGTGGAGGAAGAATGCCGTAAAGAGCAAAGAGAGTGTAGTAGGAGAACAGGTCATTGCTAAGAAAATGGATCTCAAGAAGTGGGCAATCCTCGTGGCGTCCACTATTGCTCTCAGTGTGGTCTATGCCTTCTTCCTTTCTACTATTGGTGGAAGATCCATTGGCCTTGATAGTGTGACCACTGTTCTCAGCATTGTTGCACAAATCCTTATGATCAATAGGTTCGTGGAGCAGTGGCTTGTATGGATTGTGATTAATATTTTGACTATCACCATGTGGATCATGACAATGATTGAGCAAGGAGGAAACAACCTTTCCATCCTTGTGATGTGGATTGCTTTCTTGGTCAACAGCGTGTATGGCTACATCAATTGGAGAAAGATCGCAGGAAACCAGAAGGAAGAGGTTTTGTGATGATTGCTAACACTCTTGAATTGGAAAAGGAAATAGTGATGAAAGATAAGAACCAATTGAGACCAGAGACCATTGTTATCACAGAAGATACAAATGCAGGAATGTCCAAAGTCATTGAAAATCAGTTCGATGTTGGATTCTATGGTGGTAAATTCATCATCCCTCATAATGGTCACCTATATGCCATGATTCAGGCGTCTACTATGTGTAAAGAGTTGCATATCATTGTTTCTTATGATGAAAAATATGAAGATTCTCTGTATGCAGACAACAAGGTGAGTAAGGTCAATTACAAACTTAGAGTCAGGTGGTGGAAACAGATCACTAAAGATATGCCTCATGTTCATGTTCACGCTGTTTACGAGGAACAGACTGGTCATATTGAGGATTGGCAAAAGGGCGCTGATGGGATTAAAAATGTTATCGGGAAGCCTATTGATGCGGTTTTCTCTTCAGAATATGAGTATGATTCCATCTTTGCGCGTTTGTACCCAGAGGCAACACATGTGATCATTGATCATCAGCGATCAAGGTTCAACATCAGTGGTACCAAAATAAGGCAGGATGGGGTTCTTAAACATTGGGATATGATTCCTTCTGTAGTCAGGGAGCATTTCGTCAAGAAGGTGGTCATTGTTGGCACAGAATCCAATGGGAAAAGCACGATGGTGAGGAATCTTGCTTCCCTGTATGGAACATGTTATGTGGAGGAAATCGGCAGAACATTCTATGAGAAAATGAATGACTACAATACTCTTCCTGAAGACTTCTCACAGATTGCTGTTGAGCATGCGCATGAAGTTTATAAAAAGCAAAAGGAAGCGAACAAGATCCTTTTTGTTGACACAGAAGCATATGTGACACAGAACTTCAGCGTAGAGTATGAAGGGGAAGATGTTGAGCAACCGCTTGTTGAGGCTATTGCCAAGTCTCAGAAGTTTGATTTGTGGTTGTTCCTTGATCCCGACGTGGAATGGGTGGATGATGGTACACGCGTGTTTGGGGATCAAGAGGTCAGAGAAAGGTCATCTCAAAGACTGAAAGCACTGCTTGATAGTCAAGGTGTGAAATATCAAGTGATCTCTGGAAACTACTACAGTAGATTGAATCAGGCTATGAATGCAGTCGATGCTTTGATTTCCCGATAAGAAAACGCGTTGTGCAACATGGGATTAAAACCACTAACTGCACAACGCGTTTTCTTGTGTTTTCTTATCGTGAAAACTGATACTTTCGATCCTTTAGGGGAATTCGATGGATTTTCTTTTTGAGGACGATTTCTCCTTCATCTCTGACAATAGAGAATCCACGTTGCGTCAGAACCTTCTTATACAGATCCCCTCGCTTTTTATCCGTCCAACCAATAACCAGTGTGACTTCATTGGCTATAGTCTTATTCCAAACGAATTCGCTGAAAGCATTGATTTGCTCATTTGCCCACACAAGGGTTGCAGCGCCATCACGACCTGTGATTTCGTTAGGCACGCCCCATGCGCTCTTGCGCTTTCTATAGACAACAAATGAGATATCTACAAGGACATCATGACTTCCTTCTGACATCTGATAGAGGTCAAAGGAAATTTCCCCTGTCATTCCACTGTCAAACTTCTTTCGAGCAATAAAAGAGTAGTATCCATTGTCATCTTTGGACAACTTGAAGCCACTATGGTGGATTTTACCACAGCAGCAATCATTGTTGTCTTTGATGTCCATTGTTTATGCTCTTCCTCTTAGTGTGTGAATCATGATATGACGTGACAGAGAAATTGTACCACATAAGGAGAGCAATAGCAAACAGTTCTTGAGCGTGCCTATCCTCACTATTTCTTCACATTTACGTCACCGATTAGAACGGATATGTTTCCTAGTGTGATAGACGATTCTTCTAATGAAATAAAAAGGTGACTATGGGTAATCATAGCCACCTTGAAGCGGAGCCTACAGTCGGGATTGATCCGACGACCTCTTTCTTACCAAGAAAGTGCTCTACCACTGAGCTATGCAGGCATGTATCGTAAGTATCTTCGAACATATTCTTAATGTCTTTAATTTTACATTCTAAGTATATCACAATAGAGGAAGAAAGTCAAGAAAAGATTATAAATGAATAAGATATTAGTATTAGAATTCTTTGATATAAATTAAAAAGTTTTCACATAATGTGATCACTATCTTATACAATGGAGCACCAACTAATGAAAGGATTTTTAAAGAATATTCATGCTGTTCTCTTGAATAGTCAAGAGATTGAGGACAAGGATCGTGGAGATCTTGTCCAGATGGTAATCATTGTTGCTGGTTTTGCCATTGCTGCAATTGCGATTGTGGGTTGGATCACTACTGCTTTGTATGGTGTTGGTGCTGATAGTGCTAGATGCTTGACTACTTATGGTCAAGGGTTAATGCAGAATCATGATGCTTGGTGTTATGACAGTCATGCTTTCCAATCTGATTGCGCTATACAAGACGATAAAGCATACAAAAGTAGATTTGATACTGATAGTTGTTGGAATGATGATTGGGTGGGGGAAGTTCTTACTTGATATAGGTTAAAAAGTTTTCACTCAATCAACACAGGGAACACCAAACAATGAAAGGATTTTTAAAGAATATTCATGCTGTTATCTTGAATAATCAAGAGATTGAAGACAGGGATCGTGGAGATCTTGTCCAGATGGTAATCATTGTTGCTGGTTTTGCCATTGCTGCAATCGCAATTGTAGGTTGGATCACTACTGCCTTGTATGGTGTTGGTGCTGATAGTGCTAGATGCTTGACTACTTATGGTGAAGGCTTAATGCAGAATCGTGATACTGCGTGTTATAATGATCACGCTTTGGATTCTGAGTGTGCTATACGAAGCGATAAAGCATACAGTAGTAGATTTGATGATAATGGTTGTCTGCTTGCTTTGCCCTCGTAATAGTTTATAGATTTGTATGAGGCGGAAGATCAAAGGATTTAGATCTTACGCACACTTAACAGGGTGATAGTGTTTTTAAGAATAAAAGCACTATCACTCTGTTAATTTATCATCAATTAATACCCTTTCTTTGATGTTAGTATTAGAAATTATTTGATATAAATTAAAAAGTTATCACACTATGTGATTACTGATCTTATACACTGGAGCACCAATCAATATGAAAGGGTTTTTAAAGAATATTCACGCTGTTATCTTGAATAATCAAGAGACTGAGGACAAGGATCGTGGAGATCTTGTCCAGATGATAATCATTGTTGCTGGCTTTGCTATTGCCGCAATAGCAATAGTGGGCTGGATCACTACAGCTCTGTATGGTGTTGGCGCTAATACTGCTAGATGCATGACTAATTATGGTCAAGGGTTAATGCAGAATCGTGATACTCTATGTTATGATGAGCATGCTTGGAAATCTGAGTGTGATATACGAGGCGATAGTGCATACAAAAGTAGATTTGATAAGAATGGTTGTTATTGGTCACAAGTTTATGTATAAAATAGCATTGAAGAGTAATTATACATTCATATAAGTCGGAAGATCAAAGGATTTAGATCTTACGCACACTTAACAGGGTGATAGTGTTTTTAAGAAGAAAAGCACTATCACCCTGTTAGTTTATCGTAAATAAATAACCTTTCTTTGATATTATTATTAGAAATTGTTTGATATAAATTAAAGAGTTATCACGCAATGTGATCATAATCTTATACACAGGAGTACTAACTAATGAAAGGATTTTTGAAGAATATTCATGATGTTTTCTTGAATAGTCAAGAGGCTGAGGGTAAAGATCGTGGCGATCTCGTCCAGATGATAATTATTGTTGCTGGTTTTGCTATTGCTGCAATTGCGATTGTGGGTTGGATCACTACTGCCTTGTATGGTGTTGGTGCGGATACCGCTAGATGCGTGACTAATTATGGCCAAGCGTTAATGCAGAATCGTGATACTATATGTGTTGGCACTCAAGCTTGGAGATCTGATTGCGCTATACGAGGCGATAAAGCATACAGAAGTAGATTTGACAATAGTGGTTGTTGGAGCGTCTCATCGTAATAGGATTAAAGAATAATTATATACTCGTTTGACATCCTCTCTATGCTTTAGCATGGAGATTCCTATGAATTCACTCAAGAACTCACAGAAGTTACTGATTCAACGTGAAGCGGAAGATAGGAGAATCGAACTCCTGCACCCGTTTTACGGATGGCTACTGCTTTCGAGGCAGACACATTACCACTCTGTCAATCTTCCATTGGTGTTATTGATGAAATCAATATGGGGCATCCAGTCGGGATCGAACCGACGACCTTTCCTTTACGAGAGGAATGCTCTACCAACTAAGCTATGGATGCATGTCTCACCTGTTACCAAGTGATACTACAATGATAACAGGTGAGATCATTTTTGTCAAGATGATTCTCAATCGTAAGAAATGGAATGAGGAATCTTGTTGACTTCTTCAAGAAGCATCTCATCAGTGAGGAGTTCTCTTCCAAACTTCTGCCACTTGCTGACATTCATTGACCACACTCCGTTATCATCGATCACAGGCGTAGCCACGCGAACCCATTCTAAACGCTTTGCCAGTTCATTAGTGTGCGGATTCACTCTGGTGTAGCAGATGGCCTGAGCATTATGGATCTTCTCATTCTTATCAGAATCCCTGTTGATGAATTCAGTATCACTCCACCTCTCTAGGACGAGACGAGAAGCCCACATGAACTCACCATGAGAAACAACAAGGACATCATCACCTTCACATTCTCTGTGCAAAGTGTCCAGAAGGTTTCTGACTCGGTTCTCTGAAACGTCAACAATGGATTCTCCGCCCGGAGGACGCCAGTACAATGGGTCGATAGACTTCATTGTAAAGTTACGGGGATACTCTGTCTGGAAGTCCTTTCGAAGAACAGATCCAATGTCGCCCCAATCCCTTTCACGGACGGCGCGGTTCATCATCCAGTTCCCACCCATTCCGAGGTGTCCTGCCGTTTCCTTTGTTCGCACATAAGGAGAAACAATCTGTCGATGGAACTGTTTGTAGACATCCTTCAACCATGTGCCTGTTGTCTGCGCTTGCTCAATTCCCTTGGGTGAAAGTCGCCATTGGCTACCGGGAATGTTAACAAAATCGTCAGTATAGTGCCTGTAGTCTCCTACTTTGGACCTCTCTACAGCAATGTTTCCATCCGATTCGCCATGACGGACAAAGACGAGATTTTTTGGCATCATGATTATCACCTTTCTGTTTATCGTTGATAAGAGAATACTCTCATAGTTAAGTTATCGTACAGAAGCAACTATGAGATAACGTTGTGTTCTATGTTATCAATATTGAGATTGATTTATATGCCAGATAAATTTATCTGTTCCAAAAATCATATTCTATGAGAGAAGGAAGCAAGCGCCTCATACCCCGAGTTCTGTTACAATCTTTTGATTGCTGCTTGTCATCTGTCTAAGCCGCATACCCGAACGTCAACGAGCAACTCCACTCTCTGTTCTGTTTGCGTTGTTACTCCCGCCGCCTCTGCTTTTTAAGTTGTGGCTTCCCAGTAAAAACGAGGTTTCCCTCTCCTGCAAGGTAAGGTTGTGTAGCTCGGAAGTTCCTCAGCCATTGTTTCCAATGCACCGCGACAGCATCCAGCGCTTGCTTCCAGTGTCTGCAAATGGAATCGAACCATTTGTTTTCCCTAATTGAGTTGCAGACAAGGTTCCTCTATGTAGTTGTCTATGATTCATTGTCATGATCTCATGGTGTCAAAGATAGCATGCTTCAACGGAATTGTCAAGCGGAAATAGATTTGTCATTTGTATTCTAATGCTATTTAAATCTTTTATGTTTATTATAATTATTAAAATAGATAACGTGGTTAACAATGATATTTTGTTAACCACATTATTGACAATAACGTATTAGTTGAAATGAAGTCCGCTGAAAGCAAACATTCCGATGATTCCAAAAGCAATACCCCATAGAATAATGGAAATGATTTGCCAGAATATCACTTTGTTTCTGTTCAATCCAAAACCTACCATGACAGATGACGTGATCTGACTTGGCAAGAAAATTTGACCCATTAATGAAACACCAATAATTCCATACTTATCGAACCTATCTCTTAACTTTTGTCTTTTCATTCTCTTCTTCTCAGAGATTTTTGACTCATCTCTTAGCATTCCAATTTTCTCTCCAAAAAAGACAAAAACAAGCATGGAGATGATGTTTCCAATAATAGCAGAAATGATGGCAATGAAAACATTGATGCCAAGACCTGTCCCAATGAATGATCCAAAATATGATTCAACGTAAGGAATGGTAGAGATCAACAAGATCCCTAACCATTGCAATATCGCGTCCAATCCATCAATCCACACCCTCAATCCATCCAGAAAACCTGTTGAAATCATTTTTATACTCCTATTGTATTTGCTTATCATTACTATGTTATCAACGTAACTGCATTGTTTTATGCTTTTTGGTGTATACTTTTGTACACATCTCGGGAAGGTGATGATTCTGTTTACTGAATGAAAAGAAAGATTCAAAACACAAGAGACCACTTTTCAGTGGTCTCTTGGTTATCACACCAGCCATTATGTGCGTGGGATGCTGACTTCCGCCCCTGACCCGTTGCGCACATTCTAACTCCGTGACACTTGTTCAGCATGTTTGCTGTAGTAGTCGCAGCGGGATTTGAACCCACAACCTCTTCCGAGTCAGGGAAGCGCTCTAACCAGATTGAGCCATGCGACCATGTTGCAATGATAAGTATATCATCTTAGTCTAAGGATGTCAAGAAGATATGTATGCTCATATTTGTGTTTTGGCTAATGAGCATACTTTTGTGCTTATTTAAGTGAGTTAATTCAATATTAACTCTATAGCATATTGATCCTTGGAGGTTGCATAGTTTATGAAAATCAATGCAACCATGAAGAAGACGTTGTTTCCTTTGATACCATCCCCTTGTTTTCAAAAGACTGCATCACGAGATCATGCTCTTTCCTCGTGATCTCCGTATGGGTCAATGAAGACAACTTGTTCTTAGCGTTGATTCTAGCCATTTCGGCCAAGAGCATCTTTCCATGCTCATCTCCTGCAAGTGTGACAATATCAATGTTCTCATTCAGTCCCATCTTCAACTGAAAAGCCAACTCTACTATGAATGCCTCATTTGCCTCCATAGTATTAAGGAAGTCAACGTACACAGGCATGGAGACATCATTCATGTTCTTTGGGAGAATACCTTCGACACAATCTCTTCCTGCAAACATAGGGACATTGATGCGTGTCATGACTTTCGTGTTAATCATGGGATGCCTTTCTTTCTCGTGGTGTTCTTGCTCATAACCATGATAACAGATCCGCCATCATGGGTCAACCTTTTCTCTACAAGAATTCAAAGCACTTTCCTTATGATCAATTAAATTCTCCTCTATCAACCCAATCGTGTATAAAGGAAAACTTATTTTCTCCTTGATAGTAGGGGAAGTTGATTTTCCCCTCTGTCTGACCGTGAGCATCGTGATATCTCTTCATATAAGCATAACCATCGGGAGTGTATGATCCTCCTGATGTCACATGAGGAACGTTGTAATCCTCTGCAAGCATATTATACAGTTTGGTCATGTAACCTTGATTTCTGTACTCTTTCCTTGTCTCTGCAGACCAAATCTTTGGTGTTTTGCCATCCTCGTCAAGACCATATTGAACAGCCGCTACTCTTATGCCATCAACAGAAAGAAAGCGTGTGTGAGGATAATTGTCCTTTGGACCCTTGAATGGATTTCTTCCTTCTGGCTCTTCCAAGACAGTCTTATCTAAAAGAGGGTTCTTTTCTCCTGCAGGAAATACAGGAAGAGTACCTGATCGACGTTGCAGTTTTATAGTTCTTTCTGACAACACAGAACCCATGTAAGCATGATGCTTGATATCACGTTTCCACTGATCTTCTGTACCAACATAAGGTTGATTCTCATTTTCATCGAACTCTGAGAATCCATAATCCACAATGATCTTCTGCCCATTGTCATCAATGTAGTAGTTAGCATAGTGATCGTCAGAGAAGTGTGGTCCACGGGGATTGTAGCATGTCACAGAGAGTTCTTGAGGAGGTGTATAGTCATCATAGTCATCATCATGATCTCCTTCATATGGCTCTGTATACCATTTCATATAATCAGCCACGATCTTACTGTTCCCTTTAGCAAGTTCAGCAGATGAGAAACTCAAAACATCACGATTTTTATCTCCTACCATCACATATTCAGAATCAAGGGAATCTTGGGCTATAGAGGCAAAATAATCTGATTGATCTTTGAATTTTTCTCTATTCTTTAAAGGCGTTTTCTCTGCAGCATCTTCAAATGATTGTTGTGCTGCCTTTTTGCTTTCAAAGTGATCTGCAGATCCGAATTTGCAAGGCTTGACATCAGCCTCGCATGGCATCACATTACCTTTGAGATTGATGTGGTATTTCTTCATGATGGTACCTCATAACTTCTTATTCAATAGAATAATCTCTAAAGAAACAAGAGACCTAGAACGATGACATTGTTAACATCGTTCTAGGTCTCTTGTAATCAAAGTGACAGATCTTCAAGGTCTTTGAAGTACACTGCAGGGTAATGAGAATCCTGATTCTTATCTTTTTCCATGATCATGTCAAAGACCTCATCGATGATATGATCATCATTCTCATGCACATCATCATTTTGTAGCCTTGAGAAAAACGATACACGCTCACGGTACTTTCTCTGACTTGCTTCGTATTCTTCCATAGCAAGTTCATACTCTTTAGTTCTCTCTGCCACCAAGTCAGTATCCTTCATCTCTTTCATTGTGAATGAAGGTTCCTCAGGCTTATCTAAATTGATGTCACTGTAGGCAAAATAGTAATCCCACTGGAGGAGTTCCTGCTTGATGAAGAAAACTTTTGCTGCTCTAAACTTTTCATCAGTGGAGATATCAAAGACTCTTGCCCTGTCCTTGAAGATGTTATTATTCCCATCCGCAAAGGTCTCGTAGTCAAAGTAGCCTGTATAGATCATGACTTTCATGGAAGTACCTTTCAATAAGTTGTTCATGATGTGATCATTGTGTCCATAGTTGACTAGACATGCAAGACCGTGTACAGAATTGATCCCATTTCATTTATGATACCATCATGCCAAAAGACATTCTCAAGATATCTATATGATAATGACCGTGGAGCAATCCTTAAGGACGGGTGTGCTGTTCGAGGGTGACAAAATCAATCTTCATCATAATCCCAACCATAGTGGTCAGGGTTTTCCTTCATATATTCAATCGTGTGCGAATGAGCGTTGTGAGTGTCAATGAGGCTCTCAAGCCATGGGAGTTTCTCGCAAGCCTCATGAGCGCAATCATGACATAGCACTGCTTCCATGTCTGCTTTGATTACATGATCTTTGTCAGAGTACTGATTGAATGACTTTGACTCAATGAACATGCCATAACCGCCAAAGAGACCAATCCATAGAGCATTGTCGAACTGATAATCAGTAGTCATGTTTTCATTCTCAGGCTTGAGTTCTCTTTTGCAAGCATAGCAGATAGCCACTGTAATCACCTTTGTTCGCTTTTCTATTCTTGAGGCACCGATGGGATTTGAACCCACATAAAACAGGTTTGCAATCTGTTGCCTAAAACCATTCAGCCACAGTGCCATTATAATTGTAGTACATCAAGACCACTCAATGTACTACAATCTCGACGCGCTTGGGAGAATCGAACCCCTTCGGCTTTCGCAACGGTTTTGCAGACCGCCAGCAGAACCATCTACTCAGCAAGCGCACGTGGTACCCATGTTTTCATAGGTACCAAGATGCCCGACATCTCACATGGAGAGCGGGACAACCACTGTACATCATCAAGTATACCACACAGTTTTCACCATGTCAAGAATACCTTCTAATGAACAAGTTGAAGTCCAACCTATGACTACTCATAGATCAGGTTTGACAGCATTGATCAAGTGCCACCAGTGACCACGAAGTGTGCATAATCTCCAAAGAGACCAGAGGCATCGGGACGAGATAGAGTAACGGGAATCGAACCCGTATCTTCGTAATAACCTTGAGTACGACGAAATACCATTAATTCCATACCCTAAGTGTTTCTTACAATAATGTGTAAGAAAGATCGGCAATTAAGTTATCAAACATCAAATACGTTCTGAACGTGTTGATGACATCATCATATCAGATGTATGCCATCATGTCAACTTGCTTCCCTGTTGAGTTCAAGAATCTCTTGAGAAGCATCTTACGTAGATGTGTGATTACCACGGGATCATCTTGAAGTCATTCTCTGTGCAATCATTCTTTGCCTTCTTGTGATTTCCCTGCTTGATCCAGATCAGCAATTCTTCTATAGCGATATCTTTGCGATTCAAAGGGGAATCGTCATTATCAGAATCACCAGTATTGACGTTGAAAAACGCATTGTTCTTCCTGATCCTAGAAGGACCACTATAAGTGTTGAAAGATGTGGTCACAATATGAACAGGGCTTCCATCTTGATTCTCTCCAAAGGTGAAACTTATAGGGTCAATCTTTTCTTTACTCTTTTTGAGTAATGGTAAGATTGTTGTGGTTACCCGTGAGGGTGTTCTTTGAAGAATCTGCTCTCTCGAACCCCATACTACCCTTAGTACAGGAACCAAAATCTTTTACTTTTTCTTGTCTTTTCAGAACTGTTTTCTTTTTCTTCTTAGCAGGACGAACAGGAGTGGGGCGATTCTTAGCGCCCCTATTCACTGGTGACCTACGCTTAGATTGTTCAGTAATGCATTTTTCTTTCCTTCTTTTCTTTCTCGTTTTGCTTGATTTCAGGGCGCTATTGATCACTCTTTTGCCAATATTTGCCGCAGCATTTTCATCTCTATCGATTCTCTCACCGCAAGAAGAACAATTGAAAACCCGACCAGATGAAAAATAACCCTTACTACCACAAAGACAACACGTGGATGAAGTATGAGCAGCATTCACACGATAACACAGTCTCCCGTCAAGATTCGCATAATGCTCCACCCAATTCACAATCTCACCACGATTCCAACGACCATTCTGCATCGTATTGCGAACCCAACCAAGATCCTCAACAGCAATCACAGGATCGCCCCAAGCACAAGCAATATCCGATACAAACTGACCAATACGCTTCGCCATCTCCTTCCTCTTACGAGACAATCCCAAACGCTCCTGCTGGATTTCGGTCATTGCTCTATCATAAGCAGGGTAATCGCCATTTTTAATATATTTCTCAACCTTTTTGTAGAGGTTCGTGATCTGCTCCTGAGTCTGCTTGATATCGTGAACCAGAGAATCAATCAGTGGCGTTGATTCATGAGAAGCAACGATTCTTCCAGTTTTGATCTCAATAACGCTAAGAACAATTGGTTTTACAACGCCCACATCAACACCAATAACATACTGATCGCTGATTTCAGGATAATAACGATCATATTCAAAACTGAAATAGAACTTCATCTCGCCTTGATCGTTCAGCGTAATCAACGGTTTTGAGATCTTACTGTAGTCGGTCTTTTGATAATTCTCAGGAATTGTAAAAATAAGTCGATACCAGTTATCGTAGCAGATCATGTCGAGAATAATTTTATTTTCCTCGACTTTTTGGGAAGAGTAGACATTGTTCGTGCTACCAATGTTAATTTTTGCGCTGGGTTGTGGGAGTACGCTATTGATGGTTCGCGCCCATCCTTGAGAAATGTATTCTTCTCCATGTATTGCTTTGAGTTTCTTCCCAAAGGCGCTTTCAAGTTCGAGAAGATTGTGACCGATCATACGTTCAACAATGGATTTCCCTTTCATTTCTTCCGGTAAGTATTCTTGGTACTTATGATTGAGAATGCGGGCTTGCTCATTGAGGTTAGTGGGTAATTGTTCGCCGGTTTCTGGGTGTGCTCCGCTGTTGATGGCTTTGTAGTATTCTGCATTTTGTGGGGTGTTGATCCCCCATTTTACGCAGTCTTTTACAATCGTTATGGTTTTACCGATCTTGTCCATGACTTCTTGATTGTTGACAGGTGAGTACTCCGAGTTTTTCTTCCCTCTTATAATTCGGTAGTATTCTTGGAGGGGTAGGGTGAGTCCACGATAGATGCTGTTTTTCATGCGACCTCTTTTGCTGCTTTTTCAAGGAGTTTTCTTTGGTTTTCTTTGCTTCTCATTCTGTAGAAGCGTCCGCTGAAACTTGCGATGAGGCTCATGAAGTCTTGCATGAGTTCTTCGTGTGGTGTGTTGTTTTTCTTTGGGTTGAGAGTGTGGATTTCTACTCCGTATGCTGTGAAGAGTTCTTGTAGGTAGGTGAATCCGAATCGGGTGAGTCGGTCTTGGTGGGTGATGTAGATGTGGGATATTTCTCTTTTCTTGGCGAGTTTTATGAGTCTTTGTAGTCCTTGTCTTTTTTCGTTGAGTCCTGATCCCGTGTCTTTGATGACGGGGTGCTCACCATATTTTTCGGTGAGAAGTTCGATCTGTTTTTGGATGAGTTTTTTGTCTCCGTCTGATGATCGAACATAGAAGATTGGGGAGTATTTTTCTTGCGATACGGGTTCGCCAATGAATTTTTTGAGGTCTTCAAGAAGGAAGATTCTTTGTCCTGCGTCATTGTAGGAGCAGGGAATTTTTCCCTGTTTTACATATTTTCTCATAGTTTGCTGGTGAATACCCAAGTACTCACACGCTTCACCAATACGCATTCTCTGACTCATCATTTCAACTCCCTCTTGTATCATTATATTATATCAAAAAAGATAAGAAAAAACATCGACAGTTAGGAGGATGGAAAAACTGTTCGATAGAGTAATAGTATGCCGTTTCAAAGAAATCAGTCAACCTGTCTATCAGATCAAAGTCATTCGCAAAGGAGTGAACAGAATCTACATCGATGTCAAAAATCAATTTAATGCCCGGCTGACCTCCAACATTGTAGAGGTTTCTTGGTTTCATCCCTTTTGCTTTCCTTGATACGTGTGCTTTGTATGCTTCTACAGAGTTACATAAGATGTCTGTGTTAATGTCCTTGCAGATGACATTTATTCCTTCTTTGGACCTATTCAGTTTTCCATGAGTCAATTCAGAAATCGTCACAGGTGTGATAACAGGGGGATCATAGTTGGCGTTGTTTGAAATATACCTTAAGGAGTTCTGAATCATTGTTTTCTTCCTGATCATTTGGCTTTATATGCTCTGATGAGATCATAGCAAAGATGAGGGTATTGGAGAGTTACTCTGCATCAATCAGTCTTCATAATGGCAAAGTGGGATTATCTTCTACATTCATACTGTCTTCTGATGTCTCATCAACAATGAAGCAACCAATATGAACATCGTCTTTTCTCAACTGTATCCATGGTGTTCCCATCTTCAGTGCTTTCTCTCTAGTCTTTGGCCTAACATCTAAAGCAACCAACAGAGAATCAAACTCTTCAAAATCCGTCACACCATCACAATATCTCTTCAATTGATGAAGTGCAGACATAGTGGCAACTCTTTTGACTTCAATGAGAACATGCTTGCCAGTTGCCCTATCGAAAGCAAGCAAGTCAACAGGGCCGTTGTCTGTCCTGTATTCACGTTGGACAAAATCGAAGTTTTCATTAAGAATATTAATGTTATTGCTCAAAAATTCTTGAATCTGATCTTCTGTGCCATCATACTCAAGGCCAGGGTCTCCTTCAGGAATGTCCATGCTCATGTCAGAAAAAATTCTGTCAAAAGTAATAGTCAAGTTTTCTTTAGAGTTCTCAAAGATCCATACTTTTCTGCCAAAAGCATCCATTGTTTCCACCATGCTGCCTTTGGCACCACCGTTCATGTAATTCAATGGCTTGAGACTGGTATTACTATGAATAGCAACAGTTCCATCTTGTTTTAAAAGAATCATTCTCTCAAAAAGCGGAAGAACAGTGTCTCCTCTTCCTGAATACCTTGCTTCACAGAGGCCATGGACTACACGCATGAGAACACCTTTCTTTTGTCATAGAACTAATCTATCAAAAGAAAGGTTTTTATACTGGTAGCAACAGTTAAAACAAGTTGTTGGAAATTGTTGGTTGACATCCTGCTCCGTGCTTCAGCATGGAGCATCCTTGCCATATTTGGTGAACTAAAAATCGATAGATTCCATATTAAGTAAAATCACTTCATGTATGTGAAAAATCATCATTTTTCTTGAAATAGACCTAAAGATCTTTTCTTTTCATCGATGTCAAGTACTGTATTCAAGAGATCAAATATTTACAAAGTACTTGATGAAAAACAACTGGTGGTAACAAATTGATCTTCTGCTACCACCAGTTGTTCTAATTATTCAGGATTAAGAACTAAATAATCGATTATTTCATGCCTTATTCTTCCTGAAACGACTGATTCCGAGAGTAGATCCAATAAATCCCAAAACTCCCAGACCTGAAAGAACACCAGCCATAAGAAGATTCTGATTATCGTTCTTTACAGATTCTCCGGTCTTAATCAGAACGCTGTCAGACTGAGGAGTTTCTGTTTTCACAGGCTCTGTAGTAGGATCTGATACCACTACCGATGTGGTAGGTGTTACTACAGGGTCTGTTGGTTCTGGTGTGGGTGTTGGTTCTGGTGTTACTACAGGATTTGTTGGTTCTGGTGTGGGTGTTGGTTCTGGTGTTACTACAGGATTTGTTGGTTCTGGTGTTGGTGTTGGTTCTGGTGTTACTACAGGGTCTGTTGGTTCTGGTGTGGGTGTTGGTTCTGGTGTTACTACAGGATTTGTTGGTTCTGGTGTTGGAGTTGGCTCTGGTGTTACTACAGGATTTGTAGGTTCTGGTGTTGGAGTTGGCTCTGGTGTTACCGCAGGAGTTACAGTAACCATAACGTTAGCAGTAGTTGAATTTCCGTTCATATCTTTCACAATGTATGAAACAGGTGTAGTTTCTCCTGTGAAATCAGCGAGTGGAGTAAAATTCAAACGACCATCTACGACTGTCCATGTTCCTTCTCCATCAACAACCAAGGTATCTACAGGGTCATCATTTGCATCTACCAATTTGAGAGTAGTAGGATCAAGGTCTACATTTGATGGAGTGTCATTGCTAAGAACATCTATATCAACAGACTGACCCTGTGGAGCAGTTGATGAATCATCAGTGGCTTCAGGAGTGAACAGTTGGGTGCTTATGATAGCATCCTGATCACACATGTCTTCATTCTTAGTGGTCAAAAAACTAGCATATGGATGTGTTTCAAGGGCGAAGGTATTAACATAGCTGAATGCACTGGCAGCAATGTCATAGCCGATAGTACCGAACGCAGATGGTTTAGTAGGAGTACACGTAGAGACTCCCATCAGCCCTGATGGAAGAACAGAAGCAGCATCAATCAATTCAGGATGGGTTAAAGGACTCATCCAGTCATCAACATAGGGGAGATTTGCATATTGGTCAGGGAAATCTTCGACCAGTTGTTTAATTGAGTCATCCCAGAATCGATATGGAGCGATATCGAATCTTTGTGCTCCTTCGGCAGTCTCTGCGCTGCCTGTTTCAAAAGCCCTAGTAAAATTCTCTACTCGAAGTGGGACGGTCTTATATGTTTGAGCGGCATCTAGAGGAACAGTAATCTCTACTTCCATGACAACTGGCTTAACGAAGCTGCTTGCTATATAGTAACGGTTCATGCTATCTGTTGGTTCAGTTGGTCCCTCTGAAGATTCATATAAAATGCCAGCAGGTGTGTAGAAGACAGCATTCGGCATGGACGTTAAACCACTATCGAGTTCAAGTTGAATTTGATCAGTAGTGGGGATTTGATGACTAGCTTTACTACTACCAGTTTTATCATCATAGTAGGAAAGTAGATTACGATCGCTGAAGACATCAAGAGGTCTGTTGACTCTTGTGATTTCCGTAGCAGGCACACTAATTCCATCTACATTGTCAATGTGAACAGAAGAGTCATATGTTCCGACCAGAGTGAACTTCACCTGATCTTGCTCTACAAATTGGGGGACACTCATCTTGAAAACAGATGAAGTCTGACCATGATCTGAAGACATCATAGGAAGAACAGAAACTTGATACTTATATGTTACAGTATCATTGTCGTTAACTGTAGCGTTGATTCCTGTGACATCAACGTGACCACCAGTATCAACGATATTGCTGGAATTAACATTGTCTTGAGAATCAGGAAGAGCGAAAGCGCCAGGGGCGTTGGCAGTAGTCAAAAATCCTGCTGATGCAAATGAGATTACTACAGCAGCAGATATCTTTTTGAGTTTTATGTTTTTCATATCATATTCTCCTATGATAAACTAAGATGGCATTAAGGAATATCGGAGGCTATTGGATTATATGAAATAAAAAGATTTAATATAATCCGATAATTCTTACTCATGTATGTGAAAAATCATCAGTTTTCTTGAAATAGACCTCAACCTTATTGAAGAACTCCTCCTTCTGTCCGTCATTGATCTGACTGTAATTGGGTATTATGTCATCTTTTTTCTTTCTGATGTTCTTGTACTTGTTGTAGATTTCCATTCTTGCGGAATACAAATCCTCAACCCTGTAAGCATTTGATCTATGAATGCTCTCCATGTCTTCAATGAATTCTTCATCAATATTCTCTGATGAAAGAGATTGTTTTACCTGCTGATAATCATCTTCTGATAGGTGAGATTTTCTCCATATAAGTCCATTTCTGGCTCGTTTTCTCTCTAAAGACCAATTGAGTTGATTTGATAGGGAAGGATCAGATTCAGTGATTACTGTTTTATTAGGAACTTTCTTAGTTTTGTATTCCCGATCTGAAGGAAGAAGAATCTCCCATGAGCCATAATCACCCTTTTCCTCTTCGGACATCTGATGCCATTGGGCAAGAGTCATTCCAGAATTCCAATAATCATCAATCATTTTATTTACAGTTTCAATGCTTTCCGATTCATCCGTATAAGACGCATTCTCGTAAAGATTGACATTGTAAATATATACATTATTCGCATCTACTTTAAACTCATGACTGGTCAATGATGCAGGGCCAGAACTGCCGACCCATCTGGAATGTGATTTTAAATCAGGACTGGCGAAAAGTGCTCCTGATCTTTTCTGCCTCCCTTCTGGGGCACGATCATCAAAGAGTTTCTTGACCCTTTCTAGATCTTCAAAACTCTCTTCAGCACTGGCTGGACTCATTCTGCCTGCTCTGTAAACAGAGACCATCATAGGAGACTTTGACTTTTTCTTTGACAGTCCAGAAGGAATCTCCTCTGACGTATTGATCTTCTCATAGTATTGGTGAGCATCTGCCTTATTGTCAAAGTGTGGAGCATCAGCCCCATAAGGACAGTTATCATAAGAAGCATCACATACTTTTGGTGTCCCATTATCATCAATATGGTATTTCATGTTCTTATCACCTGCTGTTTTCTCATCACTCTTCTCTAAAAATTACCATCGTAATAGGTTAATCAATGTAGAGATGACACTTGTATCTTATGAGAACGATAGCAGGGTGACTAGATTTGAACTGATGATCTTATTGTTTAGTACTTAAACTTCTCTATAGTGGAGAACTTTAGATATCCCTTGAGTTAGAAGTCTTTCCTTGTGATCGGTGATTTCATTTGAAATTGGCTTCTGTGTAATCGGGCAGACATCAGGATGCCATTGCAACTCCTTGTTGCACACCTCACAGACAACGTGGTGATCACAATCTAAGAAGCTCTGCACGTAATCGTTGTCTACAAAGAACTCGCAGTTTGAGCGACGGCCAAGAAGGATCTTTTCGTTGATCTTTACTACTGGCTTATGTTCTACGCCGACCTTGCCCTTGCACCATTTCTTTGTGTTCTTTTTCTTTCGTGAAGCGGTCTTCCACCCATCTGACATCAACGGTTCCTGTGAATCGCGCATTATAACCTCTCAAAGTTGATCAGATATCTTTTGGTCCCGCAGTCGGGATTGAACCGACGACCTCTTTCTTACCAAGAAAGTGTTCTACCAACTGAACTATGCGGGCTTGTTTCATCATTCGTGTTGACGTGATATGACCATCATAGCACGTCGATGATGAGGATGTCAAGTATATCTTACCATTATGTTTATAGAGAGAAATGTATCTATATGAACTCACATAGGAGAGCAAGATGGAAAAAGAAAGATACCATATTTCAGCCAAAGGAACAGCAGTAAAATGCCCTGCAAAGCGTAAGTGTAGAATGGGTGACATGGAAAAAGATCATTTTGATTCAAAAGAGGAAGCACGCGAACACTTTGAATTCAAGCAAGAGGTGGAGGCACTAAGCGAAAACGCAAGAGAAAGGGTTCTCAATAGGATTCTGGATCGTCCACAAGGAAGCGATAACCCAGATATGCACTACTTTAAAAAGAAGTATATTGAAAAAGATCCAACGAAATGGGATTCTTTTGACAATGCTGCTCTTCTCCGCGCAGAAAAGTCAGTACTAGCAGCAAGAAAAGGCGACCTTGATACAGCAATTAAGGAATACAATCAAATTGAACAGAAGCCTCCTATTCGGCAACACAGTTGGCGTTCATCTGATCCTGGTGTAAGAAGTCGAGAGATTAAAGACATTGCTGGCACGGAAATCATGTCCCAATGGGGAAAATCCCATACTCCACAACGATTTTCTTCAGAATACGAAAAGAATGAAAAATTGGTTGGATTCGATCATTCAACAGATGCAGCGGTAGAAAAGTTCTTCTCTTATGGCTTTGGGGAGAAGAAGGTTAAAGAACTCGAAGAGAAAAAATATGTACAGGAATCCATTGGGAGAATTGTCAATGGTGAGAATGATGATTATCAGATGCACCCAGAAGGAATGGATAATGGAGAACATTATGAAAGCATCTTTTATCTACAGCCACGAGATCGCATCGTCGCAGAAACAAAGGATAATCAACAGGCATATCTTGCTTTCGGCTTTCCTCATAAGGAACTAAAGGAAGAGATGGACAAACAAGGAATTGGCAATGTATTCGTCTCTTTCATGGAGAACGGCAGAGAGAACGGTCTTACTTATACGGTCATGGCTCCTGATGCTTCCACGAGAACTTTTGTCGTCTATGAGCACAGGAATAAAGACAGTATCGTCATCAACGGAAAGCAGAACTGGGATGGTGAGGGATTACCATATTCAGGAGATCACAAGGAAAGTTTCTATGACGAAAGTGAGCACAAGGATTATACTCGTGCCGCCAAAAACTTGGCGTTTTTCATGAAGGAAGCACAGGAGGGAAGGCTGAAGGACGATCAAACTCTTGCAAGAAACGCCTCAAGAGTAGATTATACTGCCCGCATAGCCAAAATGATTCCTGGCTTTGCTGAGTTTGTCGAGAAACAGACAGGTGAAAATCCGCTAAAAAAGAAGACAGATGAAGAGATCTTGAAAGATCTGGATTTACATTTTGATATCGATGACGAGTAATCCTAAGTGAACTACGTCGAGGTTTTCATTCTCTACGATTTACTCACCTTTTATAAATACCTTTCTTTTGTTGTAGAACTAATCTTCTAAAAGAAAGGTGTTTATTTTTAAAACAGATATATGGATCAATCAATAGATTTCATGTTAGACACTGATTCGTTGTTTTTGATAGCATTTTTCATGAAATCATAGCCATCTGATTCGCTGCCTTTGAATACTAATCCATTATCAAACTTATCATGAATGTGGTACTTGAGAATAGAGAATTCGCCAGTCTCCTTGTTCTTTGAGAAACTCATTGCATATCCATCTTCAGTACTTGCAGGAGTGATGACGTAATCCTTGTCATTCTGTCCACGACCATTTTTGAAGTTCTTCGTCAACCTAGACTTCTTCATTGCTTCACGAACATTATTAGATGTGTTCAATGTATGCTTATCAGTAATCTTTGCTCTGGTGATGATAGTTTGGTCAATGCCGTTGTAATGCCCCTGCCTCTTGACACTGCCCGCTGTGATCTCAATCTCATCGCCTTCTTTAAAATCATTATCAGGAGTAGCAGTGAACCAGACCACCTGTTTATTATCTGCGCTCTTCATCGTGATTGCTTTCACAGGGTTACCACGCATATCTGTCATGCTTGTATTCCTCATGCCTACAAAAGTAGCTGAAGTTCCTTTGACAGAATCACCTTCATTACCTAAATAGCCAGTGGCGTACTGTTTTACTTCTTGTGCCCTCTTCTCTTCTCTTGATTTCTTCTCCTCTGCCCACTGTTGCGTCCTTTGGGCATCTCTTTGCGCCCTATTGTAAACAGCTGCTGCAGAAACGGCATAGTTGAAGGACTTTCCACTGACTTTAGAAGAATTAAAAATGGTCTTCATGTTTTCAGCATAGTCACCCCTATTCATGTTTTTTACAGCATTCATGGCATCATCTATTTTCTTAGTGTTCTCAGGATCAGCCAAGTATTTTTCTACCTTTTGTGCTCGTCTCTCGTTTTCTTCTTGGGCTTTTCGTCTAGCCTCGTAGCCTCTTCCTTGAGGAGAAGGAGGATTGAAGTAAGCATCGACTTCAGAAGCAGTGGAAACCCCTTGAGATTGTGAACCAATATAATTCTCTCCACTATCACTCAATGCCATTGCTACAGCAGCAAGAGTTTTAGGTTCATACATAGGTTTGAACCTAGGTGTTTTGTCACTGGGGGCAAATGTTTCGTGGTCTACATCAAGTGCCCACAATCCTTCAGGCTTGACGCCCAAGTAATCAGATACACAAGAGGAACCTACCTGATGTTTTTTACCTTCCTCATCTTTGAGGATATAGACCTTCTTTCTGTCCCTGTTCTGACCACAGTGTTCACAACTCATGTCAGAAGGACGCCAGCCCTCAAGGTCTGATTCTCTTGTTCCCCTGACCAGCATACCGCCCTCTTCTTGGGTCACGGACGCTTCAAAGGTGTATCCTTCTTGCTTGATGACAGGTTTATTCAGTGTAACTTTGGCAAATTGCTCATAAGCATAGAGGTTTGGACCAATTTTCTTCTTTCTTTCCTCATACTCAACATCATATGTGAATTCGTCATCGATACCATTGTCCTTGAGCCTTTGGTTGGCCTTGTCAATCTTCTTCTTGAATTTGTCTAAATCATCTGGGTTAATGGTATATGTAGGATTGAAAGCATGATTTTCTTCTGAATCGTCGTCCTGACTTGTAGCACTGTTGTCTGACGTTTCTTGTTGATGAGAAGATGTTCCATGAGAGTCTGATTGGTGAATATGATCTTTCTTTTCTTTTTCCTTATTCAAGGATGCAAGTCCACCATTATGGATACTCTCATAGAACTTCTCTACTTCTTCTTGAGAATCGAAGTGCCTGCCTGTGATACCGTAGATGTCATTTGGGTTTGGTTTTAACGTACATTTCTCTGGGGTTGAAGCATGACATGGCCTTGCGTTGCCATCTTCTGAAATATGCATCTTACTCATGATGTACCTCTATAGTATTGTTTGAAAACATGTATGAACACTTTTCTAACATGTTTATAGAGGATTGAATTGATCACTATCGTTTTTAGGGATATTCAATCATTTCATCATGAGTATTAACATTTGAGTTTTTCTCAGGCGACAAGTGTGTTCTCTTGTGTAAGATTATGTGTCAGACCTTGATCGCTCACGGAGCAATGCCTTTACCCCATTCGCATTCGTAATAGTCACCACTGTCGTAGGCGTCGTCACCTTCAGAAACCATGTTGTCATCTTTGTCTCTAGGAACTTCATAATGCTCAACGAGTTTTTTGTAAGCATCCTCTCCCAAAAGAGATTTGACCATCGTATCGATAACCCATTCCTTATGATGTCCTCCATCAATCCCTGAGTAACAGTACGCATAGTCAAGAGCATTGAAAACTCTCTCTTCCAGGTTATCACTATGGATCAATGACTTGATAGCATCATCCTTGTTCATGCGAAGAAAATCTTGATTGCTCACATTGATACCTTTCTTTGATTTCATTCTCTTCTATTCTATCAAAAGAGTAGTTCTGAAACGTGATGGAAAACATAAGCAAAAATGCCATATTGCTTAAAAATCAGTCTTCACCATTCCACCACTCGGTATCTTCAGGATGGTCCGTGATCAAGTATCCACCATTGCGAGCGGGAACCTGAGACCAGTCAACCTCTCCGCGCTCGTTCTCGGCGTCTTTTGCTGCGTAGTAATCTGAAAGATAACCCATATCATTTCTCCTTGTCTTTTGATCTTGACATTCTTACTCTAACATAAGAGAAAGAGAAAATCAATATGACTTAGGATACATTGATCGCCCAACGCGTCTTGCCGGCATCGTAAACACGAGGAAGACTGTTCAACTGCGCCAACTCGGATTCAGTGAGACCATCAGCATACTTCAAGTTCGGATCATCCCTGAACCTCTTGATGCGATAGTTGAATTTATGAACCCTGGTACCGCCGACGATATACTTGTAATCAGGCTTCAACTCCTTGTCAGGAATGAATCCAAGTCTTCGATACAGTCCACCATCAGAGACATCATGATCAGAGAAAGTGACGATCTTGCTCAACCCATTGTCCTTGGCATACTGGACTCCCGCTTTCAACATCTTTCCCATGCCACCAATCACGTTCTCAGACGTGCAATACCTCTCAAGGCGCAATTGGTCACCTGAACGCTTCCAGACGCTCACAGCCACCAAAGAATCCGTCCTGCGATCTTTGAGACCATAGTAGACGCTACCAGATACATAGCCTTGAATGTGGTGGGCATTGCAGAACGCTCGGGCATCATCCTTGTCTACAATGACGACATCGGTTTGCCGAGCGTAGACTTTGCGATCATTGCTGACGCCCAACTTGTGAGCAATCATCCTCTTGACAATGTCCTCACGATAGTTCCAATCATCCTCCCAGATAGAGATCAACTGGATACCCTTGTCAGCACAGCGCTTCCACTTGTCGTAATGGTAGGTGTCGGATTTGCCTGCCTTATCTGAATGCCAATAGAGACCATTGTATTCAAAAGCCACCTTGAGATCAGGAAGATATACATCCAGTTCTTTTGGCCTTATAATTTTCCTGTCTTTTCTGATTGTGGTAAATCCGAGCGAAGCAATGAAATTTGCCATATCGATTTCACCAGCAGATCCAGAACAGTGATTACATAAATAAGTTCTCCTATTAGGTGTTCGAGAAATTACATATGCATAAGTCTTAACCAGATCATGCGATATTCCATTCGAACAATAAAGGTATACTTCTTTTTCGCTTTTTGTTGTCATTTCAGAAGGCATGTATTTATTATTCTTTGCCCATGAATTTTTGATGTGCGGCATAATAGTTTCAATGTCATTGAATCCATGAATTACAGTTTTTCCGCTGCATCCAGGACATCTTAAAGATCTGTCTTTTCTTTTATCCAAATTTGAAACCCACTGATGCATGCAAGTGAAACATTTAAAAGTGATAGGTTTATTATATGCTAATGTAATTTCTGAAGGGTCAGGAGATACAATGCATGAGGCAAGGTCAGGAGCCAGGGTCGAAATATCATTGACTCCCTTTTGCAAGGCAACTCCACTACAGACATTGCACTTAGTTGATCTTTTAATGAGGTTTCGTATACTTGAAGTGAACTCATGCCCTTTGTCGCACTTCCACAAAAGTTTTTTATTAGACCAAATATTAAGATCTTCACAATCGTTTAATCGCATTTCATAAAGGTCTGGGTAGGCATCTTTTAAAAGAGGTGAATCCTCTTTTTCTTGCGGCTTGGATATACTTTCCGCAGAAACATTGTCTTTCTTTTTTCTATTTTTTACGTTTCTCTTCGTTACATGATTTCTTTTCACATTTCCTGAAGATATTTCTTCCAGAACCCTATCGTATATTTTTATTTTCTCATCTCGATCTTCCCAGATTGCATTAAAAAGTGAGTCTGGTCGAACACTGTTTGCAGAAAGAATATTTTTGACACTATATTTTTCTACGATAGAGGGATAGAGGTATTCCAAGCTTTCAAAGAACTCAATCCCAGTCTTTTTGATGTTTTCACAGGAATTGCAATTTTGATATCTATTGATTTCTCTAGCAGGCTTATAAATATGATGCCCTTGAGGACAATCCCAAAAAAGATACTCATCGTATCGATACTCTTTTTCCTCAAAAATAGTATTATTAAGTTGTGAATACTTATTTTTAAGCTGGGGATACTTATCACAGAGTTTCATAATGATCTGTCCTATGGTTATAATACTGTTGTCAGCGTTTACTCTACTGATGTATTATAACAAAAATCTGTCGGAATGACTGGATTTGAACCAGCGGCCACTTGTCCCCCAGACAAGCGCTCTACCAAACTGAGCTACATCCCGTTAAATAAGCGAATCCTCATAAGAGGACAAGTGTGATCAAAGAACGTCTTCTCTTCTCAGTGACTCCAATGCATTTGAGCATTCCTGACGGAAGAGGCTTGATTGTCGCTATCGCTGGGATACCTGGATTCGAACCAAGATTACTCGGGTCAGAGCCGAACGTTTTGCCATTAAACTATATCCCAATGAGTACACTATTCTATTGTTTTGTTCTTGTATGCCGAGGAAATACGATGTACCTTCTCTCCTCGCTTAGATCATGTCCTAACTGATGCATACGCATACGATCTAAGTCAACAAGTTGATCACAAAAGTGACAGATGTATCGATTTTTCTTTTTGAAGAAACTCATATCTCTCACTTCCGATCTCGCTGGGCCACACGGATTCGAACCGGGACCGAAGGTTCCAAAGACCCCCGTGCTGCCATTACACCATGGCCCAATATTCAATTGCTACATCCAGTATATCAGGTACTTGCTCTCTTGTCAAGTTCTAATCCCTGCATGTTTTTCTGTTGTTCTCGTGATCACTCTCGTAACCACTTGATGTCCATCATTCTATCACATGGATTCTTCGTTGTCAACTTCAGATTGCTCTTTAGTTTTCAATTTTTATCTTGTGTGATCTCCTGATCAACTCTTCATAGTATAGCATATGATGATCTTGTATGCAAATCGATCAGAAGAAAATTCAGTATCGATCACCAATGTGGACGAATGTACGCACTGATACCCGTTTCAACTATCATAAGGGCAGGCCAAATCTTAGTATCATTGATCCCTGTAGTCAAGATAGAGGTAATCGTATGTGTCTCCCTTGACGGCTAGATTACCTTCTTTGACAACAATATTCTCATCTTTACGTAATGATGACCATAGCCTTTCTGCATCTTCAGATTGAATTGCTGATGATCTGATTACCATACCACGCTTTCCCATTGCCTTGGCTGCTTCCACATACATCTTCTTGCCTAAACCTGTTCCCTTGTACTCATCTTCTATTTCAGCAAATTCAACAAAAGGAACGCTAAAAGATCTCTTGAACTCTCTGAGTTGTTCCTTGAATTGACCAGATAGTGACTCGATATCCTTTTCTACTGCCTTAGGGTCTTCAGGAACATCATCTGCTGTCCATGACCATCCGCTCATCTTGGCACCAGAGGGAACTTTGAAATCCCTTATATGAGATGAATCAACATTCATCACATCAAGCCACAATTCCCTCATCTTTTTATCATTGCCACGAGGGTCTTCATTGACCTTCATCTTCGCGCCTTGAATTGAAGATATGTACCTTTTGGCATACCTGATAGGAGTCATGTAGTCATCTTCATCACCAAAGCATCTTCTCACTGACTCATCATTGACAAAGCATACATTGATGAAACCAATCTTTTCTCCTGTTTCCTCATCATGAACAATCGTCTCTGAGATGTTCATTCCGCTTTTCTCTTGGACGAATTTATCGTGATCACGAGAAGACAATGTAGAATGTGTGATGACCATAGGCTTCCCTTGATGTATGATCCTATTGACAATACTGTACTCTCCGCCTACTGCTTCCACTGCTTTCTTGTGTTCTTCTGCCCATGAAGGAAAGGGCAGGGATGATTCCTCTGGTGCCTTTTTTGCCTTGGACAATGTGGCAATCTGATTGTTCTCATTCATGCTCTCAAAAGATTTCTGAGCATCATCTTTGGATGCATAGTGATCATTGTCAGCATGTGGACAAGGACGCTGACCAGTGCTACGACAAAGCGTGATCTCACCTGTTTGCGTGTTCAAAGCGTATTGAGGCATTATTCTTCACCATCCTTGACTTGATCAATACTCTTATCTCTATAATCAAGCAAGTAATTGTTTTTCTTTTCTCCCTTATAGTCATAGGAGTGGATTCTAATGTGGTCATTGTCGTCTTTCAGCAATGATTTCCATAGACCTTGAGCATTGTCTGTTTGTAAGGTTGAAGACGCAAGAATACGGCCCCTTGCTCCTAAAGCACGCGCAGATGATAGGTACATCTTTTTGCCAAGCCCTGTTCCTCTATGGCTTTCATTGATTTCGGAGTATTCAATGAAAGCATATGATCTCGTGGAGGGATCAAATCGTTTCATATATTCCTCTTGGAAGAATTTAGATGACTCTTTAAGGTCAGATTCTATCTCTTCCATGCTTTCAGGCGGATTAAGACTTCTACCATTTGCATGTCTATGTTTCATTCCCATAGATGTGACACTGTACTGGGGATGGGATCTAACGACAGAAGAGGATGCCACAGACTTCCACAATTTTTTCATGTTCTCTATGCTCTCTTTTGGATCATCGTCAAAATCATAGAACAGAGAATGATACCGTTCACCATATTTTAAATATGTCATGTAATCATCCTCTTTCCCAAAGGATGCTTCTAAAGCAGCATCAGAGTACTGGACTGTCTTCAAGAACCCTATTCTCTCACCTGTTTCCTCATCCCTGACTTCACTGGTGCTAACTTCAGCGCCATCTTCTGTGAACGCCGAGATGTCTCTATTGCTATAGGGTGATTTGTCACTGTGTAGAAGAACCATTCCTTGACCATTGTGTTCAAACCTATCCGTGATCTCATAGTGAGCATCAATCTGATCAAAATGATCGCCTACATGAGATAACCATGGAAGATTGTCATAAGATGGTGATGTTGTGCTTTTTCTCTGCAATGACAACGTTTCTTGTTTTTTCATGAGTGATTCAAAAGCATTCTGGGCTTCATCTTTCGAAGAGTAATGATCTGCAGAGGCATGTGGGCAAGGACGTTGACCAGTGCTACGACAAAGCGTGATTTCACCTGTTGCCGTGTTTAAAGCATACTTAGCCGACATTATGATGCCTCCTTCTTAACAAGAATATTATGAAGAATTCTCTATAGAAGGAGGTATCATTAAAATCAATCAAAGACCCATCACATACCGCGTCTTCCCACAATCCCATACACGAGGAATCTCATTCAACTCAGCCAACTGGGATTCAGATAAACCGTCCACATATCTCAATACTGGATCATTCTTGAACCTCTTCAACCTGTAATTGAACTTATGCTTCCTATCACCATCTACAACATACGCATAATCAGGCTTCAACACCTTGTCAGCAACGAAACCAAGGCGCTCATACAATCCACCATCAGAAACACCATGATCAGCAAAAGTCACAACGCGCTGTGCGCCCCTCTGACGGCCTTCTATGCACCCAGCCTTCAACAGTTTACCCATGCCACCACGAACGCTCACAGAGGTTGCGTAGCGCTCAAGAACAAGGTCTGACCCCCTCTTCACCCACACCGAAGTTGCCACCATGACACCATCATGCAATAAGGAAAGATAGAAACTCCCTCTTGCTGAACCTTGAATATGGTGAGCATCAAGAAATGCAGAAGAATCGGTATAAGAAGATTCTACGATCACACAATCACGAGCATTGACTTTCTGAGCATCAGAAACACCCAACTTGGTCAACAACATTGATGTCACAATGTCCTCATGGTCACGCCAATCATCCTCCCACACGGTGATCAATTGGACACCTTGATCTTTGCATTTCTTCCACTTGTTGTAGTGATAATTCCTGTCTTTACCCTTTCGATTAGCATCACTATGCCAGTAGAGACCATTGTATTCAATAGCAATCTTCTTCTCAGGAACATAAATGTCTACTTCATAGGGAGGAATCAATTTACGATGGGAAGTGAGGACAGTTAAACCCAATGGATTCATTGCCTCCTTTACAATCTCAGAGATTTTCTTTTCAGCAGCAGAAATCATGGAAGAGCAATGAGGGCATGCTTTGTGACCTTTGTCGAGGGACCGGAGCACTGTGTAGACAGATTGTTCCCATTGATGGTTTTTAGCACACTTCCATTGAGCGCGATAGGATGATCCTTTAGTTACTGATTCTGGACTTCTTGAATCATTCCATAATTCTATAGCATGAGGATGAGTGTGGAGGATCGAATTGGATACCTTTAAAATGTTTTTGTTCCTGGACTGCGGTAGAATATACTGGGGCGGATCGCAGATTTCACATCCATTAAATCTCTTAGGAACTTGCCTCCATTCATGCCCCTTCGAGCATCTCCATAAGCAAAGTGTGCCTGACCTCGCTCCTGGAAATTTGATCTTTCCTAATGATTCCACAAACATCTGCTGCATCTCCGCTGATCCATTTCCCGATGCAATAGAGCGCTTATTAGGGTTATTCTCTTTGTCTTCCTGGATTTCTTGTCTTCTACACTCAGGGCACCCCCGAGATTTCCTGGTCGATCTCGTCCTTTCAGGAAGATACATAGTAAAAGAGTGCCCATTTTTACAATCCCATTCAGCAGTGATTGCAGAACTATATTTTACTTCTGAAGGTTTCTTCTCATTCCTCGACGACCATTCAGACGCTATTTCGGGATACATTGTTTCCAAATCATTCACCCCTTGAACCACCTTGCTCCCATTGCATGTAGAACATGTAAGAGGATTGTTGACCTTGCGGTAAATAGGGATTAATGATTCTTGCCCACAAGTAGAGCAAGACCATAGTGCCTTCACATTGCTTCCAGCCGTTTTAGACAACAGTTCGTCACTATTGCGACGTGACCACATTGCTTTCATTTCGGGATGATCTAAAAAATACTCATACAGTTGGGGCTTCATACATATATGATAACAAGATCTATGCTTAGAGCACACCATTTGGGAGAAGTATACAAGTATGGTGAGAAGTAAGATAAAAACGACCATCAAAAACAAAAATAGACCAGTAATTTACTGGTCTATTTCATACACTGTCGGGATAGACAGATTTGAACTGTCGGTCTCCTGCTCCCAAAGCAGGCGGATTAGCCAAACTTTCCTATATCCCGATAAAAGAAAACCCAATGTTCTCTTTTCGCATTGCCTCAATCCACGCATAACGCGCTCAGTGTACCTGCCTAAGCAGGCCCTGTAGGCTTCCTCTGATTATGAGTCAGAGTACTCGGCACGAACTATATTGAGTTTTCAGTAATTACTCACTACTATAGAATGCGAATACTAATCGTAGTTTTCATCGTGGAGGTAACTGGTATCGAACCAATTCATGAGTCACGTGACTACCCCCATATTCAATTGATGTTACCATCATAGCATACTGATAACTTATTGTCAACTCATCATCTCAAATTTCTTCAAGAATCTTCATTGTCAGAATAGTGGACAACAGTGGAGGCAACTGGTATCGAGCCAGTTCTAAGGGTTACGTAACCGCCCCCTCAATATTACTTATTGAGAGTATCAATAAGCAATCAGTCAAGCGAGGTGGATTCGAACCACCGATCTCCTTCTCCCAAGGAAGGCGGGATGACCAAACTTCCCTACCGCCTGTTAAAACGCCATACTGTGCGCACAGCATGACTTCCATTGTCCATGATCTGATAGGCAATGGCACCTAATCTACCTCTTTGGCTGTGCAGACTCATCCCGATTCCATGGCCGGGCAATCTCAGATCGTAAATGGAGCGTTAACACCTCAAGACAATGCTTTCAGTGAAAACACAGAGCGGATAGGGAGAATCGAACTCCCATTACGTCCATGGCAAGGACGAGTTTTACCATTAAACTATATCCGCATAGTCATCACCTCAACACACTGTGTAAGCATGATGACCACTGTATAATAGCGAAAACATTCTTCACATTGTGAGAAAGTCTTGCCACTGTATTGTTCGTTGGTTCACAGGGGAGACTATTAAGCCTTACTTTACTGTGAACAAGATGCCACTGCCAATGTTTTCAACATTGAGTGAACATGACATCAATTCTTACCATTGGCAATACTGTTGCCTTTGGCTTGAGAGCGGAAGACGGGACTCGAACCCGCGACAGCCTGCTTGGAAGGCAGGAACTCTAGCCAACTGAGTTACTTCCGCATATGCCCTCTTTACTTCCCTGAAGACCGGAGGGCTAATCTTGTCCTCATGTGACTGCTGAAGAGACCACATGAAAACAAGTCTGGCGTTGCTCACAGTTGATTTCCTTTGTTCTGATTGCAACTATAAACTCCTACCGCACACTGTTCCAGCAATGTAGAAATCGCGGCGAAGAAACACTATGTGTAGGGAAAGTGAATCTTCTTACGTGACCAGTAATACTGGTCACGACGGGAAACAATTACAGGTCTGGAAACCTGCCCTACGTGGAGGATAGGGGCTACGATCCCCTTACCTTCTGCTTGCAAAGCAGACGCTCTACCCATTGAGCTAATCCCCCATGGTCAATGACTGATAAGCAATCATCGTCATTGTTCGCTGTAACACTATTTCACTAGCGTACAGTTGGAGTCTACCAAAGCATGTTCACAATGAAACCATGTCTTTGTTCGACTTGAGCGGATAAGGAGATTCGAACTCCTACTCTCAGTTTGGAAGACTGATGTGCTAACCGTTGAACACTACACCCGCAAGTTTGTCCACTATTCTGTTATCAAGTATCTGTTGCCCTGAGGCGATGAATCTATTCTAACACATCTTGTTCTCGATGTCAACTCGTTTTCCAAGTTTTCTTAGAACTTCTTCAGTTGTTGTATCTTCCTCGGTTTCCCTTGGTTGATGTTACTATCATAGCATATCAAGATTACCATGTCAACTCAGTTAACAAGAGACTTGAATCACTTATTCGTAGAAGTTGGTCTGTATTCTTCATATGAAACGATACTCGTATCTTATAGCATCGTGGTTGTTTTGTCAACTCAGAGTTCAAATCAAGGGTAACTGCAGAATATATCGTGTTTTACCGCAATCCCATGCTCTATCAATGTTATTCAGTTGAGCCAACTGTGATTCACTCAATCCTTCTTCGTAGATGAGTGTGGGATCGCTCTTGAACCTCTTCAATCTATAATTAAACTTGTGTATTCTTTTGTTGTCTATAACATACTTGTAATCAGGCTTGATCTCCTTGTCGGCAGTGAACCCTAATTTTTCATATAGTCCACCATCAGATACTTCATGGTCAGCGAATGTGACAATCTTGCTTGGCGAGTGTTGACGAATGAATGCTTTGATGACTTTGCTTGCTCCACCAACAACGTTCATGCTTGTTGCATAGCGAGATAATTCCCATTCATCTTCTTTAAGTTTCTTCCATACGGAGATAGCAACCAGTTCTCCTTCATGGTGAAGTCCAATCTTCACACTTCCTCTTGCTTCTCCTTGAATATGGTAAGTATTCAAGAATCTATTGGATTCTATAGTGGGAACATCTTTGACTGAACATGTACGTGCGTAGATACTTTTCTGATGGGATAGTCCAATCTTGTGAAGAATCATCTTTTTAATGAGTTCTTTTTTCATCATCCAGTCATCTTCCCAGATGGTGATCAGTTGGATTCCTTGATCATGGCATTGTTTCCACTTGTTGTAGTGATAGTTCCTATCTTTTCCTTGTTTTTCTGTATGCCAATAGACACCATTGGCTTCTATGGCTACATTTTTCTCTGGAATGTATATGTCCAGTTCATAGGGTGCAATAATTTTTCGATTGGAACGAATGAAGTCAACATGGTGATCGGATAGGAGTTGACCAATTTCTGATTCTATTCCAGATATATTGCATTGTGGGCATCCTGTTTCCTTCTTTCCTGCTCTCTGGTAAACAAAGGATTCCCATTCATGGTTCGGATTGATCTCACATATCCATGTAGCGCGATAACCAGAACCGCAACTGACTTGTTCTGTTGTTAGATCATTTTTTGGCGACCATTGTGCAACTATCTCTGGTTTCTGGTCTGCTATGTTTCCATGTGTCAAAGACTTCATAGTAGGAATGTGATTCTTCATTCTTATCTTTGCCTGTGGGTCACATTGTGGGCAGCCGTTGATAATCATTTGACTATAGGGCGATAGCGTCCATTCGTGTGCGCAATCGGGACAGCGGAATGGTATCTTGTGATCATCTTTAGCGTGGAAATCTCTTACTGCATACTTTTTTAGCGAGGGGTACTTTTCTAGACCGCTTCCATGTTGAGCAATTGCTTTCGTGATCTTGCTCTGTGCTTTGACTTCTGCTGCACATTGTTTGCATCTGTTGCCATTGTGGTAAGAATCTGCCCTGATTTCATAGTCACCATGTTTATCACAGATGATGATGACTTTTTTCCTTGATGCTTTGGAGATTGAGTCAGGAGAGAATGCATTATTTTCAGACCATGATGATGAAACTTCTGGATGTGCTTCTAAGAAATTCATCCTTATGACCTCTGCTTTTCATGATCTTTACAATTCGTGGAAGTTTTTAGTCCAGTGGAATTGATTTCGTGATTTCAAGGAATATACCGTATCCAGTTTTTCAAGAGAGTCTACGATAAAAGTTGCGACCCTGACGGGACTTGAACCCGCGACCTCCGCCGTGACAGGGCGGCGCGCTAACCAACTGCGCTACAGGGCCAGAAGGAATCTGAAGATGCCTTTGTGGTCTTGCTATAGGTTACTATATCAAAGTTATTGCTTCTTGTCTACTCAATGTGCTGATTGTCACTATTATGCGATCTTCAAGCATGATCATGTGATCTTTGTTGTGTACAGGAAGAAGGATTTGAACCTTCATCTTCTCATGAGTCTTCTTTTGAACGTTACCTGTTAACCATGCCACCTTGGCTTCAGAAGGAATCGAACCTTCGTGGACAGAACTCTGAGCACTCTACCATTGAGTTATTCCTGTAAGGTGTAGGGGAAGATGATGAGACTTCTTTCCCTACTGACACTTGCATATGATTAAAATATGAATCCTCTTTGAAAGTGCCTTTGCAATCTTATGCGTTAGTATTTTTCCTTGATCACAATTAAGTGTTCAGAAAGTACTGAAATACTCATCTTTACTTCCAAGATCTGCAAGTCCTTCTGAGACCACTTCTTGAAGATTCGTTCCACCATCGTAGAATTGAGTTAGAACGTTGACAGTTCCATCAGCGTTTCTTTTCATGAAGACGAAGCCATCACCCATTTCTAGTTTTTCTGTTTTTATCTTGTAGATGATCCCCTCGTTTTTATCAACAAGGCATTGCGCACCATCTTCAAATTCAAATTCTTCCCAATCCAGATACTCTGACCATGTACGGCAGTAATCAGGCAGTTCGCTCTTTCCTAAGAGTTCCTGAATTGCTTCATCTAAAGTTTTTTCAGATGTGTTGGAGTCAAAGTATACTGATACCTTGGCATTATGTGTCTGTATGTCGCTCATATTGAATACAATTCTCCTTTTTCAAAAGATGTTTTTATTTCTTGATCGTTGATCTCTTTTAATCCGTTCTGCAATTCCGCATCAAGATGAGTTACCCCGTTGTAGAAGTAAGCAACGTAGTCAATAGTTCCATCTGCATTGCTGCTCATATTATAACTCTTATTGACTGGCAGGAAGACTTCTTTATTTTCTGTCTTATAGATTCGGCTTCTGGCCTCATCAACGATATACTCCCTGTTGGGCTTATTATATTCTACTTCGTAGAAACGTTCTAACCATGAATTATAATCTTCAGAATGCACTGTTTCTCCAAGGATCTCCTTGATAGCATCGTCCATTGTCTTGGATGATGCCATTGCATCGTGATACAAAGTAAGTTTTCCTATATGGAGTTCTACTTCACTCATGAGGGGTTACCTTTCGTTTCTTGCTAACCATGATTCTCCGTTGTGTTACACTCTTCGTGATTATAGCATATTGCTCTCTGACAGAGAGAAAGAAGGCAATGTCAACATGATTCTTGCTGACATAAAATTGCCTAAACAAGAAAAGAGATCAGGGATGGATTACATCCCTGATCTCTTTAGTTGGGGTGACTAACGAGCCTCGAACTCGCAACCTCCGGTACCACAAACCGGCGCTCTAACCAATTGAGCTATAGTCACCATAATTATGTGAAGAATGCTATCAGATTGAAATCTTTCAATCCTCTTGATTCCTTATATAATGTAATGATCGTATATCTTCATATGCTTGTCAACACTCTTTACATCACATATTGAGTTGTCGGGCACCTTTCGCCATAAGTCAGGTGCCCCCAATGACATACCAACATGGTGGCAGTAATGCAGACAAAACTTCTTATGGAAGCCAACGTTGAATTGCCCGCTAGTCCATGGATTCAACAATTTATACCCATGTCGCTTTGAATTACCCGCCAAAGCGTTTCGGGGGTTAGTGGAGTCTTGACTACGAGATATAATTCCTTTTCGCATCCGCTTGATTGTTCATCATGTTGATGCGCTCGGAATCATTACCGCTGCCTCTCCTGTGACCCATACGGGACTCGAACCCGTAGCCTCCACCTTGAGAGGGTGGCGAGATAACCAGTTTCTCCAATGGGCCTTGATTAAGTTATAAGCAGGGGTGACAGGATTCGAACCTGCGACTGACGAGGTTTTGGAGACCACCGCTCTGACCAACTGAGCTACACCCCTATATTCAATTGTCTCATTGCCAGCAGTGCTTTCAATGATCGCGGAGATGACAGGATTTGAACCTGCGAGCCGGGATTACCGACTAACACCTTAGCAGGGTGCCGCTTTAGGCCGCTCAGCCACATCTCCATATTTTGTTGTTGTTGTCTTCTATTGTACACTATACTTCTTGTGTTGTCAAGTAGACAGAAGAAAGAGTAAACTCAACTTAAGAGATTTACTTTATCTTCGTGCTTCTGACGGGAGTCGAACCCGCATGTCAATGATTTAGAGTCATCTGGTTTACCGTTAACCTACAGAAGCGTGTGTATTAAATTGTTGTTGAGCCTCTTGGGGATTCCGAGACCCCGACCCCCTGTTTACAAGACAGGTGCTCTGCCGCTGAGCTAAAGAGGCGAGGATAGGTGTAAAATCTTACACCTATCAAATTGCCTTTTTACGGACAATTGCATTCTATGGATAAATTCATAGAAGTGAGATTAGCAGCGCTACTTTTCTCACCACGGCGACTATATCTTTTGATACAGAGCGTTTCGTGTGCCTTCTTTAGAGTATATCAAACATGAACACTCTGGCGGATGGTGTGGGATTTGAACCCACGGTGCAGGGTTACTGCACACTGGTTTTCAAGACCAGATCCTTCGGCCGCTCGGACAACCATCCATATGAAGTTCTCTATTCTGTTGTTGCTTGTCTATCATAGCATATCATGTTGACATCTTGCAAGTCAACTTGATCCAATTCCAATGTGGTCTTGGTCTCAAGCGACATTGGGTTGTTGATGTCATGGTAGCAATGCTGAGGGTGGTGTCAATGTGTTCAAGAAGTTCTGAACGCTCTGAGGAATTCCACCTCAACAAAGGTGAAGTCCATCTTCCCTGCTCATGGATTCCACTGGAAGCCCGTGCTGCCATGATGTCAGCGATGTCCTCAGGGGTGTAGAAGGCCCCTGTCTCCTTCTTGGATGCATTGCTGGAGATGGAAAGGGCATACTGATAGAGGACACCGACACCGTTGTAGCCAAGGTCATCAAGGGTGTCCTCATTGAAGACAGTGGCTTCACTGAACTCTGCAGATTCTGTGATGTTGATGAACCCCTGATGGTGGGCATGGGTCTTCAGTGTGCTCTTCCATGCCCACTCGATGTCTTCAGCGGCGATTAGGTCTTCGATGTAGCGGTATGTGTCCTTGGTGATCTTCATGGTCTCTCCTTCTCGCTCTAGCTAATTATCAGAAAAATTCAGATTCTGTCGGAGTAAATCTAAAACGAGAGGAGAGATCAGAGCATAGTCAGGATTGATCCCACAGGGTGACAGTGACAACTTCTGATTCCTCAAAAGGAAGACGTTCTGATTTGAAGACAGTAGTCAGATCTTCCTTTGTATCACTGAAAACATCTCTGAATTGGGTGGGGTAGCCACCATTGGAGATGACAGTGACAACACTGGGATCAGGTGTAACCCATGATGACGGAATCTTGCACTGTGCTGATGAACTTCTGGTGACAGAGCCACTATCCCCTGAAACTGTGATGTTGAATCCTAACATGAAAACTCCTATGGTTTCTTCTCACCTATTATCTTCAATGTCCTCTTGTCAATCGATAATGACTAAGGGGTTTGTAGATCCTTCAGTTGCTTGATCAGTATATCAAGGGATACCTGATATGGCAACTCCTTATATAGTATTGTATTGCTGATGTGGCGACAATGTTGAGGGGGTGGAGACAGCACAACCCCCACCTGACGATAGTGGTGAGGGTGGGGTGAGAACAAATACTCATTTGTTGAGGATAATCGCATTGTTAACAAGTGGGTATTCTATTTTTATTTGATAGTCTCACCCACGTGCGCAGGGAGTAATCTTCCCGATAAGGCGCAATGCTGACCAATCATCCTTTTTATTTAGTTGATTACCTCGATTATATTGATCTTACTCATGAAGATCTTTGATCTCATCTAATAAGTGGTAGAATTTGACAAGAAAGCGCCCACCTGTGATCAAGTGGTGCCACTTGATCACAGGTGGGCGATGCCTCCATAACTCAGTTGGCTAGAACGTGTTCCGCTCATAGTGGAAAGGTCGCCGATTCAAATCCGGTTAGAGACTCAATAATTATCTTGCATCCATATCTTTAATTCTGGAATTTTTAAATCCTTGTTCTCTGATGTAGTCTAAAAGATATCTATCTTCAGAAGAAACAGTGTCTCTTATTACGTCTCCACCAAAAACCGTGAATTCACTCATAAGATTTGAATTATCTATAATAATTTCTTTGTCTTTGTCTTGAACTGATTTGCTTAAAGATAAGGCTACTTGCTTGAACTTATCATGAACTTTATCGATAATAATATTTGCTCTGTTGATTCTAATTATTATACAACTTCTTTCTGATACACCATTAGAAAAAAGATCTTCAATTTCTCTTTCAGATATAGTATTCACATTAAGTAAAATTTTTCCGCTTGAACTATAGGTCATTTTCAATCTCCTAAGTTTTTTCAATCCCCGCTATGATGCCGTCATCATAGGCGGCTTGAGCAATCTTTTTGCCCAAGACTTTTCTGGCAGCAATGAAATCAGGCTTGAGGTGAAGATACTCATCACTGATTCTATCGTTGCCAAAGACCATTCTGTTGATTTGCATCCATCCTGCATCCCATGATTGCACTTGGTAGCGTGGGTGCATGTGATCATAGTCAGCACGGGAAGCAAAGGAGACTTCATAGATGTTCTTCACGATTCTCAAGAGATCCCTTGCTTCATCACTCAAGTATTCTTCGTTCTCCTGCAGCCAATTGTAGACAATGCGCTCTTTGGTCTCTACACTGACATCTTGCTGAACCTTCAGATTCCTGTGCTGAACAGCCAAGTCTTTAATGAAGTCTCTTGAGAACGGAAAGAATTCATTGATGATACGATAACTATTGCCATTGTATTCAAAGTTGCGCAATGAAGTCTGATTGGATTGGCGATCAAAGAGTGAATACACCATGCAGTCAGCAGTGAATACTTTGTCTTCAGAAAGTTCCTCAGAAGGGGCAGTGAAGATGTCTTTATCACGCACCCAGAGGAGTTTGTGTTCAGCAATATCTTCTTGGACTGAACGGCGGATGGAGAAGGTCATTGCGGCGCGGGTAAGGTTGTTAGGGGTGATACACCATCCCACTTGAGACCCTGCACCCATAGAATACATTCCTACATACTTATCTGATTTATGGACGTTGTTTGCATGATTAGCAATATACCCAATCCAATCATTTGACATTTTAGAATAAAGATTTGCTGAAGTATTCTTTTCTAGTCCATTTTTAGTCAAAGGTACATTTTCATAAGTTTTATTTTTGGGAATTTCCACCTCGGAAAGCCATGAAGATATAGTATTATATTTGCCAGTAATTTCTCCTGACCAATGCCCTATATCTTTTATAATTCCTTTTTTATTTTCAAGAACATTAAAATTAAAAACATTTTGATTTTTCAAACCCAATAGTGACCAATGAGAGAAAATAATTCCCCATGAGGAAGATGTACCATTAAATTCACCAGCATTGATCATAAAACCTCTATTAAAGTGAAACTTTGCTGTTAAGTCAAAAACAAATTCGCTAAAGTTAGGAGATGTCAAGAAGCCCTTATTGAAGAAGAAGAAGTGGAACTCATCTTCATGGCTGTAATTGAATTTATCAGATATTATTTTAACCCTATAGATAAATTGAGTATAAAGTTCCCTCGCAGCATGACCACCCTTTTTATTTTTCAGCATGAGTGATCTAATCTTTGTATCAGCAATTGATTTTTTTGACTCGTTAACTGATTGCATATTTCCATCCGATCCATACGGCGGATTGCCAATGAACACAAAAGGCTTCTTTGCCAACAAATCACGAATCAAAGACACAGGCATCTTGAATGTCCTGCTCAATTCTTCATCACTCATGGCCTCCATTTGATCTCTTGTGTAAGCATTCTCACCATGCATGACATCAACATCATCATTGAGAAAATCATAGGCGAAGGTATGCTCTCCTGAGGCTTCAGGGTTGTAGTCAGAGGAGATCTCCAACTCTTCTTCATGCAAAGTGGAGAGGTAGAGGTTGTTGAAATAGTAGTCACGAGTCAAGTTCTTGGAGCCACAAGCCGGGTCCCAGACAGTATAATTATCCTTCCAATCCTCACCAAGAGATTCAGTGATCATCTCATGAGCCTTATTCACCCAGATCACAGGAGTCCAAAAGTCACCATGGAATCTTCTGTCAACATCGTTGATGAGAGTGTCAGCGATTTCAGTGATAGCCTTGAGTTCATCCAGAGTATAAGATGCTGAGTCATAGTGATTCCAGAAGGCTTCATAAGCATCTGAATTCAAGCGCACACTCTTCTTTCCATGCACCAGCACATTGGGCTGCTTAGGGTGAAGGTAAGTGGAGTCAGAACCCTTCAGGGAAGCGATGAAGATGGAGATCTGATCTTGATTGGATACTGTGTCCCCTTGCGTCTTGGCGTTGAGGATGCCACCGAAGACGTTTTGATTGAACTTCAAGAACAGCCTCTCCAATGTCAATGCTGTCACAGGGATCTTGATGGGTTCTCCTGTGCTTGCCATATCATAGACAGAGGAGATGAAAGCCTCAGCGTCAAAGGAGTCATCAACGGGACGCACGAAGGGTCTGAGGTTGGAGTCTGTAGATAGTGCCTCCACGAGACTCACAGAGTGCTTGGAGACCCCAGAAGGGGACAGAGACCAATTCCATCCCTCACTGACCTCACCCCATACTCCGTCAAGGTAGTTGATGACCAAAGAGGTGGGGAGAGCAAAGACCTGATCCATGTCAGCAAAGACCAGAACAGACGGTATCAGGTCTCCTGCATCCTTGAACCTCTTGAGGTAGAAGACAGACTGGGCGATTACAACAGCGCGGGACTTGGGCTGAGAAAGGTCTCCTGAATCCCTCTTTGCTTCCACCAGAATACTCATGTCGCCAAAGAGTCCATTGGAGACAGTGACAACACCGTCTGTCTTGTGAGGGTAGTGAGTATGAGCAACGTTGCCCGCATATACTGTCAATCCCTCTTCAAGAAGGTTGCAGGTTGCTTTCTCTACTGCTTTCTCAACATCTTTGTTTGCTTGTGCATACTTCAGAGCCGATTGAAAAGAACGACTAATTTTAGGAGGAAATTTCTTGGCTTTGAGGTTCCTTGACACAGAGCATCTTTATCCTTTATGAAGAGAATTTTAATGAATTAATATGATGATCTGAATATCATAATTAAATGATTTTATCCTCATTACTCTTGACTACATTCTATTTTTATCTCAATGCTTAGTCATCATAGGAATGTCATTTTTCATCTTAGTGATGCCAATATGCTGCCAAAGAGATAGGAATAACCCCCATCTGCCTTGTAGATTGAAGATCTCTCATAAAAGCCAATTTTGCCCAAAATCACACGTGCATGTAGAACTCATACCCATAGACGGCTCCGATGACATTGAGAAGATCTGGCTCCTTCTCCTTTTCGTGAAGGTTCCAAGAGAAATTTTCAATTTCTGAGCCAACATAGAACATGAGAAGGTCAAGGGAACTAATTGTTCTCTTCTCAGAGTCCTTATCCACATAAATTCCGGGCACCTCATCATCACTGAAGTCAATGTCTCCATCGAAGCCATTGTCAAGGGCATTCTGAAGGCTACTCTTTGACATGAAGGTACTGTAGTAACTCTCATCCTTGGTGTAAAGGATGGAATCGAGATCTACTCCCATCTTCTTGCACATGGAGTCATAGGACGACTTCAGTTTCTCATTGGAAACATCGTCACCACTGATGGTAACCTTGAAGGTTTCGTAACGTCCGTGACCGTCTCCATAGTGGTCACCCAAGTTGATTTCCATGACTCTCGACTGCATCTTTAGACCTCTTTCTCGTATTGACTGATTAGTTATCTGTCTTGAACCTATCATGTCTGAAGCGTAAAGTCAATCTGATTACAACGAGAGTAAGAGGTGTCAATGGGGTCATGATAATGGGTGGGACTGTTGTAGAGTCACTATTTTCATCTTGTCCATTATCACCTATCACTTTTATTCTACAACAAGACCCCTTTTTGAATTAATTCAAAAAGGGGTCTTGTTGGAATGTCGATGATTTTTATCGTACTCCCAACGGGATTCGAACCCGTGTCGTCGCCGTGAAAGGGCGATGTCCTAAGCCACTAGACGATGGGAGCATAAGCGTCAATCTCACAACTGTCGCTGTTTGTAGAGTTAGTATAGCATATTGTGATTACTATGTCAACTCTGGCGGATGGTGAGGGATTTGAACCCTCGTGGCTGTTACACCTACTGGTTTTCAAGACCAGCTCCATAGGCCGCTCGGACAACCATCCATTATTGATATCGTTTCTGACATCTTCTATTTTACACCATGCTTGCACTGTTGTCAAGTCGCTTGCTTGAAGGTGGATCATTGAGTTGTTCTGTGACATCAAATCAATAATCCATTCCTGAATCCTCCCACGCCTTGTCATTCTCTTTTCGAACTTTTTTCAACAGGTCATCTTCAATAGGGAGGCAGTCAATGAGAATGATCTCATCTTTATTCTTGTCATAGACCACATTCCCCATCTGAAGATCAGTGATCCCATTGTCCTTCAAGAATCCCATTATCTCACCTATTTTTCCTGATGAATGAGACATCATCTCATCATGGGCGCTGCTGAACTTGGTGGGATGGTATCCTAGATTTTCAGCCAAAATAGCTTCCTGTGTAACGAAAATTCGTCCATCAGGGGTTTCAATGAAGTCAGTGTCAGCATAGCGGACTTTCTTCTTCCATAGTTCTTCATGATTCAAGGAGTCATAGGCCCTCTTCTCGTGAAGCGAAAATTTTCTGGATTCTTCATCTGTGAAGAAACGATTTACCTTATAGACAAGATTGGTCTTCTGGTGATAGTAAGCATCTCTGACCATTCCTCCTCCAAGGTAGGTGAAGTCAGTGTTCTCTGTCCTTTTATCAGGGTTGATTTCTTCCAGACCGTCATTGCTGACGTGGTATCCAAAACCCCGAGATGACTTCTCCAATATTTTGTTTAGTTCAACAAAAGCCTGAATTTTCTTCTTCTTGTCTCTCTGAGAGATCATGCTTTCATTCTTTTTTGTCAAGATTGCACTATTATTGACTGTGTTGGCAATGTGTTCGTAGGCATCCTCTTTGTTTGAAAAGTGCATAGGGGCATCATTGATGGGGCATTTACGCACATGTGCAGTGCAGGTCTTGACTTCACCCTTGTCTGTGATGTGATACTTTTCCATTCTGACTTCTCTAAATTAAGATGCAAATGGAATAACAATTAGCATAATAATCCACGGCGTGATATCAGAGATGGGGGCTTTGGGTGAAGATGGCGCATAAATAATATAATTGTGTCCCCGCTATAGTTTGATGAAATATAAGAATTCATGGTATCAGTGTTCACGTTATTATTAATCGAAGGTCTACGCGGATTCGAACCGCGATCTCCCACTAAAGAGTGAGTATTTTGCCATTAATACTATAGACCATTTTTCCGAATTCTTTTTTCGTTAGTCAGTGACTATCGAAGAAAATACAACGTCCTCAACGACGTGACCTTCTCGCCACACCGCCCAGTACTCGCGCCATCTCATTGGCTGTCTTAAAACCATCAAAACCGCGCGCAATCTTTTTCTTTTTGTCCTTTTCGTAGGTCAGGACTTTACCAGTTCTATCTACAACCTCCCACGGTGTGACATCTTTTCCGCTATAACGGAACGTAGATGTATTTTTCATAAGGATTCACCTCCTTCTGTTGATAAAGTGTCAACAGAAGGTCAGGAGGTGTTGTTAAAGTTCTCCATTATTGCTCCTTTTCTTGGAGTTGAATAAGGTTTTAATTGCATTTTCTTTGACATAGATATGAACAAGCCTATCAGAAACAGGAGACATTGGAATCAAAGAGAATCAAACTCTTCACAGTGACTCGCTACCTTGGAACATGCGAACTCGTGAGAGCGACCTCTTCTCGAAGTTGTGCTTTAGCCTCTTGCATACTGACAAACCTTTTGGCTTATGGGCCAAGAATTCTTCCTCTACGGAATAGAAGGAAAGCAACCACAACGGGTTATACTCCGTTAATCGTTTCACACATGGCGGCCTAATTAACCTTCGTGCCATGACGTGAGGTGGTTGTTGCGCACAATGCGCAGTGCCCTTGGCGAGACTTGAACTCGCACTTCCTTTTACAGAAACAAGATCCTTAGTCTTGCGTGTCTTCCAATTCCACCACAAGGGCAAAGGTGACCAGATGACTCTGGTCATAGAGACATGAATCTGTCTCGGGGTGAATAAGGAAACATTACGAGAAGTCACTCGAAGAGATGACTTTGTAATCGCGGATATCCTCTGACGGAATCTTCACCCGAAGGCTTAAGATCGAATAGTAATATCCGCCGTTTCCAGCGTCTGCGTGCAGGTTTGCAAGGGCGATAGGGTTTTGGTTGTGAAGGATCGTAATGACTCCCTCTACTCCATATGAATCCCCATCATCCCAAGAAGAACACGCAAGTCGCACATTTGTGATCATTGCCTCTAGCTGTGAGGGATCAAGGATCTCCCATTTGCCAGCCGCGCTTGCACAACAATCTTGCTCAGACTCAAAGAGTTCCAATTCAGTACCATCGTCTAAGACGAGGGTACTCTTGCGATGACCTCGTGATTCCACTCGATCAATTTTCTTCCCCTGAAGAGCATTCAGGAGAACAGTATCGATGTTGCTGTTGATCATGATGTATCCTTTCGTAGATGGTTGATGAAGTGCCTTGGCACTTTTTTGCTTCATCCATCTTCATCTGGTCTACAAAAGTATTTATCGTTGTAGTAATCAATAATGACTACAGTGCCCCCAGTAGGTAACGATCCTACCTCTTCTGGTTAAGAGCCAGGTGCTAATCCATCTCAGCTATAGAGGCATGAAAAACATCTCTGTGAAGTTATCAAGATGCTTGTCTTTCGAGGTATCCCTTGATGACAAGAACAATGCTCTCAAACATCAGCGAAGATGTCAAGTGAGAAAAACATCAATCTCGATGAGTATGATGTTTTAGTTGCGGAGGTGGGATTTGAACCCACGATCTCTGGCTTATGAGGCCAGCGGGGACAACCGAACTCCCCCACACCGCGAGTGGTCTTGAGTGGACTTGAACCACCGACCCCCGTCTTATCAGGACGATGCTCTAACCAACTGAGCTACAAGACCATAATGATGAATAGTACTCACCACGGCGTTTCGCGCCGAAGCGTACTTGCAGCATTCTACCGACAATATTTCTATTATCCCAGATTCTGCTCTTACTGATTCATCATCAGTAAAGCCCGATATGCAGGAAATATCTTCTTGACCTCGGAATTCATATAATCAAGAAGACATGATTACTATATCAAAACTTGTTCTCTATAGCAACCATTTTGACAACAATATTCATTGTTATCAGTGCCGGATAAGGGACTCGAACCCTTACACCTTATGGGCACTGGTACCTAAAACCAGCGTGTCTACCAATTCCACCAATCCGGCGCATATTCAAGAATGTCATGCAGTAATATTACTATACCACAATCATCTCTTGAAAGCAAATCGTCTTGTCAAAAGCGTTTGCTTTGTGCTCGATACGGGACTCGAACCCGTATTCACTTACGTGAACTGACCCCTCAAGCCAGCGTGTCTACCTGCATTCCACCAATCGAGCATGAAAGCGCTTGAAGCGCAGTGAAGAAAGAGAGAAGTGAGTCTCACCATAAGTCACCACCTGACGCCAGGCGATCTCTCGCCCAGTAGGGAATCGAACCCATTATGGTCAATCATTTGTTTCTTCCACCGTTGGGGATTCCCAACAAAAAATCTAAATAGATTTTTCAAGCGTCCGGTAGCGACCCATTCGCTCTATCGTGTGATTGATGGGACTCGAACCCACATCTCCTTGATTCACAGTCAAGGCATTTAACCAATTAAAGTACAATCACCGTAGTCCATACGGGATTCGAACCCGTGACCTCATGGCTGAGAACCATGCGAGATAACCAACTACTCCAATGGACCATAAGCATACTAATGTATGCTTCGAACACGTGAAAGTGCTCCTCGGGTGCGTGACGGGGATTGAACCCGCGCAGACATTCGTCATCAGGGTCACAACCTGACATGGCTAACCAGCATCCATCTCACACACCATGCTATGAGAACGGCTTGTTCTCACAGTATTCTTATCTCTCATCTCTTCAGGTGAAGATCCAAGAATTGAGATAACTATTCCTTGATCTGATCCAACATTTCTGTTTCTTTTCTCTTTGGCGGGTAGATAATCCGCAATGATAAAGAAACTTTTGTGATGGTCAGTCAAATCTTGGATTGACCAAGATCGTGCCCCCAGTAGGATTTGAACCCACGGCCCTCTGATCCGAAGTCAGACGCTCTATCCACTGAGCTATGGAGGCTTGTAAAGCGACCATGTGTTATCATGTGCTCTACAACGCGATCAGGCTTATCAGCGGACGTTGATGGTTACTGAGAGTCCATCTCCGTTTTCTGCGTTGTCTCATTATTCATCCCTGATCTGAATCTTCTCCCTGACTTGCCAAGATTCATTCCCCTAATAATGAGAAGGAGTCCAGCAAAAAGGAGGATGCTGACGATAATAACGAGAACTAGAAATGTCAGTTGCCATCCTTGGATATCTGCTACCATAATATGCTCCTTTGATTTAAAGTACTGTACGCATATTATCAATAGTAGAAGCATGGCATACTGATGTTTCCGTGCCTCTCCTGGGAGTCGAACCCAGACTGTCACGGTTCTTAGCCGTGTTTCTCTACATTGGAATAGAGAGGCATGAAGACGTTACAAGAACAACCTGCTTCCCCGCGATCATCTCGTCTTCGTAAGATGCCATGTGGAAGGTCACATGGAACCATCGGAGTGATCCCACGGACCACTCCCGCTAACTTGGTGTTGGCATCAAGTGTCAACAAATACAGAGACAAACGTTTCTTTTTGTCCATGCGTGCCTCTTCTGGGAGTCGAACCCAGACTGTATCGGATCTGAACCGATTCTCTCTACCATTGGAGTAAAGAGGCATATGATGCGTTACAGCAGACACCCTGTTTCCTCGGGACCGTCTTGCATCAAAAGACGCCATGACTAGCCTCATGGTGGCAATTCTCTCTTCCCGTTACAGATCACAGGCCACCTTGCCATTTGTTGTCAGTGATCTAAGAGAGAAGATCATCCTGTGGATGTGTGCTTTGTCAGCACAGTGCTGGCAGAGGGTATCGAACCCACTTTGTCGCTATGACGCCGGTTTTACAGACCGGGTGCCAGACCTCTGGCATACCAGCATGATAAGAGATTATTGATCTCTTTCGTGCCCCCAGCAGGACTCGAACCTGCATGTATCCATTAACCTTTCTACTGGTTCGTAGCCAGAGGGTATATGGAGGCCAACGCAGTTCCTACGCATACAGGGTGTCACTGCGAACCACCTTTGCGCCTACGACCAGTTTCGATCTGGCTACCTCCTGTTCGACAGACAGGCGCTCTCCCGATTGAGCTACGCAGGCATAATAATTCTACATCACATCGTAGAATTATTGAGTATCCGAAGATACAGTGCTCCCGGTGGGTATCGAACCCACAACCTTCCGATCTTCAATCGGACGCTCATCCATTTGAGCTTCAGGAGCATAAAAAGAATGTCTTTATTGTTCTACCAGCAGGATTCGAACCTACACCTTTCCTACGAACGCTTGCTTTCCATTTACACCATAGAAGAACAATAAAGAAACCTTCAAGACAATGTTGTACACCATGATCTTAAAGACGCCGCATACCGTTTCGAACCAGTTTTCGGCCATTCTTTGCTCCCCCACCTGGATTCGAACCAGGAACCCTTCGGTTAACAGCCGAATGCTCTGCCAATTGAGCTATAGGGGAATACCTTCTGCATGAGAAGGAAATTTTGGCTATGGAGAATAATATTGTTAGGATGTTTCCTGAGTAAAATTCTCCTATCTTGCATTGATGAACACGTTGCTTATGATATGGCATCATAAAGATGTTCTTGCAAGGTACAAAAGAGAAAGATTTACTAACTTTCTCTCAGTGCCCCCAGTGGGACTTGAACCCACGACCTGCCGCTTAAGAGGCGGATGCTCTAACCAACTGAGCTACAGAGGCATATTCTCAAGAGTATGCTGAAATGGTGACTCTTGAGAAGGAAATGCAGAACCCTTGTTCTCATTGCCACCAATTGCATGCGTGATGAGAGGATTCAACATTGTAATTCTTATATTCCGTTTCAACGGCGATCCTCATCTCGCACCTTGTACACGTGCTTATGACAACCATCTGATGATGGAAATCATGTATGCCTACATGATTCAAAGAAATCACCATGCTTTGAAACATAATTATTTCTTATTGTCCAGAATTATTCTGAAGTGAATAATCTGATGACAATCACTGGTTTCCCTATCTACGGTAAGCCCAGATCTGCTCAGGGTCGTTCTTCCTCGGGATTGCCTAGCCCCGTCCTCATTTTTAAATTGTTACCAACCACTCTACACCATGAATTTTTGTTTGTCAAGTCCATGATGTGCTTCATATGTTGGATCTCATCTCGTTGCTACTCTGGCAAGTCCTCAATAAGACATATGTTGCTGTGACTGTTATCAACGTTATCACGTCCAGTCTGCATCTGTCAAGACAAGTATTCATTTGTGTATGTGTTTGGATTCTTTTGCTTCTATTCTTATCTCGCCCTTCGCAATGATTTGGCGGAAGTTCACCTAATCAGTGATGAAGGTTATTCAGGATATCTCGCTTAAAATCGAGATAATCAAGATCCCGAAGGTCAAGCAGAATATTCTTAAACTTGTTCTCATGCTTCTTAAACATTCTGTGCCTCCTTTTCCTGTGATCTTTTGCCTGAATGTTTTTGGTTGTTTCAACTTCGCGTTTGCGTTGTTGATGTCTCTATCATAACACACTGTTTCTCGGTTGTCAAGTCCTTGATGAAATTCATCTTTCAGATCGCTTTTCAACTTGGACCAGATAACTTCGTATTCACTTGTGATGTTGATGATGTTATCATCATACCATAGTGTCTCTCGGTTGTCAAGTCCTTGTTGAAATTCATCTTTCAGATCGATTTTCGCCCTGAACCGAATAACTTCGTATTAACTTGTGATGTTGATGATGTCATCATCCTACCATAGCGTTGATCGCTTTGTCAACTCGATAGTAGAGAAGTTTTGAAATCATGTTGCCGACGAATGATTATCCCGGCAATCATGCGAAAACTTAACATGATGTGTTTAGCGTTACAGTGTGCTGATGCTTGACTTTTTGCATCAAGTAGCAAAGGAGTTTAGAAGATCAGAGATGCTTGATCCTGGTGCAATTTGCTGAATTACAGCATCGGTAAGAATGTATCCAATGATAAGGATCGATGTGAAGACAAGGTTATAGACAAAGGCGACAATGGAAAGCGTGACGCCTATTGCGTTCTCTCGCCTTCTGGATAGGAAGAACGTTCCTATACTACAAAGGAGTCCAATAAGAGGAACAAAAGTCATAGCAACAGAGAATGCAGACGCGCCTGTGGTGAAAGCGTCGTTATGATTTTTGTGAGATTCTTCCTTGTTGATTTCAGATGGTACAGATGCCACGTTGTTCTTCTTTCTTGTTAAGGAATCGCTTGCTGAGGAATATACTAACAAAAATGCCATGATAGATTTATGATTCTATCATGGCATTTTCAATGGTAATCAGATTTCTGCCCATCCTGCTGGTGAAGGAACTGCAACTTTGTCACCAGGCGTAGATGCAGATACAGATGCTGCTGATTGACTCAGCCAGATGAATAGTTCATCAAATTTTGTACCTGATAATGGCAATGCTACTCTATTGGGGTCTCCGATTTGACTTAACTGGTCAATGTCTGCACCTTGAACACCTACGGCAAAGAAACTGATCTTCTTTGCTGCTTCAAGTTCCTTCAGTCTTTGGGATGCGGAACTGAGATCGTCAGTTGACAATCCATCACTAATAAGCAGGAGAATTCCTTGGTAGTAAGGAACACCTTGGCTTTTGTAGATCTGCTTTCTGTCTTCAATGGCATCAATTGCCTTTGTTAAAGCCGCGCCTGTGCTTGTCACTCCCATTTTCTTCAGGTCTGGTAGGGGAGCACCACCATTGAGGATGTTTTCAATGGTTACAAAGGGTGTAGGTTCAGCAACATGTGTCCCATAAGGTACAAATGAAAGTTCAACTCTCCTCTTGGACAATGGATCACTATTAATAGCAGAAACCAATGTGTCCAAGGCTCCGTTGACGGCTTCAAGTGGTGTTCTGTCTTCTCCTTCTCTTACCATGTCCATAGAGTCAGAGCAATCGATTGTTACTACTACAGGGCATCGTGGATCTGGGTTGTCTGCAAATTCAATGGCGTCAAAAGCGTTAACTGTCATTTTGTTCTCCTTAATTTTGTCTTCTATATGAATATATATCAACTGTATTCTTTTGGTGGTGTTGTCCTTGCTGATGCTTCCTTGAATACTCTTTCAATAGTATTCTCTTCTTCCCCTGTCATAGCCTTCATGTTTCCATCCTTATCGATGAAACTGTCAAGGATTTTCACATCTACAGTTTTGTCAAGGTAGGGGAAGTAGCAGATTGAGTTTTGTCCTTCTCTATGTGCTCTACCGAAAGACTGTACGGCTTTGTTGGGGTCTTCTCTGATGTCATGAATAATTGTCGCTCTGATGTTATCTGTGGCTTTCGTGCCATCACTGAGGGATTCACCTGCATGCAATGAGATAGCCTCTACAATGGAGCATAGAACAACTTTGGCTTTGCCTTTTTGGAACATCAATCTTTGGTTCTCTCTTTCTGAACCTGTGTATCTTCCTGTAATTTCTGCCACTGTTACGTTGTTCTTCTCCAATAATTCTCTATAGCGGTCAATAGTATCCATGAATTCACAGGAAATGTATACTTGTTCGCCTACGTCTAATCTGTCCATGACGAAATCAACCATGCTGTCAACTTTGAGCAGAGATGATTTTTGTCGATACCTCTTACGTTTTACAAGTGCAGTTTGGGGGTTTTTCTTTGCTGCAGGAAGGAGAAGGAAACGTCTGAATTCAGACCATTCCTTCTTGTAAACAGAGATTTGTGTAGCATTCATTTCAATGGGAACTTTGACAGGAACTTGATCAGGCCATCCTTCAATGTCTTTAGGTGACCTCATCAAGAAGGGAGAATTCTTTTTCTTCAGTGCTAATCCAATTCTTCTTGTGTCCCTTCTCTTTGCTTGATCATTTTTCATCTTGTCATACTCATACTGTGCTCTCTTGGATGCATCAGAAGAGTTTTTATTCATGGAGAATGGCTCTTTCCATACCCATCCTGACTTCCCAAGTTCAACATTGAACCCATTTTCCTTGAGGAATTTTCCCCATGTATTCGGAGTTGCTTTCCCGTTGTCTGTGATCAGTGGCGCAAGCATGCGACTAAGGACAGCCATATGCAAGGGTGTTGACCCCGGTGTTGCTGTGGAAAATAACACATAAGGGGTTTTACCTTTGATGTAGGTATTATTCAATTGCGCAACATTGGCAGCACTCATGGAGACGGCGGACTTTCCGTAGTTCTTCAAATACTGAGATTCATCAAAGATGACGAAATCCCAATTGATGAGGGGTTTTCCCTCTCTGGCTGTCTGCCTGTTTTTTGTTGATCTTTTCTTCGCTACTCTCGCTTTAGGAGGTGCTTCAAGGAGTTTGTTCAACTGTTGATAATTGATGATCATAAACCTACAGAACCCTGTCGCAAGAGGATAAGACTGTATAGTGTTTCTCCATTGTGCTCTGGCGGTTTTCGGGCACACAATGAGAACCTTTGCCTTCATTGAAGTAGAGAATCCGGCTTGTTTCGCGCAAAGCGCTATGGATGCAAGACCTGTAAGAGTCTTTCCAATACCTGTCTTATCTGCAAGCAAGAAGTCAGAAGATCCTTGAATATAATGCTGTACTATGTATTTTACACCTTCTGCTTGGTGCTCTCTTAAGGAAAATCTATTGGCAGACTTCTCAGGTGTCTGTACTACACCGTTGAGTTCATCTTCTTTCCATCTGGCATAAGAAAAGTCTTTGCTGGCGAAAGGGTGAAGTTCATCAGGCAGGAAGGTGCCTTTGTAGACATGGACTTTTTCATTCTTCCAGTATTGTATCTCAGGGTGTTTGAACCCCCATGGCAGGTCTTCAAGAACGTGAATCATTTACTCTCCTTCTCTGGCACATGTATCATTTATGACACATCATAGACAATGGGGGCTGTGTCTTGGCCAGGTGCCATAATCTGTGGTTTATTGTTGACTGTCATAAGAATATTTGCAACAATGATGACAATGATTGCTACGATGATCAGGATAATTAATTGCTTTTTGCTCATTTCACTCATCTTCTGTTACAGTGATGATTTCATGGGTGAATACCCATGAAGTATTGAGGATCTCTTCATCTTCTAATTCATAGAGAAGCGTTTCAATGTCTTCAGAGATTCCATTGACTTCATTTTCGTCTTCAAGTTTTTCAGGTGTGATTGAGAAATCAAATTTTTCCAATGAAATATTAATTAGCGATGTGGATAGAGTTTCTCTCATTTCTGCCTTACATCTATCAAGAATGGATTGTCTGATCTCTCCTGATGACAATCCAGATTCGATAACTTCCATGTCTTCTAGGTCACTCTTTTTAACTTCGGAAGACATGATTTCTTCTTCATCAAAGTATGACGCATCCAGTACTTTGAAAATCATAAGGTTACCCCCTGTCTGAACTTCCTTTATAATCATATCGAAAAAAGAAGAGTTCAACAGGGGGTAAACTTTATTTTATGATGATTGATGTTCCCAAAGGACACAATCGGTATCAGTACCATCCTACAGCATCGCTGTGAGCAAGGGCAGCAGATGGAGATCCGTACCTTCCCTTGATGTATTTTGTTCCCCATGCAACCTGAACAGGAACAGAATTCATGTACTCTCTAGCAGCAGGAGTGTTATATCCGCCAAAATGAATAGTCACCATAGCCTGTGGAATTCCCCTTGCAGAAGAAGCAGGGTTAGCAGCCTTGTAGTTCCAGCCTGATTCCCTATTCCACAACTTTACCAATGCTTGATAGTCTCTTTCTCCCCAGCCATATGTATCGAGGATGTACTTTTTCGCATATGCTTTAGCCTGTGAAGGACTCATAGCATTTCCTGATGCCACAGGAGCAGAATATGTTGCCTTTGGTTTGGAGACGCTTTTCTTAGACGCCTTAGGTGTAGGCTTCACTGTCTTCTTAGGTGCTGCGGTTTTTTGTGTTGTTGAAGACTCAGATGTTCTCTCTACGGCAGCAGGCTTAGGGGCCGAAGTCTTGGAAGGAGTTGGTGTAGGAGTTGGTGTAGGTGTTGGTGTAGGTGTTGCAGATACTGAAGGTGTTGGATCTGCAGATTCAACAGGAGCGGATTCGGCACTCTTCTGTTCTTCTTTGCGCTCCTGCTCTTCCTTGGCCTTGGCTTCAGCGGCTTCCTTTGCCAACTGTTCCTCAACCTTTCTTTGTGCTTCTGCCTTCTTAGCGGCTTTCTCCTTCTCTCTCTTTTCCTTCGCTGCTTTTATTTCAGCCTCTTTCTTAGCGATCTCTGCCTTTCTGACTTCTTCCTCACGCTTCTTCTCTGCTTCAGCAGCCTTTCTAGCATCGATCTTCTTTTGAGTTTCAAGCGCAATAACGTCAGAATCAACGCTCTTTACCACATTGTCAGCAGCACCTTTTCTGATGACCCTATCTTTAGGGAGAGTTGTCACTTTCTCGTGATTAACTTTGATTGTAGAAGGTGATCCATCGGATTTGATGGTAGGTGAAGTGGAGAGATACTGCTCTTTAATGCCTTCTGTTCCTTCTTGTTCTACAATCTCTGTCCCTTCAGGAAGAGAGGTGTCCATAATGACTCTTGTCTGGAATGGAACAGACTCTGAAGACACAACGGTCTTCTTCTCCATTGTTTTCTCCAAGTCAATAGTCACATTGTCAATGTTTTCTTGATACTGTGCTGATGACGGAACTTCTTGTGCAAAAGCAGCGCTTGGAGCAACAAGTCCATATGCCATAGGCAAAAGAACAAGTGTTGAAAGCATCTTTTTATTTTTGGTTTTCATGTTTCCTCCATATTGCACCAATACAAAAGAAACACAACTGTTCACTGCTCTATGATAGACTTTCGTACTTCTTCCGTGTTATTGGCGTTGATATTATTTAGGTTGATCATTGTTCCATTGACATACAAAATTGGGGCCGAAGTTGCCGCATTTTTAACCATGTCGTTATTGCCAGATGCAATGATCCAGCTTGTGAACTCCCCTAAGTATATCAAATCGTTATAAATTTTTTCAACTCCCAGATCTGTGAGTTTTTTCACAACCAGATTGGCGAATTCTTCCCTTGTTCTCTCATCTTTCTTTTCGGCATTCACCTTCGCCATCTCCAACATCGCGTCCCAACCCAAAGAAGGTGATGTGACGAATGTCTCACACAGAGCAGTATAAGAATACATGGAAAGGATCTCACCTGACGGCAATGGATGCACATTTAAATCGATGGTTGCATTGGAAACCATGCCATGAAGCATTCCAGCATTAATCAATAACATATCACGAGACGATGGGGAGTTAAAGTCAAGGAAGAGGTCTACAATTTTTCTATTTTCATTCTCCTTTTTGTTGGAGAAAGACCAGACAGCAGAATTCTCATGACTACCACCGGGAGTAGCCAATGCTTTCTGATCAGATGACGCTACTTCTGCCCGTTGACCCTCGAACACCACCTTCTCTGTGTTCATAGCGAATACTTCACCCCTGAGAGATTTGATGCCATTCAATTGATCCTTGGCTTTCTTATTATCATACTCATCAAGAGCATAGTTCATCAAGGGATAACTTACTGCCATAGCCCCCACAGTGACAGCCCCCATCAGAAGAGATCTTCTATTAAGGAACTTATGGCCCTTGTCCTCCTCTGTGATCTCAGTATCATCTGAAAGATTGTTACTCTCTTGAATCAATTCTTCCGAAGATTTAGAGCCGTTAAGAGTGGAATTGTTCTCATTATCCATGTTATCAGTTTCCTTCACTATTAAGCACCTCGTCATGTCCCATTTTGATGAACGCTCTTGACGCCTTTGCTACAGCATCTCTGTTAACTTCAGATACCTGAGACAACTGGACGGAATTATCTTTCCAGAGGTCATAGCCTTCAAGGATGTCTTTGCCTCGAATGTTTTCCAAGTGATCAGTTTTCTTGCCATTATCAGACTTGTCAGAATTCTTCTCTGTGATCAATTTTTCAATCTCATACTTGTAACTGAAAGCGTGCTGTTTCTCTGTGTCAATCGACTTGAAATCCAATGCTGCCTTCTTAGCAGGCGTGATGTTTTGGATCTTCTGTCTAAGAATTGGTGCAATTTCAGGATTGAAGGTTGTACCATCAATCTGAGTAGACTGAAGATTGGAGATCATCTTCTCTGTGATCTCTTTAGGTGTCAGGTCAAGAGCGTTGATAATGGGGAAATCATACTGTGGTCTTTGTGCAATCTGTTTCATCTCATGGGAGAAATTTCCATCAGAATCCACTGTCCACAATGTCCATCCTCTTCCTAAAGGCGTCTCAGCATCGCTGAATCCTCTTCTGATCAAAGACCCATTATAGTAGATTCTTGTTTCAGCAGTATCTTCTTTGCCGTTCATAGAGCCAACCCATCCTCTTTCATGGATATGTCCCAAAAGCGTGTAAGACCAGTTCTGGTCCTTGATGATGGGATCAGGGATGACAACTTCACGAGGAGATTCATTGGCACTCAAGCGCATGTGGAGGATAGGATCAATGACAGAGCCATGAGTAGAGAGAATATTCACTTCTCCGTCAACGGTTTTCACGTCCTTCATTGTCTCCGACTGCTGACTATACATGTGATGAGAGATCATATGAAGATGGATTCCATCAGCAACCTCAATACGCTCATAAGGTGTTGCATAAGAATAGATTCCGCGCAATGGATCATCAATTAATTTAGATGCAGCAATGTCAGAAGCGATATCGTTAGTATCATGGTTTCCTGCAAGTGTGTAGACTTTGATACCTGCATCATAGAATCTTCTCAACTGATTCTGTACAAAGAAGATATTTCGTGGGGTAGGGAATGGGCTATGAAAGAGATCACCTGCAATCAGTACGATATCAACCTCATTGTCAATGATGTCTGTAACCATAGCAGAGAGAGCAACATCACCGTCATGTTCTCTTAAGTTAACTCCACTTTCATGTCTTCGAGTATCTGTCCTGTACCCATTGTGAATGTCTGACAAGTGCGCAATCTTTAAAGCAGTACTCATTAAGTCTCTCCTATCGATGTCTTCTGATAAGAGTATCTTAACAAAATCAGCAATGGTGTGCAGTGATTGATCTTATCACTGCACACCATATTGCTGTGCGTTTAAATCAGGAGTTATCAGCGAACCTCATCTGTCGAGAGTACTCACTCATGACAACAGAAGCAGCCTGTGCCACATTGATGGAGCGCACAGATCCAAACTGAGGGATGTAGACACAATGATCACACTGTGCCACTACGTCAGTGTCAAGCCCTTTCTGCTCTTCTCCATAGAAGAAGGCGCTCTTCTCAGGGAACTTGAAATCATAGATAACCTCAGGGTTAAACTCAGGAGTATTGTCAACAGCAAAAAGCGTGTAACCATCCTCCTTGAGAGCATCAATGATCACATTGACATCATTATGGTGACGAAGATGCTCATAATGATGAGACCCTACAGTACCACGACGATCAAACTTCTTCTTACCTGCAATAATTACATCACTGCCTGCAAAAGCATTGTTTGCACGAATAATAGATGCCTTGTTGAAATCGCTGGTCAGGTTCATGCAGACGGAAACCATAGGCACACGCTTGGTATCGATGTCGGCAGAGATCTCATCATTGAACATGGCGCGATACTCATCCTTGACGTTACGCAACTCAAGGTTCTCAGTATGATCCTCGAAAGTGATCAGAGGAATACGATTGATCCCAAAAGGAGCATTGTCGTCAGAAAGGGCGTTGGTCGTGTTAGTCTCGTTGTTCATGCTGAAAGGATAACACACATGAATGCTCTATTGCAAGTTCAGACAGAAACAGGGTGGGTAGAAATTTCTACCCACCCTGTTCTATAAGGGGATCATATCATGATGTAGGTGATGCCTCAGCGCCCTCTATGGCCTCAGGAGAGGATGATGGGGCAGTAGATGCACTATCAGTACCTCTAGCGTTTTCCGTCTCCTGAGGGGCGCTTGAAGGCGCTTCCTCGGTTGGGTAAGACACAACGATCACAATGGAAGTGTCTGTCTTGACGCTATCGTTAACACCAGGAATGATCTGAGTCACAGATGGTTCAGAAACCTTCTCACTGGATTGCTCGATCACAGAGATGTTCCTGAAGCCAGCAGAAGCCAATGCAGCGTTGGCAGCATCAGGAGACATTCCGATCACGTTAGGAACGTTTGCTGACTTAGCCTCAAAGGGGACAGCAATAGTGAGTTCAACAGTAGAGGAAGAATCAACTTCACCTGGCTGAGGTGTCTGTGCAATCACAGTTCCTTCTTCCTTGTCTGACTCTTCTTCTGTGATTTTCACGTCAAGCCCAAGATCCTGTGCTTCCTGAGTAGCCTCATCTGCTTGCTTGCCTACCCAATTAGGCAATTCTACAGATCCACTGGAAACATTTACAGTCACAGTGTCGCCATTCTTCACTGTAGCACCAGTTTCAGTTGAAGCAGAAACAATGTGATCTCTTTCAACTTCTGGGTCATCTACAATGTTGACAGTTTCAATGTCAACACCAATAGAGTAGAGTGTCTTCTGTGCTTCCTCAACAGTCATCCCAGTGATGTCAGGGAACTTAGATGTTTCAGGCCCACGAGAATAAGCAAGATCGATCTTTGTTCCAGCGGGAACTTTTTCATTGGGAGCAACAGATTGAGAGATCAATGAATCCCTTGAAACTTCGTCATCAAAGACAAGATCAACAGAACATTTCAAATCATTCTGCTCAAATGGCTCACAAGTAGTCTGAGCGTCTTTAAGCAACTCGTTGGATGCGGTAGGAACAATCCTGTCGCCCTTGTTCATTCCTTGGAAGAGGAACCAAGCAAGAAGTGCAAGAAGACCCAGAGCAATCAATGCTCCTGCAATGATCTTTCCCCATGGTGTTTGATTGTCTTCTACTGGCTCTGGCTCAGTAGTGGTTTCAACCTGTGTACTGTCTACAGAGGAACCTGTATGTATCGGACGTGTGTCATCCTCATTGAATTCATAATTATTATCCATGATTAATATGTTCTCCCTTACTTTTTATTCAAGTCTTTGAGTGATCTTGAAATTCCTGAATCTTCAATCTTCCATAGAGTTTCAAGTTTTTCTGGGCTAGTGAGAACTTCCCTATAGTGTTCAATGTTCTCAATGAATATCGCCCTATTCTCAAGAGCCTTCTTTTTGACGTATCTACTGTACTTCAAAGAATCAGTGTCAACTTCCAGTGCTTTCTGGCTAAACCCTGAAATAATCAAGTCATTAGCGTTGCGCACACGGGACAAAGCAACATATCCTAAACCAGGAATGAAGCACTTGGACAAATCAACTTCAACAGCATCAAAAGTCTGTCCCTGTGATTTGTGAACAGTGATCGCATATCCCAATTTAATAGGGAAGTAAGATACTGCTGCGACAACATCTTTGAAGACCACTTCATCCAACAGCGTCTCTTCGGCAACATGTGCCCCAGACTTTGTTCTCTTGACCTCTTTATCCCTTGAGACTTTAGGCAAGTTGACAATCCTACCATCATTCAATGCAAGGACAACTTCATCTGATGACTTGTTATACCTAACAAACTTAGCCACTGTTCCATTGAAAACTCCAACCTCGTTATTGTTTGCTGTGACAATGACAACAGCGCCTTCTTTCATCTCCAACTCATGAGGAACAGCATGCTGTTTCATCAGTTCTTCATAATCTTTCTTGGCACCGTACACTTCAGGGTAAAGATAGACAGAATCATTGGGATTCTCATCCAGTTTTTCCTTGTTGTAAGCATCCACGTTCTTATTTGTCGTGAAAAGAACAGAATATACCTTGTCGGGATCTCTTTCTCTGGCTTCCGCCTTACCGATCATCTGCATAGTTTTCTCATCGGGCTTTCCTACAGAGATCTTCCACAGCATGTGCTTCAAATCAGGATCAGATGCACGATGCACCTTATCAAGATAGCAGATTTTGATATCTGCTTCTTTCCATGCTCGTGATGTGATGGCAAAACCATAATTCAATCCATCCTTTTTCTTATGGGAAGGAGGATTTATAGGGGGCAACTGCATGAAATCACCCATGAGGATTACCTGAACACCGCCAAAAGGACGATCATTCTTTCTGATTCTTTTCAAGGCAGTATCAACGTTGTCAAGATAGTAAGCGTGCAACATGGATACCTCATCTACTACAAGGAGATCAGCATATTTGAGATTCGACTCAGCCCTATAAATGCCCAATGCCTCATTGTCCATCTTTCCTCTTTGGCTCAACTGCCCGTCATAGATGCCAAGACCACTCCATGAATGAATCGTCTTTCCTCCAATGTTAGAAGCAGCAAGACCTGTAGATGCTGTAATAGCGACAATGAAATGATTCTTGAACTTATCCTCAAGAATACTGTTCACCAAGGCAACAACAGTAGACTTACCAGAACCAGCAGGACCAGAGACGAAAACATTCTCCCCGTTAAGAATACGCGCAACTACCTCTGCCTGAGAAGTCGCTTTGCAATCTTCAATTGCTTTTTCCAGTGTATCATAACCAAGGAAAGGGTCTTTCAAGAACCTTCCATATGCTCCTGTAGCGTCATGATCATATAATTCAGTATCCATTGCTATCTCTTTTTCCACGTTAATTCTCACTTCCTCAAGTATCTGCACAGATTTATTATTGCATTCTCCATGAGAATGTCCTGATCTGCCTTTGATTCTCCCTTAAGATTCTTTTCAAGAGAGAACATGACTTCTGATGCTTTCACTATCTTATCATATTGACGTGCTCTCGCAGCATCATAAGAGATCTTGAATGGATAGTTATCGTTTTCTCCCAGTCTATCTGCCATGTCAGATTTACTGATGTTCCCCTCAATTTTAAGCACAGTGGATATTCGCAATAACAATGAGATCTTTTTCTTCATCAATGAAGTAACAACCAAAGGATGAGAATTCTGACTGATCCTTCGCCAAGTAGTGATTGCCTCTGTGACATCTCCATCCATTAATGGTTTCTCAATCTCCCAAGGGGGAATAGACCCTGGTGGCAATGGCATTCTCAACGCAATGTCCTCAACGCTCACTTTAGGTTGAAGTTTAGGAGGAATTGAAGAAATGTCCTTGAGAACTGAAACAGCCTGAGCATAATCATCCCCAACTCTTTGGAGAATATACTTCTTTACATCGGAAGAAAGTTTTGTCTCCGCAAGCATCTTTTCAGCAGGAGAAACCTTATCCTTTGAATTCTCTCTAGATAAATGAAGACTTCCCCATTTCTTCGCTATCGACTCAAGTTTACGTGTTGAGTTTCTGTTGACAGTGGATGCCACAACAAGACCATAAGAAATAATCTCCTCACGATCATCATCCTTCATCTTCTCCCACTGATCAACAAAAGACTTTACACTAGAAGCATCATTTAATTGCACAACGCTGACAGGAACATCACCAAACAAAGACTCCATGCCTGCATCCTGCAAAGAAGAAATATACTTCTTGTCTGTTCCTAAAGTTTCAACCAGAGCATTGGAGACTTCAGTCACTCTGTTGTCCACCCATGCATCAGAAGCATCAACGACTACATGAAAACTCATCCTAAGAAAGCCCCTTTCAGTTTTTTCGCTACATGACCTGAGAATAAGTAATCATCGGGATGAACGTAAGCATTATCAGCATTTCCATCACACAGAATACGCAACGAATCAAGACTTTGTGTGTAATTGTCGCCTACAACAAACATCTCTTTCCATCCTACCGTATGTGAATACCCATCAGGAGCATTGCATTTATAATCTGATGTGTTCAAATCGTATTTCTTTTGTCCAGATACATAAAGAGCGTTATCTTTGACTTCAATGACATCATTGGGAAGGCCAACAACTCTCTTCACCAAGTATGTGTCTCTGTCAATGTACTTGTCCCATTCGGAAGGCTTGTGGAAGAAAACAATTTGCCCTGCCTTTTCATCAGGGTCTGCATCAAAGATGACCCAATCGCCATCACTCAAAGAAGGCTCCATGGAAGAACCACTGATCTTCATCAAAGAAATCCCCTGAGAAGCACTCAAGATAGCAATGCCAACACCTGTGAGAATAGTAAAAAGAAGTACTGAAACAAAGAAGAAAACAACCCTCTTTAACAAAGATTTCTTGGAACTATCCCCTGTTTTCTTTGATGAAGAGTAATCTCTCGCATCAGGATCAAATTCATCCTCTGGATTTGTTTCAGCACTGATAGCCGTTGAACCTTCACCGCTAACTTCAGAAGACTGCTCTGCCATACTACTATCATCAGCAATCATGTCATCATTGCGATCATTATCTACATTCTTATCCTGTGACAAAATAGATCACACCCTCATCTGTTGACGAACGTTATTGGAGACAACAGTAAGTGCTTGCAATTCTGTCCTCAAAGTATGCGCAAGGCGTTCATACTCTTTCTTAGCCTGACCAGTGTAGAAATAATCTTCTTCCAAATGCTCACACTTGATTTCAGCATGGATCTTTCGATCTGAAGCCGTCTTCTTATCAGACAAAAGGATTTCCTTCCTCATTGCCTTATCGTAAGTATTCTTAGCCAATGCTTCTTTTCTTTCCAACTGGTTGATAATGTTGGTGATCTTAAACAAAGACATTCTTGCATTATAAATTGACTTATTTATGCTTTCCATGTCCTCATAGTCAATATGGTTCTCGCTAATGGCATAGAAATCCTCATATTGAGCCAAAGGTACAGGCATAGCGCTATCGTTTAATTCCATTGGTATTCACTCCTTGATCAAAATACCTCTTCTAAAGTTTATCAAAGAGTAGGATGTGGGGCATATCCTCTGAAGACAGCACAGGAATCAATGATTTCCTTTGTAACACGTTCGCCTTGATAAGTTGCCAGCTGGAATGATAGTCTTAACAACTGCCTCATGTCTCTTGGGGGCATATCGTGATAATCACGCTCCAAAGCCTCTGCTAAAGCATCATCAATGATTTCTTCTCCCATCACCTGCAATCCGATAGATTTCCATGCCTTAATAGCATCATCACCTACAGGCACGCCATAATCAATGATGGCAATGCAACGGGATAGAAAAGCATCATCAATATCCTGTGGCCTGTTCGTTGTCAAGAAAGCGATTCCTTTGAATTCTTCGAGGGATCTAAGTAGTTCAGCAGTTACTCTGTTCTTTTCAAGATCAGTGCCACGGCGACTGATGAGTGTATCTACTTCATCAAAGAGGAGAATTCCATTCCATTTGTAAACCAAATCATAAGACTTAGCCAATTTTTTACGAATGTCCCATGATGAAATAATGGAAGAAGAATCCATGGTGTACAAAGGCTTGTGTAAGACTTCTGAGACAACTTGAGCAGTCAATGTCTTTCCTATACCGGGTTCACCTTTGCAAAGGATTAATGTTCCTTGACCTTTTCCATAGATGATGTCACTAATCCCTTGTGAATCCTGGCTTGTTAGTACATCAATCAACATTTTATGTGCAGAAGGCAAGATGAGTTTATCTTTAATAGAATCATCATAAATGTATCTTTGTATGTTGAAAGCACTACATATGAGAAATTCTTCCGCTGTAAGATCAAAGACTTTCACATCCAGCAATGCTGGGATATCAACCACATCTTCTATTTTCTGCGGGTTTTTATATAGGCTGTTCTCATATGACTCTTTGTAAATCGAAGGATTCTTTGCAATCTTATCTGTAACAATAGATTCCAACACTGCCTTCCTGTTCTTTACACGCGCACTATACTTCTCTGAAGACCTATACTCAGCTCTGATATCTTCTTCATACTCAACACCGTTCACAATGATCTGCTGACCATACCCTTGACGCATCAAACCATTTTGATCATTAAAAAGGAGATCTAAAGTATCATAATACTTTTGAATCAATTCGTCGTTGCCAATATAGAGATCATTCTCTTGAAGGATATTCTTTGGGAATCCACGAGATCTAAGAAGCTGCACTTTAGAATGCACATGTGCTCCTTCTTTAATCGAAAAAGAAACAAAATTAATACTCATATCATCGCCTGAAGAAAAAGACCTGCCTATTCCATCAATAGCATAAGGCTGATAGTATGCAGTGTCGTCAGAACCTTTTTTATGATAGACCCATCCATGATGTGAGTTCTTTAAAATGTAGTGCATGATCATGAACAACGATACACAAGGATGAGGGATTGCTAACTCTTCACCATCCAAAGTTCTCAATGCATACTTCAATGATTTGATCAGATACTTGATGTTTAACTCTTCAGCACTTTCAAGTAAAATATTCAGTATATCCCTATCAATGTCATCATATTCGATATTATAGGAAGGAACGTCGTATCTATTTACTTCGATTGTTTCAGAGATTGATCGCAATAGAGGGTGCCTATCAGAAACCCGCAATATCACTGGCACAGGGATGATAATCATACTCACTCTTTCTCGACACGGAATGGAATCGAACATATCTTATCAAACACAGAAATGAACTACGGCGATGCTAAAGACAACGCCGTTTCTGGCTTCACAGGAATATGCTTAATCAGACCTTATACAGATCATTCTTAAGTCTAACAATCCCTCCACCAGCACAACCCTCCGTTCCAGAGGTGACCAAACTCAAGTACCTTTCACCAAGAATAACCATATTCCTCGCAGCATGAGAATCACGATCCTCACTAAAACCACAAGAAGAACACAAGAAAACACTCATATTAACATCATGCTTCGTCAAGACACCACAAGGAGAACACCACGCAGTAGTAGCCACCCACTTAGGCAGCATTACCGCATTCTCATGATTTTTCAAGCGCGCTTTAACACGACCAAGCACACCATGATGGATCTTCTTAGAACCACGTGCTTTCGAATTCTTGTTCTTCCACGATACTAACATTTCATCTTGGAAGAACACTACACTATCCTTAGTTAACCTGCTTACTAATTGATTAGCAAACTCATTCTTCAAATGATCAGTATTCTGATACTCTCTCTTGATCTTAGCCAAAGTCTTGCGATAACTGTTGGAGTTCTTTACCTGACGAGACAGTTTTCTCTGCAATCTCGCCATCCTCTCCTGTTTGCCAGTAATAATCGCGTTAACAACCTCACCATTATCAAGAGTTAAAGCATTCTTTACACCCATGTCCACACCGATTTTATTCGTAGGTGCAACCTTAACTGCTCGTGGCTGATAAGTGGTCACTACTAAATGATAACCATCAGCACGATACACTAATTTAGCATTCGCAAACTCAAGACTATCAGCACACAATTGCTCATAACCGCGAACACGTAATCTGCCGGGAATGTTCTGAACACGGATTTTAGTCATCATCCCTTTTGAATTAGGAATCAGATCATAAGTCACGCCATATTGTTTGAGATTGATAGAATCGACATTGCGAACAAACTTTAGTTTTCCAATCTTGCGACCATTCTTCTTCAATGCAGATAATGATTTGCGATCATTGCTCAATTGAGTTATCACGCTTTGCTGCATTTGGCTTCCAAGATGTTTGATTGCTCTTTTCTCAGTATCTCCGTTGGGGACTTTTACCTCAACTTCACCTTTGAGTTCTTTGATGTAGTCAAGATCAAAACGTTCTGCTGCAAGGGCAGCATTGCGAATCCATTTAGCCTCATGGAAAATACTTTTAATAGCCTCTTTTTGCTGTTTATTCATGGAAGATTGTACGATTTTTAGGTCATACACTTTGACAATCATGGTTTTTCTGCGTTCACGAGTTGCTTTTCCTGCTTCTTTGATTCTCTTGTTTTTGGCAAGTCTGGCTTCTTCTGTGAGGGTTTTTGGTGCGCTTGTGCGTTGTGCCATGATTGTCACCTCCTTGATATAATAGGCTATCTTATCTTATTATATCAAAAGGTTGGTTGTGATGGGTGCTGTTCAGAATTTGCGTTATCATTTTGTTTTTGCTACGAAGTTTCGTAGGGGGTGTTTTAGTGGTATTGAGGGTGATGTGGTGAGGGCGATTGAGTATGCTGTGTCGAAGTCTTCATGCAAGTTAGAGCGTGTTGCTGTTGAAGATGGGGATCATGTTCATTTGGTAGTGAGGATGTCTGGGACTTATTCTGTTTCTGGTTTAGTGAACCGTTTGAAGTCTTTGAGTTCTCATCATTTGTGGGAGATGCAGGGGGATCATTTGAGAAGATTTTATTGGGGTGGTCGTCATTATTTGTGGAGTGGTGGTTATTATGCTGCTACTATTGGCGATGTGAGTGCTGATCATGTTGATAAGTACCTGAAAAAGCAAGGCCACTGGAAATAATACACTTGCGCTTACATCAGCGAGGCTGAAGACCTCGCCGCTTTACGCGCTTTCGTGTAACGGTATCAATGAAAACATCAAGCGTTTTTGGAATTAACGATCTCATATTAAGAGATCTCTTCGAGATGGATCAATGGTCTTGAATATCCCTCTACCTTGTGATCCATATCAACACTGATAACCCTGAACTTTGTTCCTCTGGCAAGGGTAACCTCTTCCTCATAAGATCCATCCTCATTCCACTTCGCTGATTGAGTAGTATCAATCTTCATCAGAACACCAGAGATATAATCAGGAGCATTCATACCAGAGAACTCATGAGATATGTCTTCAGATGTAGAAGTAGACACGAACTCATTGAAGACAACCTCGTTACCAGCCTCCCCGATATGCTTCTTCACCCATTCTACAGGATTCATGTCAGTCTTGCGAGGAAGATCGGAATTTGCTGTCTTCACCCCACGAAAAAGAGTATGATTTGATTTTCTACGAGGGCACCTCGCCAACGCTTTATCCATGTTATCAATCACTTTTCTTTGATCATCAGATAAACTGCCCACATCATCACGTCTCAAAGCATCATTGATCTCACCATGCTCAAAGGAACCATACGATTCCCAAGCATCCCTCTCATCATCAGAAAGAGAATTTCTCCATGTTGATACAAGAGAAGAATGATTTGTAGAAGACAAGGACGACACAGAAGAGAATGATCTCTCCAAAACTTCCTCAGAAAAAGAATGTGCCTCCTTCATGTTCTCAAAATGCTGTACTGAACCCAAGGGGCATTCAATCTTATCTGCCCTGCATCTGTTCATCTCGCCAGTTTTGCTGCTCACGTGATACTTGACCATTATCCCTCCCCATGTTTTCAGATGAACACACATGATGATTCTCTAATCTCACACACGATCTAAACTATTGATGCCAATCAACCCCGATCCAGCATGGACTAGGAAATCATTTCTGCAAAAGAAGCGAAGTTGTGTATACGCAAAAGAGGGTGAGAATTAGATTCTCACCCTCTTTCACCTTATTATTCAATTGTCATCAAGTTTACATCTATCTATTTAAAATAGATCAGACCTGACATGACTCACAGTAAGAGTTTGCATCCTCAACCTCTGTTCCTGCAAGTGTGGAAGGACGTACACGGACGTAGTAAATCGTCTTGATACCCTTCCTCCATGCATAAATGTATGCCTTATTGAGATCTCTGGTTGTGGCCTCATCAGTCACAAAGAGAGTCAAAGAAGCACCCTGATCAATGTGAGGTGTAGCAGCAGCATACACATCAATGATGGCTTCAGTTCCTACCTTGTATGCATCAGCGTAGTAAGGCAGAGTTTCCTCACTCAAGTATGGCTGTGGGTAGAAGACTCTACCAATCTTTCCTTCCTTCCTTGCCTCAATGTTCTGAGCAACAGGATGGATAGAAGAAGTAGAATAAGAAATGTAACTGATGCTTCCTGTTGGCGCAACAGCGATCAGGTACGCATTATATAGACCATCTCTCATCACATCTTCCTTCAACTGCTTCCAGTCTTCAGCAGTAGGCACATGCATACTTGTCTTCTTCAGAAGTTCTTTGACCTTCTCAGTCTTGACTTCTGAGTACTGACCGTTTGTGTACATGTCGAAGAACTCACCTGTAGCATACTTTGACTTCTCAAACTCGAAGAATGTCTTTCCCTTCTCCTTTGCCATCTTGTTGGATGCCTTCATAGCGTAGTAACGTACTGACATGAAGTACAAGTTGGTGAAGTCTACTGCTTCCTCAGATGCGTAATAGATGTGCTCACGTGCAAAGAATCCGTGAAGGTTCATTGCACCCAGACCAATAGCATGACTCAACTGGTTTCCACGCTCAATGGATGGAGCAGATGAGATGTTGGACAGTTCTGACACTACTGTGAGCGCACGTACTGCTGTTTCCACTGACTGACCAAAATCAGGTGAATCAAACATGTTGGCAACATTGAGAGAGGCGAGGTTACAGGAGATGTCTCTTCCAACGTGGTCATAGTTTCCATCTTCATTAAATGTTGACGGAGTTGAGACCTGAAGAATTTCAGAACAGTTTCCTGTGACAATGCCATTGAAGATAATGGAGTGACCATCTTCTACAGTGACATCATATACATCCTCTACACCGTCAGGAACAATGTCTCTGACAACAGCCTTGTAGCGGTGTGTGCTGTATGGTGTTCTGTTCTTATCCCATACCAATGACTTTTCCTGCCATGCTTTCTGCTGCCTGTCTGTCCAGTTCAGAAGTTCATAGAGAGCAACGACTTCAGCCTGTGCAGATGCCTTCAGATTCCACACTTCTGCTACATCATACTCCTTCTCTCCGCCCTTGCTATCAGGAAGGGTATCCTTACCTGCCTTGCGGGAGAGGTACAGCCTAGTGAACACGTTCATGTTCAATAGCATCCTCTGAACTTCAAGGAGAAGTTCCCTATTTGTGGAAGTCAGTTCAATGGTTGCAGACTTTGATGTTCCTGTAATGCAACCATCTGCCTGATAGAGACCCGAAAGGTAGCCAACCTGTGTTGACCTGTCTCCTCTGAGTACGAAGTCAGGGACAATCTCCTTATTATCCTTAGTGAAATCATTGTTTTTAAGGATTTCCGCAAGGATTGTAGAAGAAAGCGTCCATTTATTGTACTTCTCGCTTTCAGTGAAAGTAGGAATACGTGTGGACTCATCAACGAGACCAATGGCATCATCACTGTAGAAGATGTTCTCCACGATCTTATTGATCTTGCTGATCTCTGACTTATTCTTTGGCTTGATTGTCAGTCTTGCAGATGGTGAGTACTTAGAGTCCTTGTCCTCTACAAGAGAACCCTCACCTGCAATGAATCCTGCAATGAATGCAAGATCAGGCTTGTGAACGTGTCCGTATGCACCCTCTGATGGTTGAATGAGAACTTTGTCACCTGGCTTGACCTCACCCAAGGGGATCTTCACAAGGATAGGATCATCATTCTCGTCCTTACGCTCCACGTAGATCTTATGGTACTCTGTTGCTCTTAACTCATACCCCTCAATAGTGGACATTTTGAACACAGGAGTATTCTCTGCTGTCTTGAACATCTTGGTTGATGTAACACTGGCTACTCCGTCTGCATCAAGATCCATAGTACGTGCTCTCTCATCAACGATGACGTTGAAGGAATTTTGTGATTCAAAGAGGTCTCCTGCACGGACGTTTCCTGAATCTGTAAGCAACTGTGTCTCTGCTGTGACGCAGAGGTTGGAATGTGTAACCTTTCCATCCAACTGTGACTGCGCGTTTACGTTGTCCTCAAACATGAGGTAGGGGTATCCTGACTCAAACTGTAGCTCAGCAATGGTCTGGAAGAGTGAACGTGCTTTAATCTTTTGCTTACGGATCTTGGGGTTATCTACCATATCGTAGTACTCTTCCGTGATATCGATGTCACTGAAAGGCTTACCGTAGAATTTCTCAACATCATAAGGTGAGAACAGATACATGTCATCATTGCGCTTAGCAAGTTCAAAAGTGATGTCAGGAATGACAATACCAATGGAAAGTGTCTTAATCCTGATCTTCTCATCTGCGTTCTCACGCTTAGTGTCAAGGAATCTCATGATGTCAGGGTGGTGTGCGTTCAAGTACACTGCACCTGCTCCCTGACGTGCTCCCAACTGGTTAGCATAGGAGAATGAATCCTCAAGAAGTTTCATGACAGGAATGATTCCAGAGGACTGTCCCTCAATGTTCTTAATAGGAGCACCCTGCTCACGAACGTTGGTGAGGTTCAAAGCAACACCGCCACCACGCTTAGACAACTGCAAAGCGTTGGTAATGTTTCTTGCAATGGATTCAAGGTTGTCTTCTGTTCTCAAGAGGAAGCAGTTGTGAGCAATGTACCCTCTTGCTACATAGGTATGATTGTTCTCTACTTCAAGATTGTAAACAGTAGTAGTTTTTTCTTCGAATGAAGATGCCTTTACTTTATACATTACGTATCCATCAATGATCCTTGCAAATCTAAACTGATCAGAGGCAAGTACACCATCAAATCTATCTGCATTTTTATCAATGTATTTAATGAAGTCAACATTGTTTTCGCTGATAGCAGGAATCTTCAAGGTGGATGTAGGTGACCCTGAAGCACTGAAGAAGGTTCTCTCATACGGAAGAAGTCCAATCCTCAAAGCAGCAGTTCTTAATTGAGAAATAATCTCAGGGTTGGACAAAGAGACTTCTGCGCTTCTGTCAAGGACTGTTCCATCCCCTCTGAAGCATCCTACAAGCATACCTTTGAGGAATTCATCAGAAGCATCAAGTAGAAGAGTGTTCAACCTCTTCTTATTAAATCCAGTTCCGATAAGGGAAACAAAGAATTCTCCCATAATTTGAGACCAAGCAGCCACATTCGTTGAGCCATCTACGTTTTCTCTCACAGTAGGCGTAAAGCCGAAGATTCTTTCAATCAGATTGACGGTATCCTTGATAAAGATATCTTCTTTTGATCCGAAAGTGAATCGAATTCCCTTATTTACCCCATTCGTGTAATGAGCATATCCCTCAGAAATGTAGTATCCTACAAGTCGTCCGAAATCTTCGTTCACAGAGATGGTGTTTTTCAAAGAATATGAGTTCTTTAAAACATTAGACCCCTTCTTTTTATTGTTTTTCTTGTCGATTGATCCAATGTAAACAAGATCGTTTTCTACATCAACATCAAGAGTCCTACCCCATGTAGATGGCGTTTTAACGTAATCTGAAATCTTCAGTTCTGAAACAGATTCGGAACTTCTTCTTGGAACAGACAGAGCAATGAAATCACCAGGAAGAACTTCTCCCGCTGCAATCCACTTTACATTCTCAGTACTTCCATCACCATCAATTAAGGTGTCTTGAGATGAGTTTTTTCTGTAAACAAGGACAGGGTGCTCTTTAGTAGAAGAGAACTTTTCTTTTTGTCCAATAACAGTAAGAGAAACTATTCCGTCACTTTCCTCACGAGACATAACTCCTGTTACCTTTTGCACGCTGCCATCGTGTGTGTAAACTGAATCCCCCTCAACAATGTTGGAGATTGTAATTTCACCATGGGGTGTAGAAATTGGTGTATCGCCTTCGAAACACGACACCATCTCACCACGCTGCTTCTTTCCTGCATTCAAGAAGGTTGGAGTGGCAGGCTGGAAACGTCCGCCCATCATCTCATCAAGCAAGTGCTCTGCAGCATCCTCGTCACCATCAGCAAGGTAAAGAGCAACAACGACAACCCTATCCTCATAGCGTTCAAGATATCTCTTGCCGTCGAATGTCTTCAGAGTATAGGATGTGTAGTACTTGAATGCTCCCATGAAGGATGGGAAACGGAACTTGTAAGCGTATGCCTTCTTGTAAAGTGACTTCACGAAATCGAAGTCATACTTGTCGAAGAGTTCCTTCTCGTAGTAGTCATTCTTGAAGAGGTAATCCAGTTTCTCTTCAAGATCGTGGAAGAACACTGTGTTCTCATTGACATGGTGGAGGAAGAATGCTCTGGCTGCCTCTTTGTCCTTATGCAACTGAAGTTTTCCATCTTCACCCATCAGTTTCACCTGGGCGTTCAACTCATGGTAATCCACGTTCTCTTCTTTGTCGTGGGTTGTTCCATTGAATTCAGACATACTTGTCCTCCTTGTGTCGTGTTTTAAAGTCTATGGGCATTGGTAATCAATGCTTGGGGTAAAAAATGACCCACGAAAACAGCACTTACGTAGGTCACACATGAGCATCATCGACATGATGCCGTACTTTTTCTTTTTATTTTGTTGTCGGAGTATATTCTAACAAGAGTAGTTTAAAAATATTCCTCTCATAACTTCCTATATCACCATTACCTGTTAAGCAACCATTGATTTCATGCTGTTCTTCCATCATGGATAATTTCGATGTGAGATAATACACATGAATTTTCTCTCAACGAACAATTAAAATTCAGGGTCTGTCTTGATGAAAAGGAAACGTAAAACGTATCTTACCACAATCATAAACTCTCTGAATCCCATTGATATGAGCCAACTGTGATTCAGTTAAAGATTCATCATAAAAAAGCGAAGGATCATTCTTAAACCTCTTCTTCCTGAAACCGAACTTATGCTTCCTCTCATTCCTGAAGATGTAGTAATAATCAGGAGGCAATATCTTATCCTGAATCCATCCTGTTTTCTCATACAAACCACCATCAGAAAAAGATAAATCAGCAAACGTCGTTAGCATAGAATTCGGATGCTCTTTCATGAATGCTTTGACTATTTTAGAATGACCACCAATGACATGTTCAGACGTAGAATACCTCTCCAATATGTAACCATTCTTTGCCTTCTTGAAGGATGCAATTGCTACAAGAACGCCTGATCCCTTGTCTTTCAGACCCCAATGTTCAGAAGCACTCACTGATCCTTGAATGTGATTACTCTCATGGAATGCTGATGCTTCCCACCTGTCCACTATGCTGACATTCGTATTCCTTGCATAAATTCTTCTCTGATTATTAATTCCCATCACATGCTGAACATGCTTCTTGACAATCTCTTTCTTATTATTCCAATCATCCTCCCACACAGTTAACAATCTGATCCCTTGATCATGGCATGCCCAATATTTTTCAGAGTGCTTTTTCTTCCCCGAGAATTTTTCCTGATGCCAATAAATACCATTAAATTCAATGGCTACATTGATCTCTGGAAGATAGATGTCAAGTTCCTTTCCGTTGAGAACTTTCCTATCATTAGTGATGATTCTGCCATCATAGACATCCATAATGAATTCAATGAATTCCTTCTCCCGCTTAGATGTCCCTGCTTCATCACATTTACGACACCCTTCCTTGCCAGCAAAGTGAGCATCAAAGGACTGATAGAATGTGCCATGATCATCTATTGTGCAGATGATAGGAGAAGATGTTTTAACATTGAAGGAACTCAAGTCAACCTTGGAGTAATCATACCTGCCAGATCCATGAGATTGTATCTTGTTGTCAAACTTGGCAGTATCATATGGGGCATATTTATTACATTTTCTACAGCCGTTGTTTCCTCTTAAGTGAGAGTTGGCTTCAATCCTATAGGATTCACGGTGCTCATTACAGATGACAGTGATTTTCTCATGAAGGTTCTTGAATTGCATCACTTTGGAGTAATCAAATCGATCTCCATGTTTCTCTTTTGCTCTTGTGACATATTCTTGTACAGAGATCACACTTTGCCCATTGCATTCAGAGCAACCGTTCATTCCTCGTAAATGATTTTGAGCATTCTGGGTGAACTCGCCATGTTCTCTGCAAAGAACAGTGATCTGGTCAGCCATTTTGGTAAATCTCGTCTGGGAGTAATCAAATTTATCCCCATGGATTTCTTTTGCCTTTTGAATATACTCTTCAGGAGACATTCTTCTTGTTGCCATAGCGCATTCTTTGCACCCTGTACCACCTTTGCTTCCCAAATGTGTGTTAGGGTAAGTAGAGAATTCACCATGATCAGGACAGATGATGATCACTTTTTCTTTGAGTTTAGTGTACTGCGTTGGAGAGTAGTCAAACCTGTCCCCATGAATACTTTTTGCTCTTTGAATGAAGTCCTCTGTATTCCTGATTCTCATTCTATAATGTCTCCTTGAGCAAAAGTAAGATCCTGTGAACATGAGTTGACCATGTTCACAGGATCTTACCAATTTCTATCAATCAGAAGTCCCAGTCATCGTCATCTGTTTCTTCTGCCTTTCCAATCACATAGGATGATCCTGATCCAGAGAAGAAATCGTGTGTTTCTCCCGAGTTTGGAGACAAGGATGCAATGATCTCAGGGGATACTCTGGTCTCTTCCGCAGAGAACATGGGATCATAACCAAGATTCATCAGAGCCTTGTTGGCATTGTATCTAAGGAATACCTTAACCTCTTCAGAGAGTCCAACCTTGTCATACAAGTCTTCTGTGTACTTCATTTCATTCTCATAGAGATCCATCAAGAGGTCATATGTGAATTCCTTATATTCCTCCTGCTTGTCAGCAGAGAGTTTGACGACCTCTCTTTGGAAAAGCGCACCGATGTAGTAACCGTGAATGCTCTCGTCCCTGATGATAAGGCGGATGATGTCTGCAGAGTTAGGTAACTTGGCGTGGGACGCAAAGTACAATGGAAGATAAAATCCTGAATAGAAAAGGAAGGATTCAAGAACTGTGGATGCAATCTTTTTCTTCAGAGGGTCTTTTCCATCATAGTATCCTTCAATTATACGTGACTTTTTCTGCAGGAACTCATTCTCTCGTGACCACCTGAATGCATCATCAATCATTTCTGTTGATGCAAGAGTGGAGAAGATAGAAGAATAAGATTTAGCATGGACTGATTCCATGAATGCAATATTTGTGAACACCGCTTCCTCGTGTGGAGTGGTAGCGTCAGGAACCATGGAGATTGCACCTACTGTTCCCTGAATAGTGTCAAGCAATGTCAACCCTGTGAACACTTTCATTACAAGATCTTTTTCTTCTTCAGTGAGGGTGTTCCATGATGGGATATCATTGGAAAGTGCAATCTTTTCTGGCACCCAGAAATTCGCAACCAACCTATTCCATACATCACCACTTAATTGGTCATCAATTCTGTTCCAGTTGATTGCTTCTGTTACGTTTGTCTTTGGATCTCTCATACCCACCTATCTCCTGTTATGCTCAATTTAAAATAAACTCGTATGTTTGCATACATGATTACAATACATACCCTCTCTACTCTCAACGGATTGAAGTATGTATATTATTTCTTTTTCGTATCTCTAAGAAACAGTTTTATTATCTTATCAAACTGATAGTTTTTTCCTTGTCCTATATGCTGCCACGTACTTCACGATATCGATTGCTGATTCGCTCATTGTGATGTTGTCAGGATATCGTCTATTGTTGGAGTGAATGAAAACAAAGTCTTCTTTGTCAAATCCTGATTTTCCATTCTTTAAACAGATCTTTCCTTTAATGTGTGTATTCCCGTTTGCTTCAATATGAATGCACAAGTATACTGATGTCATCATTGCTAACATTGTTTCTTCTTTGCTTACAGGGATGATCTTGAGGCATCCTTCTGGTTCTTCAATGTTTTCTGGGTAACAGCATTCGCATAACGTGTCCCCGCACCTTGTATCGGTAGGCATTGATATATCTCTCTTTCTCAAAAAGCAACGAGTTTCTTGATCTCTTCGTTGACTTTGGTCGCTTCTTTGTGGGTGAACCTACATTCACTTGGATCATAGTAAGTGAAATTATTATCTTCATCTGCTACAGTTTCATTACTAAAGCCTGTATAAATCCTATATTCAATCGTGTTGTTTGCTCTGTCTAAGATTTCTGTATGTACTTCATGTGCGTTAGTAATAGAACTCTTGGTCACCCATGATGATTCAACTTCTTGGGTTTCAGCCAAGTCGAATAATTGCTTCGGGTCAATAGAGGACAGATCATGTCCTCTGCTGGCATTGATTAGGTGTTCAAAAGTTTCGGTTGTCTCTGCCACAGATGTTGGAAGGATATTGCCGAATGCGTTGATGAGGGATGTTCTTTTCACGAGGATTCTCCTTGTTTTCTTTCTTTCGGATGTAGAAAAGCACCACAGGAGATATTTTCTTCTTATCTCTGTGATGCTTTTCTATTTTGTTTTTTGTATTTAATTTTGTTCTTGTTTTGGCCCATGTTCCCCATGTATTGCTATGCGTGGCTACAATTGTCTTACCAATTTTTTCCAAGCATGGCAATGAGCATGGCATGATGCCAGAATCAAGGCTTCTAGAAGAGAGCGTCGTCAATGAGAGCAATGTGCTGTTCACTCTTATAAGCATTGCAGACATGACACCCACCTCTTTTCATACACTCATATCGTTGATGTAATACTTCGTTATTGTATCACGGTAGGATGGGGTTGTCAAATACTATGGTGTTGAGGTTTTCGCCCGATAGGAACAGTTAAAATAGGCATTTGGTAAAATAGGGAAAATCATGATCATCAGAAAGTCCATAGCCATGGAAACATTGTCAAACTATGTACCATTATTAGCAATTTTAACAGGCAGTTCATTAATATGGTTAACATGCATCATACTTCTTGTTATTTGGCTTTTAATGATTTTGAATTTGGTCCTCAAAGGAAAAGTAGCATCTGCTATGCTTTACTTAGTATTATCCTCGTTTTTAATTTTACCTATTTTCTTTTTTGTACGAAACCTTGAAGATAAACAATCTGCTAACCCTGCTGGGGGCGTCATTGAAACAGACACACAAGAACCAGCCACGGCAGTAGAGACAACACCGCCACCAGCAGAATCTATACCTGATCCTGTAGATTGGTCATTCCTTCCATGGTTTGTTGGCATTGCTATTGTATTGATTGCAGTTGTTGCTGCCTTCTTTGTGATGGCTCATTATCTTCCTAAGATGATGTCTGCAAGAGACCAGAGGAAACAGATGGAGATCAATCAGAGAAATCATAGAAATGATCTCATCGACAGGAGGAATAGAGCAATTGCTTCTATTGAGTCTACCGTCACAGAAAGAGGACGAATTGAACTTGACCCAGTATGGACTTTTGATTACCCCGAGTTTACTAACATGTCTTCTCCTGTGATCATTGAACTCTCTAGAAAACAAAAGATTGCTGTTTCTAAAGCCGATTTCATCAAAAATGTCCCAGATGATTCTTTGACTACAGATGACATCAAGGAAGTAGAACATGCTTCCAGCGAGTTCGCTGCACAGTTGGAGACGGCTAAAGAGTACGCGGAGCAAGTCAAGTGGGGAGTTCTCTCTAGGGAAGAGAAGAAACTTTTGAAAACAGCAAAGCAATTGTTGAACATGGTGTCAGATGAGTCAGCATCTGAAAATGAAAGGCACGGAGCACTGAAATCATTGGCTAATGTAGTTGACAAGTTGAGGAATGACTATGGGCGTATGTCCTTTAACGTGACAAAGTTCTATACAGCCATTGAATCCACATCTAAAATGAAGATGTTGACTGCAGTATGATGCTGAATTGACAATTGATTGAAACAGAGAAGGTGGGATAGAAATCAAATCTATCCCACCTTCTTCGTGTTATCTATGAAGTTGTAGTTTTGAACATAGGACAATGATCACTGGTTGTATTCAGTGATGAAGATATCAACTTCACCAGATTTTGAGGTGTATCCTCTGATGATATCCTTGTCATCTTTGTACATTGTTCCTGTTGATCCTTGTCCATGTGAGTCAATGTAGTATTCTTTGACCTTGACATCATGGATAGTCTTCTCTCCAATGTACTCTACGTCAACGTCATCTTTCTTGATGAAGTCTTCTACGCTGTCAAGCGTGGCAAGGGCGAAATCATAATCTCCCTCTTCTTTAGTCTCATAACTATTGGGGAAGACCAGTTGCTCACCGCTGAGAGCAACCCTACTGCCATCAGATGTAAGATGAACTTGTTCTTTATCCAATGCTGTCTTGACAAATACTTCCTTGGGAGAGTTCTTAATGTAGGATGCCTCTGTGAACTTATCATGCATGCTCTTAAAGCCTACAGTTCCGCTTGTGGTAGAAGCGTCATTGTTGTCTATCTCATTCATCAGAGCGTAGGCAGAGGTAGTAGATGCTGCAACGACCATTGCAATACTTGCTCCAAAGACCAATGGCTTGGTGTATTTCTTCATGTGTTTCAACCTTGTCCAATCATGTTGATGTCTATGTTCACCTCTTATGATAGCAAACGATCATATTTTGGTATGAAACAATAAAGCACACAGGTTTTTAGTTGACCTGTGTGCTTTATTGTTTTTAATTATCGTTTCTTGTTTTTCCTTCTTGTTCCTCTGTCAGAAAGAGAACTTCTCATTTCATATGTTTTTCTCTTGTTCTCAATGTCTCGTGGGTCAGGTATTCCATACTTCCTCAAATCCGCTTCTTTGCTTGTCATTCTGATGAATGCTAGGAGGGAAAGGAAGAGGGATGCATATAGTGCAGATCTCGCCGTGTAGGCTGCGTCAAACTCGCCACCATAGATCAAGACGATAAGGAACACAGCAGCCACGATTGCAATACGTACACGCCATGCATAGGACAATCTGAACCTAAAGGGAATCCATTGTGGGTCTCTTGCTTTCATGACATTGCTTAAGAAGATGCTGACATTATAAAACAGACTGAAGAAGAGAAGAGAACCGGGAATGAGCATGAGGGATCTCAATACCATGAACAATTGCGTAAAGGGAGTAAAGATATCAATGAGTGCAGCGATGACAATGAAGACGACTAAAGAGATTCCTGTTACGGTGAAGAACTGCTTGAAATTCGTGTTGTACTGTTTTCTTAGCATGACAAGATAAGATATGAAAGGTTTATCTTTGTCAAGCCAAGCAAACTTGTTTCTCTTTGTTGTTTGTTCTGCTGCTGTGCTCACAGTAGTCTCCCCTTTGAAATGAATAGTTGAGATGCATCTTTAAGTGCTTGTTCTCTGTTCTCTGAATTCAATATCCTCTTTGCAGATTCCACTGTTTCATCAATCAAGTGTTTATGTGTCAGAAGGTCAGCAAAGAGCATTTCGCTGTTTCCTGATTGCTCTGTTCCGAAGACAGTTCCTGTTCCACGGTTTTCCATGTCTGCCTGAGCAACATCGAATCCATCTGCGTGATCCACAATGTTCTGTAGTCTCTTTTGGCTATTCTTAGTGTTTCCAATGGAGACGAGATAGCATTTGGATGGCTTTTGGTTTCTTCCTACACGACCTCTAATTTGGTGCAATGAGGCTGATCCCAATCTGTCTGCAGAGAGTACAATGACCCTAGTGGCATCAGGGATGTCTACACCAACTTCAACAACAGTGGATGCGACAAGGACATCATATTCCTTGTTGCGGAACTTGGTCATTGCTTCCATTTGATCATCTGGTTTCATTTTTCCATGGACGTATCCTACATTAATAGAGGACAGCACTCCATTGTTAATGGATTCATATGCTTTTTCCACTGATGCTGCATCGATCTTATCTGATTCCTTCACCATTGGGGCAATGATGAAGGTCTGGTTCCCTGTTTTTGCTTCATCTATGATGTCCTGCCACATGGGGTGATCCTTCTCATTGATAATTTGAGTAGGAGATTCTTGTATCCATTCAGTGACAATGGGGATTCTGCCAGGTGGCTTCTCATCAAGAATAATCATATCTACATCGCCAAAGAAACTCTGAGCAATAGAGCGTGGAATAGGCGTTGCTGTCTGCTGGATGAGATCTGGAACACGCTCATCTTCTCTGCTGGAAAGAAGTCTGCTTCGATCTTCTGCGGAGAATTTCTGTTGTTCGTCAATCACAATCAATCCGAGATTATTGTATTTCATTTTTGTTTTGACGAGTGACAGTGTTCCTACCACAATGTCGATCTCTCCATCCGCCACCTTCTTGTAAATAGCATTCTTCTCTTTTACTTTCATGCTTCCTGTGATCAGAGCAATGCTAACATCGTCTCCAAGGGGCGCAACAGCCCTCTCAAGACCTGCATACAACTGTCGGGCAAGAACATCTGTTGGGCCAACAATAGCAGACTGGTAGCCCGATTCTGCTGCTCTCAGGCATGACAGGAAAGCAATGATAGACTTTCCTGAACCTACGTCAGCGTTGACGAGGGTTGATGATGGTTCACTTCCTGCTAGAGAATGATTAATTTTCTCTAGTGCTTGAGACTGAGCATTGGTCAACGTAAATGGAAGAGACTCAATTGCTTTCTGTTGTAATGCTGAATCGGATTCTTCCATCTTGATTCCTTGATGAGAAACCTGATTCCTTCTTGATTCTTGAAGGACGAGTTGCATATAGACCATCTCATAGAAGGCAAGTGTGTCCATGCATGCTTCATGGTGCTCTGGGGAAGATGGGAAGTGCAGTTCATTGAACGCTTCTCCTGTAGGCATCTTATTATCTGGTTCAAAGTATTCAGGCATGGAGATATCAGCACCGCTTCTTGCTATCAACTCTCTGATAGCAGAAAGAATCAGTTTGGTAGTGATTCCCTTGGAGGGTTGCTGTTTGTACACAGGGACAACAGGAAGAAGTTCAGCATCTTCCATGTGATCAATGGAGATTCCACTGATTTGGGGCTTTAAATTGAAGTAACCGAATTTTCCTGTAACAATGACTTCATCACCCGTCTTGAAACGTGTAAGCAACCATCTTTGATTGAAGAAACTGACTCGGAGGTTGTTACCACCTTCAGTTTTGATCATGAAATAGATTCCTGATGCTCTTGTTCTTGGGTTGCCGAATTCTCCTGAGGAATCAATCTTTCCAACGATTGTCGCTGTTTCTCCTTCTTCAAGGTCTTTTAAGTCCTGTGATTCATTCTTGAAAATATACTTTCGTGGAATAGTCATAATAAGGTCATGCAGGGTGGCATATCCTGATTCCCTCATCTTCTCAGCGAGAGTTTTCTCTGATTTCCTCAACTGGTCATTGCTTTGTTTGTTTGCTCTGATGACATTGAGTTCTTCAATGTCAACGAACCTCAATGAATCCAGTGTGCCATCAAATCCTTCAATTGGGTCATTGACTAGTCCGTACACGTCATCATCTACACGGAATGGGGGAAACCTTTCATCCATGTTCTCACAAAGAGATTGGAAATCAAGAAGTTTTCCTATTTGAAGGGAATAAATGCCTGTTCTTCTGTAGTAGGCACTAAGTTTTCTCAACACATCAGTATACACCCATACTTGTGGAGCAGAGATTTCAATAGTGGTCTTATCATCACTAATTCTCACATGCGGATCAACAGCGTTGTCAGCAAGTGTAGCCAATGCTTTCACGTCTTCTTTGGAGGACAATCCACCATGAATAGACTTGATAATATGGCGAAGAATAAATGCATTGACAGATGACCTGTTAGCTTCCCAGATGTTTTTGGAAGTTTTGGAGAAACCCTCTAGTTTATTAAGATCTTCATCTGTAGAAAGATCTTCAATGGAATAGAATTTGATCTTGTTGTTGTCAACATGAATGATGACTCTTTTATAAGTTTTAGTGTATGCCCATTCTGGCTTATTGTCTTCACTAAATAGATTAAACTTCTCTTCTTCTAAAGTCTCATTATCTTCTGAAAGTTCATCAACGCCCTCAGGAGGGAGAAGAGGTACAATCTCCTCTCCCTCCCACAAGTCAACTTCAACTATTCTCATCTTCTACTCTCCATTCGAATCTATTTCAGAGAGGAAGATCGTTGTTACTACTTAGTTGACTGCTTCACTTCTGGATACGATCTAAAGAATCCTGATCCAACTCTCCGATTGCATAAACTATTCGTCTTGCATACTTTATTTTATCAAAAGGGTCTCCAAGATCAATGTTGGAATACTCTTCAACTTTAGCGCCAAGGAGCATGAGATTATCATTATCGTAATCGAGTACAGTGAATGCTCTATCCAGTGGGTCTTCAATATTGATGACTGATCGAAGAAGATTCAATCCTTCATCTTCTTCAGTGATCTTTCCTGTCATCATGTGGTAGACGATGTTTGCATAATTCAATTCGCCTTCTACCTGCTCATGAATCCTCTTCTTCTCATCGTCTGACATCTTAGAATATTCATTGTAGGTAGCAAAAACATTCTCAACGTCACTAAGAGTAATCTCATATGTTGAATGCTCTTCAGGTGGTGTCACCATCTGAACAGGTGTGCTATTTGCAACAGGTGTGCTATCTGAAACGTGATGATCACTAACAGAAGACTGATGATCTTCCGTTGTCTCATCTGTAGATGAAACAGTATCTTCTTGTGCATCTGTGACTACAGATGTCACATCATCGTTGACATGCTCAACATTTTGTGTTTTATTATCTGTGTTTGCAACAGTTGACTCTTCAGCATTGTTTTCATTGAGAGCAATGTTATCGTATCCGAAGGAGTAAGTGATCTCTTCAACCCTGGGTTCAAAGACACTTGAATCAAAGGGCTTTTCAGTATCGCTTTCATTGGTATTAGTAGAGGGTTCCTCTTCATTGTAGTATGAAGAATAATCCTCTGTTGGTGAGACTGTTTCTGTTTCTCCTTCTTTAGTGTCTTCATACTCAATGGTGGTAGAAGATTCCTGAGTGTTATCTTCTGGTGCAGAAGTATATTCAGACGCAACTGGTGAAGAATAATCATCCTGTGTTTCATTCTCAGAATAATCCGTGCTGAACATCTCTTCTTGACTCTGGTTAACCATGTCGTTTTGTGGCTCAGGTTCTGCTTTCTTACTGTTTCCGAAAATGCTGATCTTCTTCACGTCTTCCTCGTTGTTTGTCTGAGAATAAGATGGAGTTGTAGGTGATTCATCTTCTTCATCGTTGAAGAAGTCATTACCTTCGTCTTCATCATCTGTTAAGCCACTGCTCCCAAAATAATCAGCACTGCTTGAGAAAGCAGGCTCTCTCGTGAAAATACTTGGGTCGTAGGGGATATCGCCTTCATCAGATTCCTCTGACATGGCTTCAGTAATGAAGTCGTACTCTGACTCTTTGCCCGTATTGAAATCGGACTCTTCTGAATGATAAGATGAACTCATATTTACTCTCACTTTGTTTGAATTGATTCAGTAATTACAATATCCTTATTTTCGTTTACAGAGATGACAATTCCGTGCGAAGAATTATTATCTCTTGTCTCAAGGTATTCAGCAAGAGCATGGGAGATGACTTTAGATGTCTCTCGCTTGATTTCTCTTGCGCCATACTTATTGATCTGAGATTTCTCAATGATGATGTCAAGAATGCTGTGATCAAAGTCCTCAATGTGAACATCAGAATTCCTTTTCATTCTTTCTGACAGAGTATTGATTTCCTTCTGAGCAATAAGGTAACCCGTTTTTTCATCAAGATTATTGAAGATGATCATTCCGTCAAGTCTGTTGAGGAACTCAGGTTTGAAGTTTTTCTCCATCTCTTTTCTGAAAGCATCCTTGGATTCTTTTTCAGCATTGTCCATGAAGTTTGACGGCTGGAACCCGGAGATCTTCTTAGCATTCGCAGAAGACTCAACTCCTGTATTGGTTGTGAGGACAATAATAGACTTGGAAAAGTCAACAACGTCACCAGAGGATGATGTTGCCTTTCCCTCATCAAGAACGCTCATGAACGCCATCCAAATGTCCTCGTGCGCCTTTTCTACCTCATCAAGAAGGATCACTGTACGCGGATTGTCCTTGACAAACTTTGTCAAAATGCCGCCACCGTTCTCATCGAAGCCAGCATAGCCAGGAGGAGCACCGAAGAGTGATGATACCTTGTGCTTTTCAGTGTATTCAGACATGTTGATGAAAAGGAAACTCATCTTCTCGTCAGCAATGTTCTCAGCAATCTGCTTTGCCGCTTCTGTCTTTCCTGTTCCTGTAGGTCCAGCGAAGAGGAATGATCTCAAAGGCTTCTGGTCATCAGTGAGGCCATTGGTAGCAATCTTAAGGCTATCGACAATCTGTTTGAGTGCTTCATCCTGACCTATAATCTTGTCTGAAAGAATTTTGTACAAGTCAGATGACTTCTTGTAAGAGATGGGGTTCAACTTAACAATGTCACTGACAATCTTTCCATCAGCAAAGTGATCTGCTACTTTGACAAGTGAAGGCTTTCCTTCATCGTCGTAAAGATCTTCATTCTGTGCAAGAACATAGTTACCCGCAATTTTCTGTGTAATGATGATCCAGATGGAAGGCGAGAGCACTGAGAAACCATCATGATATGCAGCACTCTTTCCGACCTTTTCCTCTACAGCATTGATAGCAATCCTGATGTCTTCCTTAGTGAAGTCAATCTTGAACTTTTCATTGATGTACTTATTGGTATTGTGGTACAAATAGTCCTCAATGAAGTTCTTCTCAAGCGGGATATCTGCATCGCTTACTTCCCAATTGTCATCTTCGCTAACGCCCTCATTCAAGAACTCTACAAGGTGTTCTTTCTCACCATAGATGATGATCTTCGCATCGCTCTTGAGCAATGAGACAGCCTGTGCAACAGTTGGGGAATCTGTCACTACGCAGATAGAGGAATCCTCAATGGCATGGTCATCTGTTACTTTCTCAAAGATGAAGTTAAAAAGATCGCTCGCATCGATGTCTACACTGTCTTCATCGACAGTGTTAATGTTGAAGTAATCCGAAGGGAACTCATCTTCATCATTCTCTTTGACATCATTCTTTTTGAATCGAGAAATAAGTCCCTTAATATGCTTTGCAGCCTTGGAGTATGATTCTTCCTCGTGTGTGAGATTTTCCTCTCTCACATCATCGTCATCATTGGAATCCTCATCTGTGGATTCATCATTGTTTACAGAGGAAGCAAAGGCGCGAGAGAAAATCTGCAAGTTCTCATCGTCAATATGAACAAATCTCATATCTGAATCTTCATCGATCCTCGTGGAATAGCGAGAGAAGTCAGAAACGAACTGATGGGTAAGGAAACGGGAAGATAGTTTATCATCTGCAAGTACACAGATTCTGCCGGATTCATAGAATCCGACAGCCATCTCGTCTATTTCTTCTTTATAATTTTTAGGAAGTTGCGAGATCTCCATAGGTGAAAATCCATTATCTTTCATCGTGACATCCAGTGTTACTACGGAAGTGTTTTCTGTTGTTTCATTGGCGAAGTTTGTCACTCGCAACCTCTTTCTTCTGTCTTATGTGCTTATGTTCAGCATTGTATCAAAAACAGTAGAAGATCACTCACTCTCCCTGTACTTTCTCTCTTCAAGGAGAGTAGCAAGCCTGTTGACGTACTCCTGAAGGCTAGTGATCTGATCGTACATCTGGTCAAGTGAAGAGCCAGGAACAGCGTCAACAATCACTTCAGGATCAGGGAAGGTCTCGGAGGAGATAGCCATGTTGGAGAGGTTGCTCAGCACATACATTACTTCTGGTGAAACTCCACCTTCGCCCTTGATTTGAACATCAATGAACTCACCATCTGCAGATGAAGTGATGTTGTCAGGAGCGTCTGGTGTGAACCCTTCACTGTCCTTATTGGTTTCCTTTCCATCATGCTCTTCAAGGAAAGCATCTGCAGCCATTTCAAGGCCCTTACTGATGCCGTCAGCCTCCGCTTCAGCCAATGACTTCTCCTTGGCCTCAATAGCCTTCTTGTCTTCTTTCTGCTGCTCTTTCTTTTTCTTCATCATCTCTTCAAGGAAGTCTTCTGCCTCTTCTGCAGTCTTACCTTCTGTGGCTTCTCTCACCTCATCAGTGATGCGAGGAAGTTCCTTCTTGATAGCGATAGCCTGAGCTTGTGTCAACTTTACCTTTGTTCCTTCAGGTGTTGCTTGCTCAAGTTCACGGATGACTCTTGACATGTCAAGAAGTCTATAACTGGTTTGTGGAGAGATTTCGAACTCTGTCTGCACATACTCTTTCCACGTATTGTAGCCAAGAATTCTGTATGCCTTGCCATCGTGTGCTCTAGCAAGAAGAATATAAAGAGCATCTGAAGTTGATCTGATTGCTGTAGTGAGGTCTTCTGCTTCCTCACGACTCATGGTTGCAGAACTTTCAATGATGTCATTGACATCTGAGATCATTGAATCATCTACTTCAATTACTTCACCGGAAAAGTCCTCTTCTTGATCTTCAAGTTCAAGGTCTTCAATACTGTCGAGAATGTCATCCATGGGTTTTCTCCTTTGTCATAAAACTTTCCCCTATCATAGCAAAACTGTTTTTAATACTATGATCAATGCAGGCCAGATAAAAATGGGCACCATGGGGAATGAAATTTTAGTAGTCAATATCTTTACCTCTTTATTCCTGATTTTAAAAATCAATGTATAACCAATGAGGAAAAAGAGGAATAAGTAGAGGTAGTAATTCAAACCTTGCACACCTGCAATGGGAACAATGGAAGCACAGACAAGGATCATTGCTCTGGTATCAGACATTCCAATACCTTTGAAGAGGATTCCCAGTCCTACAATAATAAGAACAAGCAGGTAGAACATGAATGAGGACATCATATCGTTTGCCGCGTAATCCCATAAGGCGCAAGCAATCACAGAAACATAACCCATGATAAGTGTCCATCTGTATGCTCTTCTCACCTTGAAGTCAGTGACTGTTTGTACTGATGTGTACACAAGAGAAGAGGTTACAGCAGCAAGCAAAGCACTCAATGATGTAGAATTATTAATGTGATCTGCTATAAAAAAGGACAAGCCAAAATTTGCAAGTAATGTGACACTAAGTGCAACAAGGTTGAGTTTCTTCCAATCAAATGGGTGCATTTTTTCACTCTTCATCCATTTTTCTTGAGTCTTAAAACTGATGAAGAAAAGGAGAAGAGAAAAAATAACTGATAAACTAAGAAACAACATGTGTCCGCCTTTAAATAACTATGGTATCGAATAAAAATATCAGATGTTTACAGCAAAATAGCACTGAGAAGAAAATCTCAGTGCTATTTTGATCAATGATCAATCAGAGCGCGACAATACACACAGTGAAGATCTCTTCAATGTCATTTCCATCATTGTCTACACAGACAACCTGCATGACCTTTGATTGCTCCACCCACTTGATTTTCATGTTGGCGGTAGTGACAGGCAACATAGCCTTTCTCACAGCATCTCTGAGAACAGTGATCTCAATGTCTTCTTCAATCTCTGAATCAATGAGGTCAATATTAATGCTGTTATTGTCATCAATGTCACTCATGCTCATCTTAGAATTCTTGATGACAACCTTTAGATTCTTGGTGTTAGAATCCAAAGAAAGGTTGGAAATAGCGTTCAATGCTTTCTCAAAATCCTTCTTGCTGAATGTAGCAGACTGATTCGTTTTTTCAGCAGCCGCCTTCATCTGTTCGGAAGGCTTCATCATAACTTCATCAGAGTTGGTTGAGAAAAGGACGATTCTACCGTCACCGAAGGAATAACCGAATCCCATATTGGTAGATGTAATCAATGCAACAGGAGACCCTACTGTCTTAGTGGAGTTGGCGATAGTAGCCTTGGAAGCAGGAAGAGCATATGTCAACTGCTGTTTTTTCTTTCCACCTGCTGTCTTTGCTGGCACGAAGGGAACTCTGACTTCACTGAATGCGAACTTGTCTGTCGCAATAGCAATAACCTGTTCAGATCCTGTTTTCTCCATATCGAAAACAAACCCAACAGAGTTGACAAGTGTCAGCGTACTGGATGGATCGGAAATCTTGGACACTCTTGAAATGATTTCAAAGAACTCTGCTTCATCAACTTCACCAATAGTGATAATCTCTGGCTCTGATGGTGAGACTTGATCCAGAAGAGGAATATGGAACTTGTTTCCCCCTTGCGTTTTCACAAGAAGTTGGCTCTTCTGCTCTTCGATCTGCATTTCACCAGGAAAATCCTTGATGACTTTGGCAAGGTTCTTCACAAACTTGGCGTCCATGAGAATTTTTGTTTCCTCAAAATCACCATTGAAGTTGCTGATGTCAAGATTATCCTTTGCATATTGTGTACCATCAAAGAAGTACACATGCGCTGAATCCTCTGAATCCAATGCCAAAATGACGGGATGTGTTTCCTTTAACGCTGCTCCCTGTGTAACCCAAGAAATTGCATTGGAAAAATCTTCGGAATTTATTTTAAACTTCATCAATGATACACTCCCTTTAAAATGGTCTAAACTTTACTTTATTATAGCGAAAGAGCAAGCCAATGAATGACTTGCTCTTTCGTTTTTTCAAAATTGTCAATTGACCATCTTGAGAACAATCTCCTTCTGCGTTCCCACAGCAAGTTTCTCCCCAGCAGGAATTGACTGTTCACCGATCACACCGGATGGGAGACCATTCTGAGAAGCAATCTTCTCCTTGCTTACATTGGACTTGACGCCAGTTGACCTCAACGTATCCAATGCCTGCTCAGGAGACATACCCACTACGGAAGGAACTGTAAAGAAATCCTTTCGCTCAACAGGGACATTGACACGATCAGTGCTGGTGTTGTTGAAGTCAAGAGGAACAGGTGTAGTTCCCTTGAGTACATCCTTCATCACAGATGATCCAGCAATCACAGCAGTGCTTGTACCTGCACGGCCACCACGGAACCAGAAGTTTCCATTCACACCACGAGTCATCTTATCCATGTCAGTGATGTTGATGAAGAGAGAATAATTCTTGGAAACCTGACCCCATGTGTAGTTGTAGTTCTGGTTAGTACCAGACTTTCCTACAGCATCATAACCGGGAACGTTACCCATCAAACCGAAGGCATTGTCAACATGACCAGGTACAGTGTTTGCTCGCATAGCACGAAGAACAGTGGACGCTGTTCTAGGACTCATAGCCGCACGGCAACTAGTGTCTTCAGGGTTATAACTCTCAGGAACAACGGGTGAAGTTCCATCAGAGTATTCATAACTCTTCACTGATGTAGGAGGACAGTACACACCTTCATTAGCGAAGGCGGCATAGGCAGCAGCCATATCAATAGTAGAGTTTCCTGTAGCACCAAGGACATAGGACATTGACCTGTTAGTGACGTTCTCAGGAGTATGCAGACCGAGTGAATCTGTCATTTTAAAGACAGGCTCAAGACCAACAAACTCTCCATTGGGATAAGCAATCTTCTCAGCAAGGGCAGTGAACCATGTGTTTGATGAGTAAGCAGTAGCCTGCTCAAAGTTCAAATTCTGTGACTGAAGTTTGCTACAACCAAGGCTGTTACTGAATCCGCCACTAGGCTCATCGAAGTCACTGAAATAAAGAGGACATGGTGTGGAGAATTCCAACTGCTGTGGAGACATGCCATTTTCAAGAGCAGCAGCAAGTGTGAACATCTTGTAAGCAGAACCTGTACCTGTCCTGACAGAAGGAACATCGATAGTGGTCTTTCCGTCACCATCTCCGTATTCTCTGTTCACATCAGCGGCAAGGATTCCACCTGTTCCGGGCTGGACGATAGCAGTAGGGGCAACGACACGATTCTCATAACCAAAGTCACTCTTCAGTCGATTGGTTACCTTGTCCTGAACCTTAGGATCAAGATAAGTATGAATATGCAATCCGCCCTTATCAATGACAATAGCACGCTCTTCCTCAGTCTCTCCAAGACGAGGTGAATTGCTCAATTCTTTAAGGACACGCTCACAATAAGACTCATACTCGGATGAGGTACAGTTTCCTGTAGAAGACTTCTTGTAGACAAGGTTCAACGGAGTCGCATAAAACTCCTCAACCTTATCCTTGTCAATATGGCCCTCATCGGCCATTCTTGACAAGACCTCATTCTGACGTTCTTTAATCTTGATTGTTGTCTTCTTCTGAGCCTCATCAATGTTTCCCTTCTCGATCTCCTTGTCGAGATACATTCTTGCCTGCTTAGAAGACTTTTCTACATAGATCTTAGAGTACTCGTTGAAAACATCCTTGTTGACCTTGTTGAGATTTAGGCTAACTGGATTCTGCACAGTACCTACAAGGACTGCGGCTTCAGCCACATCAAGATCCTTGGCAGACTTTCCAAAGAAGTACTTGGATGCTCCTTCAATGGAGTAAGTAGAGGGAGAGCCGAATGAAACAAGGTTCAAGTAGTTGAGAAGAATCTCATCCTTTGAGTGGTTCTTCTCATAATCAAGAGAAAACTTCAACTCCTGAATCTTACGACTTAAAGTTGCCTCAATAGCCTTTTCCTTGTTTTTTCCAGCCATGTCATAGAACTGATAGTTCTTGATCAACTGCTGAGTAATACCAGATCCACCACCAGAACCACTAATGGCAGCACGTGCAGTTCCCACAGGGTCAAAACCACTGTGCTCATAGAATCTCTTGTCCTCAGTGGAGATCAAAGCATTCTTTACGTTGTCACTCACCTTGTCGAGAGAATCAAGTACCACTCGATCCTGAGAATAGATTTCAGCGAAAGGCTCACCATTGATGTCATACATCACACTTCTCTGAGCAATGGTTGCATCAGGGAGACTTTCAGGAAGATTCTTATAACTCTCAACGCTCGGAGCAGCAATAGCCAAGGCAGGTGCCATCACGACAGATCCTGCTCCAAGTGCGGCAGTTCCAAAAACAAGACCTGCTGCGCCAAGAGTCAGCCATGTCTTCTTAGGAACACGCTTGTTAGCCACGGAATTGGGATCATACTCATCAGAGGGAAGACCCTTCTCCCCGAGCAATCCTGAGAGGTTAGTATCCTCTTCCTCTACTTTCCTGTCCTTGAAAAAACTCACTATTTCTTCCTAACTCTACGGTCTGGTTTGTACCTATGATAGCAAAGAGATCAGAAGAACACAAGTTGAATCATTAGTCTTTGCTGAACATGTCTAACAAATCAGAGTCCTTCTTGTCTTCCAACACGATTACTGAATCCTTGAAAATCTCCTGAAGAATATCCTCTGCCCCTTCAATGTTTCCACAGAACTCATGGAAATCAATAGAAGATGAAACAATCAGGAATAATTCATTACTATAGATATGTTCAATCAATCTCTTCATAAAAGAAAGTTCTCTTGGATCGTAATGATCTCTAATCACGCCTGTAAGGACGTAGACTCTTTTATTCTTTGCGAAAAGTTTATCAACTTCTTTCTTACCCTCAAAACCTGATTTGGACAGGGCAGAAAGAGACTCTTCGTTAACAAAAGCAAAGTTCTCAAACCTCGCTCTGCCACCACTGACAAATCTTCTCCCGAGAGCATAACATATATCCATCATCTCTGTTGTTGACCCATGACAGATGTAGACAGATGACACGCCTTTTTCATCTATGAGATCTTTGATCCTTTGCGCATTCTCTTCAGGTAGATTATTGACTGTTACTTTTGACCATCTTTGTGGCACGCTTCGCACCCACTCCATCAAAGACTCTTTTCGTCTCTGTTTCTCAATGTCCCTGTTGACCTTGCCAACACCGCGCCTGATAGACTCTTTGACCTCTTTGAAAGACTCATAATCAGTCTCATTGTGGTTTACTGCCATCCTTCTTTCAGATACTCTGATTTCTGAGAGATCCTTTGTCATGACGCCTTCCTCCTTCTATTGCGCGGGGATGCAGAATGTGATTCAGGAGACACTCCTGAAGTTGATCTTTTCTTAACATTTCTTGTTCGCTGAGTTGGCTTTTTATTCCTACTCCTCATTTGATCTAAAGATGATAGTGTATACTGATTGATGTCTCTCCTGTGATCAACAGCAAGATCAATCATCTCCACTAACTTCCTCTCACTCCAATCCCCATTAAGCACCATAATCCTATACGTGTTCTTTACATCTGCCATGAATCGAGCAATCTCAGATTGAGACTTTTTACTGAAGAGTTTCCTATACTTCTTAGCCGGTTCTTCGTTCTGGATATAAGTAAGAAATAAAGATAAGAAAGCATTCACCTTGTCTTCTGTTTCAGACTTCTTGAGAGCAGAAGCAATCTTATCATCTTCATCCAGACGCATAACATCTAGTAATCCATTAAAATCTGTCTGTGTCATAGGAAATCACTCACATCGTCATCATCGAAATCGAAATCTTCAAAATCACTGCCCTCATCTCCTGCACTTTCTTCAATCTCTTCATCAATGTTATCAATCGAATCCTCTGTTTTAATCTCATCAAATCGAGAATATTGGAGATTGGAATGACAATGGATGAATTTCTGCGATTCACCATCTCTGTTCTTTGCAAGGATGACTGTTGTCTTTGGTGTTGACCCATCCTTTGAAGGCTCTCTATGGAGAAGAATAACGATATCAGAATCCTGTCCCAAAGATCCAGACTCACGAATGTCATCAATCTTTGGCAGTTTATCCTCTTCTTCACTTTCGTTGCCGCTTGATCTCTTCAACTGAGCGAGCACCATCACAGGAACGCCAAGACTCTTTGCAATCAACTTCATATCTCTAGAGATTTCAGCAACCTGTTCCTGACGGCTTCCATGTTTGCCTTTAGGTGTGATCAACTGAAGATAATCAATGATCACCATGTCTAATCCTGCCTCAGACTGTGCTTGACGATCACAACGCGCACGAATGGAATCAGTAGTCAACTTCTCATCCGTATCAATTTTAATCTTCATGTCTTTAAATCGCTCAAGAGCAACGTCCAAGTTCTCTTGATCTTCCTCATCAATATTTCCACTCTTCAAATTGTTCAAGGAAACGTTTGAAAGGCAAGAAACAATCCTGTCAACAATGGACGCATGTCCCATCTCCAATGAGAAGAAGAGAACAGATTTTCCTGCCGATGCAGCGCTCACGGCAGACATGACAGCAAAAACGGACTTACCAACACCAGTACGAGCACCCACTGTAATCAACTGGCTATCTTGCCAGCCTCGCGTGTACTTGTCTAAAGTGTCTAACCACGAGGGGATTCCTTGCAACCCATTGGCAAGTTCCTTGTTCTCCTCTGCCTTGATCTTCCTATCCTCAAGTATTTCATTGTAATTCTCAAGATACTCAGACAAGTCGGTTGTTGTAGCATTATCAGAAAGACTGATCAATTCCGTGTTGAAACTGCTCATCATACCAGAGATGGTCTCAGATGCTGTCACTCCTGAATCAAGCGAAAGGAAATCTTTGTTTTCCTCAAGTACCTTTTTGATTCTATTCTTTGTGGCGAACTCACTGACGACAGAAGAAAGTCTTTCTATTGTTGACTTTGTAGCGTACTCTTCGCCCTCGCTAGTCAATGAGTAAATTGCTGAAATACCACCAATGGTTTCAAGATTGTTGGATCTTGCAAGTTCTTGGCTAACAGTATACTGGTTGATGTCACTGTCTGTTCTGGACAACTGGAAAATAGCATAGAAAATACTCTCCATGACTGGATCTTCGAAGTCTTCATAACTGACAATCTCAAGAGCTCTTTTAGATTCACTGCTATCATAGAGTAAAGACGCAACCAACTGTCTCTGCGCCAAATCATACAACTCTTTAGATTTGTCAGTCATCTCCAAAACCACCCCTATAAAAATTCTTCCGATTGAGATTCTATCAAAATCGCCGTCTGATCAGTTACTGTCTTTTAATCCTTGATGCTCTTGTTAGCGCTCTCACGCGCCTTATATGAAGCACCATGAACACCCTGATACAATCTTGTGATGCTCATCATCTGGTTGTTGAAGAACTCTTTCATCTTTTCTCTAATCTCATCTTCTCTGATACTAGAAATAGCCCGCTTCTGACTATCCATGAGTTTCATCACGTAAGGTGCAGCCTCTGATGACCTGTCTGCTCTTGCCAAGAATGTCAATACTTTGGCAAAATTATTGATTGACTTTGGATCAACTGAATTCTGTTCAGCATAGCGAAGAACATCATTGACCTCACTATGTGACAATGTTCCCCAACCATCAAAGGATTGGGGATCTGCAAATATTTCGGAGACGTTGATCCTTGACTCAAGATTATTTCTTTTCAGCCATCCCCTAAAGACACTAGCAGCCTTGATTCCAATAAGCCCCACAGCAGCATTATCCTCAATCATGGGGTCTGTTGTCTGCATAGAGGAAAGCACTTTAATCAGATTATCCCAACTTCTTCTTGACGGCCATGCATACTGCATCACAGTCATAGATACATCGTCATTTATATCCCCCATCCCCATCATTGCAGCCATGCCGTCAATACTGGAATTGGACACTTGACGTGAGTTACCTTTCATCCTATCATTTAATGTTGAACCACTTACCGATTTACCATCATCTATAGTCCCATCCATATTGTGTAGCCATCCAGGATTCTCCTTAATGAAGTCGTGAACAATCTGCCTCCATCTTTTCTCTTCATCAGAAAGTTGATCACCCTTTCCCCAATTATCAATCATTCCCGATAACCATGATTCCACTGTTGGCTTCCACGCAATGAACATCATTCTGTTCACTGTTGCCTTATCCATCTCATAACCATCTGCTGCTGAAGACGTTGGGTTCATTGCCCCTACTAAAATCGTCTCCTCAGGAAGATAATCACCATTGGGAAATTGCCTGTCTTGGAAGAAGGAAAGCAATGATGCACGCACTGATGGCGGTGTGTTGGAGAATTCATCAACGAAAACCATGACTCTCTTTTTCTCCATCACTATCCACTGCCAATATTGTGGAGCATATGCAGTCATGATTCCTATTTTTTCGCCACTCTCATTGATAACGTCTTCTTTCGTAGGGAAACCAGAGATATCCTGTGGCTCCATTCTTGACGGCACAATAATGATCAAAAAATACCCTAAACGTTCTGCCAGTGCTTTAACCATAGCCGTCTTTGATGTTGCAGGATCGCCCACAAGCATAGGCATGATTCGGGCGCGCATGGCCGCTTCCATAGTGTGATAGGCTACAAAGTCTGTTTCTTTTAATGATACCATTGTCTTCCTTAAAATAAATAACTCTCCCAGAGTTATATCTGGGAGAGTTATCAATTGGATGTTAGAAGATCATCACTTCTTTGACTCAGGAGCCTTGATGGAAACAGTTTCCGTTTCCTCAACGGCAGCAAGATCCTCATCGATATCATCATTCAAATCAACTTCAAGGTTCTGAGAATCAAAACCACCTTCCTTCATGTTTTCACGAGCAGTTCTCATCATCCTATCAATGACATCGGGGTTTTCTGAGAGGAATGTCTCAGCCTCTGCCCTTGACTTACCGATGATTTCACCTGTCTCAGCGTCAATATAAGTCCTATTGTTCGGTCTCTGAATAACTCCGAACTTATCCCCAACTGTAAGAAGTTCTGCTACTCTATCCAGTCCTGACCCGAACCTGATAACTGTAGAACCCTTGGCACCGGGAGGTGCAATCTTGTTCTTCTTGACCTCGAACGTCAACTTTGATGCAGATGCTGCAGATTCATTGTTTCCTGAACGCTCTTCAATCTTCGACCTCTTAATTTCAATTCTCTGTGAAGCATAGAACTTCGTTGCCTTACCACCGGGAGTCGTCTGTGGTGTACCATAAGGAGAGAATCCACCAATCTGATCACGAGTCTGGTTGATCAAAATAAAAGTTGTTCCTGTCTGACTGGCGAGACCAATCAACTTTCTCAATCCCGCAGAGAGTTTACGAGCAAGAAGCCCAACAGTGATATCTTCTGCACCGCCTTCAAGTTCAGCAAGTGGAACCATAGCAGCAATAGAGTCCAAGACAACAAGTTTAAGCATGCCGTCTTCAGCAAGTTGACACATGAGATCAATTGCCTTTTCAGCATAAGAAGGCTGTGCATAAACCAATTTATCCATATCTACGCCCAATTTCGCAGCATAACTGGGATCAAGGGCATATTCCATGTCAATGAAACCCGCATAACCACCATTCTTATGGACTTCAGCAATGGATGTCAAAGCGAACGTCGTCTTACCTGAGGATTCTGGCCCAAAGATCTCAATAACTCTGCCTACAGGGATTCCACCGCCCAAAGCATTGTCCAGAACCATTGATCCTGTGCTTATAGTGGGAACATTCTTAGGCTTATCGCTCATAAGCATGATGCCAGAACTTTTGAAAACGCTCTTATCGTTGCTAAACGATTGTACATAATCCTGAATATTCTTTTCAATTTCACTTTTTGCTACCATTTGACATTCTCCTTTTATTTCTGGCATCTATACGTTAAAGTATTTCTTATCTCTTCGGACTCTGCCGACACAAGTCTATTTTAACTAAAGGCTGTTTCTAAAACTCAGAGAGTTGCAAAATTTTTATCAATCCTTTAATTCCTTCGGGAACAAGGTTGTCTTTTTCAGATATGACAAGCATTACATAAACGATTTGAGGGTTAGCGCTTACTATGTCAGCGATCTTCTGCCAATCATCTCCCCCGAGTTCGGCATCTGTGGCAAGTACGAAAACATCAGGCTGATCTTTACGAGGCAGTTCTGTCACATACCTATACCCTACAGACATCGTGGTGCCACCACCGATACTCAAGTCAAGTTCTTTAAACGACCTTACTTTTCTGATCTGAGAAACAGAAGTTGATACCGCGAAAAAACTCATGTTCCTTCTTGTCTTGAAAGCCTTTGCAACAATTCCTTCTGCCTCAGATACAGCGGCCTCAATTTTCTCTGTCCCCATGGAACCAGAGATATCAGTTGCAAACATCAAAGTAGGCTCATAGGAGATTCTACCTGGCATGATGAAATCACCCTGTGACCTTCTGTTCACTCTCTTGTAAGAAAGGTGCTCATGACCTGATTTTGCTTCTGTGTAAGCCTGACTGATCAGACGAGCAAACTCTTTTGTCCAATCCATCTTCGGCGCTGTGATATTAGCCACCATTGCCGCCAAAGCATCACTGACATTCTCGCTATATCCAGAAGAAGATTTGATTTCCTCTTCAATCCTTTGTATTGCAGATGAAATTGCATTAATCTGCTCTACTGATCCTGCCTTTTCAATACCTGCTTCATCAGCATGATGCTTTCTTTCATCATTCAGTTGGTCGCATTCATATCCTGCTTCAGAAGACTCTGCATAGCCTTCTGAAGCGTTAGAACCACTTGACCCTGACTCTGATCCTTCACCGTCTCCACTGCTCTCAGAATCGCTCTCAGCGCCCTCTCCGGCCCCTTCTCCTTCTTGGTTACCATCTCCCTCTTGGCTTTCATCACCATCACTAGAACTGTCCTCAGAGGAACTTCCCTCATCACCATCTTCCTCTATTTTGTTCTCTGTCTCATAGTAATCTTCTGAGTCAGACTCGCCCTCATTGACAGTTGCATTTTCTTCCTCTTCTATCTCCTGATCTTCATCCTGTTCTTGTTCATCATAGTCATGAGGTTCATCTGTGATCTCAATGTCGTCAGGATTTCTTTTCTTCTTCGCATTTAATTTCTTTAAATAATATTCCATAGACTTTCGGGGAGCAAGTCCATATCTTTTGGGCGTTAAGATTCCTTGAGGTGCCTTTATCACAGTAAGTTTCATGGAATCCAACAATGTGGTGTTGATTTCAAGGTCTGCACTAATTTGAGCATCATCCAATTCGTACTCTTGGGTTCTAATCACATGGGCATTAAGCACATGCAATGCTTCATGTGTGACAACAAACGCTCTTTCTGCTGGCGTGGTTTTAGTGAAAAACCAATCGCTCAATCCCACTCTGATGTCAGCATCCACATAGGCTGTTTTAGCAGTAGAGTCATAGAAAGGACGCATGGAAAGGAATATATCAATCAGGTGAGGCATCTCTGACTGTGCAAGGACGATAGCCCCATAGAAGGTCTCTTTCTCTTCTGGTGTCAAGTGTCTAATAAAATTCTTCTTCATACCTTATAATAACAGAAAACAAATGTGGCCGTTGCTAACAATCAGATTGATTATCAGCAACGGCCACATGATTCATGGATTACATTGAGGCTGCACTGCCCTCCATGATAGCAGTGTAGATCAACTCTTCAAGACCGTCAACACTGGAAGGAGATGTCTCTACGTATCCTGGTGTGATGACAGGAGACTTGAATCCAACTTCCTCAGGAGTCTTGTCAGACTTCTTAGAGTTGCAAGCCTTGCAAGCGATCACAAGGTTTCCCCAAGTGTTTGGGTTCTTTCCCTGCTTGATCAACTTGGACTTAGGCACAACGTGGTCAAGGGTGTCACCATAACCATTGCAGTACCTACACACCTTACCGTCCCTCTTCAAGATCTCATTCTTGTTAGAAGGAGAATCAAGTTCCCTCTTCTTCTTGTTTGAGTGATTTGGGCGAGAATAACGTGTCTGGCATACCACGAGAGGCCATGAGAACTCAAGATGAGCACTACGAATCAGGCTGTTATCTTCACGTGGCAGGATGACATATGCTTCATTTCTGCTTAGCAGTGTCGCTACATCCTTCCATGACTTCTTCTCAATCACCTGAAATGAGGGATTGACGATAACAGCAATGTCCTTAGTGATTCTCTTGTTTAACTCAATTAAGCTCTCCATCGGTATCTTCCTTGTGTTCATTGAAAGCACATACAAGGTGCCTGTGGGTTCTTCTGTGACCCCACCGAGGTAAAGTATACCACTTATCCATCCAAGATGTCAAGTCCGACCTTTCTAGCCGCTATAGTGATGAATCTTTTTCCATCCGCTTGCTTCAGATCCTCTTTGGATAAGCCGTGAAGAGACATCGCTGTTGACTTTGCTTCCTTGCTTGCATCAAGTTTCTGAATCTGCATTACTGCGTCCTTCTTCTCCTTGATGTGACTGAACTGTTGAGCGATCTCATAGCCTTTCAACTGCTCTGACAAGCCTTCAGTGAATGCCTTGTTCAGCATCTTCTTCCTCCTCTCAATCTCTTCAGCGTCATCCTTGGGATCAAGACCATTGGTTATAGTGTGGTTTGACTTCATCCATGATGAATCACCCTTCTTCAACGCTTCAAAGACTTCATACTGACTTGGATTCTCTTCACGCATAGCATTTCTGATGTCAACGGGGGAGAAGTTTGTTCTCACCTTGTGCAAAGCAAGATAATCTTCCTGTTTGATCTTGATTTGCTTCTGTGTAGTAGGGTCATCAGTGATGATTCTGACAATGATTCCTTCTGCGTTCTGCCTTGGAGGCAAAGCAAGAGCCTCATTGAGAGTGTTTGCCTTCATTGGAGACGTTCTGTTAAGACCTTTGTCTGCACTCCACACATCATTATAATCATCAAGAGGAACATACAATCCACTCTTCTTCTGGGTGATGCCGATAAGTCTTATATCTCGCTTATCGTATTTCAAAACAATCCTATTAGTAGGGCTGACGCCTTCGAAAATAAATGTGTTCTGAGAATGATTGTCAAGAAGATCGTTCATCGTATTGTACATGTTCTCATTCTCTTGAATATGCTTATTAAACTCTTTAGGCATGTCAAAGGAACCCTTGGTTGCCACTGCTGGCTGACCATCAGGGTCTCTGTAGAGAACAAGCATGGAACCATCAAGTTTATCTGTGACTTCAGCCTTAGCATTGAAATCAATAGTGCCCAACTGATCGTCATCGACAGACTCTGTGCCTTCTTCATCATCTCCCAAATGCCAACCCGACTCCATCTGACTCAATGTATAGAACTTTTCCCATGGCCTCTGGACGACAACTGCGTCAGCAAAGTCATCTCTTGAAGACTGAACTATCAATCCTCTAGCCTGCCTAGTGATGTTGTTCCACTTGCCTTCCATCTGTGCTCGGGGTGCATAGCAGAGAATCCTCAAAGTATCATCCTTGGGGTGCTGCGGTGAACGGAGATACTTATTCTTGATCAAAGGCTGAATCTGGGTAATATCCATGATGGAATCAAGTGAAACTTTCTTATCAGATTTCTTCAATGGTGTGCTCAAAGTCTGATTCATTTCCTCATAAGCGGCTCTTGCTTCTGACTCATTACTGAAATGTTCTGAGTCCTTCTGATGTGGGCATGAGCCTACACTTGCAGTACACAATGTGACTTCACCTGTTTTCACATTCAATGCATATTTTTTATTTGATGCCATTTTGCAATCCACTCCCTTGAAATAGGTTAAATGATATCTTCTTCTCTAAAGAGGCAATTCTATCACAGAGCATGCCATTTTGCAAAGAATGTCCACAAAGAAAACAGGCCAGAACGTATGCTCTGGCCTGTAACGTGAACTGAATCAATTAGTCTTATCAGTCTTTGGAAAGGAACCCCAAGATTTGCAGTAGACTGATGAAGATGTTGTAAATGTCAAGGAATATGTTCAAAGCGTAGATAGATGCCTTGTCTCCAAATGCCCTTGTCTTCACAGCCTGCAAATCATATATGATGTAAAGGGAAAAGATGATCAAGACTCCAATGGAGATGACAAAGGAGATCATTGCTGACTTCAGAAGGAAGATATTCAGCAAGGAGAAAGCGATCAATCCAAGTACGATGGCAAAGAGATACTTGCCCATGGACATGAAGTTCTTCTTACTGGTCCATCCAATAGCAGCCATAATGCAGAAGATCATAGCAGTTCCAAGAAGAGCATTGATGACGACTGAACCCATACCTGCGCTAGTATACTGCGCTACTACAGCATAGATCACAGGACCGAGTGCAGCAGGAACCACGATAGCGAAGAAATCAGCAAATTTGTATAAAAGGTTCCTTACAAATGAGGCAACCAGCAAGCCTACAAGCACAGCAATAGAGATGGGGAGCACCATTGCAGGTGGGACGAGTGGGCCAATGAAAAGGGCAGAAAGACCACAGATCACCAAAGTGGCCGCTGTCCATGTCAGGACACTACGATAGAATTTCTGATTATTGTCAACTTCAGTGTCAGGATATCCCTGACTCATCTGATAGCCGTTCAAGGAAGATCCCTGATAAGTTTTTTGGTCCATGTGTTATTCCTCCGTTAGAAGTTTTCTTAACTATATTATCACAATAAGCAACGCAACTGATCATGCTTCAACTTGTGATCGAAGGGGGATTTGGTATGGAAATTTCAGAGTATTCCATTTCTTCAAACATCTGGTCTGCTGTGATCACTCTGCCTATAATGACAGGTATATTTTTGTCTTTCTTGTCTCTAGGGGATAACGCCAGAATCTGTTGAAAAAATTCCCTTTTATCATACTTTTGAATAGAATTATTATCTTGTACTACTTCATCATCATAGAGGTCACGGACACTATAGTTGTCTTCTGCCACTGGTCCGATAGATGCAGCAATTCTTTGTAGAACGTTAATGACTGCTTGATCATTTTGGGCATCCATAAAAGATACTACTTCATGAAGAGATACATCGTGGTCTCCTGTTTGATGAGTGTTGACGTAATCCCTGATGTCAGACATTTTATTATTATCATATTTTTTCAGGGTTTTCTTATCATTCTTCACTCTAGTCGGATGGTAACTTGTATCAATAGAGGATTCCACATACATTAAATGATTTCCTGACACTTTTAGAGTATCCCCATTATCATTTTCTATCTCATACATTTTCTCTGGAATGTGATGATCGTATCCTTTCACCACTGTTACCAATTCACCATTAGGTCCGGGGATTTTATCCCCTTCTCTCAATTCACCTAAAGTTACTTCTTCAAATCTTCCCATTATATACCTCATTCCATTTCTATGATCATATCATCCAGAGTGGTCAAATACTTCTTATATGCCTCAAGTTTTTTCTTTTTCAGGTTGTTGACTTCCATGCCATATTCATTGATTTCTCGTGTGTTTGTCGAATGCAGAATCACATTGTGTTTTTTACTCTTAGAGTAACCTACACCTATCCAATCTTTTTTAGGCGTTCCAGATTCCACATATCTTTGAGGATAGAGAGAAGACATGGCATATGTGTTGGTATCACCTATGGCAGCAAACATATCGAATTTTTTAATGAGATCGTCTGGCATAGCAGTCACATCTTCAATAGCAAAGAATGGGTACACGTTCTTGTTGGGAGAAGTGATCAACACATGAATGGCTTTTGATTCTGATGATGTCAACTTTCTATCCGCCAAAATAAAGAAAGGGATATAGAATCTCCTTGTAGAATCATAATAACCATAATTGGATTCATGAATTCTCTGTCTGTACTTTTGTATTCTTGTGACTTCTTTTTCAACACTGTGGGCATACTTGAAATTGATTGCTTTGCTATGTTCTCTGATGTTGTTCTTGAACTCATCTTTCTTGTTTTCAGAGAAATCAATGATTTCAAAGTACATGGAGTCTTGATGTGTCCTAGAATGATTTTTCACTCTTTGTAGAATATGATCAATTTCATCTTGGGTGTTGTATCCTATGAGCACACTTCTAGCATCCGTGGGTGACCACCTGAATGGACTCATCCTTGACCTATATAGAGTGAACTTCACGTCAGAGTGATTGAAATAGAAACCATTCTCAAACGCTTCATCTAACGGATCGTTTTCTACTTTTGACTTACCACGGTAACGTGCCATAGACTGTTTCTCTCAATCTTCGACATATCTCAAGACTTTGGTGTTGATGTCCTCTGCCTTGCCACCACCAGTACCACCTGCAATGAGTACCATGGGTGCTACAACGATTTCTCCACCTAATTTAACACCATGTTTCTTGGCAAGGGAGACTTGCTCTCCTGCAAGATCAAATCCAAGAACATTCTCCTTTTCCCCTGTCTCTGGATCAACGAGTTCTACACCATTTTCAACGCCAAGAGCAATAGGGAAAAAGCTCCATGCAATTCTTTCATCCAGCACATACTTCTCACTCCATGGTGCTTTCATAGGCAATGGTGGCACAGCCTTGATAGTGTACTCTCCATTCTCTCCATCCCAACCAGGATTACCATTATCTTGAGTATTGTGCGTCACAAATGTGGTTTCTGATCCAAACACTTGATTGAATTGTCTCAAGAACCCATCTTCAGCATTTTGGTCAAGTGTAGGTGGGATATAAAACTTTACTTCTTGGGGGTAAACAAGATCTCTCCATTCTTTTACTTCAACAACAGCATTGGGGTTTTCAGCATACTCTCTTGAGATGCTCAATTTGGCAGCAGCAATTTCAAACATCTTCCCAATCTTATTGCTCCTAACATCAACTACGCTCTTGGCACGATTCATAGCGTAGAATACCGCTATGAGAAACACACAGAATGCTGCTACGTATCCAAGAGCTTGATTCATAATTTCGCTTGAGAATGTTGAGTAAACCATCAGGATCATTCCTAGTATGTAGATTATTAAAGCGATCTGTCTATTTTGAAGTGATCCTAAAGTTGACTTACCAAAAGTGGCTACTCTCTTATCTTTGAAGGCAAAGGAAAGCCTTGGTCCCCATTTATTAGACCAGATAGGTTTAGGGATCTTTTTAGCCTTATTCTTCCTTGCCTTCTCCATAGCAGGCTTCACTCTCATTTCAGTATGCAATACAGCCATCAATCTAAAAAGAATAGGGTATACAAACAAGTATACGCATATCACTATAATTGCATTCGTCATTTTTACTCCTTATAATCAATTCAATGATGAAGCCAAATCCTTGACAAAATCTACACTACTGTTCTTTGGTGTAAGGATCAGGAATCCAGATGAATTCTTTTCTCCCGTTGCTACCACAGTTCTGTTTTCACCTTTAAACGAAATATCACTTAAAGCCACGATTCTTCCCTTAACACCCTCAACCTGCTTGAATGCAGAAGGAGAATTGAAGAAAAGAGAACCGGCAATGTCCTTGAAATAGTATACATCAATCTTTTCTCCCTTAAATTCCCCTTGTGCAACTAAACAGAAACTTTGGGGATCTGCAATTTGGCATGTATCGCTTTGAGCAGATGTAAGAGAAGCGTTCTTGAGAGCAAGACTGTTACCGTCTGATGCTGAAATAGTATTTTTGGATACTTTGATGTTAACATGACCATATTTAACAGGATCAGGTTTCCCCATAGCCTCAAACATAGGCATGGAAAAGCTTTTATCATTTGATGATTTATTATTCAACGATACCGGAGAAAGAAAAGAAAGAAGCACCAGATATGTCAGAATGGACACTGCCGCCAATGATGCCACGATAGCAACTGTGATCTTGAACCATTTTTGATGTGTCAATCTGTTCTGCTCAATATAGTTCTTGTTGTACACACTGACATCATATTCAATCTTTTCATCTCCATCCAAGAAGAATACGCTCTCGTTGTCTTTACCTTCTTCCTCTATGGCATCATTATCATATGTTGAACTCATAACGTCCTCTTTTTAAAGTCTGCAGTATAATGGATCATCAATATGATCCCGAGAATGATCACGAACACAGTTGTGCCCTGATGATAACTCACTATCTTTTATATCAGACGTATAAATATACACATTGAAAGAGGGCCTGCCTTATTGGCAGACCCTCAAGGGAGTGATCAGAATGAAATTACTTTTTAATCTCAGAAGTCACTGAATTCATCATCATCAAAATCGTCAATATCATCGACAGGTTCTGACTTCTTAGCAGAAGTCGTCTTCTTTGAAGATGACGTTGAGGAAGATGAAGAACTTCTAGAACTAGAACCGCTATCGCCCCTCTTCTTCAGCATCTTCTCAAGACTCTCTTCTGCCTTAGTGCGCTTCTCCTCATCAGAGTACTGCATAGCATCCCACATGATATCAGGTCCACCATTAAGAACTGTGTATCGCTCGTAAACAGTCTCAGGACGGTCATTGGAATCAAGGATAACCTCGCCGTTCTTATCCTTCTTAGGCTCCAAATCTCTGCTCAATGAGAAGTATACCTTCATGCCTGGAACAAGTGTCTTTTCAAGAGCCTCAGCACGACTTCTCCATGCTGTACAGTTGTAGAACTTAGTGGCTTTAACATTCCACTCATTCTCTCCAACCTTCTCCCTATACTCTTCAACTACGAGGAAGTTAAGAACGCTCTGGTTGTCCTTTCCAACCTTACGCATTTCCTCGATCTTGATAACGCTTCCCTCAACGTGAACTGGATCTTTCATGATTATACCATCCTTTTTGTTACTCGCCTATTCGGCTATTTATGCGGGCTTCAGTTTACGAAGTCTGCCTCCTCACCCCTGTGGTGTGGACTATTTATATTCTAACAAACACACTTCTATAAAACTCATCCTTGAAAAGAAACTTTAAAAACTTATATTTACAAAGAGAATTGGGGAAGGCAGTTCACCTTCCCCAATTCAGCAAACAATGATCACTGATTTTCTTTGATTACATCATCCACACTTCTCCAAGATTCAGGAATTGTCACATCGCTTGGAATGCTAGGTGCCTTAGGCTCCTTTGGACGAGACTGTGTGAGGATACTTGGCTTCTCAGGAAGTTCTGTGCAGTCCTCTGGCCTGTCAGGAATGTCCTCAGCAATGATCTTCTTCTGTTCATCACTCAACTTATCAGGATCAAAGACTCTCTCTTTCCTTGTCTCCCCATCTTCCTCGATTTCCTTTTCCACAGTGGCAGAATTAATGATAGCATCCTGCTGAGCATACTTCTCGCCCCACTTTTCCTCCCACTCTGAAACCTTATCCTGCTGATCAACACACTTCTTCAATGCGGCGTCATAGCGATCAGATGCTGCCGCCTGCCTGTCATCAAAAGTGAACCAGTCCTCGTATCTGGAAATATACTCATTCCACGCGCCTTCAATCTTAGCGCGCTCAGTATTCAGATAATTCCACTTATCGTGAACATTGTTGACCTTAGTAGAATATGTATTCCATGAATTAATAGCAGGTGTTAACTGCTCAATCTTATCTCTCCACGCCTTCTGATCATCTACATACTTCTGTGCAGTACGATCAACTTCAGACTGAACCTTTTGCTTCTCAGCATCAGCCTTCTGAGAGAGGGCAGGACGATCATAATTCAAAGCGTGCTGAGCACTCCACTCCCAACCACAACCGGGACCATTGTCATCAGGAATCTCAAAGGAAGCGTACTGATCAAAGTCATCTGCCTTCTGGACAGGAATAGCAGCAGGAACCTCAGGCTTCTTCACTTCCTTATCAGGCATCTTTGGATAACTTGAAGGGATAGGAGACTCAGGCTGAGAAATATCCTTATCCTTAATCGATGTCAACTTGACTTCCTTGGGCTTAGGAACATCATTCACAGGAACGCTTGTAGACATCCTAGCCTTATCAAAGAGACCCTTATACTTGTCCTCTCCATAGAACGGAGAACGCGAACTTGCTCCCTGAACCACGCTAAGATCACGACACTGAGTATCCTTCAAAGTAGAGAACATCTTCTCTTCATAGAACTTTACAGCACCGTCTCTTACCTTGCTGTCCTTGAACCCAAAGCCACCTACCATACCATCACCCATTGTGATGAGGAACCCATCGTCAAAAATAATAGCCTTACCATTACTGGTCTTGACTTCCTTGACATTGGAGCACGATTCAAGCATATTCTTATAAGCGTAGAACTGATCTGCAGCCTGACCGGCACCATATGCCTGCACATGAACGCTCATGGAATCACTGCCCGCTTTAAACGTTGAAGTCACAGTGGCAGGAACTTCCTTCATCTCAGAACATATAGAGGGATCAATAGGATGCTGAGGGGAGGAATTATCCTGAACATTCCACTTATCATCCTTGGGTATGACAGATGGCCTCTGATTAGCAAGTGATCTAGCCCAATCCTTTGAAATGGAACTTACTTGAGAAACCTCAATATAAGGAGATTCCTTCTTCACAGGAGAAACAATGCTGTTGTAATTGTTAACATTCATGACAACACTGCCGCCGATTGCCAACGCGCCTGCAGCAGCAAGGGCCACAAGACTGCCTGCTACAGCAGTATCAGAAATAGGATACTTCTTTCTTGTCCTTTTCTGTCCTGATGCAGCCTTGTTATCGGGATGGTTGTCATTCATCTGCTCTGGTGACGCCATGTTGTCCTCTCGATTCCTTCAGATCTATAGCTATATCGATCATTCTGTAACAATCATACCAAAATTTCAACCCAAAGACAAATGGGCCGGATGTTTAACACCCAGCCCATTTTATCAGAGAACATCAGATCACTCTGCTGTTGCCCTCACAAAGTCAATGACAATGTTGTAAGGGTTATTGTAAATTCTTTCATCACCTTCAGTTTTATAAGCAAACGGATTATTGAAACCAGTTGAAGTTCCACTTCCTGTGTTTGCATTCAAGTACTCACTACCAAGATCCTCAGCGTTAGAGTTAAACATAGCAAAGCATCTACCCTCAATAGGTGCTTCCACTGTGCCAACGTTTTTCATGACAGGTGTAGAAACATTCTTAGATACTCCCACCGTAGTTGGAATATCCGCTTTACCTGTCACATCATATTCCCATGCAGCATTCAATACTTGAGGATTACCCTTTTCTGAAGGCCAATTTGCTCTTACATTGAACACATTGTGAGATCCATCAAGAACGGAAACATTGGGGGATTTGAATGTCGCTTTATCCCAACCCTTTTGCTCTGCTACGGAATCAGATCCAAAAACAGAGTTCTTTTTACTATCGGTCATGACAAATTCTCCTGCAGAACCATCAGCACCAGGTGTGCCGTTGGGATCTTTGAAGACTGTTGTTGTCTTTGGTGTAGCCTTGGGAGCAATCTCAGGTCTCCAAAGGTTAATCGTAATCGTTCTTTTTGGATCGTTATCTCTGAAGATTGCCAAATTCTTTCCATCAAACTTACTATCATCAGAAATCTTCACACCAGTTCCACCATCCTTGCCTGGAGAATAAGCAGGAAGTTCGTTGGGTTGAATCCTTCCATCATCGCCACCACTTACCCTTGATGTAGGTGGAGCATAGCACTGAAGACCACATTCTTTATCATAGAAACCATTTTGTGCAGTTCTACGCAATACTCCATCAGTCTGACTTGGATTTCCAAGTTTCTTCTGAGTGGTATCATTATACATAATAGTCTTGATAACGCCAGCAGTTCCTGTTCCCTGATTAATTATCTCAGAAGAAAGTACTTCATTTTTCTGTTCACCATTTTTCTGAACAGCATTTTCCAGAGTACTCTTGACCTTGTTAAATTCTTCAGGATTACACTGAACAACAAGGATCTGCCAGAAACCTACGTTCTCCTGTGTTGTATTTGTAGTGCTGACAGTGGAGCCAACCCCTACTTTCTCTTCACCCCATCCACTACAGGTTGTGCTTGGTACCCATTCTTCATTTTTCAATTCATACTTCTTTTCACATGTTCTCTTCTCAATCACTGTCTCAGTTTCTCGAACAGTAATTGTTCCTGGCTGATTGAACTGATTAATGGACATAACTCCACCTTCAGCAATAGCCTCCTTGTTTTGGTCATTTAAGTCCATCTCGTAAGAAGCGGCCTTGTCTTTAGACATAGCGCTTTCAACCAATGTATTTACATCTTCAATGGATTTTCCATTAAGATCTTCTGCTTGAGCCTGTTTCCACAGGTTTCCAAACTGAGTTACATTTGCTTTTGACTGGCTCTGCAAAGCGATTTTTCCTGGGTCAAAATCTGGCTTTGCAATCAAGTTCACATTGATAGGATTGGTCCAGCTTTTCACCTTTCCTGTAGCCCTTGTCTTTTCAAGAGCATCATTCCTGTCTCTTGTGGCCTTACCATCTTTATCTTTGTACTCTGTCCACTTATTTCCCTGAGGCTGGGCACCAACAAGAGAGCCAGAGCAGACAAGCGTCCATGGCTGGGAGTTCAACTTAGCCGTACCATACTCCTTGATCATGGCATCAATCTGTTTCTGAGTTGGTTTGACTCCATATGTCAAAGCAGGGTTCAATACTGTTCCATTGACACCAATTGCCTTGTGGTCAGCAGTGCTGGCAAGTTTACCATCCTTAGTCAAGATAGTTCTCTTATCTGTACCATTGATAGTGTTTACCCAATAATAACTTCCATTATTATTATTTACCGTGTACCAAATAGTATTTGATTTTTCGCAGACTTCTCTATCAAAGTTTTTCAACTCATTAAGTTCACCATCAAGATACTTTGGCTCAAGACCACTGAACTTTCGGAAGTTTTCCCAAGCAGTATTTCCATTTCTAGCAGATACGGAGAACCAGTTGACAGAATCAGAACTCAAGTTTTCTGTACTTGATCCGCCATCATTTCCCCAGATACCGAAATTAATACCCTGAGCAACAGCAGGAGCAGCCGTTGCTAGAGCAGTTCCGCCAGCAATGACGGACAATGCCAACATGTTGACCTTTCGTGTTTGCTTTTTCATTATTCCTCCATAGTCAAAGAAGCATTATTAACTAATATCTTCCTTGAACTTTCAACGTTTTCCTTCTGACCAGAAATGAGATCCAAGACTAGTGTTCCTTGTTTCTCTATAGAGCCACCATTCTTTAAAAGAGCACGATAGGTGACATCAGCAGTCAATGTGACATCATATGCCGAAGAAGAATCATCATACTTCATCTGCGTTTTAATTCCATTGACCTCTCCATACCATCTATAGCCGAATTCAGGGAACTGACCAGCCATACCATATTCATTGTTCCCCCAATCAAGAGGAAGACCAATATTGGTTTGCTTTGCGCCATCATTATCAATCTTTTCCTTAAGACTTGAACTCAAAACAGGATTCAATGATGTTGCTTTAAAGTTCTTTGCAGGATCAGATCCAGGCAACTCATACTCTCCCCACTCGCCAACATCAGGATTGGTGAACATTTCCAGAATCATATTGGTATCAAAAACAAATTGCTCTTGAGTCCAGTAACTGTACATAGGGTTAGGGAATCCAGTTTCATCTACAGCCTTGGAATCATCAGAGGTGAAACCTGCCTCTTCAGAAGGAAGCATGTTTGAAGCAGCGTAGAGATCGCTTTCCTGAGTGTTTACACTAGCAATCACAGCATCAACCATCTCTTTGTCCGCTTGAGTAGCCCATGTAGTACCATCAAAACTGATAGGAGAAGATTTTTCTGTGAACTTTTCCAGCCATTCAGGCTTATCATCAATGTCATTGCTATCAGCAAGGCTGAGGTCTTGAGCAATGTTTGCTTCTGTGTTTGTGTTCCCAGAATTAGGGTCACCCTTCTTCATATAATTGCTATCTGAAGAAGATGAATCGTCTTTAGGAGTATCATCCTTATCGTTATTGAGAAGAAGTAAAGTACCACCAGTCAGAGCGCCCACGACAGCCAGACTTGCTACGCCGCCGATGATGAGTTTCTTCCTCTCAGCCTCCTGTTTATCACGACCTTCATTGAGGTATTCCTCAAATGGATCATCATATTTCTTTTTAGCCATGAATTGTCACTTTCCTGATCAGAGTTGCCAATGGTATCGTAATATGTATATCGAAAAAATTGATCTATTTTACAGCATTGTAGTAATAATAGTGGTCACTGCTGTCACCATTGCTGCTAACATCGCAGGGGAAATGAAGTGAATCCCACCAATCATCTTATTCCACTTGTCTTCTCCTACCTCTAACATGATACTTGCAGGAGTTCCTCCGGTGACTCCCCATTCTTTCTTTGCTTTGGAAAAACTTCTATATGTAGCAATTCCTATGAAAGCAATGAGCAAGACAACAAACATTGCAGACGGCCAGAATCCAATATACCATGGGAACATAGACATGATGACAAGGAACACTTTGTAATCCTCAGCCCCTGCTTTCTGCCCAAACAGACCTGCCATTAAGAACAGTGCGGCCAATGACACGGCAAGAACAATAAGCGGAGAGAATATGAGAATTGTCCCCAAAAGGAAGTAAGAAGCAACAATCTTCAAACCAGTCAGAAAAATCATCAGGAAGATGAATCTAACCATATCCAACTTTGTCACTATCAATAATACGAAAGCAAGAAATAGCGGGATAAAATGCACCAAATAGGTCAATACGAATTCATTCATTTATCCCATCCTCCCTCGATGTCAAATTCATCATCTTCATCGATAAAGAAATCAGTATTAATTGTTTTCTGCTGCTTCACATTGTAATTTGATGAATCGTCATCATCTACATCAGGAAGATCAAAGTCATCATCGTGAACAACTCTTCTTTCATCAGAAGATAAAATTTCATCTTCTCTCTTCTCTTCTTGATAATTGAGTTCGTTTTGAAGTTCATGGTTTGATTTTTCAATCTCTTCAAGTTGTGACAACAAGAGGGAATAATTATCTTCAAGAATTTTATACTTCTTATTGAGATCAGAGTATTTCTTCTGAATTTCGCTATCACTCTGTGTAGCAATCATTTTCTCGATCTGTGCATTCTTTTCCTTTTTCAACTTGGCATTTTCGGCAAATAACAAGTTAACTTTAGTCTGAAGTTCATCGTTGGATTCGCCTGCCATAACACTCACGCTATTGTTTTTTGACACCATTTCATAATCGTATCTCATGTTATGCAAGTCAATGGTCTGTCTGTCAATAATGTTAGCAAGCACAACAATATGCTTGTTTCTCTCCTTGAGTTTATCTTGAAGAAATCCTACAGACGCTTTTACCCTTGAGACGAAACTGTTCACTTGTGCAATGTCGTAGCCTTTGGGAACTTGGAAATCAAGCTCAAGGTCATCGAGATCTTCTCTTAAGAAAACATCATTGGGGATTTCAAATGTCTCAGGGATACTAAAGCCTTCAAGTATGTCACTTGCCCTCTTCTTCTTGCCCTCTTCAGTATTGAATTCAATGCCTTCAAAGGCATCATGATTATCTTCTACAAAAAATTCTGTTTCTTCTTCCTTTTCTTTCACTTTAGGTGTAGGTAAAGATGATTTGAGAGCATTGATCTTCTCCCCAAAGTTTACCTTCTTTCTTTCCTTCTTTGGCTTTTCTGGTTTAGCAACAGGATCAGGGTCTTCCTCTTCGTACTCTTCATCATCAAAGGAATCTTCTTCCTCATCATAATCATGAACGTCAGAGTCATCATAGTCTACATAGTTTTGATCGTCATCGTCGTCATCATACTGATCAAAATCATTCTCAATGGTCTCTTCTTCGTCATTATATTCATTTCTGGGGTCATTCCAATCTACACGACGGATAGTTTCTTCCCCAAACCCCTCGCTATAAGCCTGAATTTTACTCTTTGCCTTATCCAAAAGTCCCATTGTTATTCCTTTGATTAGTTAGTGGATGAATTGTGCAATGAATATCACTGTCATCACAGGTCTTCTTGTGTTTCTTCTAAATCTTGTTCGTCATATTTCTCTGATCTACGATAAATCTCTGAAGGAGTCATTGTGATGTCTACACCCAAATTCCCCTCATACAGTCTGATCCATCCTTGAATGAACTCAAGTGTCAGCCCATCATAATCAGACTCATCCCACATTCTCGTAGATTCTCTTAAGTCAATATAATTGATAATTTCTGATGGATACCAGTCATCCATCTCTGAGAGGTCAAAACCTTGCTGTACTAATTGCATATGCATATTAAACACTGGTTTCAATGCAGCTACTTTGGCAATGATTTCCCATGTAACAATATTGCTTTCTTCATCCATATTATGTCTCACCTCTCTGTTTCAATTTTCTTCTCGTAAAGAGACAACAGGAACTCGTCATTGATAACGTTCTCGTTGAATTGATCTCTGAATCGATCAGCATAAGCAGTGATGTACATGGATCGCACAGCATTGTAGTTTCCAAGTACCCAATGTTTATTGTACTCCTGCTCATCAATATAAGGCTTGATTTCCTCAGGAAGCGTTGGGATCAAACTATCCTTGTTTTCATCTCCGCTTTCCCTATGCTCTACAATCCTTCTGTCAACCTCATTGATCTTGCGCTCAAAAGTATTTCTTACCTTCTCTTCAATGTATGGTCTCCTCTTGTCTGTAGCATCATTGATCATCTGTTGATACTTAGCGTAGAAATTATCTTCTTTCAAAGATTCAGTCTTGACGTGCTTAGCCCTGTTGTTGGCATCATTCATGGCAGCATAGATTCTTTCTGCTTGCTCACGTGTCAACTTTCCTCTACTGTTGACCTTATTCTGGTTCTTTGCAGTCTTCCTTTGATGCTTTTGTTGCTTATGTAGCATCTTCTTCTCTATTCGTGCTGTTTCCCTTGCATCCTTAACAACCCTTTCAGGAGTCAAAACTTCCTCATGGTACTTGACTTCTGAACCTTCATACTCTGCAATCTTAGATCTTCCATCGACGCCTTCAACAGTACTGTCCATCTCATCAAAGAAGCAGCGTCTGCAATAAAGGTTTCCAGCAGCATCCTTGCCGCCCTTGAAGTTAAAGGTTCCACTGTCAGGAGAGAGGTCTTGTCCACATCTGTTGCAGTGGTATTCTTTCTTACCTACCTTTGCTGTAACGGGGGAGAGAAGACCTGCTGTGTCCTCTTCAAGACAGGTGTTGCAGAAGTACTTTCCAGATGCATCTCTACCTCCATAGAACACCCCTGAACCGTCTCGATCAAGTGGTTCACCACAACCTCCACATGTATGTTGACCAATTGATGCATGGCCCATGTTCTGTTTTGAGATTTCGTACTGAGTAATAATGTTTCTCAAGTGCTTATTACGATAAGTGATGTTCGTCATCTCATTCTTGAAACCATAAGCGAGACCATTCAATGTGCTTCCACCATTTGCTCTTGCTGCTGCAGCACCACCAGCGACAGATCCAATCATTCTTCCTGTTGCCACTGTTGGATCAACAGTTGTCTTGCTTACAGTTTTCTTCATTCCTGCAGATACTCTCTGAGCAGAACGCGTCATGCTGTATCCTGCAAAGCTGAAGGATGACATTGTTCTGAAGACCATTTCTCTTCCCTTGATCAATGCCAACATGGAAACAATGAGAAGAAGGATTCCCTGTATCCATCCAATATCTTCCATCATCTTCAATGCTGCTGATGTGAAGGCAATAGCAAGGACAAGAAGAATTCCTGCAGCAATACGCTTACCAGTTGCTTGCACTATCAAGGTGATCCAACTCTTAAAGATCTCCCAACCCTGACCTGGGAAACAACCGACCAAGAGGACTACAGGGGCAAACGCAATCATCAATGTCACACCGATAGCATAAATTGCTGAAAGAGATGCAAAAATGATGATACCAGAAGATCCGACTGCTGCAATGATGACAGCGCTACCTGCCACCCAAATCCTCTCCATAGTGTTTCCACCAGTCCATGTGTCCCAATAAGGAGAAACGTTGATGTCATCAGCGATCACTTTGTATTCATCTGTAGGCTCGCCTGGTTCACCAGAAGGAGGAACACTCTTCTCGTAGTATCCACTCAAGACATCCGCAACTCTCCACCAATCATTTGCAAGTCCAGTAGTCTTTTTGGCAACATCTCCCTCGTGACCGATAGGAGCGTGGACATTGGTCTGTGTGCTGATTTGGAACAATGCCCAGTTATGGATGAATGTTCCATCACCCATAGGAACAGCAGCATCTCCTACCATTTCAGCGTTTTCATCTCTGTTTTCCAGATCTGTTGCGCCATTAGGTGCCCAATCAGGAATTTCTCCTCTTGCCCAAAGATTATTCCAATCTGTGCCATACTGTGCCTGTGCCCATGGCTTGAGAAGAAGCATTTGCCACATTTGGCACCCTACAGATGACCTGATGGTGGTAGATGCTTGATCAATGATGCTCATAGTCTTTTCTGGATTGTCAATTGCATAGTCAACATCAATGGATGAACTAAGAATCTTTCCTTCAAAGCTTCCAATGTCTGTAGCACACATTCCGCCACCACCAGAAAGACTATTATTCATAGCGCTAAGAGTGACAGCCTGAATGATCATAGAGAGGTTATTGGGAAGCGTGATAACCCATCCTGGAGAGAACGAAATGAAGATGGCGAGGAAGAACAGCACAATGGATCTAATCGTCTCTGAGAGGGCCTGTCTCGTCTTGCCACTGGCTCCTGCACGGATGATGCTAATACCAACAAACACAAAGACAAGGACAATGAACGGCATGAACACGCTATTGAAGAGAGCAGTGATGAAACCACCTGATGATCCCAATAGTGTGTCAAGACCGATCAAAGTGATGATGTCACTGAAGGCAATGCCAACAAGAGCAACCGTCAAAACTACAATAATCTTTGCCAGCGTGAAAATCCAGTTAGCAACAATGTTCATGAACGCTACGCCCACAGGAGGATAACCCTTATTGAAGATCTTTGTTCTAGGATCTTTACTGTCGTTGATGTCAGCCCACACGCTTCGTGGTTCTAGCCTGTCCTCATAGAACAATCCCGCTTTAGGATCAGATGGTTCAGTATTTTGAGCACATGCATCAATGACCACATGCCTCCATTCACCCATGTAACCACTGAAAGTAAGTCCAGCAACACCGAACCTATCGAATGGGTTGATATGCGCGCCCTTATTGAACCTTTCCTCTGGATCAAGTTCCATGTCCACAGGGTATTTCATCTCAGTGAGTTCTGTCACATTATAGCCAAGAATATGGCTATTAAGTTCATTGATGTTGGTAACAGAAGTGAGATTTAATATACCGTTCAAAAAAGAATCTACTTTGTCTGCACCAGAAGTCATAGCACTCTTCGACCTGAAAGCAAACTGAAGATCAGTGGTAGAAGCATACTGATAGATTCTATCTGCAGGCTCAGGGAACACCTCACACATCATGAACTTATTCCATTCCAGTGCAGATGCTGAACTTACTGTAGGTTCATTCTTGTTGCCGAAAGTTGTCAAAGAAGTCATAGTAGGAAGCAAAGCAACAACAATGAAAAATCCTGCCATGAAGAAGGAGAATATTGATTTGAATGATGCAGGTTTCGTCTTCTTAAATGAAGATGCATCCATATACACTGCATTATTCTTCATCATTGATCCCCTCCCTCATCTTTCTTATTGTTCTCATACTCTTTTGCTTCTTGAAGGATTCTGATCTCTTTCTCTTTCTCCCCCAAGATAAGATCAGACAATGCGTAATTGAAGTCCTGACTTGCCCTGAACTTCTTAATTGCGTCTTCCATCTTTTCTGTAGATGTCCTTCTCTTCTTGATGATCCTTAGACGACGCACCTTCACCTTTCCAGTAATCTCTACGTCTGGTGTTGAAACAGGGGATGTTGTTTCATCCTGCTCTGGCTGATGTTGATTGTTCATCTGTTCACCGGATGTAGATGTATCATCCTGCTGCTGATCACCTTGATCTGCGTTGGCTTTGTTATAGGCAGCCCTTGCTTCAGAAACTGATGAGAAATCTGTTGAGTAAGAGTCATCTTCTGCAATCTTATCTATTTCCTCATCCCTCTTTTTAGCCCTAGCATCCATGTACTTTCTAGCAGCCCTTGCTTCAGAAGCAGAGTTGATGTCAATCTTAGGGTTAGATGGCTTGTAAATCCTTGAACTCTCTGGAATTCCAGCAAGTCCTCGTGTAAAGTCAATGTCATCCTCATTAGCTGGGTTGACTTTGAACTTCTTGCCATTTTCATCAACTCTCTCCTTGGTAGAGAGGTCATTGTATGCAGAGAGATTCTTTCCATAGTCGTACATACTCATAGTTGAATTTCTCTTATTCTCATCACCCTTCTGCTCCTCGAAGTCTTTCTTTGTTCCGTAAAGTTCATCTACTGCGCCATTCTCTCTCATCTCGTTTTCAAGATCGTTTCTAATCTTATTACTTGTAGAAGAATATGCAGTTCCGAAGGACTCAAGTGCAGAGAATCCACGCCTCCTCTGGTTCTTGTGAACCTTTCCTGTCTCGTAATCGTAGCCAGCCTTTGCCCCTGCAAGAGCGCCCTTGAGGTCTCTGCTTCCAGACATGTAAGAACCAATTCCACCTGAAACCACGCCCTTGGCCGCAGCCTTAGTGTGCTCTGCACGATTAGAGATGAACCTGTTTTGACCAAGAACATTAATTGTAGACTTGATAGGCTCATTTGCAATTCCGGCAGCCACATGCCTTCCTATGCCATTGGTGATGTTAAACGCCCCTTCTAATGCTTCCTTCTTGAGTGAATAGAAGATTACTGCTCCAATACATACAAGGACAAGAGAAATCAGCGGGCTACCGCCGAAGTTGGCGAACCCAATCAAAACTTTGAACATAAGAGACATGAGAACAACCAAAACAACACGCTGAATCATCAAGCCCAGAATGGTTGCAGCATAGCCTCTAAGCATCCTTCTACCTGGTCCGGGGAGGATTCCAACAAGCAGAACAAAAGGAAGCATGATCAGCATTATTGTTGTGATGATAGAAATCTGTATCTTGACTACAGAATAGGAAATGATCACCACAGATGACACTACAGATGTCACAGCACCAGAGAGACCACTTGTTATCCTGCTGCCATAGTCTTGACCTGTCCATGCGCTGAAGTATCGTCCATCTGTTCCAGCACCGTTGTTTGGACCTGCCTGCATGTCAACAATTCTGTAGAAATCGGGATCAATAGAACCATTGGGTTCTGTCAGATCCTTCTCATAGGCAGTTCCGCTGGTTATTGTGCTCAAATGGTACAAAGCCCAGTTGTTCACAGTTTTTCCGCCGCCCATTTCTACAGGAGCAGATCCTACAAGTTGCTCATTGGAATTCTGCATGGTTCCCTTGACGCCTTCAGTTCCATTGGCATAAAGTTCGTCGTAGGAAGTTCCCCACTGGCCTACAACCCATGGTGTGAATGAGAATGCTCTCCAACTTTCACACATCAAGAATCTCACGTTACCCTGAACACTGTTTCCTGTTGCTTCTCCATCAAATCCAACAGTGCTATCAGACATGGATTCACCTGTGACAGAACACAAGACATCCTGTGATTTTCCAAAATTAAAGATAGTTCCCATAACCCATGACTCAAAGTTGGTAGGAATGGTCTCTACTGCTTTGATGGTTTCTGCTGGCCTAGTTAACAGCGCAACTCCTGCAATCATAGTGAGCATAGCAAGCAAAGCGTTGAGGAACTGCTCTCTGAAGTTTCTCTTGATAATAACTTGGAAAATCATGATCACGCCGACTGCTGCACCTATGATGACGCTGATAGGGAAGAAGATGCCATCTCTATATGATTCCATTAGGCTGACAACAATCTTATTGATTCCCAACTCTTCTCCAATAGGCATGAAGGAAAGATTGATGACAGTGTTGGCAATTCTGTTGAAGAAAATAGCAATGTCGAGACCAGATTTGGCAATACTGCTGAAAATGAGGTCGATAGGGAAAATAACCTCAAACATACTCTTTTGTGACAATGTGTTTCTTGTATCTACGTCAGGCTTTGACTGCCCATCAACATATCCGTTTCCGAAGAAGCCATTTTGAATAGGAGGACGTGGAGCACCTCCCCCACACTGGTCATTCAAAGACCCGTCTGGGTTAAATACCTTAACATTGTGACCATTTATCCTGAGGTCTTTTCCTGAGGAATCAAGGCAAACAAACCTGTTCCATGGAGCATTAAAGTTTCTAGCGGGATCTTCTTGAATCCATTTAAGGAACTTTTGGCTACTGATAGCATCTTTAGTCCACTCTTTAGTGACTTCTTTTTCAGACTTAATCAGCGCTTCATCTCTGGCCTTGTTCCATTCCTCTGACCAGCAATTGACAACCTTGGCAACTTCTGCAGCCACAGCCTCTTCGTCTTTTACGTCCAGATTAGGCTTACATGCCATGTTATACTTCTCACCGATGGAGAACGCCTTGTCTCTAGCAACCCATTCTTTCAATGACTCTGCTTTTTGGGTTCCATCTTCTGACCATGTATACTTTGCATCGTCAACGTCAACAGCACCTTGAGCATCTTTTGCTCTGGACGCACATGCTTCCTCACTGATGCCAGGTGCTCTAGAGGGTTTGACCTTGACTACTTTCCCATTACGATCAGCATATTCACAGTAAGAGATGCCTTCTTTTGGACCCTGTGGTGGACTGGAGATGGACAGAAGATCAGCGGGAACTTTTGCCTCTTCTGGAGTTGTACCCATGACCATAGCAACAAGTTGTTTTACAGCCTCACGGGAGATTTCTTCATTGGAGAGTTCTCTGGCGTTATAGAGCGTGGAACCATAATTGTCCCTAAACCATGCGTAGTTTGCGACAACATTATAATCTGATGTGTCCAGAACAGTATTCACAGAATCTGTGACAGATCCAATGACAAATCCAGAGTAGAGACCGCCGATAGCGCCAATGATGTCGCCCTTTTTCATTCCACTGATGAATTCTTCACCGGCTATTCCTAAACCTTTATGTACGCCGGAAAATGCTGCTTTTCCTGACATACCAATCATGTCCATCATACCGAAGTTAGAAAGCATTCTTGCTGATGTAGCAACTCTAATCTGGTCCCATTCACCGTAGTAGTTGGTGTATCTTAGGTTGTATCCGAAGAGTTCAAGACCAGAGTACTTGTAGTATCTTTTGCTTGGATCTGAAGAGGGTTCCATAGCCTTAGTAATTGCACTAGGCATTCCGAATGCAGGAGTGTCAATTTTAGAAGAGGTCACGTTTGCACCCTTGGGGCCTGTGAATCCAATGAAGGAGATAAGATCTTGAAGCATCTCTGTAGGAACGTTAGGGATGTCACAGTTGTGATAGAGAGGCGTTCCTGCCCACTTGTCGTCAACATTACACATGAAGTTTTTATTGACTGTTGTGGGAGTGTCTTTACTGGTATATGCTAGGGGAGCTTGGTTTAGGTACTTTCCTGCACCTGCAACTCTAGCCAAGGCACCACCAATAGTGTTTCTTTCCTGAGTCGGGTCTACATAATCAAATATTGGCTTTTCGCCTTCTTGGTCAGGGTCTTTGAATTCCTTGAAATAATTGTTGAAAGCCTCTCTGACTTTGTTTTGTAGTTCTCTTTCTTGTTTGTCTGATTCAGAACTTTGTGCGGATGCTGTAGTGGCTTGCATACTGGATGACAATCCTACAAAAGCGAAGGAGATAACCGCTAAAAGGGAAAAGAGCATAAAAAAGAAAGGTCTGATGATAGAAGTTTTTTCTATCACAGATTTTTCAAGATATACTGATCCCTTGTTCTTAGACATAGATATATTAATCTCCTGTAGCACCCATTATTTATATCAATTTTCTAATGGGATGATGTTTTATGATCATTCAGATGAATCATCGTCAATGACGTAAGTGATCCCCTTGCATGTATCAGGCCAGTTGCCACAGAAGCGACATTCATATCCCCATCTCTTTGAATTCTCAGCAAAGTATCCATCTTGAATTTTCACTCTTCTGAAACCAAGCGTTTGTAGCACTTGTTGGTTCCCGATTAAGGGTACGCCTGGTTCACCATCCCTGTCCTCAACTCTTGGTGTCTTAAGAATAAGTTCTACTCTGCTTGCACCATAACTTGCAATCTTCCTTAGCACACTGAAAGTGATCAGAGTCCCAAATCCATCTTTTCTGTAAGGTGTCGATACGCAAACACAGTCAATGACTCCTACTGTTTTGGTTCCTTTTCCAGGAATCCTTACATTTTTAAAATGGTAAAGTCCAAAACCCACAAATTCCCCGTTGGAAATCTTAATGACCATATGGTATGTATGAGCATAGCTGCCAAACATTGACTTGAGCACACCTGCACCCAAGGACTCGTTGGCTATCGCTTTGATCTCTGGTGGAAGAGAATTATATGTGAGTTTTGCCGTCATTTCTTCTCTCTTTTCTGTGTTATCCTAATCATATTGTTGAATATCATAGATGGGTGTGCTCTTTTATTGATCATTTTTGCTTCGTATTAGGAATAACATGATCTAATGCTAATTGTCTCCACGTGTCCTTTGTTGGCTTATCAATCTTTCCATTGTTCATGAGTTTCCACAGTTGTCTGATCTTCCAACTCAAACTTGTTTTCAGCCTTTTGGACTTCCCATATGTTGACTTATTATGCTCATAACTCGTGATCTCAATGAATCCTGGTATCTTTAATTCTCCATTATTCATGATTTCATCAACAATGATATCAATGGTCCCATCGATCACATCATGGACAATATCCGGCCTGATTCCAACATGAGTTGAGACTTTTCTTGCAAGTTCTCTTGTGTTTCCTGTTGCTTTCCTTGGCTCAGGCATATGATCCTACTCCATACATGATTGCTGTTCTCAAGAACTTATCTAGCATAGTCATAATCTCTGATTGCAATTCATTCAATGGGATTGATCCCTTGTTGTTCTCATAGTCAAAGGACCATTTCTTGCTCTCTCGTAGAACGCTTTTGTTCATATGAGAACCGAGATCTTCTGGAATGTCTATTTCTATGTCTTCGTAATGATCAACTCTGATAGACACTTTCTTTTGGCCTATTTCCCAGTCAGTTCTTGCAATTTCTTTAACTTTGAATTCCAATTGTTTGAATGAATGATAGAAAATGTTGTCTTTTTCCTCAGAAGTCAAATTGAGTTTATATTTTGTTGACGCAGTTCTCATTTCTTCGTATGCAGCAAGTTTGAGATCATCGACATAATGCTCTGGAAGTGTAATGTTGATGAATGCTTTATTGTTCAGTCTCATATCGCCCCTGTCTGTTTACGCTTATCAGGAAAACAAAAAATATTTATATCTTCTATTTCCTCCCATAATATAACAAAAGAGGGAGGAAATAATTCCTCCCTCTTTACATATTAAATTGTTGTTGAGTTATTCTCAGATCACTCGCCAGCAACTGTGCGCTTGATAACAGCAGCAGGTGTGAACTTGACTCGCTTCTTGGCAGGAATATCAATCTCCTCGCGGGTACGTGGGTGAACACCCTTACGTGCCTCGCTGGTGGAGACCTTAGCAGTGAACAACCCGCTAATCTTCACGTCGTTGCCATCGCCCAACTCGTTCTTGATCAAGTCAATTACGAGGTCAACAATGCGTGCTGCCTCAGCCTTGGAGATGTCCTTCTTTGTTGCAACATCAGCAACAAGATCTGCCTTTGTGTAAGTCTCAGCCATAAGCTTCTCCTTTGTCTTTTTAGTTCATCAGGAACTTCCTGAATCACATTCAGTGTATCAATTCATCATGAGAATCACTCACATGACACTACATAATATCAAAACTTTGCCATTTTGCCTACAATTATCATAGCATTGATATCATTTGATGGTATTAATCTCGTCATCTTCCAAGAAGAAGACAGATTCTTCATCTTCTTCCTCAATAACGACCTTTTTCTGAGGCTTTTCTACTACTCCATCCTCATCAGGAAGGACATCGTGAAGGTCATCATACCTCCTCTTCACAGTGAGTACAATGACTACTATGGCAACAATGATGATGATTGCACATAACGCATACATCCCCCACTGCACAATCAGACTCGTAGGTATAGCATTCATTATTTCGCTCCTTTATTAAAGAGTTTGGAATAATTCGTATTCCTCGTCTCGCTTTCTTGTTCTATCCTTGATATCAACGCTCCCACATGGAACTCCTCATGAGGATCTTTCTCAAGATCCTTAAGGAAGGAGAAGAAGAGAGAATGTGGATCACGAAGGTATTTCTTCCATACCGTAGCCAAAGATCTGTACTCAGAAGGCGTCATTGTTGACACCACATTTAAAAGATAATCACCCATAGAAGGCACATTCATCTCAGAAAGAAGAACGGCTTTAGCCTGATCTGTGAAATCTCCTGTCTCAAGAAAACGGCCAAAAAGACTCTCCCCTAAAATCTCGCTGTCATGATCAGAGAAAGAACCTGTAGAGACAGTATCCTGAGTATCAATGGACACTACGCCCATGTCGCCTTTATACAATGCTTCTTGCTCTTCAATGAGATCAATAGTCATCTTCTTATTGGATTCATAAGCAACATCTGAAGAACCCACGCGTCCATTCTTGTTTTCAATGTCAGCAGAACCAGAATGGAAATACTCAAGCACTTCTTCATTGGAGACTTCTCTTCCACGCTCCGAAGAAAGTTTCGATCTTACAGCAGCAATCTTCTTCATCTTCTGATACCTACTAGGAGCAATGCCTTCAGGTGTTTCCAAAGAAAGCATCTCCTTCTTGCTATAAGTAGTGATCCACTGAAGAAGATAATTAGTAGAAGAGACATTGATCTTGTCTACATCAAACTTTCTCAAACCCCTGATCATTCCACCGATTCCAGCTTGGTACACAGTATCGAAGATAGTGGGATCTTGAGAAATGGGGATTCTAGAAGATTTAATAATTGAAGCCACTTCTTTTACAATCAATGGCGCGCACAAGTCGCTGATCCTAGAGATAGCAATTGACCTCATACGAGCCACTGATTCCAACCTGTTCCTCTCATGAGGATCAAGGTCTTCTTCTAACAATAAATCCATAGCATGATCTGCTTGCTGGAAGATGGGAACATAGTGTCTTAAATCCTCTACGGTGATCCTATCTGATCTTCTCATATTGTCCTTCCGCTACCACCTGTTTTAAATGGATTGCTACCAATGTTACTCAAAGGTGTTGATGTCTTGTGCGCTGATGCTGGGTCATAGTGAGTGGGCCTTGACATATGTGCAGGTTGTGGAACATTCGGCGCGCTGTCCAAGAACTGTTGAATGTCAGCAGATTTCTTCTGCAACTTCTCACGGAGTTCATCACTGAACTGACTCTTCTTTAAGAAGACATCCTTTTCTTCATCCCACTGGTAAAGCGTGGAGGAAGTCATCTTTGCGTCCTCTCCCTGACCAACACCTCTTAAGACTTCTTCAATGTGGCTGACCCTGTGCTTGTCTTTATGCTTGACCAACTGAACAATAATGTCAACAGATGCACCAATGGATTGGTTAACCATTCTAATGTTTGATCCTGGCCTGCCCGCAGATGTGAACTCTGACATCTTTGTTAAGCATGCTCTTGGGTTGTCAGCGTGCATTGTGGTCATAGATCCATCCATACCAGAGTTAGCGGCAATCAGGAATGATGAGAACTCTTTACCTCTAATCTCACCAACGAGAAGTTTGTCTGTTCTCATTCTCTGGAACTGCTGGATAACCCATTCAAGAGTAACCACATTGTTGACATCCATACCAGGTGAATAAGGCACCGACTGAAGGTAAGAAACGTTTGGTTGGATCAACTCAAGTTCTGGCAAGTCCTCAGCAATACCGATTCTATACTCTGGATCAATAATTTTCGTCACTGCTTCCATCATCGTGGTCTTTCCTGCACCTGTACCACCACTAAACACCACAGTGAGATCAGATGCTACAGCACACTCTAAGAAGTTCTTCATCTCTGTTGACATGGACCCTTGCCCTGCAATGGAATCCAATGTGCTCAATGAGATACTCTTCTTAGCAATGGTCACCTGAGGAGCATATGTTGCAGCAGGGGGCAATACGACGTGGCATCTTGCCCTGACTCTTGTCTTGGCATCGGGAACATTATACATAAGGATGCCTTCGAACAGTGATACATCCCACGAGAATTCACCATATGCCCTCATGACCTTTTTATTTTTCATAGTCTCTTCAAGGGCTTCATTGTACTGTTTTTCTGTCATATTAATATGAGAAATATGAATCCTTCTACCATTCTTCTTCATAAAAAACTTATCAGGGCCATTGGCTTCGATTTCAGAGACAGAAGGATCAAGAAGAAGATTGAAGCAATCATTCCATGCATCATTCTCCACAATCTTGTATTTTGAGATAGTATTTGATTCAAAAGAAAGACTCACGATAACTCCTATATTGGTGCCTTATAACTATTTTCAATATCATGAATCCAAAGGTGTTTTCAGCATATCAAAAGCATATTAGCAACCCAGAATCCTGACTGCTGAAGAAAAGAAAAGCGCCTTCTCGACCAATACGAGAAGGCGCACAATGAAGTCAGAGATCAATCATCCCTGTTCAGTTCAAAGTTCTGATCAGAAACCTCATGGATAACACTGCTATGCGCAATCAAGATGATCTGACCATGGAAATAATCCTTGACTACAGAAAGAATCCTCTCAGATCTCTCCAAATCCTGTGAAACCAATGCTTCATCAAGAATGAGAAGACTTGTGTCCAAAACAATAGCAATAGCCAACCTGATAGCAATGGCTGCTGCTGACATTTCTCCACCTGACAACGTACCAATAGGAACCTTTACACCATTTGCTCTGACAATGGATACATTGAAGTTATGATCCATCAGAATCTGAGTGAACTTTCCAGAAGTAAAACGGTTCATCATTTCAGACGCATGTGCTTCAATCAAAGGAATTGATTCAGAGATTCTATCTTCACGATACTCTTCAACAACCTTCAATGCTGACACAGACCTCTCCACAGCAAGCAAAGACTTCTCGTACTTCTCAACGCTTTCCTTCATAGCATCAAGTTCTTTCTGCTTGTACTTCAGACTTTCCTCAATCTCTTTGTAATCAGCCTTGTCAGATGAATACTTCTCAGCGACCTTGATGTACGCATCAGATGCAGCATCCATCTTCTTTCTCAAAGAAGCCATTTTGGCCTCACTCAATGGCTTATTTTCACCTATTGACTCTTCCAAAGAGGACAGCTGTGTTTTCAAACCAGACAGTACCTCATCAGCCTTATTGTAGCGAGCAATAATTCTGTCATACTCATCCTTCTTCGACTTCAAATCCCTTGCATCAGCAAGATCAGATTCCGCGCTCTTGATCTTGTTCGAAACAATCTTTTCCTTGAACTCGTAATCCATGATCTCCTTCTTCATGGACTCAATGGTTTCAATGTCCTCTGCAATGGACTTCCATGACACTCTGATCTGATTCAACTCATCAAAATTAGTTTTCTTCTCTGCAAGAAGCGCCTTCTTCTCTTCAATAGAGGACTTGATCTCCTTGTTTTTCTTCCTCAAAGAAGCCACCTGCCCTTGAAGCAACTCAACTGCTTCTGAAGGATCAGCAACTCTCTGCAAGCATGTGGGGCAAGTTCCATCATCTTGCGTCAAAGCATCAATAGCAACATTGATCTTCTTTCCTTCTGAGACAACTGAAGAAGACTGATCCTGAAGATCATTGATTTCATTTTGCAATGATTCGGAGTCTGCCTTGAGAGTTCTCATCTCACCTATGAGATCTTCTATCTTCTCATAGCCCTTTTTTGCAATAGATTCATCTAAAGATTTCTTCTTACTCTCAATAGAAGAAACCCTAGACTCAAGATTGATCCTTGCTGATGACAATGAAGACATCTCTGCGTTCAGTGAAGACATGGCTTTCTCTGCCGCATCCAAAGTCATAGGTGAATGACCAAAGACAGTGAGTTCTTTCTTCTTATCCTGTCTCTCTTGGAGAAGATCAGAAACAGTGACTTCACCAGCTTTAATTCTTCCCTTGATCTCGATGATCTTCTCGGAATTCATCTTATTCTGATCAACAATCTCCTGTTGCTGACGAACTTCTTCCTTTAATTGATCAAAGGATTCCTTCTTCTCTTTAGCATCATCCCTGACAGATACAAGTGCTTCTCTCTTATCTCCTACCTTTGGAATCAGTGCATCTACCTCTGCCTGCAGCGCATTCAAGTCATCCCTGCTGGCCGTGAAGAATTCACTTGTTTTCTTCAGATCACGATGCTCTTCTCTAGCCTTCTTTAAAGCAATAGTCAACGATGAAATACCCGTAAGATCCTCAATGACCTTTCCTCGCTCAGCCTTACCGCTGAGAATAATTCCGTCAACTTCCTTTTGGGCTACCTTAACGGCAGTAAGAAAACCCTTCTCGTCCATGCCAAGGATTCTCTTGACTTCTCTGGATACATCGGAGACACCAGCAGCAAAGGGATCACGATCCTCAATCTCCATTTTTCCTTCGGATTTATCATTCTTATAATCCTCCAATGAGGGGGAACGATAAATTTCTGCTTCTGTCAGAGAGGCACTTTTGATTGTCCTGATCACTCTGTAAACAGTGTCTCCTGAAATGAAATCTACCTTGACAAAGACCTCTGTTTTCTTCGGATCAACACCTTCTCGAATCAGATCAGAGTTCTTAGAGATGCCCTTATGCTTTGTGCCGTATAAGGCCCATTCCACAGCATTGACAATAGAAGACTTTCCAGACCCATTAGGACCTGTGATAGTGACTAAACCTGTCTGTTTAGGTTCAAAAACCACATTCTTATGCAATCTGAAATTATTCAACTCTACTCTAGCCAAGGTTAATGACATAATGCCCCTCTTTATATTAATAGGATACTCTTTTCGATACCACTATCTTAACAAAAATAAGGGTTGATCGAGTCCATGATCAACCGTTAATCTAAATAGTAGTAAATAGATTATCGCTTACGCGATTGTGAGAATCCTGCTCTCACTAATCGCTTCACAGACAGGAGTTTCACTTGGTGAAACCAAGCCAGCGCTTCCGTCTCCACGACCGTTTAACGTCTCCCCGCAACTCTGGGCGACGGCTTGTTTCTCAATATTAATCGCAGCATTCAGATCCCTATCGATCCTAACACCACAATTATCACACTCAAATACTCTCACATGCAACAAGATCTTGACTTTCGATCTTGCACCACATTGAGAACACACTTGAGTGCTCGGGTAAAACCTGTCAATCAGGACAGTTTTCGACCCATACCATGCAGACTTATACGCCACCAATTGACGCAACTTGCCAAACTGAGCATGAGCAATACGACGAGACAAACGATGATTCTTCACCATACCCGCCACGTTCAAGTCCTCCAAGCCAATTAATGAGTAATCATCCACCAGCCTCTTGCTTAACTTGTGAAGATTATCCTCCTCAATATTGGCGATTTTAGCATGCATTTTTGCCACATCTGCTTTCGCCCTCTCGTACCGGCGTGAAGGCATCTGCCCCGTTTTCTTGTCCAAACCTTGACGACGTGACAGCCTCTTGTTCAAACGGCGGAGTTTTTTCAAGTATTTCTCGTATATTCTCGGATTCTCGATCACAGTTCCGTCCGAGAACACAGCAAGATTCTTCACACCGAGATCGACACCAATGGCGGATCTCTTTTTGTCTTTCTTAGTGCGCTTCAAGTGGTATTGCTGCTCTAAATCCTCATTTACTCTGAAAGTAAGAGTGACGAACCATCGGGTTCTCGAATATTTAACACTGGCGAGAGTGAGTTTTGCTCCGTGGTTGAGTAACCATCGCGCTTTAGTGGCTTTCTCGTGGAGTTTGATGGTTTCTAAACGTGGCAGGGTGATGTGTTTATCCCCTTGCTCTAAACGTCTGGTTCCGGTTGTGAAAGTCACACCTTCAGAGTGATTCAGATCTCGCTTCTTGAATTTGGGGAGTCCAGTGCGTTTATTGTAGTAGCCTTTCAGCGCAAGGGAGAGATTATTGGCTCCTGTGGCGAAGGCTTCCTTGCTGTTTTCTTTCCACCATGGTGCTACTTCTTCTTTGTGGGCGTTCAAGTGATTTCTCAGTGCGTAGGATGAGGTGTTGAGGTACTCATTAGTTTCACTGTTTTTGACTTTTGCCCAGTTGTCAAGTATTTCATTGAGAAGCCAGTTGTATGCAAATCTTACTGCTCCGCTGTGGGATTTGAGTTTTTCTTCTTGTTCTGTGGTGGGGTTGAGGGCATATTGTAAAACAATGGTGCTCATTCTCTCCCCCTTCTTTTGTTCTGATGTCTTTATCTTATAGTATAGCAAAATTACTTTAGAATACTATCTGGGGCAACAGTTGCCAACCCTTATTTAATCCTCGACTTACGAAGATGGGGAGGATTCAGATTGGGATTCAGATGCTTGCTGGGAGAATCTGGCAACATCATCAATGAATGTTTTGGGAGCGAACTCCCATTTGCCCTCAACGTAAACCATATGGAAATCAAATGCTCCTGTTGAATGGAATACTGTCAATGGAACAAGAGCATACCCTGCTTCCTGATCCACGAAAGCCTGATTCCAAGCATCATCTTGGACAAGATTGACCTTACCCTTTTCGTCCTTGACTGCATCAGCAACAACAACCAAAGACTGCAATGTATTGACAGTTCTTATATTCTTAGTAATAGGATCAAATCCATCAGTTCTGATCATTGACTTGAGATCATCTGTCACAACGCCATCTTCTTCTTTTTCGATAGCATCAACTTGAGACATCAAATCTGGCTTGTTTGAAGGGTTTTTAGCAGCCTCTTCAATGATTCTTCTTATGGACTCTACAGCATCTTTCTTGTCTTCTTCAACAGTCTTTCCCGACAGTGTTCTGCTTATCTGATCCACCTGTTGACTACTACTGGCAGGACTGCTCTCGCTATTGTCTTTCACTACACTGTCTTTATTGACACCATTGATGACAAGGAAAATCAAGCCAATCGTGATGATGAGGAATGCAATTAAAATACCGATTAGAATCTTTATCTTCAAGTCCTGTTTTTGCTTTGTTGTCCTGTTACTCACTGACCGTTCCTATTCTTCTGATCATTTAAAAACTTTTCGATATCAGTGTCTTCTGCAGGAAACTCATTTTCAACTTCGTCTACTGTGTTGAAAGAATCCATATACTGCTCTTCCTCATCACTCAAAGAATCACTTTTTGAATCTTCTACGCTATCGGATTCTTGAAGGAGCATATTTTTATCATCTATCTTTTTAATCCTTCTCAATTCAAGAAGCAGCATGAGTATGGAAAGCATGAGGAACAGAGCAAAGAGACCAAGAATAATCGCCCACTTGTAATCATAAATGGAGAGAAGGAAATAATCCTTGGTCTCTTTAGCGTAAACCAATCCTCCACTTTCAAGAATGTACTTGATAGTATCAACACTATAGACCTTTTCCAAAGCCATGAAGAGAGCAAGAGTGGCACCAGATGACACTAGAGCGCAGATGAAAAAGAAAGCAGACCATGTAATGTATCTCTTCCACCATGGGATTCTATTGTATTCTTCAGCAGTAGAATAAAGTACCTCATCTTCTGATGTGACTTCACCGGATGCGAGTTTAGCCCTTCTTCTGGACTCTTCAATAAAATCCATATCTTCTCTGCTTCTTGAGGTCATTGATCATCAACTCCCATGTGCCTTCCCAGTGACTCAATAAACTCGGGGGAAATAGTCCTGATAGAATTCATATCAATATCACTGGTGCCCATTTGTTTGATCATTTTGATTGCTTCATCATATCGACTTGTCATCAACGCTGTCTTGATGATAGCATGGGAAATATTTGAAGCAAGGATGTCATCTGATTCATGGCTAAAGACTGGACCTCCATAGATAGAAGACTCCACCATTTTTTCTTCGGAACTTTCATCCCATGTCAATGGGGTGTTCTTCCTAGTCTCAACCCACATCTTGTGTTGCTCTTCCAAATCCTTGAACTCAATGATAGGAAGTCCCATTGCTCTTGCAACTTCCTCATTGGAAAACACGTGGTCATCAGGCTTGCCTTGCTGCTTCCTCATCTCTTTGATTTTTCTTGACCTGTTTTTTTGGAACTCAGCAAGTTCTTTACCAAGATAAATCACAGGCAAATCATAGGGCCTTTTTGACAGCACTGAATGCAAGTATCCTGAGAATGGTACGGGAGCGTCTTGATTGAACTTTTCAATAGCATCAATAACCCACGTCATGATCTGTGAATCTTGATCCTCTGGTTCAGGAAGGAAGATCTTGATAGTGTCCATTTCTTTTCTGACTAACGTCTTCCCGAACTTAGAATAGAAATCAATGATCCCATGGGAGAATGCAGTAGAGAAATCAACCAGTTCTCTTCTCATGGTGATCGCTCTTGCATATGTCTTAGCCTTACCTTCTCCTAATTCAGCAAGTGTGGACTTGATGATAGGAGCAATGTATGTAGAACTCAAACAGAATGCCTTGTACTTGCCAGGAATCTCTTGGCTTCTAATCTTTGCTATACCTTTTAATCTTTCCTGAATCACTTTCAACGCTTCAGGGGATGCTTGGAAGGAAACCACGCCAAGTTCTCTTAGCGGAGCATCAATGAATCCTTCTGTTTCAGTTTTCTTATCCCAAACACGTGAAGGGAAGATGTCACTGATAATCTGAGAACCCATCTCTATACGGTTTTCCTTCATCCATTTGACCAATGAATCATAAGACATACGATATGATTTTGAGCCATCAGATGCTGGGATTACTACACCATCTTTTACAGCCTGATCAATCCATTCTGTGATTTCATCATAGGATGCCTTTGTATACTTTTCGATTTTCTCCTTGGTATACCACATACCATCAGAAAAGATAGCGCCTATCCTGAATTCTATCGGTTGAAGTTTAAAGGTTTCTTTAGTGAACAATGGTTTATTGTTACTCATGAGTCAATACCCTCTTTCTGAACAAAACGTGGAAGAAATTTCTCTTTATGCGTTTCTAAGAAGATGTCCATCTTAACGAAGAAATCATTCAAGTTCTTCTCAGACATTCTGCCAGGAGTATCTATCTGATAGACAATTTCTCCACCGAATCCTGAACTCTCTGTCACCCTGTCCCAACGCTGGGAGAACAATCGGGATAATGACTTGGAAATTACAGCATCGGCAGAAGACTGTGTTTCCTCTTGCGGAACTTTAATACATACAAAGAAAGCATCAATCCTTTTGCTGTCTGGACTCATAAGCAATCACCAAAATTTCATCTCACAAGACATCACTCTTTGTAATGCCGTTTTTTTCAAGTGCCACTTTAAGTTTAACAAGAGACTTCTTCCCAAACTCTTCAACTTCCTCCGGCGTGTTAAATTTATACTTACTCTTTGCTCTAACCTTCTTTAAGGTAACAACGCCCTTCTTCTTTCCATCTCCTAAACCGAAGAGAGCACGAATACAATCCTGCTCTTTTTCAGTCAATGAAAGGAAGCAATCCCTGATCTTGGAGTTCACGTCTGCTCGCTCAGCAGCCTCCATAGCATTATCATCCGCATACTTATAAGAGATGAGATCAGTAATATCTTTCTCCTCATCACCATCAGCAGAGAAACCATTCAGTGAGATAGTGGAAGAAGATGCATTGGAAATCACAGTAATGTCTTCTCTGGTCAGATTTCTCTCTTCAAAAGCCATTCTTTCGATCTCTGCAGTGGACAATTCGGGGAAATCCCTATGAAGACTCTGCAGGTAAGAGTTGTCAGCAACTCTGTTCTCTGGAAGCCTGATCAACTTTGCTTCCTTGTTATAGGTTCTAGTGATCTCCTGATAGATCCACCATGTTGCAACTGTGGAGAGATTATTTCCTCTAGATGGGTCATACTTTCGAATAGCAGTAAAGAGTCCATTCATACCACACTGAATCATGTCATCCTCGTCATAACTGGTTGAGGATGGAATTTTGCTTGCAAAAGCCTTAACCTGAGACGTAACTAAACCAACATTAGCCTTAATGAGAGTCTCTGTTGCATCATTGTACGCTTTGATCTCATGGTAGTACTTCTTACGCAGTTCTGCTTTCTCTTCACTACTCAGATTGGGATCAATAGACTTCTCATAGAAAGGTAAGTTCTTCTGAACAATCTCCCCTAAACGAAGCTGCTCTTCCTTATCCAACTTACTGATAGACTCATACTTTACAGTAGACATATCTCAGACCACTACTCCTATACCTAACTCGCGTGTTTCCGCTTTTACTGAACTTACATTGTATCGCTAACAGAGTTCTCTGTCAACTACATGTTAAAACTCCTCATCGAAGTAATCTATTCCCTCTTCCATCTCTTCTTTTTCTATTTTAATGGAGTTATAAGAATGAAGATCATTGCTAAAATGAACAGCATCGTTCATTGCATCATTAATGAGTTCCTCAATAGTGCAATCATCATCATCCTCGAACTCGATTCTTGATTCCCGAGATAGAACCCCATGCTCTTTCAAATGATAGTTGATCTTATCAATAGCATTTCTATTTACCTCTGTCAACTTAGGGGGCAGAGAATTCTTCGAGAACTCCTCAATGGGATCAGTACTCATCCAGATCACCTCGTAGTATCGCCTGTTTATCATTAATACAGATATCGTTGACAAAATACTGCAATCCCAACTTCTTCACAGCAAAAACAATGCTCTTCAAAATAGCATCAGAATCAACAGGAAAATCTAAAGAAGGAATAATTGCCAAAGCCAAAGCGCAACGATAGTGACCATCGATCTCATATATCCTCACTCTGATCTCCATATCGGAAATCAGAAAAGAATCAACTTTATTCTTCTTTAACGCATTCATGATGATCTGATTCAAGTAAGAATAGAGATGTTGCTGTACTTTAGTCTCATTATTACGAGAAAGAGTTTCGAGATGATCAGTCAACTGTTTAACAGAAGAAACGTCTTGAGAGGAAGATCTCATTGCAACCAAAGTATCCAAGACAGTCATACTGTGTATGTTCTCTTTGTTCACATCCCCCTCCTTTCTCATGTCTCATCATCACGATAACCTTACACTGTGGTTTTGTCAACTTTGATCTCAGCCAGAGTAAAGAGAAATCATCCACCATACGAACCATACAATCAAACCGATTGCAATCAAAGAAGCAACGGTTCTGACAAAAATCACGTTCAAGACAAAAGTGCTTGGCTTAACAGAGGATGAACGGTACTTCTTAATCCCCTTGACTTTCTTATCTGTCCTCTTCAGGTCTTGAACTACTCTCTTCTCAGGCTCTTTTTGTTTCTCACCTACAAGATCTTCAAACCTCATTCACTTTACCTCCTCATCTAAGGGTAAACCATACACATTGTTTGCAGGAAGAATCATCAATTCTCCCTTGTTACATGCTCCCTCAACACACTTGGCAACATACTCATTATCAAGAAGTTTCTTTCCTTCTGCTGACTGGGGCAATACTCCATCCATAGGAACATTGTCAACAGTGAAAGCACCATCACCTGATTCAGAGATCTTCCCAAATGGTCCAGAAAGAATCTCCACCTTTGCCACGTTTTTCTGCGGAATGAAAGACTGACGGGCACGATCAACAATGCTTTCACCCTGTTCTTGAGTAGTGTTCACAATTGCAAAATTACCTGCTGTAATATTTCCTCCAGGGAAAATGTTATTCCTCACAGGTGCTACATGACCACCTAATGCACCAACACCAGATGTGTTAGGAATTACTCTAAGAAGTGTCAGTGACATCACTGTATACAGCAAGAACGCTAACACAATAGAGAATGTAATTGTTTTGACAATAATAGAGACATTCAATTTTGCGACAGCCGTCTTGGAAACTCGTGTTTGAGACATTTTATCTATCCTTCATTGCTTCTTTGAAACGAAATATCAGATGACTATCATGAAGATCAAAAGGATAATGAAAGCAAGAAGAAAGCCGGTTTTGATCTTATTTTTAGACAACCACTCAATGATGTCCTTGTCAGTAGAATGACTCACTCTCTTCTTCCCTGACATTGTTTCATATATGTCATTCAATGATGAGGAAAGTGTTCTTGCAAGTTCCTGAGTGATTTTAAAATTGATAACATCCCCGTTGTTGTTTTCAACAATCAATGTAGGAGGATCATTCCTCATTTTTTTAGCACTGACGATATCGCCTGTATCTTGGTCCCTATAGCCTTCAAGCCTCCACGAGATAATGCCATCATACTGATCAATAATAGCAGAGTAATCATCACCATCAATCAAGAAGTCATCTGAGTTCAACCTTCTCAAATCATCTTCCAGATAAGGATCAGATTCCTCTTCCTCTACGACTTCAACTTCCTCTACTCCCATCATGGAATTGAACTCATCAATAGAAAGATCTCTTTCCTTGTTCTCTTCCTCATTGTTCTCAATATTACTCATGTCAATTACTTCCTTTGCTTGAAGAAGGGGATGGGGAACTCGTATTTGCAGGCTCTGGCTTTGCGTCAGACTTAGAAGGAGTACTTGAAGGTTTCATACCTGGATAACCCGAACCTGTATACGTGGAATTGGGGCTGGGAACTGATGTTGGCTTAGGAAGATCAGAAGGTTCCAACTTCTTAGCAGAACTCTGCCATTGCTCTACAGTGATGAATTCTCCATACCCTTCACTCATGTCAGAGATATTGGGGTTCGACCATGTAGCCAAAAGGAAAGGATGCTGAATATCTTTAACATTATAAACATTCCATCCATTTCCTGCTGAAGTCATTGTCAACACTGCAGAATCATTATATGTCTGCTCATTCACATTGAACTTACCATCCCAACTCACATCATCAGCAGTTTTTTGAAACTCTCTCTGAAGTGATTCAAAATTCACCTTGATATCAACTGCAATAGTATTCTTCCCTTCTCCTTGAGAAAGGAAATATGGATCAGAAACAACTTCAGAAGAGACATTGTTAATTTTAAAACCAGTCATCTTAGATGCCTCAAGCCTATCCCACTGAGAAACAGCATTTGTGCTGTAAGACACAGGAGAATTATTCAAAATCCTTGATCTCAAGGACTCATAGACATCTGAACGCGAAACATAGTATCGATCAACGTCAACACCATCATGATTGATTACAGATGATGCTTCCCAGACGTTTTTATCACTGAGAGAATCCAACCTGATACCAAAAGTTCCATCCTCACGAATGAATTCAGAAGCCTCCGTTTTAGCCTCACTGATTTGATCAGAAGAGAGTTCAGCTTTGATGTTCTCTTCATCTCCGCCCATCAGATTGGTCACTAAAATAGTAACACCTATCACTATAGCGACGATCACAATGCTCAAAATGGCAGCGGGCACCACTTTTGTCTTGCCTGATTCATCAATAAACCAGTTCGCCATTTCCAGACCTCTCTCCCACAAACCTGTAACCGTAGTATGCTCTACCACTTGTATCTACCAAATTTTCATTCAAATAACTAGATGGATCGATTCCAGCAACCCTATCCTGATAAGATGCATGGGCAATACTGTCAGTTCCGTTCACATCACCAATATAAAGGATGATGTGACCACTTGTTTGTGTTACCCAAACGTCTCCCGGCTTTGCTTCAGACTTCTTTGTGTACCTCTCCCAGTTAGGAGAATTAGCAAAGTACTCAGTCTGATGACTTGTTGCTCCCCATGGGACATTCTTATCCACAGTAAGTTTTAATACTGTAGCAACAAATCGGTCACAAGACGCATACAGGGTTTCCAAAGGATCTCTGTCTGCTGTATCCATAGCCTGCTTCTTAGCCTGAATATACTCTGCTTTAGCCACAGACTGACCACTGAGATCACTAGGATCAACATAAGATTGACCTGATGTTGGGTATGACAGTCTTGCAGCCAACTGTGCAACATCAGATGTATCTAAAGTATTGGCAGAATTCATAGTACAACTTCCACCTGATGTTCCACCAGCATAACCGCCATTGAACTGTGCAAGGAAGTCATTGGCGAACTGGATTCTTCTTTCATAGTGTGGCTTTCCTGCTCGCTCGAATCCCTTCTCAAATGCAATCACCATTTCTTCTGCATTCTTGGTGATGTCATTGAATCCAAATTCAAAAGTCATCACAGACATCTCATTCTCAAGTTCATAAGCAAAGAATTCAAGTTGGATTGACATATCATTCCATTGAACACCCCTCTCTTGAGCAAACTGGACTAATCGTGGACGACGAACACCATCCCACTGAGCAAGACCAATAGCCTTTCCTCCGACATCTCCCCATGAAAGGATCTCTTCATTGCTTAAATCTGGCCTTGATTGACCGGGCTGAACTGCAGAAGGGTTATACATTGACTCCTGACCCCAGTTTCCAAGGATTCCAGCAGCCTGATTCAAAGTCATTGGCTTGTTTCCCAGAACAGCAAAGTTATGAGACAATAGCCATGTAGCAATAGCATTAGCATTTCCCCACATGTCTCCTGTATCGGGAACGTTTACACTTCCGCCTCCTTTGCCTCTGGGACCACCGATTCCAAAGCAACCATCAGCATTCTCATTCCTTCCAAAAGTTTGAGAAACAGCCATTCCGCCAACGACAATACTGAATAAAAGAGCCACAACGAGAGCAGCGACCCATGTTGCAGGATTCATTAAAACAGAAGCCAAGTTGGAGAAAGTGGAAGTTGAAAGTTGCGCAACTTTCCGAGCACGACGAATCGTATCTCTTGTTTTCTGAATTCTTTCTGAATTAGAAGAAACAGCATCAACGGCCTTTGATTTTAGATCATCCTTCAAAGCCATCACGAATCACGCTCTTCCTTCATTCTTCTGTCCACCTTGGGAGCAACCCTTCTCAACTTAGGCTTATTGTCAGGTTCAGATTTGTTTTCAGACATATATCTTCTTACCTCAGAATCCGTATCCCTATCAGCCATTGTTCCTCGTGGGTCCACGTTTCGACTTCCCACATTTCTCTCTACCCTGTCTGCTTCAGAACCGATCTTGTCAGCCTCTCTCAAAGCCGCCTCTGCCTGCTCTCTGATTCTTCTAGCATTATCAGAGATAGACCTTGCTTTTTGTCTCGTAGAATCGCTCTCACCTCTGTTAGAATCGACATTTTCACTTCTTCTATCATTTCCAGCAGTAGAAGATTCATCCTTACTTCTGAAGAAAGATCCAACTCTATCAGCCAACGTTGTCTCCTCACCATCACGTCTCTGTGAAGAACCCTCGCCAGAAGGACGTGTCTGAGAATCATTCTCAACTACCCTCTGCGATGCATTATTCTCTGAAGGAACTGTCCTCTCAACAACGGCAGGAACTTCCTTCTCTACAGTCACTACCTTTGGCTCAACAGGTGTATCACGCTGTGGTTTAACTGTTTCAACCTTTTCTGCTCTAGGTGCCTCAGTTCTGGTGTCTGAAGGAGTTGCTGATGCATCTCTATCAATCACTACATTGTCGATTCTGTCATTCACTCTAGGTGCAGACTCATTGTTTTCTACCACTGCTGGCTTCTCAGAAGGAACCTGCCTTGTCTCGTTAATTACAGGTCTTGCTTCTGTTGCATCCACATTGCTTCTTCTGCTTTCAGCAGGTGTTGTGTCAACGTTGTTTACAGGAGTTGCCACATTGCGATCCACAGATGGAGTAGGAGCAACAGAAGATGCATCATCTACCACAATGTTCTCTGGAAGAGCACTGCTATCGATCTGCGGCGCTCTCACATCATCTTGACGTGATTGTGCGCTGAACTCATTCTGACGCTTCTCAGAGGCAACAGGGGCTTCCCTAACAGGAATAGTTGGAGCAACACCCTCTCTATCTACAACAGCATCATTCATGTTGTCAGACCTTGATGGGAGATCTCTTATCGCCCCTTCAGAAAGGCTATCTGCTACTACCGCCCTGTCTGCTACAGTATCAGTATTTGCCTGCTGTGCCCTAGCAAGTCTTTCAGCCTCAGCCCTCAAGTACTCTTGTGCATTTCTGTTAGCAACATCAGCATCTCTCAACTCATTTTCGGCATCCCTCAAGACATTATTGTCATTTTGAGTTGGGACTGCTCTATCATCAGAGTTGTCAACACTTGGAACCACACGATCATTGTTCTCATTCACTACACGACTTGTCTCATCAGATGAGCGTGGTGTGCGAACTTCCTCTGTTTGCACTGGATCTCGTGTTCCCTCAACTGGTGCAGATTCCACTCGTGTCAGAGTCTCATCTGGCCTGTCAACGATTGATTCTACAGGTGTTGAAGGGATAACATCAGGCATCTCTCCTGAAGGAACTCTTCTGTCCTCAGATGTTGGAACAGCCATTGGTACTTCGTCACGAACTGGTCCCTGATCACGAACTGGTCTTTCGTTACGGGCAGTTGTTGTGTCGGTTTCAACAGGAGTCTCCACCTCAGGTACGCTGTCCACATTTCTGTCCTGACTTGAGGTACTGTCAAAAGATGCATCAACATGCTGGTCCTGTGGCTGTTGTACTGGATCAACAGGAACAACAACAGGTGGTACTGTCTCTGCTCGTGTATCAACAGGTGTTGTTGCAGATGGAAGATCCGTTGAAGATGAAACTTCAGGTCTGTTATCAGGATACATCTCTGCAATCTCTTCATCACTGTACCTTGACAAGTCCTCAGCGGTTCGTGCAGGAGCATCAAAGTCTCTTGCAGATTCAGATACAGCAGGATCAGGGTACATCTCTGCGATCTCTTCATCACTGTACCTTGACAAGTCCTCAGCGGTTCGTGCAGGAGCATCAAAGTCTCTTGCAGATTCAGATACAGCAGGATCAGGATACATTTCTGCGATCTCTTCATCACTGTATCTTGACAAGTCCTCACGAGTATATGGCTTGTCAGTATCAGGAGTGGAGAACTGGTAGCCTGCAGCCTGCATCTCTTCGACTTCTTCCTGAGTATAATTCTCATTTGTAACAGGATCAACGAATGGCGCATCGTCATCATCAGGCAGATCATCACTATAAGAGTCATCATAACCATATGGCATGGTTTCAGGCGTAGGCATCTCGTAATCAATAGGCTCATCATCAGCAGCGGTATTAAACCTGCCTGTAGTCCTATCGCTATCGAGTGGGCGCTCATAGTCGCGTGTTCTTGGACCCTCATTATCACCACTGTTGACATTATCATCGTCAGGAAGATCGTTTGGATCGTCGTTTCCGTTAGGATCTCTTAGATCATCATCGTTAGGGAGATCGTTTGGATCATCATTACCGCGAGGATCAATGGTGTCTTCCCAATTGAAGTCTCTTCTTGAAGCGGTGTCCATGTCAAACTCATCAATAGACACACCTTCAGATGTTCTTCTAAAACGATCAGCATCCTCTATGTGAGAGAGATTTGCATTATCCTTGAGAGCATTAGTGTTCAATGGTGTAGCATCATTTCCCCATTTGTCCTTGAAGTCTTGAACATCGTATTCATCTTCAGGGTCCATAACTCTCTCAGAATCTCTGAATCTCTGGTAGTAGTTGGTGTCCATGTAGTCTTCACCGTTCCACTTCTCAGCGAACTCTTCTGGTGTCATTTGTCCATCAATGACTCTTTGAACATCCTGACTCTTCATGACTTCATTTTCTGTCCTCTCAACATCCTTGTGGGTGTACAGATCAGATGCATTCAAATCATAGTATTTGTTGGAGTAAGCATCATGAGCAATCTTTGATGCTGCCAATGTAGATGCTGCAATAGCAAGATCATTTCCACGACTTGTTACATCATCAGAGATGTTTGCAAGTGCTTCTTTGTCTTCAGCAAGTTTCACAACATGCTCAACCATTGCGGATTCGGAATCGGCATCAAAGCGCTCAATGTCTCTGATAGAGAGTTCGGTTTCGAACTCCATCTCGAACTTCTCCTTGGCATTGTTCCATTCTTCAGTAGAATGCCTTCCCATGAGTTCTTGCTTCTCATCCTTGAGGTCTTGCAACTGATTCTCAAGCGCAGTAGTATCTTCGCCGTTGGCTTCAGCAACTTGAATGTTCAACTTCATGTCACGGATAGCATTTTCAAGTTCTTTCAACTCGGCAAGGTCAGCATACATTTGCTGGTTGCTCTTGGTAGAACTGGTCTGCTCGAACTGGGAGATGGCCTCCTGCTTCTCTTCATCACTCAATGATTCATCATTATTGATGTCATTAATGAATTGTTGATGCTTATTGTATTCGGATTCTTGCATGTCATAGAGTACGTCCTGAGCAGCCTGATCGTTGGCCTTCTTGTTCTGGTCAAGATAAGAAAGCTTTGCCTGATGATCTCGTACAGATTCCGATCTTCCCTCTGCATCCTGCTTTACAGTGTTGTAAGAAGAGACTGCTGCATTGTGTGTAGCCTCTGCATTTCTGACAGCATTTGCAGACTGCTCCATCTTGGCCTTGAGTTCTTTCCTGTTCTGAAGGCTTGTACGATCCATAGCACGCATAGTGGCTGCCAGAGTGGTGTTGCCCTTCTTGAGTTCTCTGGTTGCACCATCCACAACTCCAGCCTTGAGGCTTCCACCAGCAAAGGCTGATCCCACAGCACCGCCCATTGCACTTCTGCTGACTCTCTTCCAACGTTCTCCATCGTTGCCGAACCTCTGCTTAAGCGCATCAGTGGTCTTACGTCCTATCTGTTCTCCACCCATATTGACACGACCAATGAGTTCCATTATTTCTGACCTGTAGTACCACAGAACAAGGCTGATAAGGATGATGAAAATCATAGTCATCAAAATGTTGTCCATGCCTGCAAGTGCTGCACCATAGAATGCTATAGTGATGACCAAGAACAAAGCGGATACGACATATTTGATCAGGTAGCCAACAACATTCTCAAGCCAGCCGAAGAAGATCCTCTTTCCTCTACCTGGATGTGCTGCAAAGAGCAAGAAGAAGGGAGCAAAGATCAACATGATCAAAGACAGTATGTAGAACATGAGGGCAGAGAGTCCAATAGCCATCAAGATCAGCCCACCAACAATGGACATGAAGACAGCCAATCCACTCATGGTCAAGTCTTCTGTGAATCCCATTGAATTATTGGAATTCCATGAAGACCACATTCCTTGATCTTGGGCAATGACGTTGACCAACTTATACCAATCAGCGTCTCTTGATTCAGGATTATTGAGAGCATCTATGGTAATGTCTGGTTGCATTGAAGCCTTTGAAGACAAGAATGCTTGATAGATCATCAAGTTACAAATCTGCACATCTGACTTGTCTAGAACGAGAATACCATTCTTCATGCTGTCAGCAGACCTACTTGACCCCATGTTGACACAGAAATCTTCTGGACTATATCCTGCTTTCTCAATCAATGGTCTAACCTGAGGACTATATGCATCAAGTCTTTCAAAACTTGTACCAAAAGATCCGTAGGAAATGGGGTTAAGAACAAAACTCTTCCAAATTTGGCAATTAATGGAATTGACTGTCATGGACATGGTTTTTCCTGATCCAATTCCAGAACCATTTGATGAGGAAACACACAGGTTATCTCTTGATGATGTACCATTCTCAGGCACCAAAGATACACCACGTTCTCCTGTCAAACAGTTATCTCCACCCATGACGCCAATTACACAAGATGCCATGGTGTTAGTGATCTCCATAGGGGCACGTGCAAGAAGTTGTGGGTTACCGAGGAATCCAATACCGAGCATAACCACGACAATAGACCACAATGCTCCACCTAGTGCTGACCTTACTCGTCTCTTGCCTCCTTCCCAAATAATCCACATTCCAGAAAGCACAGACATCAAAACAAGGAGAGGGAAATAAATACTCTTGGTGAGAGAAGCGATCAGACCTTCTTCACTTCCTCCATCTCCACCAATAAATCCAAGAAGGTTAAAGCATACTGTGCCTTCTGGGGCATTTGGCTGGCAGATGAATTCAGGGTTGAACGCCCAACTGATAACCGCTCCTGAGACAAACGAGAATCCATTGGCAAGTGCAAGACCAAGATTAGCAACAGTTCTTCCTAGAGGGTTTATAATACACCCAGCGCCACCTCGTGAACTCTGAATGTCTTCCATGCGTGGGTTCTCACCCCATGCCTCTTGGTTCACATCTCTTGCAAAGAAGAACCAGCCAGGGTTCTCATTCTCACCATAAAAGTTGACAAAGAAAGCGTTGTTAGCAAATGCCTCTTGTGCAGTGAATACTCTGTTCTCTGATTCTCCATTAGGGAAAGTACTTAGTGGTGTAGTCCAATCATTTTTATCACCCATTCCAACGCCTAGTCCTGGGCTACAGAACAATGATGCCTCTGCCTGACCTACAGAAACAGAATGCTGATCGGGAGAACCTGAATTATTATTTGTAAGAGAAGAAATACCTAAAGGAAGAAAGGTCATCACAAGCACAATTAAGGCCAGAGCAATCGCACTGGCTGCATTGAAAACAGATGTGATCTTCTTCGTCTCAACTGGTGAAGTGTACTGAGAACTCAGGTAGTTTGCATTCCCGCTCAAGGTTATTCTCCTGCTCGTCTTTTTGGTTCTGGTATCAGTTTTCTCTAAATAGACACAAAAAGAGAAGGCCGCTGACTCTATTTTCAATATCACAATAGGGTCAACGGCCTTCTGAATTATTCAGTTATTTGATCTGAAGAGCATCACTTTTCCAAGATAGCAGATGCCACCTCTGCAATCTTAGACCTCTCTGTCTTCTTCAATGTGATGTGAGCAGCAACGCCCTTGTCCTTAAGCTGGTCGATCAACTTCCACACATCAGCATTCTGACCAGACCTTAAGTACTTATTATCTACCTGAGCCGCATCAAAAGTGAGGATGATCTTAGAATCCTTTCCTGCTCTGGAAAGAATGTGCAGCAACTCTGAAGAAGAGAAGTTCTGCGCCTCTTCAATAATCAAAATAGCGTTGGAGATGGAGCGGCCTCTGAGGTAAGTGATAGGCTGTACTTCAATGAACTCATACAGTTTCTCCTTCTCCTTATTAATATTCTCCTTTGATGTACTCTTATTCTTAGACTCATTGGAAATTGTGGCAATGGATTCCAAAGCATCATCAATAGCACCTGCCCATGGTGCCATCTTGTCTTCAATAGTACCTGGCAGGAATCCCATCTCCTGACCCTGACCCATCTCGTGAAGACTCCTAAAGACAAGCACCTTTCTGTAAGGCGTATGCGCGTCTTTTACTTGAGCGATAGAGGCAGCAAGAGCAACCATCGTCTTTCCACCACCTGCATTTCCACCTACAGAGACGACAGGAATGCTATCTGATGACTCATTGATGTATTCCACCAATGCCTTCTGCTCAATTGATCTTGGAACAATATTGATGCTATTATTCCTTGCTTTGATTCTACATGCTTCACTAGAAAGATTCTTGACAATCTTCCTATTGACCATCAAATAGGTCATTGCCTTGTTCTGATTTATCACGATGAGAGCACTACTTGCAGCGCCCTCTGGCAGTCTACTGAGAACAAGAGTTTGGAACTCAGCAGAGACCACACCACTATCATCCTCATCATAGGCCATGTTGACTTCCTCATCGGAGAGGTTTACATGATAAACACCATCGAAAGGTCGCACTTCAGTTGAAAGATCATAAGCATCTTTTTCAAGATGCAACTTGGCATTGATCCTCATAGGTAGATCTCTTGAAAGAAGCACTACATCTTTTCTCTCATCTGCGCTTTTGGCTTTTTCCTCTTCGGATCGATTCTTAAGGACGGCAAGGATTGTGCTGTCATTGCTTCCATCCTGAAGAGGAAGTGGAAGTGTGCTCTGATTCTTGTGATTCATCTCAATAGATAGATACACATTATCTGTTTCTGGGATCAATACACCCTTTTCAAAATTATCCTTACCATCAGAGATGAGAGTATCCTCAATCAGATGCAACCATGCTCTTGCAGAATAGCCAAGCGTGCTGTGTGATCTCTTTTCCTCCAACTCCCTGATCACCACTGCTGGAATCACAAAAACGCAATTGCTGAATTCCTGCAACATGGAGGGGCTGAAATCAAGAAGAATTGATGTATCGACAACCACCTCCTTTTCCTTGAGAAATTCGGAAACCTTGGTGTTGTTATCGTTGATCATGGACTCTCCCTATCTAATAGACTATTGAACTTTTCTCGGCAAAGTTCCGCGCCGTATTGCTTATTCAGTTGTACTATAGACATCATAGCATCTTGACCATAGAAAAACCGAGGTTAACAGATTTTTCTTTAGAAGTTTTAATAACCTCCTGATCTGTTAGCCTCGGTTTCAATATTTTAATGCTATCACATCATATCATGAATGTCAATGATGATACTTTATTCTCTAATGATAGAGATCATGGAGATGGCGATTCAGAAGACTCACTATAAGCATCCGTGCTCATAGAAATAGCAGCGCTGACTTCAGCCTCCTGCACATTACAAGTAGATACCCATGGCTCAAGATGGAACATACTCTGTGAAGCATCATAGATCTTTACTCTCAAGATGTCATAAGACCCTGATGAAGCCTCGTTTTCAGGAAGTTCTGCCGCGCCATGTGAAAGAGGTACTATACCGGAAGCTGTAGTTCCCCCATATCCCTTATAAGATCCTCGACCTTCCACAAGTCCATTATCATTGATCCTGTCAGAAAGGTTCCCACTTACACCAGATGATACTAGCTGGAATTCATAATAGGGAGCACTCACCACTTTTGAATCTTTTCTTAATTGTCCATCAAGACCAACAGTACCCTTCAAATCAATCGTATCACAAACGCCTTCTGCAGATGCCTGTCCTACTGTCCTTGTTTGATCGGAGTTCTCATACGCACTAATAGTAGCATTGATAGCCTTGTTCTTATGAATAAAACCATCGCCTTTGATTTGGGATGCTCCCCTGTTGACAGCATTCTGTGCAAGCGACCTCTGTGTAGCAGCGTTAACAGCCTGATCTGAAATTGACATTCCCATGACCCACATTCCAACCAATAATGGGATGCCAATCAGGAAGGGGGTGAGGACAGAATCACCATCATCTTTTCCGTCTTTGAATTTATGCTGGATAGTCTCTTTAAAGTATTTCATTTATTCTTTCCTCCGCACATCTCTGTTGTAGAAGATTCTCCCTTAGCCAACTTCACTTCAGATCCTGCAGTAGCACATGTACGTTGAACTGTCTCCTCACCTTCAATTGCATTTTGCAAACTCAAGAATGAAAGAGGGAATGATCCATATGTCCAATCAATTTGGCACCACATTGTTGAACCTACGCCTGTTGACTGATCTGGACCACAAGCAACTTTGTTCACATCAATGTTCACCATTCCATGACCATCAGCGTTGGCAATACTGTTCAATACTCCACATTCAACAGGTTTAGAAGCAACAGCGTCTGGGAATTTCTTCTTTCCAATCCCATCACACGCCCCCTTCATGCCGCCTTGTTCATAAGAAACTTTGGTATACACCTCTGGAACATCTTCCGCTTTCGTTGATCCGAAAGAAGCAACAGAGTCAGCACCTGATTTGGCAAGAGAAGTCATCACAGTGGAATTGGTATTGTATACGTGGAAATCAAGAAGACTTATAGCACATACTATCATAGGGAAAACAACCAGCAGCATGCTTACAAGGGTATCACCCCTATCGCTTTTAAGTTTTTTAAGTATTCTTGAAATCATTTTGATCCCCCATTAAATAAGGTTTATATTACTTTAATATCTAATTCACGCAACAGAAGTAGAACATTTCTCTGTTGACTTGATACCATTAGGATTCATTGCCACTTCTGCTGCTGCTGTTCCACATGTAAGATTGGAATGTTTTGCCTTAGGAGCCATCGCTTGATATGCTGCCCTAAGGCTTCCTGCCAATGCAGGACTTTCCCATTCTACTTCACAGAAAGTCAACTCATTGACTTCTGTTGTTGTGCGAGGGGCACAGTGAACATTGTGAATCACAATGTTTCCTATTCCTTTTCCTTCAACTGCTGAGATCCTATTGATGATTTCACATTCAGTGGCAGATTTTCCAACAGTGCTTCCCTTGTACAACTTTGTATTCAAATTTTCACAGTTATCATTTACGCCTACAGTTTTAGACAATTTACTTGACTCATTACCACCAAGGACAGCAACAGTAGTTGCACCATCTCTTGCAATCGTTTGAATAGCCGCTTGGTTTTTCTGAAGGATCGCAAAATCAGGGATGGTGAACACCATGACCGCTAAAATGGCAATGACAATGATAAAACTCACTAAAGAGTCACCTGTATCATCCTTGAACCTATCTATAATTCTTTGTTTCATTGTGTGCTATCCTCCATGGCAGAAACAATGATCAATTTCCAAACTTCTTGATCTTGTCAAGTTCTTCTCTAAGGTTCCTAATGAGATCTAAATAATTCATGCATTGTGAGCAATTGTAGATCTTGGGGACATCTCCCCAACCATTCTCGGCCACATCAATGATAGATATGTAGAACCTTCTTTTTGCGTCAAGACTAAGGTGGGCATCAGAGATACTATTAGGTTCCAAAGCGAAGATCATCATTCTTAAGTAATCAGATGATGAGATCATTAATCTCTGTGCTCTCCATTTGATTGTCTCTGCTTCTGCTGTGGACATTCTTCCAGAAAGACGATTGGATCTTTTTACTTTTTGTGAAATAAGTTTACCCAGTTTATCATCGATTTCGCTGATCCTTTTCTGATGCATGTATACTTCATCTTCATCTTCTTCGTTGTCCATCATGTCATAGGCAGCAAAACGTTCTTTCTGAAGAGCGTTCTTGTTCTTCTCAATGTCGTCTAGTTCCTCTAAAGCCTTCTCTGCCCTATCTCTCCAATGTGGGAGATCGATGCTGGCAATGGACCTTGATCTGATGATCTCGGCCATAGAGGTTTTCTCGCCAATCTTCTTAATCTTTTCAATCTCATTGTCTAAAGATGTCCTCTCTGAATCAGTAACTGTGATAGTAACTCTCTGATCGAGGGGAGCGCCTCGTTTTTTAGCAGGAGATCTTCTTGGCTTCCATTCCTCTTTGAAAAGTTCTGCAAGGTCTTCCCTATTGTACCTTTTCAAAAGTTCAAGTTTGGCATTGACATCCATCTCTTCAGTAGCAACAGTATATTTTTTACTTTCTGCTTCCTCTTGAGATTTCTGTTTTCTCAAATCAGATTTGATCTTCTCCACACGTGAATTTGATCTCTTAGTCATAGTAGCCATTCTTATCTCCTTTTTAAAACTCAGCAGGTAGCAAGAGCTTTAGACAATTCCTTTTTATCGTCTTCTGTGACGGATACTTTGTACTTATCTGCCACAGTGATCCATGAGACAGCATAATCGCAATGGAGTGACTTATTGGGTGGCATGTACTCAGAGGGGCCTTTGCTTCCTTTCTTTCTGTTCTCTGATGCTGATGCAGCAATCAGATTCAAAGGATCGTTGGCAAATGACTCTTTCGTATTTTTATCCCAACTCACTCCACCATGAGATGATGCGTACTCAAGGGGTATGATGTGATCAATATCAAGTTCACCTGGGTCTGTAATCTCTACATTGCTGTACGGATCAACCCATTTACCTGACTCAACTCTGCATGCAGTGCCTGATCGCATTGCAATGTTAGTTCCGTCACGTTTAAGGGTGTCCTGTCGAGAATCACAGCCGTTACCATCTGGATCACTCCAATGCTTCCAATCGGATCTGCTATAACCTTGTGTCACTGGTGCCGAAACAGCAATTCCCTTAAGTTTGTTCTCCATCTTGCCAACTTCTTCTTTTGTTGGAGCGGGAGATTCTTTGCTGTCCTTACCACCTGGCTTCAAAGAGCCTTCAATGTAATCACAATCTTTAAACCAGCTGGTAACACACTGAGACCATCGATCAGATTGACTCCTTAGGTTCTCTATGAGATCCTTTGAAGATTTGACGTTGTTTACATTCATGGCAGCGTAAACTAAACCGCCTACCAAGAATAACGCCACAATACTCGTGATCGCGTTACCCAAACCCATTCCTGAAGACTTCTTTGCCATATGTGATCACATTCTCCTCTCATGCAACATCAATTTCGTCGCCAACCTCTGAATTGAAATTAAATCCCGATGTTGCCATGAAGGCAAGGTTGGCATGTTGAACAAAGTCTTTGTCTCTCATCCTGTCACCAGGCATCTGCTCAAGCAGAGCATCTACTTGATCGGCACCTGTCCTTCTCAACTTCACTTGGTGTCTTTCATAAGATGAGATAATGGATGCACACTTCTTGTTCAAATCTTCAAGGGTGCTTGCTTCCACAGCAATTCTGAATTTTCCTTCAATCCATGGGCTTGCATCAGATGCCAAAATGTCACTCAGAATATTGATGTCAGAGAGAGACTTGTAAGCATCTGATGGTATTCCCGTGATCTGGGCATCATATCTATCCTGTCCTGCCTCAATGTTCTTCATCTCGTCCTTGTGTTCTTTTCTTTTCTTCTCTACTTCCCTTCTCATCTTTGAGGATGGGACCAAAATAAATCTGCCGTAACAGGTGAATGGTTCCCTGAGCATGGAAGAGTAGTAGAGAAATGGTGGCATACCAGGGAAATTGAAAGTGTCTGGGAACTTCTCAAAAACAAGAGATGCTCTGTATCCTTCAAGTTCAATGTCCTCAAACATTTGAGTGAACTTCAAGTGATTCCACTTCTTTTCAATATGAGATCCGACCTCTCTGGCAATGTCTCCAGGACCCACTCTGGTCTTATCGCTGACAAGCAAGTAAGGGGAAGGCATACCAGGATAAAGTGGTCTTTTAACCATGAGGAGGATTTCTTCTGTTGTTGCTCTTTCCGCCTTGAAGTCGCCTGTGCTGATCACTCTAAAGAAGTCTTGTTCTCTTCTTCTCATTGCTCTTTCTTCTTCTTCTGAGATTTTGCTGCCAGGTGGGGAAGCGATTTTATCAATGAGATCGTAAATATAATTCTTTGCTTCTACCAATCCAGCTTCAAACACATTGGGAATGTCAAGAGCACCTCTATTGGCAATCTTCACTCCAATGTATGTTGTCTTCTTAGTAAATGCCTCTCTTTCAAGGAATGCATCCTGAGCATCAAGGTAGTTGCTTAGTTCAGGAGATGTTTCCCATCCTTCAGATTCCACTTCAATCTGTGCTCTCCATGCATCAATGTCAATAGGGACGTGTGTAGCAATAATTTGGATTTCGAGTTCTTGATCAGAATTGAGGGCAAGGGAAGATAGCGCCCTGCCTGTCATCAATGCTGTTGAGATTCGCTGCTGTATATCAAGAAAGTCAAAGGACATAGTACTGATTTTGTAATAGGCATAAACATCTTTTTTGGAGAATGTGATGTTGTCTATGATTCCATTGATGGCAATGTCTAGCACCTTTCCTTTCTTCCTTGGCTCACGATTTTTGCTCTTGGCCTTATCTCTTCCTGCCATCCCTGTTCTCCTTAAAAATCAATATTTTCCATGATAAAAATCAATATCATAAAATAAGGAGAGGTGGCTAAATGCCACCTCTCCACTATCTATCCGCATTATGAGACGAATCAGTTACCACTTACTTCATCTATAACGCTCTTACCCGCACCTGATAGGTTTCCCTTCTCGCCAAAGAGTGAGTCTCCACTGAAGATGAAGAGAGACGCGATCACAGCGATAAGTGCGAATGTCAGGAAGCCCATAACCTGTTTCCTCACGGCAAGCGTGATGGCAATAACAGCGATGATGGCGATGAAAGCTGGTCCAAGCCAGTCACTGATGACAGTGTTGGTAAGGTTTCCCAGTCCCTGTCCCTGTACAAAGATAAGGTCATTTGCAATTGCAAGAATTTCCATTGTTTATCACTCCGTTAATAGTTTTCTGATCAGAAAGGGTCTTCCTCATCAGCGCCATTCAGAATCCCCTACATACAATATCTAAGAAGATTTATTGAATGCGATTTATTTTCTAATAACTTCCTTATTAATTTTCTGTATTTGGATCAGCAATATACAAATAAGGTCTAAAATCGCTCACCAAATACTTTTCTCCACCCTTCTTTATAGTGATTACATATTTAGAACTGTGGGAAGTAGTGTTAGTTCCACTATTATCATCGGCTGCAGGCTTTTCTCCTGCAGGAGTAACCTGCTTCTTCAAGTTCAGATCTGCAACAACCTTGAACACAGTGGGATCATCTGTCTCATACAATGTATACTGAATTGTTTCTGAACCCAGTTGATAAGCATTGTCAAAACCGCTCTTCAGCGTGACGGGAGGATCAGATACAGTATACTGCTGAAGACTCTTATAGTCTTGAGGAGATGATGACATGTAAGCCTTGACGAATCCTTCTACAGTTGCTCTTGCATCTTCCCCAATTTCAGAATTGGCGGTTCCATTTCCAACCATCAAAGCCTTTGGATTATCGGCAGGAGATCCAATTCCCACTGGCGCAACCAATGTAGGAGAACCTTCAGCAATAGAGTACATTCCTGTTACGGAGTTGTAGTACACATTCACGTTATAGAACTCTCTGTCCACTACAGTCTCTGTCTTTGGCTTTGACTTGGAGTTTGAAGCCTGCTCAGTAGTGATAGTTCTCTGCACATTTACACCAATGATATAACTTGCACTGTTAGGGCTTAAAGCATTCTGTTGGTAAATAACAGCACCATCCACAGGAGATTGTTTAATCCCTGCACCAATACTTCTTCGCGCAGAACCATTAGCAGATTGACCGTTCTGATAATCTGAAAGAATACTATCAGTACCCTTGTTGCCATTTGTCAAATATGCTTCAATGAATTGAGTAGCGAATGCTCCACCACCCTCAACAGGGAATCCTGTTCGACCAAACTCACTATTAGCAATGCCTCTGATTTCTTCTTCATTATAGTTTTTTGGAGGGAAAAAAACATTCTTAAGCACTATAGCCGCAATAAGTGCTATCAATCCTAGGACAAGATTTCTGACAAGTTTACGCTTCTTCTCAAGATTTTCTCGGGTGTCATATCGACTTTCCCTGACAACCATGCCACCAAAGGGGAGGATCTTCTTTTTGTCCTTATCAATGAACTCATCTCTTCCTTGAGGATCTTTGCCTCTTGAAGAAGGACTCTTCTGCTTCAAAGAAGCCTTAGTTTCCTTCAAAGCATTAGATGTCCCTTCTCTTTGCCTTAAATCTCGTTGCTTCCTCACCCTGTTGATCTTTGCCTGATCAGGGGCATCTCTTGAATCCTCACGCATCCTCGCAATTTCGTCCAATGTCTGTTTGCTATATTCAACACTATCGTTGAAATCTTTTTCCTCTTGCTCAAACTGATCAAAAGAAATTGATTCAAAAGCATCTTCATCATTATCACTTGACTCATCAACCATAGAATCTTCTCTTGATTTCACATCAGGTACATCAGGAGTCTCATCATATGGCGTTTTTGGCCTAGGCTTCAAATTGATTGTGTCATCAGGGAGATCATCATCCTCAAATTCAATATGGAAATCCGATCCTTCATTCATCTTTGGCCTACTTGGCTGAGGTAGGTTAAAGTTTCTTTCGTTTTTCTTTGGAAGTGCCATTCCTGCTCCTAAATGGATAAATAATCTGATGAAAACAATATCATTGATGTGGTACCCTTATAATTAATCATCATCTGGAAGATCATCACTTTCTTCATCATCAAATGACATAGAACTCAAAGTAGACACAGAACGCATTGCTGAATGATCAACTGCGCTACTCACACTCTGATCATGACGAGAAGAATCAGCACGAGACTTGAAAGGAGATTCTGAAAGAGCAGAAAAATCCATCTTTTCCTTACTCAAAATCTCCTCCTCCGTCTTTGCAACCGTGGGATCACTCTTCTTTTCAGATGAAGATGTGCTTCTCCTTGAATCAGAAATCAAAGATTCCTTTGCGGGCAATTCCCTCTTAACTCTTTCTTTTCTTTGGTTTATAATATGCTGTGCAGCATCAGGAGATTCAAAGAAATTACCAGAATCTACAAGAGGCTCCGGTTCCTTTTTGGAAGGCTGATACTCTGTGTCATCAATCTGCTCTATGCCCTCATTGATGATTTCACCTTCTTCTATTCGAGAAATGGTGAAATCATCATCATCAATGATCTCATCACTTTCATTCATCTGACCATAATACTCATCATAACTCACTTGAGATACATGTTCTGCATCAACATCATTATATGCGGTATCAAAATCTGAATCATCATAGTGATCACCGTTTTCAGAAACGAAATCTCCGTCCTCATCTACAACAGGAGGAAGTTCAACTCTCTCAAGAACCTTGGATGCAGGGATCATCCAGCACTCTTCAGCAACAGCGCCGACAATGCCATCATGCCTTGGGTCAGCAGAAGACTTCTTCACAATGATAGCAGTGGCCTTCCAACCGTTACTTGGGTTAGGCATGCTTAGTCCCATCATCTTTCTTGGCGGAACTTTCCAATCCTCGACTTCCTCAATCCTCACATTGTTGTTTCTCTTGTTCTTGAAGTTAAGGGAGAAGAATCCTGTCTTTGACATATTGGTTTGAGAGTATCGCGTCACTCTTTCCTGACCAATGACTTTACTAACTCGCTCTGCTGAACTTTGTGCTGAACCACCATGAATGAAATAGTTTGCCACTGTATCCAGAATAGAGTTCAACTGTGCTTCTCCATTAGAGCCTGCTGCAGCAATGACCTGCTCAAAAGACTGAGAAGCAATAGTCATAGCAAGATAAGATGAACGTGCTTTCTCCAACAATGGTCTGAGTACTTGGGGGTCAACTGCTTGGAACTCATCAATGTACACACAAACCTGATTATTGATAGTATTGTTTCTTCTCTTTGCAGATACCTGAGCAAGATCTGCCATGATCAAAGATCCAAAATACTTTGAAAAGTCAGGAGAACCATCAGCGTCAATGGAGAAAAGAACAACATTTCCACCAGTCTTGGTCAATTCAAATAGATTGATGTTGTTTGTGCTTTCTGAAGATGTTTTCAGCCATTGACCATATCCTGAAGCAATCATTGTTCTCAACGTTCCCTGAAGTTCTCCAAAAGCCTGATGCAATGTGCTCTTAGACGACTGGATTGCTTCTGCAACCTGCATGAATGGGATACCTATTTCTGGATGATGCTTTTTAACACTCTCACCAAGAGTAATAAAACTTGAGTCACTTTCTACTGCAGAATAAACCTTATATATTTCACCATGATCCCAATCAATATGAGGAGCGGTTTTCCTGTCTGCAACACTAAGACCATTGATTAATGTTTGAAGCAACTGCCTCATTGCTTCCTTGTAGACGGCGGCATTAGTATCATAATCCCTCATGCCAAGCAACATATCGGCCTTGGAAGATCCACCTGATACAAGCGGGTCATAAGGAGACTGACCATCGGAATTAGGAATCCTATAATTCTTTGCTGATCCACCAATAAAATGATAGAAGTTCATATTGAATTCTTTAGCCCATTTCGCCATGACCGCAGCATTGGATGGATCAGATTTAAAGTCAATATATATTACTGACCTGTTTGCCATCATGTCAGCAAGAACCATAGAAAGCAATGTGATTGTTTTACCTGAACCTACACCACCTGTGACAATGGTTCCTCTGTTGGCTTCTTCCATATACCTGCAAATAACTTTGTCTCTAGATTTATGTTCTTCACTGATACCTAAAGGAGAAGCGTCCTCTGTTGTCAACTCTGAATTCTTTAGACTCTCTACAGTCTTCTTTCTTTTCATGCTTTCAAATGGAGTTCTTCTGAATTGGAAATTATACATCCAACCGCTTGATTTCAGGTGCGTCAAGTGCGGTTGATCCTTCATCATCTTAACTCTTTCAACACTCAATGAGAACCCTATGATGGCTGCAACAATAAGGTTGACACCAATGCCGAGGGGAATCAAGTCTCCAAATGAATTATGGGGTTTACCAATACTGGTGAAGAATCCCATAGCCTTTGAGAAAGCATCCGTGGAGATAATAGTTATCACTCCGGCAAGAATCATTGCCAATGATGTTATCCCAATAATGATGAGTCTCTGCCTGAATTGCCTCAACATGAGATGGTGCTGAAGAATGCCCAAGATAACACCAGGTGCAAACAGAATGGCAAGAATGAAAAGTATCGTAGGCTTGTAATCGACGTTTTCTTCTTTAACTTTGTTCTCTTCAGACATCAATGCTCTCCTCAAAAATTTCTACACCCATTATCTTAGATATCTTGTAATACAATGGGTTTGTTTCAGGTGTGTAATCAGATCTGACAAATCTCATATCTTCTGACATCTCTGCTTCCACCAACTTGTCTTCCTTGCTGTCTCTTTTGGCAATTCTCTCTACATTGGCAATAGCGTCAATCCTCTTGGAAATTGTCTCATCAGTAAACAAGTGTGAAAGTTTTTTAAGATAAGTCATTCTCTCTTCATTCAAGAGGTCTCTTTCTGTTTCCAGTGTTTCCATCTGGAAGAACAAGTCAGATATGTCATCTTTCTTCTCAGAAGCACTCTGGCTGTTATCGAAATAGGAATAATCTTCTAGTCCTTCAAGATACTGTCTTGCCATTGAAGACAGTTCAGATTCTCTTTGAACAACCTGATCCTCAAGATTATCCAAATACTCAATGTCATTGATCAATGATTCATCAAACGAGTTATTTCTTGCATAAGGAAGAAGGTGATCCCATGATGGGTCTCGACTGATCAATGTAGAAAGATCAAAAGCAGATACTTCCTTCAACGATCCTGTTGAAGTATTCTCCATGAACCAATCTGTCCCTGCCTGTTCTGAAATCAAGTCATCAATGTGCTCTTGAGTACTTTCGCCATCATTATCAGTCAACTCATCAATTGTTTCAGCGATTGGCTCATCTTCTGGAAGATTGTCTTCTAATGAGTCAGGGAATCTGATCTCAATATCTCCTGAAGCATCAAGGGAGGAAATATTCTCATACACATAATATGCAGGATAGTAGTCCTCTGTGTTCTTAATGATACTATCAATTGTAACAGGATCGTCCATCTGATCAATAATTTTAAGAATAGGGGAAGAGGTATCATTAATGTCAGTGGTAATGGTAAGTATTACTTCTGCATCATCGTAATCTGCTGATACAACTCTTTTGGATTGCGTCATTCTTGTTGTATAAGTGTACTCCACCATGTCACTTAACTCATGTGCAGCAATGGATGGCTCATTCCAAGATTGAAGAGCCTCTTGTTGCTCTTCAGAAAGGAAATCAATATAGGATTCAGTAACCTCTTTTGTGTTCAAGTAATGCAGTTGCGCAACAAGAGTATGTTCTAAGTACTCTCTTGCCAGAGTCTCACCTATTTCGTTTCTCAGCAATTCTGGGAAATCAACCCACTCTGAAGATGACTCCATACGGGAAATCCTCTCAGCGTCATCTTCAGAGTACCCGTTGATCACTAACCTCTTCTTCAAAGAATAAGGCTTGTAATCTGTAAGAACTCCTTTAATCTCACTTAATGATACTAGTACTGTTGCTTTCGTATTGTCTTTGAAAGCAATGAACACGCACTTTGCATCTGTGGTATTTCTTCCAATATAAAGAGACACTTCTTCAGTGGCATTATTGTATTCTCTTGATTCTATGATCTCATCTGCGCTATCTCTGAGCACATCAGGAGATGCGTGATCAGATTGTTTCTTTTTACTGAAGAGTCTCATGTGCAATCCCTCTCTGAAAATGATTTGATTCTTTCACATGAATATCTATATCAACCAAATCCAGAGAGGGGCAACAAGTCATTCAAAGAACAAACTGACTGTAGGGAAAGTCAGGAGTCATCAGTGACCATTAAAGAGGCGATCTGCTCCTTTTCTTTCTCCATTAACTCTTTGAGGTACTCAGGAGATTCATTGGATGCCCCGTCAAGAAGCCTTGCTGTCTCCATTTTGATTTTTCTTACTTGGAGTGCAACCTTCTCTTTTTCAAGCCTATCAATGTTCTTCAATAGCAAACTCTTGGCATCATTTTCATTGAAATCTGCCTCAGTAGGAACCAATTCATCACTGAGAAGAATGCTCGCAACAGCAGGCATATCAAACGCTTCTGGAATGATGGGTTTTCCTTCATTGCGAGCAGTTTTTGCTTGGTCCAAGATTCCTCTAAGAGATTTCGGGATAGATGACTGTACTTTTTGGAACATGTCCTCATCTAAGTCTATTCGTAAAGCAAGTGTGCAGATAATAGCTGACAAATGATAAAGTCTTGATTTCTCAATCTTCTTGACGATCATCTCTTCATCATCAGATGTGGTGCTCATTTCAGGTCTGGAATCAGAAGAATCATCATCTTCGATGAAAACATGCTCTGTCTTATCCTTCTTGTTCTTTGAGATCATCATTTTAATGTGATCGATTCGAGAAGAAGAAACCAATGAGACTGTTCTTACAGCAGAATCAATAAGACTGTCATTTGTCACCAGAGCTAACGTAGCAACAGCCTCTTCAAGATATGCTGACTTGCCCATGTCAGATGAGATATCATGCTTTCCTTTGATGACATCAAGAACAAACTTCATCAAAGGTATTTGATTTTCCTCAATGAGTTTCTTCAGTTCATCTTCTCCGTGATTCTGCAGATAATCACAAGGGTCTTGCCCATCAGGGAACCTGACTACATAGGATTGAGCATGGATAGATGGGATCTTCTTGAATACTTTCACTGCTGCTTCAATACCAGCGTCATCACCATCAAAGCAGAACACAATCTTTCCACTGTTGACCATTCGCCTACACATCTGCGCATGGGATTCAGTAAACGCTGTTCCTAGTGCTGCAACAGAGTTCTCCACACCAGCAGACTTCAATGCCACAACATCAAACTGTCCTTCAGCGACGAACAGTTTCTCTTGCTCTGCAGCCTTTTTCCTTGCGCTACTGGCATTGAAAAGAAGTTTGCTTTTATTGAACACTGGTGTATCAGGGGAGTTGACATACTTTCCCATCTTGTCTGTGTCAAAGAGTTTCTTTCCTGAGAACCCTACTGGTGCTCCTGAAACATCACCAATGACAAACATCAACCTTCCGCGCCATCTATCAACAATCTTTCCTTCATTGACGCCTTTCTTCAGTTTGGCGCAAACACCTGATTCCAAGATGACATCATCTTCGAATCCTTCATCTTTCAAATACCTATAGAGAGTATCATTCCCTTCAGGTGCATAACCGTACTTCAGAGAATTGAGCAATAATCCTCTTTTGAGGATTTCTTGTTTTGCAGGATGCTCGTCATCTAAGTCTCTGAACCTCTTCACAAAGAAGACTGCTGTCTTCTTTACGCATTCTTTAATCTGCCTGATGCTGATACCAGTAGATTCTGATTCTACAAATTCGATGCCTTTGTCTTCTGCAAGCCTTCTCAGAGCATCAATGAATGATAAGTTCTCTGTATTCATATAGAAGGAAATAATGTCACCATGCTCGCCACAGCCAAAGCAACGATAAGTCTGGAAATTCCTTCTTACACTGAAAGAAGGTGTAGATTCATTATGGAATGGGCATAGACCTTTCAAAGAGTCTCCTGATCCGTGAAGATCAATTCCTCCTTGTACGGTGATGAAGTCAACTATGTCATAGGCATTCTTCACATTTGCAATAACTTCTTTAAAATCCGTAGCCATCTTCATCCTCCACAACTATTGCTACATTCTTCTGATCATTGAAATCTTTATATTAAATCAATGCCCACAAGTGATTACTTGTAGGCATTGTCAACATTGTTTACCTTATATTCTCAGAAATCCCATGTATCAGAATCAGCATCAGCCTTCTCATCCATATGAATGTCAATAATCTTTCTGATCAAAGCAGCATTGTTTCCTTTTGCTGCACTTCCAGAGAAGGAGAAGTCTTCTTCATCCTTGAGTTCACTGACAACAACGTAGGGGAACTCCTGTATTCCACGTGACTTCAGAAAGTCTGTTACAGACTGTGGATCATCAACTTCATCCCTATTGGTTTCAACGTACTCAACACCGCGTGAAATCAATGGCCTTTTAACACTTTCACACTGGGGGCAATCATTCTTACTGTAAATCTCAACCTTCATAGCCATACTCCTTGTTTATCGTTTCGGATGAATTATAACAAACGGGAAAGGAGTATCTAACAAGTAAGTGCCCTGTTCAGATCAGGCCATCTTTGCGTGCAATGTAGACTTGATCCACTTGTAGTCATTAATAGACCTTCTGATGTCGGGAAGTGCTCTGTGTTCTGAGGCAGCATAAGGTCGGCAAGGTATCCATTCTGATAGCGCTTTTGAGATACTTGTCACATCTACTGATTGATGAGAGATCAAGGAGTGCGTCAAGGGAAGGTTCACTCTGACAAAGTTCCTATCCAAAGTGATGGAGTTTCCGCCAAAAAGAAGATTTCCTTGAATCTCTTTCGATTTGATCCATTCAAATAATGCACTGTCAACTTCTTGTCGTGTTTTCAAGTTTGCTGAATTCCATAGATCAATCCATAGTCCTGATTTCTCATGCATATTCAGAACTTGTTTTTCTGCTTTTGACATGACTTCGGAAAGGTGAGGTACAAAGACGAGAGATTCAAATTCGCTTCCGATCATGTTTCCAGACATGTCTGTCATGCAGGCAGCCACTTCAAGAAGATCGTGTATGTCAGGGTTATCCCCTGAGGTTTCCACGTCTATCCAAATAATATATTCTTTTTTGTTTTCCTTAGAAGCCATTTTTTATCCCCTGCAGGAAAACTTTGATCTCATGTGCAGAATACCCTTGCTCTGTTGCTTCAATCATGAAGTCGATGACAGCCAGTTCCGCAAAATGATTGAGGATTTCTTCATTGCCATTAATATTGTAAGCATTGGTGGAAAGAACGTTTTGAAACACTTCCCATAATCCTTCCATATCAACAGGGTTATTGTCAGGAATCTTCACGTTATGTGACATGATGATGTCTGCTAACCTGTTGATGTTTGTAGGCATTCTACTACCCCTCAATCTTTAAACTCATTTCGTAAAGATTGAATATCGCTAATTTTAATTTCAATTAAAAATCTTTTTGATTCAACTTGCCATTTTTTCTTTCAGCATCATGAAAGAGGCAGGATCAAGAGTGTTCTTTTTATCTGGGTTAGAAAAGGGACAAAGAGAATCCAACTTCTGACTCTTTGTTTTCGCTAAAGTCTCTGTTTTCACCTCTGACTTTGAAAGAGTAGGAATGGTTGGTTTATCAGCGTAGGCTTGCGAAGCTTCTTCAATGGAGTCATAGTGATCACTTGAATCCCTGAACTTGCATGTGGCATCTGATTCAGCAAAGCACTTACTAGGCCCGATGTCAGGGCTGATATGGTATCTTGCCATAGAAAAACTCCCTCGCTTCCTTTTCTGGACTTCTTATGTTTTTTCTAAAGAATGTCCAAAACAAAAACAAGGGAGTGTCTTTTAAAGGTCAAAATCAGTCCAATTGACCTGTTTCGTAAAGTCCTCTCAACTGCGTCCAATGCTCAGAATAATTTCCATCTACAGCCATGAACTCACCTGACCACTTAGATTTGTTAGCAATGGCTGCATGCTCCGCAGGAGACAGGTGACCTGATGACATCAATCGTCTACCAAAATCAACAGTAGAGGTTCCGACCCTCTTAGACTTGTCAACGTAGGAGACCTGCGCTGCCTCTCCTGAAGAAACCATCATCCCATCAATAAGATCATCCCATGTATCATAATCATCAACATTGACAAAAGGTGTATGCTGATCTCTTGTTACTGGCTGAGACAACTCGTATGCCTTCTGCATCAAGACAGCAATAGCATAAATCTCAGGCTGTGCATATCGAAGATCTGTCCTCAAGTCGAAATAATTTGACCAATAAGATGATGTGACAACAACTTCATGCCACATGAAAGGTTCAAGCAGTCTATTGGCATTCTGCTTGTGAACTGATAATGCTGAAGAACTCTCCTCGCCATAGACCTCATTCTGATAGAAATCAACCAATTCAGCATAATCAGCAACAATCTGCTCATCTGTTGTGTACTTTGCTGGCAACTGATCACCCAAAAGGAGTCTCAATGTTGCTGCTGTAGCATGATCGCGTGCCTTTAACCAGATCTCAGATGCTTGCTGTGCTTCCTCCACTGTCATGAAGTCTCCGCTCATACCCTTCTGATTCTTGGTGAACAGAGGGATGTAAGGTGTTTTCATAATGGCTTCAAGTGTTACTCTCATAGACCTTGCTCTTGAAGATGCAGAGTTTCTTGAGAATACTCTATGTGTATTGAATTCAGCAAGAACACAGCGTGGGAAGACGGCTATCATTGTCGTCAAACGTGAATCCTCTTCATCAGGATCAACAATACTGTCTGCTGCGATGATAACTTTATAGCCCTTCAACAGTGGATCAGTATATGTCACCTCCAAGTACCCTGTGCCCTCGTTGTTGGAGATATCGAAACTGTCAAAATCATATACGTGATTCATTATTGTAGACTCCTTCATCGTCTTCATGCTCATATTGTAAGCGTGCCTTTGGTAATTGTACCAATGTTCTTATCTAAAGATCAGAATTTTTCTCATTTATAACAGATATTGTGGTCTTGATCTCAGTCCTTGACTCTCTTCTCAATGAAGAAATTCTTAGGTTTCGGTATAGATGTCAAAATCTTATCACCAATGTCAAGATCAATGGCGGTCATTTGTTTCCCTGAAATGGTCGCAGTGGAACCAAACGTAGGATACAGTTTTTTCTTTTCCAAAAAGTACAAGGGGTCAACTTCATCATTCATTTTCTTCCTACCCACGAATGAGGACAATGATGTTCTGCTATGTATCTGTGGAAAAGGCATTGGTTCACCAGATGTGATCCATGATGGGTACGTTTCCATCAAGGGATCAGCCCATACAGGAGATGCTCTGTAAGATGGGGCGAATCCAAGTTGATATGCTGAAGTATGTCTCTCACTCTTACCATACTTCTCATTGATCAATTCTGCTGCTTGCTCAGCAGTCTTAGGGGAGCCTATTTCTTTCCATGCAAGATAAGTCAATCCCCCATGAGAAATCAGTCTTCCTCTGTCTGCTGCTGCCACCTTAAGAACATTGTTCTTAGCGAACCACCAATGAGAAAGAATCTCAATAGTCGTGTCTGATGTGTACTCGTCAGGATAATGCAAACATGCCATCTCATTGGGGCCTGCTAGAAGAGTGACATCATAAGTTTGTCTCATCAGGTTGATTGTAGTAATGGTGTTTTGATTGGGGGTGTCACTATTGTGATCACTTGCGTACTCATTGAACCCAACCATATTTCCCATGAAGTAAGATCTATCTGATCTTCCGATTACTTTAGGGAGGTGATTTCTTGCAATCTTGTATTGACCATTAATTTGAGCAATGAATGCAGTACGATCATATTCTATCTGTTTCTTCGCCATTGTCCTCTTCTTTTTCTCTGGTGGCATCAGTTTTTCTGAGAACTTCAAAAAGAAAACTCACAACAGCATATCAAAAACCCAATGATGGAGTTCTAGAGAACTTATCTCATCATTGGGTTTCAGATATGGATTGACAAGATTTTGGCATCATCCTCTGTGGAGAAGTTCAGCCAGTTTCTCCTCATAACTTTGTTCCGCGTAAGGGTCAGATGAGATTCTGTTTCTCACAGGTGTGGGATTCTTCCTTTCAGATGTGAAGAAGAGTTTTTCTTCTGCACTCTTAACGCGACTCTCATCCTCATATTCCTTTTTCTTCTGTTCAGCAATCCTTTCTGCAAGGACAGGAGATTGCTTCTCATCCATGCTGACATCAATGGCATCATTGATCTCATTGACCATTCTGAATGCATAGTCAGCCTTTGCCTTTGCTTCTTTCTTGTCGGCACCCATACTGATCAACTCATTGTAGACATGATTCTTCATATCCTGTGCAGATGATACTCTTTTACTCTCTGATTTTCCTTGCTCAGATACGTTGCCTTTTTCGAAGTTCCAGTAACCATTGTCATAAGACATGGCCCATCCGTCTTTTCCTGCACCCTGATGTCTATTATCCCACACTCTGATCTGGGCATCAAAGATTCTTCCACCACTGGTTGCAGGATTCTGTTTCAGGAAGTCCTTCAACAGTTCACCATCAAGATTACTGGTCTGAAGCATAGTGTTAACATCAACGATTGTGGAATCAACACTCTTCCTGAACGTTGTCATTCTCTTGGGGTGTTTCCTTGCCATCTCATAAGGGCCGATCTCCCTCTCATCAATGGCATTGACCAGAGAAGCGAACATCTCTGCGGCCCGCTGTCCGTCTCTTTCCTTTTCCGCAATGGATCTACGGGAGGACTTGGCATAGGAGAATGTGTCCTTGGTCTCCTTGAGGACACTCTGCATTTCCTCGTGATAATTGCCATCAATGTTAAGAGTTCTATTCTTAGGAGAATAATTGTTCACACTCTTCATGTACCACTGAGGAATCACTTTGGTGTGTTCTCTATTCAGAGAAGAGGATCTGGTAAATGTCACTTTGTCCCCTAGTTCGTCAACAACTTCAAAAGTCACATGATGGGTAAGGGGCTTTTCTCCCATCATTTTGGTGTAACGTGAGAAGTGACTTATCGTGTGCTGGATTCCCATTGAATCATTGGTGTCATATCGCAGCATCGCACTGGGAAAGTCTTCCCTGTGCAATCTTTCTGCAAGACTCCTTGTGGGAGTGCGGCTCTTGGAAAGACTCTTTGTTTCCTTCTTGTCAAGAACTGCTTGCGCTTCTTCTTCAGTATCGTAATTGGTCAAAGGGCATGGGCGAAAAAAGGCTCTGCACCTTTCAACTTTTCCTTCTGATGATATGTGCCATTTAGCCACGAAAATCAACTCCCTATTTCAAATCCCTTTGTCTTAGAATATTCTCTAAATCGAAACTCTTCTATAAGAACATATTATCACATAAATCAATCAGAAAACAATTTTATCCAGTGTTTTACTCGTTATCAGTATCCATTGAATGTTATCCCATTGATTCAGACAACAAAGGTGTTTGACTAAAACTGTTGAAATAATGCGGTTTTTAAGATGCCAAAAATGGGTGTGACAATTTCTATAACAGTTTTGCAACAAAAATGGCCGGAAAGGGGTTTTTGCCCCTTCCGGCCATCGTATTTGATAGGAAGAACTATATCACATCAAGATCACAGTTCGCTCTCATCGAAATCAAAAGTAGCGATCCACTCTTTACGAGCGTCAGTCTTGTCCTTGGAGAAAATCAAATCAAGTGATCGAGTAACTTCCTCAGCCTCACCAGCAGTGATCTGTGTAACCACACGGGTAGCGGGATCGAATCCATGCATGCTCAAGTCATCAGCATTCATTTCACCAAGACCCTTCAATCTGGTAATCAAAACCTTCTTCCCCTTCTTTTTCAAATCAGAGACGATGATATCCCTCTCCTTCTCCGACCTTGCATAGTACTTTTGTGTTCCCTTGTCCTTAGTAGCAATAACATACAAAGGCAACTGTAACTTGAAAAGTCTTCCTTCTGTAATCACAGGTCGGAAGTAATGCCAGAAAAGGGCATACAACAATGACGCGATGTGGTTACCATCATAATCAGCATCAACGGCAAGGAATACTCTACCGTACCTCAGGTTGTCGGAGTTGAAATCATTTCCAATTCCAGCACCCAACGCTTTAGCAATGTCTTGGAATTCCTCATTAGCAAGGACTTCTTTAGCCGCAGCGTCATGTGCTCCAATGATTTTACCACGGATAGGAAGCAAAGCATGCAAGTCAGCACTGCGAGCACTTTTCATTGATGTCAAAGCAGAGTTACCCTCACAGATATAGAACTCAGCATCCTCTGTTCCAGCCTTTCTGCAGTCATACAGTCTTGTTGGCATAGATGAAGTGGCTACCTTATTCTTTGTTCTATTGAGTTCTTTAGCATCTCTTGCCTTCACTCTATTCCTCATAGCAGTGACGACCTTATTTGCAATCACATTGAGGACATCAGCATTCTCCTTGTCATTGATCCATTGTGTCAATGCGTCTACCATAGTAGTACGAATGCCCTTTTCAAGTTCATCACCATCCAACTGTTCTTTAGACTGTGAGGTGAAAGAAGGTTCTGAAACTTCAATGGCAAAGACGGCATTCAAGCCCTCTTTGAAATCTTCTGCAATAGGACGATCTGACTTATCTGACTTAGTTATCAACCCCTTCATAGTCTCAAAACGCGCATTGAAAGCCTTCACCATAGCCTTCTCCAAGGCATTCTGGTGGACACCTCCCAGTTTCGTGTAAATAGTGTTCACAAAAGTCTTGATGTTATCTGTTTCAAATTTATCACCATACCTGAAAGCAAAACTCAATGGTGTCACACGAGAAACGTCCTTATACTGAACCCCATCCTCACTGTAAACAGCGGCATTCTCTACATACTTCGCCTTAGCCTCTATAACAATCACAGGAGTGATAGGCGTATCAACTTGGTTATAGTCCACCAACGCTTTAAGACCCTCAGGGAAATGGAAATGTTCTCTCTGCGGAGATTTCTCCCCCGTTTCAAAGTCTTCCACAATATTCAATTCATTGTATACTTCAGCATTCAATGAAGGAACAAGAAATGCTGTCAGTTTAAGTCTTTGAATCAGGTCTTGATGACTGTACTTCTTTTTAGAGGGGAAAACAGAATCATTCAACCAACACTTAACAATAGTTCCTGTAGGGAACTTCTCCTTCTCCTCATCAGACCTGTTATCATCTTCTTCTTTGAGATAAGTGTAATCTTCCAACTCTGTGAAGTTTGAATCAGGGTCTGCATCAACATCAAAGAAACCAGGCGTACCATCCTTGAATGACAAAGAATACTTCCTCCCATTCCTGAACACAGTGATATCACTTCTCTTAGATGTGTGGATAGTAGAAGAAGCACCTACACCATTCAATCCTGAAGAGTAACGGGAAGAATCCGTACTGAACTTTCCGCCAGACTGAATCACTCCAAGGGAAAGTTGAATACCAGACATAGGTCTGCCATTAGCATCATGCCCCACATCTACAGGAATACCACGACCAGAATCTTGAACCTCGAAAGACCCATCCTTGAAGAACGACAATCGCACGTTATTTCCATACCCAGCCCTCACCTCGTCAATGGCATTATCAATGATCTCTCTGATAGCCACACCCTTCTGAGAAGAATGCTCAGATCCTGCATTCTCTGTTCCAAAAGTAAGGGAAATTCTCTTCAAAAGGTGATCGTGAGGACTCAAGTTCTTAATACTGGATGCTGTGTATTCATGCGCATTACTGTTCTCTGCCAATTTTGGCCTCCTTGTTCATATTCTGCTTAAAACACAAATTATTAGTTTATTGTATTTTATCAAAAATAGAGGGGAATCCCCCAAGTAAGGAGACTCCCCTCTATTCACTTCGAAAAATTCAAGAGAACATCGACGCCACAACCACAATCGTGATCAAACTGAATGATGCAAAAAATAAACCTAATGCAACCATGTTGTAGTCAGCATGAAACTGTGCTGATGTGTGCATCGCCTTTACTCTGTCACCACTTCTCTTGTACTCATCAAGATAGACCTTCATGAAAACACCACCAACAATAGCCAAACCACCCAAAGTGATGAAAGCAACGATCAAGTTCATCAAATGAATAACACCAAACCTCATACAAGATGAGATCCTCTGCCACATACTCCAATTCTCTGAACCATATCTGAACCACGCCTCTTCTGCCAACGCAGCATCATAGAAGAAGTTATACAACTTTCCATTGATTAAGCCCTTGATCGAAAAGAACACAACAACAGCCCATAAAACAATAAAACCCAAAGACAATACTGTAGTTCCGATAGTAGAAGAAGTCGAAGTATCCACCGCTCCTGCTACTGCGGTCACAGGAGACTTAGAGAGAAAAGGAAGAAACTGAGCGCAAACAAGAATCATCGAAATCGGAATCAGAACAGTCACAGATGAAAGAAACCTATTTCTCCACAGTTCTCCATTGTAATCTTCACGAAGCGGGATCTCTCCAATAACACCCTGTCGCGGCATCCCCCGCATAACGATCTTACTCCACCAGTCATTTGGGCGCTTCATCATCCATGAGAGATTTTCCTGTCTAATCTCCCTCTTCATTCTCTCAAGTTCTGACATCGACTCTATTGTTACCGCTTTCTTATCCATTGCGCCACGATCTACCACACCCATCTCCATATCAATGTTCTCCATGCTGTCCATTGTTGACTTTAAGATGATAGTAGTACATAATGAGACAGTAGTCAAGTACACGAAGATGTGTTAGAATAGAGTTATGGATACTACATACAACAACATGAGCACAGACGAACTGATCACGCTGAGAACACAGGCTGCAACCGCCTACTACGGAATGCAGACAGATGTCATCATGAGTGATAAGGAATTCGACGCACTACTGGAAGAACTTGATTCCAGAGGCGTTGAACAGATCATTGGACATGGTTACGAGCCTACCGGAGAAAAGGTTTACCATGCCTACCCCATGCAGTCACTTGCCAAAGCAAAGACACTGGACCAGATCATCAAATGGCTGGATACCATGCCCACAACGCACACTGTTATCCAGCCCAAGTATGATGGTCTCGGACTCTCCCTGATCTACAAAGACGGAAACTTGCATCAGGCTGCTACCAGAGGAGATCATGTCAAGGGAGATGACATGACCCTTGCCGCTCTTGCCATGAGTAAGGCATCTGTTATTCCACAGAGGATCAACGCACAAGGCACCACCCATGTACGTGGTGAGATCATCATCACATACACTGATTTCGCAGCCCTCAACGATTTCATTGAAAACGATGGTCACCGAAAGGAGAAGTACTCTTCTGAGCGCAACGCAGCAGCAGGTGTCCTGAGAAAGAATGACCCCGAAACCATCAAGTATCTCTCCTTTGTCGCTTATGAGACTGATGCACAAACAGATGATGACATCAATACTCTGTCCTCATGGGGATTCCTCACACCCAAGGATCACTTCTACAAGCATCTCGATGGAACAGAAGAGATGATGGAGACACTCTTTGACCTTGATGTGCAGAGAAAGAAGTTCGACTTCGAAACAGATGGTGCTGTCATCAAGATCGATGCCTCCACAGAAGACAGAGAACAGGTTGGACGTGGATCAAAGAACCCCAAATGGGCACTGGCATACAAGTATGAGGATTCTCCTTCCAGCACCATCATCAGAGATATCGTATGGAGTCAAAGAAGAACAGGAAAACTGACACCCATTGCTATCTTTGATGAGGTCACCCTTACAGGAAACGCTAAGACAACCAAAGCATCCCTTGCCAACTTCGCCAAGTTCCAAAGATTGAATCTTCATAAGAATGATCACATTCTCGTCATCAGAGCAAATGGTGTCATCCCCTTTGTCATTGGTGTTGACCCAGCACACCCACGATCAGACGATGACGCTTTCGTAGCACCAGTAGAGTTCCCAGAAGGCAGTGGACTCAAGACAAAACTCTCCGCAACAGGACTAGAGTTGTTTGCACATGAGGAAGCGCCTGAGCCTGTGGTTGCCAAGATTGAGAACTCCTTGAACGTTCTTGACATCAAGGGTGTTGGCCCTGCAATCATTGAATCCTTGTCTGAATACTCCAATGCAAAGAACTTCCTTGACATCCTTGTACTTGACGAAAACCAGATTGCTGAAGCAATGGGGTACGACAAGCCAAGAAAGGCGTCCAGCAACGTCTACAACGCCCTTCAGAAGAGTTTTGAAGCGCCTCTGTGGAGATGGATTGCCGCTATCGGAATGCGACTGATCGCCAAGACCAAATCTCCCATCCTAGAAGAAGCCTTTGGCTCACTGGAAGCACTTGCTGACGCTTCCCTGATGGATCTGATGACATTGGAGAGATTCGGACAGACCAACGCTCAAACTGTCTATGACAACCAGAAAGAGATTGCACAATGGGCAGAAAGACTCAAATCAGAACATGATTTCACGCCCACGCCAGAGAAGAAGGTAGAAGTTGTCTCCACTGATACCAATGATTTCGTCAACGGCAAAAAGGTTGTGGTAACAGGAGTCTTCCCCACGCTCAGCCGTAAAGGCGTAGAAACATGGGTGAAGAACAATGGAGGCACTATCTCATCATCTGTTTCCTCCACTACTGATCTTGTCATCTATGGTGACAAGGCAGGGTCGAAGTTGAACAAGGCAGAAAGTCTCAATATTGAGACTATGACTGCAGAAGAGTTCGAATCCAGAATCTGAGAATGGTACAGGCGGGATAGAATTGCTACCTATCCCGCCTGTACCATTCTTTATGGCCTAACGAAATAAAAACAATTCTGCTAACTGTGCAAACAGACCCCCAAACACTACTCTCAATCCAATCAGATATGAACAATAACTTACTATTGTTCGCTATATGACAAAACACAGTTTGATCAGGAACACACTCAAATTACGAAATACATATGTGATTTGACACCTGCTGCTGAACACGATAGAGTAGTGATCATGAACAACACTTTCCTGATGAACGTCAAAGACTTGACCACCACATATGCACACGTCTATGATGGCAACGCGCCCATGGACAACTGGAAGGCTCTTGCTCAGCACTTCCTTGAGGATGAAGACCACAATCGAACTGTGCAGTCTCTTATCAATCATCTCAAGGACAAGGGAACCTTTAGAGAGCCTGTCTCTATCTCAAACGAAGACCTCGTTGTCAATGACGGAACGCACAGAGTTATTGCAGCCATGCTTGCTGGTGTGGATAGCATCCTTGTCAGGAATATGGATGACTATGAGTACGATGAGATTGATGATAGCAATCTCCTCTTCCCTGAGATCAACATCAGAATGACGAGATTCGTATCCGATCAGGAGTTCGATGAGATCACTGATGCCATTGTCAACAAGTTGATTTCAGTTGAGATTAACAATAGCACATGGTTGAACATGGACTTTAGTACAGCCCACAACGACACCCATGAGATGACGGTGATCTGGACCCCTGTAGATAAGTCAAACAATCTCAACACGCATGAAATCGATAGTATCGTCACTGACTTGCTGAAGGATATTCACAACATCAAGTGGGACGTAAGGGTTCTTAATTCCACTGACATCCTGAATGACCTCGAAGAAAAGATGTGAGATCTACAGAAAGCATCATGTAGTTGGATTGATAGCATAAACGAAGGCTAACAGAAAAAGGAGAATCATGAACGATATACGATATGGATTGATGTTTGCAGGAAACGAAGACTTTGACAGAATTATTGAAAGAATTTCAGAAGTGCTCTTCAGCGCTTATTATGCTGATGAAAAGTACTTGATCTCTATGGGCGACGTAGACTTCTACACACTCTTCCTCATTGAAGCAGAAAATGATGAAACCTCACAGCATATTTATGACGATCTTTTCGCCACGGGGATGTTTTACGAGTATACCACAGAAGACACTGGGAACAAGAACGTCAATGAAAAGAGAAAGAAGGTCTGGAATGAGTTCATGGCAATGAAAGCAATGGGTCAGACGATCTCTCTCAGCACGATGAGTGATGAAGACCTTAGCGACTTCTTGAATAGATGAGAAATCGACATACACAATAATTCAGTTGTATATTATTTTATTTATTGAAAGCAAAAAGTTGACCCGAGTTATCAGGTCAACTTTTTTGTTTGAAGATCATAAACCACGATTTTGGCGTAAGGTGTTAGGAATCAGTTCTTCCATTCCCTCCAACCAAAGATAATGCCAAGCAATGCACTCAATCTGACAAGTCCAGCACCCAAATCAGCACCATCATTGTCAACTTGCTCTCCTGTCTTCACCATGACAGCATCATTGTCCTTATCCTGCACAACAGGTGTTCTCTTTTCTTTACCTACAGGAGCCTCTACTGAGTCAATAGGAGCCTTCGCTGGCTTTCTACAAGTGTCACAACATCCACAGTGCTATCAGGCTTCACAGGCTTAGGAGTTGGCTTCTCGTCCACAGGATCTGTCTTGGTCACTGTGGCTTTCACACTCACAGATACCTCCCTGATGACATTGGGCAGAGCATGCTCCTCCAGTATAAGTGAATGATGTATCTCTTGCCTCAATGAAGCAACTATTCCATGGTCATTGTTATTTAATAATCATGTAGGGATGTTGTCTATGCTCACAATGGGAACAGTGTATACAATGCATGCATACTCATGCTCTCTACACTATACAGTAGTAGTCTTATTTAAAAGGTAACTGGTGGGTATATATGATGTGATCAATGCTCCCCTGTTAACCATGTGAACAAAAGGACTCACGTGCGTGAGAGGTGTGGTCTTGATCCCTCACTCCGTCACAAAACCCGAAGCCCCCGCCCTCATTCTGCGACATTCATCCACGGCAAATAGACCCTCCCAATTATGAGAGCGTCTCTTGCTATAGCCTGAGCAATCACATGCATTTGATCACTTGTCTGTGGCAGTTCACTGACATTAAGGGAGGGTATTTTCAACTGCGCCTGAGATGATTGGCAGCAACGGCAGGCTTTCCACGCTGGTAAACACGATTCAATGCTTACAGGGACTACTATAACAAGAGCAGGGTGTTAAAGTTGCCTACTCTTAGGTGTGATTTAATTCTCGAATCTATTTTCATGATGAAATGCTACAATGATAGCAAGTCAACATACATCAAAGGAGACCTGCATCATGGTGAAAAAGACACCCTTCTTCCTCTACTCTCAATCAAACATCAATGTAGGTGGGGATGACCTCGATGTGATCAAGGAAATCTTTGGTGAAGATAACGTTAGCGATCTCATCACAGAAATTAAACCAGATCACATTGTCATCCCTCGTTTCCGATCTATTCCCTTTGGGAAGGAATTGGAGAAAGATGTAAAAGCATTGGGTTCAGAATTAATCAACACCTACTATCAGCACAGAAGCATTGCTGACTTGAGAAACTGGGCTTATCTTTTGGAAGATCTCACTGCTCCTGCATTCTCCCTTGAAGATATCCCCTCTCTTCCTGAAGGAGAGTATTTCGTTAAAGGTGAAACAAACTCCATCAAGAAGAATTGGTTCTCATCTGCTTACGCCGCTGATAAGAAATCATTGATCACAGTAGTAGGCAATGTACTCAATGATCAATATGTGGGAACACAGAGCATTGTCATCAGGCCCTTCAGAAAGTTCAGGCAGATTGATACGGCTGTCAATGGTCAACCTGTCTTCAATGAAAGAAGAGTATTCATCATGGATGGCAAAGTGATCTCTGAAGCGTTTTATTGGAGCGGGTTCAATGATCCCTCCCCTCTTAACAGGGAGAAGTTCGATACCTGCTTGAATGAAGCAATTGAGAAGACTTCTCATCTTTCGCGTTTTTATGTAATTGATGTAGCAGAGTATCCAGATGGTTCATGGGAAGTCATTGAACTCAACGATGGTCCAATGTCAGGTCTGAGTGAAAACTCTTGTCGTAAAGTATGGGAAGGTGTTATGAATTCTCTTTGATGGCAAAGGAAGAAATAATATGGTTAAACGCGGTATGAATTACTGTGTAAATTATTCATCTTCTTTAAGAATTTCTTTCAGTCTATCCATTGCGTCATTTGCTTTCTTGTTGTCGATGGTATCTTCTTGTTCAAATCTATTCTTATCGCTGAATAATTTGCTTCTTAGAAGATCTAAATCTTCATCATCGTCATCGTAGGCATCATAATCTTCATCGTAGTCATCGTAAATGCTGTAGTAATCTTCTTCTCGTTGGGTCTTTCTTGCTTCTGATTCCTTTGGTGACAATGCTCTCATGATGTAGGCATTGTCACTGACTGTTGAATAAGATGTCTTGTAGCCAGGTATGATTTTTTCTACATCATATGATTCCCATAGTTCATCACTTCCTGTGCAGCCACCTTCTTCGCCAATGTAAACAAGTGTGATGTCAGGATTCTCTTCTCTTGCTGCGTCCATGATGTCTCTGTCAATGGTTGATTCCATAGGGGGCCATGATACCACCATATGAGTAGCGTATTTAGCGTGTTTTCTCACAGATTCCATGGCATCCATGTTTTTGACACCAATGTGATCTCCTTGAACAGCCTCCCATGAGAAATCATCTGATGCAATGACTTTCAACCCTTGTTCTTGGAATGCTTTAGCCATGAATCCCTTGCCTGCCATGGGGTCAAGAATAACTGCGTTATCACCTACTTCCTTTTTGAAAGAACGAGCAAATTCTTTGGTTGCTCTTCCGAAATAACCTCTGGACATGAGTTTTTGATGCATAGTGAAATCAGACATAACATTTTCGATTTGAGGAAAAGATTCAGGGATTTCTCCGTTTCCTACTGAAGCAATGAATTCTTCTGATTCTTTAATATGCCTTTCATTGAGGGGTTCAAATGTAAGCATCATGTTTACGTCAAGACCATCATCTACTACAGTGCTTGGAGAAATCTTGATTTCAGGTGAGTAAATCTTCTTCTTACTATGAAAAGTAGTGGTTTCTTTACCCTCCATAGAGGATTCATAATTCTTTCTTGCTTCTTCTACTGTGTCACCATGAATGAATGGACAGTTCCCCTCTTCAGCGGAGCACCTGCCGTGATTTCCTGTTTCTGGGTTGACATGATATTTGCTCATTTTTCACTCTTTTGTGGTCGGATCATGGATTCCATAGTCGTGTAGTCTTTATTTCTACCCTTATTCTCTACAAAACCAAATTCAGAGTAGAATCGTTTCAATCGTGGAACAGAAGATCCCCATGTGTCATCTGGCGTGAGAGCAAGTTTCCAATTGTTCCTATCGGCTTCTTTGATAATCTCATCCATGATCTTCTTGCCTTTTCCTTTTCCTCTTTGCTCTTTAGGAATGATGATCTTTCCTAAAGTCACATAGGAATCATCATCTTGTTTACCGTCTAGCCAGATCTGAACTCCTTCATGCTTGCTTTCAATGAACTTAGCGAAATTCTTTGCCTCTTTAGGGGGATACTTCTTTCTACGATTCCATGTCGGACCTTTGGGTGTGCTCTTTGTTTTAGGAGCGGGAATACCTGTGAGATCAATGGTTTCACTGGTGCCATATTTATCGTGTGTCACGATGGCATCATATCCATCTTTCCTTAATGCAGTAGAAAGTGCTTTTCCTTTCTTGCCTCCGTAGTGCTTGGATAGCCTTTGCTTCCAGTTGTCATCATCTTCATACCCGCCTTCTCCCCATGCAATGTGAAGCGGTTTTTTGAATTCTATACTTCCAGATTCCCATCCATCAGGGATTCTGCCGATAGGATTCTGTTCTGACATGTATCGTCCAGCAGGTTCTATGTCTTGTCCAAAATAATGGTTAATAGAAAAGTTTTGAGATGATACAGGGTTTCTCATGAACTTCATAGTCATTGGCTCTGATGCTTTCATAGCCAAGGGGTGATCATTGTTGTCCGCTTTGTCTTTTGGTGCAGACTTCTTCAAAGAAGTTGTAACCCCAATGCTCTTTTCCATTTCAGATTCATAATTACTTCGAGCCTCTTGAATACTGTCTCCATGAATAAATGGGCAGTTCCCCTCTTCAGCGGAGCATTTGCCATGATTGCCCGTATCTGGATTAATGTGATACTTCATTTCACCCACCCTTTCTATGTCCAATGTATGTGAACTTCTCTAAATAGAGCAGGCTAATAAGAAAAAGGGGAGAATGAAATAATCACTTTCCCCTTAAACCATCATATTGATGATTTTAAATGATGATCAGGAAATATCTTCTGGCTGAGCAACCACCTTGTCTCCCTTAACAGCCTCTGCCTTGAAGTGATTTCTGATCAAATAGACAGTTGCCATCTGCGTGATGATGGAAGCAAGAATAAACCATGTGCTCATAGTCGTCGCCAATGAAAGAACCAGAAGAATAATAGAAAAACCAACCAAGCAATAGATGCTCATTGAATCTGTCTTTGGAATTCTTCCATTTGTGATTGCAGCGCTGTCTGTGACATCAACTGCTCGTACTGAACCGCTCATAATGATCTCTCCTTTTATTTTAAATGACAAAGTTAATAACAAAAGAAATATCATTATCTTTTTTGTACTATCAGGGAATGACTCTCACTTCACAGGGGAAATCATACAGGTGTGCGGTTGTTTCATAACTCATGAAAGCATGGTTATCATTGCTGACTTCTACAGCCTCAAAATGATCCCAGAAGTCATCACTACCAGTGCATCCATGAACCTCGCCAATATTGATCACAGTGATATCAGGATTGATCTTCAAGGCTTCCTGAGCAAGATCAAGGTCAAGAGTGATCTTTGGTGGTGCCCAAGCAAGAATCAAGTGAGTGATTGAGGAAGCAAAAGTTCTCAAAGACTCCATAGCATCCATATGATGAACGCCATCAGGGATCTCTTCAGGGCGATACTGATCCCAAGAGTAATCATCAGATGCAATCACGTTAACGCCATGCGCAGAAAGACCCTGTGCAAGATATCCTCTTCCTGCCATGGGATCAAGGACAACAGCATCATCAAAAAGATACTGTGACATGGACTTGCAAAAAGAATCAGTTGCTCTGGCATAAAAACCTGCCTTCATGGCAGCATGGCTCATGGCGCTGGCAGCATGATCACTAACTTCTGGAATATGAGAAGGATTCTTTCCATCAAAGACATCAAAAAGAAACCGTTAATCTAAATAGTAGTAAATAGATTATCGCTTACGCGATTGTGAGAATCTTGCTCTCACTAATCGCTTCACAGACAGGAGTTTCACTTGGTGAAACCAAGCCAGTGCTCCCGTCTCCA